GAAAGCTCAAGTAGTGAATCATCAAGTAGTTCAACAGAAAACGTTCATTACAAATATTTGTTATGCGATTTATTTACCGAAAGTATAAGTAGTCAATCGGAATCATCTCAAAGTGAATCATCTCAGTCTGAAAGTAGTCAATCAGAGTCAAGCAGTTCACAAAGTGAAAGTAGTCAATCTGAAAGTTCATCTAGTCAGTCCGATTCATCTCAATCTGAAAGCTCAAGTAGTCAGTCTGAAAGCTCAAGTAGTCAGTCCGATTCATCTCAATCTGAATCCAGTTCTTCGCAGTCAGAGAGTTCTAGTTCTCAAAGTGAATCTTCTCAGTCAGAGAGTTCGTCATCACAAAGTGAGTCTAGTAGTTCTCAATCAGAATCATCATCTAGTCAGTCGGAATCCTCTCCTTCAAGCAGTTCATCCGAAGGATTCTCAGAAAGTTCAAGTTCGCAGAGTGAATCATCAAGTAGTAACTCATCAAGTAGTTCTACAGAGAACGTTCATTTTAGGTACAGACACTGCGATGAGTTTACTGAAAGTATAAGCTCAGAATCATCTAGCTCAAGTAGTACATCAGAATCCAGCAGTAGTCAATCTGAGAGTTCTTTCTCAGAGAGTTCTCAGTCCGAATCGTCTTCATCTCTGTCTGAGTCATCGTCAAGTATTTCTGAATCTTCTCCTTCAAGCTCAAGTAGTGAAGGATTTAGCAGTTCATCAAGTAGCTCTTCAAGCTTGGAATGTCTTAATTGCATGTTTGTTGAAAGAGCAGTTGTTGCATCTGACTCCACAACCAATACAACCGCTCTTGAGGATATCGATGGAGCAAGCGTTGACGTTATATTGGTTGACGATGCCCACATAATGGGATTCATGTCGTTATCAAGCAACAATACAACTAATAACCAAGAAGGTTATTTCGCCATTAGCATCAATGGAACAGATTCTCCTGTGATTACTAGATACCAGTCAAGTTCAAATGATTATGGTAGTGTTGGTGTTGTTTATAGAACTCCAAGCACTCTTCCAGCAGGGACATACACAGTTAAAGGTAGATGGTATACTGAAGGAGGAACTCTATCTGCAACTAGCATCACTGTTATCGCCATTCCTATGCAGAGTTGTTATGGAAATGAAATCCCATCAATATATGATACAGTTGCAAATGACACAACAACATCTGCAACACTAGAGGATATTGATGGCTTAACTCAAGACTTGACCATGCAGACGAACCATCCAATTTTTGGTTTCCTATCTGCAACCACATACATTTCTGGTGGAGCCGCCAAAGACATTACTTGCGCCCTGAACATTGGTGGTCAAGAGTTGCCTATTACCAGGTTCCATTCAAGTGCAGGAGACAGATCTTCTATATGTATAGCTTCAAGAACTGGAAGTAACTTTGGTCCTGGAGACATAACAGTTAAAGGAAGGTGGAGTGTTGAATCTCCAGTTACTGCCACTGGTGCTCCATTTATGCTTACGGCCTTCGGATGCGAAACAAATCAAGAAGAGTTTCTTCCATCATCCCAGACAATAGTTAATTCTGATACAACAACTGCAACTTCCATAGAGGATATAGATGGATCTTCCATAACCCTACAGTTAAATCAAGAGGGCCACATTTTTGCATGCATGACATTACAGACATCAGCAGATGTTGCAAATAGAGATGTTCTTTTCACGATCAACATTGATGGAACTGATTATGGTGAGATTAGAAGAAGTCATGGAACAGCTAATGAAGATGGAAGTTGCTCAATTTTTGTAAGAACAGAAAATAAATTACCAGCAGGAACCTATACCATTAAAGGTAGGTGGTACACTGAAACAGGAACTACTGTTACTGGTACTAATATCAGTTTGTCAGCAATGGCAACTTGTTTTGAAGCTGATATTTCGTCATCAAGTAGTTCTAAAGATTCAAGTAGCAGTTCATCAGAGGGTTTCTCTGAAAGCTCTTCTTCAGAAAGCTCTTCTTCAGAAAGTTCAAGTTCAAGCGAAGGATTCTCCGAAAGTTCAAGTTCAAGTTCAAGCGAAGGATTCTCCGAAAGTTCAAGTTCATCAGAGGCATTCCCAGATCAATACTGTTTATTTGGTTTTGGATAAGGGATTAATAGAAAAAAATTTATAATATAGAATACGAAAAATAGTAATGGAAACATTTAATGGCTTCAAGTAGTTCAAGTAGTTTTGATAGTAGCTCAAGCTCAAGCAGAGACAGTAGTTCTAGCTCTTCCAGTAGAGATAGTAGCTCCAGTTCAAGCAGAGATAGTAGCTCAACATCATCAGAAGGACTCCCGTCCAATGGATTGAGGTTATGGCTAGATGCAGATGATGCATCCACTATTACCTTGAACGGAAGTAATGTATCTGCTTGGGCTGACAAATCTGGTAATATACTTAATGTGGAGCAGACAACCCCTGCAAATCAACCAGTTTACAACTTGAACTCAATGAATGGAAGGAACACTGTTGAGTTTGATGGTGATAACGATTATTTAGACAGAGATATCGTTAATTGGCAAGGCCCAATGACTTTTTTCTTGGTTTATAAATCAACAGAAACTCAATCTGAATTTGATAGTTGGTTTTGTAATGATTCTTCAGAAACTCCAGACACTTCCTTTCAAGTCAATTATAATGCATCAGATACTTTAGGAATTAGAGTAGGAGCTACAGAATATTCCATTGAGCAATCTTCTGGGAATAGATTGCCAACCGTTTTATCAATTACTGCTGATGGTGCCAATAGTTTAAAAGGTTATATAAATGGATTGAAAACCTTAGATCAAACTCTTGGTTCCGTTTTCAATCCGTTGTTTGATTTTTATGCTGTTGGAAGAAACAGAAATAATGATTCATATACTGAAGGTTTAGTCGCTGAAATACTTCTCTATGATAGGGTTCTGTCTACATCAGAGAGATATGAAGTAGAAGCATATCTCGCTGATAAATGGCTTAACGATGAATTTAGTTCTGACAGTTCCAATAGTTCCAGTAGTGAGGGAATCACAAGTTCCAGTAGTGAGTCTGATGTAGAAAATACTGGACTTATTGCAATTTACCAAGACACAAATAATACCCAAACAATAGGAAACATTGGGGTATGGGAAGGAGTTCAATTTAATAACACTGTTAGAGAAGACAGCATTTATAACAAAAACGTAAACAATACAGACATCACTATAGATAGCAATGGTAAATACCTACTCATGTATGAGATTAGATCAACATCAACATCTGATGGCAGACATTCAATTCAATCAAGAGTTTTGGTTAATGGTGTAGTTCAAGATGGTGGTTATGGATATGGCTATGCCAGAAATAATGAGAATGATGAAGGCTTTACATCTGGAGCGGTTTTTATAGATGTAGTTAGAGGACAAGATGTCCGAGTTGAATGGCAACCCGTACTTATAAGTGCATCTGATGTGTTATCGAACTCTAAAACTTCATTAATGTTGGTAAAATTGCCAAGTGAAGACAAAGTCGCATATGGACAATACTTTGACGATATAGATACTACAGCTTACGTTGGAACAGTATGGCAGGACATTACATTTAATACTAAAGACGAAACTGACACAGATGTTATCGAACAACAAAATGCAACAACCGTTCGACTTAAAAAGGTCGCAAAATATCTTGTCAAATATTCTTTCAAGTTTGGACCTGGATCTAGTAGAACACAAAGAATATTAAGGACAACTTTGGGTGGTACAGCAATTGAGGGTAGTTATTCATATGTCTATGAAAGAGGTAATAGTTCAGGTCCAGGTGTGGCTCATGCGCTTTTTCTAGTCGATAATACAACTGCAAATCAAGATCTTATCTTGCAAATCCAAAGAGGTAACGCAGACATTGATGGAACAGGTATGGCCAGAGTTGTTAACTCATCTAGTCTGGAAATTATGGAAGTACCATGGCATACAGAAACCATTATTACTCATGATAGTACTGGTGGACAGGATGTGGGAGCAAGTACCATTCTTAATATTGCTAGAGATGTTGATCAAATTGACACAAACTCCTATACTCAAAACTCTAATGCTGAAGTTCAAGTTAATATTACTGATGATTATTTGTTTATGGGGAATGGATTGTCAGATGATACAGTTTCAACTAGTGGGACAAGACTTACATTTGGCGCGGATTGGTTTGTTGATGATGTCGAAAGTAATATTGGGGGTCATGGTAATTACAAACGTGGTTCTCAGGGGGGAGCAGACACTTGGAATGGTGGTTTTAACGCCCACACTGTCCTTGAATTGACAGCGGGGGAGGAAGTTGAGTTAAGGACATCTCTCCAAGGTCAGGCAGGTGGAACAGATTTAACGGTAGCAAGCCAAATTGGTTTATCTGCCATTAGACTTTCAACCCTTGCTGATGGAGTTGGAGAAAGTAGTTCAAGTTCTAAAGACTCTAGTAGTACAAGTTCTGGAGGATTTACTAGTGAGTCTTCTAGCTCTCAATCTGAAAGTTCAAGCTCACTTTCTGAAAGTTCAGTAAGCGATTCATCAAAATCTGAATCATCTAGCAGTATTTCTCAGAGTTCCTCAACATCAAGTGAACAATTTTCTTCAGAATCAAGTTCAAGCTCTGTCCCTGCTCAAGATGTTAATGGGCCGTATTACAAAACTATACAAACATTTAATGGGTATCCAATATATAAACGTTATACAAATGACTTATATCTATTTTATGGAGAATCAGGTGGTAATTTTTATTGGGCCGTTAACGATACAGTTACTAATGACATAAATCTTTGGATGTTCTATAGTGACCCAAACCAAATTTATCCAATTAATCAAGGTAATGTCTGGACAAAAGGCAGGGGATTTGGCGACCCTGGATTTGTTGAAGAAAGTTGTCCATTCTCCACAAGCTCTGGTTCAGAAAGTTCATCTTCATCCATTAATGACGAACAATGGATACTAGAGAATGGAGATAACTTTGTCTGGGATGGTGATTTAGGAAACGCAATTTGGGAGGATGGAACTTTCCGTAGATTAACAGAGAGTACTGATAGTTCAAGTACATCTAGTGAACAATACTCACAAAGTACCGATAGTTCAAGTACATCATCTGAAGGATTCTCTGAAAGTTCAAGTACCTCTAGTGAGTTATACTCCGAAAGCTCAAGTACCTCTAGTGAGTTATACTCCGAAAGCTCATCAACATCATCTCAAGGTGAGTCATCTTCCTCTTCATCTGAAATGTTTAGCGAAAGTTCTAGCGAAAGCCAATAGGATTATTTAACATAAATATAGAAATAGAAAATAATTAATGCCGAGGAAAAATTATGGCTGACAAATCATTATCACAACTTTCAGAAATGACCACTTTAGAAGCAGATGACTTAGTCGCTGTTTCAAAAAACCTTGGTGGTGGAAGTTATGAATCACAATATATCAAAAGAGAAAATCTTCTTGTTCCACTTTCAAACGTTTTATATGTATCCAAAACGGGTAGCGATACAGAAGGTGACGGTGATGCACATAGCCCATATTTAACTATAAATGGGGCCTTATCAAACATTACAGACAATGGTCCAACCAATAGCTATACAATTGCAGTTGCACCTGGAATTTACACAGAAACTCCCATAGCAATGAAGAACTATGTTGATATACGAGCCATAGCTGGTCCATTTACAACTACTATTTCAGCATCAAGCGCAAGTGATACAATAGTAACATCTACTGGATATAACACTTTGGCAGGATTTTCTTTGACTGGAGCAACTTCAGGAACAGCATTCTTAATGGCAACTCCAGGTGTTCCGTCATCTATAGTTAAAGACTGTGTTATTTATAATTGTGCGAATGGTATTGAATGTACTTCGAGTTCAAGCGTTGTTGTTATTAACTTAACTACAGCGCCAGTTGGTTCAGTAACCAACCTTATTTATGCGAATAGTGGAACAATAAGAGGTACTGGCCTTGTTGTGCCAGTTGCTTGTAGCATAACAAATGTTTTTCACGCAAATGGTTCTACATCAAAAATTGATTTTGTAACTTTTGAGTGTGTGTCAACTAATGTTACTACAGGGATAAAGTGTGATGATGGAGCAACTCTTACCGTTCGTGCTGGTGAAATTGATGGAGCAACTGATGGGGTTTATATCTTAGGAACAGATTCATCGTTAATAATATCTTCCATGACGATAAGAAATTGCACCAACGCGATGAGAGCCGATGGGACAGGTAAGATTACTATTTCGTCGTGTGAATTCCGTACATCGTCAAGTCTTGATTTTTTGGTAGAAAGTCTTGATGTGGAGATTCACATTATTGGTTTGGACGCTAATTTTGGGTTAGCTCAATTTCCAGCAGGATATGCTAATGAAATTGTATTTATTCAAGATGATTTTGAAGGTGATGAAGGCTTTAAATTCTCTGGAGAACTCGCAGTTGGACGACCAGATCGTGGATCTGAACTTATTGCTGGAGAAGGTGACTCTTATACCTCAGGAATGGTTGTTTTAACTACAGACAGCACAGCGTCATCAACTACTGATGGTGGTAATTTCGTAGATGAATCAGAGGATGCGTCTTCTTCATCAGGCAGTACTTTTTCATTCCAAGGTACTGCGGCGAATCATACAATTTTAATTGGTTCACAAAGACAAACTGCAACAGATTTGGTTAAACATTGGGGAATAAAAGTCAAACAAACCACAGCCGCTGTTGAAGTAACTCCTAAAAGTTTTGTTTTTGAGTATTGGAATGGCAGTGCCTGGACAGAGTTCGCAGTTCAGTCAACAGAATCATCTGAATTTTACAATTATGCTGACGAAGTATTTATCAGAGCAAACTCAAGTGAACATATTAGATTTGGACTAACTGAAGATGTTACTGGTACTGACTGGACAAAGAAAACAATTGATAGTAAAAATCTATATTGGACAAGAATTAGAATTGATACTGCTGTTACAACTGCTCCAGTTTTCGAACAATTTAAATTAAGTTGCAATAGATTTGAAGCTAATCCAGATGGAACGAACACTTATCATGGAAGATCTAGATTCAGGGTATCTCTAAACGCCGCTGGGAATGTTTTTGGAGAATCTGGTGGGGTTGCGGCTTGGACGACTGCAATTGGCTTGGGAACTGAGCCTGACGGATGGACACATCAATGTCCAAACTCATTGTTAAATGACGCGGGGGATGCAATATACTATCAATTCAGCATACCTAAGGGGATGGACACAAGCTTACCTATTTTTGTTGATTTAACTTTCCTAGATACTGTTAATACAGGATCTGGCTTAGATATAGATATGACTATTGGCTTTAAAGTTGTTGAAGTGCAAGGTGTCTTGGAAGCAGATCCATCTGGAGGGATAACTCCTGTTGCAAGGACTTTAGTCAATACAGAATCAAAAACGGCAACTGCCGCTCAGTCAGATTCTGTAAAAGTTGACGATGTTGACACAACTAAAATTCAGTTTGTTGAATTTGGCCCATTTTATATATCTGGGTATTATCCTGGAGACATGGTTTTTATTAGATTTGAGTTAGATGATTTAGGAACGTCTTCTTCACAAATAGGAGTGGTTGAACTCGGATTAAGTGGAGTAAAATGGACTCATGGAGGTAAATTGTAATGGCTAAAGATGTATTGGTATACAGGCATATCTTTGGATATGATGAAGAGGAAGGAACTCTATCACCTGAATCAGTTATAACAGTGACTCATAACCTTGGATACAAAGATCTAACAGCAAAAGTAATTCTTAATGGGAAATCTAGAGAAGACCTTATAGAAAGTGTTATGACCTCACCTGGCAATAAAAAGAACGAACTTATAATAACCCTTAAGTCGCCTCAAACTGGTTTAATTCAGTTATTTAAGAACCAATCAGTTGTTGCTGAGCAAAAAATGTCCGATGTTAATGTTATTTTTCCATCTGGGAGAAAACCTTACACCAGAACAACTTCAACAAACTATAGTGTTATAGCAAGTTTTATATTCGAGGGAATTGATACGCTTGGAGTCCCAACAGTAATTAAGTTAGTTTCATGGCAGACTAAATCAAACGATTCATATGATGTTAGGATTGTAAGAGAAGATACTGGAGATGTAATTGTCGAAGCTACAGGTAAGACTAATAATCTTCCTTCTATTGTAACTCTTACGCCATTAGCAAATCTTCCAACAGACGAAGTAGTCCTAAGTATAGAGGGTAGAATCAATAATAAAGGTAATGAACTGAGGATTTCATCAGCAGTCGTAAAATAGAGAGAAAATTATGGCAGTATTATATAAATATAGAGTATGGTGCGACACTGATTCTCAATGGGAATATCTCTGGTCAGAAAGTGAAACAGCACCAACAACTTGTCCAGCAGATCCAGTTGGACATACAATTGACAGTAATAAAACTAGTGTTGTAGAAACAACAGAAGGGGAAGCTGTAGAAATTGCAAACATGGCTACACTTGAGAAACCAACAGTTGGTTATGTTCAAAGATTTGTTCAACAACCAGCAAGATCTGGTTACTACATGTCATTTAGAGATTTTAAATTAACAACAGCAACACTTTCTGATACATTCGAAGATTTGAGAGTTAACACTTCAACCAATAAAAGGACAAGTTGGGGAGAGCTATCTTTTGTTGGATGTTATAAAGGGGACGATTCTTCAGGCTACACAGCTTGCTCAGATGAGACTGATGCAAACAATAATGGTGTTTTATCTATATGGGATTATGTAGCTAATGATCAAGCAGAAACTCCAGCCGCATTGGATGTTGATACAATGGGGGGAACTTTCTGGTGTGATAAAAACCTAAGTGGAGACGCTTGGGGGCATCAACTCTATTGTGTATTGGCACCTAATATACCTACTTCTATGGGAGGATCACTACCATTCTTTGATAGTTATCTATACCCTTATGAAGGGCAATGGATTAGCTGTTTGAATACATTCGGATTCCCATTGGACCCAAGTGTTACTCAAGAAGCGGCAAGGGTAAGAACATATGTTTATTATCCAGCAGGAACACAAAACAATCATGTTCTTGGCTTGAAGATCTATAGAACAGTCTGGTAATTAGATTTTTACCGTTTTGTAAATGTCTTTATAACTGGTAACGACCTTATCAACAATTCCAAATTCTATAGCTTCTTCTGGAGATAGATAAGAATCTCTTGACATCAGCTTTTTTAATTCCCTTTTGGTCATCCCAGTGTTCTCAAGAATGATTTTGTCCATAATTTTCTGGATTTCTTCACTCTCAGTAACTTCGACCTGCATTTCTGACAAAGTTCCCCAACAAGCACTAGAAAGTTGATGGACAAGTATTCTGCAATTTGGGGAGGCAAATCTCTTACCCTTAGTCCCAGACATCAATAACATTTGCCCACATGACATAGCTTTCCCAATACAAAACGTTGCAACATCACACCTACACATTTTCATGGCATCATGAATTGCAAGGAAGCTGTGGCAGTATCCACCATAAGAGTCAATGACCATGAAAATGTCTTTTCTAGGATCTTTTGTTTCCAGTGCTATTAGCTTTTCATATATGTTCTTGGTCATTTCTTCGTTGAAATTTCCATTTACATAAATAATTCGGTTGTCTTCAAGATTGTTGCAGGGATTGGTGTCTTCTTTACCCATGTCTTTATTCTCCTAATCTTAACAAAAAATATCCAACGGTTAGAGATATTATAACTAACCGTTGGATATTTGACAACTGTACGATGAATTATTTCTTGAAATTCTTGATTACATCAGAATCGATGTCAGGGACAAGGGGGTTTTCTCCCAATACATTTTCCCGATCTTCAAGAGAATAACTCAATGAAGCATCCCTAGATTTACAACATCTATACTGCGTCATGCTTCTTGACAAAGTATCGCACATTGCTTGAGCAGAGACATTGTTTGCGGCATAAGTCAAAGCCGCATCTTGACGAATACCAAGACCTCCACCAACAGCGATAGCATCTTGGTTAGCTCCAAGGAAAGTGAAGTCAAAGTTAATATCGTCTCTTTCCTGGCAATCCTGGATCATTTGGAAAATCCGATCTCTGGTATATTCCATTGATGAATTTTCTCCACCGTCAGTAATGGTAACAAACAGACATCTTGCTGGTCTTTCAGACTCTTCCATCTCCATAATCTGTTCTAAGACAGTATTCATGGTCCTTCCCATTGCGTCCAGAAGGGCCGTACAGCCTCTTGGTTGCAATGTAAGCTCTGGAACGGTCTCAATGTCAACCATATCATATAACAACTCATATCGGTCATCAAATTGAGCTAATGTGACGGTTGCTTTACCATCGACTTCTCTTTGATCAACCATAAGTCCGTTATATCCTTCACACATTGTTGATGCGATTCCAGACATAGATCCAGAACGATCAACGACAAAAACTAAATGGGTATAATCTTCTCTAGGCATTTTAATTCTCCTTAATTTCCTACTGGTACGTTTTGCAGAAAGCCTTCCTTGTGGCCTTCCAATATTCTTCTTCCTTGCTCAATGATCTTAACTGCGTCTTCCTCAAGGACGTAATTTACGCAAATTCTGGCTTCAGGTTCACTTCTCCAGAAATCAATCTTTTCGTTATCATCATAAACCTGTTGATCAATGTTCGCTCCAGCACCAACCTCAAGCTTTTTGGTTTTAACTTGTTGGATAAAGTTGCAAGTTACTGGTTTGGCTGAACGTTGTGGTTTAGAGAGACGTGATTTTTTGGAAAAAACTTTATGTATGTCAGAGTTGTCACATGTAATCTTGTAACTCTCACTGGATTTGTTGTCAGCGCTACTTATACTTTCAAAATCCATATCCAAATATGTGTAATCGTCGTCATCATCTTCATAAGCGTCAGGAATCGAAGATGATGATGCACTTCCAATAGAAGACGAAGAAGATGATGAACATGGGAACCCCCATGATGAAGACGAAGATGAAGATTCATATACTGGTTTCTTTTCCTTACTTAAAAAGAAAGAGACTCCAATAGCGAACACTCTATTGCTCCCAACTCCTTTTACGTTAGATGCGACACCTCTCATTTTTTCTGCTGTTAAAATGTATTGACGAACGATACCCTCTAAACTTCTGAACCCATCAAGCCAAAGTTTGCCTTTTGGAGTTGTAGTTGTAGCAATATAATTCTGCTTAGGATATCTAATGTTACACTTCTCACACAACCTATCTGGTTTGAAAGGAGTCTCGCATTTTGGACAACATTCAATGTATTGCTCCAGATATTCATCTTTACAAGGTAAACCTGAAATTGGGTTTACACCTTGAATTGAAATGACGATAGCCACATCATAGTCATGGTCATAGTTTTTATTGAAATCTAACCACATTCCATTACCTTCTTTTACAGGAACAAAATAACTGGCTAACGTTCCTTCACTTTGCATCCAGTTTTTAGGGCAAGCTGGGTATTCATCTACTAGAAATGATTTTCTTCTAGCATATGGTGGCAGACCATGATTAAAATCTTCGGACTTAAGAGCTTCGGGGGTATTTAGTCCAACAAACATCCCATTGGATTTCATCCAGTATTCATAATCCCATACGGTATCAAAATTTTTCATAATTATTCTCCCAGAAAGTAAAGGGAGTGAGGATAACCCCACTCCCTTATATTTTTATCGAGTTCTGTTTCTGCCAATGGCAAATGGATTTTGCGTTCTTGAAGTAACGGTTCTTAAAGACATCTTCAAACTTGGCAGTTTGTTGTCTGCCTTAAGCTCTTTGTAAATCAAATAGATTTCTGGGAAGATTTCTCTAAGTTCATCAAGAGGAAGACGAACCACTTTACGTAGTTCAAGACGATTGTTTGGATCGATATCCTCAGAATACTCATGAAGAATGCGGAAGAATTGACGAACTTCTATTGAGATGTCAGTCCAATTCACTCTGTTATGAGTAGAACGGCCTTTTCTCAATGGACAGTCTGGGAAGAGTGGATCTTCATCGACCTTTTCGTTTGGAACTTCTCCAACTTTATAAAGACGGACAAGTTCCCCATCTACCTCGATACTTTCTTCTGCTGGAAGGCCAGATTCAAGATCAGCAATGTAATCAAGTGTTTCTTCAACAGCAATCTTTTCAGAGTTCGGTTTGAAAGCGATAACAGGGCCGAACTCACTTTCATAACGATCACGAATGAGTTCATGAATTCTATTGCGCTTTTTGGGATTGTAGAATGGGAGGATCTGTTCAATGTCCAGATCTTCTACATGAGTTTCCAATCCATACTTAGCATTGAAAGCAAGTACGTTTGTATCCATTTCAGAAGCCTTCTGGCTACCTTTAGGTCCACGTAATACTTTCATGCACATACGTAATTGGGGTAGGGAAACTCCATTCTCATCGCAAAACATCTTGCGAAGATCTCCGAATGGGGTTACTTCTTCATCCGCCAGCATCTCAAGACGGTTTGGGTCCTGAGTAATTCTGAACGGATCTGCACTGAGGATTTCCTCAATGTCATCTGGGGTTTTGCTAAGGATCTTAGCAACTTGGTTGATTCTTGACTCCCAAGAGTCGGTGGGCGTTTCATTAGACATGATACTTTTCTCCTTTTATTATGTCTCTCGCTCTCTAGCCTATACCCCGCTAGGAAGGGTTCACTTTCAAAACAATTGGTTTCGAAAGCATATTGTCATTATACAACCACATTTTCTGATTCCAAGAAAAAATGCAAGATTTTTGCAAATTAGTAATTTTTACTAAAAAATGGCAAATTAGTAATTTTTACTAATCTTTAATTTTTCGTTAGTAATTTTTACTAAAGTGTGGCTCAAGGGTTAGTAATTTTTACTAACGAAAAATAAATAGCACTTATGTAACAATAAAGTTATCAATGGTTTGTGAAAGTTGGGTTTCGCCTTTATTATTATAATAAGTTATTATATTAATAAGTAAGATATAGTATTATATAAGTGTTACGATTCTGGGAGAAAAAATAGGCTATTTGGAGTGAAATTCCAACATTTTTTCAACGTTTCTTTTCGCTCTATTCCCAACTTGATGATACCACCTAGAGTTTTTCATCTCTTCTGCGGCTTCTTGATAATTGTTGTTTTCGAGCGCTTTCCTGAATTTTTTAAATTTTCTCAATCGGGTTTCACCTAAATTAAAAGCCATGTCTACGATTACTGTTTTTACTTCAGTTGGTTGTTGATCGAAATTCGGTAGGAATCTTCTTGCAGAAAGTATTGCTTTTGCTATATCGTCTCGGTATAGTATATTTACCTGTTCATCAGTTAGGGCTTGCTCTCCTTTACGGACTTTGTCATAATCTAGTCCTAGAGCTTCAATTTCCCCTCTGGCTTCAGGTTTGTTTAAATTATAACCAACACCAATGGTTGGAACTTTCCATCCATGAATAGGATCAGGATATGCTTTTCTTATGTCAACGTTTTTACCTTTAACTCTAACATACCTTTCGGCACCAGAAACTTCATGCTGTCGAATTAATTCCTCGATTCCAGAGAAATCTAATCTAGGCATTGATGATTCTTCCTGATTTTGAGCTTGTTCAACTATTTCTTTATTATTGAGGGCTTGTTGTATTTGTTCAGGTGGTAATCCAGTCTTCTCAGATACATCAATTAGAGATAACCCTGATAAAACAAGTGCAACCGCAAACACCAATGTTTTCCAGTTATCAGTGATACCAGCTTCTTGAACGATTAAAGAGGCTTCTCTAGCCTCAGAATACCAATTATTTTTGTTGTTAATCATTTTTCAGATACAGGTTTTTAACTTGACTTTTTTGAACTATAACTTACCAATAATTCTAACTAAAATCGAGAAAAACCTTTCACATGGGATTACTACGAAAACTCCGAGAAAGAAAAGAGAGAAGACGGCGGGAGAAAGAAGCTAGAGAAGCCGAAAAAGCACTTCAAAAACAAAAAGAGACGGAAAAACTGGAAGATGTCCAAGACGATTTGAACTCTCTTTTTGGAACTTCAGAGGATAAGGTGGAAATAGTCGAAACGGAAGACTCAAAACCGCCAACTAAAACCGAGATATTTAGACTTACAGACGAAGAAAAGAAAGAAATTTTAGAGAGTGTTGAGCCAGTTCAAGAGACAGAATTCGACAAAAGACCCAAGACGAGATTGGGAAGAATAGGTAATTTTATAAAGAAACATGTCAGACCAGATATTGGACTTACACCTTTCAAAGAAGGCGAAGGTCCAGACTATATGAACGACGATATCCAAGAAATCGGAGATAAACTTAAGAAAAATTTAAAGGTCGGCCTAAAAATGACAATAAAGTTCTAGGATTTTGGGTCGTCTCAGGTTATAATATCAAAGGCTTATAACCATAATCTAACAAGGGCAAGATTAAGTGAATAAAGAGCAAACAAACAATAAGTTGTTTCAAGACTCGAATGGAGGCAAGTGTTTTCATTGTCGAGAAATGATTGAGCGCTTTATAAAAACGAAGCCTCAAATCAGATCTCTTTCTTTTGTCCAGTCTCAAAATGAAAATGAAGAAGCGATTGATACCGAAGATATCACTTTCTCAGTATTCATGGATGATATGGGGTTTGATAGAGAAACCTACATCAAATATGAGAAAGAGTTCTTCTCCACTTTCATGATCGACTTCTTGGGAGAGTTCTTGGTAAGAGAGAATATCAGCCAATTTGTAGAGTTAACCTCTAAATTAGAAGCACAAGATTATATTGAGGCGATATCGTCAAAAACTCATAGAAAGTTTGGTGTAACAGTTCTCGGAAATGTTGCAAAATTTAAATTTCACATAAGTCTACTGCCCAGAATACTTACTGAAGAACTCAGATCTTTGGATTGGTAATAGAATGAATGATGAAAAATATGAATTGGGTGGATTCTATGTCCATGTGCCAGATGGTGCAAGAGTAAATACAGAAAATAAACCTGCACCTGAACCTGAAACTGAATATGAAAAACGACGAATGATTATTGATAGAACAGTAACAAAGAAGTTATGCGGAGGCAAGTATGGACGAAGTGACGACAAAAGGTAAAGATTTTTTCATAGAGAACAAAACTGAGTTTGATTGTGCCGAAGATCAGGTAACCAATGAGACAAATGTCACTGATGACCTTCAGAAGCTCATTTCTGCTATGCCCAATTTCTCAGAGAAAGATTTTCCTTACGTCAAAGTGAAGCGTCTCTACATAAGAGACTATAAAATCTTCCATGACTTCTTAATAGACTTTACTTATAAAGATGAAACCAGCAATTTTGCCTGTTTTATCGGACCCAATGGCTGTGGAAAGTCAACAACCCTTGAAATTATTTACTCCCTTTTTACTAATTACGAACAATATGATGAAGTTCGTCTAAAATCCATACTTGGTAAGGCTGTTCGTCATGTGGAAGGAGGGGATAAGTCAGGTGTTTATGGGGATGCCGACTTCTGCATTAGGGCAACTCTGGGGACATCTTTGGGAGATTATGAAGTTATACTCACTAAGGAGGGATTTAAGAAAGGACACCCTGAAAAAATCAGAAATCTCGTAATGAGATTATGTTACTTCACTCGATTTGATCAGGAGCTAAGAAAGTTCCAATTGGACAGAGGTAAATGGGTGATCTTCAAAGAATTGTTTGAAGCTGTAACTGGATTTGAGATAGAAGAAGAAGAAACGGAATTCTCTGTCGGAAACTCCAGAATTAAAAAAGAGTATGTGTTCGGGTTCTACGTACACAAACCCAATGAAACAATTCACTATAAAGAATGTAGCGATGGAGAGAGGAAAATCATGAAAACATTTTCTTCTCTTTTGAATTTAGAATACGTCCCATCTATAATCCTAATAGATAATGTAGAAATGCATGTTGAAAGTGGAAGACATTTACCTTTAATCAGGGCTATGAAAAGATGTTTTGAGGATAGTCAAATCATCACAACAACTCATAGCTATCATATCTCCAGAAATTTTTCAGACAAAAACCAAGTTCATGACTTGAGATTGTTAAATTGTAGTGATATTTATCGCAAAGAACCCTGGAGATTGCAAGTGCATGATGAAATCAAAGATGCTCTGATAAAACTGCAAACGTTTGATGACACAGAAGACATTGTTGAAGATGGGAGAGAGTTATTGAAACGATTGGATCAACCAATCGATGATGTGGATGACTTTAGGGGGGATGTAAAGCAGTTTATGTTCGAAGTTGTCAGTAGTTTTGTAGAAGATTTAATAGAGAAATAAGGAGACACTTTATGTCCGTCAGAGCACTTCAAGAATATACACGTTTTTCGAAGTATGCCAAATACCTACCTGAGATGAAAAGACGAGAGACTTGGGAAGAACAAGTCACTAGAGTATTTGACATGCATCGAAAGAAGCTTGGGCCAGAGATTTGTGAGCAATTAAAAGAAGAAATGGATTTCGCAGAACGAATGGTTCGAAGAAAAAGGGTTCTTGGATCTCAAAGGGCATTGCAGTTTGGGGGGAAACCAATTCTAGACAAGCATGAGAAGTTATACAATTGTACGGTCTCGTATTGTGACAGACCAAGATTTTTTCAAGAAGGTATGTTCCTTTTACTTTGTGGTTGTGGAATCGGATTTTCAGTTCAAACCCACCATGTCGCGAAGCTTCCTGGCATAGCCAACCCGACTAAAGGGACTAAGACTTTCGTAATCCCAGACAGCATCGAAGGATGGGCCGATTCTGTCGGGGTTTTGTTATCTTCATTTTTTATTGGAGATGACGTTCCTTTCCCAGAATATCAAGGATATGAAGTGATCTTCGATTTTTCCCAAATTCGACCAGAAGGTGCTCCAATTTCCTCAGGAAGCAAGGCCCCTGGACCAGATGGACTGAAAATATCACTATATAATATCAATGTTCTGCTTAATAGATGTTGTAAGTTTGGTGACTGTCTTAGGCCAATTGATGCTTATGATATCATGATGCATTCCTCTGATGCTGTTTTGTCTGGTGGAATTCGCCGCAGTGCATCTATTTGTTTATTCTCTCCTGAAGACGAAGAGATGGCAAAAGCCAAAACTGGCGCTTGGCGCAAAGAGAATCCTCAAAGAGGAAGATCAAATAATTCTGTTATTTTAGTGCGAAGCGAAACCTCCAAAGAGCAGTTCATGAAATTCATTGAATTGAACAAAGAATTTGGTGAACCAGGCTTCGTTTGGGCAGAAAGTAATGACATCGTTTATAATCCATGTGTTAGTGGTGACACTTGGGTTATGACAGATCATGGCCCGAAGAAAGCAAAAAATCTTTTGGGCAAACAGTTTGGAGCAATAGTTGATGGTCAAGTATATCCTACTACAAAAAAGGGGATGTTTGAAACTGGGGAAAAAGAGCTTTTTGGTTTAGAAACTAAAGAGGGATTTTGCATAGAGGCGACCAGTAATCACCAGATAATGACTCCAGAGGGTTGGGTTGAACTGAAAGACCTAAACGTTGGAGATCAAATAGTTTTACATAATCACCAAAATCTTACATGGAAGGGAGAAGGGTTTCATGAAACCTTTGATAAAGGTTGGTTGTTGGGCAGTTTGCTTGGGGACGGAACCTTTACTAAAAATAGTGCATTGCTTGACTATTGGGGAGAGTCAAGGTCTCATATGATGAAGATGGCTATCAAAAGAATAAAAATGTCAGGACTTCATACATATAAAGAAATGACAGGAGGAAAACAAACGTCAAATGTCGGTAAATTAAGGTTATATTCTTCTGGGTTAAAAAAGATGGCAGAATACTACGGAATAAAACGTGGTGAAAAGGAGATAGGGTGTAAAATAGAGGGAAGTTCTTCAGATATGTATAGAGGGTTCCTTCAGGGGTATTTTGATGCAGATGGATCTGTCCAGGGCGATTTAAAGAAGGGGATGTCAATACGTTTACACAGCATCTCTCTTAACAATTTAAAAACTGTACAAAGGATGCTCCTCCGCCTTGGTATTGTGTCTAAAGTTTATAAAAACCGTAGAGGTGAGGGTTTTAAACCAATGCCTGACGGAAAAGGTGGTAAAAAAGATTATTTTTGCCAAACGGCCCATGAACTTGTTATTTCAAATGAATCTATTTGGGTTTATAGAAATAGGATCGGGTTTTCAGAACCATATAAAATTCAAAAACTTGATAGTTTGTTGAGTCAATATAAAAGAAAACCAAATAAGAGTAAATTCATAGCTACAGTTGCCTCTAAAGAGAGTAAGGGGATTGAAAAAGTATATGATTGTACTGTTCCCGTTGTTCATGCGTTCGATGGAAACGGAGTTTATGTACATAACTGTGTTGAAATCGGCATGGTCCCAAAGCTCCCTTTGAATGATCAATTCCGCAAAGAATTTGCCTCTGCTGTTATCGCTCAGGACAATAATGAATATCTTAGCGGATGGCAATTTTGCAATTTATGTGAGATCAATGTAAAGAAGGTTAAAACCGAAGAGGATTTTCTTGACTCTTGTAAAGCGGCGGCAATCATTGGCACTATTCAAGCTTCGTATGATACCTTTCATTATTTGGGCAACATCACTCAGGAAATCGTAAAGCTTGAGGCACTTCTCGGTGTTTCTATGACAGGTATGGCAGATAATCCTGATATGGCCTTTGATCCTGCATTACAAAGGAAGGGTGCTAAACTTATTCTTAAAACTAATGAGAAGATTGCAGGAATACTTGGCATCAATTTATGTGCAAGAGCTACATGTGTTAAGCCTGCTGGATCTACGAGTTGTGTTTTGGGAACTGCATCTGGGATTCATCCTCATCATGCCAAAAGATATTTCAGGAGAGTTCAAGCAAACAAACTTGAGACTCCGCTGAAATATTTTGAAAAACATAACCCAGATGCTATCGAAGAATCAGTATGGTCAAATAATAACACTGATGTTGTTATTACCTTCTTATGCGAAGTTCCTGATGGAGCCAAAACCAAAAATCAGGTCGGTGCCATAACTCTTCTTGAGAATGTTAAGCTTACTCAACAGAATTGGGTTGAGTCAGGGACAAGACATGATACGGCTATTTATCCTTGGCTAAGACATAATGTATCAAACACTATTAACATCAAGCCACATGAATGGGATGATGTTGCTAACCACATTTATCGCAATAGAAGGTATTATGCGGGAATTTCTATGTTACCTATGTCTGGGGACAAAGATTACCCTCAAGCGCCTTTTACGGCAGTTATGACCATCACAGAGATCGTCAGAGAGTATGGGGATGGCAGTTTATTCGCCAGCGGTCTTATTGTTGACGGATTGAGAGTATTTAAAGACAATCTTTGGGAAGCTTGTGATTGTTTGCTTGGCATTGGAGAGATTATCTATGTTGATCCTTTAAGAAATAAGATCTCCAGAGATTTTGAAACAAATGGGATCAAGTGGAAAAACGAAGGATTGTCCCCTGACTCTCCAGACAAACTACTTGAAGCTTGGCTTAACCATAATGTAGAAAACTACAAAGAAAAATTGGATTGGGTCAGAAGGGCAAAACAATTTGCAGATCGCTATTTTGAAGGTGATGTTAGAAAAATGACATATTGCCTTAAAGATGTCGCGAACTGGAAGAAGTGGTTAGATCTGACTAGAACATATATTGATGTTGACTGGTCAGGATGTTATGAAGATGAATATGGCAATTTAGACAATTATGGTGGCGGGGCTGGAGACGCTTGCTCAGGCGGTCATTGTGAAAGCGGAGCACTTGGAGTATCCATACGTGAGAAGCTAAGCGAAAAAGACTCGTAATCATATAAAAGGTAAAAAGGCTGTATTTGTGGAAATAAACACGATACAGCCTTTTTTAGGTTTTAGCTATGAACAAACACATTAAAGTTTTCAAGATAAAAGACAGATATTGTTTTACAATAAACAAATTCTCATCCATCCATCACAGTAACCTTACAAAATTCTCAGAACCTTTGTATCGTTACGCCTGGGAAGCATATAGCGATGCCAAACAAATTGCGGAGAAACATTCTTATCACATTGACGCTTTAGAAAAATTCGCTATAGAGGATTTGCAAAAGCCATTAGTAGAAGATGTTTCGGCAGAGACGAGATTAGCAGATCATTATGAAGAAATTTATGATGGTCTCGTGGATACGGCGGATGGCATGGATGAAGAGGATAAGAATCAGAAGAAAGTAAATTACTTCGAAGCAAAAGCTGTTGTTAGTGAAATTTTGTTTGTGATAGACAACATGGACGAAGATGAACTCGCTGAAGAAGAAGATAAAGAAAAAAGCGAAGAAAGACTGAACGGAATTATTTCTAAAATAAAGGAACTTGTCCACAAATATTATTCTGAGGATTTAGCCAAGGACAAAAAAGAAAGTGAAGAAGAGGAAGATGTCCCAATGGCTGATCCAATGGCTGATCCGATGGCCGATCCGATGGGAGGGATGCCAATGGCCGATCCAATGGAAATGCCGATGGCCTCATCTAAGTCTTTAATAAAGCAAGCCCAATCTCTTACTTCTTATCAAGATGCTTGGGGAGACATCGACGCTGATGCAATCCAAGAGTTGATGAATGAGTATGGCAAACGTGCTTGTTCAGCAGTTGAAAATAATCATCCAAGTGCAGTATGGGTAAAACATTCCCATGGTATTGATTTATTTGATGGTGACGATATTGTAATCGCATTAGATATTGGGAAAGATTTGTTTTTGCAAGACATAAGACCTGGGGGCAAAATCAGGGATATGTATCCATATCACTCCCTGGAGTTCTATCAAGCATATTGGAAGCCAATTGTGGAGAAGATAGGGCATTGCTGTGTAGGAGACAATTCATCTGTATTACATTTAGAGGGACGTAGTTTACCAGACATACCTAAAGACTTTCCCTATGAAAGCCCTACTTTCGAAACAATAGATAAAGAATCTAAGGCGGCATCAACTTTTACTGTTTCTTTTAAAGGAGACAAACCTGCTTGGTTTGTTAATCCATCTTCAATGACGAAAGAAGCAGGATCAAAATACTCTGAACAGGATTACTACCAAAATGGAAAAGGCGCAATTGTTGTTTGCACTGATCCAACTTTGGAAAGCTATTATCAACAAACAGGACATGTTGTCCAAGTTATACCATTTGGTGATCATTTGGAAGTTGATATTAACTTTGGTAATCACATTTGTAGAATGGTAGAAGATCAGTTCGAAATCATTGATGATCTATAAACTTACAGAAAAGAACCTTACCACCCGAAAACAACGAAATTTCGAGATCAACTTCGAGATCAAGGATTTTTGTTGTGTTGGGGATAATCTGTTTTTCCTACATGATGATGGCATAGGAAAGATGAATAATGGCGACTGCAATCCTGATTGGCGTTATGAACTCACATATACTGAGAAGCCAGACTTTTCAACTTTCAGTTCGATATGCTATAATTCCAGTTATGATTGTTTATATATAGTTTCAGAAGGTGGTAGCCGAATTCACAAAGTCGATTTGGAGTTGATGGATTTTGAGAATTTGATCTCAAAAAACAGTGCTAAACAATTTAGAAGAAAAGTCCTTGGAAGAAGCGACTCAAGGACTTATGTAACTTCATTAGAAAATCAAGTCATCTGGAGCACTACAAATTGTCACAGATGCTTTATAATGAATGAGGAGAACGCCTTTCCACTTATAGGTTGTGGTAAGGCTGGATTCTCAATATCAAATTTAAAAAATACGAGGATTTCTAAACCAACTGGAGTTGCAATAATGGGAAAAACTGTCTGTTTTGCAGACAGTGGTAACAATTGCTTAAGGGGGATACGAAAAAACTCAACGTACACAATTATCGATGACTGCAAAGACCTAAAAGACATATATTATGTCAAGAACAAACTTTTCTTTTTAAGTGACAATACTGTGCATATGCTTTCCTCTGAAGGAGATGCGACTCATTTGTTTGAAATATATAAGGTTGGAAATAAAATTCTGACCTTTTGTCCATCAGACAATGGTTGTGTTTATATATTGGAGGAATATTATGTCGAGTCGCCAGAAGAAGCAGAAAGCTATTAATCCACTTGAAGAAGCAATACTTCAGATTAATACCAAAAACCCGATTCTGAAAAAGAACAAGGGTTACAAAGAGATAGTCGATATCATAACGTTTTGTGATCATCCAGACTACCTAAACTTACCATCAGAAGAGAATCAGCTTGATCTCTGGACTTCCCAAAGAGTTATCCTTAAGTGCTTCTACAAGAACACTATAGGAAATGAAGACCTTCATCTCAATAAAGAAGAGTGGGAGTGGCTTTACGGTAATGAAGAAGATGAGACTCTTGAAGGTGTTACTTATGAAAGGAACATCAAAGAGGTTATCAAAAAAATGATCGAGATGGACAGGTTCCACGATGAGAAGGCCAAGGGGAATGATGAAAATGAGGGGAAGAAGCCAGAAGACAGACGACCTGAATATTTTAGTATGTTGCATCTTGTCTTAGGTAGACGTGGAAGTAAAACCTTGATGGCTTCAATCATAACTGTGTATGAAGCGTACAAGTTACTAGTTATTAATGAGGGTAATCCCCATAGCTACTATAATCTACCTAGTGATGATGAAATTGCAATTATTAATGTTGCCTTGTCACAATCTCAGGCTGGACGTTTGTTTGGACAGATTCAGGCTAGAATTAGAAACTCTCCTTTTTTCAAAGGACGAATCGCTAAATCAATTTCTTCGGAGATTCGTTTGTATACTGACTCTGACTTAGAAAAGAAAAGTCAGGGAGTTGACATTGAAGTTGCGGGATCTATTCTACTTCTTTGTGGTCATAGTAATCCAGACTCACTTGCTGGATATAGTGCTATTCTTATTCTGTTTGACGAGATTGCATTCTATGATGAGAGTGGTAAGGTAACAGGGACCTATTTCTTCAACAGATTAAAGCCATCATTATCTAAATTCTACAAATATAATGCGGCTCGAATAGTGATGATATCATCACCGAACAATAGGATGGGTATTTTCTATGATATGTATCGAAGATCATTAGAAGATGATTCTATCTTATCGTTTCAGTTGCCAACTTGGTGTGTAAATGATGATATTGATTTTTATAACAAAGAGATGGTTGGTGATAGAGAGAGTAACCCAGAAATGTTTGCTATTGAGTATGGCGCTCAATGGGCTAGTGGCGGTATTTATGGTAACTATTTTGAGGAAGGATTGCTTGAAAGATGTGTAAGGGCAGATCTTGGCCCTCATGCCAAACCAGCACCAGGATACAATTATTATGCTCATGTTGATCCAGCCAATGGCGGAAATAACTTCAGTATGGTTTTGATTGCCGCTAAGAAATATAGAAACAATCAGGGGGAAAAGAGATGGATGGTTGAATTAGCTGGCGTATGGATCTGGAAACCAGTTCCAGGTATTGGATTACAATTCCATGAGATTGATAGAGATGTTCTAACTATTTGCAAAATCTTTAGACCATTGAGAGTTACTTATGATGACTTTCAGTCTGTACACAGTTTGCAGTTTTTGAGGAGTCATGGAGTAAATTGTCAAAAGATTCAATATAACAGAAGTGTTAAACAGAAATTATATAGAAATATGAAGATGATGATGGAGTATCAACCAAATCCTGAAATTTATCTTTATGATGATGATGGACATGCTTCATATATGTTAGCAGAGATGCAACACTTAAAATTCAAAAGAATTGCAAGAGGAATTTCTCTTCTGCCAGATAAAAATGCAGATGTGAAGACAGATGATGTAGTTGATTGCTTAGTAGGGGCTGTTTCTTCTGCTACTGATGGACTGAACCCTGCTCTTCCAGAACCTGTAACTGTTAGGATGAGATTTTAGAGGATTTTTTATAATAGAAGAAGAACAAATAAGAAATATTCTTCAGGAGAGTGCATAAAATGTCTGAATATAAATTTGTAGTCTATGAAAAATTAGATGAAGATGCCCATACTGATCGCATGTTGTCAGAATCCCATGGCGACATTCCAGAGGAAATTACAGATAAGCAGTTAGATCCTCATCACGTAGGTGACAAAGATTCAGTTATGGAAAAGCTTCTTGAAAACAACAGAACTGGTAGTGCAGAAGTTGTTATTGAGAAAAACCTAGATGAAGCCAAAGATGAATTTGGTTCTAAACACAGAAATGCTCAAGCTTATGAAGGTGATATGAATAAGCTTGAAGAGAAACGATTGGCCGATTACAATATCGAAGGAGAGGAGTATGAGACAGCCTCAGAAACTCCCAAGCGACAAAGATGGTGGGAAATCAAAAGCGAAGATGGCCTTAAAATAGCTTTCGAGAAGAAAGCTCAGTCAATGGATATTGATTGGGATTATGTGGAACGTGATCGTAGTCTTGAAGACAATATGGATGATATCCTAGATGATCCTTATGGACAGGACTTTGAAATTAATGAAATCGATCCTGATTTTCCAATAGAAGACCTCGGAGACGACGATGATGTTCTAGAAGCTGTTAAAGAAGTCTACTACGAAGAGATTGACATAGGTGGAACCCCTACCGCTGTTGGTAAACTTGAAATAACTGGTACAAACGATACAAGTAGTTTGACTTTGGAAGATATCGCTGACGATTTGGAATACTTCATGTCCAAACATCATGGCGAAATTCCATTTTCATTAGCTTCATTTGATGATTCAAAACTTAGTCAGGGCATTGTAACTTACCAAATCGGTCTTGACGAAGTGGGTGAGGATTTTGAAGTAACTGACTTAGACGAAGAAGATCTAATGGATGAGGAAGATAGACTCTTTGCATCCAATTATTTCAAAAACCGTCAAATCGTTGAAGCTACAAAAAAAAAGTAGATGACCAGAAAGTAAGTCGAGCATTTGTTTCATTCAAAAGATCGTTTGACGAGGATGATATCCCTGCGACAAGTGATGAGTTGAGTAGTTTACTTGCATCTGCATTTTTTACTCCACAAGAGAAAGCTCTTTTCCTTAAACACATCAACACCTTTATGCAAGACAAAAACATAGGGTTAGATCTGCTCGGTTAATTTGTATAATAAACAACACCAAGACTAAATTGGGAGTTTTATTATGAAAGTTAACGTATATGGTTTGACAGAAGCTACAATTTCCTTCAACACTATTGGCATGATGCTTAGGGGTAAATATGACCCCAATCCTAAAAAATGTGATGGATGTAGTTACGCTTTAAATATCGAAGTTGAAAACGAAGCGCAAGCAAGTGAACTCAGACAAGTTGCCAACTATGGTTTGATTCGTATGGAAGTGATCGAAGAAAAACCTAAAGAAGCAGAAAAGGTAGAAGAGATTCTGACCACTGAACCTCCCCAAGAAAAGCCTGAAGAAAAGCCTGAAGAAAAGGCTGAAGAAGAGAAGCCCAAAAGGAAGCCTAAGTCAAGAAGAGGCAAGAGCAAAAGCAAGAAAACTGAAAAGAAGGCTGAAAAGGAAGAAAAACCAAAAGAGAAAGTGGTTGTAATGACTGATGTAGGGCCTAAGACTCAAGAGATGGTTCACAAGATGAATGGGGAAATTGATGAAAATGAGCCTCGTTGTGAGGCATCCATGAAAGCCGCCGCAAAGCTTGATGCAGAAGAGGCAGGGGAAGAGGTTGAGGAAGAAACACCCATCGATGAATCTTTGTTAGATCCATCTGAAAGAATGGGAACAACCGCTGTTATTGGCGCTGGCAATGGCAAGGCAACCCAGGTTGAAATGAAAAACAATGCTTTCGGTGATAGACCAGATGCAAATTTCCTAGATGTTGATGAAATCTTCGGAGATGATGTAGAAGATGCTTTTATCGATGAAGAAGAACCTGTAGATGAAGATGTGGAAAATGCCTTCATTCCAGATGAAGTTGATGAAGAAGATCAACTTGGAGATGCCTTTATTGAAGTCTAAAGGTTCAAAGTGTACTTTTTTTGAATAAGTTAGAGTACACTTAATTTAGGTATCAAAAATGGGCAAACAAAAGAAAAAAGCTTATCGCACAACAATGCCTGAGATTCTATATCCAGGCTCTGGCTTAAGTCCCACTACTCCAAAATCCGTTATGCCCTTCAATAATGTGCATACCATATGGGATGTATTGACTGGCAAACAATATAAACTCCCAGGTCAACAAGGTGATTGGGGAGATTGGTCAAGGAACGAAGAATCTCAACCTGGATCTTACAAAGATGAGGGTGACGATTACAAAAGAAGAGAAAGAGATTTAGACATCTTCAGAAACCTTACTAATAATTCTGGTGATAAAGAGGTTTGGAAGTTAAAGGTTAGAGGTGGCTATAAAACTTTCCCATCTTTGGAATCGGCTCAACAATATCGAAGAAAGATGGAAGAGAGGGGAGTTCTTGTCAAATGGATCTCTAGAGTAGCGCAAGCTGAACCAGAACCAAATCAAGTTGATGAGGCTCTTGAAAAGACGTTTGTTGTAAAGTCACAGAACTTCAGCACGAATACTGAGGAAACGGGTTCTGCTTTCTGCGTAGCCCCTAATTATTTCCTTACTTGCGCCCATGTCGTAAAAAATTACAACAAAAATACTGAAAGCTCGCTTGACTTCTCTGAATATGAGGATATGATAAGGGTACTGATCAAAGATGGAGATCAGATGGTTAACGCAGAGGTTATAGCCTTTGATGGAGCTAAAGACCTAGCTTTACTGAAGGCCGATATCAATGCAAAACCTTTTGAATTCGATCAAATCGTTAATGTCGGAGATGAAATTTTTGCAGTTGGAAGTCCTCATGGATTCGAAAACAACACAACTTTCGGTTATGTTAGCTCTCTTGACAGGGAGATCTATTCTCATAATGGAGCACCTCTATACATGTTTTTAGATCTCGCAATATTACCAGGAAACAGTGGCGGTCCAATTATCAATCGTCATGATGGTAAGGTTATCGGAGTAATAACTGCAATTGTTGGAGACAACGACAACTACGGATTGAGTGCTGGAGTATTCTCAATATACGCCATCGAATTTTGCGAAAAGAATGGTATTCAAGTAGCAAGATAAAACAAAAACAACCAAGGAGAAGAGCAATGAGTCACTATGTTTATGGTGAAGTGCAAGCAAATTGCGATGTCCAAACAATGGCCAGAGTTCTCGAAAACATGGTCCCAGAATGGAAAGGTCAAATCGACACTTCTGAATCTGGAAACATTTCTTTGAGAAGTGGCTATCAACAAGCCAAGTCAACCTATCACATTCGCGTTCCAGTCGGAGCAAAAGGAGTTTGCTACGAGGAATTCGGTATGAGACGGGAAGGCAATAAATGGATTGTTGCTTTGGGTGGTCATAGCTCTGTCGCTGGAAAGCGCCAGAAGAAGTTCGAAGATGAACTCCCAGGTGAAATCGGAAGGTACAAAGCCAAGACGATGGTCAATCGTTTGGACGTACTGGGCTTCACCGAGGAAGAAGATGATGATAACTTCATCTTCAAGTTCAAGATCGATGGTGACGACATTTTGAACGGAATGGTTTAGGAGTATAACAATGGCTGACCTTTTTGGAACTCATCTCGATGTCGAAGTAAAAATCGACAAATTGACAGGAAAGTACACCGTTACAATCTTGGACCATGGGGAGCAAGTCTCATGTACTGCGATTGATGAAAACGGTGAAAACATCAATGCCAAAATTGTGAAGTACATCGCTGAACAAATTGGCGGATCTTCTGGGGAACCAGAATTAACAAAGAAGGGGGAGATGGTGCATCGCCAAGCCTCTGTCACTTTCAATCCACTTGAAAATGACGAAGAAGAGGAAGAGGACGGCTACAATCCTCTGGACGACTCCCCAATGGCCGTTGATCCTTATGATGCAGGAGGTTTTGGCATCTAAGTTTTCGGCCCACAATAAAATGTATAATATACGGGACTAGAAATAGTCCCGTTTTTTTGTGCCCAAATAGGACATTCAACGGAAAAGTGAGAATAAAAATGCAATTGTACAATTTTCCTGAGTTAAAATATGAAAATCATAAAAGTATCTCAAGACTACGGAGGGTATTACTCTGGTGATGCTCCAGAGTATAAAGGTAGTTTGATCGGAAGCCCAAGTGTTAACATCTCCAACATCTCTTCCCAATTTGGCGATGCCCAGAAATCAGTTGACTTAGTCAATCGATTCGACTCAAATCTTTTGCAGAATATTGTTTATATGTTCAACTTCGCGAAAGCTGGTGTTTATGGAGTTTATGTTCCGTCACTAGATAGGGCAGTCAAAACCCAAGAACTTCAAAAAAGACTTGAATCAAGAGGTTATGAAATTGTCGAAGAAGATGGAATGCTTCGAGCGTATGACACTAAAGAAGAGAAAGACCAAGAAACTATCCGTAATGAAATCCAGCAAGTATATGCTGATCTAGAAAGTAAAGGAGGATCAGTTCTAGGACTGAATGTAGCAGACACTCGTAATGAGATGGAGCAATCCTTTAGGAACCTTCAGGACATCGTTCCACCAGAAATGCATGCAGAGCTAAGACAAGATCTTATGATAGCTCACATGGCCGCTACAATGGCTCACGAAGCCACTCATGCTAAAGGGGCAGAAGACGAAGCAGGTCCAACTCAAGTTGAGACAGCATTACTTGAATCTGCCATGAGAGAGATTCAGCAGAAATACAGCATAGAGGGTGAACTAAGTTTAAGGCAAGGAGCCTCAAATAATTGGTATAAAGAAGCTCAAAGCCACTTTCCATTCTATCCTCCCTCAGGATCTGATTTGTCAGGAAGATATGGTGATCATGGAGCAAATTTCCAGGCCCAACCAGATTGGGGTATGATCGCCCATCAATATCAAAATCGAGCAATCGAAGAAATGCTTGGCAGACAGTATCAGGCTCCACTCCCTCCAGACCTATCTCCAGAACATGACATCTATGAAGTTCAGTTGAGGAAATTTACTGAAGGTGATTGGGAATTAGATCCTGATCTCATTTTTGAAGAATTGCTTGACAAAGACAGGCTCAAAGACGATACTGGATATAGAATCACTGAAGATCTTCTGGAAGATACTAGACCACAACCATTGATGATGCCTTTAAAGCAAGCATCAAAGATGACAAAGATGGCGACAGTTTTTGGGTGGTACAATAATCTCGAAATTTCTGATGGATCAACTATTCCTGGGTTAGGTGACAGAGTCATGGCCTGGGATGACAGAGATGAATGTTTTTCAGAAGAAGAGGACTGGATAAAGTCACAACCTAGATATAACCCAACATATGACATCAAGGGGTTTTATTACAGATGGATCGAGCCAAGGTTCAAACCAGAGAGTTGGTTTGATTCAACAAGAGACTTAAGCAACACTCATCCTGCAAAACGTTTTGCTTCGGGTGGGCTTGGACATATTGTTGATATGTTGAGAAAAATACGATCAATCATTCTTAGGGGCGATATGAAGGCAACTAGGATTGTTTGTAGTGAAGATATGTTGTCAGTTATTGAAAAGTCAATGGGGCGCAGTCCTATTGGAGTCGATATGTTTTCTTTGGGAGAGTCCGATGGAGAAGAGATATACTCCTGCTGGATTCATAGGGGAGTTGGTAGTGAAGAAATTGAAAAAGTCGAAGATGCTATTCAGAACAATGATGAACAACTAAGAGAGATTATGTCAAAGGTTGTTGGTTGCAGACCAACGCTTGAAGATGCTATTAGTTGCATTATGGATGCCGCAAAGAGTGTGGCTCATGAATACGATATCAAAGATGTTTATGCTATCGGTTCTTATGCAAGAGAGAAATCTTTTGGGAACAGATCTCCAGAAGTTGAGGAACTTGAATTTACAAGTGATTCATCCCAAAACTGCCATAAATTCGGAAGTTTGTTGGCTGAAGAATTGGGAGAACAGGTCTCTGAGATTGATCCAGCAACTAGATGTTTTTGTTTTAATCACAAAGGCGTGAAGATTTGTTTCAATGGAGGACAAAAGATCCCAACTATCGAGAGATGGATGAAAAAACAGGATCTTGATTCTTCCAGCCATGTATTGCATGATATTTGCAACAAGGATTTCACTATTAATGCTAGAGGATATAACCCTTACACTGGATCGTTCATCACTCCTTTTAATGGAGATAATTATATCGAAACGGTCATGGATGCAGATGATGTATTGTCATTCAACCCATTCATTATATTGAGAGCGTTGTATTTGTCAATCAAGCTTGGTCTTGATATTGATAGTGAATTAGAGGAAGCTATTGGAAAATACGCTCCCGTTCTTTTGGAAAAGTATTCTGTTGACTTCTTGCAGTTTGCGAAGGCAAAGATAGAGTCACTCAATGAAGAGGAAGCCCAGGAACTTTTTAAGAAGTATGAATTAGATAAAATATTGGATTTTGGAGAGTAATTATGCCTATACCTATTAGACCAATGCAAGATCCACAAGAAAACAATCGTTTTGTTGATTATTCGTTTCTTGCACAAGAAGTCATTAAGAGTGATGAGAAAAGAAAGAAAATCACTGCTAGTAATAAAGACGCAGAGATTTTGATGAGAATTTGGCTCGAAGCAGAGAACAATGATGATAAGTTTGTGATTTCTTCTGATATGGGTCTTAGTAACCGAGATATCATGAGACTGAAAACCTATGGGTTGGTTTCTGGTGATTCTTCTGAAGTTAGAATAACTGAACGAGGGAGACAGGTTATTACTGTTATGGCCCTTGGTGAAGGTAATAAGTTCGAGAAAGGTAAATCGGATAAGAGTTATTTAGAAATCATGGCAAGCATGGATAAGAGAGGGAAGGAAGGATATCGCATTCCAAAATTCTGCTCTAACACATCAAACAATCTTAATGTCAAAGATGCTGATCAGGAATAAAAAACACGAACCAGGAAACGGACCAGTAGCTATTAGGGCTGTATTGTCAAGAAGACATTACAATATGCTAATTCATGGTCTGGCAACTTTAGAAATTCCTAGTGGAGTTGAAATGACCAACAAAGCAGGTTCTAAGGTTCTCCAATTTGAGTGTGAGGATAGAGAAATTTCCGAAGTGCTTTGCGATGCTTTGGATCAAAGCGGAATCCCTTGGGATGAAGAGGTAAGATATGGCTTATTTGAGTTTGGAAATAGCGGATACTCCCCATAAACGATCTTATGGTTTAATGGATCGTAAAACACTGGGGGAAAATGATGGAATGATATTCATCTTTCCTAGAAAGCATCCCCAAAGTTTTTGGATGCAGAACACCTATATTCCATTGGATATTGCTTTTCTTGATGATAGTGGAAAGATTATGCAAATAGAATCCATGGCCCCAATGAGTACAAGAATGACGACTTCCTCAAGCCCATGCCAATATGCTGTTGAAGTTAATAAAGGGTGGTTTTCCAAAAACAATATTGATGTTGGTTTCCAGATGTTTGATGGAGATGATTGGGTGAGAACTCTTAAAAGCAATGTTACTTACAAGAATCTTTCAAGATTTGCTCAAGTTAATGTTGAGAATGAAGATCCTTTGATGGAGCCGAATGATTTAGAGGGTGAGTTAACTCCCGAAGAAGAGCAAGTTCTTCAAGAAGCCCCAATGGAAGAAATACCAGTTACTCCTGAACAACAACAAATGTATGAACAGCCTCCACAGCCCAATCAAGTTGTTGAGTACAACATGAACCAGACAGCTAAGATCAAGTATGCAGAACAAAATAACCAGGAGATGGATATCGTCTACTGGACTTTGAGCGGAAGGGTTTTACCACCAAGAAGATTGATGCCAGTTCCAGGTGAAGGGTATCCAATTAAGTCTGGACCTAACGGAAGATATTTTACGGCTTATGATGCTTCTCCTACTATTAATGGAAGTGGATGGAGTATTGAAGGGGGAACGCCAAAGAACTTCTTGATTGATAACATAATCAGTCTAGAAATAAAAGTTGATGAAGGAGAAACCTCTCCAGAACAAGAACAAACAATAGAAGAACCACAAAATTTGTGGGACAGGTTAAAAAACATTATTAGGTGAATTATGGCTATTTTCAATTTGAAAAGGCATTTAAAAAAGAAAGCCTTTTATGAAGGTGCTCAAGAATTGATGCGTCCAGAAAGGAAAAAGATGGACTGTCAGAAAGAGTGTCTTGATGAAGGGGACAGTCCTCAAGATGCATGGCAAACCTGCCAAGACAAATATGACAAGAAAGATGTAGGGAAAAAGGACTCTTATTTAGAATAAGAGAGAATTCCATACTTTTTCAAGTGTGTAAACCAACAAAACATAGATAAGGAGAGTTTAAAATGAGAATTATGCCTTCTGGAAAAGGTTCTACGGATTGGCTTCCCAAAGTTATGGTGAAAACCGCTTCAAATAATGAAGGAGAAGTTTCCGAACAGGAACAATATAGAGATGATCTTTTCGAAGCCGCAAAACAAGTAGTGGCTAATTACGAAGAAAAAGAAGCCGCACAAGGTTGTGGCATGGCTATGGGTGGCGATGAGCTTGCAGAGACTGATGCTGTTGAAACTGACGGTGTTGAATTCGAAGGTCAAGTCGAAGAAGTAGCTGAAGGCGAAGATGCCGCAGTTGAATGTCTCGAAAGAGCACAGGATGCCATTGAAGATGCTGTTGAGTGTCTTGGTGGAGAAACTGAAGATGCTCCTGTAGAGGAATTCGAAATGGAAGTTGAGGAAGAAGTTATCGAAGGTGGCGAAGAGTGTCCAACTCAAAAATGTGCAACTGATGAAAACGAAACTGTTGAAGCTTCCGAAGAAACTGTTGAAGCTTCCGAAGAAGATGAAGTGGTAGAAGCCGAAGACGAAGAAGATGAAGTTGTTGAAGCTTCCGCTGATGATTGGGTAAAGCTTGCTGAGATCAGTCCAAAGAATCGTAAGAAGATCTACGATTACTGGTCAAGACAGCTTGGATACCCCAAAGACTTTGTCAAGTTAATGGTAAAAGATTACGAAAAATAAGTCGTAATCCCAAGAATCTCGAAAAAAAGCAAGTCGATATGCATTTATCGGCTTGCTTTTTTGTTTTAGGGGGATATACTAATATTAGTTTAACTTGAAAACCTAGAAGGCGACCATCAATTACTGGAGTAAACAATGAGCGAAGACAAGAAAAGTGCCACAGAAGACAACAAGCAGAAGAAAACTGGAATGCCTTACCTGCTGGAAAACAGCCCAGGTATTAATAAGGTAATTAAAGAGATGAAGTCTACTTGCTCCATCTCTATAACTGGTATCGTCAATTTCGTTGTCAATCATGAAAATCCTTACCTCGTTCAGTCCATCCTGAAGAAAACGTTCTGTGTAGAGCAACTCTTCAATGGAACAACCAAATTTGATGCTGTTGAGTTACAGCATGGTAGACCTGGGAAAGGAGCAAGTGTTCGTTTCTTTGATGAGTTGATCTATGGCGCTTACAAAATCAAGAATGGGCCAAATGGAGATCCTGAGCCAGATATCAATGAACAAACTGGTGAGATCAGGAGAAAAGAGAATGGCCTTGTAACCAGAAAGGATCTTCGCAAAAAGTCTGAAGCTGGTGGGTGCAGAGATAAAATTCTGTTGATTAGTAATGTCGATTTCTGCCTTGATTTCTGCAAACCAGAAGAGCCAGGAGTTGTAGACACCAGAGCTTTGTTCCTGTTTGATAAATTCAGAAACCCAACCGTTCGTCTTGGATGTGTTTTGGTTCTGATTTCGAATGTCCCACTCAAGTTCCCTTTTAAAGTCGATGTTGTTGAGATTGGTACTGTTGACGAGTTTGAGGTTAAACACCTTTTCAATGTTTACGTCAAGAGCTACAGCGCAAAGAACATTCGTCTTTCGATCACCGAATCTCAGATGAACCAGACAATCCGCAAACTCGCTGGTCTGAATTACAGTGAAGCTTGTGATGTTCTTGGATATTGCCTTCCAAGGGCGATTACAACAGATGCAAACGGTCAGGACTACATTGACATGGGAGAAGCCCTGAGACTTCTGAGAACAAAGATCAATAAGAACCTGATGAAGGATGGCTTTGGTTTGACTCAGTTGCAGGGAAGACCTTGGGAAGACTATATCTGTCCAAAGAACAGTAACTTCACCTATGATGTTCAGAAGTTGATGCGTGATTTTGATGAGGTTGATCTTCTTTCTGACGAGAAGAAAGAGATCCATCAGAAGAGCAAGAATAAATCAGCCAAGAAGATTAATGAGGCAAGAGACCAAATGTCTGTCCTCGATAAAAGCATTGAGGATCTTCGAACCAGAATGCCTCATGTTATTGTTCTGTATGGTCAGGGCGGTGTTGGTAAGTCTGCATTTCCCGTTCACTTGGCTGGATTGCTTGATATTGATGTTTGGGACTTCAACATCAATGCATGTCATTCAAAGTGGATTGGTCAGGGTTCCGAACAGATGAGAAAGTCTTTGGATAAAATCGCTTCAACCAGTCATATTATCATTCGAATTGATGAGTATGACAGAGCTATGGGTTCCACCAATGATCGAGGTGGCGGAATGCATGAAGCTCATAAGCAGGTTGAGAGTGAGTTCATGAACTGGCTTCAGAACAATCAGGAAGAGAATCTTTTTGTTAAAAGAAATATCTTCCTCGTTTTGACTACGAACCATCTTGAGAATTTCACTGGACCTCTGCTTCGTTCTGGTCGTACTGACCTTGCCATTGACATTGGTAACTTCGATTCCGCAAGTATGATGGAAACATTTGAGACTTGCGCAAGAAGAATGCACAATCGAGGCGTTGATGTTATTGGTTTTGAGGATCAAGAAGACTTCCAGAGAGCAATCAACGGTCTGGATCTCGAAAAGTTGTCTGAATTGGCAATGACTAAGAAGTTCACCGTTCGTGATGTTGAGATGCTTATGATTGAAATGGCGGCTCATCGTTACTACTTCAATAAGTACGGTGATGACCGAGGTATTCCATGGACAACTGAATCATTCGTCAAGGTTCTTGAGAACAGCGAAGGTTCTGTCAAGGGAGCAACGACTGGAGAGCTTAAACTTGGCGATAGGGATTATTACAAGGATGATCCTGAAGAAATCCAGGTTGAGTTCGAGGACTCTGTCACGGATGTTGAGAAGCTCAAAGAGACCAAAGGATTTCAAGAGGAATAATCATGGGTACTGTACAAATAATGAAAGTCGTTGATGTCAATGACGCTCCAAAAGAAGTTAGAAAAGAAATTGGCGGTTGGCTCGGAGATTTGAACAGAACAGCCGTTAGGACAACAGTTGGAGAAATAGGAGGTTCTATTGAAGAGTGGTTAACTTCAATAGGATGCGAACCTGAAGAAGAAGTACTGTTAAACTTCGACTGGTAACCGTTTTCTAACATACTAATGTACCATTAAGGACCACCCCTTCGGGTGGTCTTTTTTTGTGTTTTATGAAGGTTTGTGTATAATATTTGTTGAACTAAGTATGACATGGGAATAGGACTTTTGTTTATTTTTAACGAATAAGTTCGAAAAGTCATTAATTACAGGATGATATTAACATGAAAATTAATAGAACACAAGATGTTCATAACGTCCCTGATTGGGTTACCGCAGGAACATACTTAGAAGCAGTAGAAGAGAATGAAAGACTGCTTCAAGCTGGCATTGATAGGCTTAATGTCACAGCCGCTTCTAAGGTTGATGAGATGTGCTTGTTCGAAGAATGTGAACAAATAGAGAAATGTGCGTCCAACAACCAACCTTATTACTATAACTCAACTTGGTCTGAAAGAGACGTTCGTCATCTTAAAGAGTTCGCTTCTGTATGTGGACTTGGTACAGACCGAATTGTTGGAATTGATCCTACATCCGTAGTAGAGAGAACGGCTTCATCTGAACAAATGGTTAAGACTGCCAGTGCAGAACCTCAGACTTCCACAATGGAAGAAGCTCTGAAAGAAGTTCTTGGCGATCCGTTCCATATCGATGAAAGAACAAATATGGACCACATGAAAGAAGCAAATTGGCAACAGGTTGCTCCTGAGGCTAAATTAGGCGATGCTCCAGGTGTTGCTATGCTTGGAGGTATTTGTCCTATTAGAGGTGGAGAGGATTACAGAATTGCTAATCAACCTAGCCTTGCTCCTAATCAGAATTCTATTGCCGATCCTGGGGCCATTGAAAGGCTTGAAGAAAGTGAAACATTCACTCCTGGCGAAAAGCTTGTCTTTGATAATTTTGAAAGATCCAAGAAAAGAGAAAGAGAGCATCAAGCTTGGCAGGAAGAAAAGGTCGCTGAAATGCAAGCTGATGGATTTGAGGCTCAAGGTGTTGTCTTCCCAACTGAGGTTGGGAACGTTGGCTCTGGAGTTAGTAGTAGCTTCATGGGAGCTTATAGCGAAGCTGACCTCAAAAATCTTCCTGAGAAAACTGCTGGTGAGAGTTTAGCTCAGCAGAACGAAACTAGAAAAGCTTCTATTCAGAGAGAAACTAAATCTGAAAATAGGACTTGGGAAGAAACCAAGGCCGCTCCTTCTAGAATGGTTAGTGACCACTTCACTGAAGAGTTGAAGAAACATTTAGGATAATTTTGTGGCGAATTTTTTCAAAAATCCAAATGATCTTAATGATTGGATTAGAGATAAAGATACGTTAGGAGATGCATTTAACGAGTTAATGAAGGTAGTGAAGATAACTACTGACATTGACTTTATTGAGGATGAGTTGGACATTAAAGACGCTTGTACAGCGATCTATAATGATGATGACGAAGATGCGTCTAATGTATTGTATAAAATTTTGTCCAAACACAATTTAACAGAGGCATTAAATAAAGGTGTTTATATGGAAAAGAAAGCTCAAAGCAGACAGAGAAACGGTTGGATGCGAGGAGAGCGTAATAAATGGAATAGAGCAGTAGATGCTTATAATGAAGACACTCCTTGGAGAGTTGACAGAGATCAGTTTTTTGATTTCACTCATTATGCTCCAGATGCCATTTCTTTTGACGCTGATCCTGATCGTGTTTATAGTGGGGAAGCTATCTGGAGAATGTATGTCATGGACAAATTCTACAGAGAGTATAAAACAGAAGAAGGACAATGGGTTGGTGGATATATCAATGACAGATTCCATGTTTACCCTACTGCTGGTACTCCTGCCAATCCAGACGCTCCAAGAGATGGCGGAAACCAAATGGAATTAGGTCTGAATGAAAGGACCAGAAAGCCAAGACCTCATCAGTATTCAACTGAAAGAAGACTGGAAGAGGCCAGAGGCAATGAGACTTATGATCTTGAAGTAACGACGACTGCCAATTCTTTTAATAAATTGGTTAAAACAGCTAGTAAGACCCCTGTAAATAGGTTTGATGATATTGTTTATAGCATCTTTACTGATTACATGGATATGAAAGCGGCAGGCATCGGATATGAGAATATGTTGGATTTGATCTCTGAGCATTACGACACTTCAATAACGAACGTAGCACAGATCGGAAAGTTTGCTGATACGATGGTGAAGAAACATGATCAAATTGCTTATGCATTTGATGTTAAACCTGTCAAAACAGCAAATTCAAGGTCAACCTACAGATTGTTAAGTGACCTTGCGGCTGAAACAATGGGAGATGGTGGGAATGTTCCTGTCAATCTTTTACAGGGAACAATTCTTGTAGATGACCCAAATACTCCACAAGGCAATTATGATATTGCTTCTGGGAAAGGGGTCGGTCAAACTGTCATTATCAAAACTGACATTTCAAATCTTACTGAAGCCCTTGATGCACTTGACGAGAATGGTGAAGTTGAATCAATTCAGGATGCGGCAGATGAGATTGGTCTAAATGAAGTTGGCGAAGAAATGGGTGTTCAAGATGTTCAAGAGGTTGAAGAGGTAGACACATTCGAAATTGATGAACTCTAAGATTTTGTATAATAAAAAAAATCTAAATCAGGAATGTGTGCATGCAAGTTCACCTACAAACTACCAATCTAGAAGAGACTTTTAGAGCATTAAGAAATAGAGATCCCGCTAAACTCGCTACCAGCGAGGTTCCACAGCACCAATCATATCGACCTATCCCAAGACAAAACTATGCCCCAACGACTGGTGCCAGTACCCAATGGGGAAATGGTATGGCGAAATTTAGTTCCGTAGCAAGTGCAGGAACTATTTATGGTCAGCCTCAATTTTTCTCCCCAGTTCATACTCCAATCAACTGGCAGATCCCAAGTAAAAGAATAGAACAATATCAATGGGCAAGATTCTTCTATGAAAACGAACCCAAGGTAGCTTCTGCAATTGATTTCTACAGTTATTTTCCAATGAGTGATTGGGAACATGAGTGTAAAGATAGAGAGATTAAGTTATACTTTGATAAATTCAAAAAAAGACTCGAACTGACTAAATGGTGTCGTTTGATAAGTCATGAAGTCCATTTGCTTGGCGATTGCTTCCCATTTGCAGAAATCCATTGTGAGCATTGTGGAGGCTCTGGAATGGTCGGAGATATTATTTGCGATCATGAGGGAGGAACGGTCAGAAGAATGGTCATCCTTAACCCTGACTTTGTAGATGTCTATACCCCACCTTTAAATCCTGACCCGATTATCGCTTTGAAACCAGATGAAGAACTCATCAATATGGTCCAGAGAAAAACACCTGGATATGAGAAACTTTCTCCAGATGTAATCGCACTTGTTTCGTCAGGTCAGCCTATCCGATTAGATAATCGTAACGTTTCTCACTTGAAATATGGTGAAAGTGGATATACTCGTTATGGAATCGGAATGGTCCGTAGATTATTCCCTATACTTTCATATAAAACTAAGCTCATGGTAGCTCAGTGGATCGTTGCAGAACGTCTAATCGTTCCTATTAAGATTGTTAAAGTCGGTAGTGATGAACGTCCTGCTGGACCTGCCGATATTGCCGCTGTACAAGCACAGCTTGCCGAAACTGCTAATGACCCTAACCTTACCATTGTCACACACCATGCATTTGATTTTGACTGGGTGGGTGCTTCTGGCAAAGTTCTTACTCTTAGTAATGAGTTTGAATTCATCAATCAGGAAGTCCTTGATGGTATGATGATTAACAATGCTCTTCTTAATGGTGAAGGTCCAACATTTGCAAGCGCTTCTGTTGGTATTGAAGCTATGATTCACAGGTTGGACACATTTAGAAGTCAAATAGCTGATTGGATAACAGATTTCCTATATCTCCCAGAAGCTAAACGACAAGGGTTTATTGATACAAATCCTGAGACGGGAGAAGAAGAGTATCTGGTTCCTAAGATTAAATGGAACTCCATGCATCTTAGAGATCAACAGCAATACAGAACATTTATTATTCAATTGTACGAGAAGGGTCTTGTTAGTGCGCAGACTGTTCTTGAAGCATTTGATATTGACCCAGATCAAGAAATTGAAAGAAAACGCTATGATGCCGTTCAAATGATGGCCCTTGGACAAGGTATGGGGCAACAGCCTGGAGGAGACATGGGTGGTGGCTTCGGCGGAATGCCAGGAGGCATGGATCTTGGAGGTGGAATGGGAGGTATGGGGGGAGAACCCCCTATTGAGCCAGGAGGAGATCTCGGTGGAGCGCCAGCCGCACCAACAGGTGGAGAACCCGTATTGGCAAAAACAGGGCCATTGACTGCGGAAGTTGCTGATCCATCACAATTTGGCGGAAAGGTTTTGAAAAAGAAAACCAGAGATAAATTAGTTTCTGAGCAAAAGAAAATGCGTTCAGAGACCGCAAAACCATCTTCCTATTCGCAAGGGAAAGATGGACAGGTAAGAGATGAGAAGGGGAGAATCGCTTTTACAAAAATTGAAAGAGAATTGATGGATCATATGGTTCAACATCAAAAAGACGGGATTATTAAATATCCTATTATCCCTCAGTATAAGATTATGATAGGAAATATGGAACATCCTGTAGACTTTGCCCTCCCTCATTTGAGACTTATTATTGAAGCAGATGGAGAGATTTTTCACAATTCTCCAAAACAGATTCAAAAAGACCAAGAAAGAGATAGGCAACTTGCCCAGATGGGCTGGACTGTTTTAAGGTTTAAAGATAGTGAGATAGAGAAACAGCCACAGCAGGCAATGAGTAAAATTGTGCAGACAATTATGAAAAAGGAAATGGCTATTCAAAATCAAGCACCAAAAGAGTAACATTTTTATCATAAAAAAGGGATCTGTGTCATTTTTTTAGAAAAGAGAAAAAATGATAATAGATCTTTTTTGTTGGAGATTACCAAATGCGCAAAGAATCCAAAGAAAAACTCGTTGAGAAAAACATCAAGTGGGGCGAGAAATATACTGATAAAACCCAATTTCTCAAAGATCAGTTTGAAGATGTTGTCGGTCCAGGCAGTTATTTCCGTTTTGAAGGGCAAGCCCCAAATGGTGACGGATACTATTGTATTATTGGACCAGCTAAAGTACACGCTCCTAGAGCTAAATTCTTCGCAGGCGTAAGAAAGCTACCCGCTACTTACTCTGCTGGTGGAAAATATTTCGACAGTTTAGACTCAGCCGCTAAATATGCTAAAGAAACTTGGGGAGTCCCCACCCCCAGTAGCTTGAAACCTTATACCTCAAAACAACTCCATGGACTTTCTCAGAAAGTGAATGATTGGAAAGCCAAGAGAGAGAAAAAGGAAGAGAGGGAAGAAGAGAGAGAAAAGAAACTAGAATCGTTCAATATCGATGTAATTATTAAAGAAGCTATGGGCGCAGACGCTCTTAGATACAGAGTCGATTATATTTGGGTTCCATATGAAGCGATTATGCTAGACGAAGCTGATGACTTGAAAGAGTTTATAGCAGACAACCCGTCATTCGAAGGCGCATTACAAGACATCAAAGATGAGAAGAGGAAGAGATATGCATACTATAAAAGAAAGTATGGATATGGAGATGCGAAAGAGGGTCAAGATGATGAATTAGTTGATCCTGCTGGTGCCGCAGAAATGAGAAAGATTTTTAAGACTTATGTCGGATTTAGTAAACATCATGGTCTTCATGCTATTTATGTTGGGCCTTATTTAATGGCCCCAGAGGATAACGGTAGATTGTGTGACGCATTGCGTATTATGGGAATGTACCCCCATGCAGAAAATGGGGAAGATATCCCTATGGGAACAATCATACAACTTCTCAAAAAGTCATCTGGACAAATTCAAGGGATGGTTCAAGATCACTTCTATCAAATGTTATTGCCAAACATTCAAGAAGAAGAACGTAGAAATCCAAAACATGAAGATCAGGAAGCCGCCGATGAAGTGGCTAAAAGAAAAGCTAAGGATGCCGCATTTGCAAAAGTTAGAGGGAAAAAGATACAAGGAGATCAAGTTCTTAACCTAGCAGGTTTGTATTACGCAGACGCATTTGGGAAATTCCAAGCATTCCATAGATCCTATCCAGTCCCTGCTCCAAACAGAGAGAATGAAGAATTAGAAAAGAATCTCAAAATTCATAAACTTGATATGTTCCAAGATCTAGGAGAAGATCATGTTACTCAGGAACAACAAGTGGAAAGCTTAACCAATCCCGAGAGTCCATCACCTCTTATTCAGAAGTTCGGATTGGATGACTATTCCTACATCTTTAACTATAGAACTATTTATAATCTTGATAAGAAGACAGAAGGTCCAAGATTCTTCCAGAAAAAAGCTGTTGGTCCTATGGTAGACAATCGTCTTCTTAAAAGAGATTCTACTTTACCCGCAAATTATATGAATGATCCTGATTGTCAGATCTATTCTTTCGCTAATTACAATCAAGCCGCTGAGAATAACATGATCATTTCTCCAAATGGAACAAGAATGTTCTTAAATAGAAATGGTTTAAGGAAACTTTTGGCTAACATGATGGGAATGGAAGAGTTCAAACAATACAATGAAGATCTTTTACATTATGTGAGATCCTATCTCCAAGATCAAAATATAACTGGTGGAGAGAGATACCGATACAGACTTCTTGGGGGAATCCCTCAAGCAGGTCAAGCAGGGTTTGATTTTACAAGTGATTTTAGAACATTTGTTAATTTCCTAACTGGAATTGGTGGCGTTTCTGAAGATAGGCAGGAAGCTCTGAACGAATGGGAAGAAGGTCAACGACAGGCAGATAACCCAGATCCAAGACAACAGGTTACTAATGGTGGAGTTCTTAACCTAGATAACTTTAACTTCTCTAAAGATGGCGCTCTTAATGGATATAGTGGGAACAGAATCTTTAATAAGTTAGTCACTCATATATTTGCTTTCTATGAAAACATAATTGAAGAAAAAATCAAAAACCGCAAAGATATTATTAGCGACCCTGACTCTACAGAAGAAGAGAGAGAATTGGCAGAAGAAGACATTGATAAGTTATTAAGTATTGATGTTATGCGAAAGAACTTCAAAAGAATGAGTGAGACTCATGCATTCATTAAACCTAGTAGCGCTTTAAGAAACTCAGCCCTTCAGATTAAATCAAATGTGAAGAATGAGAAGAATCTTATTGCTGAAATTGCTGAATTTATGGCTTCTAGAAATATAGAAGAGATAAGTGAAGACTCAATGCAAGTTGTAGTTGATTTCTTAAATGCTGGTGGAGATCCCAAAGGCCCAGGTGGAAGTGCTAGTGGTAGGGGTAAGAGAAAGAAACACAAAGATGAGTTTAACAATTATACTCCATTATTTAATAAGGGTAATGTAAAGCCATTAATGATTAAAGTTTTGGACAGAGTTGTTAAAAAGAAGGTTGCTGAGTGTATGGAGGCAAATAACTTTGCTCATGTTGGTCAAGGTACTGCCGAAACTGTAGTCCGATTTTTGGATGCCAATGGTTTCCCAAGATGCTTTAATGAGAATACAGTTAGAACTCCTATGGAGAAAGTATTGCAATTCTTCGATAAGAAAAATGCTTTAGACACTTTGGCTGAGTTCATGGGTGAGAACAATATTACCACCAGAGAACAGATAGATAAAGATTCTGTAGAAAGGGGCCGAATCTTCCTTAATGAGAATGGACATGCCAATAAGTTTCTCCCAAGTCAGGTTAGAGCAATGATGACAAGGGCTATTCGAGCAAGGCAATTAGATGTACCTTTACAAATAAAAGAATTGGAGCCATTTAGACCATATGTTGAAGAAGGGGAAAATGGGGAACAAATTCAAATTGATTCTGAAATAAAAGACATAGCCAAGAAAGCAAGAAGTTATGCTCATGAAATGGAAAAGGTTTATAGACGACAAAAACAAATTGATGGCAAGAGAACAAAGAAAGGTGCCGATGAAGATGTTGGCAATGCTGTTAGTATTGTTTGGGATGAAGATAAACAAGAAATGAGTCAATTTGGAGTTCATAATAGTTTGTTAGATGCATTTCTTGATGTTGGAGAAATAACTGAAACAATGGCTTTTGAGTTTGTTGAGAAAGGAACGAGACTTACAGATCCAGGGACCAAGACTCCACTGATATCTATGGATGAGAATGGGGACAAGAATATTCAAAGAATTGCGTTGGTATTCCAGAGACCTCCAGCAGACAATGTAACTTCAAATCAATTGGCATATGAATTCTATGCCAGAACACCTGCTCAAAGAAAGTTATACAGAACAATCAGAAGTGATGAAACCATGAGAAAATATTTCGAAGAGATATATGGTGACGAAGCAATGATTAGAATTAACACAGAAGACCTCGCTTATATGAGAGGAGTTCATGATGTTGATCAAGATATGTTGGATCAGGTTGCACTTGAGCTTGAACAGGTACTTGATGAAGGAGATTTGTTGGATCAAGAAGATTTCGAAATAAATGATGTTGGTGATGGCGCTGAAGAGGTTGTTCCTGAAGGTCCTGAAGGTCCTGAAGAAGTAACACCTGATTTGCCAGAGGTTGTTATTGACAGAGAAGTCGATGTCGTAGAACAACCTGGGGAAAGAAGGGAGCAACCTCCTGCAAAACAACCTGCAACACCTGCATTGCCTGGACTTCTTGATGGTCTTCAAGAAGATTTTGATGTGGATGATGACGATGATGATGGCCCACAGGCATCGACTGACGCTCTTAAAAACATCATAAAGTTGTCCCAAGAATTGGACAATGAAGGAAAATCACATGAATCTTTAGAACTCTTAAGGTTAGCAAAGAAGTTCTCGAAGAATCTTAGAAAAGGAAGATAATATGTTAATAAAAGTTGCTTTAACCGAACCTTGTCCTGTAGAGCAAATTTCTAAGGAAGACGAGGTTATGATTAAAACTGCCTCTGGCAGAGTTTTGATAGAGCCTGGTTCAGAGAAAGAAAAGATTGTTCAAGCAGAAATTACAAAGCATCCAAATGCTTTATTTTTCAGGGCTAAAGCAATCAAAGCTGACGAACCTAATAGTAATGGTGATTCATTTTCGAAAGAAGAATTGCTTAAAGCTTATAAGAGTTTCGAAGGTGTCCCTTTCTTTACCAATCATGAAAATCAAGATATAGAAAAGGCTAAAGGTAAGATCATCTGGGCCGAATGGAACGAAGATGATAATGCTGTTTATACAATAGCTTTTGTAGATAGAGATGCTTATCCTCATATTTGTCGCGGTATTGAACAAGGATATATGACTGGAGTCTCCATGGGTGCTTCAGTTGAATACAGTACTTGCAGTATTTGCGAAAACAAAGCTGAGAGAACTGAAGATTACTGCGAACATATTAGAAATAGAAAGAGCAGAAAATTTACTGGTAGGGCCAGAAACGTTAGAACTGGCGAAGTGAAGGAATTCAAAGACGAACCAGTATTTGAACATAATTATGGGATCAAGTTTATTGAGTTAAGTGGAGTTGTTGATCCTGCTTGCCCAAGTTGCCATATTGAAGGTATAATTCCAAACGATGATTATCTTGCAAGAGTTGCCAATGTTGAGAATTACCTTAGAATGATTAAGACTGCGGCACTTGAGAAAAATGCAAGTCAGGAAGAAATTGATCAGATTAATCAGGTTCTTGAAACATTAGAGAACATTGCTGTTAACTTGATTAAGAACCGACAACAAGTTGAAGTTGAATTTGCAAGTGATTTAGTAGATATTATTGCTAGTCTACAAACTTGGTCAGATGAATTAGTAGGGGCTGGATATGGAAGTGTTGAATCTCAGGTTCCTGGAACCGAGGGTAACGCTCCAGAAGAAGGTATGCCTCCAACAGGGGAAGTACCACCAACACCAGGAGGGGGATTGGAAACGGCTCCAAGAGATGCCGCACCAATGCCAGTTGCTTCAGAACAAGCGATGGAAGTTGGAACGACAACTGGAGCGCCAGGGCAACCTCCAGTAAATACACCGCAGATGCCTATTACCGCACCTATGCGTCCAGCCGCCCAGAGTTCACATTTAATTAGGAGAGTCGCAGATGAGGCCGTAGATCATTATGAGTTCGGAGCTTCTGTTTTGCAAAAGGCCGCGAGTCTGTGCGATAAAATGAATAAAACGGGAGTTAAATCTATGGGAAAAAGACGAACCGTAGCTAGTAAAGAAAAACAACGTGAAAAAGCTATGCAAGTTTTATCTGACTCGTGGCAGGAAAAACAAAGCTTTTTTGAGTATATAAAAGAAGTACCATCAATGCAAATTGGTAATTTAAAACTCGCAGTGAAAAATAGAGACGATTCATTTATCATCGTCGCGGAGGACACTAACTCTGACAGAATGCAAATTTGGACCTATGACGATCTGTCAGATCAAGATAAGAATTTAATCAGTGAGTCGCCAAAAGTAGCGGCTCATCAATTTTTAGATTTATTCGCCAAAACAAATCCAAGAGAAGGAGTAGAAAGAATGAGTAAAGAAACTAAAGAGGCTGGTGCCAATACCGTTCTTGCAACTCCAGAAGTGATCACTCAGAAACAACTCGAAGATCACAGATCCGAGTTGTATCACGGTCGCACTGGGGAAGAACAGCAGGTCATCACACAAAAACAACTGGACAGCAATGATAACGCGAGTCCAAGAAAAGGTGAAAAAGAAGTTATCACTGAGAAACAGTTGGATGACAGCGAGTTGAAGCTGAACCCCAGACAGGATGACGAACCTGAAGTCATTACCCAAAAACAATTGGATAATGATAGTAATGGTGTATCTCCCCGTAAGGATGAGGACAAACATACTGTCACCCAAAAACAATTGGATAGTGAAGGCTATCGTACCAACAATGAGCCTGAAGTAATCACCCAGAAGCAGTTAGACAATGTCGATCCTGCATGGGCACGTCAGGCCAACAGAGATGCATCTCTATTTAAGTCCGCTAAGGAACACATGGATGCTGTCGTTGAAGCGTTTGCAGAGGTTTCCCTTGAAACTGGAGCAACCCCACAAGAATTGCAAGAAATTGCGAACAACTGCGTTGCAACCACTAAGGAACGTGTAAGATTAGCAGGATCTTTGTTAGAAGAACCTCAATCTTCTGAATCTGCTTCTTTTTCGAAGCGATCATCCTATTGGAACGCCAAAAACGTAAAAGTTGCAACTGCTTCCCCAACTGAAGTCGAACACTGTCTTGTTAACAAGTTGAGAGTAATTGCATCTGATGACACTATTAATCCAGATACTATTATTGATGCTGTTGATGTTCTCTCAGATGGCGAACTTGGTGAACAGAGTATCAGTAAGAAAGTTGATGAAAAACTGCTGAAGCCTCTACAGTAGCAAAAGTTAACGTTAAGGACGAACTTAGAAATGCTCTGAAGCAAGCTGTCGCTGGAGAAGAAGAGTGTGACGAAGAGGATGAAGAATGCGAAGAAAAAGAAGAGAAGAAAGAAACTAAAGAAGCATCAACCAAAGCTGTCGTTAAAAACGAAAAGGCTAAAAGAGATGCTGAAAGAGAAGAAATTCTAGCTTCTTTGGAATCAAGAAAGCGAGTCCAGGCTCAGGAAGAAATTCTTAATCCTGAAAAACTTGATGGAGCAGACATCGTAATTGAAACCGATTTCGAAGAACTTGGTTCTCAAAAGACTTCTGCCACTTTCAAGAAAGATATCGTTAAGTTTGCTAAAGGCGCTTTAGCAACTGAAAATATGAAGCTTGCTTCTATCACTAATGTTACTATTGATGGTAATACCATTCAAATCGCTGTCCAGACTGATGCTGGCGAAGAGTCAGTTGAAATTCCGATTGGCGAAGAAGTAGCACCAATTGAAGAAGAAATCGTTCCTGAAGGCGATCTCGTAGGAGAAGGCATTGAGGACGGACTTGACGCTGATATTGAAATGGAAAACCTTAATCAGGTTGCCTATAATAATAAGAAGATGAAAAGAACTGCTCAGTCACCAATGGGTGGCGGAATGCCAGGGGCCGCAGGCGAAGTCGCCGCTCCAGGCGCTCCTGAGGAAGGTCTTGACGCTCCTCCAATGGGAGAAGATCCTGCTCTTCAAGCTCTCACCACTGGTAATGAGGATGAGTTAGAGGATGAGATCCCAACTGTTGGCGAAAAGCAAGCTCCTTGGAGCATTTGCCCAGAGTGTGGTTCATCTGATGTTGATGTAACTAAAGAAGATGACGGTGGAATTATCGGTAACTGCCAGAATTGCGGAGCCGAATACGAAGCTCTCATTAAGAAAGAAATTGAATTTAGAATCATCAAACCTACCAAAAGCGTTGGCGAAGAAGGTATGGAAGACGTTGAAGGCCCTGAAGAGCCTGAAGAAATGCCAGCACTTCCAGTTGCCGCTCAAACTAGAATTGATAAAGATTCTATTGTTCGTATTGCCGCTAACAGAGAGGCCCATGGCGATGTCTGCCCAGCTTGCGGAAATAAGAAATGTGATGTCATCGCAAGCGGCGATGGTCGCACCAAATGCGAATGCGGACAATGCGGAACTTCTTTCGAGAAGAACCTCATTGTTAGTAGTAAGAATCCTTCAAACGGCTTGTTAAGAGTTGAATGGGATCTTTCTCCTGACAATAGTTGCCCAGAATGCAAAGAAGAAGCAAGGAAGTTCGCTTCTAAGCTTAAGGTTGTTGGAATGTTGAAGACTGCTCAGGCTAACGCCGATACGTTCCCAACTGCTAACTGCGTTGAAAGAATTGCTAGAACTTATGGTGGAAACACTGTAGCTAGATTCGGTCCTTGCAAAGATAAGCCATTGGCTGAATGCGTATGCAAAGAACTGAAGAGACTTGGTTTTACCAAAGTCCGTCAAATGAAAAAATTGGCTGACACTTTAATGCAAGTAGATCCAATGGATGAATGTATTGAAGATCAAAAGAGCAAAGGACATGATGTTGTTCAAGCAACTTCAATTTGCAACTGCATTAAGAAGAAGTTCGCTAAAGAAGAATCTGATAACATTTACGTCCAAGCTTTTGCTGATGAAGCAAAAGAAGGAAAGATTGCACTTAGCCAATACGATCTCGCTACAATGAACGAATTGTTCATTCAGAAAGAAGAAAACTTAGCCAAGAAAGCTCAGGCTATCTTGGAAGAAGTTGAAATCGGAGATGATCTCGAACCACTCGACTCAGTCGATGTAGAGGTTGATGAGATTATTGAAGAACCAGAAGAAGTCGCAGTTGAATCTGTAACCATCACTGGAGACAACCTCGAAGTTGTTGAAAATACTGGTGATGAAGCCTTGGAAGAGGACATCGCAGAGGACGTTGCATTTGAAGCTGAAGAAGTTCCAGAAGGAGAAGATATGGAAACATTTGATACCGACGCACTTGCAGAGGCTTTGGCAATGAATTCCTCAAGAGTAAGACGCTCTGGCGCTGAGTCCAACATTAAGTTGGCAGGTAAGCCTAAGCTCATCAAAACTATTGAGAAAGACGTTGAAGCTGGAGTACCTCGTAGTAAGGCAACTATGATGAATGAAGGAGCAGATAATATTGACGTTCCTATGGCCAAACCTCAGGTTCCTAGATCTAATGCTACCATGGGCCATGAAGGCGCAGATAACATTAATCCACCTGCTGGTCTGCCAGACGTAGCTGTTGATAGTTCCTACATGGGAATTGAGAAAGCTACTCAATCAGATATGCCTGCAATCAATAATGAGATTAAAGGTACTGTAATTGCTGAAGCTGAGAAAAACCTCAAAGAGGCTCAGAGACAGCTTGCATTAGCGAAAAAGATGAAAGAAGTTGACACCGTTGAGGGTGATGTTGAAGCTGGAGTTCCTAGAGCCGATGCTTCTTTGGGTCATGAAGGCGCTGACAACATCGATGTAAAGATGGCAAATCCAGACGTTCCTAGAGCAAAAGCTACTATGGGACAGGAAGGACCAGATAACATCGACGTTAACGCACCTAAGCCTGATGTACCTATCGATAACGCTTATATGGGCGTTGAGAAGGAAACTCAGTCAGATATGCCTGGCATCAATGATAAGTATCTCAAACAGGTACAACAGAAAAGAGAAGAACAACTTGCTAGAATCAAGGAAGCACGTAAAGAGGAAGCTCTTCGTACTGCTTCATGGTTAGCCGCTAACAACAGAATTGCTTCTGATAAGAGCACATTTGATAATGTTGTTACTGCATTAGCTCAGTTTGAAGTTGATAAAATTGCTTCAGTTGCGGAAACTATGTTCCCAGTTAAGGCCGTTAAAACTGCTTCTACTGAACAGCAAGTTAAAACTGCTGGAACTGGTCTTCCAGCTATCGTAATTCAATCACAGCCTGCCCAGGAGCCTAGCTTCCAGGACAAAATCGCTGGAGCGTTTACGATTGGTTCCAAGTTGTTAAATGACAACTTGATTGACAACGACCAACGTTAAGTTCGGTTAACTCTAAAAGCCGCTCTTCTGCTTGTTCGCAAGCAAACCGGAGCGGCTTTTTTTTGTATTCTTAAAGGAAGTTCTTTTTATATTAGTGAATTAATTGTTATGAAAATAATCAAGATATCTTCTAAAATTCCATCGATTGTTTGGGTAGACTCAAACAACAATGTCGTATATGTCAAGGGATTAAGAGCCAAGCCCAATAGATTAACTTATCATGAGTTTAGAGAGGTGTTGGGAGGTGGAGACAAGGTGCAGGTTACATTGCCGTCTGGGACTGTATTTAAGGCTCCATTCAGACAATTATCAGATGTCGAGATTTCAACAAGATTAGATGAAATATTGGGGAAATTATGAAATTAATAAGAGTGTCTAACAAAGAACATAAATACATTATATCTAAAGAACCAATAGAAGAAATTCCAACAGAAGAATTAGAAAATGAGTTGGCTTGGCTTTATTATGATAATCAAATTATTGAACAGGAAAATTATGGTATCGATTGGGGATATGACTTAGAAGAGTTAGATAAAACCAGAGATGCTATGAAAAAAGAATTGCAAAGAAGAAAGTCTCTAAAAGAATAAACAACAATCATTTTTGTGCCAAAACCACGAAATATGGCTTTTATCAGCAATATTTCGTGGTTTTTTTGTATAGTAAGCAGGAAATCACCTTATTAATATAGAACAAAGGGATATAACAAGTTGGTAAGTAATTCAATGTTTGCAGTTTTGATTAATAAGATGACGGCAACTTTTTCAGTAAATCAATGAAGAAAGATCGTAGCGTTAAGCTGGTTTTCGTTTACCAAATTGGTTAAAAAACCGTCAATGAAAATTGACAAAAAATTAACTCTAAAAGGAGAAACAAAAAATGGCTCTTGTAGAAAAATTTCATGTAGTAGCCGCTGAACAGGATGTCGCCTCTGGCGAAACTATTAAAGAAGGACAGCTTGTCTCTCTTAATACATCTGGCGAAGTAGTACTTGCAAGCACCAACGCCGCCGTTTACGGTGTAGCTGGTGACACCAAGTCAACTAGCGCTTCAGCAATGCCTGGCATCTCAGCAGGATGGCAGAACAGGGTTTCCGATTATTTTGACGAAACCAAAGCTTCAGGTAAAATGACTGTCTATCACTCAGGTGGTGAGTTTGCAACCGACCAGTTCGCTTCAAACGTATCATCCGCCAATCCTGGCGCATTGCTTTATGGTAATGCCCTTGGTGTACTCGACACTACAGATGAAGGTGGTTTGACCACTGGAACTCCTGTTGCTCGTTTGACTCGTGCCGCTGGCTCATACCCAAGTGGCGTACCTGGCATCGACATCAATGGCGATCAGGCCCTTGCTGGCGATAACTCTAACACTTATATCGAATACAAGCTTCTTGTATAAGGTATAGTAAAAAAGGTTTATTTTATAGGCTATTACCCCCTATAGAACAACTAATTAGGAGAGAAACAAAATGATTAATAAAAGATCTGTTAATGCAGAAAGAGAAGCTCTTATCGCTCAGGCGCTTGAGACACCTGAAGGTAGAGTAGCATTGGCTCAGGCCATGGTCGAGCCAATTCGTAGAGCATTGGAATATCAAGCAGTTGGACGTAAACTTCTCATGGTGGATGAGCTTCCTCAGGGCGCTTATGCACGTTACGAGAAAGACGTTCGCCAGACCGCCCAGGTTATTCCTCGTCGTGGCGCTGTACCTGATGGTATTACCGAAGGTGAAGAAATTCTCGTTCCTACGTTCGAGATTGCAACCAATCCTACTATTCGCTTGAGTGAGATTAAAGCTCGTAGATTCTACATTGTAGACCGTGCTCAGATCAAAGCTAAAGAAGCGATTCAGAAGGAAGAAGATCTTAACATCTTCAACGCTATCGCCGCCGCAATTGATGCCGCACATACCGTTGTTTCAACTGGTGGTGCTCTTACCCTTAACGCCTTGAACCAAGCTTTCGCAACCATCGAACAGCACGACCTCACAGTAGGTAAGCTTGTTATGCATGCTCTTCGTTACGCTGACATTCGTGGATTTGGTAAGACTGTCTATGATGAAGCAACACAGAAAGAAGTTCTTACAACTGGTTTGTTCGGACATCTCTTTACTGCTGATATTCACGTATCTTCAAAGATGCCTACCGATACCGTCTTCTTGCTCGCTCCTGCTGAGTACGTTGGTGCATTCCCGATTCGTCAGGATATCACCGTCCTCCCAGCAGACGATCCAAAGAAGCTCCGCCTCGGTTGGGTAATTTATGAGGAAGTTGGTATTGTAATCATCAATACCTACGCAGTAGCCAAGGTCACAGTTACCGCTGGTAGCTAAGCGAAAGCTTAGATATCTCGTAGAAAGTATTTATCCCCTGAGGTTCGCCTCAGGGGATATTTTTGTGTTTACAAAGGGTCAGAAGAACAGATTTTTGAATTAATATTGTTATGAACTGGTATAAAAAAGCTCAATTTTTAAATGATGGCAAAAATATAGCCATTTATCAATATATTTCTCCTAGAAGAAGAGAACTATCACAGCAAGAAGCTTTTGTTAGAAAGATATCTTACGAAATAAAGAACAAAAATTCAGATGCCATTAAGATAGCGGCTGATACTATGGCGAAATATGTTGCATCTAATAGCCTCTTAGTACCAGTTCCATCATCATCAGGGGATAGGGGGTCAAACATGCTTTTATGCGAGGCAATTGCTAAAATAACTGGATCTGAGATATATGATCCATTGGGTCGGTCTTCTAGTATAGAACCATCTCATCAAAGGAGAAAGCAAAATCTTCCTAATTACACGGTTGAAGAGCACAATATGATTGTCAGAGATGATGCAGACGTTATGGATTTAGACAACAAGAATGTTTATTTTGTTGATAATGTAATAACTAAAGGTACAACGATAGAAGCATGTAAAAATGCTTTAGGTGTAAATGGGGTAGGCTTGGCTTGGGCAAAGGCTTAATAACAATTACTGCTGATTAAAGGATCAAAAGAAAAGATTTTGAATAAATTAGAATTAAGACCTTAATGGAGAGATTAAAATGAAAATAGTTAAAACTGCTGGTGGAAAAACTAGGATTAAGATGACTCGCAAAGAGTGGACTGATATGGGGAAGAAGGCTGGGTGGATGAAAAAAGCAAACGATTTGGAAGGAGATTGGGATGGAGGTACAGAAGCTGTATTAGCCAGGTTCAGAAAAATTTTCCAAGATGCTATAAACCAACCACTTGATTTGGCTGAAGTAGATGATTATTTCGAAGGTAAATGCAATAAATTCCGTGCGGCTATAATAGAAGAGCAATTAAAAAGGCAAGGGCTTTGGGATTTGTTTGAGCATGACGAAATGGAAGACATAGTTCCAGAGGAACCTACTCCTGAAGAACACCAAATGCTAATGGACAAACTCCAAAAAGCAAGAGAAGGAATTCAAGACAGCTAATTATTTACACCTACTCTGTAGATATTTCGTAAAAGATATTTGCCCCTTGGGATTCGTCCCAAGGGGCATTTTTTTTGTCGATTTTGCTTGAAAACCAGAATCTCTGATAGTAAGAGTCCAGGTGGAAAAATGTTGCTTTTTACAAGAGAAAAATGAATCAAGGTTATCTGTATAATGTCCTTATGGTAAGTAGCATAAAGAGGTTAAATCATGAAGAAGACGCTAGTAACTATTTTTAATGGATTTCAGGTTCTTGGCGAGATAGAGGAAAATTTGGTGGAAGATTATATTGCGTGCAATGTTGAACAAGGTAAGCAAGTACTAATTGGGGATAGCATAGAGGATATTATAACCCAGATTAGTGTCAATCTTAGATTGTTGCCAAATCCTGACATAGAGTTAAATTATCGAGACAATTACAATAGATGTTTGGAAAGAAGAAGGTACAGAGAAGGTGAATAAAGGATTACTGTAATAAACTAGGAGCCAAAAGTGGAAATAATCATTAGGAATTGTGAACTGAGGGTTTATGAAACTGGGGTAATTTACATACACAATACTGATACTAATACCCAAATGAGAGTTGGAAGCTTAGGTTTCGTAGAAAGTCATAACGATCTTAGTGACATTTGGGATGAAATAGAAAATCGCCAAGTTGTCATGAAAGTTACAGATAGTTTAGAAGAGTTTGATGAGCAGTATGTCGATTCCTTAGAGGAAATAACACCTGATGAGCGACACATAGATTCCGTAGAGCGAATGTCCCCTGACATAGATTCATTAGATGAAGCTAATGATCAAAATAGTGGAGTTTTTGATGTAATAGTCATAAAACCCAACAGGTAACTTAGTATTTGCCCCTTGGGATTCGTCTCAAAGCGAGTATATCGCTTGCGATGGACTTGCTTAGGTTCGCCTCAGGGGGTATTTTTGTGTAGGGATACTAACACCTTATTTAGAAGTATAATAAGACTATACTTATGAATTAAGGAAGGGTGAATGAAGCTCATAAAAATATCATGCGATCTAACTTTCACGGAAAAGCTGAAAGAGTTCATTGACAAAACAGACGATACTTGGAACTACATCACTCCTGTTGAGTTGAAGGAAAAAGGCTTGGATAACTTCTTCATCTTAGACATAAGAAAGCCCGAAGACTTTGCTGAAGGGCATATCGAAGGAGCAGAGAACATTTTCTGGCTAGATTTATTAGAAAAAGAGAACCTGGATAAATTACCTAAAGACAAAAAGATTCTTCTTGTTTGTTATGTTGGTCATACTTCCAGTCAAGCTTTGGTTCTTTTGAGAATGCTTGGATATGATGTCGTCTCTTTGAAATTTGGCATGGGCATCTCTCCTGTTGAAGGAGTTCCAGTTGCAGGTTGGTTAGATAATGGATTCGAGATAATAAAAGGAGATGGATAATGAAAATAATGAAGGCGGCTCAAGTAATTCCTCCTATGCCACAGAAGGAAGAGCCAGAAAGAAAAGTGCCAGAAGAGATGGAACTGGATGAGAGCGAAGTTGGACAAATAAAATATGCTCAGTTTTATGAAATTGGAAGAGGGTCAACTTCTGTTTTCTTTCCTGTTGAAGTTCTTAGTAAACGTAAAATGTTCGGCAGGACACAATATAAATTGAAACCTGTTGGTGGAAGTGGAGAATTTTGGTTACGAGAGGACAGAGTTCAAGATACTCTTGGTTAATATGAAAATCATTAAAGTAGCAAGAATGGGGATTATTTTTGAGATCGCTTCAGAGATCAGAGAAAGAATGATGGATGAATATGTTTCAGAGCTACTTGAAGAAGTTAATGAAGATTATGACAACGATGATGAAAAAAGAGAACGGTTAGACGAAATTCTTAGCGGGGGAAAATTCCTATCTCCTCCATTCTGTGAAATGATGAGCGAAGAATTGTGCGCAGAACTTAATAAAAGAGGGTTCGATGCCAAAAAAGTTTGCGGGAACTGTATGAAGAGTTACCATTGCTGGGTTGAATTAAACAATAAGGTAATAATTGACATTACGGCAGATCAATTCGGTGCTAATTACCCTGATGTATTTATAACGAGCTATTCTAGAAGCCCAGAGTATGAAAAGAGGACATCATACGAATGTTAAGTGATCATGAAATGGTTCAAATCGTTCTTATACAAATTACTAAATTTTCAAAAAATACCATTACCAGATATTTTCTGGTCACTTAATAAAGAAAAGAAGATTCCCAATGCCAATGATTGCAGTAATCTGTGTGGAAGGTATTGCAAAGCATTAAGAGAAGCGGGATACAAAGCAGATGTTGTTGTTTGTAGAAAGGATGGAGTTAACCACGCTTTAGTCAAATGTGATGGGATATATTATGATGTCTCTTTTGGGACACGTTCAAGCAAAGTTGAAGATTATTTGTTTACAATACCATACGAAAACCTCGACAAATGGGGAAATGAGTTTAGATAGCATATTTTGCGCACTATTTTTACCAAAATTCTAATATTTGCGCACTATAGTGACCATTTACCCAATAAAACATTTGGCACAGCACTTGCGTTAACAAATTCATTGCTTAATAAAGGAGATCTTATTATGAAAGCATTAATCGTATTACTCGCCCTAGTTTTTGCCTGCACTCTTTCAGCCCAAGAAACCGAGAGACCCGAACGCCCTGAACGTCCAAGTCCAGAGAAGTGTTTGGAAAAGGTATTGGACAGAGTCATGGAAAACTTTGACGTTGACAAAGATGGTAAGTTAGATCGTTCAGAGTTAACTGCTATGATGAAAGAAAGGATGAAGCGTCATCGTGAAGGCATGAGGGGAAGACATGGTAATGGCCCTGGAAAAGGCATGAGAGGCCATGGAAAAGGCAGACCCCAACCTCCACAACCCAAACCAGAAAAATAAGCTTTCTGTGTACATCTAAACCCCTTGTCTCTACAAGGGGTTTTTTGTATAATAATCATGGAGGTATTACAATGAAATTAATCAGGACAGCGAAAAGTGAGAAGAAAGAAATAGAAGAGTTCTTTGAAAAAAGAACTAGAGAACATATCAAGCGAGTTCAGAAATACTGCAAAAAGATTGCTGACTACGATGACAAATTCGAAGACCTTATCGAACAGGCCAGTCATCATGACGATAGTAAATTTGAAGATCCAGAGTATGAACCATATCTTTATGTAACATGGAGTTATAAATGCAAAGATGATGGTGTAGACTGGGAACCGCCAGATGGGATGGATGAAAAGATGAATAAAGCTACTGAGCATCATGTAAAAAGTAATAGGCATCATCCAGAGTTTCATTCATCTGAAACGGTCGATCTCATCAACAGAAATGATAGAGACAAACCACCCGAAAAAATGATTGATGGCACTAAGATGGGGGACATTGACATAGCTGAAATGGTGGCTGATTGGGTCAGTATGGGGCAAGAGAAAGGTAATAGCGCAAAAGACTGGGCAGACAAAAATGTTAATGTCCGATGGAAATTCACAGATGATCAAAAAGATTTAATCTATGAGTTAATAGATGTCTGCGAGAATAAATAAAAATAAATATATGAACTTATGGATGCTGTTTGGGAATAAGGCATTATTTTTGCTTCCCTGAATGACAGAGCATTATTTCTGCCCCTTGAAATCAAGGGGCTTTTTTTGTGTTAATGAAGGTTAGATGGTTGATATTGAAGAATAAATTAGAATAAGCAATTCATTTGGGGATATTTGATGAAGATTATTAAAATAGCGATGCCATTTTTACAAAGAGAGAATGATGTCTTTGTTTTTAGAAGAGAAATGGAAGAACTAATCGACAGATGGCGTGATGCTGGAGGGATGATTAGGAATAAAGATTGTGATGGTGAAATCTGCTGGGACCTCATTTATCCAGGTGGAGTAATTACTGTTAGATATACAGATAAATTCAAGCTACGTGATGCAATGAAAATGCATCTGGAACATGGCCAAGCACCATCTGAAAAAGATGTTGCTAATGTTGAGGAGTAAATAATGAAACTAGTTAGAAAAGCTGGAAAGACAACAGTTCAAATGTCTAAAAAAGAGTGGTTGGTCATGGGTCAGAAATCTGGTTGGCTAAAAACTGCAAACAGAAACTTCAATTTTACGAAAGAAGATGTTACAGGTGTAAAAAGACTAATGGAACTGGGTCAAGAAGGTGGTTGGAGTGTCCAGTCAGAATCTTATGCCAGAGAATATCTTGCTAGAAATGATATATCCGTTTACTTCATTAGTGGAGATCTTTACGCCATAGTTCTTAAAAACAAGGGGACCGATCAAGTTGTTGAGTTCAGAGGACTTGACAATATTAAGCCAAGCCTTTCTGTAGAACAGCTTGAGGAACTTTGTAACCCACCTGAAAGAGAAGATACAGATTTTAGTGATTTAATGATGTTATAAGTTTTTAGGAGATTCTATGAGTTGGTACAAGCAATTTGAATTTTATTCTTTTCTTAAAGAGGCTCAAAGAGCAGACTATATAGAATGTAAAGAATATCAGAATAGGCTAAAAGAAATAGGCTGGACGCAAGAAGAAAGGCAACCAGTACTTGATAAACAAGGGAAGATAAAAGGTTATAAAAAACCTCTAACTCCAGAACAAATAGACGATGCGTTGAAAGATGGAAAAATGAAAATTCCAGACATAGATGAACCAGATGATCTTTTTGAATTATTGGAGAGAGAACGAAATGCTCAACTTCTGGCAGGGATAGATCCGAACGCTCCTCAAGAAGCTGATCCGAACGCTCCTCAAGAAGCTGATCCGAACGCTCCTCAAGAAGCTGATCCTATTGAAGAAGAGGAAGATGAAGAAGTTAGAGCCTTTAATAACGCTCGAAGACAAGTGGAGGCCGATGGAAGTCATCTGACTTTTTACAGTCCCATTGCTAAATCAGGATATTATGGGACATATAAGGATAAGCAAAATGTTGTTAGAAGGGGAATTGTTTCATTCTCTCAAAATAAGAATTGGTATGAAAAGGGGAATTGGGTTCAACAAAGAGGTGATTTGTTAAAAGTTTCAAAAGATTTGTATTTTGTTTTCCAAAACCCTTGGATAGTCCCAGCAGGCTATAATAAATATACATTAAAAATTGAAAAACCACCAGATTTCCTTTATGCAGAAGTCCATATCAACAAGTTGAACCAATATAGAGATGCAGATGTGGATTTCCAGATTTGGCATAATGGAGAGTGGATGACTCCCGCACACATAGATTATGATATGATAATCTTTGAAGGGGGAGAGGATAGAGAAGATTTGTGGAAAGAATGTGACCATTCGACTTTTGTAAAAGTCAAAGCCTCAAATCCAGCGATAAATCTAGAAGAATATGCAAGAATGGGGCTAGAAGTAAATCCATAAAAGGATTATTACTACCTTAATTGGAATTAAACATCAATTAGTTTTTAGAGGATATTGATATTATGAAAATTATAAAAAACGCCAATGGCAAAAAGACCGTTAAATTGTCTCAAAAAGATTGGGAAGAATTTGGTAAAAAAGCTGGATGGCTAGACGAAGATGGCAATTTAGTTGTTCAAGCAGAAGATATGGTAAGAGAAGCTGAACCTGCTCCATCAACCGAAAGATCAGGACCTGCTCCAGCCGCTCCAACAACCAAACCCAGAACTACACCAGGAGAAAAGACTAAGCCTGGAAAACCTGGGAAAAGAAGACCACGTAATCCTAAACCTATCGTACAACCAAAACCTAAAGCTGAAGAACCAGAAGAAGATCTTCCATTGGCCGCACAAGTATCCCCTGATAACTTGCCGACCATTACTTCGGAGTTAAAAAAAAAGATAAGTGGTTACGAAATCCGTCTTCTTGAACAGAAGGTCGCCGCCGCTGATTACGATGCCTCAGTACAAAGAGGTGTAAGAAATTTCTGGCAAGATATTCCTCAAAACAATATCCTTTCTCAAAATCCAGTGCTTTCTCATTATGGTGATGAACTAGCTCGCGCAAACTATGAATATATTACGAATATTGCAGAAGAGAAGGATATCCCTGTAAACACTAACATTCAACAAGTTATGATGCAGATTCTTGGACTCCTTAGAGAAATCCAAGCTTTGGAACAAGGAAATGAAGAGCAGTTGATGGACCTCGCAAAAGACGTTATCTCTCGTAAATGGAATGTTGATAGGGATGAGTTAGAAATCAAATATATGGAAGAGATGGGTCCTTCAGGTGAAGAAGACTTCCCAGAAGTAGATATTGAAATAACTCCAGAACTTGAAGGTGAAATTAACAAACGCATCATCATGAATTCATTGGCTCAAGGCGCAGGACTTAATGAATTATTTGATGTAACTGAGATGGAAGAAGTCCAAGGTGCGATCAATGACATTAATCCTCAACTCTTAGGACTTTATGAAAAGTTCTCTAATTTGATGTGTCAGCATTTTTATTACATCGATCCAGAGATGGTTAGGATGATGGCTGATCAGTTAGGCCAAAAAGGAACTGGTTGGAGTCATAATGATGATGAAGGTAACACTGTAGCTCAAGGTATGAACTTTATTATTATTTGTCAGGAACTTACCAAGGGTATTTTCTCAAAAGCAACTGATCACCAATTGGACAATGAGTCTAGAGCAAGCAGAGGACAACGTCCTTTGGAGATGGAAGAGGCGATTGCCATTCTAAAAGAATCAGATGAATTGGTAAATGAGCAAATGCAAATGCAGATTGGTCCTGAGAACTTCAGAAGATTCATGCAATGTAAACCAGAAGATATCGTTGGATTAGGATTGGTTGGATATATGGGTGCTGGACCAGTACAAGAGCTTTTCGAAGCATCAAGTTATATTATTAGTGATCAAGAAGAAGCGAAAGAAATTCTGAATCGATTCAAAGATCAGTTGGATGAAACTGGTTTCTGGGAAACCGAAACAGATGAAGAAGACAAAGATGCTGGTGACATTGATGAAGGTACTGGAGATGCTATCGATGGTGCAGAAGTTGATCCATCAGACCCACTTTCTCCTGGTGCAGAAGAAGATCTTGATGAGTTGATATGGGATGATGTAGATTTTGAAGCAGAACTTGCATCATTGTTTGGCCCTTCAACGAAAGACGAACCATTGCCACCTAAGAGAAAACATCCTGAGGAAGATCTGCCACCTGTAGAATTTGATGACGACGACGATGATGATGACCCGTTCTTTATGAACTAGAGTTTTAAGGTAATTCCAGAGTTCCAACCGTCAAATCGGGTAGTGGGGTCAACAAGTTTGACCACTTTGTTTCCGAAGTCCAGTCCTTTAACTTTGGCCCTACCCCAATTGGCATAAACCTGATCATTCATTTGGAAATATGCTCTTTTGTCAGCCGTAACGAAGATTCTCATCCCCCCATTGTCTATAACGTACTTAATTAGGTCTTGTGGTATGCCTGCAAGCTTCTGATGCAGTACAAACGGCTCTAACTTCAGGACGTTAGAAAAGAGCGTCATATTTCTTTTAATGATGCCATAATGGTTGATACCATGAAAGATCAGACCATTCCTTAGCATCCAGTAATTTCCTAGCAATGATTCTGGAGCAGGCTCGAAATTAAATGTCTCACTAATATCTTTACCACTTGTTTCTTTCCAAATCCATCGGATGCTTTCAAACAAGACTCTTGCTTCTTCATTTGATAAGTATCTTTTGATGTGATTTGGGGATGGAAGAGATTGCAAAACTCCAAGCACTTCTGGTTTCTTTATCTCGCCATCCATATTGGCTACATTTAATGCCTCAACGTATGAAGCGACTTCATTTGCAGTTACATCTTCCATTCTTTAACCTTTTTATGAATTTCTTATGATAAGCATCATCAGGTAATTTCTTTAACATGACTTGTAATTTATCATTCGCCATGTTCTTCATTCTTTCACATAATGTTTCTATATGCTCTTCTTTTGTACCTGTCTTTAAGAGTAACAAGATTCCAAGAACAGGTATGCAAACTTCTACATCAAAGAAGTTATCTATTGCTTTGTCAAATACATAACCTAGAAGTTCAAAGTTCCTTTTCGAACGGTCTATAAGCAAGACATCAAGCATACGGTTCGCAATTTCTGCATATACACTTTCGTCATCTTCATTCTCTTTCTTGAGAGTGGTCATAATTGTAATTGCTCTGTCACAATTCTCATCATTAATCGCTTCTTTTATTTCATCAATCTTGCTAAACAGAAGATGCTTTGGACATGCAGAAGCTTGCCTAATTTTTTCTTCGTTGTCAATTTTGTGTGCGAACTCTTCAACTAATCTTTCTGCGGCCTCATCTTTGGTGATTTTAGGATTCTCATCCATTAACTCATAAACAAATCTAGTCGCATCACCAACCATGCACCCAGGATTAATGTTTAGAATAGTCATAATTTCTCGTCCATTCAACACTGGGACAACTTTCTTTTGATTTTGGTCAACACTTATTGAAGCCAAAGCCTGCTCAAGTTGAGTTTTTAAAAGTTGATAGTTTTTAACTACTGAAGGATCAACAATTTTGTGACCTTTGCTATAAGCATCAGCAATAGAAAGATTCATTATGTCCATCGCATCGATACCTTCAGCCAGCATCTTTCTAATAAATTTTCTGAAAAATGCCAAACGTTTTCCTTCGCCACTTAAGTTTTTGTCATTTTCAACCAAGTGAACTCTCATATGATGCTTTGACATCTTGGAGACTTGATCAATCATTTTGTTATTAAACTTCAAGTAACGCATAATCATCTCAGCAATTTCACCACTAGCGTCTGCATGTCCATAGTAAGAAGTTTGATCCCCCTTATCGACATGAATGTCGTAATAAAGCTTCCCTAAATCATGCATAACCGCTGTTAGGATCATGATAGCACGTTTCTCAGGATCTGTGTCTGGATAGTACATCAACAGATTTTCGACAACTTTTAGGGTGTGACCCCAAACCGTTAGCTCATGATGAGGATTGTTCTGCTCCATGTCAAGTGGAGCGATTTTTCCTTCAAATTTACTACCTTTGACAGCATCTTCTATGATGTCTCTGAATATGCCAGTTTCTTTCAGCAAATTGATGGCCATCAGAGGATTTGGTCCCTTCATTGTTTTGAAGAGTTCCTCTTGAATCCTCTCTTTTGACACTTTTTCTCTAATTTCGCTATGTAATTCTGGATTATTCATAGCAGAAAGTGTTTCTGGGTCAATATTACCATTGTACCTTGAAGCGAAACGAATAGTTCTGAAAATTCTTAAAGGGTCATCTTTGAATGTTTTCAGTGGGTCTTCAGGAGTTTTAATTGTTCTACTCTTAAGATCTTCCATTCCTCTTCCAGTGAAATCTTCCAGTTCTCCAGTCATAATATTGTAGAACATAGAATTAATGGTCAAATCCCTTCTGAAAGCGTCTTCTTCTGGAGTCGCTGGTTTGATCTCAGGAATTCTTGAGTCATCATGGTAAATTTCTTGTCTTGCGATGGCAAAATCAAGATCAAACACCTTGCCATTTGATATGGGGATTTCTGCTCCAGCGGTTTCCAAATGTTTGGAGGCATCTGGGTTTGCTTGAACAACATGGGGTCCACTTAGACCAAGCTCATTTGTGATTAATCGAGCAATTTGCTCTCCAGACATGTTGTCAACCATGAAATCAATGTCATTTGACTTCTTCCCTAGAAGATTGTCACGAACCCACCCGCCTGCAACTCTTAATGAAGTTCCAGGGGCCACTTTCTTAACTGTATTCCTTAATAGTTCAAAAAGCTCTTGTTCGTCTTTTGTTGGTTGTATTTGTACTCTCATATTACCCCTATGCATAGTCAAAAAGCCATTGATATCTTATTGTTCCAGCGATAAAAGTTTGACCAATTGGGATATCCACATTCAGATATATGTACTCACTGGCTAATCTATTTAGGTTTGCTACTGATATATTGTAAGGCGAATTTACGCTTTTGTCGCTAACACCTTGAAAAAATGATTCGGGTACTACATTATTGTCGATAAACGATCTGTTATCTACTCCAAAAGTAGTAGATCCAAACATTATACCTCCAGTATCGATTAATGCAAGTCGAATATTGGTAATTGCGGCGGCATCTGGTACATAAAGCTGTACGATATTGGTTTGGGCCGTTTCGTTTGGAGCCACCATACCAAATGTTAAGGACTTTGCATCCAAAGTATTGATGGGAATTCTAGTCCTGTTTTGGATTAGGTATGTAATTGGGGTCATCTTCTACCTCTATGGAAATATCGTTGGTTTTTTCATCCACTCGTATCTTAACTATATTATTTCCAACTTTTATGCCAACATACCTAGATTCAATCTGAACTTTTCCACCCATAAGATTGGCACTGGCAGTCTTCCCTTGTATATATTCCATATTGTCAGGCAAACGGATGATTTGACCATTGTTGTTTAATTGGAGAGACTTGACTCTGTTTTTTACCAACTCCCAATTGATGTCATCTTCATTGATCTCACTATCATTTTTACCTACAGCTTCCCATCTTTTCATTGTCTGTTCTCCTATGCGGTTTACTAAATTATACCCTGAAAATATGTATAATGCACAAAAGGGTATGCAAATTCTACTTATGTCAAAAATTAAGTCGGCATATGAATTGGCATGTGAAAGAGTCATAGTGCCAAAGCCAGAGATGAAGATTCTAAATACTGAAAATGACGATCCAGATATTGAACTGCCAGATTTTGTTGAGTGTTGGAAGCATCCAGATGGCCCTCAAGAATTTCAAACAGTAGTTATTGAATCGGATGGGTCAAATGGAACAGTGTCTTTAATTGAAGAATATGATGCTTTAAAAGGTCATAAACCCACAGTTAAAGAGAGTAGAGAGATAAAGCCCAAAAAAATTCCTATACGGGAGGTAAAAGTGCAAGAGTCCTACAACATAAATTATGACCTGAGTAATAACCCAAGTGTTCATTGGTACGGGCATTTCACCAGTTATGCAGGGTTTAGTCGAATGAATAGAGCCTTTGCATTTGGACTTGCTAATAGAGGATTAAGAGTTAAGCTTGATATTCAGGAGTCAGATGTTCATGTGAATGAAGAAACTGAGAAGCAAATTCGAAGAATGAGTAGAACAGCCATTGCTGACAATGCCCCAAAAATATTTGGAGCTACGATACCTTTGAATATGTTCCATGGTGGAAGGAGAATTCTTTACACAATGATGGAAACTTCTGGTTCTCTGCATCCAGATTATGTTGGGAAGCTTAATCTCTTTGATGAGATATGGGTTCCAACTAGATTCGCTCAAGAAATGTTTAAGCAAAATGGGGTTCATCCCCCAGTTTTGGTTATGCCTTTAGGAGTTGATGTGGATAGATACACTCCTGACAGAAAAGATTTCGATTTCAATCAGGAGTTAAATGATTTTGTCTTTCTAAGTGTATTCAAATGGGGATATAGAAAAGGTTACGACATACTTCTAAAAGCATTTATGGAAGAATTTTCGGCAGATGACAATGTCACATTACTTCTTGTATCCAGAGCAGAAGCTTTTAATGATCAAAACCAGATCCAGAAAGATTTCGCAGGAATTAGAGAATCTATAAATAAAAGTGATGATGAGTTGCCTCATATCGCTTTGTATGATAACGAGATTCCAGAAAGGTATATGCCCAATATCTATGGTTCTGCTGATGCCTTTGTTTTAATCTCTCGCGGTGAGGGATTTGGACTTCCATATGCAGAAGCTGGAGCAAGTGGAATGCCCGTAATTGCAAGCGATTGTTCTGGTCATTCAGATTTCTTAAACGACAGCAATGCATATATGGTTGCACCAGACGGTCTTGTAACAGCAGAAACAAATGGTCATCTGAGAAAACTAGCAAAACACTGCCGTTTTTATGAAGACCAAACCTTCCCAAATTTTGGAAGGAATGCGATTGAAGAAACTAAAGCACATATGAGATATGTGTTTGAAAACTACGAGGATTCTTTGGACAAAGCTGATAATTTAAGGTCAGATTTAGAAGAGTTCTACACCTGGGATCAGGCCATAGATAATGTCTATAAAAGAATCATGGAGTTAAATGGAGCTTAAGGAGAAAAATTATGCAAATTGCTTTAAAGTGTAAAATAAGTTTGAGTAAAAAGATGAGAAACATCTTACAAAACGGCGGAAGTATTGTCTTAACTGCTGACTCAATTAATTCTGGTAAGGGAGAAGGGACATTAATCCTCTCAGACCATAGTAATAATCAGATTAATGCTGATGATTTAATGAGTAAGGAAACTAGTATTATGATCACCCCGACATCAATTGACCAGGGTGGGATGAATGCATCGGTTTCTCACATATTTTCCAATAATCAACAGCAAACGGCAGGTGTTGGAGCTATTTCGAACCAACAGAGGACTCCTGTTGACAGATTAGCGGCGACTCAGCCCCCAGAGCCAGGTCAAAACAATAGGTCTTATTATACTCCTGATGAGTTGGAAGTTCCCAGACAGTTTGAACAAACACAAGATCCAAGTTTCTTATCTTATATCAAGACGTATCAAGAGTTGATATCAGCAGTGAAAGATTCAAAGGATAAAAGATCAGACATTCAAGTTGAAATCTTCGCTGATGACCCTATTAATGTAAAGAAAGAGAAGGCAATGCTAATGGAGAGAAAGGCAATGGAGGAATCCATTGGAATGGATGCTTATGTTGTTAATGAGAACTGTGCTTCTTTAACCATTAACGATATTGGGTTAGATCTTCCATTAAATATGCCTAAGAATCTTGGAACAGTTTCAGCTAGAAAGCTTGCCAGTAGTCGAGATCTTTGGCATTTGTTCAAGCAAAAATTAATCCGTATCATTTCTCCAAATGAAGCGAATCATTTACTTAAGAACGCGGGAGATATGAACGAAGTGTATGTTCCTGGTTTAGAGATTTATGATTCAAGATATGAAGCTGAAGATGACATTTATACTCACGGGACGACAGTAAGTGGGGAAAGAGGCGTTACAAATGCAACCATGCTTGATCTTGAAGCGACTGACTTGGCTGGAGATTCTGAAGAGATGCGTATGTTAAGGATGGCTGGAGGAAATTCCAGACCAGCAACTGCCAGTGGAGGAAGTATTAATACTTTGTCTGGCAACACTAGAAGATCTTTTCATGGATCGGGGGAAACTCAGTATGCATCTGACATTCATGCCAGTGAAGAATTTGCGATTAGAGAAGGCGACAGGCAGGTTCCAACTCAATCCAGAAGGAACTCTAAAGGAGCCAAAACAGTTGCTTCCAGACACTCTAGGAGAAGATTCTAAAAAATCTCTTAAAGTAGTTTGACAACAAGTAATCATGAGTTATAATAGGCTGTAGAAGATGCTTCTGTAGCTTAAAGGCAAAAGCGGCAAGCTCTAACCTTGCTAATCTGGGTTCGAGTCCCAGCAGGGGCACCAAAAAAAAGGATAAGGTATGACATAGGTTCTTACAATTAAAGGTTTCACGTAGGTAATTCGAGGTCCTCCTTGAGTTGGTTATCGTTTTCGTTCAAAAGAAGTAATGAAAGATAGTCAAATCAAATTAAGGAGAACTAAAAATGACTACTGAAGTTAAAGAACAACCAATCCTGTCCGAAGAAGAACTCGCCCAAAGAAAAGCTATCGATTATCTCAAAGGTTGTATCGTTGGATACATTACTGAGAACGATGGTAAGTACGAATCCTCCAAAGAACAACGCGAAGATTTCAAAAAAGGTTTTGAAAAGCATCGTTATGCTGGTAGTGGATGGATCACTGTTTGTCATATCATCCACAATCGTCTTCGCCATAATCGCCCCCATACTGGCTCTTATGAGTCTGACCAGGAATTCCTTACGGATTTTAGTGGAGAACGATGGGAAAACTCTTTCGCCGTTCGAGAGCTTAAGAAGATCCTGTCTGACTACAATTTAACCATTCCTGGATTGGAGGACTAAGATGGATACGTGTGTTTTTGTATTGACGAAATCTGAACTTAGTCGAGATCAGCGAAAAGTCCAAGGTGCTCATGCTTTGGCTAAGCTGACCTTTGACTACGGATAGGACGAAGGGATGGGACAATGGGTGAATTATGATCAGACTTTGGTCATGGTTCAGGCTAAGAAAAGAAGAGCCGAATTCATTGTTGAGAAAGCCAAAGAAGATGGCGTAAAAATGCGCTTCTTCTATGACACTTACTATCCCGAAGAATTCGGCTGGACTGCTGTAGCCTTCTATCCGATGACCAAAGAACAAGGTGAGCAATACTTTAAAGGATTTCCACTGGCGTAAGATAGGAACCCCTCCTGCATTCGTAGGAGGGGTTTTCTTTTATAATATCTAGAAGGGTAAAGGGGGTGATCTCTTGAAATATATACCGAACATTATTTTCATTTAACCTAAGGAGTATATAATGGCCATAAAATATTATCCTAATAGAGTGTTCAGAGCTTTGCCAACTCCTGTCGATGCGATAACTAAGAAAGATACCGTAAAAAGTCTCAAAGGTGTTGCTGATATTACTGCTTCAGCTATTGATACAGTACTTTCTCCTAATCTCGACTGGAAAGTGGTTGGCATTAAGTTTGCCTTCAGCAATGCTAACGCAAAAGATTATTCTGCAAGTATTATTGGTGGCAGGAGCGTTCTTGAAAACTTAAATGATTTTCTTTGGTTCCAGACACCTCAAACGTTACCTCAGAAGATCACATTAGACACTGGATTCTACACAGGTACTGAACTTGCAACTGAACTCGAAACTCAAATGGATGCTAATTCAGCATTTAGTGCATTGGGCTTGACTTTTACAGTAGCATATGATGCCGCAACTGGGGAATATACAGTTACCCCTAGCTCAGGAACAATTAAATATTTGGAGTTTAACGAGCACGGAACTTTGCCAGATCAGTATAGTATAGCTGGACATCTTTTCGGACTTAATGAGAACACAAGCTTCGCCGCATCAATCACAAGTGATACTGCGGTTCCTGGCTTGGATGCAGAAACGGCAATAATTGATGAAACTGCCAATACTGATTTGTCTCATTACAATAGTGACCCTCACCTTCTTTCTTTGGACGAAGCGATAAAGATTGAAACCAACACGGCTGGGCTAACTGTCAACTACTCAGTTGATTATCAAGAAATTCTATCTTAAGAGGTGCAGGAATGAGGCTAATTAGAACTGCACAAGATTCTGGATGCAATATACTTGATCATAAATCCTATTGGGTTAAAAAGAAAACCCCTGAGGGTGATGGTTACGAGAAGGGGAGATATTGCCCAAAATGTGACTTGTATGTAGATGAAGGAACTATCAAGAATTGGGTTAATAGTCAGGAAAGGTTTGTGTCTTACGAAGAAATGACCAAATTGATTAAGTTATTTGTTGAAACAGCCCAAGAATCTGAATACTTCAATGGCTTCTCTCATGAAGCACCAGAAAGTTCTGATTATCTTGCAAGAAGAATTTATTACAAGCTTTTGAGTGGGAAGCCTCTTGAAGAAGCTCTGTTCCTAGATAATCATCGACTTTGGCATTCTCAAAGTAGTATGGGGGACAAATTCGACAAAGATCTTTATGACCTTTTCTCAAGTAAACTTGTTGACATGAATCAATTCATTAAACTTCTTGAAAGAAGTATTGGTGAGGAGACTGAAGGACTTGATGAGGAAATGGAAGAGATGAGAGGTGTTGATGATAAGTTCGTCCAACATTGGGAAGAGTATGACAAAAAATACACCAACCTACTTGAAAAACTCAAAACAATAAGAGATAAGTTTGCATCTTATGTTCCACCAAGAGTAGAAGACTACCCATTGGCGAGTGGTAAGGGCAGGATTATCAAAATTTGTAAACCTGGGAAGATCATGAACCAACCTCATGGCAAGAATCCATCAGGTAAGCTCGATTCTCAAATTTTTCTTGAGAAAGAAGACCCACAACATGTCGCCAAAAGAAAAAGAAAAGGCAAAAAGAAGAAAGAGAGCGATGCTGGACAATGTAGTGTTTGTACCGCCAAGAAAAAGTCAACTGAAGAAGCTGAAAGTTTTGAGTACAATCCTTGGGCAGTTTGCCACACTACAGTCGATAAGGACAAAGATCCTGAAAAATATGAGCGTTGTGTCAAAAAAGTCAAAAACCAAGAAAGAAAAAAGTTAAACGATAAGGAAGACTAAGTATGTCCGTTCAGTCAAGAACTAATGCACTACAGAATGAGATTGTCAGGTTGCATACCCGCTTTATTAGCGATGGGCTTTTGGCCAACCCATCTGGGCAACCAATGGTAGAAATTATCGACACTGATGGTGTTACAGTACTTGATGTTGCTTCTGCTCAATTAGAGGCAACAGGTATTTACTATGTAGACTGGTATGTTCCTGCAAACCTCCCATTAGGAGAGTATTATGACAAATGGACTTTTCAATGGAGTGGGAACGACAGCGTACAAGAAATTACAAATGTATTTAGTGTTTTCTCTTTGAATTCTTATATCAACTTTTTAAGCAAAGGGCTTTCGATTAAGACATCAAACAGAGCTAGGCAGTTGTTATTAGATCTGAACAATGACTTCATATATGAAGCCCAACACATTCCTGTTTATTGGGAACAAGGCAGAAGAATCCGTCAAGAGAATCAGCAAAAAAGAAGAAAGCATTTCTATTATTTTGAGTTGGATGGCAATAACTATCATGCTCAGGCTGGAGATATATACTTCCACAATGGACAAAAGTATACCGTTCACCAGGATTTATATAATGAATCTTCTTCGTCAACTGACTCTAGTAGTTCTTCAAGCATCGATTCCAGTAGCTCAAACTCTCAAAGTAATTCCAGCGGTTCTAGTAGCACAAGTACATCTAGTAGTTCTTCTAGTTTAGACTCAAGCTCAACAACAACTTCATCCTCAACATCTCAGGGACTTCATCATGATTCTGATCAAACTTATGTCCCAACGAGTATCCTAACAACTGTAGGAACAGGAGACCCACAATCTTCTGGCAAACTGACTTTAGTTGAAGGATGTGGTTCTCAATCGATTAATTTTACAGATGTAACCAAAAAGACAAGTAAGTTCTCAACCATCTTTGATTTTGGTATTTACAATATGAATCGTAACTGGAATCAAGATCCTAGACCAATTGTTCGTTTGAATAATACGAGAATTGTGGATGATGGTTGGCATGCTGACTATAAAGGGAAGATTTATCTTGATCGTCTAATGGCCCCAGAGGACTATATTAACGTTTGCTACAGTATGGCATATTTTAGTGAGGAAGAACTATTGTCGTTCCTTAAATTTGGATTGCAGATGATGAACAGCGTTCCTCCTGCTAGTCAGAATTATGCTAATTTAGAGCAAGCTCCATTAGAGTGGGATGCTGGAATCTTGTTGTGGGCGGCTATACTTGCATTAAGACGACTCGTTTTTGGATTGAATTTCCAAGAAGTTATGTTGATTTTTGGTGGTCCAGACAACATTAACTCTGAAGAAGCCGCCAGAGCGGCTCAACAAACTTTCAAAGATCTTTATGCTGATTATAAAGATACTTGGGAGAAGTTTGCAGAGAATGTGAAGTCCAAGAGATTGCCAGGGATTGCTATTGCAGTTACTCCTGAATACACATTACCTGGAGGTAGGAGTAGGTGGTTTAGATACCTCTATAAGAGTGGTAACTAATGGAAGATGATAACTGGGTAAAAGACGGATGCCCATATTGTGGAAGAGAAGTTGTTAGAGAGGAAGTCTCTGATGACGAAGTCTCTGATGACGAAGACAGTTATGTCGTTATAATCTGTCAGAATTGTGGAGAGTTCATCGAAATTTGAAGGGATGGCTTTGCATTTTTGAGAAAAAATCTAAATGATTATTTAGTATGGAGAATAATATGAACAGTAATATTATCACAATCGCTGGATCTGAAAGCAAGAAGAAAAAAGGTGCGGGTACTAGCGCTGTCTTGACTCTTATGAAAGAGTTGGGAGATTTCCAAGACAAAGTTCAGACTTGTATCGATGCTCAGGATTTGGCTGATAGAAAACAACAACTAGAAGTATTCTATGACAAACTTGATGAAATGGCAGAAGTCCTTTTGGCAATGGCCGCAGACGGTATTAAGTCCAAAAGACAGTTAGAAGCTATTGAAGACGAAGTTGTGGAAGACGACGAAGAGTTAGATGAAGAACCAATTGAAGAGATTGTAAGTGACAGACCTCAAGCCGCTTCAGTTGGCAAAATTCGCATGGTAAACGTTCCTTCGATCCCAAGACTTCCATAAAAGGAGAATTGAGATGGAGCCAATTCAAAACATCGATTTACAAGATATGATGTCCATTATTCATGGACTGAAGATGTCTGGATTGGCTTTTGTTGAAACGGACGCACTTGATACCATTAATGAGAGAATTAGACAACTTCCTTCATCTGAAGAGTTAACAAAGGTTTATACAAATCCAAGAGAAGTTCAATTACTTTGTGCAGAGATTGGACGGATTATGGAATTGATTGACCATTATGGCGTTAAAGACGAAGAGTTTAAGGCAAGATATAAGGCTAAAACCAAGTTGCCGCCAAGATACAAGAATTTAAAGTGGAAGAAGGCGAACAAAAATATGAAAATTAAAAAAATAGCTCAACAGCCCAATTTGCCAGATCCATCTAGTGAAATTGATGCGGCAATTCAAGAAAATACAGATATTTATAACGCATTGGAAGAAATGCAAACAGGCTTGAATGATTTCTCATTGAATGTTGACCAAACATTAACAGATTTCATGAAAAGATATCCTCAAGCTCAGATGATGACAGAACAGCACAGAGTAATCTTCCAAAATATTGTTAATACTTTGATGACTCAGACAGAAGAAATTCAAAATAATGCTCAACAGTTGAATCAGAATGCCGATGCCGCTCGGGTAATTTATGAGCAAACATTAAATAGTGCTGAAGCATACATGGCCAATATGGGTGGCATGCAGAGCCTCGTCCCTTCTAGTGCTTATATAAAAGACATAATTCGTCTTTCTTCCAATCTTGAAGGTTATGGACTTTTACCTGAGAAACTCATTTCATATGCTAAGAATCTAAGAGACAACAATCCTCAAGCCTATTATGACGCTAAGGAGATTAATATTCTGCTTAGACATGCTAAGTTGAATCAAGAGTCGAGAGTGTTCGTTCGAACCGCACAGGGCCTCGGAGATCGTCTTAGAGGGGCATGGGATAACTTGACAGGGAAGCAGGGTGTCCCAGAAGGTTATCAACTGGTTGATCCAGGTGAACAGAAGGGCGAACAATGGCATAAAGAGGATGTTGATCAACAATTCACAGAAGACCTTGATTGGTTGAAACGATCTTGGGAAAATCTTGTTGATTTCTTTGGTAGATATGTTAGAGATGCAGGTATCCTTGAAGGAGAATGGCATGGAAGAGATGGTGGCGAAGAATATGAATTAAAGATCCAAGAGCTAAAACAACAAGCAGACGCTATGTTAGCAAGTGCTCAGAAGATTCTCAATACCAATTTTACCAAAGAATTGATGGGAGAGAATTTTGCGGAAACATTTGGCGGGGAAAGAGAAGAAACCGAAGGTGCTGAAGGCGCTGAAGAAACCGAAGGTACTGAAGAAGTTGAAGAAGAGTCTGGATCTGACCAGAATACCATGAATTACATCGCACAACTAATCGGTTCAGATGAAACATCTATAAGAGCGGCATTGACAGATTTGGAAAACAATCGTGCAAATGTTACAGGAATGAATGCGGCCAATATTGAGCTTTGCAAGAAGATCCTTGGACAAATCAAACACACTATTGATAATCCGATACCTATAGCGGAACCTGTTGATGGAGCAGATATGCCAGTCGCATTGCCTGGAGGCACTGCGGCTCCTGAACAAATATCTACTCCTACTGGTACAAGAATAATGCCTAATGTTGCGTCTTCAAATGAAATGTTAGAGAAAATTGCGGCTCCTGAGATTACTGGCACAACTCCTGGAACAGGAGGAAATGAATCTACTGGCACAACTCCTACTGCTCCTACCGCTCCTGAGGGAGGAGAAGAATCTGGATCAACTGGCACAACTCCAGTAGACACTCCTGATTCAACTGTAGCAGGGTTAGATGATTTCATAAGAGGGGAATTTACAAAGATCACCAAGTCTCAAGCAGATGCTATTTTGAGATTCTTAGATACTATTCCTGAGTCAGTTGAGACAGAACCTGAACCAGAATCTGAGACTGAACCAGAAGAAAGTGGTATTCCTGCTGAAGTTCTTTCAGAAAATGTTACCCTAGCTCAACAAGCAAATTGTACAAGACTACTTGAAACGTTGGAAGAGAACCCAACGATGAGTGTTGATCAACAGCAGGCAAGCTATGTCCTTTCTTATTTAAATAAACTCAGTGAAAAATTAACAAACCAACAAACGGCCAGTGCCATTAGAAGAATTGTTGAGGCCGCTGAAAACGGTCAGACAGTAGAATTGACTACAGAGTTGCAGAATCTTATTAAGAAAATGGGTAGCTATCAGAATCTTGACCTTAATGAAATTCAGAAGCTATTTTCATATTTTACCGCGATCAATAATGGAGCTACTGTTGTGACAGAAGGTGCAGAAACTGCTGAAGAGCAGACTGCTGAAGAGCAGACTGCTGAAGAACAGCCACCTATACGAATAATTGACGAGAATTTAGATCATTTAATAATGAGATCTTTTAATGAGTTTACGACAGATATAAAAGTAATGCCACGTTATAGTGCAGATGATGCGATAGATTATATGACTAACGATTTTACTCTTGGGGATGCTATCGTACAAGAAAATCTCAACATATTTGGTGATGTAAATTCTCAGGAATTCCAGAATAATCTAGATTACTTCAGAAATGGTGTGATTGCTAAATTAAATGAATTTAAACAACAACAACAGCAACGATCTAATCAAATGGCTGGAAATAATGAGCTAATTGCACGAAGACAATCTGCCCAACAAGTTGTTGATATATTGGGAGATCCAAATCGTATAAATGAAGTAACTCAAGAATCATTTAACGATTTAAAAGAATATGTTGCTTTATTAAAAACATTGACCCAAGCTCAGGGAAATCAAGCTCAGGGAAATCGACATATTTTTAACTTAAAAAAGATTTCAGCAGGGGAAAGTGGGAATTTTAAATCTCATATGAATGTGTTAAAGAGTTATTTGGGCAAAGATCCTTCTACATTTAATCAAGGATCGATTGAAACATTAGAAAGATCGGTCAATATTGTTGAAAAATATCTTAATGATCACTATTGGAACCCACAACAACAGCAACCTCCCCCTCAAAATCAAACACCATCTGAAAATCAAACACCATCTGAAAATCAAACACCATCTGAAAATCAAACACCATCTGAAGAAGAGAATGTTGGTATCGAAGGGGCTTGGTAAAATTTGTATAATATCTCCAAAAGGAGATGCCTTATGCAAATTGCTTGTAGATGCGAAGCTTGTACAAATCTTTTTATGCAAAAAGATGATGACCTTTGCCTAGAATTTGATTTTAAACAAAAAACACTTTCGTTCCAGTGTAGAAACAAGAAATGCAATCACCTAAATATTTTTGATTTTGGTGGTTGGCAGAAAAAACAGAAACAATCCCCACTACCACAAACAAAGATATTCTAATGGCTGATTATAGAAAAAGGTCTAAACCAGCGGAACTGCCAAAAGAAGATCAACAGGGCAATAATGTTGACCTCGAAGCTTTGGCTAATTTAATAGCAAATAAAGTGTCCCAAGGTATAGATTTACCCAAGAATTCTGGTATAATATATAAGGATTCTTCCAAAGAAGAAGATGAATTTGATGACACTTCCTCAATGGACCAATTGGCAAAAACAATGACGATACAAAGAGGTGATAAATCATCTAACTTTGATGATCTGGGTGGAGTCAAAGAAACAAAGAAAGATAATGATCAGACTAACAATACAATCGATTTACTAACTGATCTGGAGGACTAAAAATGAGCGATGATATACTTGATGTAGATGAGACTCCCGTTGAGAAAAAGGCTGGTAAAAAGAAGTACAAGCCTGGAGTAGGTGTTGATGTTGGAACAAGCAACATCGTTGTAGCAAGACAAACCGAAGATGGAACTTTTGTCAACAGATTCCATAGAGATATGCTTTATCCACTGGACGTTTCAGAAGAAGCTGTCGATCTTTTGGATAGAAGTGACTATCTTTATGTAAAAGTCGGAAAGAAATATTATATCGTTGGCGAAGACGCTTTGAGACTTGTAAATGCAATTGGTAAAGGTGAAGTTGTTCGACCAATGAAAGATGGTATTCTTAATCCAAATCTTAAAGAATCCTCTGAGTTGTTGTTCTACATTATCAAAGCTGTTGTTGGAGAACCAATTGTAGATAACGAACCACTTAGGTTCTCAGTTCCTGCCAATCCTCTTGATCGAGATATGGACAACAGATTCCACGAAATGGTTCTTAAAAGTTTCTTTGATCAAATGGGATATGATGCCAAACCTGTAAATGAAGGTATGGCCGTTGCCTATGACTGCGCTCCTATTGCTAAAACTGATGACGGTGAAATGCCTTTGACTGGCGTTGCAATTAGTTGCGGAGGTGGAATGACAAATGTTGCTCTTTGCTTGAAAGGAATGAGTCTAAACACATTCTCAATTACGAAGAGTGGAGATTATATTGACGAACAAGCGTCAAAAGTAACAGGAGTAGCTCCAAGTAAAGTTCTGAAGCAAAAAGAAAAGAAACTTGATCTTGGATCATTTGATATGAGTGATAGAGTTCTCGCGGCTTTAAGAATTTACTACCAAGAGACAATCAATCGTATTATCCATCATATGTCTCAGGAATTTAGGTCCAAAGACGCAGAGATTGATGGTGAAATTGAAATTGTAATTTCTGGGGGGACTTCGATGCCTAAGGGATATTGTAAGATGTTTAAGGAATGCTTGGACGATTCTGAGTTTCCATTTGATGTCTGGCAAGTAAGGCATTCCAAAAGTCCATTTTATTCTGTTTCTCAGGGTTCTTGCATTAGAGCGCAAGCAGATTTCCAAAAGAAAAACAAATAATGACTAAACAAGAACGGAAAGAGAAACGAAAGTATCTTAAAGATCATATCGCTTGGGCAAAAGCGAATGGATTATGTACGCAATGTACTTTTCCTTGGTATGATGGAATTTGTGAATGTAGTGAAAGGAATTCAGAAACAACCGATAAAGTGAACAGAGTAAATGATGTAGCTTTTGAGTTCATAAATATCGGGGATTATCTGTACGATCTATAAAACTATAGACCTAGCTCCATAGGGAAAAGCACTCCTGTTATTGAAATAAATAACAAGAGTGCTTTTTTTTGGAGTGAAGTATGTATTGTACAGTTCAAAATGCCATCACATTACTACCTGAGAATGTTACAGTTGGCGACAGAAACATAGGAACTCCTGTTCCTGGCAAATGTGATAATACAAATAGGAGTAAATTTACTCCAGATCAGATTTGCGAATTCATTAAGTTTGCCCAACAGGAAGTTGACGCAAGACTTCGCCCAATATATGTATGTCCATTGAGGCGAATCAAAATCCATGAAACAGAGATCCTCAATAATGTTTCTTCTGGAACAAATGTAAAAGTTTCAGTTCATGATACTGGGCCATTCGCCAAAGGTCAGTTAGTTAGACTTCAAAGTGAATGTGATTATGAAGAAGCGGTTATTGAATCAATTCCTAATTTAGATCAATTGATTCTGAACTCAGTTACTTCCAGTTATGACGCTGATAGTTTAATCAGCATATTGGAATATCCAGATCCTATTCCTTTGGTTACAGCTAGATTGGCCGTATCGTATGCGTATGACCGCCTATTTGCCGCAGAACAGTCTCCAGATGTCTCTCAGTACGGAACAGAGCAAAGAAAGCTTGCTATGTTTTCTATGGACAGTATTATTACTGGAAATGTGATCTTGATGGGTCAAGAACATGTTGGCAAGAGATTCGCAAGACATAGTTTATTTGATTCTTACAAAACACCTACTGATGATATTCAATTTGGAAGGGAGTCTCCATGAGGATAAAGAACAGATTCGCTAGATATGCTAGAAAAATGGAAATTTACAAATCTTGTGTCAATGGATCTTTTGATACATTGGATCAGGGGCGTTTGAAACCAATGTCTAGACTTAGAAAAAACATGGAAGAGATTGAAAAAGAGAAAAGTGGTGATATGGAATTGCGACTTGGCGATTGGTATCGCGATATAAAAACGGGATATTCTGGATAATGGAAATTACTGGAGTAGTTGATGCTATAATTGATTTGATCAAAGAAGAATTGATCGCCAAAACTAAGTTAACAACAGATGCGACAACTGGCGATACTACTCTTAGTGTAGAGAACTCTTTTCACTTCCATCCTAATCAAGAGATAGTTCTTATTGACTATGGTTACAATGACGAAACATCTCCTCATTATCAAAGATTTGAGTATGCGGTTATTAAAGAGATTGTTGATACGACAACGATTACGTTAACAACTGATGTTATCGATAATTGGTTGGTTTCTGATGGAGCTTTTATACAGAAGACAATAGGTCATGATCCTCTTTATGAAGAGAATGTTCTTTTTGGGGATAGAGAAGTTATTCCAACAGATGCTGTAGCAATTACTGTTGAACCTGTCAGTATTTCGAATGAATGGATTTACCTTCAAGGTGGATTATCAGAAGAGTCCAGAATAACAGTTACTGTTTATGGGCAATCAGTTGAAACGGAAGAGGGCATGAGAATCCTCAGTAAATATTCAAAAGCAGTATATGATGTACTCAATTATAGTTTGCACATTAACATAAATGATTATCAAGCACCTATGACTAGGCCAGTATCGGAGGGTGACGTTTACTTTTATGTATGTGATACAGAAGAGAATCGAGAGAACTTTGTCATTACTACAGAAAGTCAGAATTATTCTTTTCAAGATAATGAGACTCCAAGGTGTTCTCGATACGAGATTATCAACAGGGATATCATAGATTGTGAGATCCGTTTGGAAGTTGATCATGAATTTGAAGCAGATTTTTCTTTGTCTGAATTTGCTGTAGCAATCAGGATGAAGAGATATTATTATGATGCCCGTGTAGACAATGTCACATTTGGGGTTAAGCAAAAGGGTAGCGCAGTCCTTAGGGCATCAGAACTTAGTTGGTTCGGTAAGGAAGTCAACGAACTTGAATTTCCACAGCATGATCGTAAGGTTATTTGCTTTGATCCTGACGATGATTGCGAATGTTCTAGCTCAAGTGATTAAAGGGGAAAAATAACAAATTGTTGAAAGGGTTTCGGCAATTTGATATAGAATAAGACTTAAAACTTTATATTTAGGGGTTGTAAACATGGCAACTGTTCAAATATTTCATGAAGAAGATGGCAGTACTTCGACAGTATCTGTAAATTTGCAGACTGCCATATTGTCTGATGGTTTGATGACGAGAGATTCATATCTTCTTATATCTACGAGTATCAGGAAGGTTGATGGATCTACGTTTCCTACCTATTTAATTAAAGATTTGGCTGATGTGGCTCCTGGAGCCTCCTCACCTGCCGCTGACTTCACAGAGTTGGTTAATGGTTGGATTGAATATTTTGTTGATCAAGCAGAATATGGTCAGTCTTCAAGTGATAGTTCATCCAGTCAATCAGAAAGCTCGACTTCATCTGAAAATTACTCAGAAAGTTCAAGTAGTTCTGGTGGAGTATCTGGAAGCTCACAAAGTAATAGCTCAAGTACTCAAAGCATGAGTTCGCAGAGTATGAGTTCGCAGAGTATGAGTTCAAAATCTGAAAGTTCACAAAGTGAATCTAGTAGCTCTCAGAGTATGAGTTCTCAGTCTGATAGTTCTCAAAGTGATAGTTCTCAGAGTATGAGTTCTCAGAGTATGAGTTCTCAATCTGAGTCAAGCAGTTCGTCTGCTTAAGGAGGAAAGAGAATGGCCACATTTAGAATATATGATGAGACAGCTAACAACACCAGAACGATTAATGTTGATTTCTTAGGTAATATTCTCGCACAAAGTGCTGGTACTTTTATTTCTGAGGTAAGCTATTACTTCAGGATTAGAACAAGCGCAAGAGATACTGATGGAGTTAATCTTCCTGAACTTTTGGTTATGAGTTTGGATGAATTGGTCTTGAATGGTGTTAAGCAGAGAAGAACCGATACGGCCTCTGCGTATACAGATATTAATGATATGATAGAGGACTATTTGTACGATTATGTCAATGGTCACGCCGCCGATTTATACAGCAGTGGAGTGTCGTACAGGGCACCTATGGCATTTTAGTATCGTAACAAAGGGATTTTGTAAAAAGTTAGAGAATATAATTAATATTGGTGCAGATTTAGGGAGAAACCTTAAATCAATTGCGACAAGAAGGAGATAAATGATATGTCAATAGGAGCTAATGGTTTAGTAAATGCAGGTTATAGAGGTATTGCAGATATCGGTGGTACTCAACTCCGATTCTCCGATGCTAATATCACTGCAAGACAAGAAATCGAGGCACCCGACCTTGTTTCAGGTGACTGGGACAGGGATGCCTACGTATACGGTAAAATCGAGGTTGGCGGAAGCATTAGCGGACCCGTCACCGAAACATTTCTATCTGGAACAGACAGCGTGATCCAATGGGCCGCTGGTAGAGATGACGCAGGCGATGCTTGTGGTGGTCTCAGTACTAAAGATATCCAGCTTTATTACTTCTGTAGCAGAGACAGATTGTTTGAAAACCTCTTTGTAAATACTTTCAATTTTTCAGTAGCGGCTGGTGAAGTTGCTCAGTTTTCTTTGGATGTTATTGGTACAAGCGCAAATGCGTTTGGTTCCAATCCTCCACCTCACTTCACTGATGCGGAAAAGTTGCTTACTTGGGATAAAGTCAACGTCACAATCATTGCTGGCGGTGCAACTGACCCAGTAAATAACGACATCCCTGCCGTTTTGACTGATATTAAATTCAGTAATTTCGAATTCACCGTGAACAACAACATTGAAACAGTATATGGTTTGGGTCAAGCTGACTTGTTCCCATTCGATATTGTTCCTGGTATCAGACAGATCTCTGGAACGCTTTCTGTTTACAATGCACCAGACTTTAACGGGGCTGAAACATTCGAAGATTATTGTGCAGACGGAGTACATACCCTCCAGTTTGGATTGAGCAGTAATTGTACGGGTGGATCTTCAACAACCGAAATGAAAGTTAGATTCCACAGGGTAGAACCTACCTTGAATACGGGTCCTGTCATTTCAACAGTTGGATTTACGGGAGTTACCCATCAGACTGGATTCCCTTGGGATCTTTCTGCTTCCCCATAATACCAAGTTACTCATTTGCACAATTTATCAAGGTCCCTTTAATAAAAAGGGACCACCTTCTATTTCTAGCCCTCTATCTTTTAGAGGGCTTTTTTCTGTATAATACCAACACATAACAATAGGAGAAAGTTGTGCTATGTTTATCAAAGAAGACAGCACAGTAGATGTCATTATCTACTACAAAAAAATAGGACTGCATTATCAATCCTACTCAGAACAAGAGTTCAAAACTTCTGAAGACCTAACAGATGAAGATAAGGAAAAGCTGAAGAAGATTACTGTTAAAATGAAACAGTTGACTTGGGGGCTTTACAATGACTTACAAGAAGGTGGGATTGAATTGGACGGGGAAGGAAACCGTCGATTCAATTATAAGTTATACAAAGAGAACCGACTTGTCCAATTGATTCATAGTTGGGATGCGACAGCAACCGACAACAAAGGTAATCAAGTCCCTGTTAGAGTGACAGAGAAATCTATTAAAAGTTTGGCTCCAGAGATTGCCGAAACTATCCTCAACGCCTATGATGAGATAACTTATTTGAGCGAGGAAGAGGAAAAAAAATAGATGAGCAGTTGTTAGGCTATTTTATGAGCACGGGGTCCATAACAACTGCTGTAGATCCTGATATTATGAGAGACCTTGTGGAACTCAGCTTTATTGAAGAATATGGCTGGACTCCCACGTATATTGCATCTTTACCTTATAAATGGATTCAAAAACATAATTACATGAAAAGGGTAAAGAATGCCGCATTGGACGCTAAGGCGCAAGCACAAAAATTCAAATCTGAGGCCAGGTCAACAATGAAGCCTGGAACAAAAATGATGAGAGAAATATGAGAAGGCGCAGAAGACAAAAAGGAAAGAAAAAAATGGACGAGCAAAAACCTACAGTTGAAAAGCCAAAGGTTGAAGAACCAAAGGTTGAGGAAGTTAAAGTTGAAGAACCAAAGGTTGAAGAACCAAAGGTCGAGGAAGTTAAGGCCGAAAAGCCAAAAGTTGAAAAGCCTAAGGTTGATAACAATGACGACATCTTCATTACAGAAAGTGACACTTTCGAGATAGATGTTGAGTATTATCTTGATGATCTAAGAGAACCAGTGATCAAAGATTTTGACGAAGAGTATGAAGGTACTGACAAGAAAACTCATTCTTTCAATATGACTTTTAAATACCCTAGTCAAAAAGACACTGAGTATATCATGAACTCCAGGCCCATTCAAAGTATTGAAGATGCTCAATTTGCTGACTTCATAGAGCTTGAAAATGTTAGGCTCATGACATTGGTTAGATCATGGACTATGGAGAGACCACTTACAGATATGGCTCAACTACATCCGAAAATTGTCAAGGCTTTGAGAGCAAAGGTATCTGAAAAAATCGCTGGCAACGGACTTTTCTAAAGGTCTTGTGATTCATTTATTTGAATAAAAGATTAAATAATCTTTTGTCGGTGTTGTGTTATGATCCCCTATGAATTACTCCAGGACCTAAATAAGTTAGCTTGTACCTCCAAGAATAAGAAAATTGAAGATCTTTTTCTCAAATTGGCAGAAGGTCAAGAAAAAGATTTCCATGACTTTGTAAAGACGTTTCCTACAAGAGAGTTGTCTGTCAAAGAAGTCCCTCAAGCTTTAGTTTACCTTTTTGAAAATGCAGGGAAATCTTTCTCTAGAAGACCGAACCCTCGATCTGACAATGTCTCAGAATTTTATTCTAGTGTGTTGGGTTCATTAATGAATAACACGGCAAAATTCAGGCAATATCCCTTCATTTATAAAACATTGTCTACATTATTAGCTAGAGGGCAATATCGCGAATATCTATCTAATTACGCAACATATCTATCAGCATTTGACTCAGTCGAATCTTCAGAAGCAGAAGAGAATGCCATAGCAACGTCTATGGGAAAAATGGTAAATGCTTATGAAAGCAAATATGTTCAAGAGACAAAAGATTTAGAAAGTCATTGGGGAGCTAAAGAATTCTTACAAAAAGAGAAGGGCAAGAGAGAGAAAGAAAGAAGAGAAAGACTTCATAACACATTTAGTTTCTTCCTGCATCATTTCTCAAACGAGATTCTAGGTGCATTAGGAGACCAAGAATATTGGGACAAAACAAAAGCATTGATAAGATCGAACGAACTCTCTGATTATGCGGAAATGCTGAATGCGTTACCTTATATACCACGTTTGAATAAAGTCGATCAAGTAGTTTACAAGATATACAATGGTGTTATTAGTGGAACTTATCTAAACAAAGGGGGGCTTGTTGGGGCATTTAATAATGCCAGAAGAGAGATTCTTGAGAATTTAGACTTGTCAACCTTTTCAAAGACAGATTCTGAGATGGAATACGAACGAACAAAACTGGATTATGATGCTTACAATAAAGCAAAAGGTGAGTTTGGGGATATGGGATATCCTGAAATCCCAGAAACAGAAGAACCTCCAAATGTAATGATGGAATTTAGTGAGAATTCTATCGTCCATGCAGGATACATATTATCAGTATCACTCTTATTGGCAAAATTAGAGCAAGGTATTTTGGAAAAAAGTACGGTTTAATAAATGGCAGACATTTCACGAGATTTTATAGAAGATTTGGTTGTTACTCCTGAGCAAATGACTCAGTTGAATAACTTTATTGAAGCTCTTAAAAGAGCCGCCAGTCTTTCCTTAAACACTAAAGAGGCCGAAAAAAATCTTAAGGATTTTGCAAAATCTCTCGGTATGAGTGAAGATAAACTCAAAGACTTCATCAAGTCCGTAAAAGATGTAGATAGTGCTTTCAAAAAATACAAAGAAGCCCTGGAGTCTATTAGATCTCAATCCAAGAAAAGTGCCGAAGCTCAAAATGAATTACACAAGACTGTTGAAGACACTTTGATTAGTTACGGACGTATGTCTGGTAATATTGACAAAGCTATCAAAGCTATAAGAAAAGAGGCTGAAGAAAAAGGAAGAAATAGCCAACTCACTGATAGAAGTCGGGAAAGTATTATAAAAGAACTCAATGCTATCAAAGAAAGCATTAAGAAAACCAAAGAAGCAAGGATTGAAGAAAAAAGGCATGCCTTAGCAAAAGAAAAAATAGCCAAAGAATCTAGAACTTATTCTGAGAAAATTAAAGACAACATAAAAGCACTTCACAAAATGCAAAGTGCAATGAGGGCCGCTGGCGCGGAGTTTAATAAATTCCTTGGAGCATTTGGCGCTCAGACATTCTCTATCGGGAATGCAATGAATAGTGTTCTTGAGTACAACCAGTCTCTTTATGATTTGGAAAGGACATATAAAGTATTCGGGGTTGGCAATAAAAATATGGCCGACACCATGCGATATGTCAGCAAAGAGACAAGTTTCTCCAAAAAAGAATTCGTTGATTTTGCTCAAAGTGTTGCTTCTGGTTATGTTGGAATGACTCCTACTGTTCAACAGATAGCTCAATTCGCGAAGATCCTTCAAACACAGTTCGGACCTAATGTAAAAGTTGCCAAAGAAGTCGCTCAAGATTTGTTAGGTGTTTTTGAGAGCTATCCTCCTGCTTTAGATGCTATGATGGAAGTCAGTAAGGTTATGGAGGAGATCAGAACTGGTGATAAAGATGAGGCCGCAGGAGCAAGAGAAAGGTTGAAGGTTCTAAGAACGTCATTGGCGGTTGCTGGTGAATATGGGAACATGAGTGCTCAACAAAGAGAACGTCTCTTAAAATATACTACAGAAACCAACCAAAAAGAGCAAGATCTTCTACAAACCAATAAGTCAGTAGCCAAAGTACAACAACAAAGTGCAGATGCTGTATTGAAGATGGGGCAAGCTCTTGAACCTCATATAAAAACCATTGCAGAGGGTATGTCCAAAGTACTGGAATATATGAATAGTCTGCCAGAAAAGGTATTTCTGGTTGTTGGTGCGTTCCAAGCATTGACCACACTTATGGGAACAGGCATCGCTAGTCAGATTGGTAAAGTGCCCAAAAGATTTGAGATTTGGCTTGATTCATTAGAAAAAATAAGAGATAAGACAGAAGATGTAAGTGATGCCATAGGAAGGGCTGGTGAAGGTGTCGCTTCTGCTGGTAGAGGAAGAGGAGGGGCTGGGAGAGCCGCTTCTGCGGTAGCCTCTGCAACTAGAAGTAGAGCAGATGCCTTTGAAGAGTCTGCAAGAAGATGGACAGACACCATTGAGCAAGGGGCCAATAGACGAATAAGGGGTGATCAAATTGCCAATAGAGGCAGAAGGATCGCAGATAGAAGAAATTCGGAATATGTCAGATCCGCTCTAAGAAGAGGTGGGCAAGAAGCAGGCGCTGGAATGAGAGCGGGAAGCGCAGGGGGTGCAGGCTCTCAAATGATGGCAGGAATGAAGATGGCCATCCCAATGGCAGTGATTGGGGCTGTCATGAGTGGGATGGGGGAATATTCAAGATCTAGAAGTGCAGGGTTTGACAAAGGGGATTCCTTAAGAAGAAGTGCTGTTTCTGGTGTCGGCGCTGGCGGTGGGGCTATTGTTGGTGGATTGCTTGGATCTTTGGCTGGCCCAGCGGGGACAATGATTGGAGCTACTATTGGCGGTATTGTTGGTCAAAAGATTTCAGAAGCCATTAATAGAGAAGAACTAGAAAAAAAGAAGAATGAGGAGGCTGATCAACGAAGTAGAAAAAAATTCAGAACTGGTTCACTCACAGGGATCAAAGATGAGTCAGATACTCTTGGAGAAATGCTCAAAAGATGGGAAAGAATTAAGAAAACTCATGAAGCAAACCTCAAATTGTTAGCTTCTCAGAGGGATGTTATTTACTCACAAATCGACGCATTAAACGAAATGTTTGTTATGACTTCCAAACAAGCATCAGAGGCATATAGTGAAGCATTCCAAGTTATTTTAAAAGAAACAGAAGAAGCACAGAGATACTTGGATGAAGTATTAGGGGCCAGAAGAGAAATTATGATTGGCCTTGGAGTTGATAAAAATCGTCTAGGGACTCTGGATGAAGCTGTTTCAGCTATCGAGGATAGAATCCGACAACTTGGAGAAGAAGGTATTCAGTTAGAGCTTGATGTTCAAGCGGCGAAACAGATTAATGACTTAGATGCTGTCAAGAAGAAGATGGATGAGTTGAATGCTAACGAACTCATGCGTCGAAGTCTAACAACAGAAGTTCTTAAAATAGCAGAGCAACAGAAGACAGTTATCGATAATCAGAAAACAGCGGCAGACGCAGTTAGTAAAGTTATTAGAGGAGCGGTTGACGAGCATTTGAAAATGAATTCAGTATTGGAATCCAGGTTGGATACTGAAAGAACTTTGATGGAAAATGCTCAATTTGGTATGGGTGCATCAATTCAGATGATGCAGAAACAAGTAAATTTGTCATACGATAATATTAAAGCGATTCAAGAACAAATACAGCTTCAGGATCAACGAGTTGCCATCGAAGTCTCAGATGAAAAGATCATGAAAGGCTTAACGAAGGAAGAGCGAGAAAGGGCTAAGATGATCATGCTCTCTACGTTTAATGCCGCAAAGAATCAAGACACCACAGAAGGTATACAAGCGGCTCTTGGCCAAGGGCTGGCTACTCTTAAAGAAATGGGTGTCACAGATAATAAACGTCGAATGATTCATGGTATCCTTAATAAACAAATAGGTGACTTCAATGACTTGCAACAAAAATCTTTAAGCGCTCAAAATAAAATCTATGAACTAACAAAAGATATACGTGAAGGTTATCTTGACGCTTTGAGAGAGATGTCGTTCGGTGCTGGGGAGTTTGAGGCTATCATCGGAACCCAGGAGATGGGTGTAACTCAGTTAATGGATTCTGTAAAAGGCGTAACAGGGATTGACTTTCTTAATACGATGGCTCTTGGTGGATATACTATTCAAGGGTCTGAGGCTTCAAAAGCTAGAATGGCCGCACCTTCAAAATACACCATTGGCGGATTCCAAGCGGGAGCATTTGCTGGTGCTCAAGTTGATGACATCTTTGGTTATGGAAGATCTGCCCAGGCTTTCCAACAACATATGATGGGCAAAGGTGCCGCTCCAACTGCTGGATACATAGGTGATAATAGAGAGCATGAGAATACAAAAGGAGCAATTTTAGAACAAAACATCAATAAACAAGGGTTTATGGAAAGTGAGTTCAGTCGAGCACTTCATACTTGGTCTGGTGGTGGCAATAACCTCCAATCCGTTAAGATCGATGTAAGAACAGGAGAAGGTGGTAAAGGTGCTCCAGGTCAAGAAAGAAGGACTAGAAGAGGGGCAAATACGGTAACTGCTTTTGCAGGAGCGGTCGCAGGTGGATCTCGTGGAACGACTCCAGAAGCTACAAATGTTTTTGCGCCATCTGCCGCTCCAGGTCCAATGGGCATACCTCCAGTTATGTTGAGACAGATGCAGAAAGATCCAAAAATGCAGGGACTTCTCAAATATAGCCAAGAGATCTCCAATAAGATGACAGAGCTTAACGATTCTGGGAGAAACGATTCTAAAACACTCAAATCTCTTCAGAAGGAACAGGTCAAAGTTAGCAAGGCAATTGTTAGAAGGCAAAGAGATATTGCTAAAGGATTTTCTGGCGCGAGTCAAACGCTTTCAGATGGATCAATGCATTGGGGAGTAGATGTAAAACAATTCTTGTCATGGGGAGGACATAGAGGACCAATGGAAGGCGCTCCTGCACCTGCGACAGGACCTACTAGAAAACCAGCCGCAAAACCTGTAACTGGAGGAGCCACTCCTAAAGGGGGAACTGCTACTGCGACATCAGAAATAAAGAAGCTTTCCAGAGAGCAGGAATACATAATGAGTACTCAGATTGAGTCGTGGAATCAACTTGATGCAAGGATGAACGAATTTAAGGGGGTAGAGGCTCAAGCCATTGCTAGTTTGGCCATGAATATCCAAAGCTCCATGAAGAATGCTGAAGAAAATTCTTATGAGATGATGGGACTTGAATATAGTATGGGAACTGCTATAAAAGAATTGCGCAAACGTGATAGTAGAATGGCAGAGACAATACAATCTCAAATAGTCAAGGAGGAGATGAATCACCTTGACAATTTAATTAAAGAAGGTAACCTTAATGCTTACACAATATCGAAAAGTACAGAAAGACTTGCCAAATCTTTAGGGATGACAGAGGATGAAATTATTAAAAAAGTCCATGCCGTAAGTGAAAATGCGACAGAGTTGATGAAAGCCCATAAAGAGGTTGCAGTAAGTATGTCCTCTGGTTCTAAGAAACAAGAGGATATGAGCAAAGCTATTCGCATGGGGGAGGCACTATCTATAAAAAGAGGATCGCTTGTTGGCACGGCACAAGAAAGGATGCATGTTCTCCTACAAAAAGGAGAAGGACAAGATAAAAGAAGCGCTATTGCGGCACAAGCTGAGTATGTCTTTGAAGAATTGATGAAAGAAGAGGTTTTCAGAAGTAAAAGCCTTAAAGAACAGGAAGCTGAATTTAGAGACATAATGGCATCTGTTATGGGATATACTGATGATAAAGAAGCTATCGCTCATGGGAAAGCCAAAGTGTCGAAAATTATCCGAAAAAACAGACAAGATCGAGCCGAAAAAAGGAAGAAAGCTAGTGCTGAAGCCATAAGAAGAGAGGAAGAGTATATGGATAAGGTGGATGCCGAATATAGAAAACGAAAAGGCATTCCAGAGCCAGGAAGTCAACAATCTAGAAGGGTTAAGAAGGAACCTGCCAAACAGGCTCAAGGACCTCAATTCAAGAAAGGAATAGAATGGGAGGACTTCCTGACCAAAGCTGAAAAAGGGAAACTTTCTCGTTCAAAAGGGATTAGACTTGCAACTGCCAGGCAAATGGGAAAGGAAGCGATTCCAGAAGAAGTCAAGAAGAACGTTTTACCTAAATCCACTAAAGCCACTAGACCTTCTTCCAAAGCCCCAACACCTACTCCAACACCTACTCCAACACCTACTCCAGTATTGGACAGATACGCTTCAGTTCCAGAAGACATTGGGACAGTGGATCTTACAGGACCAATCGAAAAGATGGGTGTTCCAAAAATCCCAACAGCGTCAATTGGCCAAAAAGTAATGTCGGATGAGGAAGCAAGAGAAATTGCTAGAAAGGGACTTGCAAAAAGTAGGGCAGGACGAGATACAAGGCCAGCGGGAGAAGGTGTTAACTATCTTAGTATGCCAAAGGTTAATAAAAAACTGCCTGCAACACCATATAGCCAAAACATAACTCGAATGAAAGAACTCCAAAGCAAAGCTCTTGATCGTGATGCTACATCAGCAGAGAGAGCCGCCGCTAGATCCGAATTAGAAAAATTGAAAGGGGCAGATAAATCTGCACTTAAGTGGGGTTCAACTGCACTAGGTGGACATGTGCGATATGACCCAGATCGACAAGCTGAAGCCGAAGCCGAAGCCGCTAGAGTAAAAGAAAGAGAAAAGGCTTATGCCGATGCTAGAGCGAATGCCCCAGAAAGTACTGGAGGTAGAGTCCCAACAGCACTTGGTGGAAATCAAGGTATTATTGTTCACAGAGGGGGTAAAGCTAAACCCCAAACTCCTAGAGCAGTAGGCAAAGGGAAGGGTGGCGTTGTAAGAAGCGATATTGTATCAGATGCGGCAACACAAGCAGAATACAGAAGATCTTCGGGAAGAGAGATGGCTGGACTCGATGGAGGCCCAAGTGAAAGTGGCGGGAAAGAAGTTTTAGGTGAGCTTAAAATAACACTCAGTGATAAAATTGATGCCGAAATGACAAAGAATAGTAGGCTAAGAATGTCTTTCGAAAAAATGGCCTAATCCTTCTGTTCGAATGTATAATACTTTTACCAACCAATAACACAGAACAAATGTCATGGCTATTAATGTTATTACTGCAACACAAGTTGAAAACGACCTCGGATATTCAAGATGGAGGTGGGTTCCTCTACTAAGAAGTGATGTCCTAGATACTGCTCGTTCAATTCCTTATGCAGAAATGCCAGACGAACTTCTTCCTGCATCTCTGTCTCAGTATGCCGCAGAAACAACTACATGTACCATAATAGCCCCTTGGGGCGGTTTTAACGACCCTTGGACCGACTTTATACGAACAGCCAATTCAGCCCCTGGAAGTGTCATTGGAGCCTTAAGTGGCATAAATCAGGTCGAACAAGCATTCGCTCAAAAGTCTTCTGCAAATTATGGACTTGGACGAGAGTATGTAGGGCCTGAATTGGGATATTGTGTAGGGACGCTTTTTAAGGAAAAAGTCTACTCTGAAATAACCGCCCAAAATATCCTCAACATAGATTTCTTAGGTTCGAGCACAGAAGATCTAATCTTTAGATCGAAATTCGAACAGTTTTACTTAAATCATGGGATCATTAGATCATTTACTGTTCTGGATGCGGCTAAGAAAACCTATACAGTTACAATCGACACTAAAGCAGAAACGACATCTGTTGGGACCATAAATTTCTCTAGTGTAAACGATACTATTACTCTCTATAGTAGAAACGATGGTAGCTCTATGGCATTTTCCATTAATGAAGTAAGGGGAGTAACTGGATCTATAGAAATCGACGTAGAGTTCCAAGGGACAGCAGACCCAAACTTTCAAGCAAGTGATTTTTTTGTTTTGTCAAGATCTTGGTGGATACAAGATCCATATTTGTTAGATGGAGTGATGAATAGAATCTCAACTGGAGCTTTACCAACAGGTTCTCAAACCATATTCCGAACTGATCAAAACTCTCAATTATCAGAGGGTTCTGCAACAGGAGTATATATTAGAAGAAGAAATATAGCTGTTGGAGATAGTGTTGTGTCAAGTGGGAAAACTGGCACAGTTACGGCGGTTAATGGATCAAGCCCATCTAGCTCAAATACAACAGCTTCGAGTGCGGCATCTACCTCAAATGCAACTGATCAGTCAGGTAATGACGAAGATGTTCCAAACCAAGATAGTCCCGAAAATCCCGATGCTCCTGAAGAGGAAACTCAGCCACCACAGTTTTTTGTAGTGGAAGTTGTAGATATTGAGTTCAATAATGGTGAAGTTGGCAGAAATATATCTGTTGATGAGGTGTTTGTTGTTGATGATAGACAGCAGGAAGATCAACCTGATGAAGTCCAAGTAATAGATCCAATAAGAGTTATCTCTGAGACTATTGACTCTCCAAATAGAAGGTCGGACTTTGAACAAGATCCGATTAGTGATGATCCATTTGATTTTGACCAAATAAACGATGAATACTTCTCCCCAAATAACCCAGATGCAGTATTTGATCCTCCTGCAAATACTACTCCTGTTGACGATCCTATTGGAACAACACCAACTATTCCTGTTGACGATCCTATTGGAACAACACCTAATGATCCAATTGATAGAATAGAAGAGGATTTACAATAATGCCAAATCCAATTGACATGCCTAGTCCTGATACAGATATGGCCGTTACTGAGAGTCATTATTGGGAGTTCTATCCAATTACAACAGGAACAAGTCAGAGTGAAATATATAGTGACAATAATCGATATGTCATTGTTAGGACTGTTGATGAGGGAACTGTTTCCTTAGAAGAGGTTCCAATGGATACGGCAGATAAGTCTGACTATAATGAATTTCTGCTTGATGAAGATACTTCTTACATAAAAATGGAAATAAGTCAAGGTGGCAGATCAACAAGAACGAACTTCCATGATGATGCATTGGTTGGTAGTTTTGTGGTTCAAAATAACAGATATTTTGAGATCATAGGTCAGGAGGGAGGGCATATTATAGATGTGTACATTAATGATATTACTAAGACATATGTATTCAACCCAGATGCTGATCCAGATTATATAATCCCTCAACAAAAGGCATGGAAAGCGGTTGAGTGGTACATGTCAGACAGTCGGACCCAGTTCCTTGGTGGAGAGATTAATGCAATAAACCTAAGCTCAAAATCCATCAGAATTCAGGTTACTGGAGAAAACATAGCAACCACTTATGGACAAGGTTATTTTAACATGGGATCTAGAGAATTTATTAGTTTCTATGACAGGTTTATGAATCAATATTCCCATGACATAAATAGTAACCCCAGGAAACTCTATTCCAAATATAAAGGTTGGTATATACATAATTCAAATGGAGATAGTTATCCAATTGAGAGGATTGGAGTGCAAAATAGGACTCAGGGTGAGTCATATGAAGCAATAATCCGATTTACTGAAGAGCCTACAAACTTTAACGTAGGAGATACTGTTTACGCCACTTTTAGTAGAACTCCTGTAGAGAGAAGGACGGCGCTAAATGGAATATACTCTGTTGACGTTAGTGACATACCACCTCCTCCAGGAGATACCAACGTAAGAATTTGTTTGGATGGTTATTGGTTGGCCCCTGAATTTAAAGTAGATATCCCTAGTGGAACTAGACTCGGATTATGTGGGGGTAGATATTGGGGGCTGGGAGATCAAGCCCCAGATAATGATAACGCGATCATATTCATGAGAACTGTTGAGGGTATCTTTGGAATTTCATCAGCATACTATTACCTATCGAATGAAGATTTACTTCTCTATTATGATTATGAGAGCAAAAATGTAGCGATAAGACGAGGAACTTTAGGTTATACTGAATACCCCAAACATTATGACATTTCTATTGGAGAATCTGCTTGGGTTGCAACAGCTTCTATCTCGAAAGGTACTAACTCTACAATAGCTCTCGACACAGGGCAAGATAGAGTAAAGTTATTAGAGGTAGAGATTCCTCCTGGAAATGATGTGTTATTATTTTCTTTGGGATCTCAAGGAGAATACTATGGGACTACCATATGTGGAGATGGTGAAATGAATCTCATAGGATTTGAGAGAGGTGGAGGAGTTACACAAAATAAAGATTTATATACTTATGATGGTAATCTTGTTTCTCCTATTTACGAATATATGACTGGCAGATATTCAAGAACTGATTCTAGAAGAGTAATGATTAGTGCCGCTACAGGAGATGGCCCAATTATTATAAGTAATCCTAATGTAAATGTGGGACCATTAATTAATTCTGCTAACATAGACTATATCAACAATAACCAAGTGATTGATAATGCTAGACTCTTTGATATCTTTTCTATTAGTGATGAAGAGCTTATGATTTTTATGGGCAGGGGTTTTAGGGGGTTTACTGTTCAGAATTCTGTATCAACAGTTAGTAACTCTGGAGCAACCGAGTGGCCAGAAAAAAATGGAGTATTCGTTATTGGATCAAAGAATGGTGGATATTTTTGGGGGAATCCACAGTTGAGCGATAAAGTCGAAACTAACAAAGATAACCAATATGGATTATTGATTTTAGATAACGCTCTATATTGTTGTTCTATTTACGACGAACTTTCTGAGAAGATGTATATTTTCTTCGTTAGCTATGATAATGGAAGCCGATATCTTGGGGTCTTTATTGTTAATATATTGACTTTGAGTTATCAGAATTTTGCATGTGTTCCTGAAGATAGTAGGCAAGATTTTCTTTGGAGGCCACCAGCAATTGAAAATCCAACTTACAACCCAAATCCTGTAGTTGATAATTTTACTTTTAAGTTTTCTGATTGGTTCTTTGAAGACAAGATCATCCCAATAGTTTCAGAATCAACTGGAGTCGCTCAATTTACTGTAGACAATATTGAGGACTTTGGTGTTGTTTCTTCGAAACGTCTTGCTGATGGTTCTATCGTCGTTTTCTACGACTCTTTAGATGGAGTAAGGATGATTTTTTCAAGGGTTTCTGGTGAAGAGTGGGGTTCATCTGAGATAATTGTTGCTAAAGATGGAGAGGCGGCGATATATGATGGCGGATTGTTGTTTTATATTACTGAAACAGGGATACAAGCAAAGATTGTAACAGAGACATTATTAAATGAAGCTATGAGTGCGACAGCAGGTAGTGACGCTAATTTTATAGAATTAATCCAAGAGACGTTTGATACTCAAATAACAACACCTCTAAATACAGGTCCAGTACAGAAGCAGAAATTAACTGCTCACGAAGATGATACAGGTGTTTTCCGAATTTTTTATTACGACGATGATGGAAAGATTTGCTCATCCGAAGGCACAAATCAAACTTGGATGGTGAGTAACAATTTCTAGGAGTTATTATGGCTGACAACAAAAATTATGGTATAGCAACACCACTAGTAAGAATATTGCATAGGCTTCCCAAAGTCGTGCAGGAATCTCAAGTGTATAATTTTGACATTACTGCTCGTCATTGGCCTGCTATTAATAAATCTCCTTATGTTGAGCCATTGTTGACGGAACAGGTTCAAGACAACAATAGTGATTTTGCCGCTTGTTTCCCAGCTAGAAAGAAATTCTTTGTGGACAATTATCTTAGCAACATTACTCCAGGTTCATCAAGTGCTGGGTCATCACTTCCAAGTGCAGATGGACGTATCAGTTGGACTCCATGTAGTTTAAAAGGAGTAAAAACTCCAGGGGCGATTGAAGAAAAATTGGATTCTCAAAACTTTCCATCATACTATACAGATATCACTAATAAAAATAATACACTTTATAGAGAGCCTATTGATCCAGATACAGAGCCTGGGTCAACATATGTTGGTCCAATCTGGAATATGTCTAACTACAAAGAAGCGAAAACAGATGGAACAACAGATGACGCAGAAATCAAAGAATTCCTACAAAATTTTGGCGCTTCATTTCCAGCTAAACCCATACCTCCTGGCCAACCAGACGAAACTGGCACTGATGAACAACCCCCAGAGAAAAGAACTCTTGATTGTCCCCATCAAAGTAAAGTGCAAGATGGTTTGTGGTGGGGGTTGGAGTCAGACGACTTCCTTACAGAAAATATGCCATTCTGGGTGACAATAGAGACGAGCGAAAGGCCCCCATATCCTGCTCAATATGAAACATTCTGGATTATTAGTTTGGGAGTGGATTCGAACAACAATCAAGATCGATTTGATTTAGTTTTGAGCCTTAACGAACTGCCTAGATTAATGGACTACTACGGGAATAATGCGTTTCCTGTTCAAGGTAGAGTAATTGATCATGAGTCTACTCGTTTGGTAACAACCGACAAGAGAATCGACGTTGGGTTTATGACTATTGGTGGGAGGTTAGTAGTCACAATAAATAACTTCAACTATATTTACACCAGAATTGTTAGAACTGGCAATAAGGATGACAAGGGGAAATTAAAACCATGTAATATTGCCAAAGGCAAAATTAGAGTTTATGGATCTAATATGAGGGCAAGTGTTTACGCTTATCCAATGACTTTTGCCAGACTTAGTGCGATGGCCTTCCCAATAGTTGATAGAAAAGAGACTCCTGTTCTTGGCGATCCCAACAATCCCAAAATTGAAATTATTCAATATTCAGCCGCAGATGAAACTGGTGATCCAACTGGCGAGGCGACAAGTCTTCTGCCATCTGGTCCACAAAATATAACTAAAGAACAGCAATATGGCATTGATGCAGAGTCTTTCCGAGATGAGGGAATAAACAAAACTGTCAATAATATACCACCTACGGCATTTGGATTACATCGTGAAGGTCGTGCATTGTTTATTAGCGTGAAAGAATTTGCTAAGAAATATGGTGATCCAGCAATTGGTAATTTGAAAGGTACTGACTTCTTTCTTCTGTTTATGCGTCCAGATGATAAAGTTTGGGACAATACAACTCTTAGATATTCTGCAACCCCATATTTCTTCAGACTTAAAGGAGTTGATGTCCAAGCAAGGAAACCTAGAAAACTTTCCCCAGTTGGAGTTACTGAAGATTTAATAGACATTACAGAAGAAGCATCCGCACCAGACTTCTTCCACATAAAGAAAAGTGCTACTGTTGTTCTCTATAATGAGAATGGAAAATATGATGCTTTAAAACAAAGGCAGTATGGCATAGATATAAGATGGACGTGGAATGCTGACAATACATCTACGGCAAAAGATTTCACAAAAACATTTACTGGGGTTATTGTATCTACTAGCACAAATGAAGTTCCAGGAAAAGAGACAATAACACTTGTTTGTGAGGATTATAACTATATTTTGCAAAACACTCCAGTTGTTAACAGTCCATTTTATGATGGAATGGTTGGGTATCATGCAGTTAGAGATCTCGCTAAAAGAGCAGGGATCGGCTCCTTTCAAAAAGATTGGGTTCCTAATATTGAAGAATACTTTTTACCCTCAGGGTATTCTTTTACTAGCCCAAGGATGAGGTTTAAATCAACTGATAAAATTTTCGACTGCATAATGACAATCGTGAAAAGATTTGAGGCTTTTACATATTTTGACGCTGATGGTACAATGCATATTGATAGATTGCCTGGAGGGTTACTCGGATATGATAAGGCCACATTTGGACCTGGTGTGATAGATCATTACTTCTCTTCTGATCCTACAGATGTTAACAAAACGACAATTCTAGACCAAAGAGATATTGAGGTTACTTTTGATAGTACGGCGAACTTAATTAGTATATTTACTTTGGACAGAGATACCAGAAATCTTATAGCGGTTTCAACTATACCTAAGAACAAAGACAATAAGATCTTATTTAAGAAACCAATTATGATAGATCAGCCTGCGTATGGGGATATTGATGTTGCAAGAGCACATATGTATCGATTGGCAGAAAGAGTTTTTCAACCAATTCGAGGAATAAGTTTTAAGACTGTTGGAGTTCAGCAAGAAATAGCGACCCCATTGCAGTTTATAGATGTGGATGATCTACCTTATAGGTTGACATCAGTGAGAAGAAACTACAATGCAGATAGCAATGACTTCTCACAAGAATATGAAGCAAGATGGTTAAATGGTTAAATTATGAATGTTAATTGGCAAAATTTAGTAACTACAATCAGGCAAGGGCAACAAGCATTCGATGGTGGTGGCTTTGGACAGACCATTGATACTGGCTCATTGACTTTTTATGATCACCCTATATCTGATTTATCACAAGGTAATGTAACGGACGCTAAACTTAATGAAGATGTCTTTATCATTGGCGCAAGTCAATGGGGACAAAATGATGTGGTTGCAGAATGAGTAGAAGAACTAATAAATATCAGTTATCGTATTTCGAACAAGATGATACTACCGATGCCGCAACTGAGATGCAGAGATGGGAATCTCTAGATGCTCAGCTTTTTGCAGTGTTCGATGTACTGGGTAACGGAATAAAAACAGGATGGGGCCTTACCGTATCCGAGGGTCTTAATATTACAGTTGGCCCAGGATCAGGACATGTGGCTTTTGTAGCTGTAGAATCAACTGATTCATTTACTATTGAAGGATTGAATCAAAATACAACAATGTATGTCTACGCTGAGATTCAAGAAGATAGTTATTGGAGTCAAAATGTTAACTTTTCTGCATATTTGTCCTTCCATGAGACAGATGATGAAAGTCTTTACCTTGGATCTGTCACAACTGATGATGTTTCTGTAACAGCTATATCAACAGATGGACGAGAAGTTCTTGGATTCCAAGCCCTAATCAATCAAGCTGTTGAAGAACATAGGCATATCGGTGGTACTGGTAATCCATCTCCAATTGATCTTTCAAGTGAAGTCCAAGGAGTTTTAAATCAACAAAACATTCCAGATTTAGACGCAAGTAAAATCAAAACTGGGGTTCTTGATGAGAATAGAATACCAAAGATTGACCATATCGAAGGATTAACAGAACAGGGAACATTAACTCATGCTCAATTAGATGCGTTTGTAGAGACTCTTAATATTACTGACAACAAAAAGATGGGAGAGGTCTCCACAATCAATTTGTTGCAACTCATATTGGCTCTGAAACACGTTTATCCAGATATTGATGAGTATTTGGTAAATGAGATTGCTTTTATTCCAGGTATCAGCCCAGATGATTTCGTTGACATGATCAATACAACTGCTGAAGTTGATTATAGAACATTTTCCGAGGGTGGTGAACACACTATAACGATGACTCCAATCGCTGGATTCACTACATACACAAGAATTTGGGATACTGAAGATGATTTTAGTGACAGTACCAACAGTAATGTATTTATTGACGGAGATTCAGTTTGTCTTGCCACAACTAACAATGAGTTAGTCCTAGATGAATTTAATAATATTGATGAATGGACCGTATTCACAGAAGATCTTAGCTCAACTACAACTGGGAATTTGTCTCTGGATAGTTCAGAGTATGTCTCTGCTCCAACAAGTGGGAAAATAGACGTTACTAATGAAGAAACCGAGATGGCTTTGGTTATTAGAAAAGATTTCGATGCTCAAGACTGGAGTGACTACGATTTCCTTACCTTCTATTTGAAGACAGAAGATGTTGAACATGGAGACTGGGTTTTCTACTTTAGCGATTCAGTTGCAGGTATTCAGAATTCTTATTTCTTGGCTCTTGAAAGAAACACTCCAACCATTAATGTTGATACTTTAGAAAATGGTTGGCAGGAAGTTAGAGTTGATTTAAGAGGGTATATTCGATCATCTGTAAATCAAATGGCAATATATACCTCTACCCAACTTGGTTGGGATAATTCAAAACCATTCGACCTTAATATTGATGACTTTATCTTAAGTACTGGAAATTTCTATGAAGATGATGGTTATGTAAGAGTTATTTACGGGAACGATTTGCTAGTCGATTACTGGAGACTGAGATGGAATACAGTAATTCCTACAGACACATCGTCAACTGGAGTGGCCTTCAAAGTTAGAAGTAGAGTTTCTAATACAGAAGCTGGGTTGGCTGTAGCTGAATGGTCAGAATATACGACTGTTAGCGGAACAACTATCCCTACAAGCGGAACACTTTATAAGTATATTGAGATCGAAGCATATTTTGAGTCCTCTATTACAAATAGTAGGACCGCTTGTATGAAGAAGCTTTATCTAGACTTCTATGTTAGTGATGAAGATGCTGAATTTGAGTTTACTTCTCAAACAGATTGGGAAACGGGCAAGCTCTTCAACATAGACACAACTACAGATCCAGGATCAATACAGGTTGCAGATGTCGATGATATCGGGACCTATTACTTTGCGACAGATGGAAGTGCAGGTCAGCTAGAGAGTGATTTTGATGTTGCTTTCGCCTTTGGAGGATCAACATTACCAACAACGACTTATCAAGCAATGAACGACATTACTCCTTCATTCGGCTATTTATCTGGAGTTGCAAGAGGGGACGCAGGTTCATTATGGTTGGCAGATACTGACAACGATAGAATTGTGAAAGTGGATAGATATGGAAATTTGGAAATTGGTTTTTATGGAAGTTTCTTGGAAGCTCCAAATGATCCTTATGGATTTGAAGAGAACGGCCCAGGATCTAATACAACAGAGACAACTGAAGAAACTGAAGAGACAGCAGAAACGACTGAAGATGACATGACAGTTCTTCATAGTATATATAATGAAGAGCAGGGGATACTTTACATAGTATTTGACAGTAATTTAACGAATATCTATAACGCTTCGGCAACATTTGACATGGACAAGATCTATTTAAAGGTTGGAGCGCACAGATTCAATTTATCGGACTCTACAACTGAATTGGTTGGCATCCCTCAAGCGAAATATGAAATTTGGGGAGATTTATCAACGTCAACAGATGAAGAAGCGATATTCTCAAGTCATTTCTCGTTCAAGTCTCATGTTCTGAAAATCACACTACAGGGAGCAGACAAAACGGCTCTTAATAACGTTTTGAGTCAAACAGATCCAGCAATTGCTGTTGGAGCACCATATCAGAACTTCAGAACGTCTAGCAGTTCTGTTAAGGTGAATTTTTTATTGAGAAATGCAGAATTAGGGAGTGATGAAGGGGAGTATGGAATTAAGTTGTCTATTGATGGTGGTACTAGTTTTATTATCTATGAGGATAATTATACATTTTCTGGATTGAGTACTGGAGATCATGAAGTTGATATTATCTTGGTGGATTATAATGATGTTGAGCAAACAAATGACGAGGCATCTGCAACATTAAATTTCGTTCGTAGATCTACATACACCAACCCATATCTAAGCATACAATACCCCCGACCAAATCAAACTTACTCTAATAACCCTGTCGTTGTCGAATTCACATCTGAGAATTTTCCTGTTGTTCCAACGGGTCAGCATGTTCAATATCAAATTGATAGTGATCCAGCAATCGATTATTATTCTACAGAACCAATTACTCTTGAAGATTTAGACCCAGGTAAACATACAATCAGAATCTATACTGTTGATGCTGATGGAAACCAATTGGTTTATGACCATGGTGATATAACTTCTGAGTTTATTGTTGGGTTAAATTCCAATGCTCTTCTGAAACTTTATATGAACAGGGGAGCTATCGTTAGTGAAGACGACAGGAGTGTTGAAACTTCTAGAACAAATACTGATGTCGCAAATGTATTCATACAGAATATCTATTCTCCAATAGATTTGCAAATCATTCCAGATGATACAAGTGGTTTAGCAGGAGGGGAATTATCTATACTTGTTGCTAAACTAAGATCTCCTTCTTGGCTTGATGGACTTGCAGGACAAGAAAACGCAGACGAATTCGCCTTACGATTAGAAAATATTGCAAGAGAAGCGAGTGGGCTAGATCTTTTAACTCCTAACCCAGATTTGGCAGATGTCCCAACGAATCAGTTAATTTTCGGAACGAAATATTTGAATGGCCATAGTGTTGTTCAGTTAGATGAGAGTGGAGACACAGTATTCTCAAATAATGCCGCAAGATTTGCAGAAAGCAAGGAAAGGGCCAAAGTAATCTTGGGTAGTGCCGAAAAGATCGGAGCATATGAGTTGTTGATTGGTGATTCGATAAGGCAGAGAGCCATTATTGTTTATACTGACCTAGAAACTCAGACTCCAGAAATTGAATGGCAGTTTGACTCAGATAAATACATACCAGATTTCCATATAGTTCCTCAGGAGCAAAGAGTTATCGACATATACAATGATTCTGTTAGTGAGAATAACATATTTGTCAGACAGGGTACTACTGTTGTTTGGAGAAATAGCAGTTCTTCTCCTATTACCATTTATTCTGGAACAACTACCTATGATTTATTCCAACAAGACCCAGACCTCACTTTGTATGGTACGGTGTTTACATCTCCTGTATTAGACCCAGGAGAAACTTACTCGTTTGAGTTCATTGATGATGGAGAATTTGACTGGTTTGTATATCCAGATATCCTGACTGGCAAAATAAACGTCACAAGACAAAGATTATCGTCAAGAGATTTGTATTATATATTGGAGAGCGATGGGTTGGAGTCACCTTTTACCAGTAGATTGATAAAAGTCGATTCTTGGGGAAATATATTATGGTCTTTCGGAGAGAATTACTTGGTTAAGCCAAGAGATGTTAGACCAATGATAAGTGGTAATGTCTTACTAAGTACATAATGGAATATGTCATACAAAGCAAAATTTTTCGAATGGGATGTCAATATAAATCCAGATCAAGTTGGGGTTCCAGTTGGTTATGAATTTGAGTTCTACAGACTCAATGAAGGCTCTGTGCTGTACAATCTCTCGACTTTTAGGGAGAATGCAGTAAAAGGGTCAATATTTTACAGCTTTGATGGCGTTAATTTTATTGATTTTCCTTTAGGCGAAGAAGGCGTAAAATTCTATACTGACTACACAATGCGCGTTAAAATAGTTAACGCGATGCGTGAGAATGTTTTCGCTGTTAGCGATGGAATTATTTATCGTTTAACAGGAGATTGCACCCATATTATTGAGAGATTTGATACAGGTGTTGACCTGTCAATGCTCTCAGTAGACAATAAAACCAACAATGTCTATTCTTATTATGACAAAACACTATTTTGCTTTGGTACTGCCGACACTATTCGAATCAAGAAATCATTTAATCTGGGATCTGAAGCCTTAGAGATTATCGTTGATGGGAGTCGAGGCGTTTTCTGGCAGGTTCAGAAGACCCAAGTACTCAAGAGGTCTTTAGAGAATGCCAAGGTATTGGAGAAGTATTTATTAGGATCTTCTATCTCGGGTAATGTTAGAAAGTTCTTAAACAAAAGAAATGGTAATGTAGTCATTTCTGCTCAAACTTTATCAGGGTATGAAATTTTTGAATTGGATTATTACTCTGACTCTGTATCATCTGATACGTCTGCCAATCTTATTCTAGATATAGGCAAAGGCAATTCCGGTTATTTTGTTGTGTTCGGAAATCAATATCTTGGCAGGTTTGATTCAGGGACATTAGATGAGACATATTTGGCGACTGGCAGAACTAATGTCACCAATATTAGTGGTGATATGGATGTTTTTTATCTAATAGACGAAGGTTTGGACGATGCAGTTAAGTTTTCTATTCCCTATACTGAAGAGTGGTCAGCAAGAATTATTCCTGGGAATCAAGGTTTTTTGAAGGCTAGAGGAAACGATTCTTCTGTAATTTATTCTGGTGGAGGTTTAGTTACTTGTTTGAGAGACGAAGGAGTTGAATTCAAAAGATTGCCGATAAATGATGACACAATTGCCATTGATCTTGCTAGTCAAACAATGCCCTCTCATACAGCTTTCAGGTATCGAGCCGTTTATGGAGAGGCTGACCTAGATCAAAGCTCAAGTTCGAGTTCTCAATCGTCAAGTTCATCATCTCTTGACTCATCCAGTAGCTCTAGTGATAGATATTCTACTAGTAGTATATCAGAAGTAAGCGCTGTATCTTCCACAAGCCAGTCAACCCAAAGTCAGTCAACCCAAAGTGAGTCAACTCTGAGTGGTTCAAGTTTATCTAGTCCTTCGTCTAGCTCCTCAAGTGAGAATTATTCTGAGTCATCAAGTTCGATTTCACAATCTTCCAGTTCACAATCCGAGTCAAGTTCCTTAGGAAATTCTGAGTCGTCAAGTTCTGGGGTTGTCGGATCTGATTCAAGTTCAAGTGAATCAAGTATAACCATTTCTGAATCGAGTTCTAGTTTTGATCCTCCGTCTTCTTCATCAGATTCATCAGGTTTCTTAAATTGGCGATATGATGCATGCGAGCTATTTACTGAAAGTATCAGTTCAATTAGTGAATCAATTAGTAGTTCCTCAGAAAGTATTGGAAATACATCTTCATCTGAATCAAGTAAAAGCAGTCTCTTGTTCAGTTCTGACTCAAGTGAGAGCAGTTTGGGCAGTAGTTCTATTAGCTCTTCTAGTTCTGAAAGCGATGCGTTAGATCAGATAAATTGTGAGGGGAATTCCGATCCAAGAGTAAAAATGACACTTTGTTGGAGTGGTCCAGGTCTTAGGGTTTTCTTAAGAGAAGAGTGGGAAAATGGGGAGAGTAAAATAATTTGTCCAAGCAATTACTGGACTTCAGGCAGAGAAGTTTGGAGAATAGCCATAGATGACTCAGTTCGACTCAGTGTAGACCAAGGAAGTGGATATAGCCCAGGAGAAGCAGACATAGCAGTTATAATAAGAAATAACCAAGCCCAGTTTTATGTAGGTTTGAACTATAATGAAGGTGGAGGATATGGTACAACAACTGGTTGCAATCCTCACTTTAATGTAGACAATATGATTAACGTATCTCCAACAACATTGTGTGGGGTTTGGGGGAGTAGCGCTTCGGCTTACACTGACATTAGAGACATCATGTTTGGGAAATGTACTGTTACGTCGGGTCACTTAGAGGGAGTTACTATTAAGTGGGAGCCAATTTCGGGATCAGGACAACCTTGGGGTAGTTGGAAAAATGGCTCTTTGAATTACGTTCCAACAACAGGAAATGAGAACTGTCCATAAGTAGGAGTGAATAATGGGACATATAGTATTTGAAGAATATCAGGGGAAGACAGTTAGGATAGAGGGGACGTGCTATACGTACACTGAGAGAACCTATGACCCTGTCGATACTGATCCATTAAGTATTGAGGGAACTTTCTCAACCTGTTTGGAATGTGAACTTGTTAGTTCGTCATCTGATAGCTTCATGCCAAGCTCAATTTCAGAAAGCTCTGAATCTATTGGTGGGGAATCTTCATCTTCGGAATCTTTGGAGAATATTTCTTCTTCTAGCTCTCTTATTTGTGTAACAACAGCAATCGGAAACATTTCGCAATCTCACGGCACTATGTGGTTCTCTCCACCTCCATTTTTGGGGGTAATACCTGAAGGAACTGTTTGTATAGATGGAGTTGATCAAGGAACTTATGTAAACAAAGGTGCAGAGGATGTTATTACCCTTGACAATCTCAGCGCAAGTTCTAAATACGAGAAGGGGCAAACAATTGAAGTTTGTGAACATGCCTGTCTTCCAAATAGTTCGTCATCAAGTTTTAATGATGGGTGTTTCGAATACAAACAAGCCATTGAGGGGCCAATAAACGGTGACAGATATGGTACACAAATAAAGATCTCTGGTAAAAAAATGTTTGTTGGGGCTAGTCATTATGACAGTTTGGACTCATATGGGAAAGTTTTTTATTATGAATTGGAAAATGGTTCTTGGACTCAAAAGCAAATGATCGAAGCAGATAGTTCTCTGTATCGGCATTTCGGATGGCAGGTTGCATATGATGGAGGAAATTATTGTGCTATAACCACAGAAAGGGAAGAGGGATATCTATTTATTTATAGATGGAATGGATCATCATGGGTTCAGCATCAAATTATACAAGATCCTAATATTGATGATTATTTTGGCGTATCATGCTATATGAGTGGGGATAGGATTATTATTGGAGCATATCAAGGTACTTATGAAACAAATGGTGGGTTGGCTTATATTTATGCAAGAAGTGGGAGCACATGGTATCTAGAGAAAAGACTCTCATCTCCCAACGCAGAATCTAATGGGTATTTTGGAAACGCAGTATCTATTTATGGAGATCATGCAATTGTTGGTGCTCGTAGAGAATATGGCGAAAGGGGTAGGGCATACGCTTATGAAAGAATAAATGGCAAATGGAAACATATTCAAACTTTCACTGGGCCAACTCCAAATGATGGGCTTGGTTATCTCGTAAGGATTAATGGGGATAGAATGACAATTTCCCAAAACAATCCAAGATATGTTTATGCATATGAGTGGAATGGAGATTCATGGGATTATGTTCAGGGATTTTCTTTAGGTTCCACTTCATTTCAGACTTCTATAGATGGAGATCAACTATTAATCGGACAAAATCTATATAGATGGATTGATGATTCTTGGATATTTTATCAGAATTTTACAGAACCAAACCCAAGTAACCAAACATATAATGAGGTTGCAGTTAATGGAGATTATATAGGGATTGGTTCATATATCTATAATGATGGAAATCCTGGGAAAGCATATATGTATGAATGTACTGGTGCAAGAGAGGGTAGTTCCTCTAGTACATCAAGTAGTTCTTCTAGTTCTTTGGATTCCTCAAGTAGTGATAGCTCTCTCGGAATTACCTCTAGCTCAAGTTCGTCTGGACTTCCTCAGTGCAATTGTCCTGGAGATACAGGTCCAACAATATTTGTTACTTTATCTTGGTCTGGAGAGACACCTACAGAAAGAAGTTTCCTTGGATGCCAATTTGCAAATGGGAAACCTCAGGAAGTTTGCCCAGATAATTATAATTGTAATCCTGGCCCTCCTGGTGGAGAATATTGGCGGCAAACTGAAGGTGACGACAGAATTAATATGAATGCCTTTGTGTCAATATATTATACTGGATATACTAGTACATGGATGTACCTTAATGTTCGTTATGATAACAATGGTCATGGAGGTGACTGGAATAGATACGTTGGATATTACTCAGGAACTTGGCAAAATCCAATAAACTTATCTAATGACAATATAAACCCTGCTACATGGACATTAGGATCAGAGATAGCTAATGGGCAATTTGGATATATTCTGACAACTGATGGAGTAACTATTAAATGGGAAAGAGGAAATGGAGATTGGGGGTGCTAAATGTCAGATAGAATCAATACAATTAATTTAGGAGAAATCAGTCTTCTCGAAACTAGAACAGTCGAGAATATTGATGAAGTTCAATCTATTAAAATTCACCCTATTAATGGAACGTTTTTGACCTGTTACCCATTGTTAGATGATGGAACCGTCATACTATACCCTCAGAACCCAAATAACGATGATTATAGCGCAACAACGATCAAATCCATAACGGACTATGGGGACCTTAATTTTCCTCTAGATACGGCTTGGAATCCATTTAATAGAAGATATTGGATAGCCGATGCGGGTAATGGGAATGTTTTGTCTTTAAGTTCTGTTGACAATTCTTTTATTCGTTCAATTGAAGGATTCACTTTGCCACATTCAATTATTCTTAACAGGAATAATCGAACGATTTTTGTAAAGAGTTTTGTTGACGCTTCAACTCAGAAAGTGACTCAATTAAATAATATTGGCGAAACGTTGTTTGAGTTTGAATTTCCTGGAACAATCCCTTCAACCACAATTGAATATGAGAAGCCGTATCTATCAACGCTTCCTAAGAATTTCACGATGGATTATGACACTAATTTGAATCGTTTATGGTTTGTCGCAGATTCGGTTCTTTATATGGTTGATTTTGATACTCAGCAGATCATTGAGAACGATTTGAAGGACGAGAGATTAGAGAATTTAACTTGTGTCAGTATAGATAGAAGTTCTGGGAATGCTTTTGTTATAATAAATGATACTGTCAATTACTACATACAACAGATTTTTAGAGATAATAATAAATTATTAGGTACGGCTTACTTAGAAGAACAGCCGATTCCTTGAGGTAAAGAATGGCAATTATAACAGTAGATTCTGGCGGAACAACCATGACAAGCTCCAGCTTGTCGGTTATTAATGGCAAGCCAGCTATTGCATATTATGATGATGACAATTCACAATTAAAGTATGTCATTGCCAGTGATATAGAGGGCCTTTTCTGGCCATCCAGCAATATAAAAACTATTTCTTCTGGTGGGGCTTCTAGTTTTGAGGTTTCATTATCCTCTGTAAACGGAAAACCTGCGATAGCATATTATGACTCTGTTGTAGAAAACCTCATTTATATTCAATCAGATGATGCTGATGGTTCAAGTTGGTCGAATTACCAAACAGTAGATTCATTTGGTGACGTGGGGCACAATCCATCTTTGGCAATAATTAATGGTAAGCCAGCAATATCATATTGGGATGAGACTAATCAATATATCAAATATGCAATAGCAGATGACGCTGATGGATCAAATTGGTCAGCAGGAAATGTCAAGCAAGTTGACAATACTCCAGACTTCATTAGGGAATCTTCTTTAGCAGAGGTAAATGGCAAGCCAGCAGTAGTATACAGAAAAAGCTCATTTTTATCTTATCTTCAGGCAGATGATGCTAATGGGTCTAGCTGGACCTCTACAAATAGATTTTTAATTGATTCGGGAAGTTATAGATATATGTCTATAGCCATCACCAATGGCAAGCCTTGTGTAAGCTATTATGATGTCCATGGCTTTAAGCTAAAATACACTATCGCAGACGATGCTGATGGGTTAAATTGGTCGGCGGGGAACATAAAAGATGTTGATAGTGGCTATGTCGGGGTTTGGAACTCCCTAGCCATTGTGAATGGACATCCTGCGATTAGTTATCAAGCTTCTGTAGACACTCAATTAAGATATATTCGTTCTGAAGATATAAATGGCACGAATTGGCCAACACCAGTGGTTGTCTCTTCATTGACAAACAATACTGAGGGGACTTCTTTAACTGTTGTAGATGGAAGACCAGCGATTGCTTATAATGGCTCTTTAATGTTTGCAATATCCGAGGATGTTGACGGAGACGAATGGGATGTGAACTCCTCTTCTGAATCTTCTTTTTCAAGCTTACCAGATGAGTTCACAGAAGTATTAAACCAGATCATTGCTGGAAATAACCCAGACAACTTAATTCCATTTACCTATACTCCACAAAGTGGATTTGATTCAGATGACGACACTCAACAAATACAATTCTCGTTTAGAACTGTTAATAATGAATTTTTCAATTACGACAATCTACTGAATCCTCCAGATGTTGAGGAAATCGCTGGAGCAAGCAATTGTTATGTTCCAGAAGATGATGATGTCAACATTAAACATGAACCCATTTTTTATGTGGATCTAATTGTCAAAGACTCTCCTGTTAAAAATATCAGTGTTAGGATTCAGGAAGAAAAATATAAAGACGAACAAGTAAAATACTCATTTATCATACCTAAATTCACTTGGAATCAAGACTTAATTACTGATGCAATTTCATCAAATGTTTCTTACAATCCATTAGAAGATTCAACAGGATCATTTTGGGCTGGAACTTCGGACGACAGACTTTATAAAATCGAATATAACTCAAATGTAGCCGCATCAGCATTTAGTACCTCTGAGGACGGTACAATTAAGAACATTATTGTTAATCCTGAAGGGCAACAAATGTATGTCACTACAGATGAGAAACTTAAGAAATATACAATTGAACATTTCATTGACAACTCTGATCAACCTCAACTTTTTGTAACTGAGAATACATCTGTTGATAATGTTTATCAAATTATGTCGTGGTATGATACTAACATATGGACAGCACTGCCAGAGTTAGGAAAGATTCAAGAACTCGACCCAGATGCTTTGACAACTGTTAGTGAAGTTGATGGGTTCGATGCTCCGTTTAAAATCGTACAATCCGATTATTACAATTCAACATTTGTTGCTGGGACGAATGTTCTTTGGAAGTATGACGGATCAATCACAGCAATCTATGGAATTGAGGGATATGAAATCTCAGATTTCGACATTTCAAGTAACGGTCAACTTATGATTGCATTAAATGGGTCCGATGATAGTTATTTGAGAGTTCTTGATAGAGACTTCTTTAGATTATTGATTAATGAAAGATTCACCAACGGTCAGGCTAGATATTGTAAGTTCTGTTCTAACAACTTCTTATATGGATTGTCTGAGATTGATGCTGGGGGAGATCAGTTTGTCGCTCAACATCACGCTTACAATACATTGAACGGAGAATACAATGTTACAACGTCTCCTAATGTTTTGTTTAAGCCCGATGAGGAAGATAATCCGACTCCAGCAACACAACCTGTAGAGATTGAATATCCTAATGGTGGTGAGAATGTTTTAATTGGTGGAGAAGTCGAGATATTATGGAAATCTAACAAGTCCATTAATGATTCTGTCAAGATTGAGTTATATAAAGAAGATGTATTTTTGAGAACCATAACTTCATCAACTCCGAACACTGGAGTGTTTGCTTGGAATGTTCCAGCAACCTTGGAAATAGCTTCAGATTACAAAATAAGAATGGAATGGCTTGCCGCAGAAGTCAATGATGCGAACGAAGATTTCTCAGATGCTGATTTTAGTATGGTTGATATTTATCCTTCTTCAAGTGAAACGGAGATCGATTTCTTTGGATCAATTGGAGTTGATTATGACGAGCAGAATAATCAAATGGTTATCGTTCTTCAAAGTGGGTTAGTTGGGTTCTTGAGTTTCGAAGACTTTACTTTCCAAGGTTGGGTAGACAGTGGGGTCACTGAATATACGGCCATGGTTGTTAAAAACGAACATATCAAAGAAATCGGAACAGTTGAAAAAGTAAGAATTTTTGTTGGTTCTCAGCCATATTTGAGCGACAAGTGGGACTCTGGTATAATTGAAACAGACTTGAACTCAATCTATTATGGTGGAGGAGATAACTTGACTCCTGGAGAACTATATTATGTAAATATTCAGGTTTACTCAGCCGATAGTGGCTGGAGCGAAGTCCAAACCAAAAAATGGATTATGCCTAAAAAATAAGGAGAAAACTATGCCTAGTATTACAGTTAGGGAGTATCATAATGAGAGTGGCGCTCTGTTAGGCAACGTCTCTATTTTGGATTTTGGGAGAATAACTTCTGGAACTCATAGTAGAGTTAAGGTCATCGACATAGCGTTTGATGATGTTTCCGCAGTAGGAAATATCAAACTGGGGGTCATATCAAATGGCGGAATTAGTGTAACTTCTGGGGACGATGGCCATTTCGGTATCGAAACATCACCAGATTTTAGTTCCTCAGTAGCATCTTCCCCATTGTCTAACCACTTTTCTGGACTCAACACGACAGGAACATCTGGAGACGCAAACAATGAAGATATAGGGAACAAAAGTTCTGCTGTATCTGACTACATCTATCTTGATATTGAGATTGGATCGACTAATCTTGAAACGGGAAATGGAGCATATAAGGTGTTCTTTGACTATTCATAAGGAGTAATCAAATGATCACTTACTATAGCGACACAAAAGACCTAAAAAGCATTCACAACCCTTTGATTGATAATGCGGCTGAAATGCGTCATTCTGGTTTCTTTGAGGTCGTGGAGGATAACGAAACCCCTCATTTCGCGTCATCAATAAAGAAAACTTTGCATAATCAGGGTAGAATCTTCTGTGATGATGCATCCAAGCTTTTCTCTATATCAACTGGATATGTCGGATTAATCATGTCTTTCCCATTTAATTTGCAGAATGGAGTCATCCACCCAGCTAGATTTTCAGAAAAGGAATATATGCTTTGGGGAGTCAATATGGGCGAAACAGATATTGAATCTCCAGGGATTGGAGCGTTTTTTACAAAAGATGGAATAGAATTTAGAGTCAAAACTTCCGCTGGCAGTTACTCATTGATAGACGACGAAACCACAATATCAAAAAACACTAGCTTTGAAATTGAATTTTTCTGGGATAAAGATGAGATTTCTTATATAGGTAATGATGTAACTATGGTTATTCGAGTTGACGATCAAGATATTGTTGGTGGTGGGGTTCCAATTATTGATGATCTTGATGTCAATAGCGCCTTCTATACAGCCATTGGCCAAACTGCCCCTTCAGGTTCAAGTGTTTTTGAAGATATCCCTTTCCAGATACTGGACAATGTTTATAATCTAAACAACCTCCAGTGTTCAGTAAGCAGGATTATGATAGAAAACTCAATTCCTGCTTATTTTGATTAATCTGACCTAGCCCTTCATGTATAATGTTTAAGGATTTATTAGCATAACATGGAGAATTATTATGGATGTTCCTTCTGACCAACAAAATAAAGGTCTGATTACTGTTTCTGGGTGTCCTCGTTCTGGCACATCATTAATGATGGATTGCTTGCGCATAGCCTTTGGAGATGATCGTATAATTGGTCATAAATTTCCTCAGGAACAAAGAATCGCGATTGGACTACAAAAACACGATGAAGAAACAGATGAAGAGTTTGAGGCCAGGCAATATATAAGAGAAATAGTTGCCCCAAATGCCGAAAGAGATTTTAAGATTAGCAAAGACATGAATCCTAACGGATTCTGGGAATGCCGATACTCAGTTAGAGGCATCAAGTGGCACATGAATATGCCTAAGCTTGATGGCCAAATATGCAAGATCGTTAGCCAGGGTCTTTTTAACAGTAATCCTGAATATATTGACAAAATCATCTATATGCTTAGAGATCCAAGGCAAGTTGCTAAATCTCAGGAAAGATTAAAACGATTTCCTTTTATGACTCATGAAGAAGAAGTTGAGTCAGGGTTAAGGATTCATACTCCCGAAATGTTTATTAACGTAACATATCAGGCATGCAAATGGCTTTTAGCGAACCCAGACATACCTATTCTGGTTATTTCGTTTGATGATCTTATCATGTATCCTGATGAAACATTAGGCAAGGTTCAAAATTTCTTGGAAGAAGGGGACTTCTCTCGACATCAAATTGATCCGAAACTCAAAAGGAGTTATCCAGAAGAGATAGGTAATCATCTTTGGGAATATGCTGATACAATTTATGAGTTCATGAAAAAACAAGAATACCAGAAAATCATTGATTACTACGAAGAAAATGCAAAAATGATTTTTAGGGATAATGTCAGAACTTTCTGCACTAGGTTGAGGGAGCAAATGGTATACAATGAATGCATAAACTGCAAAAAGTCATGCGATCTTGTTAACAACCTTCGGAAAAGGGCAGAAGAGAAGAAAATCGCATGGGAATTTGAACCATGTATGTTTGATTGCTTAACAAATCCTCTAGAAGATCACATTTCTATACAAGAAAGTGTCAAGAATAATCATTGGAAGGCTTTGCTTGCTAAAAAATGGTTAGAGGAAAACGAGCAGTAAAAATTGAAGAATGTTTAGATATTCTATGATCATATGAGTGTAACTTGTGAATATTGCGAATCAACAAACATCACGCAGTAGAGGGGTTACGGCTTTTGGGTTTGACGGGTATCAACAGATATATAGTCAATACAATTCTTCATTTACATTTGTTTCGTCCTTAATATCTTATGATACCCCTGTTAAATTCTCCATTCAACAGGCCGTAGACTCTTGCTGGTCTAGTGGGAACATATTTAGAGTAGATACCAATAATGGATTAGTTATTAAGTCGGACTATGAAGGTAATGAGCTAAATTCATTGTCTCTTTCTTATCCTTACTCCATCTCTGTTATTCAGTATCAAGTTCCCATGGAAGACGAGAACCCTACAAATAATGAATGTTTAGGGTGTTGGGTTGTTGATGGAACATCTGTTTACAAAACAGACAAAGATCTTAATATTGACATTGAGATAATCAACTTAAGTTCCCCAACTATAGCTTGTACTAACCATGATAGTGGAGGTTGTTATGTAGTTGACGAGATACTGGGTCTTCTAAGCTTTAATTCTGATGGGGATATGATTGCAACAGGATCTTTTACTGATAGTAATGTTCTTGGAGCATTATCGAATTCAAAAGGGGATCTATTCATCTTAACTGAGAATAAGCTCTTTAAGTTTGCAGATATAAATGGGAATTTAGTTAAAACTATTGACTATAATATTACTTCATATTTCTCAGGTAAATCAGTTAGCTGTTTTGATATTGACACCTCAACAGATTATCTTTATGTTGGTGGAGGTACTCAGTCAAGCCTCCGAATTGTTAAATTCGATTCAAGTGGAACCTATTTGGGTGTTTTATCAACAAGTGATAGTTTCCCATATATTTTAAGAGCAAGTCAGCATCCATCCTCTGACACATTTTATGTAATATCGGATGAGAATAAATACTTCTTTGTTGAGAGTTCCAGTTCAACAAGTTCAGAGATGTTTTCAGATCCGTCAAGTACATCTAGCCCTAGTTCTGCGGGATTCTCAGAATCTTCAAGTTCTGATAGTGGGGGGTTCTCAGAATCCTCAAGTTCTGAGAATTATTCCAACAGTTCTAGTTCTCAATCCGACTCAGAAAGTTCCAGTTCCTCTTTTGGTTGCGAAATCATCCAAACACTTGAACCACCAAATCCTGGGGGAGGTAATGTTGATGACATTTCAATGACAGATGATTACATGGCTATTGGCAATCCAACGTATGACACGTCTGGGAATAACAACAGAGGATGTGTTTATTTGTATGAGTATGCTGGTGGTTCATGGAGCTATGACACTCAAATTAATGGATCTGGGGATGGAGATTTGTTTGGTGGAATTGTTGCTTTAGACGACAGTCAATCTGGACAAAAAGACTTAGCATGCTCTTCTCAGTTGTCTCTCTCAACTACTGGATTAGTTTATGTTTATCGTAATACTGGGGCCTCTTGGTCCAGCACAGCACTTTTTGCAGGAGAAAATGTCGGGGATTATTTTGGCTCTGCAATAAAGCTTCATAACGGAAGATTAGTGGTCGGAGCACCTGTATATAGCTCATTTCTTGGCGCTATATATATTTACCATTATTCTAGTGGCTGGAATTTCATACAGAAAATCACTCCATCTTTAGGATCAACTACTGCCACTCCTTCTTATGGTAACAGAGATGGCGTTGATGTTTTTGGAAACTGGATTGTGGTTGGAGACAAGAGCTACGATTCAAATAATGGAGTCGTTTATATTTATCGGTGGAATGGTTCATCTTGGTCAGAGTTCCAGACTTTGCCCAGCCTTACAACACAATTCGGATTGACTGTTGCAATATATGATAATACTTTGATTGTTAATGGTGGTCTTGTCTATGAATTTAATGGAACATCATGGGTATATCAAGGTTCATTTGGAACAAATACAGGTAACATATCAAGACTTTACAAAGACAGTCATGTTGTAGGCGTTTCTTTTCCTATTTATGTAAACACAAAAATTGATGAGAATTGGGAAAATATCCAGATATTGTTTGTACCAACATTTTCCTTCTGGCAGGGGGTTGATTTAAACAATAGTCAGGTTGCCGCTTCTGACGGAACATTTGTATATATTTATAATTGCGATAATGAGTTTTGGTCAGAGAGTTCAGATTCTTTTAGTGAAAGCTCCAGTTCCGAGATGTACTCTGAGAATTCCAGTTCCAGTTCTAGTTCTGAGTCTAGTGATAGCTCCAGCAGTTTAAGTTCGGGGGGATATTCAGAAAGCTCATCATCTAGCAGTGCTCCATATGAAGTCTTGGCTCAAGACGCAAAATATGCTTCTATGGAAATAATAAATAGTAGACCTGCAATTGCCTATTATGACAACAACTCTGGTGAGATGAGATTCCTTATGGCATCAGATACTTCAGGGGATGAATGGGATAACCCAGCTACAATTGGCACATTTGGAATAGAAGATGAAACCTATCCACCTTCATTAGCTGAAGTAAACTTTAAGCCAGCCGTTTTATATTGTAAAGGAGACAGCTTCCCTTATGTTACACAATATATCCAATCAGACGATGCTTTCGGTACTTCTTGGACGGATACTCCTGCTGATATTTTAAGTGGAGGTGGCGCACTTTATGAATATCCACTTAAGTTAACTTATGGTTCAAAACCAATAGCGGTATACTCACAAGGCGGATTTTCCATGTACTCATTACAAGCTGATAATGCAGATGGGTCTAGCTGGGGGGCAGAATCCCCTTTATTAGTTACATCAGAAGTGACTCAATATATGGATGCCATTGGAAGTACCAGGATGGTATATTTTAATCCGAATAAGGATGAGATTGGGACTGTAACTGGGGGAACTGCTGGCTTTTGGAATCCATATAGCACTGTATATAGCTTCCCATCAACTGGATATAATAACTCTGTTTCTGTGGCAATAATTGGGGCATCTTATGGTGTCGCTTTCGGATATCACCCATCTATTGGGAATAATATCTTGAAATTTTCTATAGGGTCTTTATCATGGAATACATATGACGCTAGTGACGAAGGATCTTTAGTGGATATTGAACAAGTATCTGTCTACTCAATAAATGGTCGCCCAGCTATAGCATATATCATAACTGGGGGGATACTTAAGTACATTAGAGCAGACAATACTGGAGGAACTAGTTGGACAGATACGCCTCAAATAATAGATACAAACGCTTCTTATCTCACTTTAAGAGAAACCAATGGTCGTCCAGCAATTGCATATCAAAGTGAGGGTAGCTTAAAATATATCAGGGCACATGATTCAAATGGAGATGTTTGGAGATAATTATGGCGATAACTATCATAAAATTTAATAAATCTCTATCATTAATTGATTCAGAAGAGGTTGAGGTTTCTGAAGCAATGACAATTGATCATTTTGCAGATGTTATTAAAACAGATGAGGGGGAAATCGAGTTTGTCATTTCTGGAACAAATTGTCAAATCCCAGAGATAGAAGATCTTGATTTTTGTGTTGTCATAAGAGAAAAAGTTGATATGACTGCTCAAGGACCAAATGACGTTATGATCAAGGATAGAGAACAGGATTCGGGGAATAAAGATTTTAAGGATCATAAACCTAGTGTTCCTGTCGATCTCCCTCCAGGTTTCGTAGAATTAAAAGGTAAAGAATAATGGCCAATAACTCATCTAGTTCATCAAGTTCACTAGACTCTAGTTCTAGCTCTAGTTACTTGTATTCTTCTGAATCGAGTACAAGCTCAACTAGTAGTTCATCTAGTTCGAGTTTTGGCATTAGTTCTAGTTCTCAATCCGAATCTAGCTCATCTAGTAGTTCTATCGATTCCAGTTCTAGTTCTAGCTCTTCTTATCTCGACTACCAAGATGAGAGACTATTGCCATTCATCTATGAAAAGAGTTCTGAGAAATCTATTTGGTCAATCACATTCGATTCGACATATGCTTATGCTGGAACCAGCAATGACGGAATGATCATTAGGAGTAAAGATAGATACATATGGGAGAACTTTTATCAACTAGACGATCAGCTTGTCACAGCATTGCTTGTCAATGGATCAACTCTTTTCGCAGGGACTTCTCCTAATGGTTTAATTTATAGGATAAATCTAACAACAAATGCGGTTACACTTGATCAAACTTCCAATGGAGAAGTAGTTAATTTTGTATCCTATAATGGGGAAATTTATGCGGCAACGTCTAGACCTGCAATTGTCTATAGGTTTGATGCTGTAAATCAAGCATGGGTTGTTTTCTATAGACCTTATGGAACGTCAATTAACCAGATGTCGTCATTTGATAACAAAATCTACCTGGCAATGGACGCTCAAAATGTAGTTTCATATGACGGAAGTAATTGGCAGATTGAAATATCACAGCCAGATAATGTTGCAACAACCAGAAGGGTTTCTAAGAATGTCTTCTCTCATACAACATACGAATTTATAAATACAAAAGATATCATAAAAACCGATGGGTTGTCAAATGAAGATATCCTTGATATATTCCCATATAACAGATTGGTTGGGATCGGTAGTTTTGCTCAAGATGGTTCTACAGTCACTGTGGGGGGTGGAAACTGGGGTAGAGTTTTTAACTACTATCAAGGAAATCTCACTCCCATCTTCGATACTGACGCAGAAGGGGTACAACAACTCCTGAATATTGACACAGGAGCCAATTTAGCGGCCATGGGAGACAAACTGTATCTAGTTCATTGTGGAGATATTACTCCAGCAGAAGAGGAGACTCCAACTGAACCAGAGGAAGATCCTAATGCAGGGAAAACAGTAGTCATGACATCTCCAAATGGCGGTGAGGTTTGGCTAATTGGAGATACTGTTGATATTACTTGGTCTTCAACAAGAGGAGTAAACGATGCTGTCAAACTCGCTTTGTATAAAAGTGGAGCAGAGGTCTTGGAAATAACTCCGAAAACTTCTAATGATGGTACTTTTGAGTGGAACATACCATTGTCACTAGCGGATGGAACGGACTATCAAATGTACATCGAATGGTTGTCAGCTTCTGAAACCCCAGCAGAGACTGATTATGATTTAAGTGATGCTGACTTCTCATTGTTGTTTAGTATACCAGAAACAACTGATACAGAAGCAGAACCAGAGCCTGAAGGTGTACCAGATACCAGTCAAAGCAGAGGAATTCCAATAATACATTTTAATAATGGTGAAGAGATTACTTTCATGACCAAAGATACCCAAAATGGTGGAGTGTTGTTTGCAACATCTTTCGGCAGAATCTTATATGCAGATGAGGCTACTTTAAATGCCTACAGAACGGGGGAAAGGTTGGTTTATGCTGATGTCACAAATGGGTTTGGCAATCCTTCCGAAACAACCGCTGAAACCTTTATGTATGCTTTATATAAAAGAATTATTGAAATCAATGAGGACAAAGAGATAGAAAAATGGAAATATATGGAAGACGCAACTGCAATTCCAGTTGAGAGGGTGACCGCTGTTTTTGTTAGTCCCGTCCTTCAAGTTCAAGAAGACATTGGTTTCTGGAAGCAACTCATTTGGTCTGAAGATAAACCAGACAATACTAAAATAACGATATGTATAAGAACTGGAAACTCTATCTCTGAGATGCGCCAAACACCTTGGGGAACTTGTTACAATTCAAATAATGGTGAAGCTAATCCAATTGTAAGGGATTTAAACAACGTTCGTCTTGAAGGGCAGTTTGCTCAATTCCAGGTTCTAATGGAAACAAATTCCAACGACCTCACTCCAAAAGTTACAAGTGTGAATTTGGTATATTCAACCAAAAGAGCACAGTACTTCTATACCGTTAAGTTCTCACTTGAGAATGAATCTGATATCAAGAAAGGTTTGTTGACAGGGACAATTACTCAACCAACAAATACTGAGATAACATTTGGGTATAATGCAGATAATTCAACTGACTGGGATGATTACACAATTATAAATCCTGATGAGTTTTTCGAAATGCCAGAAATTGACAATATAAGAGTTGGTATCAGGATGGTTTCATATGATACAAGCTTACCTGTTGTGGATGAGTTTGCTTTGATGTTTAGTGGTGATAAAATCAATTTGGTAAATCAATAAATGTATGTAGCATTAATAACAAAAGAACATATTAATGGCAGAGTTGCCATAACTACTGACCGTTTGGGAGGTTTCCGAACAGGCCATGGAACAACTCCAATAACTTTTTGGAGAACATTCCTCAAGTGGGCTGGGCAGAAATTGCCAAGAGAAGTAGTGCATGTTGGTGTTGTTAAAAGCATTGAAACATATTACGAAAACTACATAGATTCAATTGAAGGAGTAACCTATAGAGAAATAGATACAGAGTATATTAAAACATTTGGGGCTGACGAATTTGATGTTATCTATTTTATTGGTCTTCCAGATGATTTCGCAGAAGAGATTCCTGACATTTTAGAAGAGCATGTTGCTGATGGAGGTGGATTGATTCTTGAATCTCCAGATGAAGAAGGAGAAATAGAGATTCTGTCATCAATTGACTCAATTGAAGTTTCTTCGGTCCAAAGACCAACATATGATCTTGCATTCTGGACAGCGGCTGGTTTCAATAGCGATCTTTACACAGCTAACTTCTCCTCATCTTTTATGATGGAGATTGAACAAGCAAACGTTCCATCAACTTGGGAGATTTTGAAATCCAATATCGAAACGATAACTATTCCTGTCGATGATGAAGACACCTTAGCTCAATTTGATTATGACAATAGTTCTATTCAAGAATTTGGAATGAGTTTTGTTGTTGGTATGAAAGATGGGTTGGTTACTCTAGTAGAAGGAGAAAACGTCTTATTCAGTTCCAGTTCTTCATCTTCATCTAGTTCATCCAGTACCATAGAGGAGACAGAATGGGATCTCTGTGACAATATTGTTGGATATTGGAAATTGAATGAGAATTATGGGAACTCATTTTTGTGGGACTCTTCTGGTGACTTTTCTCAAATTGGAACTTTGCAACAGAATGGAGTGGCAATAAATACTTCAACCAGGTCTGTTGTTGGAAAAGTAAACAACGCTATTGTTCTTGATAACTTACTTCAACAGAACATTGAGGTTCCTGCTGGAACCAAACTAAACTTTACTGATGGAGTCAGTGATCAAAGCTTCTCAATAGTTTGTTGGGTAAAGCCATACAGTATTACAGGAACACAGTATATCGCTTCTAAAGATGGGGTTTGGGATTTATATGTTGAGAACGGAATAGTAAAATTTGATTTGATCAATGGGATCAACACAAGATCAATAAGTTCTTCCCAATCGTTACTAAAAGGCAAATGGAACTATCTTGTAGTAACTTATGACACTTCTGATATCAAAATTTATTTGAGGAACGTAGATATCTCTGGCTCTCAAGTGGACGTTGGATATGTAACAATGGCCAATTCGAATAGTGAATTTTATATGGGTTCATCAAGTGTAGGGAATTGGTTCCATGGAGTATTAGATAACTTTCTGATTGTTGACAAAGTTGTTAACAGCATCGAAAGGGAAGGTATGTGGAACATGGGGCGAGGAACCGAAGATTGTAGCGCAGTTCTTAAATATACCAGTAGTTCCGATAGTTCATCCAGTTCTCTTGATTCAAGTAGTTCTTCGAGTTTAGGGGAGTCGTCAAGCTCTAGCTCTTCTTTTGGTTATTCAGAAAGTTCTGTCAGTTCAGGAGGAGTCTCAGAAAGTTCCAGTAGTCAATCAAATAGTTCACAGTCCGATAGTTCTTCTAGTTCAGAAGGATATTCTGAATCGTCAAGCTCTCAGAGTGAATCCAGTAGCTCTCAATCAGAAAGTAGTCAAAGCTTAAGCTCAAGCTCTCAGAGTGAATCTAGTAGTTCCCAATCAGAGAGTTCTTCTAGTTCAGGAGGATACTCTGAAAGTTCTAGTACTTCTTCGGCAGGCTACTCAGAGAGTTCAAGCTCTCAAAGTGAATCTAGTAGTTCTCAGTCAGAGAGTTCTAGTTCTCAGTCAGAGAGTTCTAGTTCTCAAAGTGAATCAAGTTCGTCCAAGTCAGAATCCAGTAGTTCTCAGTCTGAATCGTCCTCATCACAGAGTGAAAGTTCAGAAAGCGAATCAGGCAGTTCAGAAAGCGAATCAAGCAGTTCAGAAAGCGAATCAAGCAGTTCAGAATCTGAATCAAGTAGTAGTTCCGAAGAATATTCAGAATCAAGTAGTTCAGAAAGTGAATCAAGTAGTTCAGAAAGTGAATCAAGTAGTTCAGAAAGCGAAAGTTCAAGTTCAGAAGGTTATTCAGAAAGTTCAAGTACTTCTTCCGAAGAATATTCTAGCTCTTCATCTGGCATTGGTCACCCAATTATGACGATTGTTACGGAATCTGCAAGTCCAGATAGTATCTTCTTCGCGTTGGGAGGTGGTGGAGCAGTGGGGAATACTGACTGGGACATGGATGATGAGACAAAATACTTCGATACTTCCAGCGTAACTCACACTTATACGGATGGTGAGCCATCTCATACTGCATTTGCCTCAGGAATATCGCCAACGTCTCCAACTCAGGTTGTTGTAAATGACTCAGACATTACTTCCATAGACATTTCACAACTTACTAGTGTAAATAATGTTAGTATCACTAGCAACCCTCTCCTAACAAGTCTTGATCTTACTAACCAAAGTCTGTTTGTACTTTCAGTTCCGTCTAATGGTTTGACTTCATTGGCTGTTGAAGATCACCCTGATCTTTTCCAATTAAACTGTGGGAGCAATTCGATATCTTCGCTTGATTTATCTCTGTTAGTTGATTTGGAAATCCTCCATTGCTCAAATAATTCGTTGACAACGTTAGATGTATCAAATTGCACAGTGCTAGAAGATTTGGAATGTAGGAATAACTCATTAACAACGTTGGATTTGTCAAGTAACACATCCTTGGATGATGTAGACTGTAGAAATAATAGTTTCTCTGCTACAGCAGTTAATAATATATTGATAGACTTGGATGGGAATGGGTTGAGTAATGGAATCGTTAATACGTTAGGGAATACTGCCCCAACTGGAGCAGGACTAACAGCAAAATCAAACCTTCAAGGAAAAGGATGGACAGTAACAACCGATTAAGGATAAATTATGCCTAAAATTGCACCAAGATTCAAATTAGAATACTTCCCAAGAGGGGGAGCATATTCTGCTCAGTCAGAATACCAGAGATTCGTCACAGTTGACTACAATATGGAGTCATATGTTGGAGTCGTTGGTGTTGGTGTCATTGAAGGATGGGAAATAGAACATCTAACAGATACAACAGTTCAAATACTTCCAGGTAGAGGAATTATTAATGGATACTTCGCTGAAAGCCCATATACAGTCAAACAAAGATCAAGTATGGTTAGCGGAGATCGAGAAGTTGAAGTCGTAAAACTTCAAGAAGCCCCAGAAGAAGATATGACTGATGCAGAAGCAGATGCCTATATCGCAGTCGTTCAAGAATATGACCCAACATTCAATCCAACAAAACCAATTGAAAATGCCTACGTAAAAGTTGTCATACCAGAAGTCATAACTTTAAACAACAATGCAGATACTTATATTTGGGTTACTAGAAAATATTCTAATTTCTATCCGCCTTTGGCTGATTACCCTCCATATTTGATCCCCGAACCGTCAGTCAATGATTACAACGATTTTAATGACTATATTGTTGCAAAAGAAGCTTACGACACTCAAATGGATGCGATATACTCATATCAGTTTAGAGATGACTCTGCGAATCATTTTACTGAAGTTACTTTTAACTCAGCACCAAACTTTTCTGCGGCCCCAGCTAAAGTACTCTTAGGTTTGGTAACAACAAGAGGAAATGAGGTTGTTTCTATTGACACTTCTGATGTTAATACTTTGAAGAATCTTGAATCTACAATCACCAGTTATGCAAATCAAATTGTTGCCGCCCATCACCATGGTGGGTCTGCATCATACGATCCTGCAAGAATCAATCTTGAAACAGATTTCAGAAACGCAGTTCTTACCTCTTATAACCCAGAAAGCAGAAGAGGAAATTTCAGCATAACAGAAAGTCAGCTAACAGATACTGTCGAAGGACATCGACATACATTTACAATAGATACTGATGGTAACGGTCAAACAGTTGGTATTGTTGGAACGGCTGACAATCACTATCATAAGATAGTTGAGAACGAAATGCAAACTCAGGAGTTTACAACTGGGACTGTTGAAGACCACACTCACGTTCTCCCAGATATCTCAAATTTTGTATGGGATGAATCAAGCCAATACATAGTTTATGTAAACAACATCCCAGTTGGTGACGAGACATCTGACGATATTACTGCCGACCCAACAACCAAGACGATTTCTCTTACAGGAATAATTGGAGGGATAACCAAAACTTATGGTGTTGACTTTGAATATGAGGGAACAAGATTCCAATATTCTGAACAGCAAAGTAGTGTTTATAGATTCATGTTAAACATGATAACAGAATTCAATGCTTCTTTTGCAAGCGTTGATATTAACACGAATCCATTTGTATTCTTTGATGAAGAAACTCAGTCCATTGCTGGATTTGCAGATTTGAAAAGTCAAAGTGTAACTGCCGAGGCATTGTTAAGAGATAAAGACGACACGTTTGTTTTCACTCCTGACGCGGCAAGAAATATTGAAGTTACTTTACTCGACTATCAAAAGACGGTAGGATTAGAGGCAGATCATGTTACGATTGAAATCCTTGGGAATTCAGAGGTAACAGGAGTTATCAGGAATGAGAATATCTTTTTTGTCAATGCTCAGAAAATCGCATCTGGAGTATTTGAGATTTCTCAGATCCCATTCTTGTCTCATGTTGGAAGAACAGACGAACCATTCTCACCATTTAACTATCCCGTAATCAGTAATGATGGTATAAATTTCTTGGTAACACCATCAGTAACAGAAAATACATTAGACCATTACCATAATTTATTGGTAAATGAAGAGAATACAGGTCTTACTGAACAAACATACATCAACGACGAGCCTGTATACTATGCTGTAGGGCAGGATGACGAAACGTATTTGGTTGCCCATTTGCACTCAGTACAAGATGGGGTTGTTGAGGATGCAGAGAGTCAGGGATTGCTTGATTGGCAGAATGACATAAACGAAACTACTGAAACGGATTCTTCTCACACTCATGAAATCATTCAATCAGTTATTGGAGATGTTAAAGTTGCATACTCTATGTTTGAAGATCGATTCGGTAATCTATATGTTGGAACATCCGATGATTTAATCATGATCCCAAATGATGATGCGTTTGTTTTTGTTATTAACGATCTGCCTTTTTATGAGACAGGAACAGATCTATTAGAAATGTTCGAAAAAGCAAAGCAAAATTATGAGATAGAAACTGGCACTCCGTTGAAGATTACAAGTGATATCTACACACTGCAAATTGCTTTAGCGGAAGAAACTCTTACAGAAACTGGAGATTCATATCTTATTGTAGGGAAATCTGAATCAAATAGTGATGCCGATCAAACAATGATTCAAAAACTTTCATATATTCCAGTTCCAAACTACAAAATAACTGACCTTAAAGATTTTGATGAAGTTGGAGATGACGAGACATTAATAGCGGTTCAACTTAGAGACGTAGAGACAAATGAGTTGTTAGATCCAGAAAGTGAAGAAGTTCAAGAAAGGATTGCTGAGAATCCAGGCTCAGTTAAAACAGTCGCCAAGGTCGAGAGATATCTTGATGGTATCCCAGCGATATCAATCGAGGTTCAAGAAATTACAAGAAATGGTGTTACAACAGATAAAATCTTGACTGTGGGAAAAGATATCGTTGCAACAAATGTCAACTTACAAGATAACTTCTATCTTAGTTGGGAAGCCCCAAATACTCCATCAAATGTAGGGGTGTTCAAAAATGCAGAACAAGATGAAGAAGGAAGTGTTTGGGTTGCTTCAAATAATGGAGTTCTGGTTCTCAGATCTCACAATAGAAGTACAATACTTTCTAATACAACAAGGCCAGGAGAATCTCCCAACATTAATGACATACTGGTTTTCACAAGTAATAACGTATATTGTGCCTCTGATGGAATTTTCAAAACAGAAGACCAAGGAAAGACCTGGGTTGAGAAACTCGAAGGTAACTACAACCAGATTGAACAAGATTTTAAGTCTATGAAAGTTACAACTAAGCTTGGTCACACTCATACTCTTGATGTTAACATTAATGGGAATGGAACTCTTGAATTGGAAGATGGGCATACTCATGACGTAACCGATTGGACTGTTCAAAGTGCCAATGGCCATACCCATAGCTTAGTCATAACTCTCTATGCCGTATCAAATACAAAGGTTTATAGATCAAAAGATAGTGGAGAGACATGGAATTTTATTTGCAATCTTCCAGAAGAAGGTGAGAATGGCAAGTTCTTTGCATATGATGGTATTATGTATCTTTCTAAACCAGACGGCATTTATAGATACTCTGGGGGGTGGAATAAAATTAGTGATATTGTTGCATATTCTTTCCAAGTGTCATATGATTTAGAATCATTCTTTGTTGGCTCAGTTAATGAAGTCTATGAATATTCTTCATCGTTTACAAGTAAGTTTAGTTTTTCTGGATCTCCACTGCCATCACTAACTCTTAACGGAGAAAATGTATATTTCGATTACGCTTATGGGAATAGAAGCAAAACATTCTATTTAAAAGAGATTACTGTAACTGATCAAACTATTACAACTCTCGTTAATTTCGATAAGTGGTATGCCGAGAGTGGAGGATGGCCAACAGATGTGCCATATGATATCTATATTAACAGTAAACTTATTTACTCAACCAAAACAGATATCGATAATAGAGCATCTAGAGGATGGAGTTTCACAGTTGATCCGACATTAGGATTGGTAGACTTCAGTGGAACATCAAGTTTGACCAACGGTTTATCTGTTTATGATAATTTCATTGAAGTTGAGGACGCAAGTCAGTTTCAGGCTGGAGATCGCATTTCGATTCGGAAAGATGAGCTTCCTCCACCAACAGAAACTGTTGTGGCTGGAGGAGAAAGTGGCGCAAGTGCGGAACAAGCCGCAGAAGCTGAAGCTCAAAGATCGGTTGAAGAGAGAGAAGTTGAGACATCTTATCTTTATAGAACAATCACATCTGTTTCAGATAACATAATTTCATTCTCTCCGAGATCAACAATAAAAATAGATACTCCTGCCACTGTTTATAAATTGCCTAATTTAGATGCAAGTTCGGCTATCCGATTGAACATATATGATAGTTTCTTAACCAACATTGGCACCAACACTCATGAAGAAATAGAAGATCGGCTGTCGTATGAAAGCGATCAAAGGCCATATGAGCTAAATAACGCCTATCTGAGCAACCTTTTACAGTTGACTCAAGCTGTAAGGTATGTCTACCCCGAAATCGATTCTGAGATGATTCAGAGCCTTTTCTATGACTTCCATTATTCTGAAAATCCTGCGGATGAAAACTATTATGGGAATTACATAGACATTGAGAATAGCGAAGCATACAGTTTAGTTAACTTCCAAAGCCCATTTGAAGCTAAGGGAGCAACGTCAATCAACAAGATCCTTATTGGAACAGGTACATTCTCTGGTAATATTATTGTTGGAACTGATATCGGAGTTTTCTGGGCGCGAAGAAACGACAATGTAAACGCGAACTGGTTCTATGTTTGGGGGTTGAAAAGACCTGTTTATGATATGAGTGTCTTTGGGGATGAGAATCTGTTAGTTGCAACTGATAACGGGGTTTATTTGACTCAGGATATGATCACATGGACGCTTCAAGATCAGGAAGCCGTCAGATTCCCTGCACTCTCTATGTCCTTAAGATGGCCTGAAGATAGTTTTGTTGTTATTCCACCTCATGAAGCTTCATTTAAAAATATTGAGGGAGATCCAACAGTTGGTATTATCAAAGCGGCTGGGGGAATTTACTCAGAGTTAGTACCAAATAGAGCAGTTAAGATAGAAACTATAAGTGATCCATCGAACCCTAAAAATAACACAAGTTATGTTATTGTAAAAGCTACTCCAAACTCTATCCAGGTTTCTCCTCCTTTTGAAGAAGATCCAGAAACAATCGCAAGTGTTAGATTAACTATGGGGTCTTGGTGGCAACAGTTTGATGGAGAGGAAAACCTTGGTAACGTTGACCTGACCAATACTTTGCTAGTTGGAGGGAAGAATAAAATTGCTTACACCCCATACCTTGGTGATTTTGTATGGACCTCTGGATTGTTTGATGCTACAGTTGAAAACGTAAACATCGTAAACTTTTTGCCGATATCAACTGGTGGGATTCTCGCTAGTGCCGCAGGAACGGACCTGAGTAATGTGATTCACTATATTCTTAGAAGTTCCGACTTGGGTAAGGTATGGAGTACGTATAGGAAGTTTGAAGAAGTTAGGGGAACAATTCAGTCATCCAAAGTTTCAACCTTTGGACATACCATTATGTCAGTATCCTATACATATCCAAATGACTTTAGATATGCAGACGGAGAATTGGACAAACGCAACATCTCCATTTTTGCCGAAGGGAACGACACTCCTATCTTCAGTGGTAGGGTGATTTTCAACTCAGGATTTGATTCATCTATTGTAGTTCTTGGCAGAGAGGCTAATGAAACTATCCAAAGCCAGAGTGGTAATTTGGCATTTGAAGTTTACCCAGTTGTTGTAAACGATATGGTAGAAGCTGACAATGGAAATATATTATTTGGTACAGATATCGGAGTTTACGAAGATAGTCAAACTACAACAGGTGAGTTCCCTTATGATGGTCAGATTTGGTCTGTTGGATTCCCAGGACAGGTAACTAATATCGATGTATCTGGCTTAATAAAATCGATTTCTGTCAACCCTGTTAATAATGCGGTAGTTCTGTCAATTGAAGCGTCAGATACTATTTCAGCAAATCAATACAAAGGAAGAACACTTTATGTTGTAGACTTGCCTATTGTAGCTGGGTACACTATCGCGGAAAACTCTTCTAGGACAATTGGTGGAGAAATAACTGTAGAACTGGAAACTGAATTCGTAGCTATTTGGTTAACGTATGTTGGCAAGAGAATAAAATTTGTTGGAGATAGGTCAGTTCTTGATGTTGATTTTGACTTCCTCACGCAAAACAATCAATTGGCTAACGGAAAAATTTACGTATCAACTGATCAAAATGGAAATCTTGGCAAAGAGTACACAGTTGTTTCTAATACGTCAAATCAGATAATCATTGACGGAACTATCACCCCCTACAATGCTGAGACTCCAGATTCTACTAATGAAGATATCATACCTGGGCAATCATTCGTAGGGATTGACAGTAGTGGAAAAGTTAACCTTGACGTAGTTTTTACCCAAAATGTTGTTGATAATTTCTTGGTTGATTTTGATTTCCAAGTTACCAATGGTGATAGTGATGCCGCGTTGATAGAAGGCATGACAGTTTATCAGAATTCTAGGAATAAGATCATACTAAATGACTTCTCTAGCTTAATTAATACTGAAATAATAACAACTCCTGTGGGGTTGATTATAGGGTCTGACGATGTATTTAGATTAACTGGTCCGATTTACCAACCATTATCTTCTTTCAATAACAAAATTACTTCTACGGATTCATCCCATTATCATGATTTGGATTTGGTTGGTGGATTTGTTAGTGGATCGATAGCTTCTTTTGAACAGGTTCTAAATGCCACTGTTAAGTTTGAAGTCTCTGATACAAGCTTGTTTAACAATGCATTGGTTCAAAAAGATGGAACTCTTTTCAAAGATGCAAGAATTCGATTCTGGAACCCATTGGAAATTGGAGTTGAATATTTTAGTGAGGTAGTTCAGCATACAGCGACAACAATGACCGTTAAGTTACTCAACAATACTAATTGGGACTTCACCGAATACAACAATATCAAAATTTCTGAGACTTGGAGTTGGGAAATCAACGCCACTAATTATGGCTATACAAAGAATATATATTATGATGACTTTGTAACAAGTACACATGTTGTCACAGAAGATATTGAGTTGGGAGACTCAACGATTAAGGTTGAGGATACAACTAATATGGTTAATGGAGATAAGATTACTATCATATCTTCTGCGAATAAATCAGAAACCAATTTTATCAAATCAGTAATCGACTCGACAACCATAAAACTAGAGATCGTTGCAAGTAACGCTTATTTTGTTGCGAATACTGTTCAGGTAAAGGTTTTGAGAGACGAATTTTCGAATACACATGAGCACATGGTACGCAACAATCAAGTTGAAACAATCCAGGTGGAAGATTATCTGATTAGAGGGTTGCCTTCTCAACATACTCACAGAAACACTGCATTAATCGATGTCGTTTCCGATATGAAAAAAGACCAAAATAATATTCTGGTCGTGGGTTCAAGCAGTTTCATTTATAATAGTGAGGATGATGGGAATACCTGGGAGAATATAGCTGACCTAAATGACTTCGTTGAAGGCAACTTAGAAGTCAATGGTATAGTAAGAGTTGAATCTGCGTCAGGACAAACAGTAGCAGGTACAACAGGTGGAGAAATCTTCTCTACAAAGAAAGGAAGTTCAGAGATTTTACCTCTGATTCAGCCAGAAGTTAATTAAAGATGTCAAGTTCAAGTTCAAGTTTTCAATATAGCGAAAGTTCAAGTTCGAGTTCGAGCATAGATTCTTCTTCTACTTCTAGTAGCTCATCTTCGAGTATAGATTCTTCTTCTACTTCTAGTAGCTCATCTTCGAGTATAGACTCTTCCTCAAGCTCTAGTAGTTCGGGATACTGTCAATACCCAGAATGCGAAGGAACTGCTTGTGCTCATCTAACTGGGTGGAATCTTATTGGGGTAAGTCTTGATTATGAAATTATTTATGTAAGAACGGTGTTCTTCCCAGCAACTAACACTCAGCAGGTTGAACTATACCAAGACCCAACATATTTTAATATCATAGCTTTGGGGCAAGTTACTTCATTGGTAGCCTCAGATATAGATCTTGAAGAAAGAGATAATAGCGGGATAACTGGACAAGTAAATTGGGATGGGACTCCACTTGACTTCTCTTATTCAGGCATAATATATTGTATCGACAGAAGCACCTCTAGTTCGTCTAGCTCTATTGATTCTTCAAGTACAAGCAGTCAATCGACTCAATCTCCAAGCTCAAGTAGCTCCCAATGTTGTACAAGTCCATTCTGCGAAGGGGGCAATTGTGCTTACTTCACAAACTGGACTTTTTCAGGGATGGGAGATGGAAACACTACCAATTGCAATATGTATGTTGGTTTGTTTGTCCAAGGAGCAATTCAACAGGTCAGAGTTTATAGGGAGGTTGGCTTAATCAACTTAATAGCTGTCGGTCAAAGGACTGGCGCAGGAACAATAACTCTTATTGAACAAAACAATAGTGGATTATCTGGTACAGTTGACTGGGATGGAACCCTATTGCCATTTCCGAATACCTTAGCCCTATCTTGTAACCAATTTAGCTCAAGTTCTAGCAGTAGTTCAAGTTCTCTTGATTCAAGCTCTTCTGATTCGGGTGGTTACTCATCCAGCACAGTTACAACAAGTAGCTCTTCTAGTTCAAGTTCTCTTGATTCAAGCTCATCTTCTTCAAGCCTTGGGCATAGTTCTCAATCGGAAAGTTCACAGTCAAACTCTTCTTCATCCAGTCCAACAAGTAATTCAACCTCTAGTAGTTCAAGTATTGATTCTTCCAGTACCAGTAGTGAAAGTGAAGCAAATGTTTCCTCAAGCTCTTCTAGTTCGGGTCTCTTTTGGAACCAAACAAAACCATTGCTATTAGGTTTGTCTTCTGCGGCCAACCCAAACATAAGAAATAGACTTGCACAAACATTCAAAGTCTATGATTCGGAATACAGTATTGGTAAGGTTTATGTATTCTTGTACAGGGCAAGAGGAACATCAAATTATTGGATAAGGATGTCCATATCTGACTGTTATGATGATGGGACTCCTAAAAGCGAACTCCATTTGGCCTCACTTCATGCCTCAACAATTGTTAAAGACGATTGGTATGCGTTCGATTTCGATTTAATGGATGAAACAACTCCTAGTAATGGATATCTTTCCATCACATTGCGCCACAATGGAGATGAAGATAATTTTGTATTATGGGCATATGATGAGAAAAATGCTGATTCAGACACTTTTGCATGGACAAGTAAAGATGAGACTACTTGGGAAGACCTTTACAATTCCGTTTTTGCTTTAAGAGTTGTTGGTAACTTTGACCCTTTCGATCCAGGAAACAGTACTATAACAACACCTCCTGCCACAGACCCGATAACCATTGAAGATGACATTGTTGATGGTGAAATTGAGTACTCTGATGCAATACTCTCATTTGTTGTAGATAGTTCTGGAAGTATGGGGATGATGGACAGATACAACAACCGACAAAACATCGTTGAGTGCTTAGTAAATAGATTTAAAACCTACTATCCGTCTGACATAAAGTTTGATATGTTCACCTTCGGGGGTTCTGATGTTGATGTATCCACTATTACAGCAGGACTTGGGACATTCGCAACGATTAACCTAGACCTGAATAACCCAAGTAGAACAACTTACATCTTTGATGTTTCGGGTTCTCAGGCTGATGTTGACGCTGTTTATGAGAATAATGGTGCTGAGTTTACGGTTCAACATAAGCTAAAAAGTGATCAGATTTCTTTAATTACATATGGTAACACTAGTCCAATTGATAGTGGGACTTTGAATCTGGTTTCTGGAACTGGTGATGCGACAATAGATTTCTCATCAGTTACTGCTGTTTCTGTTGAAGATCCCATGATTGCTTATGGATTTAAGACTCTTGAAAATAACCATACATACAATATTGGAGATTTCAAAGTTGACTTCAATGTTATTAGTGATGTAAATCTTACTAATTGGCAGTTATTTTATCCTGGCAGTGAATCTCCTTCAATTACTCTTGGGAATAATGCCCCAAATAATGAAGAGTCCATAGATATCGTTGCATCTACAAATCTTATCTCCAGAAAGCTACTAACAAATGCAGGAATAACGCAAAGCAATATTACTAGCATTTTGTATGTTGGAGACACAACTGTAACAGTTGAAGACGCTTCTGATTTTGAAGTTGGAGATGTAATAGATATCTTACAAGGGGATGCCGCTAATATTGGCCATACAATCACAGAGATTGATAGTAATACAATAACCTTCGATCCTGGTGTGCGCCTCGCTGTCACAAATAATAGTTTAGCTGGCAGTATTGTTCAAGACAGTTCTTATAACAAAATAACAAACATTAACGGATCAACCGCAAACATCCTTGTTAGAGATACTAAGGTCTCAAGAGATGTCGTCTTTTATTTGCAGAATTCAGATGGTTACTATTTAGAGTGGGATTTCGAAGCATTTAGTGAATGGGTGAGTTATAACATCTTCTTCTTTGGGCAGACAGCCCTTCTTCCAATGAGTTTCTTTGAGAAAGATGGAACTCCGTTCCCTGACGGAACAGAAGTCAATTTGTTAGTTGATAAAGAGCCAGACATTTTTGCAAAAGACAAAATAGAATCAGCCTTTGTAACATACCCATCGTTTGCTGGCCAAAAAAGAATTTATGTACAATCTACTGAGGGGTATTTCAGAGAAAGTATTATTGATATTCTAGATAAATCAGGTAACATCCAAACAACCAAAATTGATGAGATTGGAACTGATCCAAATCTTGGGCCATACATTGATATTGTCGATCCACTTTTGTTTGATGTTTCTGCTGAATTGGGAACAACCATAAGACTTAACGAATCGTCAGATGAGAAGTTAACTCCAACAGATAATATTCTTGCGACAGAGATACTTAGCGTTGATGTGACTCCAATTGTTAATGACAAAGATGTTGATCCATCATTATTAAAACCATATGATATCGACAGAGTTCCACCATCAACTCCTTATGAAGATTTGAATCTTGCAGAAAAATTTACTCAGAGGCAAACTCTTGATATGCCAACTGTTGATGGTAACGTTTGTGCAAGGGTACTTCCTATTGTTGAAGATATATTGGAAACAGTAAAAGACAAAGAAGAAGATTTAAGTCGATTACTCAGATACTCTCCTGAAACGGATATTGTAGCTCAATTAGAGCAAAATGATGGGGATCAAGAAACGGCCACAGAATTACCAACTGCTGAAGAAACTGATGCCACAGAAGAAGATGTCGATTATGTAATCGAAACTCCAATATATACCTCTAATGGTTTGGCTACGTCATCTATGCAGAGTTTTGCCACTGAATATGAGGAGAAAACTTTTGAAGGGCTGAATATCCCTGGCATAGAAAATCCTTTATTCTTCTCGAAAGATTATGAGATTTTCGCATATGCCGATTTTATGGGTGAAACTGGGAGGACTCTTGCTAGATTGTATCTAGATCCATTTGAAGTTTCTTTTATTTCCCCTATTGTTATTGACAGTACTTATGTTGAATCAGATCGGGTCCAATATTATCTAGCCGCTCCAAAAGATGAAGATAGCTTAGATTGTTTTCCACGATATGAGAAAAGGTATGTTAGAGGATATCATGCTTCTGATGGCAGTACAATTACTCTTAATTATATTGTGGCTGATGAGTTTGTTTTAGCTAACGATCAATTCATTAATATAACTCTGTATACAAATAGAGTGATTGATTTGGATGCAACAGCATCAAATGTTGTTTATAAAGATTCTTCATATCCAACAACTCAACAATTTGCTAATATAAGACCATTGGAAAATGTGGCTGTTGATGAAAATGGGGAGCCTGTGGAAACACCCAAAACAGCTATCGATCAATGGAGAGAAATAGTTCAAAACAATCCGTTCGAAGAAGTTCTTGAATCTGTTAATGAGACGGATAGCGCACCAAGTGCAAGTTCTGGAACTGGACTCAGATCTACTAACGCAAATGACATCATTAATCAATACATTGAACTTGTTGGTGGATCTGTTCAACAAGATACTGAGGAAGAAAGCGGACTTTTCTATCAAGATCCAGCAGAATGGACATATGCCAAACAGTTTGAGCAGTATCAATTCTCTTTAGAAATAGTTAATGGCAAAGCCTCTATAACAATACCAACGAGTGATATTGTTTCCTTGTTATTTATCGAAGCTTCTGTATCGTTTGGGGACAGAGATCAACATGAGCAAATATTAGCAGATATGTTCTTCATAGCGAATCCAGTTACTATAACTTCTGTAAATCCAGGCGTTTTGGTCCCTGCTGAAAATGAAGTTTATGAGATAGGGACTGGCGTGGAATATCTTGACGCTAGTGAAGTTGTTGAAGATAACGTCCAAGTAAACTTCTCTTTTAGATCAGCCAAACAATTTAATGTTGAGCCAAGCTCAAGTGTTACTGATAATGGTTGGGCTGGAGGGGTATTCATTGGGCCAATAGAGCCAGTTGAACCAAGGGAAGCGGGTGCGGCGGCGGCAGAACTTTGCCCTCCAATTGTGGATGTTAATGTAGATATTGAAGTTTTCCATCCATCTGGATATGTAAGAAAAGTTAGAAGGATCGTTAGCTTGACTGGTCAGAACTTTGGAGATGAGGATGATTCATTCATTTTTTATGCAAAAGACGCTCTGACACCTATCTACGCTGATGGAGAAAGTAATCCAAACGCAAAAATTGTAGTGGATTTACAAGATGACTTCAACCCAACTGACATTTTCGTTGGAGAGGATGGTGTAAAAAGGCTTAGAGGTTTGGGACAACCGAATGATTTACCAAGAACTTTAACAACATTCAATTCAAACCCTAGAAGGTCCACTTGGCAAACAGATAGGCTTGAGTTAACAGCCATTCCTAAAAACAAAAATATTGGACATCAGCAACCTCTTGGAGAACGTGAGATCTTTAGAGAGCCTTGGTTAAGTCAGGTTGAAGCATATACCTCTTACAGAAAGGAAGAAGGGGGATACAGAAGAGGAGAAATCGCCAATGGAAGGCCACTCCCCACTCCTGGTGGTGGCATTAGAATTCCAAAACCACTACAACAATATGTGGAACCCCTTGGTATTGAGCTAAAATATGAGACTAATTTTGTCAGAGATGGAGTTACTACTGCAAGAATCTATGCTGAATTGACTTGGAAAGGCCAACCAATTCTCAATCAACTCACAATTAATGAGGGAACCGATTTTGAGTCAGTAATAGAGTATCCATTGCCAAAAGTGACATTTGAAAGTGGAATTTGCGAAGAGAGTAATGCTTCTGGTGGACAGTTACCTCAGATGAAGGATACAAGAAACCTGATTGATGGTTGTTTGATTGTCGGTCCCAACCAAGACATTTCTTTGTCTGACTATTCTGTTCAGTCTGGTTTAATTCGTTCAGACGTATATGACGAAGATAGCGGAGGTGAAGTAGTAAGCAGTCACACTCATGTAATTAGCTTAGATATCAATGGGAATGGCACTACGACAAGTACGATTAATTTGTTCGGCTCAATTGGCAATCATACTCATACGTTTACCAGCTATGAATCAGATGAGCAGTTAAGTCACTCTCATAATGTCAGATGTGTTGCCATGACGAACATTCTTCCAACAAAGAATATTGATACAGACTTTGTTGTAAATGGAACAGTTAGATACGATCCCACAAATTCGCAACCATATGAAAATGAACCTGTGAATCCAGAAGGCAACAGAATGATGTTTGCTACGCTCGAAGTGCCTGCTGGAACTGAATTGGCAAGACGACTTGCTACTAAGATAGAATTGGGGAACGACCTTAATAATGGTGAACCAATCTTTATATTAGATTATGAGGACGAAGAAGAAGCTTCATCTCAATCAGGAGTTGCTGGCCCTGCTGGAAGTGAAGATACGTCCGCAACATTCTATACTGCTACCGATATCGAAGAAACTGAAAGAGGTTTTGATATTCGTGTTTATGCGAAGTTCCCTGAGTATCAGTACGTTGACGATATCGGGAATGTAATTGTCGTACCAGAAGAGATTGTAACTGATGGATCTCGTATTACTGTTGAACTACTTCCATACAAACCACCAGAAGACGAAGAAGGAACTGATCCTGGATTCTTGGTAATGGGAGCAGGAGTAAAAAGAGATTACATGCATATTAAGGCCAGAGTTTCTGCAACGTCTGATGGTTATCTTTCCGAAAGACAATTCATCATCAATGTGGCCAGTATTCAACAATGGTATCCATCCATTAGACATAGAGTCCCAGAGTTAACAAGTGATGATATCTACTTGGCCTCTGCAATCGATTCATTTGGTTTCTTTGGTGCAAGTCAATTGCATGATGCAGTAAAAAGAGCCGCAGAGCAATTGGTCCAATATCAAACAAATAACGAAGATTACAAAGACTATAAGAAATTTGTAATCATTGTCACAGATGGCGACGAGAATACATCCGAGAATTCTTTAAATCAAGCTGTACAAACTGTCAACTTTGTTGATGGAGAGGGTGAAGTTCAGATAATTCCGATTCAATTAGGGCAACCCCATGCATCTGACTCTATCTTGCTTGAGAAATATGGAGAGGAGGGAGGATCGTCTGTATTCTACTTAGATAACAGCACTTCAGCCCAAATAAATAGTATTTGTAATGAGATCGCATCAGGGAATAATTTACAAATTAACACAACAACTCTTACTGGGACGATTGTCTTTGAGAATCCCAATATCCCAGACACTACTGTAATAGCGGGAGTTACCGTTCCTACAGGAGCAGAAGTAACCTACAGAATAAGAACTAGTGTAGATGGGATTACATATTCTGACTGGACTGACTTCATTGACTATTCAATTCCTTATGAACATGACAAGTCAATTGATGCTTTGCAGAAATATATTCAATATGAGATCAAACTCGTTGGAAACTCTGATTTCCAAACCCCAGTAATTAACGGTGGAGTAGAAGTTGATTATTACAACCCAAGAGAATTCGTTATTTTCTTCAAACCAATCTCAGTGAACTTGGACGATGACGAATACATTTCTTCAATTCATATAACTAGCGAAGCAGATGTCCCAGAGAACTCTACTGTAGAATACCTTATGACTCAAAGTGAATCCTTGAGACCAGAAGAGTACTATAACATCATTCCAGATCAACATACGATATTGCCCACAAGGTTTAATGAATTATTACAAACAGAAGATTTCAAAACTTATACGGCTGTTAATGGTCGATGGAATGCAAACTTTACACTGAATGTTTATAGACTTGGACTGGATGAGACTCAAGGGACTTTGATTGATTCTTCAGAATACGCGGCCAATAATATTGAAGGGACGATTACATTCTTGGCTCCACAGGACCCATCGACAACTATATTTATGGATTTGTTCTTTGCGTCATCATTCAGAGTCGCAACAAGAGTAACAAATTTCACTGATGAGGTCGCAGTTATCCATCATATTGGAGTAATGTATAATATTTCCAAAAGGATTCCGAGGTCAAGTGATGGAACTATTATAAACGTTCCAATAAGCAAAAGGCTACCAGAATGATAAGACGATACGATTTAAGAAGATCTGATAACTATCCCCTGACAGGAAAGAAGGCTTACGCTGGTTCAGGAGATGGATATATTACTATCATAACTGGTTATCCTATAACGAGTGCCATTATCACATGGGCCTCTATACCTATTTATAATCCAGCTATTGAATATAGTTCTTCTAGTGAATCAAGTTTATCAATAGGGGGAATATCTTCATCAAGCTCATCAAGCCCAACTTCTGAATCCAGTCTTACTTCAATTTCACTTTCTACTGAATCCAGTTCTTCAAGCTCAAAAGACTCATCAAGCAGTAGTAGCTCAACAGAGGCAAGCGAATCTTCTTCAAGTAGCTTAGGATCTCCTAGTTCAAGCTCACAAGAGTATTCCTCTAGTTCAAGCTCATTAGATTCTTCCAGCACCAGTAGCGAAGATACTCCTAGTTCAGACAGTACGTCCAGTTCTAGCTCAAAAGACTCATCCAGTAGTTCAAGCCAATCTTTAAGTAGTGACAGTAGCACAACTTCAAACGAGTATCCAGGCCCATTCGATTTTCCAAGACTTTATGTCTATGAATTGCTCGAAAATGGGTTTGTTGTTAGATATGAAAATGTACCTGAGGAAATGGGTTTTGTTGAATTTTCGTATTTTTGCTTGTAGTCGGCGGATTGCTGGCTATAATTATAGTATATCATTTCTTGTGGAGAAATTTATATGAGCGTGTCTTTTTGGACTAATGACAACACCGAACAATTGTATGAACTGAGAGTTAATCAAGGAAAAACATGGCCAGAGATCGGGGAGGAACTGAGATGTAGTGGTGATGCGGCCAGAAGAAAATTTAGTAGAGTAAATTGGAAACATTTCTTCGATGATACTGAAGAAAATACCGACCCCATAAATAGACGAAGCGTATGGAGTCAACAGGATATGTTGCGTCTCCATACGTATCTAGATTCTGAAAAATCATACCCTTTTATAGCAGAGAAGATGGAGAGAACTGTCTCTTCTGTTGAAAGGAAAGCACAGAATACAGACTGGAAAGCATGGCATGCGGCAACTTTCCATGCTAATGAAAAAGGTGAGGATGAGGAAGCCAAAAGTAATGAAGAACTGATTCAGCATCTAGTTAATGCGATGGTCTCTTTGAGTAGACATAATTACTGTCGAATTAAAGAGATGAGAAAAGACGACTTTTTGGAAAGGATCAACCTTCAAGAAAAAGACCTTCCCATCTGTTTTACAGAGATTAAAGACCTCGCAACTCAAGACCTTGATGAATATGGGTTGGGAAATGAGGAATCGATCCAACTTGATGAAGGAACCTATATCGTTGTTGGTGACTCTCATGGCAAGCATACTAAGAGAAAGATGCTTGATCTAATTAATAATGTCAACGATTTCTTTGACGCAGACAATGTCATTCACATAGGTCATATTCTAGATGACGATAATGAGATTAGCTTTAAGTGGGGAGATGTGGAGAACTTAATTGTTCTTGCTAAAACAGAAGAACTCAAGTTTGTTCATAAGAAAAGGTTCTCCCATAACTTTAGCTATAAAATTATTAGAGAAGATATTAATTTAGGACATGACCTGACCGTAAGTAATCAGGATATGATCACTGATTATGTCTCAACCTCTATTAAAAACCTTGATAACGAGATTTTTGCAGGCAAGATGATTGTGAACTGTCATCGACAAGAGGTTGTTTCTAAAGCCGCATCTGATGGATCTTCCCATTTCTTCATGTCTCCTGGATCATTATGCGAGAAACACATAATTAGAACTATCAAACAGATTGACTTTCAAGACAGAAGGACTGTGAAAGTCGCCTATCATGATGGGTTTTCTAAGTATAGAAAGCAAAAGCATAAATATGAGATTTGGAATCAGGGGATTCTGATTGTTCATGTAAATGAAGATGGGGATCATACTGTTGTACCATGTTTGGTTCAGCAAATAAATGGCGAATACTACACTTCGTATTTCGACAAAATCATTTCTTCAAAAGGCGTACATGAACCAAGTAAAAAGATTTTTGTGACGGCTGACATGCATGCTCCAAGTCATGACGCTAATGTGCTTGATCTCCAGGAACAAGTATGTAAAGATTACAAACCAGATGTATTAGTTAATGTTGGAGACTTTTTTGATGCCAAGGCAATTAACCACCATGATCTGGACAAAGGACATGTAATTTTTGGTGATTATTTGAACGAAGGGGCAAGAACCAGCTATATTATGAAACGAATGGCAAAATGGGCAAAGGAACGCCATGCGATTACAGGTAACCATGAGCGATTTGCCCAGGATTTCATAAAAAAATACCCTCAATTGAACTCAATTCTCAATGTTGAGTTCATTTGCGACTTGACAAATTCTGGATACGAGATAACTTATCTTAAGAATGTACTGGAAATAGGTAGCGCCAAGTTCATACATGGCGACATGACCTTTTACAACCAAAATGGAAACAAATTGGAGAAAGCGTCAAGATCGTTAGGTCATAACACATTTATTGGGCATATACATTATCCATCAATCCGATTCGGCTGTTATGCTGTTGGATTCTCAGGTTTAATGGACCAGGGATACAACGAACCAGAAGCTTCCGCTTGGATTCATGGTCTTGGAATGTGTAATCAGTACAATGGAAAGAGTTGGCCAACAACGATAGCAATATTCAACTATAAGTTGATACTTAACGGCAAAACATACGAACCCGTTGATCCAGATTCGTGGAATTTGGGCGAGTTCAAAGCGAGAATTGAATATGACATCGAAGCAACAGACTACCTCGAATCTAAGAAACCAAATCGTTAGTTATTTTGCGTCATTACCAACTAAAAACCACAAATCCAGAATTTTTCGTGCTCCTGTCAGCATGAATGCAAAAACCGCCTTGGAGCTTCTTAAGGAGCAGTTCAAGGGATTCGATGCCAAACACCTTCTACAGGTCTGTTATGATATCGACTCTGGAAGGTTCTATGTTATCAACAAAGATTATTTCACTAACTATCAGTTTGAAGAACTCTTTGACAAGATCAAAGATAAGGTCGTTGAGACTTTTGGAACTTACTCAAAAGAACCTATCATTTATGGATCGCCCTTCTCATCTTTAAGAGTACGGTATCTTGATGGCTTCAAAAATATCAAGGATCTAATCCATAAAGATCTTGGTGGAGAAAACGTTGACAGGATTCCAATCATTGAGGTTAATCTCAATCGTATGCCATCTGTTGCGAAGGCCCTCCCTCCCCACTTAAAAATGAGAACCCAGGATGATCGAGAAGGTACTGTTCTTGGGGGCTATGTCTCTCCACATGATACCAAAGGGATTAATTTTTATGAAGAGATAGACATTGATGGACGTAAGCGGGATAAGCCTGAGAATCTTCTCTCTCAGAAGGCTCCCTTTATTTTAATTAATATCGGTAGCGATCCTCAACCATCAGCCCCAGAAAAGGAATGGCATATCCTGAATGGTTATCGGGAATACTTCTTTGACCCTTCTGTTTTTGGCGATTATGCCGAAGATGCACCACAAGCACATAGAGACGCTTTTCTTTTTGCTATCAAAAGGTTTTTGAAACTTGGTTGGACCTTTGAAGAGATCAGCAACATCTTCATTAAAAATGTCGGGAACTTCCATCAGCTTATCGGGTCTGCCAATGAGTTGATGAAGATTGCTTATTCATTTGAAGAGGATGGGCATGAGAACCCTGCGAAGACACCATACTATGTGTCATTTAAAACCGATGATAAATTCCCTATTAATATTTCATCTATGATTCGAAATGGAAAATTAAGTGCAGATAGACAGATCCCATGGTTCAGAGTCATTGATTATAATACCAAAACTAAGTTTGTTATTATCGAGACTCCTGTCTATGTTAGAGAAGAAATCTGGAGGAAGTTCTTCCATCCAGTAACCATCCCACTCATTACGAGATACAATCGTTATACCAATACGATTGACATCAAGTCAGATGATCATTCTTATGTCAATATGGTGAAAGGTGATAAAGATCGTCTTACACAATTGGCAAAAGTCAGATACTTCAACGAAACTGAAGTTCCAGAGGGGAAAGATAAACCTCAATTTCGTAGTGATCATAACTCCAGAAGTATCAGGATTGGAGATGGAGACTCTTTTCATCTTAGGGATCTAAAAGATTATTATGATGCTTGTGAACTTCTTGAGCCATTGGCTAAAGAAAGGGAAGTTTCATTTGAGAATCTGAACGTTGTTGTTGGCCCTGTTGAGATGTTGTTTGGTCAGGGAATCAAAGGGGGATTCATGAGCGCAGAGTCGTTTAAGAAGTCTGAAATCGAAGCTCCATATGAGATTGCCAAGGGCATCTTTGTTAATCCTCCATTGATCGCAATTGATACGGTTGACATGCCCTCTCCTGCGGAACAGGCTTCTACTCTGGTTCATGAATATGCGCATAATTTGTTCTCAATTACAAATCCAGAGCACGAAAATCAGTATAATAAAGATCCAAAGCTTAAAGACACTGATCGTGATAAGTATTGGTATCTGTATCTTACAGATAAGGATGAAAGACAAGCTCATAGTGAGCAAATTAAGTTCGAACTGAAGTCAGGAATCTCTATTGACGAAATGATCAGAGATAAAGTCGGAGGACAGGTAACACCTGAGAACTACAACATTGCGATACTTTTCAAAGATATTATTGACAGTGTCATAGAAGAACTGGAGGGACAAAAAAATGAGTGATTTATGGAAAAATGTTAACGTTCTTGACTCTCTGATAAGAGATGTTGAGAAAATCGACAGCAAACTGCTTAATGGGCAGGAAGTGCTTGCTTATAGAGACTTGGGTAGAGTTCTCGCCAATCTCAAACGAGAGAAAGAGAGGTTGATCAAAGAAGCGCAAGTGCAAGTAGAAGAAAACAGTGGGGAAACTGAAGAAACTCAAAACGGGGCCGAAAAACAGGAAGATGGAAAGTAATTTTTATGAAGAGAAGGACATGAGGGATGGGCTTCTTGATTTCCATCAAAAAATGTCAGAGGGAATGGGGATTCCAGATTGGGCGCTAGTAAAATGCCCAACCTGTAGAAAGAGAATCAAAGAGAATGGGGTCCGACAAATATCTGTTTGCCTGAATGCCAGGAACTTTGGTGATATCGCTGTTGAATACTACTGTAAAAAATGTGGGATCATGAATACTGTCTACTTTCAGAAAGCCATTGAGAAATCTCTGGATGAGTTGACAGATTACATCAGCGATGGTAAAATACCTACAAAAGATCCTGTTGTGGAGGAAGAAATGTATAAACTTGGGTATAATAACATAGTGGAAAAGTTTTTAAAGGAAAATTCACTATGAGTATGATTAAAAGAGGACATTCCGAACCAACCAGACCAACTGTTATCAGTTCAATGAAGAAATGTGCTATGTGCGGACATGTAGACAACACCTCAACAATCTGTCCTAAATGCGAAGGGGCTATGGTTGTTGTTTTGGTTGACAACCCTCCAGAAGAGAAACCTTCAGGTTGCAATTGTGTTGGTAGAATTTGCAGAATAGATAAATAAAAGATGACTTTCAATGGTAAAAATACTGATCGGAAATGCAAATTCGAAAATTGTGGGACATTTACCAGACTACGTACAAGATGAACTTCATAGACATCTTTCGTACTTCTCTCCTGCCGCTCCATTCGCTAAATCTTATCAAGATAAGAAATGGGATGGCCGTATAAGGTTTTATCACAAAAATAAAGGACAGTCATTCCTTACGGGAATGTTGTCTCTAGTGATAAATGTATTGAATAAATACAACATTCCTCATAAAAAGGACGACATTAGGTCTGCTCCTGAAAAGAACATCCCATTCCTTGAATTCCAACCCCCTAAATGTTTTGAACAAAGAGACTATCAGGATTTCACTATTAGCAGAGCTTTGAGTAGAACTAGAGGGATACTTAAAGTCGCTACAGGTGGCGGAAAAACTATGATGGTGTCTCAGCTTATTGGCGAAATCAAAACTGCTCCATTTATGTTCTACGTTCTAACAAGAGATTTGCTTGATCAGGCTTACGACACCCTATCTTCCACTCTGAACGTTCCAATCGGAAGAATTGGTGCAGGAAATTTTGATATCAAAGATATAAATGTTTGTACGATTCAATCTGTGGTCAGAAGTCTTCATGAAGAGGACGTTTTTAAGATCAGCGACTATATGTTTGATAATGAAGATGTATGGGATGACAACGATATTCTCTCACATGATAAAAATAAAGCCATTAGAAAGCTTCTAGGAGCCACAAAGGGCTTATACCTTGATGAAAGTCATCATGCCAGTTCAAAGATCTGTAGAGACGTTATAGGGGCCTCTCCAAACGCTTACTGGCGCTTTGGCGGTACGGCTACCCCTTATAGGGAAGATAACGCAGAGATCGTCTTACAGGGCTTATTTGGCAAGAAGATTGTTGACATTAGCGCATCATACCTAATTGACCATGGATATCTTCTCACTCCATATATATTATTTGATCCCATTCATCATGATAGTGTACCATCAACATTCTCGTCCGTTTATTCAAAATGTGTAACAAAGAATGATGCTTTTCATGCTCATGTAGCCAGGACAGCCAATCATCTTATCAGCAGAGATCTCAGTACGTTAATTCTTGTTAAGCATTATCATCATGGAGAGGCATTGAAGAAACTTATCCCAAATACTCCATTTGTAACTGGGAAGATGACAGGGAAAAAACGTAGACAATGTATCCAAGATCTGCGAGATAAAAATATCATGTGCATGATTGCAACTACTCTTGCAGATGAGGGTTTGGACATTCCTACACTTGATGCCGCTTTGCTTGCTGGAGGTGGTGCATCTGCAACCAGAGTCTATCAAAGAGTTGGCAGGACTCTCAGACCAGATAGAGGTTCTGCAAATCCCAGAGACAAATCTATTGTTGTTACTTATAACCACAAAGCCAGATTTCTTACCAAACAGAATAATAAGGTGAAGAAACTCCTGAAAGCTGAAGAGAGATTTAATCTCATTAATTCCGCTGGCGATGACTATATATTGGGGGAAATAGATGAGATCATGGATACAGGTAAGAATTTTACCATCTTTGATATCTAAGTCTTTCTTGTTTTTCCAAGATCCCAGAGTATAATACAATGAAGTACATTATTTTACGAGGCGTTTCATGGATGATTTTTTCGCAGTGTTGCAGAATGACAGGGATAAAAAATCTATTGTCAAAAACATCTCTTCTCTCCCAAGTAATTACGTTGGAAGCAAGAGAAGGCTCCTGTTACATATTTGGGATACCATAGAAAGTGAAGGTATTGAATTCGACAGCGCGTTCGATGCTTTCAGCGGGAGCGCTATGGTATCTCTTCTTTTCAAAGCTATGGGGAAGAAAGTTATCTGCAATGATCTTTTAACTTCTTCGTCCATTACAGCAGTTTGTCTTTTGGAAAACGCCACTATGCCCGTTACCAAAGACGACATCCGATTCTTATGCCAAAACCAACCAGAAGGTTGCAGAACGTTTGTTCTCGACAACTATAAAGGCAAGTTCTTTACAGAGAAAGAATGTCGATTCCTTGATCGCTATCGAAGGAATGTAGAGATATTATGTGGACAGAAGTTTTACTGCGGGATTGATCTTCTTAACAAAGCGACTTTGGCAAGCATCCCAAACAGTAATTTCTCTGTCTATGGCAAAGATCTGAAGAAATTAAGGTCCACCCATCAAGTTGGAAAATCATTCTGGACCGAGAAATGGAGAGATACCACCAGAAAGAGACGGGATGACAATAATGAGATTATGTTTGAAGCCGCAATGAACGAAATGTGCGAGAAATACAAAGGCGCATTTTCTTTGATGGCTATGGAAAATCATATCAACCGACATTGCTTCCTTGGCGGTAGGTATTATCAGGGGCAAACCATTGCGGATCTAGAACATAGACTAAAGCATGACAAGAACAAAGGGAAGGAAATTACCGACATTGACATACAGTTGGGGAAATTTAATTCTGTTCTTTCTTCTGGAGAAAGCTTGGTTTTCAATTCGGATGTTGTAGAATTATTAGAAGGGGGGATTATTAATGCAGATCTGATTTACTTAGATCCCCCTTATGGTGGGGCTAGTAGCGACTACTCCACCTTATACAGGTTCTTGGAAGAATATTTATATGAGGAAAAGTTGGAAGACTTAGAGCACATACAGAAAGGTTCAAAAAGGTTCTCAAACAAGAAGGGATATCAGGCCGAGTTTGAGTATTTATTGAGTCTATGTCTGAAATTCAAAACATGGATTTTAAGCTACAATGACTCTTCATATGCAGATATTGACACTATCACATCGACCATCAGGAATGCTGGAAAAACAGACATAAAAGTAATAGAGGTTCCGATTACCTACCAGTACAGAAAAGGCAAGAATAAAGTTGATGCCAACCATTTCTTCGAGAACTACTTGGATGATGGACACAAATATGTGGAACGTGGGGTAGAGTACCTTATTATTGCAAGATGAGGCTCCTATGGCTACAAAAGCGAAAAACGAAGCGAGAAATAAGCTAACAGAACATCAGAATAATTACAAGCTATGTAATTTGAATCTTCTGAGTTGTTACGCTGGCTTATATCCCGCCACCTTAACGAAACTTTCTTTGGTCATCTTTGATCAGATCATATCTAATAAAATGTACTACAAGAAAGATTCAAAATATTATGATGCGTCAGAAGAAAGAAGGATTTACACAAACATACCTGTCAATCCTGTTCTGCTTCTGGAGAACTGTCATCCAGTGAAATACAGGATGGAAGGGAAAGAGGCAAATAAAGATGTTGGTAATATTGTCAAACGAATCAATGAACTTGATGAGAACAACATTTTCTATGTTTGGAAATGTGGCTTTCCAAGAAACTATATGTTCATTCTTGAGAGGGACATTGGTTTATGGAAATTTTACAATACTGAAGGAGTAGTTACTCCGAAAACTATCAGAAAAATCATCGCCCCTACCAAAAACATGGTCATGAGTATGCTCAAAATCCTTTCTGAAAGTGGAGATAAGTCATCGATCCATGATGTTCGCAAATCGTTTTGCCAATTCGTTGATCGAATGGTTGGGAAAATGCATCCTGATGTTCAGGCTAAGTTAGAAAGATGGAATGAAAGCGTTGGGTATAAAGAATATCTAAATGGACTGAACAGCAGAATTTCCAAAATGAACGCCTATGAAGGTTTGGAAGAAGATGAGCATTTTTATGATCGTTTGCCATTAGGTGTTTATAATAAGTTGGTTCCTAAAAAAAATACCAGAGAAGAACATAAAGAACTTGAGGCAAACCTCTCACCAAAAGATGACAATCTGGTGAAGGAAACTAAACAGAGAAAGAGAGTTCCCCAGAAAAACGTAGAAGCAAAATTCGAAACATTCAAGTCTTTAGAGCCGATGAAAGACTCTAAATCACTTGTCCAGTTTTATAGAAGTGTTGTAAAATCAAAATACGGTGACGCGCAGTTCCATGAATATCGAGTGGAAGTACGTCATGCGGGGGTTATCTTGGATACGATTAAGGGGTCTGGACATGACGAAGAATTTCTGAAGTCATGGATTCTTTTCTTTGCAGAATCGAAACTTAAAGGCCATAACTCTAAAAGCAAAGACAAGACTTCACTGAAGTCTCTTCAGGAGACATATAGTGATTATAATTCCAGATACATAGGTTGTGGAGTATAAGATGGGTGACAAGACATTAGAAGATTACCAGGACGAAATGGAAAAGAGAAGGAGAATGTTCGTCCAGGCGAGGGCAATCCTCCAAAGAGGTAAACGGGCAGGTATCCCCGATAAATACCTCAGAGTTAAGCAAGATGAATTTAGGGACTTGCTGTGCGACAAATACCATAAGGATGTCAATAAATTTGCTGAGACCGTTTACAAGAACCCAAAGGTTCTATTCAAAAAACCATTTGTTATTATTGATGGTGGAAGTCTGCACGACTCTCATGCAAGAAAAAAAGCGGCATTCGCTATCTTATTTAGAATGATCGCATGTGACAAGCATGGCAACACCTATAACTGTTCTAATCTTGCGGGTCAGTTCCAAACACTGAAAGGGGCTGGATTTGAGAACAGAAATGACTTAGTCAAAAAGGTCAAGGAAGAGCAGATACTTTTTCTGAGTGAATTTTATCACAAAAGATTTAGCATGTATCTGACTGATGCGGGGGTTTTCTTTGATCAATTGTTAGAATATCGCGACGATTATTCCAAGCCAACGATTATTACTTTTACAGTTCCTTTGGCTGGACAGTTAACTAATCAGGAGAACGCTATCAAGGAGGATCATTGCGGATCATATCTTGCTATGTTGTCTCATGCAGATATTCGAAATGATGAGAATGTATTTAGGGTTAGGGTGAAATGATAGAACGGATTAAAAACGAGGCGCTGAAGCGCCAAGCTCTTAAAGAAGAGCCAAGATTTCTATGCCTTCTTTTGAAGGACAAAAAGATCCTCATGGACGCAATGTCTTGTGGATTTAGAGGTGGACCAGAAGGGCATTTTTGGCATGATCAGCCAAGATTCCTGTTTGAGGTAATCAAGTCGTATTACGGTAAGCATGGTGCAGTTCTAACCAGAACGGCTATGGAGTCCATAATGGATGGTATGAGTCATTATGGTAAAAAGGAACTGACTGATGAGGACAAAGGGGCCGCTAGGATCTATTGGGATGACGTTTACCACAGAGATGTAGATCTTGAAGATTATGAATTGTTGAAGACTAACATCAACAACAGATTTATCCAGTGGCAAGCATTTAAAATCATTAACGAGAATCTTGAAAAAATCGTTAAGGCTACCAACAATCAGGTTGACCTTGTAAAAGAGGTTCAGGAGTCCTTTCTGAAGATTGAGAACATGGACCCAGATCCATACAGTCTCATAATGGACTTCGAAGAAGGGATGAAACATACTCTAGAGTATATCGAAAAACGAAGAGAAGATCCAGAAAGTCTCCCCACTATTCCAACAGGTCTGATGGCCATTGATAACATTTATCATGGATTTGAATATGGGACCTATACTATCATTAGCGGTATGGTTAATGGTGGAAAAACAACATTAATGTTCAACATTGGCTTTAATATGGCCAAGGCAGGGTACAATGTTGTTTATGTTTCCATGGAGAAGAAAGCCATCCCATTATTCACCAGACTTTTGGCCCTACATGCTTTAACTGACTACAATAGAATCAAAGTAGGTGGAAAAGGGGAGAAAGGTTTGAATGATGAGTCCTATTTCCGTTTGAAAGAAGCGGCCATGGACCTTGTGGATAAGATTAAACCTAACTTCCACGTCATTCAGATGGCTCAGCAAACCAAATTGTCTAAGATTATCAGTAAGATCGAAGAAGTTAAGGCCGAACTGAAAGCCAAAGGCGAAAAGATTGACACTTTGATTGTTGACTATCTTGGCGTTATTGGTAACGAAACAAGAACTCAGGGCAGACCTGATCTTGATGATGCTTATACATCTTCAAGACTTCAGGCTTATGGAAGAGTTAACGATTATGTTACCATATCTGCTGTACAGATCAAAAAAGCGGCCACTAAGGACATTAGAAACAAATCTGACAAAGCAACAGGCACAGATGATGCGGATGTTGCCGTTCATACTGAAGACCTTTCAGGTTCGAATATGATCAGTGCTGATGCCGACAATGCTTTAAGTGCTGTTTTGAACAGCGACTCCCCACCAACCAAAATGTTTGTCTTTGGAACTAAGGCCAGAGATGATGAATCAAAAAGAACGATGGTTCTTGATTTCGATGGTCGTCTTGGTAGAGTGTCAGATCCAGTTTTTGAGCCAGGACAGGTCCAAGGAGTTGATGAAATTCTATTCAATAGTGATGTCAGCGAAGACGAATTGATTAATGAAGAGAAACTGGAAGATCAGATCTATCTTGGGGACGATGACGATGATAACATTATTTTCCCTGATGAGTCTTCATCTGATGGAGGACAAGCATTGCAGGATATCATTGACGCAGACTCTGAACTTGAAGAACTACTAGGCATCGAATGAGTGATCTAAGGTATCTAAGAGAACATCTCGTAAAAACTTGCGATCTTCCAGAATTCATTGAAACTGAATCTGGATTAGATCTCAAGTGGAACCGAGATGAAATGGGCGCAGTTTGTGAGTGTCCATTGCCAGACCATTACGAGACTAAACCTTCCTTCCATGTAAATAACATAGACGGAGTTTGGCTATATCATTGTTTTGGCTGTCAGAAGAAAGGAACAATTATCCACTTTTGCATCGACTTCTTTGGTTTAAGAAATCAGATGGAAGCGATCAACTATCTTTGCAAGTACTATAACATCAAAGATGTGGATGACTTAATCCTTCAGGGGATGAAAAACGTTTCGAAAAAGATCAATTTCGAAAGACAAATTGAAAATGAGAACATCCTGGTCTCAAATCAATGCAGAATGTTATTGAGAAAAGACTTTCACAAACATAAAGTATGGGTTTCAAAAGCTTATAGAAGATTAAACGAAGCTTTGGAAAATCAGAATTATCAAACTGTACAAAAAATAGGCTATGAAGCGTTTGGGAGATTGAAAAATGGGTAAATGGCAAGGTGGCGAAGAGACGAAACCAAATTGGGACGATTACTATATGGCATTGGCACTTACTGTCGCCCAAAGATCTGTTGATAAAAGTACTGTTCATGGAGCCTGCTTAGTCTCTTACGATCACAGACTTTTGTCAATTGGATACAACGGCCCATTAAAAGGTGGTACTTTTAGTGACGAAGATTTATCCAAACGCCCAGATAAGTACTGGTATATGATTCATGCAGAAGAAAACTGTTTGATTAATTATCATGGCAGTTATTCTGATTTGGGTAGCTCCACGATATATGTAACTGGAGAACCTTGCCACAGATGCCTTCGGATGATTTTACAAAAAGGTATCCATAGAATTGTTTATGGTACGATTGGGTCAAAATGCATTGATGAGAACGATATTAAGGCTAAAAAGAAAATGATTGCGGCTATGGCCCCTCCTCCTCAAATCATCGTGTATAATAACCTTGATAATACAAAAGAGCTACTTCAAAAAACTTTAGATTATATTGAGTACAAGGAGAATCAATAATGGCAAAGATTTTGGTATCCGTCCCTGTCTTGGGCAGACCTCACCTAAAAATGATGCAAAGCTTATATAGCGCCATCCATAGTTGTAAAGAGCATGACATACAGATTTATTACAGTGAAAACGACTCAATGATTTCTAGAGTCAGGAACGTACATCTTAGCGCATTTATGCATGAATATGAGGAGTGTGACTATTTCATTTCTATTGATTCTGACTTAGAAATCATTAACAAATTCTCCAGCAATAACATTTTTACCAAACTTGTTTCTCATGAAGCAAAGTTTGTTGGTGGACTGTATGCGTTGAAGAATGATGAAGAAACGATTTGTTCATCTGTTCCGATGGACAGGAATAGACAACCAAACTTCGATCAGGGCTTACTTCCAATGCTTTGGATGTCTAGCGGATGTTGGTGCTTGCACAGAAGCGCAGTTGAGAAAATGATCGATGCATACCCAGACCTAATCTATGATGGCGATGACAATATGTCAGACAAGAAGATTTACGGCCTTTACATCCCAATGCTCCAGACTTTGCATCTCAAAGATGGAGAAAAGAAGAAATATCTCTCTGAAGATTGGAGCTTTTGCCAAAGATGGAGAGATATCGGGGGGCAGATTTTCGCAGACACCAGTATTGTTCTGAGACATTATGGTGAAAAATCTCATGCTCTTTGGAATTTTGAAGTTGTTGTTCAGAAAAAGGTGCCAAAGAGCGTTCCAGAAGACAACGGACCTCAACAAGAGTTAATGAACCCAGAAATGTCAGAAATGCCAGAAATGCCAAACGTTCTGGATTTGCCAGAAGCGGGTTTTGATTTAGGAGGACAACTATGATCACTGTAATTACACCGACAACAGGCAGAGACAGTCTTAAGCTTACAATGCAATCAGTGCAGAACCAGAAATCGGTTATTCCCATAAAACATCTTCTGTTGTGGGACAATAAGAGAGAAGATGAATTCCTGTTCCCAAATGATGCGGGGAAAGTTAGGTCTCCATATGACATGGAACGAGAAGGAGCGAATTATTCTGTAAATAGTATTGTGATTAAGGACAATCTTATCAACTCGAAGGCCGCTGGATCTGCATTAAGGGCTGTTGGCTTGATGATTGCTAACACTGAATGGGTTACTTTCCTAGATGATGACGCAATGTGGGATGCTGACCATGTTGACAACATTATGGAAGTCCTTGGTGGGAAAGAATGGGGGTTTTGCAGACGAAGGATCTGGACAACGACTTCAGACGACCAATATGAATGTATTGGCATTGATGAGTTCGAGAGTGTTGGAGAGGATGCAAAAACTCCATACAAGATGGTTGACAACAACTGTATGATCTTTAAAAGAAAGTATGGAGTATCTGCGGCATGTCTCTATCGAAACACTGAAGAATACAATGATGACAGACTTATGTATAATTTCCTTAGGAAATATGCGGGGTTGCCAGGGATTGACACCAGAGCAACAGTAAATCAATTCTGTCCAGAACGATTAGTTGAGTTCTTTAGGAAGAATTGCACTAAGGAACCTGAAGATGGAAATTAATGGACAGGAAGTTGAAATCAAACAGTTCAGGGACGATTGGGCACTTGCTTTAATGGAACAAGGAGTCATTGTCAAACTGACCCTTTCCAGATGGAGAGCAATTAGTCGTCTAAAATATGAAGAACTTGGTATTGATTTTAACAATTCAGATCACAAAGATTTCATGCTCAACTATATCGATCTAGGGCATGAGAAGCTTTTACCTCCAAGTGTTCTTGCTGAAATCGCATCAGTTGAAAGACGAGCCAGACAAACCCTGACATCACATAGCTTCAACACTGTTTGGGGAAAATTCGTCCCATATTCTGCCTTCAAGAACTGGAAAGCAGAAAGTGATGATCTCCGAGATGAGTTCTTAGATCTTGCCAAAAGCATAGGGATGCGATACGATTCAATTATTGAAGAAGTAAAACAAGACTATGAGGGTATGGCTCATGAAGTCTGGAAACGTTTGTATCCAGATGATGACAAATCCCCTCCAGTATCGTTTACTGAAAGTTTCACTTCAAGAATCATAGATAAAATCCCCGACAGAGAAAAAATAGTGGCTTCATTCAAGTATGAAGTTACATTTCTGTCCATCCCGTTACCATCCTTTATTCAGAGTGATATCGCTAAGGCCGAACAGATTGCAAGAGACAGTGAGCAAAAAGCTCTTGACCACCGTTTGGAACTTGAAATGAAGCAAGTTGTTGCTCAAGAATATCAAGACAAAAAGAAAGAACTAGTAGATTCGTTCCTAGATTCCACGGTTTCTTTCTTGAGGCATCAAATCGCTGAGTTGGCAGATAATACTTACAAAGTTCTACAACGTCATGACAGAGATGTGAATAAGATGCATGTCAGAAAAATCAAAAAGATGATCAAGCATATTAACAATTTGAATTTTTATAATGACGAAGAAATCAAGAAGACTCTAGAAGAATTGGATAACGAAGTCAGCAAGTATAAAGGCGAACGAGACAAAAAGGTTATTAAGGACAGTTTGAGGAAATTAGTGGCTCTCGCTGAAGACGAGTATATGCCCGAAGATTACAACCCAATTGTCAATTTTGTAGACATCGAATAATATTAGCTACCTTAGCTTGACTTGAGTAGAAACCTGAGTATATTAAGGTAGACATTTTAGGAGGTAGCTATGTCATTCGAAATAAGAGATAAAAAAGGAAGACCCCTGATTAGCATGAACAAGAAGGGGAAGTTGGCGTTGTCTCGTTATCCCGACCTGTCTGATGATGAGATTAATGGTATCGCAAAGATCTACCAGGAATTGTCTGGAGATGATCTTGATGAAGTGTTAAGTTTTTTACGTTTTGAAGAAGAAGAGGAAGTTTTTTGCTCCTAAATTAGAAAGGATTAAGATATGTCAGAAAACCAGAAGATGTATGACAGGTTTAGTAACGATGTTCTACACATGATCGTATTTGCTAAAGCCGCAAGTATTGATGCTCATGTGGATTGCCTATATCCAGAGTCATTCTTGATTGGAACATTGCTCACTGGAGAAAACGTTGTAACATTAGCGTTGCACGAGCATGGAGTTGATTTAGACACTTGCGTTAAGAAGTTTAAGAGACTCCTTTCCAATAGACAAAAGGAAAATGAGAGTGGGGACTCTGGGGTTACCTTTGACGAAATTAATATTTCAAAAGAAATCGTTGAAGTGTGCAAAGCGGCAGATAAGTTATCTCGCGATAATGGCCACAAAATCGTTGGACTTGGACATCTGTTCATATCTATCATGGATCTTCACCTGAATCTTAAGAGAATCATTTCCAAAGAATGCAAGGAGTTCAAGAGTTGCATTGAAGAGATCTTAAGTAGCAAATCTCACAAAAGCACAGTTAAAACTTCAAGAAGTTCGAAGAAAAAGACCAAAGACTCTATTATTGACCAATACTGCACTGATATGACAGAGTTGGCAAACAACGGAGAATTTGATCCGATAATTTCAAGAGATTCAGAAATCGAAGAAACAATTACAATCCTTTGCAGAAGAACAAAATCAAATCCAATTTTAGTTGGTGAAGCTGGAGTCGGGAAGACTGCTATTGTTGAGGGCATCGCTCAAAGAATCATCAGTAATGCTGTCCCTCCCAAACTCAGAGGGTGTAGGATTTATTCCCTCAATATGGCAGGAATGGTTGCAGGGACAAAATATCGTGGAGATTTTGAAAAAAGGATACAGGATCTAATCAAGGCCGTTGAAGATGATCCAGATGTCATTCTGTTTATTGATGAAATTCATACGATTGTAGGTGCAGGAGGTGCTGGCTCCGCTATGGATGCCGCAAACATTCTTAAACCTGCTCTTGCAAGGAAGTTGAAGTGTATTGGGGCCACAACTCATCAAGAATATAAAAAACATTTTGTTGACGATGGGGCATTATCAAGACGCTTTGGAGTTGTCAATATTGATGAACCATCAGATGAAGATGTCAAAAAAATCTTGATGGGAATCAAAGATCGTTTTGAAAAGTATCATGAATGCACGATCTCAAACGATGCTATTGACTCCATTATCAATCTGACCAAACGATACAGACCAACCAAATACTTCCCAGATAAAGCAATTGACTGTATGGATACTGCATGTGCTCAAAACGCTTGGTCGGAAAATGACGAACACACTCCCATAATTACCTCAGATGATGTTGCCAAAGTCATCAGTAAACAATGCGGAGTTCCTTTAGAAGTTATCATGTGGGATACACATGAAAGAATTAAAAAGACTGAGGAATTTCTGAAGAAAAGAGTAATTGGACAAGAAGAAGCCGTTACAAGCGTTTGTAGGGTACTTAGAAATGCTTATAGCGGAGTTAGAAACCCTGACAGACCCATTGGAGTTCTTACTTTTGGAGGGCAAAGTGGAACAGGGAAAACTTATACCGCCAAACAGTTATCTCAAGCAATTTTTGGAAGCGAGAAAAATCTGATTAAGATTGATATGTCAGAATACTCTGAAAAACACTCAATTAGCAAAATAATTGGGAGTCCACCAGGATATGTGGGTTTCAAGGATGTTGATGTTGTAGTTGACAAAATCAAAAGAAGACCTTATTGCATCCTACTGCTCGATGAAATTGAGAAAGCTCATCCACAAGTCATGAGGCTGTTTTTACAAGTTATGTCAGAAGGAACCATTACTAGTGCAGTAGGTGAAAAGGTTGACTGCAAAAATATCTTCTTCATCATGACAGGTAACTTCGGTTTGAATATTTCTAAGTCAGCTTCCATGGGTTTTAATTCAAAAGGTAAAAAAAGCCTTGTGGAAAATGAGAGAACTCGTTTAATTGACTTCTGTAAGAAATCTTATGGTGAAGAATTCGTTAATCGTGTCGATGCCTTCGTACCATTTGTGGAACTGACGAAAGAGAATCTTCAAGACATTGTAGAAATGAGACTTACAGAATTCGCTCAGCGCGTTAATCACAAATACATTAGTATTAAGATTGGGGCGAAGATAGCTGAAGCTATTGTTAAATATCATGACTCTGAACATGGTATGAATGCCATGTCACTTGATCGAATTATTTCAAAACAAGTTGAGCCACTTGTTGCAGACACAATCCTTGAAATTGAGGATATCGATCAGTACAGTTATACTCTGACTATAACTGCTGATAAAAGTGGCGACATTGTCATTAGAAAAAGAAAGAGAAAGCGTTCCAGATGAATCCATATGAAGTATTAGGGGTGGGGCGAGAAGCTTCACAGGATGAGATTAAGAAAGCTTATCGAAAATTAGCTAAGGAATACCATCCTGATAAAAATGCTGGCGATGAGGCAAAAGAAGAGAAGTTTAAAGAGATCTCTTTAGCTTACGAAGTCCTTTCGGATGCCCAAAAGAAAGCTCAATATGACAGGTTTGGTACGATAGGAAATCAACAACCACATCCGCATTCTGGGACTTCAAGAACTTGGAGTGTTTTCAAAGACTTCTTTGGGGGACAACGAAGCAATCAGCCTTCCAGAAAACGGATCAATCCAGATTCGAGATCATCTATTAGCATTACTCTAGCAGAAGCGATATTTGGTTGTAAGAAAAACCACACTATACAACAGGTTGTTGCTTGCGATGCTTGCAAAACAACTGGGGCATTTCTTGGAAAAGAAATTGTTTGCCCTACTTGTAATGGTCAAGGGCAACAACACGTAAATCAACCTGGGTTCCAATATATAAACATTTGTGGAGCCTGTGGTGGAAGTGGAAAAAGATTCAAGCCTTGCGAGAAATGCAAAGGAGTTGGCTACATGCAAACTCGTTCAAAAACGAGAATACAGATCCCCCCAAACATCAATCATAATGCCAGTATGAGACTCAAAGACAAGGGAAATACGATTTATCAGTCGGATGACTCTACTTATACTGGGTCTCATTACGTTGTTGTTAATTATCCTTCTGAGCAAGATGGGGTTGTTCAGAAAGGATCGGATCTTTTTCTATCTGTTCAAGTTACAATTGATAAGATTTTAGCTGAAGAAAACATTACCGTTAAACTGTTCAAGAAGAAGGATGTCACGTTTCAACTAAAGTCAGATTGGGACACTGAAAAATTCTATGAGATCAAAGTTGACTTCTTGAATGGTGGGACTATTTTTGTGAAGGTATTGCCTCAGATTCCCTCGAAGTATATTGGTAAAGATAAAAGGGAAGGCTTGGTAAAAGCTTTGAGAGAGGCATATGGCGAATCAAAATCAACTGTATCCCCAAGAACCTATTGGGCCTGAGCAGATAGGTGATGATGTACTTGGGGTTCCTCCCGATGTCCAACAACTCCGAATTGATGCAGTTAATGTGTTAGAAGGTAGGGTTGACATCAATTCTTTTGACGAAGATTATCAGCAGAAGATTAAAGATTATTATCGTTTCTCTGCCACTCGATACGGTTCCAAATACGGAACTGTCGCCAAAAGAACCCAAAACACTTTGGATATCATATGACAGAATACGATAAAGACAAGTATCAGTATAGATTTAGCGGATATCCACCTCCGTTGATCCAATTAGACAGTACTGGACCAGCATATTGGTTGAAGTTCTACACTCATCCATATTACATCAATCAACCTCAGTATTGGCAACAACCTGTTTACAGATATGCTGGAAAACATTTTCGGGGTAACCCAGGTAACACAACAGAACAGCCTTCTTCAAATCAATTGTATGTTCAGCTACCAATTTGCAGAAGATAATGTATAATAAGGTATCAAGATTTTGAGGTTTTCACATGAACAGATTCCACGTAATGCCATGCGTTGATCAATCACAGATCAACGAAGATAGTTCTGGGGGACTCGTATTGCCTTTAGCTTCAGAGATTCAGAACAATTGCATATTGTTTTTCCCAGTATCTGATGAAGTTGCCCAATCCATTAATTATGTTTTGGAAGTGAACGAAGATGACCCACACGCACCAAATATGGTAGAAGTATACAAAACTATGGTAAATACTTGGAGGGCTGGAGACCGATTCTTGAGCGGTATTTATATTGACTTGCATTATGATCCTGAAATAGGGGATGAAGTAATCAACGTTAATATCATGTTGTCGTCAGTTTCAGACGGAATTATTGATGCGATCAGTAGAGTAGGGTTCATTGATGCCATAATTATCTCTGTGTTGGAAAACATGGATATTATGATTAGCACTGATTTGTTAAGGAAACTTCTTCCAGAGCATTTTGGAGTAATTCCTGAAGATGATGAGTTCGAAAGTGATGAACTTGAAGATCATCTTGGTCAGATCGACCAGAAAAAAGATGTATTCCCCATTGACGAGAATATTTTGGATATCGCCAAGAAAATCATGAAAGGTAAGATAAAATAGCTTTAGTGCGGTATGTTTTAACGTTGGCGATTCTAGCTACCATGGGGCGTAGTTGTTAGGTTTAGCGGCCTGTACGATTATTTCGAGTTGTTGATGTTGAGATGTATCGCACTTTTTTTGTGCCATGAGTATGAAATGCCCAGTTTGTGGAGAAGAAGCTCACATAATATTTGAGAATATTCATCCCCGTGGCATTCAAGCAAGCATAGAATGTCCTGATACCTGTTTTACCGTTTCAACAGGCGTATGTAACTCCATGATCCAAGCCAGAGAGATTATTACCTACAAATTCAACAGAATCGTTGCAATCGGCAATAATATGGTTAAATTAAAAGTAACTGTTGGTAAAAACATTGGAATTATTTGGGTTGGCCCATAAATGGATATTCAAAAAATATTGGAAGAATGTGATGATGGGACCATTAAACTAGATGATTTGGACAATTGTGTTGTTGGCATCACCATAAGAGATGAACTTATTTATTCTTATGAACTTATGTTGCAGAAGTTCATGGGAGAAGGGATGGATTTTGAAGAGGCGACTGAATGGCTATCCTATAATGTTGTCCCAATATGTACTGGTGGTGGAAAGTATCCAATTATTTTCTACGATAACCCTTACCTTCATGAGTACGAATGGCTGAAAGAAAAAGAAAAATTTGAAATAATTGCGTTTTCAACTTGAAAAGCTTCAGATCCAGTTTATAATAGGGTTGTAATTTGAATTTTTAACAGGAAAGAACTTATAATGAAATCTTTATCGCTCAGCCTATGTTCATCATATCTCAGTTTGAGATGGACGGGGTTGTGCGTCCAGAGAACGTAAGTTCTTAACTCGGTTTTCAACCCCGTTCGGTTTTCCGAACGGGGTTTTTTTATGGCTTAATTGATAGCCAAAATGTTACCGAGCGGTAATATTCTAAGGTTTTGAACTTCAGAGTGTTTCGAATGTTACCGAACGGGAATATTTAAAACATCAAGAGATCTTTGAAATTTTATTGCCATGCACGATGAGCCAGATGGTGAGGCGGCGGATTGCAAACCCGCAGAAGTCGGTTCGATTCCGACATCGTGCTTAATATGCGCGGTTGCCAGAGTGGTTTAATGGCACAGTCTGCAAAACTGATGGGACTTATGTCCGCGAGGGTTCGAATCCCTCACCGCGCTCCAGGGTCTGGGGAAAACCAGACGCTTAAAGTCCTTACTGGGCTATCGGACCCAATATGACGGTATTGGTAAGTCTGACCCAGAGGCATTAGGTGACTTAAGTCACCTTTTTATCCTGGTGTAGACCGTTAAGGAGACGGGGTAGTCTGTAAAACTATCATCATTGCGCATCAAGTAGGATCGTTACCTACCACCAGGACCAAAATGGGTAGGCGGCAACGATGGTGGTGTTGCGGCAGACTGTAAATCTGTCCCCTTTGGGTAAACATTGGGGGTTCGAATCCCTCCCTGCTCACCATTTTACTGGAAAAACAGTTACAAAACTGGAAAAACAGTTATATTTTCCACTATAACGAGAAAAACAGTTAAAAATGGCCCTGTACTCCAACGGCAGAGGGAGCGGACTTAAAATCCGTAAAGTGTCGGTTCGAATCCGACCAGGGCTACCAATAATTCGTAATATATTACGAATAAACGGCCAAAACTGGGGTTAATTCGTCAGTTATGGCCACTTATAATGGTCTCGTGGTGGAACTGGCAGACACGCAACGTTGAGGTCGTTGTCTCCGCGAAGGAGGTGGGAGTTCGAATCTCCCCGAGACTACCAAATATTGTTTATATGTTTATACGCAACCAATTGGGGTTACTAGACGGTAGCCGAACTGCCCATAGAGGCAGGGGGATGAGTTCGAATCTCATTAGCTCCATTAAATTTATTGGCCAGGTGGTGAAATTGGCAGACGCGCTGGATTCAAAATCCAGTTCCCGAAAGGGAGTGAGGGTTCGAGGCCCTCCCTGGCTACCAATGGAAGGTTGTGGCGAATGGTAAGCCAGCAGTTTGCTAAACTGTCGTCCTCACGGGCATAGGAGTTCGAATCTCCTACCTTCCGCCAAATTTAATGGTCTCGTACTCCAATTGGCAGAGAGGGCAGTCTTAGAAACTGTATGTTCTGGGTTCGACTCCCAGCGAGGCTACCAAAGATGGCTAGGTGATGGAACTTGGTAGACATGTTAGTCTTAGAAACTAATGCCGAAAGGCGTAGGGGTTCGACCCCCCTCCTAGCTACCAATCAATGGAGGGAATCTGGCTGGATGAAGAGCTTGATTTGAAATCATGTAAGCTGTAGAAATGCGGTTTGTGGGTTCGAGTCCCACTCCCTCTGCCAATATTAATACTTGGTTAACAACTCATTATTGAGTAGGTTTTATCCTGTTTTCTCAGTATTATTCCTTACTACTTATAGGAGGAAAAATATGAGTAAAACTAAGTACCGAGCAGTATTCATCTCAGACTGCCACATGGCCAGTGTTGGATGCAAATCTAAAGAACTACTTAAATTCCTAAAAGAGACTGAATGTGACAATTTATATCTTATCGGAGATATCTTTGATCTTTGGAGATTAGACAGAACTAAATGGGATAAAAACCAAACAGAAGTCATTAGAAGACTTCTAAAAATGTCAAAACACTGTAACGTCCATTATGTTTTAGGAAATCATGATCATGGTATGATGGAACTTTTGGACAGTTTTCATTATCCGAACCTGGAAATTTGTAAAGAAACATATTATCACAGTTTTGGAAAGAAGTATTACATCACTCATGGAGATAAGTTTGATTTCATTCTTTTTTCAAGAATTGGAGTCATGATCTCAAAGGTTGGAAGTTGGGGTTATGACACTCTTGTTTCAATGAATGAGTTCCTGGCAAGATGTTTAAGGATGTTCGGAGTGAAAAGAGTTCGTTTATCAAAGTTTGCCAGGGAAAATTTTAAAAAAGCTGTTACTTATGTTGGAGAGTTTGAAGGTCTCCTTTCAGAGTATGCCAAAGAGAATCATTGCGATGGAGTTATATGTGGTCATGTTCATTCTCCTATAATCAAAAAAATTGATGGGATTGACTACTATAACTGCGGAGATTGGGTAGAGCATTGCTCTGCAATCGTAGAACATGAGAATGGCGATTTTGAATTATTGATTTTTGGGGTATAATGCCCCCTATGGAAGGGTGACTGAGTGGCCGAAAGTACAGGTTTGCTAAACCTGCGACCCCGCAAGGGGTCCGAGGGTTCGAATCCCTCCCCTTCCGCCAATTTCTATGGAAGATTATGCAGGATGGCTCCTGTCACTGTTTCGAAAACAGATGGTTCCGAAAGGGATGGGGTTCGAACCCTCAATCTTCCTCCAATTTTTCTTTATATTTAACTTGCAATCTCTTATTTTAAGGCTATATTACTATAAATATGGATGAGTAGTCCAACTGGCAGAGACGGCGGTCCAAAAAATGAACTTGACAAAAAGGTTCTCTTCAGCAACCAAAAAACAGAAACCGCTACAGTGTAGGTTCGAATCCTACCTCATCCGCCAAAATTTGACAAGACGGGCAAGTAACTTAAATTGGCAAAGTTGAGGCTCTGGTCTTAAGAGTAATGTCGCTACCATGGGCAGGAGTTATTTTTCTCCTAAGCAATGGGTGAGGCATCTCGATTTGCGGGTTCGAATCCCGTCTTGTCCATCAAAATTTGGAAGAGTGGCTGAGAGGTCGAAGGCGGCGGTCTTGAAAACCGTTGATGTGAGAGCATCCGTGGGTTCGAATCCCACCTCTTCCGCCAAAATCATTGGAGAAAACTATGACTAAAATTGCCATTCTTGGCGGGGCTTTCAATCCCCCAACACTTGCTCATATACAAGTAGCTGAATTTGTCCTTGAAAAAGGAAAATTTGATGAAGTTTGGCTCTTGCCTTGCAATAAACATCGATTTGGTAAGAATTTAGAGCTTAATTTACACAGACTCAGGATGTGCGCTATCGCTTGCAGAAAAAATCCGAAACTTCATGTATTTGATTACGAAATTAGACATGAACTGAGTGGTTCGACCTTCGAATTAGTCCAAACCCTCCTCAAAGACCCACAACTTGATGTTGATATCAGTTTTATCATTGGTGCTGACAACGTAAACAACTTCATTAACTGGCATAATTTCAAAAAATTACGGGAAATTGCCAAATTTGTTGTTGTAACAAGAAGTGGAATCGAATTGAAGAAGAAATATCGATGGTATAAGAATCCTCCCCATCTTTTCTTGGACGTAGAAGACAAAATTACCGAATGTTCGTCTACTATGGCAAGAGATCACTTCAAAAAACATGGCAGATCAGACTTTTTGCCATATTTGGACGAAGAAGTTCAACGATATATCCAGGACCACTGTCTTTATGTCCCTTCCGAAGAGGTTCAAATGAAAGAGACTCATAATCGGAAGGGTTGGTTACACGGAAAATGAAGTTAGATTTACATGGGGTTAAGCATCAAGATGTTCGGTCTTTACTTGACTCTCATATTTTTAATTATGACCCTCCTTTTGAGGTTGTTACAGGAAATTCCCTTAAAATGAGGGAACTGGTCCTAGAAGTTCTGGAAGAATATGGACTTAGTTACTTTGATACTAATCTTGGCTGTATAATGGTGATTGAAGAGCCAAATAAAAGGTAGATATATGAATCTAACAGATTTTATCAATCAAAAAGTACAGGAAGAGTATGTTGGGGAGATGATCAAAAGAAAAGATGGGGCAGAAATGATCAAATGCGAAACAGCTAAGCTAATAAATGGCGGTCTTTCTGTTATTTTTGAGGGCAATGGGAAGTACATGGTTGTGAACAAAAGAGATGAAATGCCTGAGAAGGTAATTAAACGATGAAAATTCTTGAACCAGAAAAACTTGAAGCAGGCGAACCATTTAAGATCGATCTTACTGAAGGAGAGATCGATACGTTAATACTTATTGCACTAAAAGATTTAATAAAAGAGAGTGGACTTCCTGTTGTTGCTGTAAAAGCATCAGAAAATATTGAGGGGGTCAGAACCCATGATTTAACAGAGGACGAGCTTTCAGAACTTGTCTCTATTGGGTTCAATGCAGTGTTAAAGAATTTCATCAACAAGGAACTTGAAGATGAAAAGAACGGATCTTGAACTGGCAGATGTTTGCAATCCTAACGGCTTGAAAATTGGGGATGTTGTTAAACGCCCCCAAAAATATCAAGACTGGCATGGTGCAGGTATTTGGAGTATGAGTATAAACACCATGTATGAAATTGAGTATATGTTGGATAATGGATATTGTGTACTTAAAAATTATCTTGTTTTAGTTAACCCAAGACATCTGATCAAAGTAGGGGAAACGAAAACCCAAGATGAAAAATAAAAATATGGAAGGATGACGGAGTCTGGTTAATCGTCACCGCCTGGAAAGCGGTTGGTCCTGAAAGGGGCACGAGGGTTCAAATCCCTCTCCTTCCGCCAAAGTCTAACCAACAATCGATGAGGTAGACTATGTCCATAAATAATGAAATGATTGATACAGATCCTGACCCAATGTGGTGCGAAGACGAAGAAGCAGAAGAAATCCAAAGTATTGCAGACTTAGGATCGACTGTTCAAGAAGCAATCAGTGATGGTGCAGTTGAAAAGGCTCTCATTCAACAAGTCCAAGACAAAATTGACCAAGTGGGACGCAGATTAAAATCCTTGACTGAACTCAGAATAAAAGCTGAAGAAGCTTATATGGACAAATGTCCTCATGAATTAGTTTTAGAAGCTGAAGCGAAAAGCAGTGATTATCATTCTCATAGACCTCCTTTTAGATCTTGCAGAGAATGTGGCCTCGCAGAAGAGGGATGGGGAACAGGATACAAGAAATTAAAGAATGAAGGGAACAGGGAAATAATTCCTACTACTCGCGAAGTAGCACTGAGATACAAGAAAAAATACATTGAGCAAAACAGATGAAAAGCTTATATAAATTCTTGATCAAAAACGAATGCTCTCCGAAAATTGCCCAAAACATAGAAGAAACTTACAACGAGTTTGGCATAGATGGAATTATGGATGAATTCAACTTCACTGCAACAGAACTCGTTATACAGTGGGCTAACAAGGCAGGAGATACTGAACATATCATTGATAAATTTTTGGATGATATAGACGAAGCTCTTGACGAAGAGCCTGAAGAAAAAACCAATGAAGACAGACTCAAATCAGCACTTGCTGAAATCCGTAGGATGAAACGTGAGGTTAGAGCCAACAAAAAAGGTAAAGAAAGAGATAAAATGCTCTCTGAACTCAACGATTTGGAAAAGAAGACTAAAAAACTGCTTGGTAGAAAACAGAAATAATTGGAGCCATCAATGAAAGTCGTTTTTCACGCAATTGCAGAGGATGTCCATATCCTAGAGTCACTTGGCATTCCAGAAGAAGATTTTGGGATGTCTGAAGTTATGGAGATGACTGAAGCAGAAATCCTAGATTTTATTAAGAAAGCCAACGAAAAGAAAATTGGGGTTAAGACTGAGTTCTGTAGTAATGAGGACAGGATTCCTGCTGACATGTTTATTCGGATTGTTCCAAATAGGGATCAGATTCGTTGGCACGAAAAGCGGAAAGAACTTGGAGATAATAAGGCTGAGGAAGAGGTTATCGCTTATCTTGAGGAAGCCATCGCAGACATTAAAAAGAAGCCTTTCCCCTTTATATATTCCGCCGTTAAGGATGGTGGCGGATTTATGTATTCAATACACTTAACTATGTCTTGGCCTTGGCCAGGATAAAACATTTTCAAGCCGATCCATCGCTCTACGAGGTAATGCTCATGAGAGGAAGGTCAGGACAACTTAGCTTAAGGTAGGAGAAGAGATTCGTTTGCACTACCGAGGTTGCAATTCAAACAGACCTAGAGGGTGAGCTACTCTATAATGGTCGGGTTGATGCCAATAGATAAATGATGGAAAATATTAAACAGAATCCTGCCTATGAGCTTGGAGTTTTGCAATAAAATTTAGAGTATTACAATGAAAATTAAACCCACTCTATTAAGTCACCATAATCTTGAAGACGTTAATAATGTCTATCTTGTTGAGGGCACCGTTTCTGGTACTAATAGCTTCACTACTTGGAAAGTGGGAACATTTACAAACTTACATATGGCGAATGAATGGGTCAAAAAAGCAGAAGATTGGATAAGTGCATTGCCAGAAGGGGAAGAAATTCCTGACTTTCCAATGGATGAAGAATTAATAGACGTTTGTAGCCAGTTTAACATCATCCTTAGCATTAGATATGAAATCTTCACTGTTAAAAACATGGAGTGTAAGAATAAAGGAGAGATACAATGAAAGTAGTTTATGCAAGAGAACCAATTCAAGAGGATATCAGAGGTATATCAAAACCTGTGTTTTTAGTCGGGCCATCTCCAAGAAGCATTGATGTGCAGTCATGGAGGCCAAATGCTATCGATATTTTTAAACAGCATGAATTCGATGGAGTTCTCTATGTCCCTGAACCACGAGAAAAAGAGGGTGATGACACCTTTGACTATCACAAACAAGTTTATTGGGAATATAGGGCTTTAGCGCATTGTCGAGAATTTGGAGCCATACTTGCGTGGGTTCCTAGAGAACTTAAAACAATGCCAGCGTTTACAACCAATGTTGAATTTGGGTTACATGTAGGATCTGAGAACTTCTTTTATGGTCGTCCAGATAATGCACCAAAAACGAGATACCTTGATTTTCTTTATAAAAAGGAAAGGAGAAGGTTGCCAGAAACTTCCATAGAAAGGTTGATCGAACAAGTTATTTTGCATACTCGCCCTTGATTTATTGTTTTTTCGGTCTATACTATAAATATCATCGTTCTTAAGTCTAACTAAGGAGCAAGACAATGTCAAAGAAAGAGACTGTAAAAAAAGAAACGAGTGGACAGATGGATCGAGATCTGGAAACACTCAAAACCCAGGTGTTCCCAAATGTCGAAGACGGATCTCTTTTGATTGTCACGGTTGGCAATGAAAAGACTCCAGCAACAAAGTCCGACATGGAAAGAGTTGCCGAAACGGTAAACGAACTTTTCGAAGGAGTAACTGGGGTTAAGGTAATGGTTGTTCCTCATATGGTCAACATTGAGAACCTTCCGTTGCCTGCTCTGAGAAACATCCAGAGCAAAGTCGTCAATTCCTGGAATGACAGTGGAGACGTTGTCATGGATCTTGAAGAGACTCTGGGGATTGGGGTATGATCTACGAAATTAAACAATTCGTGGACGACGACGGGAAGCAGTTAGTTGGCAAATTCCCCGTTGGAGAAGGTGAACCTCAGTTCATCGGGATGTTCATCATTCCAACTCCATATGGGGGAGATCCACAAAACTTTGAATTCCCAGAAGGGTATACTCTTGAGCAGTGCTTCGAAGATTTTCAGAAATTCGCTGAAGAAGAGTATGATCGGTTGAGAGACGAGGCTCAACAAGAAGCTATCGAAAAATTGAAAGAACAACAGAGTACGATAGTCACTCCTAACGACAAAAGAAAAGGAGGGATCATCATACCATAGAATAGGAGAGACATATTATGGGATTCTACGAGGGGAAGTACACGCCTTTTATTAACTGGAAGTGGAAAAGGTTTGGGGATAGGACAGCTATCGAAGTGATAGACTTTATGGGAGAACATCCCAATGCGGAGTTCTACATTGGTACAGATAGCCAGAACTATTCCAGAAAAGGCAAAAAGTACTGCACCTTTACTACTTGCCTCGTAGCATATACCCTTGGATTAGGTGGATGCGCAATCCTATCTTCAGAAAGAACTGAGAGAATCAGTAATTTGAGACAGAGATTGATGATTGAAGCCTTTAGGTCTCTTGAGGTAGGATGGTTCCTAAATGGTAAGATTGACCCTGCGAAGATCATCACCATTCACTTGGATGTTAATCCAAATCTTAAGTACAAAAGCTCAAAATACCTACCAGAGTTGGTTGGTATGGTTGCCGCTCAAGGGTTCCACTGCGAACACAAGCCTCACTCATGGGCCGCAACCTGGGCCGCAGACAAGAGATGTTAAACTCAAGCCCCTGATTAAATTCGGGGGCTTTTTTAGTGGAGGAAAATAATGAAAAAATTAAACAACCTTGCAAGAATCCTATTAATTAATGATGACTTAGGTGGACTTCATCCAGTTTATGAAATAAACAGAGAGCTTGGTGGATATCTAATGATGCCTGATCATACTGTTGATCATGTAACTGGCAGAGATTCCGCTTTGATCCCTCCTTTAGAGCAAGTCGGACAAGAAAAAGAAGATGAACTATTTTTTCTTTTACTAGAAGCAAGTATTTTACCAAAGAAACATGCTTTATCTGTCGGAGGCTTTACTATACAAGGTGTGTATGAGCTTTGTAAGCTTTTAGAAGACCCGAAAGCTATCATCATGAACCCAATGATGGGTATGTTCATTAAAAAAGAAGTAGATCCCTCAGGAAAGTTCTTTAGCTGGGATCTGGAGATCATTGATGGAGTGACTTCGGTAGGATCATTTGAGGGTGCTAGGATTTTTTGGAGTGATAAAATTCCACAGAAAGAGATCTACGCATTAGAAGATGCTGAGTACATTGGAATCATTTATGATTCCAGGGGTAAGATTGGAATGGCGTTAACACAGCCTGACAGAGTAGCAAAGATATCTATAGTAGAGGGCTAAGAATGACAGAATATCTGACTGAAAAAACCATTCATGTTTGTGGCATGAATAGATGTGGACAACATGGAATTAGCTCTTGGCTTTTAGGAACTTTTGATCATGCTATCTACAAAAATAATTTGAGTTGTTGTAAGCCATCGAACTCGTCATTTAAAATTAACCATAACCCTCCAGGAAGAAAGTGGAGATACCAACACTTTGCTAAAGGTGAAAAAAAGAAGAGCGATATCGAAGTTCTTGACTATCATTACAGGGATAAAAGACAGGCTATCGTTCTTGGATCAGAAAATTCATCTCCAGAATCCTTTGCCAGGATCTACGATAAGTTTTACAAAGATGAAGAAAAGGGTCTTTTAGAAAGATTGAAGCAAACTAACCCTGAATATGAGAACTTACGCTCAATTAGCCCTAAAAGCTTCTTTATCTTTATCCTAAGATCTCCTTGGAATCATATAACAAGCGCATTCTTCTGGAGAAGTCTGAGGCACCGCATAAATGGCCCCAAAACGTTTTCATCTCTTTGGATAGGTTATGCGGAAGAGTTTCTAGGGATCACAAATCATATCCCTGAAAACTTCATTCCTATTATATATGACCAATGGTTTGTTGACATTGATTACAGGAAAAATATCTGTAAACAATTAGATGTTGAGTTCACTGACAGGAGACTCAATGTTATTACCCAATATGGTGGTGGTAGCACTTTTGAGAACAAAAAAAGGGGCCAAAATCTAAAGACACTTGATAGATGGGAAAGGAGTTTCAAGGAAGAAAAGGCAAAAAAGCATTTAATGAAAGTTCTTACACTTGATAAAAGGATGCTTGAATACTCCAGAATCCTATTCGGAGATCCACCGTTCGAAATCGAAAAATAAAAAATTCAAAAAAAATATTCAAAACCGACTTGAAAAGTTTTTCGTAATCCTTATAATGGAACCAACAACTGAATAAAGCTTGGTTACTGCAACCAAAAAACACGATAAAACGAGCGTCAGAGTCGCCCTGACAGAAATAAAACGAGAACCCAGTCGAGAGGGTTTTAAAAATAAATTTGAGGACCCAAATTCATCGAGGTCTGAAATAAAGGATGGAAAACCCAAGCTGTTTCACTTGTTTCTTTGAAAACAAGAAAAAGGAAAATTTAGAAAAACAATTTGATATAAGACTGCATTCAGCAACTCAAAATTTTTTATGCTAAAAAAAACAAGTCAGTCTGTTCAAATTTTTAATTTAGGATAGAAGGTTAGTTACAGCAACCAAAACTTTCACTTGAAATGAAAACCAAAATTGCTAACCTGTTCCGATTTTTAACTTTGACCAGTTAGACTTTGTTCCATACGCGAGATGGGACTCGGAACCAAGTTTGACTGGTCTTTTTTTTGACACAAAACCAACAATAGGAGGATGGTACGATGGCAAGAGGACACAACAACGACTTTCTGTATGACTCAACTGGAAACGCACTTTTGGAGTTCTTCTCCAAGGCAGGATCACTTTTCGAGAAGCGTGGTAGCTACTACGGTTCGGAGGCAGGTGCTCTGAACTTGTTTAAGCCTGCGTTCAAGTCCGATCAACTTCGTGCCGCAAAGCTTGCTTTCTGGCTTCGTGATGCTAGAGGTGGAGCAGGTAACAGAAGCGGATTCCGTTCTGTATTGAAGTGGATGGCTGAGAAGCATCCTGAGTGGATTACTGTCAATATTCATCTTATTCCAGAGACTGGACGTTGGGATGACTTGACTGCATGTATCGATACTCCTTGCGAAGATACTGCAATCCAGTACTGGGCAAGAGCTATTGCTGATAAGCATGGTCTTGCTTGCAAGTGGGCACCAAGAGAGAAGAAGAACAAGGTTGTTTTCGCAAAGCTTAGAAAGGCTCTCGGAATGTCTCCAAAGGTATTCAGAAAGCACTTGGCTGAGTACACTAATGTTGTAGAGACTGCAATGTGCTCAGGCGACTGGCATGACATTGACTACAACACTGTTCCTTCTGTCGCAATGGCAAGATCTGCTAACGCATTCTTGAAGCATGATCCTGCAAGATACGATCAGTGGAGAGAGTCTTTGACTGACGAGGACTCTGACAACAAGGTTAACGCAAGTGCTTTGTTCCCACATGACGTTCTTCGTACTGCTAACAAGGATGGTAAGTTGGCAAATGCTCAGTTTGAAGCTCTTCCAAACTTCATGGAAGACTGCAACATGAGAATCATGCCAATTTGTGACTTCTCTGGATCTATGGGAGTTACTGTCTCTGGTTCTATCAGAGCTATTGATATCTCAACCAGTTTGGGATTGTACTGCTCTGACAGGGTTGGAAAGGATAACCCTTTCTACAGGAAGTTCATTCCATTCTCAAACGACAGTCACCTTGTCGATTGGAAGGGAAAGACTTTTGTTCAGGGAATTCAGCGTTGCAGAAGAGAAGGATATTGTGGATCAACGAACGTCAAGGCGGCTCTTGATCAGATCCTGAACTCTGCAAAGATGTTCAACGTAACTGATGAACAGATTCCAAACTGTCTGTTGATCATTTCAGACATGCAGTTCGATAATGGTGGAGGCTGGTGCTCTGGCGCTAGTAACTGCGATAAGACCACTATTGAAAGATGCATGGAAGAGTGGGAAGCAAATGGATACAGTCGTCCAAAGATTGTATATTGGAATACTGCTGGATATGCAGGAAGTCCTGCAAGAGGTACGCATGAGAATGTTGCTCTTGTAAGTGGCTTCAGTCCTTCAATCTTAGGCGCAGTTCTCGGAGGCACTGATTTCTCGCCAATGGCAGTACTTGATCGAGCAATCGAGAAGTATGAAATCGTAGTCCCAGAAGGGGTCACCGTCTAAGATTCGGCCCACCTGAAAAGCCCTAGAGTTCCCCGCTCTAGGGTTTTTCTTTTTCTATATAGAATAATGTTTCTGCAACGAAGGAGATCAATTATGTCTGCACGTTTTACAGGAACAGAAATGCTATTGGCAACTACTGCACTTGAGATCATCAAATCTCTTCTGAAGATGATTGCCAATAAACTTGACCATGCCGAAGGCTCTGACATTGAAGCAATGGAAGAAGTGTTACAGAGCATGAAAAAAGCAATCGAACTAGAAAGAAGAATCCAGGAGGCCCAAAATGCAGTGGATAAAGATGATGTTAATCTTGACGATTGGATTGACGGTTCTAACGGGGTGTCATCACACGACGATGATAAATCAGAGGTATCCAATAATCCCGATGCCTGATAGGCCCGTTTTAAGCCCTGCTCTGGACAAGAAAGACTTTGAGTCCATGGTCAAGTATGCTACCAAGCTTGAGATTGGAATAAAGGCTTATAATGAGTACGCTACCGAACAGAATAAAAAAATTGAAGAACATTTTGAAAATCGGTAATCCCACTACAAATTTGCAAGGAAATCAGGTATAATTTCAAGAAGAAATATATATCGGTTCTAACTTGGAAGACTGAGAAATGGGATGTAAATGTAAAAGAAGTAAAGCAAAATTCAAACAAGAAGTCGCTGAAAGACGTAGACGTATTATTGAGAAACGTGAAAAAGAGAGGCTTGAGAAAGAGCTTGAAGGGATGACTCCTCGACAAAAACGTATTCGTCTAAGACAAGAAAGAGTTCAGCAACGCAAGAAACGAATTGAAGCAAGAAATAAAAGAATTCAGAACAGGCAAGAGATGTACGAAAGGGATCGCAAGGCCCTTGAAGCACAGAAGAAAGAGCAAAGGAAGAATAACAAGAAAAAATAATGTATAATCTCTAAAAACAAAAGAGGTTATATTATGCCTGCTGGATGCGATTTTACCTGTAGAAACGACGACTGCGAATACTGTGGGACTGGTTTCACTATTACTGCCCCCTGGCCTATGGGGGATATTGATGATATTATTAACTCTGAACGTATTAAAGAACTTCCTGAGCTAAAACAACAAATCCAGGAACTCAAAAACACTGGCAGAGAATACGCCCTAATTACTTTCCCGAACAAGGAAGGAATCAAAACCAAATGCTATAGAGTAAATCTCTGGAGTATTGGTGCAGAATGTCTATGGCAATATGATGTGTTCTTAGACGATTTAGATTCTTTAGATGAAGCAATCAAAAAGGCTGGACTTCCAAAAAAATGCCCAACTACTGGTTCCAGTATGCTAAATTTCCAAGAAGCTATCCAAAAAGGAATCCAATGTCCCAAATGTAGTGAAAAATTACACCAATGTAGATGGTTTACTAAGGAGAAATAAAATGAGTGATGAAGAGAAAATTATTGAAGCATTCCAAAACCTTGCTGAAGGTAAATTCGAATTTGAAGAAGTCAAAATGACATTCGAGAAAAAGACCCTTCAAGAAATCCATGAACTAAGTAAAAATGTAGATGCTGATAAAGCCGCAGAAGAAGTTTTAACTTGGTTGATCGAAAATGTATCTCACTTTATCGACAATAAAGAGCGCGAATTCAGAATTGAGCTTGTTATTGATGAAAATAGTGGAGAAAAAATGGAAAACATCAAACTTCTACAAGATTTGTATCGAGCTATTCCTGACGACGACGAATATGTTTCTGGAGATAAGATCGCAGAGATCATGGCAAGTGGAAATCTTAACGATGCTTTTGAAGACGAAGACTTCAAGAAACTTGTAGAATGTAGAGAGGCTTTGGACAATATATCATTTGAGATTCACGATCAGATGCGTGAGTCAGATAAATTACATGAACTTTATAAAGCTATGATCTATTTCTATGAGATGATTGGTTTGAATGAAGGTCAGGCGCTTCTTCGAGATCTTGAAGGAGAAGTTGATATTGTGGAATTTGAATATGAAGCATTCAATGTGGCTGTAAAAGTTCTTGAAGGTCAAATGGGAATAGAACAGGATATGAGCGAAGAATGTGAGAAACAAGTAATCAAGCAATATTTGGTTCCAGAAGGGTTCTCACTTGTTATCGAAATTGCTTTCAGGGATCAGGGGAGAGCCTTGGGTCTTTTCTAACAGTACAGATCTAGGAAAAACCTGGATCAAATGTGACTAAAATGATCATTACAGATAAAGATTGGATTGTAAAATTCTTGTCAGGCAATCACGCTGATTACAAAGGAAGGATTTATGAGGACATTCTTTATTGTAGTGATGAAGAAATGGAAAAGTGTCATGATCAGGTTCAATGGATCTTCCCTTTGCACGAAACATCTAATTGGGCAATGACATATCCAGTTATTAACCCAATGATAGTGGAAGAATGCAGAGATATCCCAGAAATCACAGAGAATATGACCAATGCTGTTGAACGTATGCTCGATTTCTATGGCCTGGATGTTGATGACAAAGATAAACAAAGGGTTTGGTGTAAAGAGTTCAACCATAACTTACTTAGAATTACCAGGATTATTCGTTCTGCCAGGATCTTTGGCTTATATGAGGAAGCACATAATTTTTATTTAAAGGCCAAGGATGCAGGGGATTATTTCTGCATTGGCAATGTACCTAAAGCTTACTGGTGGAGAGCTAGGTATGAGGACTTGTACGATACCCTCAGATAAAATTCAAGAAAATCTTCAAAGACGACTTGAAATACTCTGAATAAGGCTTATAATGATAATAACTTCTTGGTACAGATCTGAGAAAAACTCAAATCAAATGTGACTAATGAGGGTAAGTTGAAAAACTAAATCGAATAAGGATTTAAGAAAAATGAACGTTGTTAGAGACATGCATATTATTAGACGCGATTGGAGCCACAGGGCTTCTGATCTGCGCTATCGCATGTTCTGATAGATAAGCAGATTTACGAAGCCCAGGCTCTAAGGAGCTTGGGCTTTTTTTGTGCCTGACTCTCCTTAGTTCAAGGGATAGAATATCGGTTTCCTAAACCGCAGATATAGGTTCGAGTCCTATAGGAGAGGCCAAAAATGAAAGAAACAGCACAAGAGATTTTAGAACGAGTTCTGAACAGTGTTCAGAATCAAAAAGACGAGAAAATGTATGAATTAGTTTGGGTAGGCAGAAACTACTCAAAGAAACAGTTAATTGAGGATTTGAAAAAAGCGAAAGAAAAGTTGAAATAATTTTAGATGCTCCTGTAGTCTAACTGGATCAGGCACCTGTCTTCTAAACAGGTCTATGTGGGTTCGAGTCCCGCCAGGAGTACCAAAGTTGCACTCATAGCTCAATTGGATAGAGCGTCTGGCTACGAACCAGGAGGTTGCAGGTTCAAATCCTGCTGGGTGTACCAAGAATTAGAGTTCTTTGAAAATTTATATGTAGATGCTCCTATAGTTCAATGGATTAGAATAACGGCCTTCGAAGTCGAAGATCCAGGTTCGAGTTCTGGTAGGAGTACCACTAACAGGGGCGTGTTGTAATGGTAGCCTGCTGGTCTCCAAAACCATGCGGTAAGGGTTCAAATCCTTTCGTCCCTGCCAATTGTAACATCAAATTTGCACGATAACATTGATGATGTTACAATGCAAAAAGAATGTTATGGGAGTATAGCTCAGTATTTGGTTAGAGCGCCTGTCTGATACACAGGAGGCCGAAAGGTAAACGCAGGTTCAAGTCCTGCTACTCCCACCAATGATTCTGCGGTAGCTCAGATGGTAAGTAGCGCCTCCCTGATAAGGAGGAGGTCGGGGGTTCAAGTCCCTCTCGCAGAACCAAATTGACGGCATAGATTAGATGGATAAATCGCCAGTTCGACACACTGGAGAGCGTTGGTTCAAGTCCAACTGTCGTCACCAAACTGAAAGTTCGTATCGTTCCTTAGAGCCAATTGACAACTGGATTGGACAATAAAGAGTATAGGAGTATGAGCGAAAGCAAAAAGACTAACGAAAACTTTAGAGCTTTCAGTTTTATGGAGCCGTAGCGCAATTGGTTAGTGCCCCTGACTGTCGATCAGGAGATTGAGGGTTCGAGTCCCTTCGGTTCCGCTTATCGGTGATATCGTTTAATGGCTAGGATTTCTGGTTGTCGCCCAGAGGACAGGGGTTCGATTCCCCTTATCACCGCCAATTGGATACGATAAATGACGCTAGGTTGGGCAATGGTTAGCCCAAGACTTTCATAGCAGTATAGCATAATGGTAGTGCGACTCTTTCATAAGGAGTGCCGTTCGGGTTCAAGTCCCGATACTGCTACCAAAAAGTTCGAACTTGCTGTATAATATGTTATATCACATATAACTATGGGGGTTCGAAAATGAAAAAAGTCGAAAGAAACAAAGCAAGAGAACTAAGAAAAAGTGGACAATCTATAAAGAAAATAGCCAAGATTCTAGATGTGTCTCAATCGTCTGTTAGTTTATGGGTTCGAGATATTCAACTAACGAAAGAACAAATAGAAAACCTAAAATTGCGGCACAGGACAAAAACAAGAAAAGGTGGTTATTTTGGTAAACAGGAGAAATATTCGGAAAAATTCAGAAGAAAAAGAAGGAAGTGGCAAACTGATGGAAGAGCACTTGCTAAAATATCTGAAAGTTTTCGGGTTGGCTGTATTCTTTATTGGGCAGAAGGAACAAAAGAATCCAATAAAGGAGTGACATTCTGCAATAGCGATATTGACATGATGATTCTTTTTATGAAGTTCCTTAGAGAACACTTTGAGTTTGAAGAAAAAAGATTTGCTCTTTCTATAAATGCCTATACAAACAATGGAGTTTCTGAACAAGAGATTGTTGAATTTTGGCTTAATGCACTTAGTTTGACGAAAGAAAATTTGAGAAAATGTTATTTTAAATCTAGCGAATTTCAGGGTAAACTAAAATACGGAATTTGCACAGTAAGATTACACAGCGTTGAAATAAAACAAAAAATTATGGGAGGCATTCAAGAAATAGGTGGATTTAAAAGAGACAAATGGTTGGGATAGACCAATTTGATGCTACTCGTAGCTCAAAGGCAGAGCGCTAGGTTGTGGCCCTGGAGGTTGCGGTTTCAAGATCCGTCGAGTAGCCCATCGCAAGGTAGAACGTAATTGGCTTAGCGTGACAGGTTGTGACCCTGTTGGAGGTAATCTCCCCTACGGATTCGAATTCCGTCCTTGCGCCCAAACTCAAGCGCCATTTTAGGATGGCGCTTTTTTGCGCCCATTTGTCTCACTTATATGTGTCAAACTGTCCCTTTTCTTACCTAGATTCCTGCTTAAATAGAGTTGGCATGTGTTTTGCTTTTTAGTAAAATTGCATAACAAACTAACTAAAGGAGGAACAAGTTATGTATTCTGATTTCTTTTTTAACAGAGACGTTGAGTATGACACTTGGACAAATGATGAAAGCTATGAAGTAAGAGTTGATATGCCAGGTGTCGAGAAGGACAAAGTAGAGGTTTATGCAAAGGACAATTATTTGGACATTTCTTGGGAACGAGATAAAGAAGGTGGATATAGGAAGAGAGCTTATGGCAAAAAAGATTTATCCTTCAGACTTCCAAATGATGTTGCGGTAAGTAAGATAAAAAGTGCTTTAGACAATGGAGTTCTTAAAATTAGTTTGCCGAAGTCTAGTAGGGGCAAACCGAAGAAGATCCCTGTACTAACTGAATGAAGTAAATGTTAAAGGGTGGACTTAGTCCACCCTTTTTTAATTCAATCCTTGCGCCCAATTTATGGATAAACAAATGGCAATATATATCCGTACCCAGTGTTTCCACTAGTAGTTGGTTCTCGTATTTCGATTACATCTCCAACAGCAACATTGTATGGCATTGCACTAGCTTTGCTTGTTCCTGCGTTAACGGCCTGATCAATACCATTAATTTTTATGTTTGGGTAAAATGCTCCCGTTTGCCAAACCCGAATAACTCCTGCAACTGGAACATCGGGGAAAGTATACCAAGTGTTGGCAAGGGGCATGTCAACTTCAATTTTATTTTCATCAACATAAAAAGCCAAAGCATGTTCACCAGCAGTGTAAGCTGTTTTTAATTGTGCGTCAGCAATGCTGAAATTAAATGAAGAGATGTTTCCTTCAATAACTTGCGCTCCACTTGCATTTGGGACTTGAACTGTTTGCTCAACAAACTCATATGCAATTCCGTCATTATAAACCAAAGCGTCTCCTTGGTCTTGTAAAAAATATAAATCCATAAATCCTCCTAAAATTTATCCTGAACTTGATGAACTTGACTCAATTATAACTGGAGTATATCTATATGTGTTTGGTGATACATTCAGTTGTAGATTGCTATACTTATAAACTGCTTGTGGCAAACAAACCCCTTCACAAACTTCAATGGTTTGTCCATCAGTATAGCTTTGATAAGCTCCTGAATCACTAAAAACAATTAAATCTTCTCCACCATAATTTGTATAAGTTCCTTCATGTACCCCATCAACACAAACGGTTCCTTCTGGAATAACTCCGAAAAATACTGGGGGAGAAAATTGCAAAGCGTTTGCTTGACTTAGCACAAATTGGATATCTCCTTCTTGACATGCAATTGATTCACTTGATGAAGTATTTTCAATTGATTCAGAAGAAGAGCTAAAGTTATTAATTGATTCAGAACTGGAAGACTGGGTACTTTCTGAAGATGAACTTTCAACAGCACATGCCAAACAAGTATCAAAAGTTCCTTCAATTTCACTTGGATGAGAATCAAATGGTCTTGTTGTTTCTCCAATAAATTTATAGCAAATACCGTTTATTTTAACGGATGCTCCTTGATAATCATCAAATATTCTGTTAGCCATAATTTACTCCTTAAACAGACCCACCATCTCGTAATGTACCCCATGCCGCCGCTATAGCACTTCTGCCTGTTGTAATAGGACAACTTGGGCAATCTCCGCTGTCATCTGTATACTTACTTTTTCCAAAAGAAATAGTATCGCCATGAGAGATTAATGATTGTCCACCCCATGAAATCAGAAGTGCGTTATAGTTTGCATTTGATAACTCTTCAACACCAAAATTCTCCATAAATTGAGCAGTATCTGTCACGTTACTAACATCCCAGTTTGATAAATCCTGATCAAAATCAGGCTGATATTGTAACATTTGAGTTATATCTGTTACACTAGATGTATCCCAAACTCCAATCGGTTGATTGAACGAACCAGGATTACTTCTGCCATTCCCCACAAACATGAACGACAGGTTCTCTGCATCTCCCATGTTGCTAAAGTTTTGAACAGTGCCGTTAAAAGCAAGAGAATTCTGAAACATGTGGCTTAAATCAGTTACTCCTGTCATATCCCATGCCCAGTCATGCTGGTCTCCAACCATATTCGTACAACCAGCAAGCATATATCTAACATCTGTTACATTTGATAAATCAGGATAATCTGTTGCTGTCACCTCTAGGTCTGGAAGGTTGGCAAAGGAGAAATCACATCTGGACCATTTTACATCTCCCCATTGGGTAATTTTTTTATACCCTGTTCGATATGAAGTAGTGGTAGATTGTCCTAACCAAAAATTGCCAGTAGCACTTATTTTAACCTCATAGGTTCCACTAGAATCATAAACATGGTTTTCTGTACCGTTCCCAGTACCACTAATATCAGTAGTATCTCCATCTCCCCAATATATAATAGCATCTCCGTAATCAATTACATTATCGAATCGAAGCTGTGTTGTAAGACTCGTACTTGCATCGTATTCCATTTTTAAGAATATACCTTCAGGGAACGAACTACTTGAACTCTCTGAACTATATGCTTCAGAACTTGAAGAACTTGAAACTTGAGGACATTGCCCTTCACAAACTTCAACAGTTTGTCCAGCAGTATAATTCACATAAGCTCCTGGGTCACTCAAAACAATAAGATCTTCCTGCCCATAGTTTGTGTAAGTTCCCTCTCGAATTCCATCAATACAAACAATTCCTTCGTCAATGGCTCCTTGAAATACTGGGGGAGAGAATTGTAATGCGTTTGCTTGACTTAGCACAAATTGGATATCTCCTTCTTGACATGCAATTGATTCACTTGATGAAGTATTTTCAATTGATTCAGAAGAAGAGCTAAAGTTATTAATTGATTCAGAGGACTCAGATTCAGAAGACAAACTTGAAGAACTTTCTATTGCACATTCCAAGCAAGTATCAAAAGTTCCTTCAATTTCACTGGGGTGAGAATTAAAGGGTTCAGTTGTTTCCCCAGCCCATTTATAACAGACTCCATTTATTTTAATGGATGGTCCTTGATAATCGTCAAATATTCTGTTTACCATAATTTATTCCTAATTAATTATCTTCTATCTCTAAAAGAAAAATAATTTGCCTATAATTATTAAAACGTCTTTCTAGTTTTGCCGCTTTTGTAACAACAATGAGTTTTGGTGTTAATAAATTACAAATTAGTATTAGGAGACCAATTAACAATAAACAAATAATAAAAGCGCCCATTTTATTGTCTCTCCTTCTTATTCATCAATTACATATGACACATCCAAAGCGGTGTCCCAATCTGCGATTTCCGAAGTATTGGTTGTGTTCTCATCACAATCACAATACTTTGCTTCATATTCTGGATTTAATCCACCAAGTTTAAAATTTCCTTCTAAGAAGGAAATTTTATCACCGTTATCCTTTCGTGCTATAAATGTATTCATGTCTTTTCCCTTTTTGCTTTTAATGTTAAATTGACTGTTGTATTTGAATTCAATAACAACTTATCTAAACTATCACCAACGTAATCTGTATCTAATATCTGTGTCATTATCTTATCACTGCTCCATTTCCTGTTGTTTCATTGGATATTGAACCAGTTGGTTGAGTACTTCCTTTTCCAATTGTTGCACCAGAGCCAGCTAACAGCCCATAGTTAGGTTGAGTCCCAGTGTCATCATTGTCATAAGAATAAATTTTTCCGAAATTACAATCAATCCCATAAGGAATATTGCTCACATAATTCGAATAAACTCCACCAATCGATGTATCAACTCTAATTGCCGCCCTCGCATTTGACTTCCCACTACCAACAACATAATTGTATTGGATGAAAATTTGACAACAGCCTTGTACAACGATCCCACCTGCATTGTTGTAATCCTTAACTGTTACCTTCAAATTCCTTATCTGGATGTAACTTTGACAACTAAATACAAATATGACATTCCCATCAACTGAAGCGCCATTAAGATGGACTTGCTGAGTAGTATGCTTAACGGTTGCATCAGTTTCACTTGTATTCCCATGGATATACAAAGTTCCGCCATGAAACCCTCGGAAGTCCAATGTATTGCTCAAATTGTAGGTGCCATCTGCAAACTGAAACGTCAGAGTGTAGCCATTAAGATTGCGAGGTTGATCATTCACTAACGCCAGAATCTCACTTGTACTCATTGAGTTGTCGAGATTGACAGTCTTGTTATTTGAAAGGATCAACTTATCAAGACTATCACCTACATAATCGCTTGTTTGAATATTTGGTCCACCCATTATCTTATTACTCCTCCAGTTGCTGTTCCTTTTACTGTTGTATTCGGATTCAATAACAATTTGTCTAAACTATCACCTACATAATCTGTATCTAATATTTGTGCCATTTGAAAATCTCCTTAAATTTATCGGATTGCGCCGCCACCGAAAGCTTGCTCGTTTGCAGTCGATCCAGAGGGTTGCGTACCACTTTTCCCAATCGTTGCTCCATACAAGGCATATAAACCGTATGCTGGAGCCGTACCTGTATCATCGTTGTCAATTGATCCACAAGATCCATAAGTTGCCCTGATTCCATTTTCCGCGTTACTTAAATAGCAACGCCTTACCGCTCCTGCGCCATAATCAGCCTGTATGCATTCACCATTTGATGTGCTATCTCCTAAAATGTAACACGCATCAACATAGAAATTCGAAGACCTTAGCCTAACGCCCCTACCAGTAGCACTATCAAATTCTATTTTTAAGTACTGGATGTAAACGAGGTCACACTCTTCAACTGTAATAGCATTCTCCCCAGTAGCACCATCTGCATCCAAAAATACAGATTTGGTGGTAGACAGGGTATTGTCAGAAGCATTTCCGTTGATGAGTGTTTGCCCCCCATGAAATCCGCTAAAAGTCAAACCAGAAGCCAGCGTGTATGTACCATCCGCAAACTTGAACGTTAAATCAAAACCATTCAAATTCTTAGGTTGAGCATCTATCTCTGCTTGTATTTGAGTAGCACTCATCGAACTATTTAAATTTACTGTTGTATTCTCATTTAAGAGCAACTTACTTAACGAATCCCCTACATAATCACTTTCTGAAATTGTAGCCATTATCGAATCTCCCCACCAGTTGCTGTTCCTTCATTTGTGCTACCTGAAGGCTGTGTCCCATTTTTTGCTATAACACCACCACCAAGAGCATACAACCCATATGCTGGTTGAGTACCTGTATCATCATTCCCATCACTGCCAATTTTCGAACACCAACCCGCATAAATACCATTCTGGATATTCGACACATAGTTGCCTGAAGTATATGATGTGCCATGACTTACATATATTGAGGCACCTAAAGATGTAGAATTCCCTCGCAAATAACAATACAAAACATTGAATCTAGGACAAGCAATCCCATAAGTGCATCTGCGAAAATTGGAACTTGATTGTACTGAGATTTCCATATATCGAACATCAAAATCCATACATTTACTTGCAATAACACCTTCTGAATTGCTGTTGAAGTTAAGCACTACATTCTTACTGGTACTCAAAGAATTGTCAGATGAGTTACCATATGCACGAACAGTTCCTCCAAAAAATCCAGTAAATAAAAGCTGACTATCCAACGTATATGTTCCATCACCAAATTGAAAATTTAAATTAAATCCATTCAAATTCTTAGGCTGACCATCAATTAACCCCTGAATTTCACTAGCACTCATTGAAGAATTGAGATTTACTGTAGTATTCTCATTTAACAACAACTTCCCCAATGAATCTCCAACATAATCACTATCTTGTATAACTGCCATTTGAAAAAATCTCCTTATTTATCGGATTACGCCGCCAGATGCAGAACTTTCATTGGCGGTGCTTCCAGATGGTTGAGTACCGTTTTTTCCAATTGTTGAAGCTCCGACTGAATACAAACCATACGCAGGCTGAGTTCCAGTATCGTCACAATTTTGACAGTATATTGTTGCTGAATTTGCTACAAATAAGGCATACTGAACGTTGCTGACATAGTTATCACGAAATACGCCGAGTGATCGTAAAAACTGAGCATTTGAGCCACGAACATTGCTGTTCCCATGAATGTAACAATACCTGACATATATATCTGGGATATCTGTAGCATGCACACCATATGTTGTATTAACATCTGTGTTATGACTGATATCACAGTAGTAGATTTCTACTCGCGAACATGAGTCCACAATTATCCCGCTAGTGTTGTTGTTGAAAGTTAAATCAACCGATTTCGAAGTTGATAGACTATTATCAGAAGCATTACCATATATTTTAAATGTCCCACCATGGAATCCCTTAAACGTCAATGCCGCATCCAGCGCATAAGTCCCATCTGCAAACTGAAATGTCAGGTCGTAACCATTCAAATTCTTAGGTTGTGCATTAATCTCAGCTTGTATTTGAGTAGCAGTTTGAGAACTTGTTAAATTTACTGTTGTATTTGAATTCAATAATAGTTTATCTAAACTATCACCAACATAATCTGTATCTAATATTTGTGCCATTTTTACTCCTTAACTTTGTAGTTCAGACCAGGTTCTTGGATAGTCACCACTATTACTCATGTCTGCCCAAGTCTTAGGTTTTGGCCCATCAGTAGCGAAATCATTCCACGCTTTAAAATCATCAAAACTTGAAGAACTTGAGCTACTGCTTGACTTGTTAATGTCTTCAACATCTACCGTAAAGATTATACTACCAGTACCATCCCAAGTTACCGAAAACTCTTTACCATCAGCCGTTCTGTGGATAGTCTCTCCAATAACTGTGAACACATGCCTACCATTTTGTGCATCGTCGTAATCCCAAGCAAAATCAGGATCTTCATTGGCTATGTTGTAGCTGACATTGTTTACTGTCACAACACCAGCGGCGTTGGGTGGAGTAGGATCTCCAGTATAAGTGATTTGAACCCTTCCATAATGTCCTGCACCAAGGACTTCATCAACATCTACTGTTTCTCCATTTCCAAGAACAACAGGCACTTCGCTTGAGCTACTTGAACTTGATGTTGAAAAGTTACCTATACTTTCAGATGAATTTGAAGAACTAGATTCTAAAGCACAAGCAAGGCATGAGTCAAATTCTCCTTCAATTTCACTTGGGTTAGAGTCGAAGGGTTCTGTAGTTTCACCTATAAACTTGTAGCACACTCCATTTATTTTAATAGATGGCCCTTGGTAATCATCAAATATTTTGTTAGCCATAATTTATTCCTTTTGTCATAATTTATTCCTTAAGATGATGGGAAGTCTGTTGTTGATATCGGGTAGGTGCTAAAGGGGCCATACTCAGGGGATGCTGGCGATAGGTCACCTATGAAGTCGGCATTTCCAACTTTATCTTCGTAAGTCACAGGCGATGTGCCATCAGAATACTCATTTAAATTCCAGAAATGTGTCATGTTGTCTAAATACGCTGGAACATCACTCAGATTCTCATATTGTAATGCAGTGCCGCCATTATAAAGGTAAACAGCTAAAGCCTGAACTTCTGCCTTAGAAAGGTGATCACCATATGGAAAGTCCCACATGCCCATACAACAGTAGTGACTAGGTCCTCCTCCTGCCCCCAATATACACGTAGTAGCGGCAGGAGATGTAAGTTCTGTATTTCTGCTGTCTGGGAACTTGAAGCCTACATTGCCATCACGGTAGGCCAACATGTAGTCATCATGCCAAACGCCTATTGGTGTCCATGCATAAAGAGCATGATACCACTGGAAACTATTATCACCACTTATCCTTACTGAGTTATACATCGTAAGGTTGGCTAAGCCAACGCGCATCTGACGGGCTGAGAAGTTTCCAGTCCCAAAATTGACTAAAGGGGCTGAGCCGCTTTCTGTGTAGTTCCAAACATTGGATACGTAAGTCCAGCGAGACCATATTGAATAGATCTTCTGCGTTCCTTGCTGTGTCCAATGTTCTGTCGGTGATGCGAGTGGTCCACCATCATATATAATCCTGCCACGATTGACTGTAGAGCCATCCGTTCTTACAACATTGACGCTACGTTGTGCAGGTGGCTCATAACTTGAAGAACTTGATTCAGAATATCCTTCAGAGCTTGAAGAACTAGTTCCAACACAATTACCTTCGCAAACTTCAATAATTTGTCCAACAGAAAATTTACTCGCCACTCCAGCACCTACAAATTCAATCTCATCTTCATTTCCCATGTTTCTATAATTTGCTTCATAAATATCATCAACACAAACTGGGCTAGGTGAGGGGATCGTTCCAGAGATAAAAATTGTTGGAGGAGAAATCCACAATTTATTCCCCGCAATTGAAATAATAGATATCTCGCAATCAACACATGGTTGAGAGCTTGAAGATGACTCATTACCAAATGATTCAGAAGATGAACTAGTATTTCCAATTGATTCTGAACTGGAAGACTGAGTACTTTCTGATGAACTTGACTCAATAGCACAAGCTAAACAACTATCATAAGTTTCTTCAATTTCTTGAGGTTGAGAATTTACAGAACGTGTAGTTTCCCCTATAAATTTGTAGCAAATGCCGTTTATTTTAACGGATGCTCCTTGATAGTCATCAAATATTCTGTTAGCCATAATTTACCCCTTAAGATGGAACTTCTGTTGGGATTACTGTAGCACTAGTTACATATCCACTACCATTGTCATTATCTGTCCAATGTTTTTCTCCTACAACATCATATCTTGTTACTGGAGAACTTCCATCACTAGGTTCGTTAAAATTCCAAAAATGAATAATATTGCTTTTCTTGTAAGTTGCTTCATTCATATTATAGTAATTTATAGTTGTATAATCGTTTTTCATACTAGTACACCAAGAGGCTATCTGTGCTCTGGTCATTTGACTTTCATAAGGAAATGACCAAACTCCTACACCAGTAGCCCTTATCCCAAAATTGGGTTCTGTATCATAGAATATTGTTCCTCCACCAGGATTCGTGAATGAGAAAGTTCCATTAAAAGTTCTATATGGGGTCCATGCAAGCCCATTCCAATAAGAAGCATATTGAGCTATTCCACCATCTTCATTGGAATAAGGGGTCCATGACCACATTAAGTGTTGCCAACCACCTCTTGCGGGGCCACTTGCAGGTCTTGACCATTGCCACTCTCCATTTAAACGAACATATGATTGAGAGTTTCCAGCGACATCTTTTCCTAATCTCCATTCATTCTCTATCCAAAACCAATATGCTCCACTTGAACCCTGTAACCCTTGGAACCATCCACCCCAGACGATTTGATTTCCTTGAGTAGCTGGATCTTCCAAAAGATCTCCAACAACTGGATCTAATTGGGTAAGAGAGTTGCCGTTGCCCACATATATCGACCTTCCTGTTAAATCAGGTGGAACATAACTTGAAGAACTTGATTCAGAATATCCTTCAGAACTTGAACTACTGGAAACAGGAGGGCATGGTCCCTCACACACTTGAATGGATTGTCCAGAAGAAAAAGTACTTGCCGCTCCCTCATTATCAAAAGTGATTAAATCAACTGCACCATGGTTTTCATAATTTCCTTCATGAGTTTCATCAACACAAACTTTACCTGTTGGGAACTGAGAACTCCATAAAGTTGGAGGTGTAATTGTTATTTGATTAAAAGCTGGAACAACTTGATTAACTTCTGCGTTCTCACAAATATATGAACTTGAAGATGAATTATTGTTGATTGATTCTGAAGATGTACTTACATTATCAAATGATTCTGAAGACGAAGATACAGTACTTTCAGAAGATGAACTTTCTAAAGCACACTCTAGGCAAGAGTCAAAAGTTCCTTGGATTTGAGTTGGGTATGAATTTACAGAAGAAGTTGTTTCTCCTATAAATTTATAACAGACACCATTTACTTTTACAGATGGTCCCTGATAATCGTCAAATATTCTGTTTGCCATGATTTACTCCTTAAGATGATGGGAAGTCGGTTGAAGATACTGGATAGCCTTCTATAGACCCACCTCCCTCATATGCAATATAATCTTTGTTTCCAACCTTATCTTCTCTTGTTACCGCAGTACTTCCATCACTATACTCATTCAGATTGTAAAAGTGGACTAAATCAGTTAGATGTAAATCTGAACCGCCATCTGAAACCATGTCCTCATATAAGAAAGCGTCACCACTGTTTCGGAGATAACTCGCCATGTCATCCATCTCAGACAGTGTCAATTGAGTGGCGAACTTCCAAACACCAAAACAACACGCTATCACTTTTCCTCCCCAATTTCCCAAGTAGGAGTTGGCGGCTTCAGGTTGGTCATCCCCAAAATACTGATGTGCAGGTCGGGTTTTTCGGACACCATCTTCCCATAGATAGACTTTTCGTGCGTTGTTGTCTACATCTGGGGGTTGGTCTGGCAAAAACCCACAGAAAACGTGTTTCCAGTTCCCTGGCAGATTATCAGCGATTCCGCCAATACCGCTATCAAGATTTCCTGGCCATGCCCATCTCGGCCCCCAACCGTTACCAGCACCGTATATCCCATTGACAAAATTAGAGCTACTGTCGAACTCACTCATTACATACCCAACCCCTCCATCAACCTTAAGCCAAATAGAATATGCAACCTGCTGGCCGCTCAAATCGTCTGGCTCGTCATATGGGGAAATAATCCCTCCTGAGTATCCCAGATAACCACCCCAGCCAGTTTGCGACGGTCCAAGCCTTACTGACCGTTGCGCAGGTGGACCCTCAGAACTTGAAGAACTTGATTCTAAATTACATTCTAAACAGGAATCATAAAAACCACCAATATCAGATGGTTCTGCATTCTTTGAAGCAGTTGTTTCGCCTATCCACTTATAGCAAACTCCATTTATTTTAATAGATGGTCCATGATAATCATCAAATATTTTATCTGCCATAATTCAAACTCTATTTAATCCTCACAAATAATTCTCTTCCCAAAACCGGAAACCCTACCAAACACAATAGGAAGAACTGCATCCAGTTTTGAATAAAAACGTATGATTAATCTCATTTGCCAATACTATGTGGATAAAGATCCTGATCGTCAAAAAGAAATTGACGAGACATTGCAACGAAATGTTGATAATCCATTTATATCAAAGATATATTTGCTAAATGAAACAAAATATTCCTTTAGCTCAGACAAGATATGTCAAATAATTATAGGCCAAAGGTTGCAATATTCTGATGCTATCAAGTTCGCTAACGAAATGGGTACAAATGACATCTTCCTGTTAGCAAATAATGACATCTTCTTTGATCAATCACTAAACTTTCTTGAAAAAATGGATTGGAATAATCTGATTGTTGTTATCACTAGACATGACATGTTAAAAAACGGTAAAATTTCCAGCCCCAAAAACTATCGAACTCCAGAAGGTTCACTTTTCCGAGTTGACCCTAGATATTCTCATGACGCATGGGCTTTTAAGACTCCCATGATAAAATTCGATTGTGACTTTCTTCTTGGTAAAGGAAACTGCGAAAGTTCCTTTGCATATGAGGCGCAGTTCGCTGGTTTAGAAATGAAAAACGGTTACCCACATATTAAAGCCATACACCATCATGCTTCCAATATAAGAAACTATAGAGGGCTGAGCGATTCGTATAAAGGGCCAGCGGCATTGATTAAAGAGGATATTTGTGGCAAAAAGTATAGAACTCAGGGCATCTTGGACCGTCATAGGATCGTTTTTAGGAGGACCTCAGATGGAGAGATAATAAAACCTATATTATTCGCCGTTGCATCAAAATCACATTTAGATTATTATAAAAATTTCTTCAAACCATCGTTCGATAAATTCCTGGCGAATGAATATGACTTAAAATTTGTTGAAATAGATCAAAAAGGTTCATGTGGTGACTATTATAAATCTGGGTGGTTTGATGTTACTCGGCTAAAAGCTTCAAAAATAATAGAAGAGTTCAGGTCATCAAAAAATGATTATGTATTGTTTTCAGACGTAGATGTACTATTTCTCAATAGTATTCGCAAAGATATTGAAAAACATTTAACGGGTAGTGATATGGTGTTTCAAATGGATTCTAACTACATACATTGTACTGGTTTGTTCGCCGCAAGAGTTACCGATAGAGTTCGGAGTTTCTTTGATTACTATGAACAGGTTTATGATTCCAGTAGAGATGACCAAGATAACATGGATAATGCTTTGAGAACTTTTCGAAAAAAAATGAAGACTAAATTTAAAATCTGTCAGCTTCCCAAAGAGTATTTTTCCGTATGGAGAGTCACAAATGAAGTTCATTATGATGGAGGTAAAATACCTTTGCCCGATTACCCAATAAAAACGTTTCATGCAAACTGGACAATAGGCAAAGAAAATAAACTGAAGCTTTTGAGGGCATATAAAGACCTTTTGTATAATGAGGTAGAGGTGAAACAATGAGAAAAATTTTTATAGATTGTGGATATTATAGAGGTAAAGGTATTAGGCTTTTTAAAAAAAGGCCAGAATACGATGACTCTTTTGAATTCTTTGCATTTGACCCAAATAAAATGCCAGATAATCACGATGAAGAGATGAAAAAGAAGAATATTACCTTCTTTAATAAAGCACTATGGACTTTTGATGGCGAAATTTCTTTTTATGCAAGCGGAAGGGTATATGGTCAGGCCAATAGTGTCTTTCCTAACCCAAGTAAACCAAGAAGAGAGAAGAAACGAACTATTGAGTGTATCGATTTTGACAAATGGATTAAAGATAATTTCTCTCCAGATGACTACATTGTCGTAAAAATGGATATAGAGGGTGCTGAATACGATATCCTCTACCATATGCTAAACGAAGGATCAATTCATTATGTCGATTTGATGTTTGTGGAATATCATTATGAAAGAAGACCTGGGACTGGCAGAGAAGATTTTTCAAAACTACGGAAAAGACTGAAATCAGAGACCAACGTTAAGTTTACGAAAGCGATTGAGTGGTAAAATGCCTCATGTCACCATACTTAAACACAAAAGGGACGAAAATTTCAAAGTTGAGTTCCTAAAATGGGTCAGAACGAAAAATCTCACTCAAGAATTCGACATCTCTCATGAAGATGTCCCGAAATTATTCCAAATTCTCATCCAATTCTCAGATGAAATTGATGTAGTGAGATCAATACAGGAATTTTCCTATTTCATTACTGACGATGGACTACATCACATCGCTTCTCAATTATTAGAAGAGTTTATCAAACAAGATACTCACTATATTGTCATAGATAATGTTGAGATTTTTGATGATGACCACATGCTGGTTGTTTTGGCTGACTAATAAAGGTAGTTGAAAAAGTTTTCCAGAATAAATCCATTGATTAAAACAATGGAGGCTATTATGGGACTCTTTAGAAATGCCAATGCAGTTCACGGAAAAATGGTGAAACTGCCTAATAAAAACAAAAAAGCTGTAGAAAGCGAATTCTACTATGCACTTTGGGTTGAGAACAAATATGATGAGAATGAAAGATGTTTCCTCTTCTCCCAAAGTGATCTAAACAAGATTCAAGAAGTCAAATACTGTGATTTTGAAGATGTAATGGATTTAGGTAAGCTCTACAGACTTGGAAATGCAAAAAGTTACTTTGTTAAGATAAAAGACCTTGACAAACGAGAAAAGGTCGTTAGATTAAACAGTACAGTAATAAACAACGGTATGACCAGGGCCAAGAAGAACCCTGAAGATATACCTGAGAAAGGCTTTTTACAAGATCTGTTCGACTAATCATCTGATTTTATCGGAGCAACACAATGAAAAACTGGTCTCATTCACTAAGACGCAGTTTCGTCAAAGACTACAGTCTTCCTATTTCTGTGGTGCAAGACCCCTATTTCGAACACCAGATACTTGCCCTGAATAGGCAGTATGAAACTTTATGTAAAGTTGATATGCTTGGTGAGGCATTGGCTCGATTTGGAAATGAGGGCGATTTCTTGGCATATATGAAGGCCACTCGCGAAAGTATCATTGATTCAGTCAAAGATCACAGTAAATATCAGGATTTTGTTACAGATGAGGACCATGCGATCCACCAAACTAGTTTGAACCGCAAAGTTCCAGATAAATGTGTCTATAAACATGACAATGTAGGGAAGCAAATGGTCTCTGTAGACCTGGTTTCGGCAAATTTTCAAACTTTTCGGATGACTTTCCCTGAGTTAGTTCAAAATTGTGATAGTTATGACGAATTCGTCTCGAATTTTACAGATTTAGAATACTTCAAGAAATCAAAAAAGATTCGACAGATAATTTTCGGCAATTTGTCCCCAAAAAAGCAACAAACCATCACTAAAAAGATCATGTGGGCTGTTTGGGGTCATCTGACAGTCCATAACGCCAACTATGATCTTAGTATGATCTCTTCCGATGAGCTTATTTTACGTCAATCAGACCATCTTATTCCGATGCCAGTACAAGATATGCGAAAAATACTGGAAAATTGTAACGTAAATGGTTACGAGATAAAGACAAGAGTTCAAGACTTTGTGATTGAGCCAATTAAGATGAAATCATCCTGTGCTTTTGTAAAAAGATACCCTGACGGAAATTTTGACTTGAAATGCTGTCAGGGAAGCTATACATTAGAAGTACTGAGACATCTCTGGGGACAAGAAGTCCATCCATATGACAGAGTTTTCTATCATGATGGAAGAGTTTGTGAATTTAAAGATCCACTGTTTGAGTGAGGTAAATTATGGGTGAAATACTGCCCAATGGAAAGGTCCAGAGCTATTATGCCAAAATTTGCAAGAGGTGCGGCAAAGAGATCCGAGTAAACTTCCAAGGGGCCGAGATGACAACTCATGCATGCGTTGTCAGGACTGATTATGACGATGGTTCATGGGATGAAAAGCATTACACAAAAGGCTTATTAACCAGATGGAACAGCGATATTGACAAAAATGGGGATCAGCTTTGGGAAGAGTACAAGTATGATGATTTAGGAAGAGTAATAAGATATGACGATAGTGATGGGTACTGGGCCGAATGGATATATTTACTTGATGATAAAAAAATCATGACTCATCATGGAAATGGGAACAACAAACATCCAAAAACATGTTGTTGTATTAACGAATACTTTTCTGAACATAAATTTTTATTCAAAGAAACTGAATAACTAAAATACTACCAGACTAAAATCAGCAGAAATATTCAAAATCCTACCGAAATGGATTGATACGGTAGGGCGCTGTACCCCAGTCAGATTGACTATTCTAGGTTAGTTGGCTAGGGGCTGGGTTCCGAGACGGGTAAAGCCCAGGAAGCAATGAATATGGCGCTAAAACGAAAAGTGACCGAGCTTTAAGCCGACCGTTAGAGAATTTTATTCTGGGAGTATAGTGTAGTGGTGACCGCTAACCTACCCGAGGTAATCCAGTCCTCAACACTATCGTGACATGAAACTGCCTATACTGGAAATTGCAGTTATAAACTGCCTCTGGTAAGTGTATTACTCCTCCTTCCTGCTATAGGGGGAGTGTACACTTACCAACCGACCTGAAATTGCATTTATAAACAGTTTAAAACCGTTTAAAAACTGTTTTGGAGAAAATCGACTGTATAATAAAAAACAAATTGATTTGAAAACCATTGAGGAAAAAATGGACATTACTCAAGAATCAAATGAGGTAGTAGAAGAAGCAGTAGATCAAATGAGTCTCGAAGAACAGCAAAAACAAGTAGTATTAGGTGTTTTTGAATGGGTCAAGAGAATGAATGAGAAACATGGGAATACCGTTTACTCAATTTCAGGAGAGTTGTTTGATTGGGGTCAAGCTTTATGCCGAGAACAGTTTGGGGAAGATTGGCAGAATTATATGATATCAAACAATATTCTGATGCCCACTCAAGAAGATTTGGACAGAGCTATCCGTTGGGAAGAAGGCGAAGTGCCTGAATGGGTAAGAAGCAACGAAACTTGAAAACATTTTCAAAACAGCTATAATGGACTCTAAAGAATTAGATCGTCTTATTAAATTACGTGCAGAAGGGATTATCGATATAAATACATTTTTGCACAAAGTCTATTATTTCAAAGAAAAAAGTTCAATTCTCATGAGTTTCGAAGAAGATATTAAACAACATTTAGAAGATTGCACTGAGTTTGAGTTCCTTGAATTGGAAGTAGATCATGTTCATGGAAGTTGTGTAATCAAATGTTCCTGCAATCAGCCAATAGCAACATGGATTGGCACTTTGGAATCCAATAATATCGAAGAATTAAAAAACTTCGTTGAGTCCGCTAATATGTTTGCTCATAACATCAGAGAAAAAGCTAGAAAAAATAATGTTCCTCTGGATGAGCTAATTGAACCCCTTCTTGGCTTCTGCTTTGAAGATCTTAATTTTGAGGCTTATACCGATGGATAAGAATGTATCGAAAAAACTTGTTGACTCTCTCAGAAAAAACGATTTGCTTGACGCTACGAAAAAGGTCGATAAGGAACCTGAAGTCCACGTAGGGGCCAAAGAATTCAAAGCCATGAAGAAAAGCAAATACGATAATAAGAAGGATGAAATAGATACCTCTTATGTTATTAGAAATAAAAGAACTGATCAAATAGTTGAAGTGAAAGCTAAATCAGCTATTCTGGCGGCAAAAACTGTTGGGTGGAGACCTAGACATACTGTAGTTCTTCAGGTGAATAAATTGTCGGAAAATGCAGAGGATTAAAAACAATTTTTCAGAAAGAGTCTGGTAGAACTATTTGGAGGGACTATATCATGGGTAAAAAAGGAACGAGTTTATGGGATCTTATCAAAACTATTCTCGATTACTTCTTTACTAAGAAGAAGGAAGAGAAAGAAGAGCAAGAAGCTCAGGCCCAGGAAATTCAAGAGACACTGAAAGAAGAATATGATAAAATTGATGAAGAGAAGGAAGAGCAGAAAGAGAGTGAGGATTTAGACGATGTACAAGACGATCTTAATAGCATGTTTTAGTTTGTTTGTCTTCACTGGATGTCATCATACGAATCCAGTTGGTAAAGCATGGGTTATGCCTGAGAAACCTGTTTTAACGCAACCAGCGTTTGAAAAAGAGGGTGATAGGTTGTATTTAGATAAAGGCAACGCCGTTCTTCTGAGGAACAACATAGTCGAAATGAAGGCTTATCAGGAGAAATTGGAAGTCTTAATCAAAGAAATGAAAGATTACTACACAAAATAGGAGGGACACCATTGAAGTCCATGGAACCGTTCTTGGTCGTTGACAGCAAAAGCTTCGTCATTCTTGATTTGGTTGATGAAAATAACAAATTTCACAGAGAAATCAAAACACTTGATGCTATTGAGATAGCTCAGGACAAAGGTTTAGACCTAGTTTGTTTCTCTGGGGAAACCGAGAAGAACAACCCATTATGTAAGTTGATTGATTACGGTAAGTGGAAATATCAAAAAGGTAAAAAACAAAAGAAGCAACAAAAAGATCAAAAACATGAGATGAAGGAGATACGTTTTACTCCTTCGATTGACGATCATGATGTTGAGCATAAAATGAAACACGCTCAAGAGTTTATTGATCATGGCCATGAACTTCATTTCACCATGAAGATCAGACGTAGAGTAAATATTAATGTTGCGAAGAGCAAAATGGACGAAATTGTAGAAAAATGCTCTGATTTTGCGACTGTCACTAGTAGAAAAGATGAACCAAGATTTATTTCAGTAAAATTAACCAAAAATAAGGAGAACTTGAAATGAAAAGAAGTATGTTTTTCACCGCAATCGTAGCCATGTTGATGATCCCATTAACTGGTTGTACACCAAGCCAAGCAAAAGTAGTAGCTCTGAACGCAGGTTTAGGTGCCTCAGTAACCTGGGTTGCTTATGACGACCCAACTCCAGAAGAAATGGCAGTTGTAAAAGAAGTTATTGGAGTTATCAAAGGTGTAACCGCTGATACCTCTCAAGGAGCAACCTATACCCAGGTTCTTTTCCCTGTTGTTGAGGATTACCTCGATAAAGCCGTTGCAGAGGGTAAAATTAAGCCAAACGAACGCCCTTTGGCCTTAGCAGGCTCTTTGGCTCTTTTGAATGGTATTGACCTTCTATTTGCCACAAACCCAGAATGGGGAGAAAATCATAAATTGGCCCGTGAAGTCGTTGACTCTTTCCTTTTGGGAGCAGAACAAGGATTGAGTTTGGCTGATGATGATCCACGAATGGTTGCCGCTAGACAATCTCATGCCAAAAGAGCAAGAGTTTTTCAGAAGTAATGGCGATTAAGATAGAATATCTATGTGACTCTTGTGGTTGCCAAGTAACTCCAGAAACGGGGGTACTTGGTGACCAAGAGTTTACTATAGAGATGGACAATAAGGGGAAGAAAGTCTGTATTCAGATCTCTTTGAATAATTTTGATGTCAAAGATGAGGAAGCGGCTCTTTGCTCAAGATGTTTGCAAAAGTTAGTGAAGAATTGGATTTTAACGGGGAAGAATTATATAGATGTTGAGACAATTTCTAAGCAAGACTAGTTGTTTCTGGTGTAATCCAGTATATATGGAAGTCGCCATAATCGTTTTATTTTTATTACTTTGCTAAAAATTTTCAAATTCGACTTGAAAAGTCTCTAGGATGGTTTATAATGGGGGTAACGAAAGGAAAATTTGTTATGAACAACTACATGTACATTCGAGAACCAGAACGAGAAGAACCGCCAGCCTTTGGCAGGAGGTCAGCCGATCTGTAGTTAGATCATAACTATGATTTTGGCCCTTCTGCCATGAGCGGGAGGGCTTTTTTTGTGCCCTCTTAGCTTGCGTTAGGAGGGCTTTTTTATTGTCCATGGCCCCATCGTCTATCGGCTAGGACACCAGGTTTTCATCCTGGGAAGGTTGGGTTCGATTCCCACTGGGGTCACCAAATGATCTTTGAAAATTTAGAAGACTTAATCTGGATGTGGGGAAGTCTGGTCATCCCGCCTCACTTGGACTGAGGAGTAGCGTAGGTTCGAATCCTACCATCCAGACCATGACTTTTCGAGAATCAGACTTATGATTTTTGAGGGTCAGACCATCAGGACGTAGTGTAATGGTAGCACGTTATAAACATGAACTTGACAATAAGGTTCGCTACAGCAATATTTATTTTAGCTTGAGGAGCTAAAGGAGTTGGTTCGAATCCAGCCGTCCTGACTAAAAAATGGCGCAGTATACAAATTGGCCTGAAGTAACCAGACTTTCAATCTGGTAGGAAGAGATTCCTTTGCGGGTTCGAATCCCGTCTGCGTCACCAAAAGGAGAGATCTGGGTTCGAGTCCCAGCCTCGGCTTAAGAGTGTAAAGTAGTTGTTACGAACTGACATTCAAAACAATAAAATATATTCTGGGGTCAGAAATGAGTTAGTGTCAGATGACTTAAAGTACGATCTTGTTGGGGATAGTTTAACAGGATAAAACACTTCTGTATCGGGTATTAGCCTAGTCTGGTAAGGCGCATCATTTGGGATGATGAGATCGCAGGTTCGAATCCTGCATACCCGACCAATCTCATTAGAGATACAACTTGGGTCGTAGTTTAATGGTAGAACTCCTGGACATAAAACCAAGTGAAACTGTATAAGTTTCGTTCCAGCAACTATTTGATGTTTAATAAATCAACCAGGGAATGAAGGTTCGATTCCTTCCGACTCATTTTTAATGTCCCCATCGTCTAACGGTCTAGGATAGTTGGTTCTCAACCAACAGATACGGGTTCAATTCCCGTTGGGGATACCAAGCCAGAGATGTGGGTTCGAATCCCACCCATACAGTACTATTAAAAGTGAACTTGAATAAGGTTCTATTCAGCATTCTAAACTTTGTGAGGTAGTATAAATGAGCAATACACTGGCGTTTTTCTGAATCCCGACAAAATGTCGGGATAAGTGTCGGAATAATTGTCGGGATGTAGCTCAGCCTGGTTAGAGCACTTGACTGGGGGTCAAGGAGTCGCTGGTTCGAATCCAGCTATCCCGACCAAATCTGATGAGTGGTATTAAGCCAAGATGATTAACAAGAAGATAGCAAAGATAATGATCTCTGTTGACTTCTCCATCATGGTCATGAACATGTCTTCTAAACGTTTCATTTTTCACATCCTTTAGAAATTTTCCAAACTGATTGTTAATCAAGTTAACAATTACTTAATATTTAGTATAAGGCTTTTCTGGCCAAAGTCAAGCCGAACTTATAAAAAAATAAGTTTCTTAACTTGACTTCCTCAGAATATGTAGTATAATATACCCTAATGGAAGAAAACTAACCCCACTATGTGTAGGAATAAAAATGAAAGACATATACTTACAAACGATTGTAGTTGGATGCGCTTGGTGCAGAAAAACTATCAGCATTTCTACGCATGAAGTGGATCATTATGTAGAGGATCGACTAATTATGCTGTCGCATGGAATTTGCGAAGAGTGTAAAGAGAATTTACTGGCTGAAAACGAGTCAGAAGAATCTGAAAATTTAGTTGTTTCCTGAGCTTGACTTATCCTAAACGACTCCTATATTAACCAATGTAGGAGTCGTTTTCTATTTATTAAGGAGAAGAAGATGGATGAAAAAGAAGAAGTAAAGAATGTTGACCATATTGCAGATCAGTTCAAAGATGAACTTTTTGAGGTTTTTGAGGCAAATCATCAACTTCATATTGCAATAACAATGCATTCCTGTCCAGACCCAGACTGTATCGGATCTGCATATGGACTCAAAAGACTTATCAGAAGTTGGCTTCCAGAAGCTAGAGTTTCTTTGATTTATAGTGGAGAGATTTCCCATCCCCAAAACAAAACTATGATTAATGTTCTTAATCTTCAGTTAACGCATGTTGATGAGGTTGAGGGGGAACTTCAAACTCCTGAAGATGTTGAGAATTTTGCCGACATATATGTTTGTGTAGATACCATTCCAGAAAGGAGCGCAATACCCAATGCAGTCTACACTTTGGTTATTGATCATCATAAAGGTGATACAAAGAAGGCAAAATTAAAAGACATTAGAAGTGTCGGCTCTGCTTCCACGATTGTATGGGAATACATGATGCAGGCTAAAATAGAGTTCGACAAAATGTCAGAAGAAGATTCTAATGTTGCAACAGCATTGTTAATTGGCATTAAGACAGATACGTGCGATTTAGTTACAGATGTCGTTACAGATCTCGATTTTGATGCGTATAAGAGCTTGATTGTTGTTACAGATCAAAAAATGCTTGCTAAAATCATCAACTATCCAATTCCACCATATCATTTTGATCTTAGAAAAAGATTGGACCATGACGGACATGCTATTTCAGAGAATGGAGTGTTTCTTGGAGGAATTGGTTACATAACCCCTGCAAAAAGAGATGCCCTTCCAAGTATAGCTGAAGAAAGAGCTAGAGTCGAGGGTATTGACACTTCTTTTATTGTTGCTATTGTCGGAGATAACCTGGAAGTCAGTGTTAGAAGTAGCGGACTGGCCATTGATGTTGATAAGATCTGTAAAAAGATTTTTGGGAAAGAACATGGTGGCGGAAAAATGGGTGCAGGAGCCGCAAGGATACCAATGGGTTCTTTTTCTGTTAAAGATGAGAACGAAGAAACCCAAAATGAAGCTTGGGAATTTTCAAGAAAACTTTGGTTCTCAAGAATTCTGAAAGAGATGGCTGATCACCGATAAAGGATTCCCTATTCGGCTTTTAGAATAATGATGTGCAACGCCTTTACGAAAGAGGTAACAACATGCCTTCATTTGTAACAAGAACGAAAGATGGGGGGCAAATCATACGAGATGTCCATGATAATGGAGTTTGGGAAACCAAAGAGTATGATAAAGCAGGGCTTTGGATAGCCTACAATAATTCCAAAGGGGAATGGCACAGAAGATCATATAATGATAAGAAACAATGCGTAAGGATTGATTTCTATAATGGAGCATGGCAGTATTGGTCATACGATGTTTTGGGTAGGATTATTCTCCATACAGACTCATCTGGTTATTGGCAACAAATCACATATGATGCCGAGGGAAATCATACAATAAAAGCCGCTTGGTAATATCGATTTAATACAAGGACAAAGACTATGATCGGAGCAATCATCGGAAAAATGTTGGGTCAATCGCAGGATAAAGTGCATAATTATTTGAATTAAATGACGAAAACATTTAAGGAGAGTAAGAAATGAGTAAATTCCTGTTATTTGAAGAAGCAAGACAATATGTACGTCAATTAGGTCTTAAAAAGCAGTCAGAATGGGAAGATTGGTGTAAAAACAACAGACCTCCATTCATTCCTCGCAGTCCTCATCAAGTATATAAGTCGGAATGGGTTTCGTACATGGATTGGATGGGGTATAAAAAGATGTCCTATAAAAGAGATAAATATTCGATAAATGAGGATTTCTTTGAGATATGGACTCATGATATGGCGTATATTTTGGGTTTTTGGTGGGCAGATGGGTGTATTTATGAAAGTTTGTTTTCAATTACGCAAAGTAATAAAGATAAATATCTATTAGAGTTAATCGCAAAAACGATGGGTTTTGATGGACCCATTAAAGAGACAAGAAGCAAATATTGTCATTTGAACATTTATTGTAGAAATTTAGTTGAATCAATTAAAAAAATAGGTGGAACTGAGAGAAAAAGCCTGACATGTGAAATGCCTAATGTTCCAGAAGAATTTCTGCCAGATTTTATACGAGGGCTATGGGACGGAGACGGTAATGTATCTATATCTAGGAACTCCATAGAATCATCTCTTACTAGTGGAAGTGAGAAGTTCTCATATGGTTTGTTATTAAAATTAAAAGAAAATATAAATGGTTTTAGGGGGAATGTTAGAAGTTTAAAAGAGAAGTATTATAGAGTTAGGGTGGCTAAGAACAGTTCGATACTTTTAAGAGAATATATGTATAACACTCCTTCGAATTTATTTTTAATAAGGAAAAAGAACAAATTTTATGATTTGGGGAGTATAAAAGTTGCAAAAAGTGGGTTTATGCCTTATAAAGAAGCAGAAAAATTCGTTCATAAATTGGGAATAAGAAGCAAAACAGAATGGTGTTTATATTGGAAAGAAAATACTAGACCTGTTTGTTTACCAAGTGTGCCAGATAGGACTTATAAAGATAGAGGCTGGAAAAGTTGGAAAGTTTGGTTAGGGTACGAAAAGGAAAGAGTAAAAGGAGAAAGATTGTGATAGGCGCGATTTTAGGAGACATAATAGGCTCTCGTTGGGAAGGCCCAAAAAGACACCCCAAAACCAAAAATTTTCTTCTATTCAACAAGAAGTGTATTTTTACTGACGATACTGTTCTAACCTGCGCAGTAGCAGATGTTTTGATGAATTCAGGAAACTATTCACAATCTATTCGTGAATACTATAGAAATTACAAAGATAGAGGGTATGGTAGTGCTTTCAAAGAGTGGGCTTTAAGTGAGCAAGAAGAAGGGTATAATAGTTATGGCAATGGGTCTGCGATGAGAGTTAGCCCTGTTGCTTTCTATTGCAGATCTAAAAAGGATGTTCTAGCAGAGGCCAAAAAGAGTGCTGATGCGACTCATAATCATGAAGAGGGAGTTAAAGGTGCTCAAGCAATTGCTTTGGCAACATTCATAGCTTGGCATGGAGGGACAAAGCAAGAAATTAGAGAAGCAGTAGAGTCGTTTGGATACAGAACGGACCTTATTTTGACCTCTGAGCATCTAGGATTTAATTGTAGTTGCCAGGAGACAGTTCCGCAAGCTGTATACGCTTTCTTGTATTCTGAGGATTTTGAGAGTACAATAAGAGAAGCAGTAATGATGGGTGGAGACAGCGATACCATTGCGGCTATGGCTGGCTCAATTGCTCATGCATATTACAAAAACGTTCCAGATGAGTTTGTGAACGAATGTTTTAAAAGAATGCCTGATGAACTTATCGATACTGTATGTAAGTTCATGGTGCATTACGTTGACAAAGATTTTTTAACCTAAAGGAGAAAGAAAATGAAAGTAACAGTTTTTACAGGAGAGCACTGTATCCCATGTAAGAGACTCAAGAAAGAGCTTGACAAACTGGTAGAAGAGTACCCAGAAGTAAAAGTAGAGCTTAAGCCGACTGAAGATCCAGATAACCTCAAAGAAGCTCAAAGACTCGGCATTATGGCCGTTCCTATGTCTTTTGTGGATGATCCTCAGTTGAAGTTTGCAGGATATAGAAGTAAGGCTGATCTTATTGATATGCTTGAATTGGATTAATTTTGCAGTTCTGACTTGAAAAGCATGGATGATACCCTATAATAGGGGCAACAAAAGGATTTTACATTATGAACAACTTAAACAACATCTTTCGATTTTTTAGCCACCTCTAGTCGAGGTAGTTAGATCAAAGTGTTGTTTAGATCTTTTTAACCTCGACATTCGTCGGGGTTTTTTTCGTGTATTTTGGCCCCGACTTCTGGTCGGGGTTTTTTATTGGGATGTGAGCAGGTGAGGTCATTGCGCTGGTCTGAAAAACCAGAGAACTCGGTTCGATACCGAGGCATCCCACCAAATGGCAACGTAGCTCAGTGTGGAAGAGCGTCTGCCTGAAGAGCAGAGCGTCGGAGGTTCGACTCCTCTCGTTGCCACCAATTAAAATTCTATGTTGTACTTCTTTTGATTCAAAAGAGACTTCATTAATCCAAGACAACCTTGTGGGGAGAAGTATTTTTCTCCAAGTTTTTTAGACGCTTGTGAGAATTTATAAAGCTCAGAGTATTCTGAGTAAATTAAGTCCTGGAGGTCTTCTGGCTTATGTAGCAATTTATAGTGAACGTTTTTTTCAAATTTGAAAGGATAATATGGTTCGAAGTTTAGGGCCATTGGTATGCCAAAGTTTGCAAACTCAGTTTCTCTCATACATTTGTAATCATCACCAGAGCCTTTTAGACTGACTCCCCAATCGCAGTCACATAATCTTTGGAAGAAAGGTTCTCCTATTAGTTTTTCGCGAGGAAAATGGGTGTTATGTTGATTAGTAAATCGAACCCAAGGAGTTCTATGCCACCTATGTCTGAGTCCATATCTCATATGGGCTACATATTTTTTGTTTTTGGATAGCATGTATGTGTATTCTTTAGCATATTTTGCAAAAATGGGATATATCGTTTTGTGATATCTCGGTATCAGGATGAATGGATATATTCGATACCCATAATTTCTGTTAAGCTCATATAGCTGTTCTTTCTGATCTTTTCTTATTTGAGAGATAAAAAGTATTTCGGTATTAAGTTCTCTAAGGGTGTCGAGATCTATGTTTATGAAATCTCCATTATCCATGGAGCATAGCACTTCATTGATTCTGAATTGAAAGTATCCTACTTTTTTATCAATGAGTTTCTTTGGGTTATAAGAACCGATACTTAGATATCGTTTGATTTTAATATTCTCTGTTTGTGAGATAAAGTATTCAAAAAACTTTGAATGTTTTGGGTGTCCAGAACCGAAGTCTATTAGATCCATATTAGTAAGCCGTTTTTGTTTTTGTTCAAGTAAAAGTGGCAAAAAGCCTTTGTATAATTAAGTATAAGGGAAGTAATTATGAACATTCAAATTTTCAGTGCAGAAGAAGCCGCAAAAGAGTTGAAGCAACACTCTAAAAGATGGCATGTAATTTCTTTAAGGGATTGTAAGTACAGAATGGATAACCATCCACTGAATGGTTTAGAAAAGCATGCTAAAGACATCCTGATCAAATATATGGATGATGTTCCATATAAGAGATATGACGATTGGGGATACCATTCTCCAAAGAAAGAGGATGTTGAGGAGATTATTCAGTGGGTAAAAGAAGTTAACCCAAAAAATCTTATGGTTCATTGTTGGGCTGGCATTTCCAGAAGCTCTGCTACTGCTTATATCGTTGGTTGCAAATTCTTGGGTCCAGAAAGGGCTATTCACTTACTTGACAGAAATAAACATAGACCGAATGGGATGATAATAGATCACGGTTTGGAGATTGTAAAAGACCCTAAGGCAAGGGAATTATTTTCGAGGTTTTTGAAGTTATGATTAAGTGGATAAAATGGTTTTGGAATAGGACAAAAAAGATTTGGTCTCAACCTTCTGAAGGTTTCGGAGATACATTCGCCAAAATTACAAAGACGTTTGGCATAAAGCCTTGTGAAGCTTGCGAAAGAAGAAGAAAGGCTTGGAATAAACGTTTAGCATATGCAAAGAAACAAAGGGAACAGGAGAAGAAGGATTCTTAGTTCTATTTTGTTGTAGAACAGTGATTTAAATGTTGATTTTATTTTCCTAAAATAGTGTCGGTAGGAAAAGGTCGGATCATTATTGAATTAATGACCAACAAAAGTCACTGAATGGAAGAATGGATGCATAATTGGAAAGTCAATAAGTTGTTGGAAGGGGAGTCGATCATCAGTCGAGAACCTGGAAACAGCATGACTCCACTCATCAAAAGCAAGCAACCAGTAAAGCTTGTACCCACCACATGGCAGGATACCGAAGTCGGGGATATGGTATACTGCAAGGTTCGAGGGAACCTATATACTCACCTAGTTAAAGCTAAAAACGATAAACGTGGTTGTTTAATTGGAAACAATCATGGTCGAATCAATGGTTGGACCAAAAAAGTTTTTGGCAAAGTCACAAAAGTTTACTCTTCTATGGATGAAGTGAAGGCTTCCCAGAAAGAAGAGAAAAAGAAGAACACGCCAAAATAAATCCATAAAGGAGGAATAATGAAAAATTTCGTTATTGACACAAATGTTCTGTTGCAAGATCCTGAAGCGATATTCAGTTTTGAGGAACATACTGTGATTATTCCAATCGGAGTGATTGAAGAGCTAGACACATTCAAAAGAGACAATGGGGCGTTAGGGCGAAACTCCCGTCAAGTTTCTAGATCACTCGACAAATTCAGAGAATTGGGGGATTTAAGAAAAGGGGTTAGATTAGGAGATGATAGGGAAGGTCAAATAAGAGTTATTTATAATGGCAACTTAGGAACCTATAGAAAGGAGAAGGATGTCGATTTTCATGTACTTCATATTGCAGATATTATGAAGGCTCAAGAGCCAGAGAATGAGTGTATAGTTATTTCAAGAGATATTAACGTTAGACTGAAAGCGAATGCTCTTGGGATCAGGGCTGAATGCTATGAAGCAACCAGAGTATGCGAAAGTGTTATTCTTGATGAAGGATTCCGTACTGTTGAGGTTAATAGAAAAACATATGCTGAAATTAAACTAAAGGATGAATGTCCTGTAGAGTGGGTATTTGATGATGATGACATTCCTTGGGGCAATTACTACCTAATGGTCCAAAGTCCAGATGAAAGCAAAAATATGCTTGCCAGAGTCAGTAAGGACAGATCTATGGTAGAGAGATTAGATTTTTTACCTCCATCATTAAAGATTAAATCAAAAAATAGAGAGCAAGCTTTTGCTTTGGATGCATTGTTAGATGATGATATCCATTTGGTATGTTTGGTAGGAATGGCAGGGACTGGGAAGACCTTGCTTGCAACAGCCGCTGGTGAATATATGGTAGAGCAGGAAGAAAGGTATGAAAAAATGCTCATTAGTAGACCTGTTCAACCAATGGGTCGAGATATTGGTTTTTTACCAGGAGATGTGAATGAGAAGTTAGACCCATGGATGCAACCCATTTATGATGCTTTGGAGATTGTTCATAGTAATAAAGCAAAATCACCTGAGAAAAAGGGTCAGAAGAAGATGAGTGGGAAAAAGATAGCTGAGCTTAGTGATAAAATCTTTATTGAGCCTCTAACTTATATAAGAGGTAGGAGTATTCATAATCAATATATCATTATCGATGAAGCTCAAAATCTTACTCCACTTGAGATAAAAACGATCATAACAAGAGCGGGAGAGAATACAAAGGTTATTCTAACTGGTGATATTGAACAGATAGATAACCCATATTTGGATCGTAGGACAAATGGTCTTTCAGTTGTATTGGATGCGTTCAAAGATTCAAGTAACTCTGCCCATGTTATTCTTAGAGATGGAGTAAGATCATTGCTGTCTGAAGAGGCGGCTAACAGACTCTAAATAAAAAATGTAAAGTGAGAAAGGAAGAACAAAAAGTTTTCTAGAATAAGAAAACGAATGAATCCTTAAATGGTTTTTAGGAGGAATAAAAATGGCTAATAGTGTAATTAGAATAACTCAGAGCGATCTTGCAACGACTGCGGCTCTTGGTGTTAACTTAACAGATGCTGAGATTGCCGCTAAGTTGGAAGCTGGCCCTAATCAGCTTACTGCAAAAGGATCAGTTTCTGTATCTGGTGTTTGCGTAGACAATAGTGGTAATATCTATGTCTCTGATTTAGACAGACATACTATTCTCAAAATTGATGAAGGCGGAAGAGTTTCTCTTTACGCTGGAGAAGATGGAACCTCAGGAGATAACGGAACATTGGCTAACGTCCCAGCTTTGGATGCTAGATTTAATGCTCCAGTTGGTTTGGCCTGCGACAACAGTGGTAACATTTATGTTGCTGATTCTGGAAACAACCAGATTAGAGTTATCAGAGATGGTTATGTAAGCGTTCTCGCTGGAGACGGTGGTGGCGTAGCTGGTCATACTGATGGCGTTGGTGGAGCCGCTAAGTTTGATACTCCATGGGATGTTGATGTAGATCCAAGTGGTACTGTTTATGTTGCCGATTCAGGTAACGACTCAATTCGTAGAATTAAGGATGGTACGGTTTATACCTATGCAGGTGATACTGCTGGAGACGGCGAAAATGTTGCAACTACTGCAAAGACTCTTTTCGACAATCCTCTTGGCGTTGCTTGTGATGCGAATGGTAATGTATTTGTTTGTGATACTGCCAACTACAAAATCAAGAAAATTACTCCTCGTGGATGGGTTTATCTCCATTCTGGATCTGGAGTTGCAGGGAAAGCTCTTGGAACAACTGCATTTAACTGTCAGTACAACGAACTTCGTCACTGCTCCGTAGATGCATCTGGTAACCTCTACGTTATTGATGCTAATGCGGCCAATGGCACAAGATTGGTTAAAGTTAATACAGAAGGTATTCCTGCTGTAATTAACGATTTCAATGGAACTACCTATAACGATGAAAATACAGCAGTAGCTTTTAGCCCTGCTGGAAAGATGTTCGTTGTAGTTTACGACTAATTTAGTCTTTTTCCTTGAAAATTTCAAAAACTCTGCTATCTTATAGTATAATTATTGGGTAGCAGAGTTTTTTATTGGAGATCAACGATGCAAATAACAGACAGAAGATTTTTAGACACCCCCACAAGATCCGTACATGCCGCAACTATAGAATTCTGGGAAGATCATCCAGTTTTTGCTTGGTTCGGAGGCACAAGAGAAGGCGCTCCTGATGTAGCAATTTTTCTTCACAATTTAAATGATGAAGGAGAAAATATTATTCTTGGTGCTCAAGACCCTACACCAAGATGGAATCCAATTCTTTTTGCTCATAAAGATAAACTATGGATGTTTGAAAAAGCAGGTCAGTTTTGTGATAGGTGGCAGACTTTCATTCATAATGTAACAGATTGGGATTCTTCTACTTGCGAAAGAGACATAAGAAATGACAGTCAAACGTTGCCTGCTGGTTTGAATGGGCCTGTAAAGACGAAACCCATCCCAACTGGAGAGCATAGTGTTGTTTGTGGGAGTTCGGTTGAAACTTTTTGCGATTGGGTAAGCTATATGGAAGGATATATTATCTCAGATGGCAAGTGGGATTATGCCTATAGAAGCAAACCGTTGGCAGTAGAACGAAAAGTTCAATATAGGAACCCATATAATGGAAGACCAAGTGTCAGCATGGGGGTTATTCAGCCTGCCATATGGAAAGATGTAGATAATAATGCTCATGCTTTTTTCAGATCTTCTGGAGGATTAGATTGTATCTACTACTCAAGACGTGTTCAGTATAGTATGGGTAGTGGCTGGATATCTCCGATAAAAACGAATCTCCCTAATCCTAATAGTGGGGTTGATGTTGTTACTGTTGATGGAAGAGCATTCCTGGTAAGCAATCCAAGTGAACTCTATAGAAAACCACTAGTTATTCAAGAAATAAAATTAGACGATAAACATAATCCATATGAAGAAGACCCTGATTATGTTATGAATATTGAAGTTGCTAATGAATTAGTTGTCAGAGAATCTATTGATAGTGAAGATCAGGACAAATGCGTTTCCGAAGAGTTGAGCTATCCTTACATGATAGAAAATGACGGAAACCTACACCTCGTTTATACTTATGGAAGATCAAAAATTGAATATGTAACGATCTCCATTTAATCCCCCAAAGAAAGAGATATCTCATGGAACTTCCCTGCATTGTTGAGAAGGTTACTTTTCGTCGTGATAATTTTGCAATTCTTGCCTGTAATCTAGATCCATATAGTGAAAGATATAATAAAGGTTTGCAGAAGTTAGTCCGACCATACATGAATGAAAGGTGGAAGTCTTTTACTATTGTTGTAGAAACGATGGCCGAAGGGGATAGGCCAGAAGGGCATAGTTATATTTTTGTTGGCGATTTTGTTGATGATCCGAAAAGAGGGAAACAGTACAAAGCTTCTGGTTATTATCAGGATGTGCCAACAAATCAGAAGGCCATGAAAAGTTTCCTGATGCAACTGCCAAACATCAAAGAGTCAAGGGCGACAGAAATACTCAAAACTTTTGAAGTTGATGAGATAATTGATATCCTTGATAATCACCCGAAAAGGTTGTTATGTATTAACGGGATTACAGAGAACAGACTTGAGGCTATTGAGGAAGAGTGGCAAAAGAAACAACATAAGAGAAATCTATATGAGTGGTTTATAAAATGCAATATCCCAGTTAAACTTGCTGATAAAGCATATGAAATTTGGGAACATAAGACCAAAGAAAAGCTTCAAGAGAATCCATATCTGTTGACTAATTTGAGAGGTATTGGGTTTTTGAGTGCTGACGTTATCGCTCATAAGATCAATAGAAACGTTAAGGTTGAGTTTCGGATCTCAGCTTGTATGGAATATTGTATTAAAGACGACTCCTCTTCCAATGGGAATTTATGTATACCTTATACCACTTTGAAAAAGTCAGTAATTAAAACATTGGCTGAATGTGATGAAGCTCTGGGTAATCAATTTAATAGCAATTATGCCAAGTTGATTCCGCATATTGTCAAAGATCCCAGCAGTCCATTTACGGCTGTAAAAGATCATGGAGAGGGTCTGTCATTCGTATATTTAACCCATATTTGGGAAAGAGAGCAGTTTGTTGCTGAAGTTCTACATAAAAGAAATCAGAAACCATCCAGATATGAGTGCAGTGACAAAGATATAGAAGATGCCGAGAAAAATATATCTTTTTTCCTGGGGCGAGATATTAAACTGGATGAAACTCAGAAACAGGCAATCAAAAGTGTTTTTGATAACAGGGTCTCTGTAATAACTGGTGGTGGTGGTACTGGAAAATCAACAATTTGTAGATGTATCTATTATTTGGCAAGAAAGAAGAAACTTTCTATGAATATGATGTCCCCAACTGGAAAAGCGGCCAAAGTGTTGTCTGAAAGGACTGGTGGAGCCGCTACTACTATTCATAGAGGCTTGGATATCGGCCCAGATGATGTTCTTCCTCGAAAAGGGATTGAACAAGAGATTTTACTGGTAGATGAGATCAGTATGGCAGGTATTGATACAATGTATGCGTTGATGGTTGCTGTTGACAGTAACCCTAGAACCAATATTGTTTTTGTTGGTGATAAGAACCAGTTGCCATCTGTTTCTCCTGGTAATTTTCTGGCAGACATTGTCAAATCGGGTTGTGCAAATGTTGTGACTCTTGATAAAATTCATAGGCAGGATGAAAACAGCTATATTAGTTTGATAGCTAATAGTGTTTCGAATGGTGTTGTTACTGCGATACCAGAAACTGCTACAGATATCACATGGAAAGAGTTGAATTCCAATACTATTGAGGATGAATTAATCAAGTTTATTGACAAATACACTGAAAAAGAGGATATCGAGGATCTTCAGATTATCTCTCCTATGAAGAAGGGAACTTGTGGAGTTCATAGGTTGAATGAAATTGTTCAGCAGAAGATGGCTTCCAAAAACAACATGACCACTAAATTCTTAGAGCGAGAGTTCAAAAAATTCTATATTGGGGATAGAGTTATCCAAATTAAGAATAATTATGACAAGAGTGTGTTTAATGGGGATATGGGAGTAATTACTGATCTTGGGGAAAGGATTCGAGATCCAAAGAAAAGCGACAAAAAAGAGAAGTTCATACTTGTCAAGTTTGATAATGATATCATATATTACTATGGACAGGAGATGGATGAGATCATGGTCGCTTGGGTGATTACTGTTCATAAATTCCAGGGATCTCAGTCAAAGCATATCATTATGCTGATGTCATCTGAGGCATCTATCATGATGAACAAAGAATTGGTTTATACAGGGTTTACTAGGGCCGAGAAACATTTATACATATATGGGAATGATCATATGTATAGATTAGCTCCAAGTCGTAGCTCAATTAAGAGGCGATTCACAAACCTCAATAATATCATCAAAGAGTTATCTACGGGAAAGAAGATATTGCAGGTTGTTTGATGTACGATTGGAAAGACATAGCTTTGATGTATAAGAAAGAACTCGCTGATCTTCATAATGATATTGAAAACTGTTGTTTTATTCTGGAAGAAGGTAATCCTCATTGTGTGGCAAGAGCGATAAAAGTTGCTGAACATTCAATAGAGTGTTCAGAGGTTGAAGTTAAGTTCATCGAAAGTTTCGAGGAAAAGATTCTGGAGTCTAATCCTAAGCCAGAGCCTAAGCCAGAGCCTAAGCCAGAGCCTAAGCCAGAGCCTAAGAAAGTTAAGAGTGGGAAGAGAATTAATTTTACTTATGAGTTAACAAAAGAGGATAACGCGAAGATAGATAACTGGTGCTCCAAAGATGCAAAGAAAAGGATTTTTGATTTTGTAGACAAGGGGGCGATGTATGTAGTTGATAAATGGATTAAAAACCACCAGTGTTCAACTAATCTACAAGAAGCGGTTCGAAACAATGACAATATTCTTATAGTGAGAGATGAGAAGAGCTTTAGAACAAGAACTGTCAAGGTTTTGACATCTGGAATGAAATTTAAAGGGAGGACGAGACCGTTTCAGACTGAGGAAGAGATGAGGGAGGTTCCTGTACAACACACTTATCTTGTCGATCCGAAGGAATCAGTTTCAGACATGTATATTTTTGTGAATTATGAGCATAAAGAGAGAAAGTTTACAATTTATGCCAGGATTCAGGGGAATTTCATAAAAAGTATGTATTTTGAGCCTATTCGTGACAGATATATTGGTAAAATGGCGTGTCTGTTACAAAAAGGTGGGTATAATAAAGATGTTGGGGAATCTTTATCAGTAGACGCAATGTTAATGTAGGAGAAGGGTATGTCAGAGGTTCGTAGGGATAGCGAAAAGGGTAGTAGAAACGAAAGAAGACCAAAACGAGTGGTTTCTGCTGGGTTTATTGTTCGCTCACAGGACGGAAAGTATTTAATTGGCAGAACAACCAAATACCCCAAAGATCAGTGCTGGACAGTTTTTAAAGGACAGCAGGAATATGGGGAAAGTTTGATTGCAACCGCAACTAGAGAACTTAAAGAAGAATCGGGCATCGATATTCTTAGAAGTGTTGAATTACAGTTGAGCCAATCAACTAGTCCATTCTATACTTTCTCAATGAAGGACAAAGATGTGATTCTGTATTTACTCAACGATACTAATGGAGTGCTGAAAAATCATGAAATGAGATGTGCTTCGTACTGGGGTCCAAATAAGATTCCAGAGATCTGTGAGTATAAATGGTGCGATCTTGATGAGATGGAGAAACTAGTATTTCCATCACAGAGAGGTCTGGTTGAACATCTTCGAAAAGTCAACCTTTAAGAAAATCGGAAATATTTTGAAAACCCCCTTGACTTTTAGTTAAGGGGGTTTATTGTATTGGTATAAACTAAGAAAAGGAGTCCCGAAAATGCAAGAGTTCATGGAAGTTTATACCGCGATTTATCTTACCTGGGGATTCATAGTCCCTTGTTGCATCATCTTTATGATGCTTTTTATGTTTACGTTGGGTCAGATGCTTGCGCTTAACTACAATAATTTCATGACAGGCATTTTCCTGTTTGTTTTTATGATTCTTGCAACTGCGAAGACGTTCTCCACTTTTGACAAGGCTCCATATATTCAAGTTCGTATGGAACAATTTGAAGGGTCCGATGATAAGTTGGATGTTTTCGAGGAATAAATGTCAAAGGTCTGTTACTATACGAGTTTCCAGAAAGGAATGCCTTGTGTTATCTCTGTTCTAGGGTTCCATGGGGAGTTCACATCATCTTCCAAAATTGATTTGATGAGACGTGAATATCTGTCTTGTTATATTCAGGAAAACTACTGTAGATTTAGTGACAAAGAGCAATATCTTCTTTATAGAAGACTTCTTGTTATTAATAACGAGGTTGGGAGCCAAGAATTCAAGTTATTAGCAGAACTGCTTGGTTTTTGGGACAGCCAGGGAAGTCCGATACGATGTTGGAGTTGCGGAAGTGCAGACCTTGAAGAAAGTTATACTACGATAATTAGATTCGGTTTTGGTCTAGAGAATAAAGGACAGATTAACTGCAAAGAGTGTGGTGCTGTAGCGGGAGAATGGGATTATGGAATGTTGTGTTAAAATTAAAGGAGTAAATCAATGCAAAAAGCAATCATGACGGTTGGATTCCCTGCAAGTGGGAAAAGCTCGGCAGTAAAGGAAATCATGAAGAAGCATACATATGCGTATTTAAGCCGAGATAAAGAGGGTGGGAGAACACTCGATTTGTTGCCGAAACTTGAGGCTTCTCTCAAAAATGGGAACTCTGTTGTTCTTGATTGCACTTTTATGCAAGCAGATAAGCGCAAGCCTTTTATTGAGATGTGTAAGAAGCATGATGTTCCGATCAGTTGTCTTTGGATGTCAACTTCTGTGGAAGATTGTCAGATTAATGCTTTGCAGAGGATGATGGAACGATATGGCAAGGTGTTTTATGACAAAGAGGATCTGAAAGAAGTTAAGAAAGATCCGAACATGTTCCCTATTTCTGTCTTTTTCAAAATGAAGAAAGAATTTGAAAAACCGACGAAAGACGAAGGTTTTGAAAATGTGGAGAAAAGAGTGTTCAGAAGGGAACCAAGGGAGGGTTTTACAAACAAAGCAATTTTCCTTGATTATGATGGTACTTTGAGGGAGACTGTTGGAGGCAATGGGAAGTACCCTACAAAGCCAACAGAGATCAAAGTAAGGAAAGGGGCGGGAGAGGTCTTACGGGCCTATAAAAAGCTTGGATATTACCTTATTGGGGTATCAAACCAATCTGGTATTGCAAAAGGCGAGTTGACTGAAAAAGGTGCCGAGTTGTGTTTCGAAGTTACGAATGCAACTTTAGCAATTTGTAATGATGTTGAGGTCTCTTATTGTCCTCATAAGGTTCCGCCAGTAAGTTGCTATTGCCGTAAGCCTCAATCAGGGATGGCCATTCCTTATATTTACAAATACAAGCTGAATGTGAGTGAATGCATTATGGTTGGAGATCAAACAACTGATAAGACTTTTGCGAAGCGTCTTGGGATGCAGTTTATGTATCCAGATTCGTTTTTCGCCAAAACGCCAGTTGTTCCAGATGAACCTGAAGAGGATGAGTCATTTTACACGATTGAGCCTGATAGAACCGTTACGATCAAAGGTGGGACATATAACCTGGAAGAGGTCAAGAAGATGTTTTTTGATCTCAACGTATTGGTGAAGGCAGAAGAAAATGCGAGACTCCTTCAGGAATTAAAAACGGATGAAGTAGATCCATGTGTTTTCTGTATTTCAAAGCTTGATCCATATGATCCAGAATTCAGCCAAGATTGTTTCTCTTTTGCTTTTAGAAGGGAAAGTGGAGAATTAGCAGACTCTTATTATGATGCTGGAAGTAGTGAAAGGCAGTATTTGTGTCAAGTTTTTAAAATGGTTGGGGGTTTTTGCGAAGAAATGGAGAACACATACGGAATTTATGGCAGTAAATCTGTAGAAGAAACTATTCAAGAATTAAAAGGTCTTGGACTAGAGCAAGTTGATCAATGGTGGGAAGATTAACTGTATAATATTTGGGTTGTTGACAACTATAAGGCAACCCAATGATTCCGTTAAAATTTGGACTTTTTTGGTCAGGAACTGAGTTGTCATATCTTCGGTTCCTGACTTTTGTTTCTTTAAGGAAACACCATCCTGACGCTGAGATCGAACTCTATCTCTCCAAGCAGTCTGCCAAAGACATTAAATGGGGAGTAGAGAAGCAGGATTTCCAGCGAGAGGGCCGTTTGTTTACTGACTACATCCCAGCCTTGTCTAAACTCGGTGTAAAAGTAGTCGAATCAAACCTTTTCCCCACTTATGCCCCAAATTATCAATCCGATCTTTTTAGATGGTGGTGGCTTTACAATAATGGTGGGTATTATCTTGATACAGATCAGATAATACTAAGACCATTTTACAGCCTTCCTGACGTTGATTTTATCTACAGCATATATAGGGCGCAATCTTGTGGTATTTATGCTCCTGTTGGCGTTATAGGGGCAAAGAAGTATTGTCCTGTCGTAAAACAAATTATGAATGAGATGATGGACTGTTATGATCCTAAGGATTACAATAGTTTGGGGCCATTCATGTTTCGGGATTTGTTTTCTAAGCATCGAGAAGAGTGGGAAAGTGAGAATGTTCTTTTTAATGCTCCTCCAAATTATTTCTATCCAATTCCTGAGTCTTACCTGATAAATAAGGTATATGAGGACGTTATTCATATCACTCAGGAATCTTATGCTCTGCATTGGTATGGAGGTCATCCCCAAAGTCAGAGATTTAACGAATTTTACGATTGTAATTCATGTAAGGCAGGGAGAAATACAATTGACATACTAACACTTCCACTGCAAAGATACTGGAGTAGTTTATGAAGAAGATTTTATTAGTCGCAGATCAGAAAGGGTGGATTTTTGACAGACATTGTCATGAGATCCAGAAACGCATTACAGAATATGATATAGATATCGCTTATAGAAAGCAGGGTATCAAGAATATGTCTAAAGACTACGATTTAGTGTATGTTCTTGATCCAATTCCTTTGAGGGGTGGATATCCACCCAAAGAGAAAACGATAATGGGGTTGAGATGTGAATTTCTACATAGAGAGCATCCAGAAGGTCCCAAAGGATTGTATGAACATGGGTTCCCAGGAAGATGTGCTTCGATCAAAGATAAATGCTCTATATTCCATGTAGTAAATTCAAGAATGTTTGACGTTTTTAGTGGTATAGTGGATGACAAGCCACTTTTGAATGTTGGACATGGAGTGAATTTAGATGTATTTGACATAAAGAAGAATGAGAATGCATTCCAACCTTTGGAAGGTCCGATAAAGGTAAGTGTTTCTGGTCGTGGATCTGCCAACAAGGGTTTTGATCTGGTTAAACAAGCTTGTAAAAAGGTTAATGCAGAAATCATAACCGCTGAATACAATAGAAAATTGACACTTGAAGAAATGCCATATTTCTACTCAAAAGCCAATATCCATGTCTGTATGTCCAAAACTGAAGGTTTGAATAACCCCCTCATGGAAGCTGGAGCAATGGGTTTGGCTCCTATTTCAACAAGAAGTGGGGCCGCTACAGATATGATAAAAGATGGAGAAAAAGGACTGCTAATTGATAGGAATGTTGATAGTCTTTGTGAAGCAATAGAAAAAATGAAAGATGATGAGTTTAGAATTGAACAGGCGAAGAATTTTCAGGCAGAAATAGTTAGTAGATGGTCTTGGGATGTGGCGATTTATGGTTTTAAGGCTATGTTCGCATTGTATTTCGAAAGGAGGGAATATGTCTCTGAGTAAGTATAAAGTATTGCTTTTGAATGTTAATCGGGAGGGATGGCATTCTGGGAACATGATCTACGACATGGAATGTGTCAATAGGGCATGTGATACTCAGATGTATGGACCAGGATGGCCAAATTATAAGCATACCGACCTGGGAGAGATTATTTCTCAAGTATATGGAGATGACAAACCTGATATTGTTTACAGTTACTTCACTCCAAATGAGAAAGTTGGTGACATTTATATAAATCACTACAATATACCTGAAAACCTATGGAATTTCCCAACTGGGTTTGGGAAGGTAAAGGGAGTAAAGAAGGTTTTTGCTCTTAGTGATTTTTGGGCAAGAAAACCGAGGAAATTTTCGAACGATCTCGGAGGGTTGCAATTCAGTCATATGTTCTGCTGTTTTACCCCACCATATTCAAATCCAAAAGATTTTAACTCGTTTTTTGACAAGAGAATACGAGATCATATGAAATTCGTAGCTCATCCGAGGTGTGTTGAGGAGACATGTTTCAAGGATTATGGACTGCCTAAAGAACATGATGTCATTACTCTTGGTGCCATGGGTAATTTTTACAGGTTTAGAAGAGGTATGCATAAAGCATTATCTGGAATTTCAGATAAGATAGGGATTGTATACAAAAACTATCCACATTGCGGTTTCAACTTCAAACATACTCCTATGGTTAGAGATGAGTACGCGAAAGTTATTAGTAAATCGAAGATTTTGGTAAGTTGTGGAGGGAGATATCACTTAGCTTTCAATAAAATCTTCGAGTCTATGGGTTGTGGGACATTATACGTTGGTGAGAAGCCATATGGAGAAAAGGAACTTCATTTGGAAGATGGGTTTAACTATGTGTCGGTAACTCAAGACAATTTTCTTGAGAGAATCAAGTATTATGTTGATAACGATCAGGAAAGAGAACGAATTGTTGCTAACGCGAAGGACACTTTCAAGAATCATCATACTATCGATGCAAGGGCTAAAGAATTCGTTAAACTGATAGAGGGAGTCCTTGGAGAATGACAAAGATAGCAGTTGTTTCTGATGGTGCGAATTGGGTTCTTGACAATATCAAGAAAGATTTCCAAAAATATACAAGCCTTGAGGTTGTTGGACCGAGAAAACAACCTGATATAATCTGGTCTGTTGATTTTTGGTCACTTGGTAGAGCATTAAATTTTGGAAGACCAGTAGTAGCGCATTTACATCACATTAATAAGCCACAGATTAAGATGTATAAATTGGATCTGTTGAAGAAAGCAGTTGCTTGCGTAACCAACAACAGATTCACTTTTAAAGAGATGCAGGATCTCGGCGTAAATGACAATATTAGGCAGATTCCTTACTGGGTGTTATCAAAAGCCAGGGAACCAAAGTATGAAGTTGAGCCAAACAAGTTTTTCAACATCGGTTCTTTTCAAAAGGATGGAGAAACGAGGACAAGAAAAGCAAAGTTAGTGAAAGGACCAGATATTCTAATCGACGCTATTGAAGAAATTAACAAATCGGTCGAGGTCAATGTAGTTTTGGCAGGTTTTTGTAGAGAGTATGTCATTGGTGAACTTGAGAAACGAGGTATACGATATGAATATCATCATAAAGTTGATAATTTAAATCCTCTTTATGACAAGTTGGATGCTTATATTATTTCATCTAGAACAGAGGGCGGTCCACAAGCAGTTTTAGAAGCTACTTATAGGAAAGTACCTGTTGTTGCTACTGATGTCGGGATTGTTTCTGAGGTTATTCACCCCAATTGTTTATGTGAGCCTGATGAGATCGCCAAAAAGATATTTAAGAGTAAGGATTATGTCATGTATAATTATCAAAATGTGCAGAATTTTTTACATGAAGTAATTGTACCAAGATTTGACCAGTTATTTCAGGAGTTTGTTTAAAGATGGAGAAGAATATGAAGAATTTCGATGATTTTTTTGATAATAGTCAATTGCCAAGGATACTGAAAAAAGCCAAAACAGTTTCTAAAGAAGAAGTGAGAGGTATTTTTGAATATTTCCAAGAGAATAGACCCAAAGTTCTTTTGGAGTTTGGAGTGCAGTATGGATGTTCAACCAGAGTTTTTTATGATATTGCAAAATACCTGGAAATAGATCTTGAGATTCACTCTTGGGATATTGAAGACAAAGTGAAGTTCATGGACAAGAAAGACTTTACTTTGCATGTTGAGGATGTAACTGGGAAAGAGGAAGGACTTTTTGAGAAATATAACCCAGACCTTCTTTTCCTTGATGCCCATCCATATATACTGACCAGGAATTTAGTAAAATTAGCTTTGGAGAATGAGGTTAACTTCATGACCCATGATATCTCTATGAATGTCTATGAGGCTCTTAAGAGAGCTTCAAACAATTTTCAGAACAAGAAGGTATATGCCGCATGGGAACTTTATGTTCTTGAAGAGATATTTGGATCTGAAGTTGTTACAGAAGACGTTTATGAAGATGACGATGTAAGAATAGAGTTTATAAGAGACAAATTTGGTCTATGCATACTTTATAACAAATAAGAGGAATTAACATGGTTTGGTGTGATGATTTATGTGAGTATTATGGAGTAACTCCAGAAGAGGCAGAGATATTGGGGACAAGAGCAAAGGGGCGTAAGCCTGATTTGCCAGAGTCCGATACATGTGAAGCTGTAAGTGGAATGACTTTTGAAGACCTTTGGGATATGAAGCCTAGAGAATCTTTACAATCAAAAATGGATTTCTATAAAGATATTGGGGCATGGCAGGTATTCCGTCAGATGGTTTATAGAAGAGGGTTCAATTATGGAAGATTTTTTAATCCATATCTAAAAGATAACAGTGTTGTTTTGGAATATGGATGTGGAATCGCTCCATTTACTCATTGGGTCACTCAAACTAAAGATGTGTCGAACATGAAGTTTGTTTTGGTTGATGTAGCTGGAGAACATCTTGAGTTTGCTAAGTGGAGGTTGAACAAGGCAGGGGTTGAATGCGAAGTGCATGAGATAACAGCGGATTATTCGAATCCTAAATTCTCATGTAATTTTGATATCGTCTGTATTATGGATGTATATGAGCATCTCCCAAATCCTTATGATGTAACTCAGAATATCATAAATCACTCTAACAAGGGTTCAATTATGGTTGAGACATGGGTTCATAGTCCAGATGATAGTGGCCATGGTCCTAATCTTAGAGAGGCTGAGATCGAAAGAAAGAAAACTATGAAGCTTATAGATGAACATTATAAACTAGCGAAGAAAGGTAGCATAAGAGTTCGTAGGTTCAGAGATTAATGAAAATAGCTTTTAACAGAAGAATAGTAGATGGTCCATACGGAGGGGGGAATCAAGTCCTTAGGATGTTGTCTGCCTATTTCTCTGGCAAAGGACATGATGTAGTTTTTGATCTGTCGAATGACGTTGACGTAATTGTTCTGATGGATGTTCGTGATAGAAGCGTTACATTTAGTTTGGAGGAAGTTGAAGAGCAAAGGAAGAAAGGGGCTAAGGTCATTCATCGAATCAATGAAAATGATGCTCATAGACCAAACAGCAAGGGGTTGGATGATCTCATTATTCAATCTAATAAAAGGGTTGCTGACAAGACTGTATTTGTAAGTGAATGGCTCAGAGGGTATTTTATAGATAAGGGGATGAATGTTTCTAATTCGGTTGTCATTAGAAATGGTAGCGATAGAACTCTTTTTTATAGAGAGGATAGATCAAGAAGGCCAATGTCCCCACTAAAGATCGTAACTCACCATTTCTCAGATAACATATATAAGGGTTATCCTATTTACAAAGAATTGGATAGATTTTGTAATAGAAATCCACAGATTGCTCAATTCACTTTTATAGGGAGGCCGATGAAAGGTAGTTTACAGTATTGTCGAAAGATATCGGCTCAACCTTATCATGCATTGCCAGAATTACTAAGGGAGCATGATGTTTATGTATCAGCATCATTGTTTGAACCAGGCCCCAACCATATACCAGAAGGGCTGAGTTGTGGGTTAATTCCTCTCATTCATAGCGAAGCTGACGCTTGTATTGAGTATGCAAAGGATTTTGTAAGGACGTTTAAAGATGCAGAAGAGTTATTTGAGATAATAAGAGTATTGCAGAGTGACTATATACATTATAAAATTTGCCAGAATCGTATGGCGTTTTATGATTATGGGAAAGAAGATATGTGTAAACAGTATGAGGAAATAATTTGAGCAATCTAAGATTCATACTAGATCAAATGGCGGCATTAAGATATTACATTCCCCTTATTAAAGAAGGGAATCGTTTGGGTCTTAAATCTCAGTTGCATGTCTATAAAACTCAAAAGTACCACAACCCAGCTTCACACAAGCATCTCCTTGAAGAAATGGCTTTTGATCATGGATTCGTAGTGAATTATCGTAGAAAGATTGAAGACAAAGATTCGATTGTTTTTTCTATTGAAGGAGTGAACATTGATAATATCTCTTCCTGCCAAAAGAGTGTGGCAATCACTTCAATGAGAGATTTTACAGTTCATTATGATCATTATATAGACGATGTTGATCATGTATGTATGCCAAGTGAATTTTTTGCGCAGTATTTTAAAAAGGAGAGTCCCAAAAATTTGTATTTTGGTAGTCCAAAGTATGACGTAGTCATTGATCCAGATTCTGTGCGAAGGAGATATAGAGTTGGAGAGAAGAATGCTCTTGTCATATTTCCTCGTGTAAAATATCTTAACGGAAAGTTATTTACAGTTTTGCAAAGAGCTTATGAGTCGTTGCATCAGATGGGGTATAGCATTATTGTTAAAACGAGAGGGAAAGATCCAATTCAATCAGGGATGAAGAATCACGAATTATATAGAGGGGATACATATGTTGAAGATTTTAGTTGGTATCCTCATTCTACAATGGAACTTATGTCTGTTAGCGATTTTGTAGTTAATTTTGATTCAACTGCATCAAAAGAATGTGTTATGATGGATGTACCTTTTATCAACTTCTGTGTGAAATCGTCAAGACGTTTTGATTTTTTATATGACTACGACTATGTCATTAATCTTGCTGTCTCGGCAGATGTTGAGAAGATTAAAAGGTCAATTGAAAAAATTATGTCTACTGATTTGAAAGGTAGTTTTCAAGAGTCGCGTGAAAAACACCTATTCGAAAAAGGAGATGTTTCTAAAAATATATTGGAGAAATTATTATGAGAAAGAAGAAAAGAGCATTTAAAAATACTTTTGATTTTAACTTTGTTAAGAAAAGGTTTTACGACGAGGGAGTAAGTCAAGATGAGTATGTTGATGCTCAGGTTAAAAGACATAAGGCCAAAGCCTACAAGAAGAGAGATAAAAATCATTACTTAGAATGCTGTGACAAAATATATGATTTGGTTGAAGACGGTTCTGAGATGATCTGCCTTGGGACGAGAAACAACCATGAACGAGATGTTTGGAGAGAGGGGCTAAAAGACAAAAATGTTTCTGTGAGTTCTCTTGATATTTCTCCAGAATCTAATGCAGATTTCGTAATGGATTTCTCGAATTTTCCAAAAGATTGGAACGAGAAGTGGGATATCATTTTTTCGAATTCTTTAGATCACGCCCCAAATCCAAATATTACTTTAGAAAAGTGGTTTTCTATACTAAAAGAAGATGGGATTATTGTTATTGGATTTGATAAAGGAACTCATGAGGTTAATGAAGCTGATTGTAGTCTTTTTGATATTAAGAAAGTGGATGAATCATTCAAATCATTCAATCCTAATTATGAGTATTTTGATGAGGTAGATGGCTCTTACAAATATTATATTTTAAGAAAGAAAAAAGCGAATTATTGGGGAGAGAATTTGTATGTTAAATACAAAGGTGAGACCATAAAGGGCAACTATCTGAATTCTAAGGTCAAAAAGGATCGAACTAAATCTATGTATGATTATTTTGATCAGATTTCCAATGAAGCTGATGTAAATAATATCGTTGAAGTTGGGTGTAATGTAGGTAGAAATTTATTGTATGCTGTTGATAGATATGATTGTGAAGCTGTAGGGTTCGACATCAGTGAAGAAGCGTTAAATCAAGCTAGGGAACTTTTTTCAGATAGAAACGCCCATTTTTTCTGTCGAGACATGAGGAAATATTGCTTAGAGAATTATGAAGACAACTATTTTGATCTTGGCGTTAGTATGGGATTTCTTATGCACCTTCCGAAAGGAGAGGAAAAGGCACGGTTAGTGAAGGGTCTATTAAGGGTTTGTAAGCACGTATTGATTTATGAGTTATCAGATATGTTGGGGGCCAAAACCAACACTGGGAAGTTTGATTATTGCATAGAGCCAGAAGATTATCGAAGATATGACGAAAACATTCAACTGACTCCGCTGACATGTCAGAGAAAAGACATGCAGTTATTTTATTACAAATCTCCAGGCATTGAGGAGTAAGATGAATTTCATCAACTTTGTTGTTCTACAAACTCATATGCTGAAATATTTTATCCCTATGGCAATAGAAGCCAATAAATTAGGGATAAAATCTCGTTTTTATATAATCTGTAAGAAAGGGTTTAATAACATATGTGATAATCTTGACAATTTACGGCAATTGAGTGAGATTTATGGATTTGAGATCATCAATAAAAACGCTAGACGAGCATTATTGGGTGTTAGGACTCCTGTATTCGTTTCAGAGAATAGAGGGCTTAATTTCTTAAATGGAGATGTATATACCGTAGTTTTAACCCATATGAGTGATTTTAAACATGCTGGATATCACAATTTATATAAGAACAGAGCCAATAAGATCGTGATGCCAGGAGAATATTTTGCAAAGTACTACAATACTATGTCTGAGAAGAATATCTATTGTGGATTGCCTAAATATGATCTTAAAATTGATAGAGATGAGGTTATCCGCGAATATGGCTTGCCCAAAGACCAGAAAAAAGCTCTCGTTATTGTTCCCAGGTTAAGAGATGTCGGGATAGTGGATTTCAGAGTTGTTTTTGACTATCTAAGAAGGATGGATTACTGTGTTGTTGTTAAAGCGAGAGCGAAAGAGAGGACAACAGAGGATCTGAGAGGGGATATCTACATAGAAGATAAGAAGTGGTTTCCTCATCCGACAATGGAGTTAATGACTGCTTGTGATGTGTTGGTTAACAGCAGTTCTTCAACGATTAAAGAAGCCGTTATGATGGGTATACCTATTGTTAATGTTAATTGCAAGCCTTACGAGAGAAATTTTAGACCTTTGTATGATCATGATTTTTGTGCTAATTTGGGGGATAGGATTGTTTGCCCATTCTGCAAAAAACAGATCAGGGATAAGAAAAGAAAAGAGTTATCGAGTTTGATATATGACAAACCTTATAATTGTCCACTTTGTTCCAAGAGTTCTTCTGTTGAGGACTTTTTACATCATGAGGTGAACTTCGAAGAGTTTGAAGAGGCTGTTAATCGAGTTACGGCAAAAGATTTCTCAGACCTATTTGATGAAGTTAGGGAAAAACAACTGTTTAAGCCAGGTGGAGTCGCAAAGAAAATATTAGATAGTGTTATAAAGGATGTTTCATGATAGATTTCGTTATAGTAAACTACAAATCGGTCAGGTTTATAAAATTGTTGACCAATAGCATAAAAAGGTTCGTTTTGTGTGATTACAATGTCGTAATTGTTGACAATTCGAATGATTTATCTGAATTAAATGCAATTTTCAAGGATCAATCTGGTATACACATAGAACCAGGTAATTACAAAGGTTCATTAGGTTCAGAAAGTCATTCGAATGGGGTGAATCAAGCTTTTCAGTTTTGCAAGAATGAATACGTTTGCATACTTGATCCAGATACGGTTTTTGTTAGAGAATGGGTGAAGGATTTAAAAGAATTGGCAGACAAATATGCTTTTGTATCAGGAAGATACGAAGAATCTCTGGGTATTGCTAGACCTCAGTTCATGTTTATGCGTCGGAGTTTCCTAACGGACAACAATTTGGTTTTTTCTCATGAACATCAAGATACTGGCGGTAATCTTACGAAATTTTGTGAAGACAATGGTCTGGAATTCTTAATATTGCCCAACTCAAGGAACAATAAAGAGATGGAAGAGAAGCACGTATTCCCTGAAGTTTATTGTGAACAATCATTTATCAATGATGATCCATTTTTCTTACATCAAGGAAGAGGTGGGCTGAAAGGGGATAGGAGCAAGTGGTTTTCTGTATTGGAGGGTTATATTAATGGATAGTTTTGAAGAGTTATTGAGTAAGATCCAGCATAAAGATAAAGTGAAGGCGACGACAACCCTCAAGTTCAAAAAAGATGTTATTGATATTTTGTTGGAGTGTCCTTTTGAAGGAGATATTTTGGAAGTGGGTACTTCATCTGGGAATACAACTGCTGTTCTTGCAACTGTAGCGAAACAATTGGGAAAACAAGTGTATGGCTTTGATCATTCAGTAGAGCAGGTTCGCAATGCTGACAAATTATGTTCTTCACTTGGGTTGGATAATTATAAAATTATCGAAAAAGATGTTTATAATGAAGAATGGGACCTAGAAAATATAGGTTTCGTTTTAATAGATTGTATTCACACTGAGAAGAACCTGAGAATGGACATCCAGAATGCCATTGGGGTTTCTATCAATCAGAATCCGATCATCGTAATACATGATTATGGGTTAGTGACGAAGAAAGGAGATAAGGTTATCGATTTTATAAAGTCATCTGAAGACCTAAAAGTTGTAAAATATATTGGAGAAGAAAAGGATTGGAATGCTCTCGGATCTGGTACAGTTATTGATTGGGAGGGTGTTCAATTGGAGGTAATATCATGAAGACAAGTGACGTTTCAATAATCATCACTAACTATAACTATGGAAGGTACTTGGCAAGATGCCTAAGAAGTTGTCTTGACCAAGCTAATATTGAGCCTGAGATCATTCTGGTTGATGATAACAGTACAGACAACTCAAGCGAAGTTGTAAAGCCATTCCTTAAGGATATCATTTACATTAGGAATGAAACTAACCTGGGAGTCGCAGAAGCGTCTAACGTTGGCTTAAGGGCCGCTAGAGGGCAATTTGCTGTTCGAGTTGATGCCGATGATTTCATTAACAAGAATCTCGCCTTTTTCATGAGAACTTATTTGATGAGTAATCATGATGCATTCTGCGTTTCTTGCGATTATTATCATGTTGATAATTTCGAGCATGAGATTGAAAGAAAGTACGCAGAAACAGATCCAATTTCTTGTGGGATTATGTATCGTAGAGATTTGCTCCTTGAATTAGGTGGTTACAATCCTGCTATGAGACATAGAGAGGAAGAGGAATTGAGAAAGAGACTCGGAGAGAAATACAAAATCCATCATTTGAAGTTCCCTTTCTATAGATATAGAATGCATAAGAGCAACAAAACGAAGAGCCAAGAGTACAAAGAGACAATTGTATGATTGATGGGAAAAAAGTTGTTGCCGTAATACCTGCAAGAGGTGGGTCTAAAAGATTGCCTAGAAAGAACATTTACCCAGTTTGTGGTGTTCCGATGTTGGCTTGGGCAATAAATGCCTGCCAAAAGTCTGAATATATTGATAGGGTTTATGTTTCAACTGAAGATAAGGAAATTTGGGGCATAGCCTTGGGCCATAGGGCTGGAGTTATTGTTAGACCAGAAGAGTTGGCAGAAGATCATGTATTTAAACAGGACGCAATTATACATGCAACGGATGTTCTTGTTAATCCAGAGGCAGGTACAATAGTTAGCCCTAATTATGATACAGTTGGTATTCCAGACATCGTAATTTCAGTACAGGCGAATTCTCCAGAGATCAATAGTGATGATTTAGATCGAGCACTTGAGAAATTTATAAAGTTCGACCGAAGTGAGATATTTAGTGTTAATGAGGATCTTATAATGAATGCCGCTTTTAGAATAATGAGAAGGGAGTATGTTTATCAAAAGTCTCTTAGTACGAGAAGTGGTGTCTATGTTACAAATTATATAGATGTGCATGATATTGACAATGTAAAAGAAGTGGAGGAAAGACTCAATGGAACCAAAAAACGAAAGAATTGAGATCATAGCAGAACTGCATCCTCAACATGGCGGATCGATTGATGCGATATTTAGTATGATGCTTCAATGCAAGACATTTGGAGCAGATATGGTGAAATTCCAACTATATTCATCACAAAGACTATTTGGTGATGACAGAAAGAAGTATGCTGAAATTACATTACCAGAGCTAAGTAGAATCAAGAGATATGCCGATTCAATTGACCTTGGGGTTCTTTGTTCCGTTTTTGATGAGGAAAGATTCTATTGGTGCGAACAGTTGAGCTTCTCCAGTTACAAGATAGCAAGTCGAACTTTTGAAGACATGGCATTATGTCATAAAGTGATGGCAACTAACAAGCCAGTCTATGTATCTAACGGTTTTAACCAGAATGATTTTCGATATGATGGAGATAACGTCCATTATTTTTTATGTATCTCAGATTATCCAGCACGTTTAGAAGATATTCCAAATTGCGATTTTAAAAACTCAAGATACATGGGTTTTAGTGATCATACTTTTGGATTAACTGCGGCAATTGCTTCTGTTGTTCGCGGAGCTAAGGTTGTAGAAAAACACTTTACTCTTGATAAATCGTTGCAAGCAAATTATGAGAAGGGGCATCTGGGATCTATGGATTGTGAAGATCTTAGAAGATTAAGGGGCTTCTGTGACAGTTTCGTGAGGATGCAATGAAAATAACCAAAGCTTCTATAGACAAAGTACTTACAATAGAACCGTATAAATATTATACTCATCCTGGTGAGTCAATATATAAGATAGAGGAAGGGGCTTCTTCGCAGTTCGTTCATTTTGAGAGTGGAGGGAAATGGCTTTGGGGAGATTCATGGAGAGTTTCTTACGAAAAGCCTGCTGAGAATAATCCAGAGTTGTTTGTCAAGTTGTTCAAAGAGATGGTTTCATCTGGTACAATAAACACTTGGATGTATCGAGAGGTAGAGGCTCTCAAGAAATATGGTTCTCCAGTTATTGTTGGAGGGTGTGGTAGATCAGGGACTACTCTTTTGCTTAGTATACTTGGTGCTCATGAGAAGATTCATGCCATTGATGAAGAACTTTTTGCCTTTTATCCAAATCCAACAAGACTTATTAGAATCATAAGAGAGCTTGACGGACATGACATGGATGGGAAGATCTGGTGTGAAAAGACACCTAAAAATATCTTAGTTTTTGATGAAATTCATAAAATATTCAAGGGCGATGTAAAGCTTATACATTTGATAAGAGATGGAAGAGATGTTACTACATCGGTTCATCCATATCATCCTGGGCAATATTGGGTAGATATAGATCGATGGGTTAATGATGTTACAAAGGGTCTTGAATTTAAAGATATCTCTATGATAGTCAAATATGAAGATCTTGTAATAAAGCCAGAAGAGACATTGCAGAGGGTATGTTCTCATATAGGTATCCCATATGAGAAAGAATTGGTTGATTATCAGGATTCTACTAATGTAAAAACTAATTATGCCTGGGCAGGGGAAGCAAAGAAGATCTCATCCAATAGAGTTGGCAAATGGAAGAAGTCAGAACATCAAGATAGAATTGATGAATTCACAAAGAATGAAAGGGCCATGGCACTTTTGGAAGAACTAGGGTATCTCCAGTAGAGTATTGAATAAATACTTGGAGGTGTTATTATGTTCGAAATGGAACGTTTTCAACCAGCTATTTCTAAACCCAGGGACGCTGTAGATACTTACGATGACGTGTCTAAGGATATGGATGTTTTCCAGAGATCCGAAGAGCAGTTTTTGCCAGAAGGAAAAACTTTCGAAGATCTCACAGATGAAGAACTTGCCCAACTCAAAAGACAATACCGATTTGACTACTATAAACCTGGGATTTATCAAGGAATAACTTGGATTGCAAATAATAAGCACCGAAGTATATAATCCCACAATTATCCCTGTATAATAAAATCGAGTAACCCTCACAAGGAATTTGCATTTATGGAAGAAACACGCGGAATTATTATGTTTAATAGGGGAGATCAATGTATTGTCCGAGCAATCGTCGCTCTCGAAACGATTAGAAGGCACTGGGATGGCCCTATTACGTTTTATCTTGAAGATCCCTACCCTCATGAATTTGACGATGTTTGTAAGCATTACAATGTTGATATTATCCATAATGACGAGAAGCATGAACTAAAAACTCTTGTCAGAAAAACAGATATGTTTGCTAACCCTCCTTATGACAGAACACTTTGGCTTGATTCTGATATGGTTCTTAAAGGTAGTATTGATGAAATGTTTGATTATCTTGACGATGCAGATGTTTCAATACCTCATTTTTGTGGATGGAAGTCAAATGGCCGAACAATGGCAAAAAGAGTTAAGAAATTTGACGGCATCGCTGAAGAAAGACATATGAAGAAAGCTCTTGAGGAAAATCCAGCAGTGAACACTGGCATCCTTTCGTTCAGAAAGTCTAAGAAGTGGACGAAATTCGTAACTGATTGGGTAAATCTGGCCCACAAGGGATCTAAAGCCAGGATATTTATTCCAGATGAAGTTGCCTTCCAGATTCTATATCCCTCTGCTGACGAGTGGGGTTTGAAAGTCCACATCGCCCCAATTAAATACAATGTTAGCGTAAAGTTTGGAGAAAAGGTAGAGGACAAGAGAGTTGTCCACTTCCATGGTAAGAAGCATTGTTTGGATTTTCCAAATTGCGATCATTGGAAGAAAGAATTCGAAGAGATGTGTGAAAACAATACAGCAAATATCAACCATTACCTTCAATATGCTGATAAAAGACTTAGAAAATATTTGAAAGTCAGAGATGGGATTATTGATGATGTAACAATTGTTACTGCCTGTGATGAGAAATATGTAGAATTTCTTAGGTTGACATTTCCTAACTGGAGAAAGTACAAAAACATCGATAAATATCCTGTTATGGTTTTTGTTAATGGGATGGAACTGAATGACGAAAGGTTAGAGTTTCTTAAACTTCCTAATGTGAAATTAATTCCATGGTCTTTCCCAGAAGCTGATGATCATAGAGAAGAAATGCTGAGTGCGTTTGTTTTTGGAACAGCAGAACATGTCAAAACAGATTATTGGTTGAAATTGGATGCAGATAGTTATGCGACCAATGACAAACCATTATTCAACGAAGATATGAAGAAATACGCTTATTGTGGCCATAAGTGGTCATATAGCAGACCAGAACACATCAAAAAGCTTGACAAATGGGCCACTGGGCATTGGAGGCGAAAGCTTAAAAACGCTAAACCCATGATGGATGAGGGAGAAGTAAAAGGCAGAAGATTTTATCACAACACAAAAAGAACTATTTCTTTTATTCAGTTGCATAAGGCGAAATTTACTCGTTTTTGTGTTTCACTTTTAAGAGAGAGAAAATTGCCTGTACCAAGTCAGGATACTTACATGTTTTTTGTCTGCAACCGTTTTGATCCTCATCTTGGTGGAGTCGCTAATTTTAAGAGAAATCATGGATTTACTCAAGGCAATAGCAGAAGGCCAATTAGTGAGCTTGCTGAGAAGATCAAGCAAGTTGAAGCGGCTAATCAGGAGAAAGAGTGTTTTGGGTCTGATGATCAAATGGAAGACTATGTTGAAGAACATGAGGGTGGGTTTGAGATCGATCAAGAAATTGTCGAACAAAACGCCAATATGCCTGAGGAAGAACCTCATCCCATGTTATGTTTTGAACATGGTGGGTCAGATACTTGTGAAAAAATAAACAAGAAGAATGATTTTGAATGCCCTAAGTGCGAGGTTATTGAACCCAAAGAGGAAGATTTTATATTCATAATTCGTGAGGTAAAATGAATTACGCAACTGATAGAGAAATTCATGTAGTGGGAGTACAGAGAACTGGACAGCATGCAATCACATCTTGGCTTATAGGTCATTTTGATTCAGTTGTTTATAAGAACTGTATGTCTCAGCTTGGCAGAAAGAAAGGCAAGATGGTTGGTTTTGAAATCCCTTTTTGGGCTTTTACTAAAGATGAGTTGGGATATAAGGAACTGACTCATTATGATGAGGTTGGAAATTCCAAGCCAAGTGCGATCATTCTCGGAACGGAGTTTACAGTATTCGATATTGGACTCAACCCAGAGATTCGAGAGCAGAAACATTATTTCTGTCAACAATATGGACTGGATGAGTTTAGTAAACGAAGAGATAATGTCCTTGTAATACGAGACCCATATAACCAATATGCTAGTGTATTAAACTGGGGTAGGAACAGACTTTTGTCAAATCCAAATAGTTTCTCAAAAATGTGGATAAAAATGGCCAAAGAATGTCTGAACAAGACTCAGAATTTTGAACATAAGGTTGTTCTTAAATATGATGAATGGTTTTCAGATCCACAGTACAGAAGGTTGTTGGAAACAATTCTTGACCTCAAAGAAGATGATAGTCGATTGAATACAGTCATGAAGATAGGTCATGGGAGATCATGGGGAAGTAGTTTTGACGGAATGAAGAAAAAGAAGGATGCCCAGTCGATGAATGTTCTCAAAAGATGGGAAACTGTCAAAGACGACAATCGTTTCGTCAAATTAACTCAAAATGATGAACTGAAAGAGTTATCTGAGGAGCTTGGATGGGAATGTCCACTGTAAGGAGAGCATTCATAAGAGGTTTGTGGGGCGATGTTTGGAAACATCGTAACGGTAAAATCCAAAAGGAAATTCTTGAAACCAAAGAACGAGATTGGTTTACGATATTTACGTTTGGGCATGAGAACCACAAATGGCTGGAAGATAATGGCTTTAACTCCATCTGCGTAAATACATTCCCAACCATGTGGGATCTTGAAACGGAGATGTACCGTCATAAACTAGAGATTTTTCATATCGCATTCAATTATTTTGATGAGATTGCTTTTCTCGATTGGGATTGTGTGCCAACTGATAAATTCGACTATGTTTGGGACGAATTGGGTAAAAAAGAGTCCTTCCAGGCTAACCTATTCCAATATAGGACTAAAAAGTGCCTTTGGAGAGAAACAGATCTTAGAAAAGTTTGTAATGGAGGATTCGCCTATTTTAGAGATGATTCTATCCCAGAAAAGATGATAGATATATGGGATGGCCTTCATAAATGGGTTGACGAAAAGCAGGCGGAAAGACAGAAAAGAGGATTGGAACTTCGGTTCCGAGAAAAAAGTTTGATTTTTGATGATGAACCTGCAATGTCTAAATACATTGATGATTTCTGTGGTGGTTGGTGTGGTTCAGAAGTCTACTGGAATTTGTTTGAGCCAGAGGTTTGCAATTTAAGAAGAAAATCCGTCTATTCACAAACCATGTTAGATGGAAAGAAATCATGTTTTTTACATTTACTATGAGGTATAAATAATGAAGAGAGGTTTTGTAAGAAGTCTATGGGGGATTCATGATCATCAGGGTCGTCGCCTCTATAAAAGACGTTCTAAAATTGATAATGACATTAAACTACTTAAGATGAATCCCTGGAACGAGCCTTATGTTTGTTATACTTTTGGAGAGGACAATCATAAGTATCTTTTGGACGAAGGGATTGATTCCAGATTGGTCGATAAGAAACCAATTGTCTGGGATATGGAAAAAGAGCAATTCAGACATAAACTTGAAGCATTCGATCAAGGGATGAATGATTTCGATGAGATGGTATTCCTTGACTGGGATACATTACCAACGAAACCATTACCAAAGGATTTTTGGGAAGTTCTTGGCAAGAAAAGATCGTTTCAGGCTATTTTACGTATTTACCACAGAAAGAAAGCTACATGGCGAAAAGATGAGCAGAGAAAAGTTCCTTGCGCAAGCTTTGTTTATTGTAGAGATAAGGCTGTTACTGAAAGACTTTGTGAAATGTGGGAGCAAAGAGGTAGACCATGGTCTGAAGAAATAATTATGGCACGATACATGGATGAGGCTTTAGGTGGTTGGCAGGGTATGGATGTTTATTGGGATAACTTCGAGCCTGATTTCTTCTATCTAGATGAATGTATTTTGTTCTCAAGAGAGCAATATAAAACAAAGAACAGATGTTTCAAGCACCTAAACCAAAAGCAGGTTGCTGGTAGATTAAAGAGAGGTTGGAAATGAGTAGGAATATAATGCGAAGAAAGGCCAAACTCATAAACGGCCTTAAGAATATGATTAAATACGTTAGTGATATGAAAGATATTGTTATGGTAGAAATTGGTTGTTATTCAGGAGATAGTACGTCAATTTTTGCATCTGACAATAATATCAAAATGATTCATGCCATTGACCCTTGGCAGAATGGTTATGATGATAGTGATGGCGCTTCTAAAAGCAGGCCAATGGAGCTTGTAGAGAAGATGTTCGATCAAAAAATGGCTCCACACAAAGATAAACTTAAAAAATACAAAATGCCTGGAGATGAGGCAGTTGATAAGTTCGAAGATGAGAGCTTAGATTTGGTATATATTGACGGCAACCATCAATATGAAGCCGTTAAGAATGATATTATAAAGTGGTTGCCAAAAGTCAAGAAAACTGGATATATTACTGGCCATGATATTAAGAGAGATTCTGTTAGGAAGGCTGTTCATGAAGTTTTAGGGATACCACATAAGAAATTCATTGATACTAGTTGGCTTTTCAAAGTAAGTGATTTAGATAAGGATTAAGTTGATGAAAAGAGGCTTTATAAGAGGTTTGTGGGGCATTCATGACCATCAAGGTCGTCGTTTATATAAAAGGCGCTCCAAAATAGATAACGACATTAAGGTTTTGAAAGCGAATCCATGGAACGAGCCTTTTACCGCTTATGTATTTGGGGAAGATAACTATAAGTTCCTGGTAGATGAGGGTTTTAACGCGAAACTGGTCGATAAGAGGCCGATTGTCTGGGATATAGATACAGAACAGTTCAGACATAAGTTGGAGGTTCTTTATCAAGGTATGCAGGAATTTGATGAAGTTGTATTTCTTGATTGGGACACATATCCAATCAAAAGATTGCCAGAAGATTTCTGGGAAGTCCTTAGCAAAAAGCAACCTCTACAAGCTATACTTCGATCTTACAAAAGAAGAAAAGCCAAGTGGAGAACTGAAAATTTGAAGATGATCCCTTGTGCTAGTTTTGTCTATTGTAGAGAGAAGAAAGTGGCAGAGGATCTATTGCAGTTATGGGAAGATATGGGTAGGCCATGGTCTGAAGAAAGAGTTATTGCAAAATACACAGATGATCTTCTCGGTGGATGGCAAGGTATGGAAGAGTATTGGAATAATTTTGAGCCTGATTTTTTCTATCTAGATGAGTGCAAGGTATTTTCCAAAGAACAATATGCATCAAAAAACAGGTGCTTCAAACACTTAAATAAAAAACAGGTCCACAGAAGATTGAGGGTTGGTTGGTAAAGGAGAAACTTATGAAAAGAGCATTTATAAGAGGACTGTGGGGGATTTTCTCAAGAGAGAATAGGGTTGTGGAAAGACGTTATAAGATGGAATATGATATCAATAAAACTCTGAAGAATCCATTCACAGCACCATTTGTAACCTATATATTCGGAGAAGAGAATTATAATCATCTCAGGGATAGATTTTCAATGGATAATTTGGTTCTTCTGGACAAAGATCCACATCCATATGATTTGTCTTCTAATCAATATCGACATAAATTGGATATTTTAAAGATAGCCATGGAAGATTATGATGAGATTGTGTTTATTGATTGGGATTGTCACGCAAAAAAAGCATTGCCGAATGATTTCTGGGAAGTTATGGGGAAGAAGGAATACTGTCAAGCTAATTTACAGCAATATAAGCGCAGGAAATGTTTCTGGAGAGGCAAGAAGGATACCAGAAAGCTTCCTAATGCAGGATTCCTTTACATTAGAGATAAGACCTTCCCAGATGAGATCATAGAATGTTGGGAAAAGAAACCTGGGAATTCAGCGGAGCCTCCACTTGCAAGGGCGATGGATCGTAGATCTGGAGGATGGATGGGACAAGAGAAATACTGGGAACTGCATGAGCCAGAATTTTGCAATTTATGGAAGTATTCTTCATATACAAAGAAAGAGATTAATTCCAAAAGAGTTCATTTTATACACTATCAGGGACTTCCATCGTATAGATACGCCCCGCCAAAGGAGAAGTAATGAAAACCTTGACTATAGCCGCTTCTAATAGGGATCGGTTAGACCTTAAAAAGAATATCACAAAGTTTTTCTTATTATCATTAGAAAAGCAAACCAATAAAGATTTTGAGGTGGTTATAGCTGATGGTGGGAGTAAGAATTATGATGAACTTAAGAAGTTTTTTGAATCCAGAGAATGCGAACCATTGATTAGAATTGTTCAAGAGCCTCTTGGGGAAGAATTTGAAAGAGCGAAGATGAACAATGTGGGAATTAGAAATGCTAGAACTCCATACATCATGACCACTGATGTTGATATCTTTTTCGGGCCAACTTTTGTTGATGAGATTTTGAAGAGAGTTGCTCCAAATGTTTTCATTGAGTCTAGGACTATGTATTGGAAACCAAAAATAGCTAATCAGATATACAAAGGGAGACTTGACCCATTCGAAAATTTAGCTTCATGTAGACGGGGGAGAATCAAAAAAAGAACTACTGCTGGCGGCTGTCAGTGTGCTCACATTGATCAATGGCATAAAGTCGGAGGTTTTGATGAAGCTTTTGTAGGGTGGGGTTCTGAAGATTTTGATCTTTTTACAAGAATGGGGCGATCAGGAGCCAAGGTTATTTGGCTTGGAGAGACAATGGAAAGCATAAATCTTTTTCATCAACCACATTCTAAGCCAAATTTAAAAAATGATCTGGCTTGTCAGGAGAAGAACAAGAAGATTCTTACCAAGGCGATGAGGGGGACAAGACCCTATAAGGCCAACCCAAATGGATGGGGTGGGATCTACGACGAAACTGTATAATAAATTCGAATACAATAATGCTGGAGTTTTCTATGGTGAAGTACAGGAATGAACAAATAATCAATCAAGTTGAAGAAGTCGCGAGTAAGATCCTTAAAGAGAAAGGAAAAAATAAGTACCGAGATCACTTTTTTCCTAAGCTTTGCAAAGATATGAAATATCAATTCGGAGCAGAAATAGGGGTTGACAAGGGGACGTTTTCTCACCACATGGTTTCTAAATCAGATTTGCAGAAATACTATTGTATTGATCCATGGATTGATGATTTTGGATCTGGTTATGGGAAAGAAAAGTATGACAAGGATGGAAGTAATCGACAAAAAGATTGTGAGAATCATCTGAAAGAATTTATTGATGCTGGAAGGGTTGAATTAGTCAAGGCATTTAGTATTGAGGTTTATCAGGAAATCCCAGATGGCCTTCTTGATTTTGTATACATCGATGGCGACCACAGTTTGGAAGGAATATTTAATGATATCTATGCATGGACTCCTAAAGTTAGAACGGGTGGAGTGGTAGCAGGTCATGATTATAAAGATGGTGAGAATTCTGGCATGAAAGATTATTGGGGGAGAGGTTTGGATTATCATGTCAAAACGGTAGTAGATTATTATGGAGCGAGATATGGTTATAAGATCCATGCTGTTGGAGGTGTAATCAGATCTTGGTGGTTTGTTAAAGCTTAAGGAGTTTTTATGAAATTAGAAATTTGTATACATTGTCATTCATATCAACGAAGATTGTGTTGGATGCTCAGTTCGATATTGCAACAGAAAGGAGATATACCAGACATACTGGTTAGCATTTCTTATACCCCTGAAAATGGAGATCCAACAACTCCTCAGGTTATTGATTTTTTTAAAGAAAAGGGTTTGAACATACTTGATGTCGAATTGACCCCTAAACAGGCTCCTAATAGGGCTATTCCTCGAAATATGAGGGCAGGAGCAACAGAAGCTGATTGGATTTTGTTTGCCGATTCTGATATGGTGTATGATCCAATGTTTTTTGATGATATTAAGAAGAAGCTAGAGAGTGATGATTATAAAGACGAAACAAAAGTTCTTGGGGCTGATCGTCATTCTTTAGATATTCCCTTTTGCATAGAATATTTCGAAAATGACGAGAGAGTTTATCCTTGTGTAATCGAGGATGTGGCTCAAATTCCCAAAGATTGGCCAAAGAAATGGATTAGCGGAAGAAAAACCTGTGCTGGATATTTTCAATTGGCAAGAGTTGAGGCAATCAAAGAGAAGGGTGATGTTCAGGAAGATGGAACGAAAGTAGGGAGATACTGCCACAGACTTAGAGATGTTTGGAGAAGAACGAAATCTGACCGACAGTTTAGAGTTCATATGGGTGGCAGAAGACCGTTAAATGTTCTTCCTCAATATCATCTCAATCATGATAGGGGTGGGCCAAATATCCAAAGGTAAATCATGAAAAAATTAAGATCAGATACTTGTCTTTGTTGTCTTTTTGGTCGTCCAAAAAAAATGTGTAACATGAGCGGAGAACATGGTCCAGATTTTGAAAAGTTAACATGGGATAAGATTGAAATAGACGCAAAAGATACATGGGAACTACCAGATGAGTATACTCTTAAACGTGCCACAATTGAGGTTGTTGCTGGAGATGTCTGTTACTTAATAATTGAAACTTACGGGACAAATGGGGAAAAAGGTAAGGTTGCAAGATTCCCCATATCTCGTTTAGATGTTGATTTTTTAGCAAATGATAGAGAAGAAGCGCAAAAGCTATGGGACGAGCACGTAATAGAGGTATAAGGATGTCCGAACATAGTAATTTCCATGGAGGGAGACTTGATTCTTCATTTCCATCCCCCATTTGCATTTCTGATGGAAGAATATTTGGTAGACAACACTATTCTCAGTTCTACATCCATGGAATGGATATAAAGTGTAATGTAAAAAATGAAGAAATCAGCAATGGAGCGGTTAAATCTATCCGACTCGATGCCTCGGCTGATGAATTCACTAAAATTGTAGTAGAATATTATGTAAAACCATTTAATGGCGAAACAAAAGAAAAAACCTTTCTAGTAACTGGGTTCGATGTTGAGTTTGGTGAAGAGGTTATTGTATAATGAAAAAAAGTTCTTAATGGAGAATATATATGGGAACCAGACGTAGAAGCTTACTTAAAGACGGCAATGATATTAAGACATTCAGGCATCATCGAGATAGACACCTTGGACATTGCGTGTCGAATGAATATTATCAGCAGACTCCATTCTTCTTTACCAGAGAGTGCGCTCAGTTAAATTTGGTTGGTCAATACAAAGGAGCTTCTGCTTTTTTGATTCTTAATGGGCCAAGTTTAGTAAGTGGGATGTATGATCTTGCGGCGTTAAAAAAACCAGGGGTCATCACTTATGGGGTAAACAATGGACCTGCGACTTTTCGACCAACTTTTTGGTCATGCGTAGATGATCCTCAGAGATTTCTTAAATCAATTTGGCTTGATCCAGCAATTACTAAGTTTGTTCCACATGCTCATGCTGAGAAGCCAATTTTTGATAATGATACTTGGTCAGAAATGAAGAAAGAGGGCAAGAAAGTTCTTGTTGGCGAGTGCCCTAATTGCGTTTTCTTTCATAGGAATGAGAAATTTGAGGCAAGCCGTTGGCTTTTCGAAGATAAAATTAACTGGGGAAATAGTGGACAGTATGGTGGAGGTAGAAGCGTTATGCTTCCTGCTGTCAGAATCCTTTTCTTGCTTGGTTTTAGAAGAATTTATCTTTTGGGTGCAGATTTCACAATGTCTGAAGACTACACTTATCATTTTGATGAAAGACGAGAGAAAGGTGCTGTTAACTGCAATAAGAAGACATACAAGATAATGAATACTGAATATTATCCCAAACTTCAGCCATATTTCAAGGAAGAAGGACTTGAGGTTTACAACTGTAATCCTGATTCTGGTCTTACTTGTTTCCCTCACATGCCATTCTCAGAGGCTATGGAAGAAGTGACAGGAAAGTTAGGAAAAGTTGAGGATGAAAGAACTTGGGGCATGTATTGTAAGCCAGGAGATAAGGATAAGACGAAAGATGAGCCAGAAGACGCTCAGAAACCTTATTTAAAGAATCTTGAGAAAAGAGATGAACTTATATCCGCATCAAGAGAAATGACTACTGCCGCTAAGGTTAAGAAATCGCAAGAACCTGTTGTTAGAACTACAGAGATTGAAGAAGTCCCAGAAGTTAAGAAATCTTATCGTGTAGTTTCTGTTGATAATACGGGAGATGACGTTTCTGTTGGGTCCAGTAACCAGAATATCCAAAGGGTCAACACTGATATTAAGACTGTTACTGTTGAACCAAAGATAGAGAAGATTGAAGAAGTTCCTCCGACTCCAAAACCAGTTTCTCAAAAGACAAAAGGCGAGAGGAAATTAATTAAACATTTGCCATTTAGATCATAGGAGAAGTAAAGTGGAAAAAATCAAGTTAGGTATTAATAAAAAGCAGTTGGACGGATATGGTGGTACTCTAGGGATGCCATACCTTTTGAATGCTCTCAAAAACAGTGATCTTTACGACATGTTTTATCATGAGGAAGCATTAAAAGTAACAAGATGGTATCGAGCTACTATATTGCAGTGTGCAGGTAAGAAGATCTATCTTGATTTGTGGGAATATCCAAGTCCATGTTATTCTCTGGGAGTTTACAATTATGATTTTGATTTGATTATCAAAGTCCAAGATTGTCATGTTTCTACTAAACGAGTTCATAGATATATGAATAGAAAGAAGATGATCCCAAAATCTCTTGAGGAACTTCAAGTGTTCAGAGATAAGTTCTGTCCTTGGACATTTTTTCCAAGTCGTTTGTTCACCAAGTTTGTTGGCAGAGAAGAAGAACTTCAACAAGAAGTTGAAATTGATAGACTTGGTTTCTTCTGTGGCAAGAACTGGAAAGCCAGACATAAGCTTCTTCCAGAGTTAGAAAAACAAGGAATTGAGGTCATCAGAAGCGATCAAGGTTTGAAGAAAACCGGAAGACCACTGAATGATGATGAATATCGAGATTATATGGCTAGAAGTAAATATGGTATCGTTCTTGGTGGAAGGTCAACTGTCGTTACTGACAAGAAGAATCGGAGAGAAATCGATTACATGATGATGAAGAAGCCTTTACTGCTTAATTACAAGCCCTATTACTATAATCCACTGGTTGAAGGTAAACATTATATCTATATTGATGAGGATACTGATCTCAAAGACTTAGAAAATCGGTATAATATCAAGGAAATTGCCGAAAACGGCTATCAATGGTACTTGGAAAATGCTACCCCAGAAGGTGCGGCCAAGACATTTAGGAAAATTCTTAAGGAAAAACTCAACATATAATCACAGGAGAAAAGCATGATTATCAAACTGATCCCAGAAACTGAACAGGAAAAACAGAGATCTTCGGAAGTCGAAATCAAAAACGTAAGAGAGTTCTTCATTATGGGGAATAACGTTTCTGATGAAGGTAATTACAATGAGTTCCATGAGTGGACTGGTTCATACCGTTATTTGATGGGCACTCTTCAATACTATTTTGAAGTCATCAATGATGAAAGAAGAGAAGCTCAGAACAGAAGAAAGATGAATTCTACCGTAATGCCTCAGATGCGCATTATTGAGCCTGAGGTGGATGATCCTGATGAAGCTGATGGCGACGAACAAGGTCCAGAAGAAGCAGAAGAATAATGTCTAATTGCGGAGTCGTAAAGCTAGACTCTATGCAAACCAGAGCCGTTAATATCGTCTCAAATTGTGAGGATACGGTATTGGGGGCTTTGGAGACCCTTGTTTCCATTTCAAGAACATGTCAAAACCAAGCGCGATTTTGGGATAGTGGTAGTTCTTATCCCAATTGGATTGATTCATGGTGTACAGTACATGCTAGGGCAACAAGAAGAAGTGGTCATTCAACTGCACTTATGGAGTTTATTGCTAGAAATAGAGTAGATTCTGCTGTGTTCTCGCATAACGCACGACAACTTGAATTTCATAGGAACATGTGCAATGCTACATTAAGAGACCATAGTATTGACCACATTGAGTGGCCTCAAATGACTGAAGCAGATGGCTTCAATATCCACTTTCTCTTATCTTCTCGGTCCTGTTGGGGTCTGGGTTTGGAGCCAACATATGTCTTTGTTGATTGTGCTTCGCACCTTTCAAATGAAGATATGGAGAACATAAAAGAGTTCGCTTCATCTGCTTGCAACAGGCACAGAGAGTTTTTTTTGATTTTTCTTCAATAAAGACGAATTTATTTTCGATTCGAGCTTGAAAAGCCAAATAGATGCCTTATAATAGGGGCAACGTAACTGGAGATATGTTTTATGAAAAAGAGAGTAGAAATAGCCATAGCAGTAGTAGCCGTCGCGGTAGTCGCAGACGGGCAGGGCTTTTCTGCTCTTTCTGGATGATGTAGTTTCCAGAAGTCGGTTTAAGCCCTGTCAGAAATGACAGGGCTTTTTTTGTGATCTTTTACAATTTATTATTGTTGGTTGGGTAGCTTAATTGCGCGGAGCACCGTTTTTACATATCGGAGGATGCAGGTTCGAGTCCTGTCCCAACTACCAAGAACGATGTTTTAACGAACAGAGTTCTAAAACAACTGGAGAAGATGCCCTGCGGAGGGCAAACTGAGCTTGTTATAAGGCTCTCTTCGGCAAACAATTTTAATTGGTTCGACTCCAATCTTCTCCACCAAAGAATGGCAATGTTTCGACATCCATTCAAAAACGGGCAATGCTTAGGTATCCCGTATTTTGGGGCATTAGCTCAGATGGCTAGAGCACCTGCTTTGCAAGCAGGATGTCAAGAGTTCGAGTCTCTTATGCTCCACCAAGACTTATGTGGCCATTTATGTGGCCATGATGTCCGTATAAATGACCAGATACTGGAGACAGACGATGGAAGACAACGTAGATTACAAGAAAATGTTTGAGAAATGCATGGCACAATGGATACATGCAGAAGGCAGTTGTTGGTGTCCAGACAAAGATCGATGGAACTGTAAAAATGACAAGGTTGCATTGACGGATGAAGAAATTGAAATATGGAATGAGACATACGAAAGACTAGAACCGATTTCGGATGTTGTGTTTTTTGAGGATAACGAATTAGGCGTTTAAAACTTGGGGGCGCATGTACCAAGGCTTTGGCGATACTGGTTTGCAACCAGCATGTGGTCGGTTCGATTCCGACCGTCTCCACCAAGTCGTTAATTATCAACGAGTTATGAAACAAAAAGGGCTTATAGTGACTAATGGCTAACACACCTCTCTGGCAGGGAGGAAATCTCGGTTCGAATCCGTGTAGGTCCACCAAAAATAAAGGCTGATTACAGCAAAAAACAGGTTAACGATGCTTACACCATCTAGAAGGTTCAAACCCTTCAAAAAATAAATCAGCTTGTTTGTTGAACTAAAGGAAATTTAGGTTATAATATGAAAGAAGTATTTCGAATATGATTTTACTGGGCAGTTAATTCATTTGGCTAGAATGCCTCGTTTACACCGAGGTCGTGACAGGTTCGAGTCCTGTACTGCCCACCAAAGGGGATGCCATGTCATCGGAAACACCCGTTAGAAGGAGAACGGGCTGACACAATGGACGGCAATATAATAAGAAGCCACTTACCCCAGTGAGCCTCCCCACCTCCCCAAAACTTCTTACCTGTGTGGGGGTACGCAAATTTGGTTAAGCGGCTTGTCTTATAAACAAGTGAATTTCTGTGGGTTCAAGTCCCACCCCCCATACCAAACTCTCTATTTTTCCAAAGGTTTCTCAGATATATATATTGAACTATTTATCAATATTATCTAGAGAGATTTTTTATGGGTAGAGAAAAAATATTTGACGATTATCAAGGAGCATCAATTAAAATAGGTGGGGTTTGTTATAAATGGATCGGTGAAACAACTAGTTCTGTTAATTCAAGCCCAAGCGAAATAGAAGAAGTTTTTGATAATTGTCTCGAATGTGCTATTGAATCAAGTTCATCAGAAAGTACTCAATCATCATCTTCTGAATCAATTGGTAATGTTAGCAGTTCTTCTAGTTCCAATTCTTCAGAAAGTGAAGAAAATGTTTCTTCATCAAGTTCAGAAGGTTGTGCCACTGTTTCAATATTAACCATTGTAGGAAATGTATTAGGCTTTGAATCAACTTCTCCATTAAATACTTTTTCAGGTTTTGTTTGTGTAAATGGAAATGATATTGGAGAGATAAATGTTGGTCTTTGGATTGGTATTTCTTTAGTTGAGCCAGGTGCGGCAAGTAAGTATTCGGTTGGACAAGTTGTAGAGGTTTGTGATGATCCATGTTCAACTTCAAGTTCGTCAAGCAGTTCTTACCCTGAGGGTGATCTTTTTAAAGCATTGTGGGATTCAGGAGAGAATAAAACAGTTCAAATTTACATAGGTAACCCTAACACAACATATATTGATTGGGGTGATGGAAACCAACAAACGGTTACTGGTGGATTTATAATCGAACATATCTATCCTGACGCAGATACCGAGTATGAAATGTCTGTTGACTTCTCTTCTTCTTCTGGTTGGATTTCAGGATGGGGATATGCATCAAAGCTCAAAGAAATTCGACAGTGGGGAACGTATCAGTGGCCTCAGATGGCTAACGCATTTTCGAGTTGTAGTGGCCTTGAAATCACCGCATCTGATGTGCCTGATTTGTCGGCGTGTTCGGATTGTTCATGGATGTTCGCAGGATGTACTGGAATGACAGGCGCAAGCGCAAATTGGAACTGGGACATGAATAGTGTCACTGACTGCTCAGGTATGTTTAATACTTGTCCTTTATTCAATGGCGCGATCCAAAACTTTACAAACATGGGTAACGTGACAACACTGGCAAATATGCTAGGTGCAACTTTAGCCAGTAGAGGCGTATTCAATCAGCCGATAGGGGTGTGGGATACATCAAGCGTTACTGATATTCAACAAGCCATTAGGTTCCAACCTAATTTTGACCAAGACCTCAGCAACTGGGATGTTTCTAACGTCACAGTAATACATGAGTTCATGGCAGAAATAGCTCGTGGCACTCCTTACGATGCCCTGTCTACTGCTAACTATGATGCACTTCTGATTTCATGGGGAGGTCAATCGTTAAAACCTGCCGCAGGAATCCCAACGTTCGGCAACAGTAAATACACTGCGGGAGGTGCCGCTGAAGCAGGGAGAACTGCAATTGGATCAGAATGGGGAGCAGTTTATGATGGTGGAGCAGTTTAAGGAGTAAATTATGGCGAATAAAATATTTGACGATTATCAAGGAGCATCCATTAAGATTAATGGTGTTTGTTATAAATGGATCGGTGAAACCGTAAAACCTATTAATTCTTATCCAATTGAAATCGAAGAAGTTTTTGATTCATGTTTGGAATGTGCTTTAGATAGTTCTTCATCTGAAAGTTCATTGTCAGAATCATCTGAATCTATTGGAGCAGAAAGTTCATCTTCAGAATCTGTTGGTAATGAATCGTCTTCAAGTTCTTATGAGTGTACTAATGGTACTATTCAACATGTACTTGAAAACATAAATGGATTGCAGTTCTCACCACCCCCATTTTTAGGGGTCATTAACGAAGGACCTGTTTGTATAGATGCGATTTACAGTGGTCATTACAGAAACTATGGAGCAGAAGACATCATCACTCTTGACGCTCCACTTGCTTATCAGAATTTCTCAGAAGACCAAGTTGTTGATGTTTGTGAAGAGGCTTGCTTCCCACAAAATGTTTGGGAATATAACCAAAAATCTATTGATGTAACCCCAACAGTTTATGAATATCAACAAGGATCTTTTTAAGGAGTAAAGTTATGAGTTATTATTTTACATCAGATCAAGGAGATGGAGTCTCGTATGATATTGGGGATGAGGTTGTATACCTTGAACGTATTGGTCAAACAACAGGAGTGCCTAGTGCATACCCATCAGGAGTGACAGGAACATCTAATGGGTCTATATTTACATATGCAGATCCACAGGGGAAATCAGACTATGATGGGGCAGAGTATTTGTTGGCGTTTACCAATTACGCTTCTGTCAGTGGTGTTACTGGCAGTTTAAGTACTTTATGGTCTAGTGCTCCCGCAGAGGGAGTTATGAGGATTTGGCATACTGGTAACGCTGGATATACAATGCGAGTAGTTGTTAACGGATCGCAAATATATGCATCATCACATGCAAAATCTTTTACTTTGTCGAGAGGCTTTAATGTTGCGGAAGGCGCTTCAGTAGAAGTTGCTTATGCTCCAACAGTAACTTTTTATGGCGTTATATTGCCATTTAATTATCCATAACAATGAGGTGAATTATGAGTAAACATTATTATTCTTATGTTGGCTCTGCTATTGTCATAAATGACCAAGGAACTCAAAAAGCTTTTGAGTATGTTGGAACTAAAACAGATGGAACTCCTAAAGATGCTAGTTTAAGTTCTGTGATCTATGACAATATATCAGGTTATTCTGCATATATAACAGCAGACAGTCAAGGTAGAACTACATTAACTGCAATAGAACATGCAGTCGCATATTATCTTAGCGAGAATTATTTCTATAAAACTGGAGTTGGTGGGACATATTCAACATTAATAGATTCTGTCCCAAGAGATGGAGTTTTGAGAGTTTGGCATACTGGTAACCTTGGTTACACTTGTAGCATTAAAATCAATAATGTTGAAGAGTATAGAGGTGGAGGAGTACGATCAAAAACTCAATCTGTACCTTTTGATGTGGAAGTAGGTGATTTGGTAGAAGTTGCTTATGCTCCAACAGTAACTTTTTATGGGAATTTATTGCCTACCAATTATCCATAAAGAAAAGAGTAAATTATGGCAAATAAAATATTTGATGATTATCAAGGAGCATCTATTAAAATAAATGATGTTTGTTATAAATTTATTGGAGAAACGACTCAACCATTTAATACAGACCCAAGTGTTATAGGTGGAACTTACGACTCTTGTTTGGAATGTAAATTAGAATCCAGTTCTTCATCATCATCTGAAGCTTATTCGGAATCTAGCTCTACTTCATCATTTGGAGATCCAGAAGTTTATACAATAAAAAACATCGATGGAGATTATTCTTCATTAGCCGCATTTGAAGCGGCTAGAAATACAGACTTTACGGACAGAGGTGTCGTTCTCGGCTTAGTTGATTCAGGGTTTAACGCAGGAACATGTGTAATTAGTGGAGGCACTAATCAAGATGAGAATAATCATCTAAAAATAGCTCCAGCAGATGGCCACAAACATGATGGAACAACTGCCCTCAATGGGGCGTATTGTTCTTCAAGTGGTAGTGTATTTACAATTGTTGACCCATATGTAGAAATTGATGGAATGAGAGTAATCGGGACAAATACATTTGCTACCACATTGTTTGCTCAAGGTGAAGGTCATGCGAATCATTTGACAGTTAAGAACTGCGTATTCCAATTACAGGGAGCTAATAGCGCATTTTGTATATTTATTAATGTCTATAACGTAGATGGTGTATTTAATATTATCAATAATTCATTCTATTGTTCGGGAAGTGAAACAAGAGATGGTGCAGTAGCATTTCAACTTTATGAGAATGATGGCACATATAACTACACTCTTAATACATATAATAATTCTATTTACAACTATGGAACAAGAGGTTTTTACATCCGCACCTTAAATGATGTCACTGTTGATTGGAATTGCCAGAACAACATTAGTATGGATAATGGTGGGGATGATTTTTACACACTTGGAATTATTACAGAAAATGTTGACTATTGTTGTTCTTCTGATACCACAGCGAATTCTTGGTTGGGAAGTGGTAATTTAATAAGTAAATCCAGCTCCGATCAATGGACGACAGTTGGGTCTGATCATAGTGTTAAAAATTCTAGTGCTGACATCTATGCGGCTGGGATAGCTATTTCTGGAGTAGAGACAGATATACTTGGAACAACTAGAAAAGATCCTCCAGATATTGGAGCATTTGAATTAAACACATAGGAGAAATAATATGGCATTAATAGCACTTGTAAATAATGGATTTAGTCTACATGGGGTTCACGAGAAAGGAGATATTATTATAGTTAAACTTGATGATTCACCTTGGGGAATTCAAGAAGATAAAGAATTTATTCGAATTCATTTAGATGATCCTGATTTGGAATCTCAATTAATGAATATGAGACTAAATGGAGAGGATCACCCACAAATTGTCTATCCATACGCTGTTTTTGATGGAGATGAAATGACCAAAATTAGCTATAGAAAGTTTGATGTAGACAATATTGATGGAGAGGTTCTTCAAATAATTGGTGCAACAAAAGAAGAATTAGAAGATAATATAACTCCAGTCGAGCCTTTACAAGCAAGTGTAAACAGCCCTCAGTTCAAATTAACAGATCTAACAGAATAACTTGATTTTCCTATAATAAATGGTATAATGATCGTTGTAACCTCAGGAGGTTTATTATGAAAGAACAAATTGTACTCGAACTCAAAGCTGGAGAAGGTGGAGAAGACTCCAAACTTTTCTTAGTAGACATGGTAAAAATGTACCAAGGGTATTGTAAGGCAGAAGACATCTCCATGGATTGTCTTTAGCCATTCTGTTTCTTCATATTCATTCCTGTTGTCAGGCAAAAATCTCACCAATAAGTTCTCTTTAGAAAGCGGCATACATCGCGTTCAGAGGTGTCCCCCCACAGAGTCAAAAGGTAGACGACATACCTCTACTATTGCTGTTGCAGTTCTTCCATACACAGAATGTTACGAATATCAGTTAAATATGGCTGATTTCGAAATTGAATGTTTCTGTGGTGGAGGTCCTGGTGGTCAACATAGGAATAGAACTGCCTCTAATGTCAAGATAACTCATAAGCCTACTGGCATATCTGCTTGCGCCAATACCAAGAATCAGCACAGAAACCGTCAAATAGCTCTCTCAGTCGTTACTAGCCGTATTAACGCCATGCAAGGCGCAAAGGACCATAACGATCATAATAATAAACGTAGAGAGCAAATAGGAGACATGGGCAGAGGGACCAGGGTTAGAACCTATAATTTCATTGAGAGTAGAGTTAAGGACGAAAGAATAAAGAAAAAGTTCAGACCCCAAGATATTATGAAAGGGAAATTGAACCTGATCTATGATGAGTATTCCAAAATCAGCAAGGGGTTAAGAGGGTAAATCTTGAAATAAATATCGAGACAATCAAAACTTTTTATACTAATGTCAGTCAAGATATTTCAAGATTACCAAGGCTCTTCTGTTAAAATCGATGGGCAGTGTTATATATTCGTTGAGGAAACTACCGAAGCAATTAATGCTGACCCATCTGAGATTGGTGGAATTTACGACTCTTGTCTTCAATGTGAATTAGAGTCTAGTTCTTCAAGTACTTCTAGTTCTTCGGAAAGTTCTGAGAGTTTCAATAATGTTTCTTCCAGTAGCTCTTCCTCAAGTGGTTTCTACCCATATGACATCAACAACCTTTATGCTTGGTATGATGCATCAGATTCTAATACGATTACAGAGTCAGCAGGATCTATTTCCCAAATTGATGACAAATGGACTGGAGGGTGGGATTTAACTCAAGGGACTGGAACCAAACAACCTCAATATCTTTCTTCTGGTTTTAATGGCCTTGGCTGTATGTTTTTTGATGGAGTTGATGATGATATGGAAAACTTATCTGCAAGTCCATCAGGAGCATTTACAATTTTTATGGCTGTTACTGCGTTCTCTCCATTTGACACTAATGATGGTATATATAGTAGTCATAATGTATTTAATTTTGCTGGAGCATTACAGTTAAGTTTTGCAGGGTCAGCTAATATGGACTATAGATATCATGATGCTACCACAACTCAAAGGCAGATAACATATGGAAGTCCAGTTAATAATACTAGATATCTTTTTACAGCTTGGAATACAGGATCTCAACAAAAAGCCTTTTTAAACGGTAGTCAAACAGGCTCAACTAGAAATGATACTTTTAGTCTTTTTTCAAGTAGAATTAGATTAGGAGTTAATCGAGGGAACAATGCTTATGCCAGGTTCTATTGTGGAGAAGTTGTTATTTATGATAGAGATTTAACAGATGGTGAAAGAATTACTGTTGAAAATTATTTAATGGATAAGTGGGGAATCTGATGTCAGTTAAGATATTTCAAAATTATCAAGGCTTTTCTGTTAAAATCGATGGGCAGTGTTATATATTTGTTGAGGAAACAACTGAAAGTATTAATGCTGACCCATCTGAGATTGGAGGGACCTATGATTCTTGTTTGGAGTGTACTCTAGAAAGTTCATCAAGTTCGTTGGATTCAAGTTCTTCTTCCAGTTCGAGTGGTTTCTTCCCATATGATATTGCAGACATTCAATTGTGGCTTGACGCGGCTGATTCTAATACCATAACAGAATCCTCTGGCAGTGTTAGTCAATGGGATGACAAATCAGGTAATGACAATGATGTTACTCAAGGGACTGGTTCGTTACAACCAACCTATCAAACAAATGTTCAAAATGGCAATAATATTATTAGATGGGATGGGGGAGATTACATGGATAAAGATCCATATACATGGCCTCAAGATGATATAACAATGTTCATCGTTCAGAAAAGAAGCGTAACTACAGCAAGCTATCCAATTTTTTCAAATCCAAGAGAAGTAAATAGAATTGGATGTCACTTGACGTGGAGTACTGGTGATGGGTATTTCGATTTTGGAGAATGGAGTGCTGGAGGAAGGTGTCAGTGGTCTTGGACTGGAGGTAATAACTGGAATTATTTTACCATGAGGAATGAAGATGGTGTTGGCCAGAATGTTTGGATGAATGGAACCTCCCAGTTCAGCGACTTAACAACAAATGATTTTGCCAACCCATCTAATTATAGTTTGCGTATTGGGGAGACTTTTAATGGTGATATTGGAGAAATAATAATATACAATAGAGCTTTAACGACTAGTGAGAGATTACAAGTGGAAGATTATTTGTCTGATAAGTGGGGCATATAATGGATGATAAAATCTTACAAGAATATCAAGGTCCTTCAATTAAGATAAACGGAGAGTGTTATCTTTTTGTAGGAGAAACAACTGCTCCAGTAGATACCGATCCATCAGAGGTAGGTGGGACTTTTAGTTCGTGTTTAGAGTGTGCTCTAGAATCAAGTTCTTCAGACAGTTCTGAAAGCATAGGAAATACTTCTTCTTCCAGTTCGTCATCAAGTGGCTTCTTCCCATATGATATCCCAGGCTTGTCTTTGTGGTATGACGCATCTGATACGGACACTATAACCGATTCAGGTGGATTTGTTAGTCAATGGGATGATAAATCAGGAAACAATTTCCATGTAACTCAGGGAACTGGGTCGAATCAGCCTCAAACAGAATTGGAAACTCAAAATAATCTTAACACTTTAACTTTTGATGGTTCAAATGATTTTCTGCAAAGGAATTCTATTAATGTTACAGATATGGAGTGGGTCTTTGCGGCAGTCATTGTAAAGTCTGGTCAGCCAAATACTGGATGTTGTAGTGGTTTGGTCTCAAATGCAGGCGATAGAGGTAACATTCGACTAGCTAGTGGAACTGTTGCGGCTTGGAGACCAACAAATGATGCCAATGATTTTTGTTATACAGATGGTGATTTTGAAGTTAATGGAGTTGCATCAGCTAGTTTTACTTTTGATCAGATACAAGTTTCTAAGTTTCAGAGAGGTTCAACAATTGCAGGATCAGTTTATAACAACATCCGTATAGGTGGTGATCCTATCTCAGGGAATGTTAGGTATTTAAAAATGGCTCTTTGCGAATTGATTTTCTATAACGAAGATTTGACAAGTTCTGAGCAAGATACTGTGATTAATTATTTGAATAATAAGTGGGTTCCATAATGTCAGTTAAGATATTTCAAGATTATCAGGGGGCTTCAGTTAAGATAGATGGACAATGCTATTTATTTGTTGAAGAGACAACTGAAGCAATTAATGCAGATCCATCTGAAATAGGTGGGGTTTTTGACTCTTGTCTTGAGTGTACATTGGAATCAAGTACTTCTAGTTCCTCAGACAGTTCGGAGAGTTTTAATAATGTTTCTTCTAGCAGTTCTTCATCAAGTAGAGGGTTTAATCCATTAGATGTCAGTCCTGTTGGTTGGTGGGACGCAACAGATTCTGACACCATAACGGATTCAGGTGGAAATGTAAGTCAATGGGACGACAAGTCTGGGAATAATTATGATGTAACTCAAGGAAGCGGATCAGATCAACCAATTACAGGAACAAGAAATATAAATGGGTTAAATATTCTAGATTTCCCACAAAAAGAATTATCTATAAATTCAAGACTTGGTCTTGGAGCTAACCCTGATGTTATGATTGCCGTAGTCATAGTGGTTGATAGTAGTGTAACTTCAGATGATCGTTGGTGTGGTTTTAGTGGAAATGTCACAAATTCAATTAAGGTGTCTGTTGGTTCTGATGGATGGGCTTGGAGATATAATAATGGTAATGACAAATATACACCAGTAACTCTTAGTACCCCTACCATAACTGTAATGACAAGACCTCAGGGTGGGACATATGGAGATGCTAGATGTTTTGTGAATGGGGTTGAGCAAGCTGAGTCTGTTCAAACGAACCCAACTTCTATTCCCAATGATACAACTCAGTTATTTGAGATCGGGGATGGAGATGTTGGGGGAGGAAATAAACGTTTTGATGGAGCTATTGGGGAGTTAATAGTTGTTGAAGACGAGACTTTGGATACAAGACAAAAACTCGAAGGTTATTTGGCCTGGAAATGGAGTCTAGAAGATAATTTACCATCAGATCATCCATATAAAGGAGCGCCACCATAATGGAAGATAAAATTTTACAACAATATCAGGGACCTTCAATAAAGATAAATGGAGAATGTTATCTTTTTGTAGGGGAAACGACTGCTCCAGTTGACACTGACCCTTCAGAGATAGGTGGAACTTACGATTCTTGTTTAGAGTGTGCTTTAGAATCTAGCTCTTCAGAAAGTTCTGAAAGTTTTAACAATGTATCTTCATCAAGTAGCTCATCAAGTAGAGGTTTCACCCCAGCAGAATTGACATTGCTAGGTTGGTATGATGCGGCTGATACAGATACCATTACTGATTCTGGAGGGAGTGTTAGTCAATGGGATGATAAATCAGGAAATGATTATCATTTAACTCAAGGAACTGGTGCCGAACAGCCAACTACTGGTGCCACAACGCAAAATGGCTTAAATGTAATAGACTTTGATGGAGATGACAGTATTGCTATCGGGTCGGGTGCTTATCTACAAAACGTTCCTTCTGCTATGATTTTAACTGTTCACAAGAAGGATGTTATTACTGGGACAAATATTCTATTTGAGGTTTATCAGAATAGTGGTTCCACAAGATTAAAGCATCAGGTTGAAGCTGGAGACCTGGGTACTGCTGGTAGAAGATTAGATAGTGATTCCTATTTAGAAATTTTTTGGCAAACAACCGATACAGACCCACATATGTTTGTTTCTATTGCAGATTGGGCTAATGCACAAGTATATTCGACTTATGACGGAACGCTTTCTGGGCCAACAGCATTTCAAACCGCAGGAAATACTTCAAATACCGCTTCTCAAGGAATGGGAGTCGCTGACAGAGCAACCGAACGTTTGGATGGATACATTTGCGAGATAATCGTTATTGAGAACGATATAACAACTGACACCAGACAAAAATTAGAAGGCTATCTTGCTTGGAAATGGGGGCTAGAAGATAATTTACCGTTAACACATCCATACAAAGGAGCGGCACCATAATGGCAGATAAGATTTTACAAGATTACCAAGGGCTTTCAATTAAAATAAATGGAGAATGTTATCTTTTTGTAGGAGAAACCTTGGCCCCAGTTGATACTGATCCATCTGAAGTAGGTGGAACTTTTGATTCTTGTCTAGAGTGTGCTCTAGAATCAAGTTCTTCAGAAAGCTCTGAAAGTTTCAACAACGTATCTTCAAGTAGTTCTTCGAGTTCAGATGGATTTATGCCGTCCGATATATCAAATTTAGTTCTGTGGCTTGATGCAGACGACTCTGATACGATTACTGAATCAGGAGGATTCGTTAGTCAATGGGACGATAAATCAGGGAATGAAAACCATGCGGCTCAAGGTACGGGTACTGATCAACCCACATATGTCTCAAATGCCTTAGATGGAAAATATGTCGTTAGATTTGATGGAGTTTCAGACATATTGGTTGTTCCAGACGATGACACTTTAGACGGAACTTCAGGATTAACAATATTGGTAATGCTAAAACCAACTTTAAGTGGAGATCCAGATGGCATTATCGCTAAGCGCACTGGTTTTGGCGAATTCGGGGAATACGCTTATGGCATGTTCTATTGGAATGATAGTTATGTATATATCGATATTAACGGTATTGGGGATAGGTGGGATTCCGATCCTCAAACTTTCAGTAGTGGAACGGTTTATATGATGGAAACAGTATTTGACGGATCTTTGATCGCTTCTCAAAGATCAAAATTGTATGTGGACGGTAGCTTAAGTAAAACAAGTACAGAAACTAGCACATCTATTCCGAACTATAGCTCTACACTTACCTTGGGCGCACTGAATGAGGGATATAGTAACTTCATGCAAGCAGATTATGCAGAGGTTCTTGTTTATAGAAAGGCACTAACAAACACAGAGCGTCAAGAGGTTGAGGGATATCTCGCTTGGAAGTGGGGCCAAGAAGGAAGTTTACCAACTGGACATCCATATAAGAGTAGTCCACCATAAAATTCATAAAGGATTTTCTTTGTATAATTAGAAACAAAAATATTAATCAAAATTCAAAATTAGAGGATTAAAAATGTTAAATGATACTCAACTTGAAGATGTAAAAACTAAACTTGAAGGCGGAAGAACTTTACAGGACATCGTTACAAACGATTATCCTGATGAAAAGCCTGGTAGAGTAAGAAGAGATTTGATCGCCAAATATACTGCTCAAGTCATCAGACCAATTATTAGACAGGCTCAATTAAGTCAATTGACGGTTGAACAGTTAAATGACAGAATCACTTTAATGCAAGGTAGGATTGATGCCCTTACAGCCCTTAGAGATTCTAAACTCTAAACTCTAAACTCTAAACTCTATCAATAAAACACTAATTTAAAGACCATAGGTATCTATGGTCTTTTTTGTTGTGGCTCTTGGAATATGTATTTTTGAAGTTATAATAGTATTAGAGAATTTATAGGGGGTTCGGGGAATGAAACAAGAACTAACTCAAAAGGAACAAGAATATTTCGTAAAAATTATTTCTAAGGCCAAAGACAGGTTGCCTTACCCAATTGCTGACCCTTCAGGTGTGAAGATATATTGGAATGAGAAATATGATGCTAATAATGGTATATTAGGCAGTTTTGATTGGAAGAAACCATCAGAGATAAACCTAATTCATTATGGGAAAGATGCTCCAGAGATGCTCGTGAGTGTTGTCGCCCATGAATTGCATCATAAATGGCAATTTGGAAAGTATGGCGTTTTATATTTTATAATGGCCATACCTTTGCTTAGAGAGTTTCTGTTGGAGAAAACGGCAGATAAGGTCGAAAAAGCAATGGATGAATTAATGGAAGATGAAGAATTCATAAAGGAGATACAATGAGAGTTTTTATCCTGGAAGATGACCCAAGAAGAATCGCAATTTTTAGAGAGCATTTACCATGTCAGTTAGACATTACTGACCAAGTTGACCTTGCAATGGAGTGGCTAAATACCAATAAGTATGACTATATTTTCCTAGATCATGATCTTGAGGGAAGACAGTATGTAGATAGTGATGAATTTAATACTGGGGCTACTGTTGCAAGACGACTTCATGAGACTCCAAATAAGAAATTATCTATCATTGTTCACTCATTAAATTTGCGTGGAGCAAAGGTTATGATGAGGGAAATGAGGAATAAAGACATGGAATGTCACTATTGCCCTTTTGGGGGTTCAAAGTTTGCTGACGTTATCGAGAAAACAAAGAAAAGGATTAAACTAATGGCTGGTACAAATGAGGAAGAGGAAGCTGTTAGGGGAATTGGAGAGAATCGCCAAACATAATTATCACGTAGAGAGTTTACTAAAATTGTATAAAGGTGGCTATAAGCCTTTGGATCAAGTAATGCTTGAAATGATTTCGGTCATGGCCTTCGACACTTATTCCCTTAGAGAGTCGTTAAATAGGGAACGATCCAAAAAATAATTGCAGGTATTTGGGTATAGCACAAAGAAAAATATTTCGAAACAAAATGTGCTGGAATCCCAATTATGTCAAGCAAAGTATTTGATGATTATCAAGGATCATCTATAAAGATAGATGGTCAATGTTACAAATTCTCTGGTGAAACAACAAAACCAAGAAATGCTTTCCCATTTGAGATTGAGGGTACTTTTGATTCCTGTTTGGCTTGTGAACTCGCAAGCTCTTCCTCCGAGAGCCTTTTGTCTGAATCTTCAGAGTCTTTTGGTGGAGGATCATCTTCTTCAGAATCTTTGGCCGCACCATCTTCTTCAAGCTCTATTGAATGTGTTAACGTAACAATTGGTGGGATATCAGAAGTTAAAAATACCCTTTGGTTTTCTCCACCAACTCTTTTTGGCAATATCTCAGAGGGAACTGTCTGTATTAATGGATTTGATGAAGGGACTTATACAAATTGGGGTAGTGAGGATGCAATTGTCTTAGCAACTCCAGGAGCATATCTAAATTACACAGAGGGAGAAGTAATAGAAGTATGTGAAGGAGGGTGCAATTCTTCAGAGTCTAGCAGTTCATACTCCGAAAGTTCATATTCTGAATCATCCAGTTCATATTCTGAATCTTCATACTCTGAATCTTCCAGTTCATACTCTGAGAGTTCATACTCTGAATCTTCCAGTTCTGGTTTACCTCCAGATAGTTCCTCAAGTTCTTCAGAAAGTGATGGACCTCCATTGCCCAAAATTATGTGTGGGGGGAATTCAGATCCTAGAATGAAAGTTACTCTTTGTTGGACTGGAACGGCAAACAGCATTAACTGGTTGCATGATGGGACAGGATTCGTCTCATGGTACAATGGAGAATCAAAAATAATATGTCCAGGTACGTATAGCAATAGTCCAGCAGAATCTTGGAATAACACTTATAATGGATCAATGCAATTAAGAATTGGCGGATCTTATTCCACATTTCAAAAAGTTGCTTGTTATTTAAGAAGCAATATTTACCATCATGTATGGATCAATTTGGGAACAAACTCTCAATATAACAACAGGATTTCTGCTGGAGTTTATGTAGGTACACTAACTTCAACCACAGTTATTCCCAATAGCAGTTTTACATTCGTTACATTTGATGCTTCTAGTTTGGGGTCATATGGTAATTTGACCATTAAGTGGGATGCACTCCAAGCTAATGGTGTTGGAACTGATACTTGGGCAGGATGGAAAGGTGCGCCATCATACGTTCCTACTGTTGGAAACGAGACTTGTCCATAATTTCAAAAAAAATCTCAGTTGCGCTTGAAAAGCTCCAAACATAGCTTATAATAGGGGTAACTTGAGCGAGTTTAATGAACAATGCTCATAAACTTCAATTAAATGAAGATAAGGAATTTTAAAAATGTACGCTACAACCAAGACAACTAAAACAACCAAAACCACGAAGAAACGCGTGGCTTCGGGAGGTTTGTTGTCTTGACCTGAACGTAAAGATACTGACCAACCCGAAGTCCGATAAAGACTTCGGGTTTTTTTGTGCCTATGCATCCATAGTTCAATGGTAGAATTCCTCCATGGTAAGGAGGGGGTTATCGGTTCGAGTCCGATTGGATGCTCCAGAATGATCTTTGAAAATTTAAGTAAGATGCCCTTGTAGTTTAATTGGCAGAACTATCCCCTCGTAAGGGATTAGTCCCAGATCGTTGCTGGGCAAGGGCTTATGACGCCGCCTTAGTATAAAGGATTATTATCTCTGTTTTGTACTCAGAGGATGTCGGTTCAATTCCGTCAGGCGGCTCCAAGAGAGTTTAAAAGCATATTGTTAAGTCTTCGAAGTAGATATGCTCTCTCACTTTGGACCTGTAACTCAGAGGCAGAGTCGCGGACTTTTAATCCGTTGGTCGAGATTTCAAAATTCTCCAGGTCCACCAAAAATGGGTTGGTAACTCAGTTGGATAGAGTCGCGGATTCTTACTCCGTTGGTCGTGGGTTCAAGTCCCACCCAGCCCACCAAATTTGAACCATAAAAGTCCAATTTCTCAAAGGATGTTGCTATACTTATCTAGAAATACATAACAATACAACTAAAAAGGAGTGTTGTTATGCCTAGATACAATTGGATTGAAATTCAGAAGTTTTATGACGAAGGACATACATGGAGAGAAGTTATTGAGGAATTTGGAGTTAGTATGGCGGCAATTACGTCTGCCAGAAAACGAGGAGATTTTGTATCAAGAGAAAGATCGAGTGCCATGAAATTAAGTTGTAAACTAAAACCCAGAAAACTGTCAGAGAAAACAAAAGAAAAGATTAGTAAGGCAAGAAGAAAGTTTCTTAAAGAAAATCCAGATAAAGTCCCGTATTTACTTAACCATCATAGCAAAGGAATGTCGTACCCAGAAAAATATTTTGAGAAGTTATTTAGAAATGAGAATATAGAGTTAATATACCATCACAGAGTTGGCACATATCAACTCGATTTCTCTGATCCAATAAGAAAAATAGACATAGAAATCGATGGAGAGCAACATTATTGCGATGAAAAAATAATAAAAAGTGATAAGCGTAGAAATAAATATTTGGAAGACAATGGATGGTTCGTATATAGAATCAGGTGGTCTAAATACAATAAGCTTGACAAAAAGCATAGAAAAATGGTTGTTGCCCAGATCAAAAATGTCATTAAGGACAAATGTGCAAACTGTAAAATTGAAACAACCATAGAGGAATATGTTAAAAAGCTAGAGGAAGAAAAAACAAATAGATGTGTAGATTGCAACAAAGCAATTGAGCATAGAAGCACCAGATGTACTTCATGTAATGGTAAGTTGCCAAGTCGTCGTAAGGTTCAGAATCGCCCATCTAAAGAAGAGCTAAAAGACATGATAGATAAGATGACTTGGGTTGCTATTGGTAAAAAATATGGGGTAACATGTAATACAATTCGTAAATGGGCGAGAAGTTATGGAATAATTTAATTGGAGTCGTAACCGAGTGGCTGAAGGTACTTGACTTTTAATCAAGAGAGCGCAAGCTCCGCGCAGGTTCGAATCCTGTCGGCTCCACCAATATTGCTATGTGGGTAATATTTCCAATTAAAAATATATCCCATATAGCAATTCAAGCCCCCATTTTTTGGGGGCTTTTTTGTAGGTATTCCCTTCCTGATTTTTGAATTAATAACAAAACTCTAAAGGAGAGAAAAAATGGGAATGCTTTATTATGTATGGGATGATGAGAATGTTGCAATTGCGGCTTTAAACGCTTTGAATAATTCTCCACAATTCCCAGTAATAGGAAATAAGAATGGAAAGCCTGCTCCAGAATCGCAGGCAACAACTAAATGGGCTGATGCCCCAAAAGAAATGATTGATGGCCGTTGGGCTGTTTTAAAGATTCCAGATGAACGTATGGATTTTTTAAATGTTCCATTGGAGCAAAGACAAGCATTTCTTAATGCATTTAACCCATCAATTGAAGAATTAGACACAGACGATTTTCCTGCTCCACCTGAAGAGCCTTATTAAAAATGAGAGAGATTTATTTCCATAATGGTCGTCATTTAGGAGATTGTGTCTATCAGATTCATTACATGAGAAACCTTTGCATTCAGAATGATGATGTAAATTGTATTTTCTATGTAATGAAAAAGTACAAGAAAGAACTTCAGTCACATATTGTTGGTTTGGAAGATCGCATTAAACTGGGGACAATGCAAGCAAGAAGACGGTATGAAAAATCAACAGGGAACAAAACTGTTAACACCTGGTATGCGAGTATACCATTCAAACGAAAGAGATATAAGGGTGCTTTTTGTTTGAATGAAATTTACCTTGACTATTTTCAATTGTTGTCAAAGGAAATTGGAGTTCACTGTCCTTTTACTAAGGTTGATGATATATTGATGAACAACCCATCGATTTTAGAAAGAGCGCATAAAGATATCCCAGAAGATTTCGACATATTGTTGGTCAACTCAAGGGCATGTAGTGGTCAATACAAGAAACCAGCCAGTACTTTTGATACTTTTGTAGATAGACTAAAAGATCGTTATAAGATCATAGTAACAAGACATCTTGATAGTGGTGCCGCCCCATGTACTTTGGATTACGGTTTAAATTTAATGCAAATTGGTAATATCTCCACGAAAGTCAAGTATGTTATTGCGATTGCCACTGGTCCTATTATTCCTTGTTTAAATAAGTGGAGTATAGATACGGTTCAGAACTGGGCAATTTTAAGTAATCGATCAACATATAATTATCGCGAAAACATGTCTCGTTACACAGGGATTATGAAAGTTATTAAGTCAGACTTCTTTAATGAGGAGTAATTTAGTAGTTTTTTGCTTTTGGAAAAGGTTTCTTGTTGACAAAACGCGAATTTATTAAGAACGTGAATATCAATTATAGTCAGAGGATTGTAAAAAACATTCTAAAAATTAATCTGTTAAATAATTGTTGCATATGATTTTGGAGATAATAACATGTCTTTCCCCCAGCTAATCGCTATTGATTTTGGCGATGAAAACGCTAATGGTATTTATGAGTTAAGAGGAACTCATGATGGCCAGCCGTTCTACATCAAGAAAGACACAGACATCGTTACGGGCGAAGTTACTCCTAAAGTTTACATTTTGATATTCCATTATGAGTATGGTGGATATTGTTTTTCTCCTGCTTGGTATATCATAGAAATCGTGAGAATTCAGGTTGGAGATGCTGATCCTTTCATCACAAAGCCCAACCCACCAATCAAAAGGTATGTACCCAAATATAGAACTGTAACAACGAATTTATTTGACAACGAATGGATTCCGTTAAGAGATCCTACTTCTGGGGAACAAGAAACTGGTTATATTGTTGTTTATGATTCAAGTTCTTCAAGTTCGAGTGAAGAGTTGATATCAGATGAGTCTAGTTCTTCAGAGAGTTTTAATAACGTATCTTCATCAAGTTCTTCAACTACATCAAGTTCAAGCTCCTCTTTAGACTCAAGTTCAAGTACATCATCTGAGGGCAATAGCGAATCAAGTAGTTCAGAAAGCGAATCTTCGGCCTCAGAATCAAGTAGTTCAGAAAGCGAATCTTCATCCTCTTCTGAAGACTATTCTGAATCCTCAAGTTCTGAGTCTGAAAGTTCTGCAAGTGAGTCTGAAAGTTCTGAGTCTGAAAGTTCTGCAAGTGAGAGTTCTCAAAGCGAAAGTTCACAATCAGAGAGTTCAAGTAGTCAATCTGAAAGTTCACAGTCAGAGTCATCACAGTCTGAATCATCACAGTCTGAAAGTTCCAAGTCTGAATCATCACAGTCTGAAAGTTCGCAAAGTTCAAGCTCTCAGTCGGAGAGTTCAGAGTCAAGTAGTTCAGAGAGTGAATCTAGTAGTTCGGAATCTGAGTCAAGTAGTTCGGAATCTGAGTCAAGTTCGTCTAAGTCCGAATCAAGTTCTTCTCAAAGCGAATCTTCTGCAAGCGAAAGTTCCCAGTCTAATAGTTCGTCCAGTTCTGCTGTTATTTTAGATTCAGAGTCTAGTTCTTCAACTAGCTCAGAGAACTACAGTGAGTCATCAAGTAGTTCAAGTTCTTTGGATGACACAGAATGTCTCAAGCCATTAACTATTGAAGTAGAATATATTGAGGGTGGTTCAGATACATTCACATCTAATAGTGTAGATTATAATGGGAATGGCTATTTTACTTATAATTTTGATTCCGCAGTCATCCCATCAACACAAACAGTTGTATCATTTGTTATTAATAAGAACAGGTTAGATACATCTCAGAATTTAGGAATAACAACTAGAATGACTAGAAGGAACAGTACGTTTGAAACAACATATGTTGCTTCATATCTTGATTTCTTATCATCGGGGGATGATGCTAGGTATTCGCTTGTTAATTTTGATTTTATAGAGGAATTCAATTCAGTTAGGTTCTATTGCACAAATGCTATGGTAAAGAGTTCTAGCTCAGAATCGTTTAATAATGAGTCTTCATCATCGACTTCAAGTAACTAAAGGGAAAATACAAAATGGGTTGTGCAGATTTCGAACATAATTTTGACTTGAATATAAATGACGTTCGCGTTTATTATGCTTGGGTTTTCATGGATAGATATTTTCCAAATCCAACATTATCCCAAGTTCAAGATTTCATTGACGCTCAAACAGCTTCAGGTGTTTGGCCATCAATAACCGCAGATATACTTCCTGAAATCCCTGATGCTGATTTTGATGGTAATGGAAGTAGGACAATCAATGATGTCCGTTGTTATTTTGCATGGGTGTTCACAGACCTTACATTTCCTGATCCAACAATACCGCAAGTTCAGGCGTTTATTGATGCTCAGACAGCAACAGGTGTTTGGCCTTCAATAACTATTGTTCGTCTTCCAACTCTGTGTGAAAGTAGTTCTAGTCACAGTAGTTCAAGTTCTTCTTCTGAAGAGTACTCTGTAAGTTCTGTCAGTTCGGATAGTTCTCCAAGTTCGTCAAGTTCGTCTGAAGAGTATTCTGACAGTTCACAATCTGACAGTTCATTGTCTGATTCAAGTAAGTCTAGCCAAGGCTACTCTGACAGTTCACAATCTAACAGTTCACAAAGCGTTTCAAGCGAATCTAGCTCAAGTTCCGAAAATTATTCTGACAGTTCACAATCTGATTCAAGTAAGTCTAGTTCTTCTTCTGAACAATATTCTGAATCATCTCAGAGTTTGAGTTCAGAATCTTCTAGTTCTTCTTCTGAAGGTTATTCCGAAAGTTCACAATCTGAAAGTTCAGAATCTTCCAGTTCTAGTTCATCGATAGACTCTTCAAGTTCTTCAAGTTCTTCAAGCTATGGTAATATTGAATTTACAATGTGCTCTAATCCAAGGAGTTTCAGTCAAGCTACGGCAAGAGCCGTCCCAAGATCTCCTGAATATGATAGTCAGGAAGAAAGAGATGCCAATGAATTGTATGTTGCTGAAATAGCGCCAAAAGCTAATGTTGTTATGGCCATGGCAGGAACTAAGATTGTTGATGGTGTAGATACTGGAGAACCATGCGTAGTTGTCGGTGTAGAGAGAAAAGTTGATATTTCTGAGCTAGACGAAAATGATCTTATTCCAGAGCGTTTGTCAACTAACACCAAAACAGATATTATTGTAGTTGAGAAACTGTTCGCTCATGGAAGTTGTAAAGATGGTGCTGGTGGCGGATGTCCTCCTCATGATGAAAAGTACAGACCACTTCAAGGAGGAATTAGTGCCATAGAGGAAAGTGGAACAGCATGTACTCTTGGAGCTATTGTAAAAGATACTACAGACGATTCATTGGTCGCACTTACTAATAATCACTGTGCTGGCCTGAAATATGATCCTGATTATAGAACTCCTTATTCAACAACTTATTTTTTCCTTGATTTCAGTACAGGGGAATCTTGGGGATATAGCCATTATCATTTAGTTACAATAACTGGGCAACAGGCTGGGAATTTGATAGATGGGATATCTTCTAGTGTTGTTGTTTCATCTGGAGGATCGTTGTTGTCAGGTGGCGATCCAGATACTACGAATCCTCATACTCATAGTGTTACAGTCATTTACAGTGGAGGAGAGTTTAGCTTTTCGAACATATCAAGTAACCACAGTGACCCTCATGTTTATGAGGAAGCCTTCCTTGGAGAAGAGGGTAGTACCGATACAACTGGTTTGTGGATGTTACAGCCATCTCCAAATGATGGAGGTGTCTCTCCTACTGATAGAGCGGGTCAGGTGAAAAGAGCCGTAGCTATGAAGTTCGGAGGAAGCGGAGTTGCTAGTAATTCAGTAGACTGTGCGATTTTCTCAGTTGATGTTGACGATGCGGCTACTAATATCCTTGAAGTTGGACATGGTCCTTTCGCATTTTCCAATAAATCTGAATACAATATTGGGGACCAAGTTTACAAGAGTGGCAGAACAACAGGAATTACTCCACCTCCTTTTGCAACATTGACCCAGAAGTTTACTGCGGCAACAGTCAATTATGGAGATGGGTCTGGAACCAATTTACAGGCATATTTTACTGACCAAATATTATATAGTGCTGATACAAGAATGGGGCAGGGAGGAGATTCAGGTTCTACTGTATTGATTGAAGTCGGTGGAGAATTAAAGATTGTAGGATTGAATTTTGCAGGACCATCTAGTGGATTGTATGGTCTTGGATGTCCAATAGAAGACGTTGTTACGGCACTCGATATCGATGAATGGAACGGAAATATAGTTGTTCCATATACCGAAGCAGAATTTATCAGCGTAAATGGAGTCTGTTACCAAAGAGTTGGTTTGGTAGACAAGCCAATTACTCATAACATTGACAGTATTTATAACAATTGTGAAGAATGTGCGAATGCTAATTACAGCAGTAGTTCAAGTAGCTCAAGTAGCTCAAGTATTGACTCATCTAGTTCATCGTCATCTGGAGGATATTCTGTTAGTTCCGTTAGTTCTGAGTCAAGTTCAAGTTCTGAACAATATTCAGAAAGTTCAAGTTCCGAGAGTGAGTCTTCTTCCTCTAAGTCTGAGTCTTCCAGTTCTCAATCTGAGAGTTCTCAATCTGAATCCAGCAGTTCTCAGAGTGATAGTTCTCAATCTGAAAGTTCCCAAAGTGAGTCCAGCAGTTCTCAATCTGAGTCATCACAATCAGAGAGTTCTCAATCTGAATCGTCTCAGAGCAATTCAAGTGATTCAAGTAGCTCTAGTTCTTCATCTGAGCAATATTCAGAGAGTTCATCGAGTTATTCAGAGAGTTCGTCCGAGGGATATTCTGATGATAGTTCATCGAGTTCACTTGACGCACAATGTTTGAAACAACTATCCGTTCTTCTTACTTATTTGGAGCCAGGATCTGAAACTGAGGAGATAGCTTCTGATAGCGTGTCATTTAATGGGGGAGATAGTTTCACATACAATTATAATTATGATATAAGTCCTGTCAAGACGGTAGCGGCAGTGCATATACCAATTAATAGGATAGACCCTGTAGAGAATCCTAGTATCACAGCAAGAATGACACTTGTTAATCAAGGTGGTCCAACGAATTTTACAGGTTCTTATTTGGGAGGGACGGTCCCAGGATATCATACTTATACGATTATTAATTTCTTCCAGATTGAAAGTTTTGAAGATATTGAGTTTGATTGCACAAACGCGATGGTTAAGAGTTCTAGCTCAGAGTCATTCAATAATGTGTCGTCATCAAGTTCGAACTTGTTTTCATCAAGTTCGAGTAGTTAAAGGAAAATAAAATGGGTTGTGCAGATTTCGACAATGACAAAGACATCACTATAAATGATGTTCGTATTTATTATGCTTGGGTTTTTGTAGATCAATTTACTCCTAACCCAAGTATAGCTCAGGTTCAAGATTTTGTTGATGCTCAAACAGCAACAGGCGTTTGGCCATCGATAACTGTTGCTAGACTTCCTGAGATACCTGATGCTGATTTTGATGGCAATGTTGACAGATCAATTAATGATGTTCGTTGTGAATATGCTTGGGTGTTCACAGATATCATAACTCCTGACCCAACAATACCACAGGTTCAAACATTTATTGATGCTCAAACTACAACAGGCGTTTGGCCTTCAATAACTATTGTTCGTCTCCCAACTTTATGTGATAGTAGCTCTAGTGAAAGTAGCTCAAGTAGTTCAGAACAATATAGTGTTAGCTCTGGATCATCTGAGAGTTCAAGTAGTATCTCAAGCGAGTCAAGTTCATCAGAGAATTATTCCGATAGTTCCAGAAGTATCTCAAGTGAGTCAAGTGAAAGTAGCTCCTCATCTCAACTATATAGTGAAAGCTCCTCATCTCAATCTGAATCAAGTAGTTCAGAGCAGTTTTCTTCAAGTTCTTCAATTTCTAGTGGCGGTTTGATAGATGATGTTTGTGTGGAACATGCTGGAGATACTTCTTATAATGCTACTTACAGTGCTGTTGGCATTTACAATGAGACAGTTTATTATTCCAGTGGATCAAGATTTCTATTTTATTCGAATCTTAGTAGATGGACATTGTCAACGACTCTTGGAGGGGTATCTGCGTATAGTACAAACTTAGTTCCCCCTTGGATTGGTCCTGGGTATTTGTCTTGGTTTGTTGATAATGGAACTCCTCCAGCCCCAGTAACAGAGAACGGAATTTGTCCTGTAAGCTCTTCGAGTTCTTCCAAGGATTCAAGTTCAAGTTCTTCCAAGGATTCAAGTTCATCAACTTCAAGTTTGGCGCATTCTGAAAGTTCTCAAAGTGAGAGTTCTCAATCGGAATCAAGTAGCTCTCAGAGTGAATCATCTCAGAGTGAATCATCTCAGAGTGAATCATCTCAGAGTGAATCAAGTAGTTCAAAGAGTGAAAGTAGTCAGTCCGAAAGTTCTCAATCAGAATCAAGCAGTTCTCAAAGTGAAAGTTCACAGTCGGAATCGTCTCAGAGTGAGTCGTCCCAATCAGAGTCAAGTAGTTCAAAGAGTGAGTCGTCCCAATCAGAGTCAAGTAGTTCAAAGAGTGAGAGTAGTCAGTCCGAGAGTTCATCCTCTCAAAGTGAATCAAGTAGTTCTCAAAGTGAAAGTTCACAGTCAGAATCGTCTCAATCTGAGAGTAGTAAGTCTGAGTCTAGCAGTTCCCAATCTGAGTCGTCCCAGAGTGATAGCGAGTCTTCTAGCTCACAATCTGAGAGTTCCCAATCTGAGTCATCTCAATCCGAGAGTTCATCATCGCAGTCTGAAAGTTCTTCGTCTCAATCCGAAAGCTCTCAAAGCGAGTCCAGTAGTAGTAAGAGTGAATCGTCTCAATCCGAATCCAGTAGTTCAAAATCAGAGAGTTCATCATCCCAATCTGAATCATCCAAATCTGAGTCTTCCCAAAGTGAATCGAGCAGTAGTAAATCTGAAAGTTCTCAATCAGAAAGCTCATCATCTCAGTCAGAGAGTAGCAGTTCACAATCTGAATCAAGTAGTTCACAATCTGAATCAAGTAGTTCACAATCTGAATCTTCTCAGTCAGAGAGTAGCAGTAGCCAAAGTGATAGCTCCCAGTCAGAAAGCTCAAGCTCTCAATCAGAATCTTCTCAGTCGTCTCAATCCGAGAGTTCTCAGTCAGAAAGTTCCTCCTCTCAGAGTGAATCGAGTAGCAGTCAGTCAGAAAGTTCCCAGTCTGAATCAAGCAGTAGTAAATCTGAATCATCATCTAGTCAAAGTGAGAGTTCCCAATCTGAATCATCTCAAAGCGAATCATCTCAAAGCGAATCATCTCAAAGCGAATCTAGTAGTTCAAAGAGCGATTCGTCCCAGAGTGACAGTGAATCTTCTAGTTCGCAATCTGAAAGTTCTCAAAGCGAAAGCTCCCAGTCTGACAGTAGCCAATCAGAATCTAGCAGTTCCCAGAGTGAAAGTTCTAGTAGCCAAAGTGAATCCAGCAGTTCTCAGAGCGAGTCTTCACAGTCAGAATCATCCCAGTCAGAAAGTTCCTCATCTCAATCAGAATCGTCTAGTTCCAAATCTGAATCAAGTAGTTCATCAGAACAATATTCAAATAGTTCTGAGTCATCAGGAAGTTCAAGTAGTTCAGAGCAGTTTTCTTCAAGTTCTTCAATTTCTAGTGGGAATCTGCCAGGAACTATTTGTGTTGAGCTTGCTGGAGACATATCATTTAATGGAAATTACCAGATAGCTGGAGTACATAATGATACAACATATTATTACAACGGATCTAGGTTCTTATATTTCTCAGATTCAAGTAAATGGGTAATGTCTGATGTTCTAGGAGGTACTTCTGCATATAATACGGCCTCAACAGAACCATGGGTGTCACCGAGTTCATTGGAATGGTTTGTAATTTCTGGGACTCCTCCTGCTCCAACACTAGAACCTGGAGTTTGTCCTGTAAGTTCTTCAAGTTCTTCCAAGGATTCAAGTTCAAGTTCTTCCAAGGATTCAAGTTCATCGACTTCAAGCGAAGTTTATTCTGCGAGTTCTGAAAGTTCATCGACTTCAAGTGAAAATTATTCAGAATCGTCAAGTACAAGTTCTGAGAATTATTCTGAAAGCTCAGTCTCCGAAAGCTCAGTCTCCGAAAGCTCTAGTTCAAAAAGTGAAAGTTCAAGTAGTTCAACTGAGAATGTTAATTTTGAGTACGCACTTTGTGATTTATTTACCGAGAGTATTAGTTCTCAGAGTGAGTCATCTCAATCAGAGAGTTCAAGTAGTCAATCAGAATCAAGCAGTTCACAAAGCGAAAGTAGCCAAAGTGAATCATCTCAATCTGAATCGAGTTCATCTCAATCTGAAAGTTCCAGTAGCCAATCAGAAAGCTCTAGTTCTCAATCTGAAAGTTCTCAGTCTGAATCAAGCTCATCTCAAAGCGAGTCCAGTAGCTCTCAGAGTGAAAGTTCTCAAAGCGAGTCAAGTTCATCTTTGTCCGAGAGTTCTCAATCTGAAAGTGAATCAAGTAGCAGTAAATCAGAGTCATCTCAGAGTGAATCATCTCAATCAGAATCAAGTAGTTCCAAATCTGAATCATCCTCATCTCAGAGTGAATCGTCTCAATCTGAATCGTCTTCATCTCAGAGTGAATCAAGCAGTAGCCAATCTGAATCGTCAAGTTCTTCAGAAAACTATTCTGAGAGTTCTTCATCTCAATCAGAATCAAGTAGTTCTCAATCGGAGTCGAGTAGTTCTCAATCGGAGTCAAGTAGTAGTCAATCAGAATCGTCTAGTAGTTCAACTGAGAACATTAATTATGTATATGAAGAGTGTGCGCTTTTTACAGAGAGTATAAGTTCTCAGTCTGAGAGTTCTTCATCTCAATCTGAGTCAAGCTCATCACAATCAGATAGTTCGCAAAGCGAAAGCTCAAGAAGTTCGAGTTCATCAGAAAATTATTCTGAGTCAAGTAGTTCTCAATCAGAATCATCTCAGAGTGAGTCGTCTCAATCAGAAAGTTCGCAAAGCGAATCCAGTAGTTCTTCTGAAAATTATTCTGAAAGTTCTTCATCTCAGTCAGAATCTTCAAGCTCACAAAGCGAATCCAGTAGTTCTTCTGAAAATTATTCTGAATCCAGTAGCTCTCAAAGTGATTCAAGCAGTTCTTCAACTGAGAATGTCAATTTTGAGTATGCAGAATGTGATTTATTTACAGAGAGTATAAGTTCTCAGTCTGAGAGTTCTTCATCTCAATCTGAGTCAAGTTCATCACAATCAGATAGTTCGCAAAGCGAAAGCTCAAGAAGTTCGAGTTCATCAGAAAATTATTCTGAGTCAAGTAGTTCTCAATCAGAATCATCTCAGAGTGAGTCATCTCAATCAGAAAGTTCGCAAAGCGAATCCAGTAGTTCTTCTGAAAATTATTCTGAAAGTTCTTCATCTCAGTCAGAATCTTCAAGCTCAAAAAGCGAATCCAGTAGCTCTTCTGAAAATTATTCTGAATCCAGTAGCTCTCAAAGTGATTCAAGCAGTTCTTCAACTGAGAATGTCAATTTTGAGTATGCAGAATGTGATTTATTTACAGAGAGTATAAGCTCTCAGTCTGAGAGTTCTTCATCTCAATCTGAGTCAAGCTCATCACAATCAGATAGTAGTCAATCTGAAAGTTCTCAATCTGAGTCATCACAAAGTGAGTCAAGTTCTTCTCAGTCTGAATCATCTTCATCTCAGTCTGAATCATCTCAGTCTGAATCATCAAGTAGTCAATCCGAAAGCTCTTCGTCTCAAAGTGAATCAAGTAGTTCTCAATCTGAATCATCTCAATCAGAATCAAGTTCCTCTCAATCTGAGTCAAGTTCATCAGAGAATTATTCTGAGTCATCCAGTACAAGCTCAATATCTAGCGAAGATTTGGCAATTAGATATTGTGCAGAATTGGCGGGAGATGGGAGCTATAATGGGAATTATTTGAGTGCTGGAGTACATAATGATACAACATATTATTACAACGGATCTAGGTTTTTATATTTTTCAGATTCAAGTAAATGGACGATGTCTGATATCTTAGATGGAGTATCTGTATACGATACAGCCGTAACAGCACCATGGGTATCACCAAGTTCATTGGAATGGTTTGTAAATACAGGAACATCTCCTGCGCCAACGTTAGAGCCTGGAGTTTGTCCTGTAAGTTCTTCAAGTTCTTCCAAGGATTCAAGTTCAAGTTCTTCCAAGGATTCAAGTTCATCGACTTCAAGTGAAGGTTATTCTGAGAGTTCAAGCACAAGTTCTGAGAATTATTCAGAATCAAGCTCCTCTCAATCAGAATCATCTTCTAGTCAAAGTGAGAGTTCTCAATCAGAGAGTTCAAGCAGTTCTTCCACTGAGAATGTAAATCATGAGTACGCTCCATGTGATTTGTTTACTGAAAGTATAAGTTCTTATTCTGAATCATCTCAAAGTGAATCGTCAAAATCTGAGTCCTCAAGTTCGCAGTCTGACAGTAGTCAATCAGACAGTTCGCAGTCTGACAGTAGTCAATCAGAATCCAGTAAGTCAGAAAGCTCAAGTAGTCAGAGTGAATCATCAAAATCTGAATCCAGTTCATCACAATCAGACAGTTCTCAGAGTGAATCATCAAAATCTGAATCTGAGTCGTCTTCATCTCAAAGTGAATCATCTCAATCCGAATCAAGTGAGTCTTCAAGTAGCTCAACTGAGAATGTTCACTTCGGCTATCTTCCTTGCGAATTGTTTACTGAAAGCATAAGTAGTGAATCCTCTAGTAGTGAATCCTCTAGTAGTAACTCATCCAGTAGTTCAACCGAGAATGTTCGACATAGGTATAGAGAGTGTGACTTGTTTACTGAGAGTATTAGCTCAGAGTCATCACAATCAGAGTCATCACAATCAGAGTCTAGTAGTTCAGGTGGGTATTCAGAAAGTAGTCAATCAGAATCGTCTTCTTCGCAGTCTGAAAGTTCCTCTTCGCAGTCTGAGTCGTCACAATCCAGTAGTTCATCTGAAGGATTCTCAGAGAGTTCTTCTTCGCAATCTGAAAGTTCCTCTTCGCAGTCTGAGTCGTCACAATCCAGTAGTTCATCTGAAGGATTCTCAGAGAGTTCTTCTTCGCAATCTGAAAGTTCTTCTTCGCAATCTGAGTCGTCACAATCCAGTAGTTCATCTGAAAGTTCAAGTTCTCAATCAGAGTCGTCCCAATCTGAAAGTTCTCAATCTGAAAGCTCAGGAAGTTCAAGTTCTTCAGAAAATTACTCTGAATCAAGTAGTTCCAAATCAGAAAGCTCAAGTAGTTCAACTGAGAATATAAATCACATCTATCTTCCTTGTGATCTTTTTACTGAAAGTATTAGTTCTCAGAGTGAGTCATCTCAATCAGAGTCAAGTAGCTCTCAGTCAAATAGTTCACAAAGCGAATCAAGCAGTTCACAAAGCGAATCAAGCAGTTCAGAAAGCGAATCAAGCAGTTCAGAAAGCGAATCAAGCAGTTCAGAAAGCGAAAGTTCAAGTTCAGAATCAAGTAGTAGTTCAGAAGGTTATTCAGAGAGTTCTAGTTCGTCTTCGTTAGGTTACTCAGAAAGTTCATCTGAGTCAACTGAACAAGTTTGCTTGAATACAAAACTTCTTCTTCACTGCGACGGAGAGGATGGATCAACTAACTTCCCAGATGAATCTGACAGTAAACATGTTGTTACGGCAAATGGCACTGCTCAAGTTGATACTGCTCAAAGTAAATTTGGTGGAGCAAGTCTCTTGTTAGATGGTAATTCTGATTACCTATCAATTCCTGACAGCGATGATTGGAACATCGGATCTGGGAGCCTTACGTTTGATTGTTGGGCACGATATACTGCTGGCGGAGGACTTATAGAATTTCGTACAGATACAAACAACTTATTCACAGTTTATGTAGCATTGAACGGAGTTGTGTATGCTGGTCATCTTACTGGAGGATCTTGGGATTTTGAAATTATGAGTAATAGTGCGATTTCTTCCAGTACATGGACGCATATTGCGTTTGTTCATAATGCAGATAATAATACGCAGACCTTGTATATTGATGGTGTAGCTCAAACATCAACTGGCTCATACTCAGGTACATTTACTAATTTTACCCAACAATCTTACATAGGATATTATACCAGAGGTGGAACATATTTTGGTGGTCATATAGATGAAGTTAGAATTGTTAAAGGTTTAGCTGTTTGGACTGATAATTTTGATGTTCCAACTGCTCCATATGATTGTCCAAATGAATCAAGTTCTAGTTCTGAACAATATTCAGAAAGTTCTTCAACTAGTTCAGAAGGTTATTCAGAAAGTTCTAGTAGTTCTCAGAGTGATAGTTCTCAGTCAGAATCTAGTAGTTCCAAATCAGAATCTAGTAGTTCTCAGAGTGATAGTTCTCAGTCAGAATCTAGTAGTTCCAAATCTGAATCGTCCTCATCCCAGAGTGATAGTTCTCAGTCAGAATCTAGTAGTTCCCAGAGTGAATCATCTCAAAGTGAATCCAGTAGTTCCAAATCAGAATCCAGTAGTTCCCAGAGTGAATCATCTCAGTCAGAGTCCAGTAGTTCTCAGTCTGAATCGTCCTCATCCCAGAGTGAAAGTTCAGAAAGCGAATCAAGCAGTTCAGAAAGCGAATCAAGCAGTTCAGAAAGCGAAAGTTCAAGTTCAGAATCTGAATCAAGTAGTAGTTCCGAAGAATATTCAGAATCAAGTAGTTCAGAAAGCGAATCAAGTAGTTCAGAAAGCGAAAGTTCAAGTTCAGAATCTGAATCAAGTAGTAGTTCCGAAGAATATTCAGAATCAAGTAGTAGTTCCGAAGAATATTCAGAATCAAGTAGCTCAGAGGCATTCCCAGAGCAGTATTTTGGAGATGGTTTTGAGGAATAAAAAGAGGTAAAATTATGGGACTCATAGCATTAGTTGACAATAGACCAACAGATAAAAATATTAAAAAACAGAACGATATAATTTGTGTGAAATTAGATCATAGCGATTGGAGTGATCTAGAAAAAGCATATTTTCTAAGAATAGCAATAGAGGATGAAGTTTTGGAAGCCGAATTGCAAGCGAAATATGATGCAGGAGAACCTCATCCAGTTGCTGTTTATCCATATGCCCAATATGATGAAGTTTTAAATTCTGGTTCAGAATCCGAATCATCTGACGGATTGTCAAGTCCAGTAATGACAACTCGTTCTAAATATAGATTTAGAAGAGACCTAATGTCAGTGGCCACACTAGGATTACTAGGAACGACTGAGAGCGCTATGAATGACAGAGAAACAGAGACTCCCGTTTTGAGGAAGAAGAAAACAGCAGAGCAACCAGGAAATCCATTTAATTTGACAGATATGACGGAGGATGAAAGTAGCTCATCTAGTTAAAAGAGATAATTTATGGCAACAGTAAAAACAATTAAAAGTAGCGGTGGTGATTTTAGTACCTTGCAAGCTTGGGAAAACTGGGCTGATGATCAAGCAAGTGCTGATCAGTGGGCTGAATGCTATTCTGGATTTGATATGGGTATTATTGACATGCAGAGTTGGACGGCGACCCCAACGGTTTCCCTCTATCCTCGCATTTATGCGGCATCTGGTCATCGGCATGATGGTACGACATCTTTGAATGGGGCTTATATTAGTGTGGTTAACTCATCAGTGGGTATAGGTGTTCGAACAAGTTATACCAGAGTGGAAGGGATTAGGATTAATGCGGATTTTTCGGGTTCTGTATCTACCCTTGTGCAGGTTCAGCACCAAACTGGAAGCACATTGACTGGAGCCATTATAGATGGTTGTGTGACTAGAATATCAAATTCGATAACTAATATCAACAATTTCTTCTTCATGGCTTCTGTTAACAGCACAACTTCGGCTACAATAAGGAATTGTATTGTATACCACGAATCAAGTTCAGCAAACGGTGCAGGTGTCGGGCTTCAGTCTTTTGGGTCCAGTACAAATGATTCATCGTTGACAGCAAACTTGTTTAATAACACCATATATAATACAGGTGATTGTAATTATGGTTTTTATTTTCAGTGCCTGAATTACGGGACGGGAACAGTCACATCAACGGTTACTTCCACAAACAACGTGTCTATAGGTCCATCTTTTGATTTTAGTGCGTTCACTTCAGGGACAGTTACCCAAACCATCACTCAAACCTATTGTTGTTCTTCAGATGATACAGCGGATGATTGGTTGGGATCAGGCAATATTATCCAAAAGACAGCGGCTAATTGTTTTGAAAATCCTGGAACTAATGTTGTCCCTAAAATAGGAGGAGATATCAGGGACGCTGGCACAACTATTGGATCATTTAGTACTGATGCTATTGGAACTTCTAGACCTCAAGGTTCTGCATGGGATATCGGCGCAATGGAAGGTCGTCCTCCTAATTTCAATGGAGCATATAATAAGACAGATCAAACTCATAATGGATATCCAGTTTATCAAAATGGTACTGGGGTTTATTTATTCTATGGTGAAGATAGTGGTAATAATTACTGGGCAATACATACATCAATAGTTGATACTCTTGCTTCATGGACCTTTTATGGAGATGCAAATGAGGTATATCCATTGAATAGTGGAAATGTCTGGAATGCTGGTACTGGAACAACTCCTGGATATTTTTACGACAACCCACAAAGTTCGAGTTCCTCCAGTTCTGAAGGTTATTCAGAATCTTCCAGTTCGGAAGGTTATTCAGATAGTTCTAATAGCTCTTCAGAGTCATCTGAATCTGAAGGCAATGTGAGTTCATCTTCATCTTCAGAAGTTGAAGAATGCCGTTGTGATGTTAGTAATAATTCTGACTATCCAAGAATCAACGTAACGATGACATTCTCTGGTGGCGGGACAAAGACATTCTTAGGTTGTGACTGGTCTAGCGGCGAAACTAAAGCAATTTGCCCAGATTCTTATAGTGTTAATGCGAATGGTGAATATTGGAATACTGCCAGTAAGGATTTCTATTTCAAGGGAGATTTGTATATTAATTCTCCATCAACCTATAGATTTGATGGAAGAATTAAGTTTTTCTATGACAGCAACTATAATGTTGATTTGAGTCATATTAATCACTTCCCTTCAGACAACCCAACTGTAGTCAGAAACTCGTATCAGATAAGTAAAGGCTATAATGGAATGACGGAAAATCAACCAGATTTTCCAAGCTCCACTCTTATGAGGCTGTTGCCCCAAGTCCAATGGCCTGCTATGAAAGCGTCTGTCACTCTTGATGATGGAACTGTTATTTCTTGGGAGAAGGGAGGCGCTGGTGACACTTATATTTGGAAACAAGACGATAACTCATCAAGTAGTTCAGAATCATCTGATGGATACTCAGATAGTTCAGTTAGTGAATCATCATCTTCAGAGTCATCCGAATCTGAAGGTAATGTAAGTTCATCAAGCTCTTCAGAGTCACAAGCCGCACTAGAAAGATGTGATGAAGCATGTGATGTAACAAATGAAGATAACCCCAAAGTTAATGTTACCCTGACATTCTCTGGTGGAGGCACTAAAACTTTCATGGGATGCGAATGGACAAATGGAGAAACTAAAGAGATTTGTGGTTCCTATAATTGTACCACAGGAGGAACTGGAACGATTATTTCTGAGGAGTCGTGGGCTGGATTCTCTTTGTCAAATAGTAAAGACTCTCTCCAATTGCAGGGTAGGTATGGCTCAACTACACAATATCATCCGACACAAGCATATCAACGTGTTTTTGTATCCAAATACATCGACTCATACAATGGACATACAGCAGAGTTTAGAAGAATTAAGACTACTGGGGGAACTTCTACTCAGACAACAACAAATCATACTAATAATATGTCAACTCACTCTGGGAGAGCTTCTTTATTTACTTTGGATGGAGCAATTGGCAACAACATGTTTGGAGGGAAAGTGACGACTAATGATGGAATAACTATATCTTGGGCAAGAGGCGATGGCGGAACCTCAGGATGGGGATGCTAAGGAGTAAATTATGGCGATGAAAGTTTTTAAAGAATATCAAGGAGTATCCGTCAAAATAGATGGTATCTGTTATAATTACATAGGCGAAGTGACTGAAGCCGTTAATACATATCCATTTGAAATAGAAGGAACATTTGATTCATGTCTTGCATGTGATATTGAAAGTTCATCTTCAACTAGTTCAGCTAGTTCAGAATCAGAAGGAAATGTTTCTTCTTCATTATCTAGTGTATCCAGAAGTAGCGTCTCCATGAGTTCATGGTCAAATTCTCTTTCAACAGGATCAGAATCAGAAGTTTCAGAGTCATCTGAGTCAGGAGATGGAGATCAACAAAGTGAAGTGTCAGAAAGTTCACAAGAAGCGTACAGCATTTGGTTTGTTGGATTTGACGTGAATACTTGCGATTTCTCAGATTCATCAGCGACATGGCCTGTTTTGGCAGACGGAGAAGAATGTTATTGGCAGATTGGAGAGTTGTTTAGGGGAGGGACTGTCGGAGAAGATTGGGCACTTGAAACTTGGATATTAGATAACTGGACTGGAACTGGCGGATTTGATAATATTGTCGATCAGCACAATATATTCTATATTAATCCTTGTAGCCAAGGAGCACCTCAATTAGAGTCAAGAGAGTTCTATGAGGCAATGACTCCAGAATGTACTGTTTGTGATCAAAATGATGCTCCATATCAAACTCCAACATATCAAACTTCATGGGGACCATTTACTGCTGGTCCTAATACATATGAAACTGAAGAAGAAGCTATCGCCGCAGTTGAGAACAGTATAGATGAATACATAAATCAAAAATGTAATGATACTGGGGGATCAAGAATTAGCTCAAATGTTGTTTCTGTAGATAGGACAGGATATAAAAATAACCCTAATGCAAGCTATAGAAATGTTATTGGCTTTGCATGTTTTGAATGTGGAGCGCGTAGTTCAAGTTCATCTAGCCAATCTGAGAGTTCTGCATCTGAGAGTTCTGCATCTGAGAGTTCTTCAAGTGAATCTGGAGGAGATCTTCCTGGGCCAGTTAGTTGCCCAAATAGTGAACCTGATATGATACTTACTGTTTCAAATGCAGGCGCAACAGAAACGATAGATTGGTGTGGGGAGACTTGGAATTTACCTACAGACAATGGTGTTAAGAAAAGAGTTTGTGCAAGTTCAGGCGGATATAGTTTATATACTCCACCTGCATCACCTTTCTCTACTTTTATATATAAAGAAGAATGGAGAAATGTTTCAGATCATCCCCCACGTTATCTTGAGATTCAAAGATCATATAATCTTTATGACAATGGGACATTTACGTTTAAACAATACTTCAATCTTGTTAAACTAAGAGATGGGAACATTTATTCTGCTCAGAGATTCGGACCTGCAACAACTCAAACATTTACAACCAGAAGTTTTACTGTTGGTTTGGATGCTCCACTTGGAAGTAAAAGTGACTATCGCATAAACGACAATCAATTTGGTTCATTTACTACTCCTGGGAACATTACTTACACTTGGGAAAGAGGAGATAATTGGTAAAATTATGGCAGATAAGATATTTGATGATTATCATGGACCATCTATTAAAATAAATGGAGTTTGCTATAAGTATATTGGTGAGACAACAAGCTCCAAAAATGCAGAACCATCTGAAATTGGCGGAACTTATGATTTTTGCTTGGAGTGTGCTTTGGAGAGTTCATCTAGTTCTTCTTCTGATGGACCCACTCCAATTTTATCAGATGGAGATAAAATATACTCACTTTGGCAAGAAAACCCAAGTTATTCAGGTCCATTAATTGAAGTCGAAAGAACTAGCGATACTTCCTCTCAAGATTTTTATGCTGACGGAACTGGACATGTAGATATTGACGCTATAGAAACATTTTGTTCTGGAACAAATGGTGTTGTTATAACTTGGTATGATCAGTCTGTTAATGGAAAAGATTTGACTAGGAATGGAAGTGGAACCGCCAGTACAATTTGTGAAAGTGGAGTTGTCAACAAAGACCCTTGGGGTTATGCTTTTATCAAGGTTAATGCTAGTACTAGTGCTTTAGTTAATACTGATACGACAGTAGTTGGAACAACCTATACCTATGCGACAAGAGCAATTAGGCAAAATGGAAGTCAAGCTAATTATATTATTGATAATGCCCCTTCAACAGGTAATTATTGTAATGTGCAGAGCAACAGTTTTGGCTCTTGGAGTTGGAATTTGTATGATGGTGGCGCAGGTGGTATTGGAACTGCAAGGGCACTTAGTGAAGGATCGGCACTTTGTATGGGATTATTTAATGGATCTAGTAGTAAAATACAAATGTTTGGAATTGATACTGAAAATATATCTCTTGCTTCAACTAGCACTACCGCTGGAAGTAGCATGGGAAGACATCAAGGAGGTACATCTGGACCTGCATGGGTACAAACTGTTATTGGTTGGGCAGAAGATAAAAGTGCAGATTTCGACGCAATTGCTGTAGATCAGGCAAGTAGATATCTTTTAGATGATTTATCTGATGAATTCCCAGGTACATCACTTACTGACCAAAAGTACAATGAACCAAATGACGAAGTAACATTGTGGAATGTTTCTGGAGGGAAAATAGTAATTAATGATACGGGGCTTTCTTCTAGATATACAAGTTTCCAATTGAAAAATGCAAATCCAGCATTTGACTTCAACGATTATTCATTCGAGGTTGACTACTCTAACGTCTCTCTTCCTAATGCAAGTGGAAACTATGATCAGATAAATCTTTACCTCGTTAATACTAGCAATATGATTATTAGCATTTTGGCTAATACTGGGGGAAATCATTGGATTAGAGTTGTCAACTCTTCTGGAACACAGGTCGTATCATCATTTGAAACCGCTAAAACAACGTATTCACTGAAAATAATAAAGGATGGATTTCATATCCAATATATAGTTGATGACGTAGTAAGGTATTCAGAAACAATATCAACAACAAAACAAACCCTCGCACCTCGATTTGGAGTTCGCCTAAATGGTGGAGGTGGACTAACTGCCGATATCGAGAGAATAACGATCAGCACTGATTTAGATGAAAGAGAATAACGATCAGCATTGATTTAGATGAATTAGAATCTAGTAGTTCAAGTTAGAACCTGAATCCAAGGTTTACAGATCCATAAGTATGATTCTTTTCCTGAGTATCATACTCTTTCGTCTTATAAACCCTTGTATAGGTCATAAAAAAGCGTTTGTAGCTCATCCCGACTCCTAGCTCGAATTCGGCCTTAAAATGCTTCTTATCGACGCTATGACTGTCCTCAAAGGTATTTCCATCCAAGAAGATGTCTCTAGCAACTGCATATCCAGTTACATTGCCAAAAATATAAACACTCCAATCCCCTTTGTTGCTGTAATTGGTTGGCAAAGCAAACCCAGAAGAACTAATCCTGTTGCTATGAAAATCATTCGGCAAGTTATATCCACAACGAACAGTAGTTCCAGTTGCTAAATATGTTGAAACGTTACCAATACTAACCTTAGCACTAGGGATAACATCAACCCAATTATCTAAGAAAAGATACTTCTTGCGGAATTCATAAGATAGGTTCAAGCCGAACTCATTACCCAACTGATGATCCCAACCATTTGGGTTTCTTGAATCAATCCACTCATGAATTGTTTTTTGGGTATCACAAGCTAATGAGTAAGGACCAACAACTCCCAACGTCAACTCCAACTTATGTAAATCATTTTCGTCTTTATGATGTAGACTAAAGGCTAAATACAGCCATCCTGCGTATGGCCTGTCATCTTCTCTTAAATTGAAATCTTCAATATCGGTAGGAGTGTACATATCCTGACCAAATCCGATCCCAATATTGTTTTTGTAACCTTCATGATTGAATAACGGAAGATTCTTGCCAATTTTGATGGCCCAGTCTGGCAAGTCCCAGGTCTCAATATCACTACTGATGTACTGTAACCTGAAACCATTTGTATAGTCAAGGTCAGTGCCTGCAACAATGTCATTCTCTTCATACAAAGAGATCGATCTGTATTTGTTCTCATCTTTCGCAAATACTGTTACACAAATTACCGCCAAACAAAAAAAAATAATTCTCTTCATGATTCACTCCTTTAATGACATCCAAAATTTAATATATGAATACTTCCATTACAAGAACACAATTTTTCATCCCGATCAGCATATAACTTCAAATGTTTTCCAACAGTCCAGACATGGTGTAAACCATTTGATATTCTGACTTCTACATTTTCTTTTGGGAAAGACAATCTGGTGGTATTGTCAACAACAGTGCTACCAACGACAATGAGGTTACCTTTGTTCCAATACACTCCTTTGGGATAAAGGATGTCACCTTTTTTCATCCCAGTCCTTTCATCGTCTTCCAGAAGATGAACTTCGAATTCAGTGTTTGCATCAATGATCATTTTTCTAACTCCAAATTTGACAAATCTTCCAGTTGTTCATACCCTTCTTCTTCAAGAGCGATGAAGAATGACTTAGCATCTTTAAATACACATCCTTTGTCAACATAACTGTTGGTAGTGAATGGACTCAAATGCTCAGGTGGGAAAATCATATATCTATTCTTCATATAATCCCTGGCATGACCTAACTCATCCATCATACCAGTGGACAAAGGAGGTTTTGTATCATATGGATGGATCGCAACAACAGAATCAACTTTACCAACAAACCAGTGTAAGTCTCTATGAACAGTAAAGGAGTAAGTGAATTCTTTGTCCAAAGAACTCATCTTCTGATGACCAATTTCAATTGCTTGAGGATCAATTACCAGTCCATAATCACAAAGTTTTAAAACAACCTCATTAATTTTTTTACGAGCTTCATCATCTGCATGAGTCATCGAGTACGAAACGTAAAAGGATGGGATATTTGGATGTTTGATTAATTTATACAAAGACCAAGGATGTTGAGCCATGGGAATGACATAATGAGGAACACCAAAATATTTTGCCCAATCTTCAGACAAACTAACCTCTTCATTCATCCAACGTAACACATGTTGAATAGATGGGTTCTCTTCATTGATTTGTTTGCGAAATGGATCGTTGAAATGCCCCTGCCCCAATCTTTTCCGAATTGTCCACTCCGCATCAATCAAAGTAACGACCACATCAGGTTTAATAATCTCTTTGATGATTTTGTGGTCTTTGAGCTTGTGGTTGACATGATTCCAGGCAATTGTTGCAGGAACTCTTATAATTGCGTTCTCGCAGTCATCATCTGCAAGCGCACAACCGATTTTAGCGTATTCTCGCTCTCTTAGAACCTCAAACAGGTAGTTGGTTGCCCCCATGAGTCGATTGGTCCCAGAAGTCGATTGAAGGCATTTAAGAAGGTTGTAGTATTGGATGCAAACTCCATCATCCTTTCCGAGGTTGATGACTTTCTTGATATACTGTTCTTCACCAAGACCTGCAATCATTCCAGTAACTAGAACTCTCATTGTTCCACCTCTATCCACTCGTCTTTTTCATAAACAACGCCTTGCCCATCAACAGAGTATTCAGTAACATCCATCTGAACGGTATATTCTCTTTTCTGAACTTCGACAAGTTCATACTCTCCACGTATGTATCCTTTCTTTCCAAATTTCTCTGAGACTCCACCATTGCAAAGTTCTATTAAGTAGAGCTTCCCATCTTTCTCATAGATTCTGGATTGGTATATGTTACCATAATCTTCATATCTATGAGTTGCGACACATTCTGCGGATCTCATCCATTCTCTAATCTCTTCTTTAGTCATGCTTAATGCGCCTTGAAGTTATAAACTGGTTTCATGTGACATTGGATCTCAACAGTTGGCTCCAAATAGTCAATAATCTCTTGGGCCTTTTTGTAAGCCATTGGTGCTTCATCCAATGTACTTTTTCCAACACAACTAGACCAGACTCCAGCTTGTTTCATTCTTTTCCTGAAATAATCCACATCCAAAGACTTCTTGGCTTTTGAACGGGACATTTTACGTCCTGCTCCATGAGGCGCACTGTTATTCCAGTCCTCATTTCCTTTTCCGATGCCAATGATTGTTCCATCAGCCATATTTAAAGGAATGACAACTTTCTCACCACAATGAGCAGAGATTGCTCCTTTTCGAACGATTCCATCTTCGAAGTTGATATAGTTATGGATTGAGTGATAAACTTCCATCTCTGAATACTTCAGTCCATAAAAACCTTCAACGATTCGACCAACCATAACCAATCGGTTAAAACTTGCGAACCTTTGAGCTACGTCCATATCCTTTTTATATTGGTCAGCACCTCCACCTTCAAGATACTCAAGACCAGTATGTACACCATACTTCTCTTTAGCCTCATCTTTGGCTTTTTTGATCTTCCCAGATATCTCTTTTTTGTTCGCAGTCTTTTTGACTTCTGCCACTAACTTAGCGTTCTCAGACGATTTCATGAAGTCCAAGTATTCTTTTGCTTTGTTCTGGTGATACTTGGCGATCTGTAAACCGAAATTCCTGGAACCAGAATGAACAACTAACCAGAGGTTACCTTCGTCATCTTTGTCAATTTCAATGAAATGGTTTCCACCACCTAAAGAACCCAAAGAGCACATAACTCTGGTAAAGTTCTGTTCAGTTCTATTGCAGACTTCTTTTACTTCTGCGGTAAATGCGTCAAACTCATCCTTGGTTCCACAATATCCGCTTTTGGCTAGATCTCTGTAGTCCCCATTAACGTTCATTCCATGAGGAATGGTTTTTTCAATGAATTTGTCGAGTTTGTCAAACTTCTCACCAATGTCTTTTCTGTGTCCAAGTTTGAACGCGCAGACTCCACAGCCAATATCAACTCCAATGACGTTTGGAATGATCCTATCTCCAACTGGAGCGGTAAACCCGATAACGGCTCCTGCACCTGCATGAACATCTGGCATGATCCTGATATTTCCGTTCTCAAATGTTTTGTCATTTAAGAAGGTAATGATCTGGCCCTGAGCAGAAGATTCAACGTTATCTGTGAAAATCTTCGCTTCGTTGTATTTGCCTTTCAAAATTATCATCTTTCTACCTGTTTTTTTTGTTGCATAAAAAAGCCGATACTATAAATATAGCATCAGCTTTGAATTTGTCAAACTAAATTGACATGTTAAATTGGAGGTCGCGCTGGGATTCGAACCCAGACCCTTCGTTTTGCAGACGATTTTAACTATTGCTGAAGAGAACCTTATGTCAGGTTCATTTTATAAGATGCTTGCCATTACACTACGCGACCTAAAACTTTTTTGGAGTTAAATCTATCCTTTTATTATCCTTATCAACTGTTAACTCAAATCCTGTGGAGTAAGCATTGTGATGACCACTCTCATTTTTTACTCCGACTCTTTTCATTCCAATCATATTTCTGCGAATGACATCATTGTCTAATTCTCCGCAGGCTCTTGTGACTCCGATTTTCTCTCCAGCGAGATAAACATCCATTTCAATAACAGAGTCTTTTGATACATATTCAGGTTCTTCGGCTCCGAAAACAATATGACTGTCAGGATGAAGAGAAGCCAGATTGTCGAGATTCATTCTCCACTCTCCTGCCATGTCGTGATACATCTTAAAGACTTCTTCAAATGGTTTCATTTTTTGTTCCCGAATCGTTGGATGAGTTTCTCTTTCTTGTATTTTTCAAGAGTCTTCTGGTATTCTTCTTCACTAGCGTTTTTCTTAAAATTCTCGCTATTCAGACGGGTTTCAAGGAATTCCAGGAAGTTCTTGTATTTCTTTTTCTTCTTTTTAGCCATACAGGTAGTATAGCAAGTTATGAGGATTTTTCAAGCTCTTTGATTATATAAATTACTTCTGATTTTAATCTCCAAGCTTTGAAGAGACACCATAATATTTTGAATATGTTCAGAGTGTTTTCCACATCTTCTCTTATCTTTTTGCTATCTGAATGGATTTGGGCTAGTCTTTGTTTATGTCTTTCTAGATCGTTCACTTCATTACTCTCAAGTATTTGCTATGTTTTTATGAAAGCCAAGTGTTAAGTGGTATCTTTCTTGTTTACGTCAACTATGATTTTATCAGCAGTTTCACGTATGTTAATGTTTGTGCTAATCCCTTCTAAACGTAATCTTTCGTTTATGACATAAGCTAAAAGTGAATATCTCTTATTCTCGTTAATTTCTTTTGAATTGATGGCGAATTCTTTAGACATGAATGGTTTCTCCTATAAGGTTTAGAGATATTATACAGGAGGGGAGATAGTTGGCTACCCTACAGGGATTTGAACCCCGACCAAAAGTGCCAAAAACTTTTGTGCTACCATTACACTATAGGGTAATTATTCCTATTATACAAAATTTGGATGTCCCAGCGAGGATCGAACTCGCAACCTTCTGATTCAGTTATCTTGTCAACAGCTTCTTTTATGACTTTCGGTCTGTTGTCCATTATGGAAGTTCGTAATATTCTGCTTTTTGATTGGTTAGTCTTACCCACTCCTTGTACTTTTCAACACGTTTCTTGGCTTCTTCAATGGTTTCCATTGGATGGCTTAGGCAATCCTCGCGGTAGTGACCAAAACCAACAGTGTGTTTGCCAATTTTCATCCAGTTTTCCCAGAATGATCTTTTGACTTGAGCGTAAAAGCCCAATCCTTTTTTGTATTTGATGCGGAATTTCATTGCTCTTCTCCATTAAGGTTAGGATATTATACCGTAAGATCTTGCCCATTTTCTGATTGCATTATCAGAAACTCCATATTTTTTTCCGATTGCCAGCCAAGACATTGTATCAATCATTTCGGCAAGTTCTTCTTTGGAAGGGCGGTTTTGGACTTTACGTTTTTCTAGATCTTTTGCGGCACAACTTTTGCATTTTTTAGAATGCTTATACGATTTTTCTTTTCCGCATTGTTCACAGTAATATCTTTTGCGTTTACTTCTTCCAGCAAAAGTTTTTGTCTGGCTGTTGCAGTTGGGGCATAGAAAACGAAGGTTTTTTAGTCGATGATCATTACTGACACCATTTATGTGATCAAGTACTAAAACAAGTTCACTGCCTTCCCATTTATTTGTTATTCCGCATTTTTGACATTTGTAATCTATTAGTTTCTCTTCTATAATTCTATTTTTTAGATGCCCCCTATTGTAGGTAGAATTTTCTACAAGTATCTTATTAAGTGGAATCTTTTTAGAGATGAACTTTTTACCTTTATTAGAAGAATGCCCCTTTGCAATATGATCGTCATTAACCCCAAGTTTAGCAATTCTCTTTTTTAGCGTGTTGCAATTCCCCCCTTTGTTTGACATGCCATGATCTCTAAGTATGTCAGAATATGTTTGAGACTTTTTTACTAGTTCTCTAAATTCTTCATCATTATATTTGTGCCAAAGTAAACTTCTTTTTTCCCTTTCTTTCACAACCGACTCCACTTTTGGGAACATAGTTTTATTATACAAATTAATGTTACCAATAGAACGATTTGTGGTAAAAAATGGATGCCTCGCTGGGACTCGAACCCAGAAATTCCCAGAATCAAAATCTGGTGCAATACCAATTATGCTACGAGGCAATCATTAGCTGTGGCGCTTGGATTCGAACCAAGATCTCTCGTTTAATAGACGAATTTAGAATAATTATTGCAGTAACGAGTCTTATTATCAGACTCCTTTCTTTTAGAGCTTTAACCATTAAGCTACGCCACAGTTTGGCTGGTAGGGCGAGACTTGAACTCGCAAAGGACATCCCTGCCCATACTCGGTTAACAGCCGAGGCCCTTACCATTCGGGTCACCTACCAACATAAATTATCAAAGAACTTCTGGAGGCCCCGACGAGAATCGAACTCGCTTCCTTTTGGTTAACAGCCAAATGCTCGCCACTGAGCTACAGAGCCATTGGTTGTCCGACTAGGATTTGAACCTAGAATCTACTGGATCAGAACCAGTTGCATTAGCCAGTTATGCTATCGGACAATAAAAAAGCCCCCAGGTCGAAACCTGAGGGCTTTGGTAAATCGGATTATGTTCAAGCAGAGAACAACCTCCCAAAACCCTCAAGGGCTTGGTTATTTTGATTATTCTGCTGAACTTGTACTGACATTTTATTAATTCCTTATTGATCTTAATTGATCGTTGCTACCATTATAAGCTGTCTTTTGGGCTTTTCAAGTTGGAATAAAGAAAATTCTCAATTTTCTCCGTTCAGTCGAAATGGAAAGTAAACTTATTCCCCATGCGGATCGATATGTACTATACCATCGCATTCTTTGTCGTCACATCTCCATTCTCCCATACCATCTCCATACATTTCTTTGTCACACTTAGGACATCTTGGATCTGGTTTCTCTTCTGGCTCTTCACCATAATAATCGTCTGGAAGAGTTTTCCAATTATCATATCCTGGAAAACTTGGGTAGGCGGATTCTTTTAGCCAACCAGCCCTTTTGCCCATCTCTACCCATTCTTTTTGGGACATTTTTATTTTTGTTTTCCCACTAAATGACTTTACTAATTTCATTTCCAAACTCCTTATTTCCTAGGTGCAAAAGGACCAATTAAGCCATCTTTTTCTTGCTCTGCAATGAGATTTGGATAGTTTTCTGCATTGAAGCCGCTATCTTCTTTTATAAGAATAGGAGAGCCTACTCCACCATTAGGATCAACAGCAGTTTCTTTAACTTCTACTTCTTCAGAAGCTTCAGTAACCGTATCTTGAGGATCATCTTCAGTGACTTCTTCCACTGCTTCCTCATCAGTCTCTTCTGTTTCAGCTTGTTTGGTCATCTCTGGCCAATAACCAGCCTGCTTACCATATGTTTCCCAGTCTTCTTTAGAAAGTTGAATAACAGTTTGTCCAAGCTCATTAGTTGTAACTTGTGTTTTAATGTCCATCTTTTATAACTCCAAATTTGTTTTGGTATCTATATTTGTTCAAAAAAATAGTGCAAGAAACCTATTTCCTAGATTCTTTATACTTATTATACCAACTACTTGCTTCTTTTGGTGGGTGTTTCTTCTTCATCATCTCAAAGAATTCTTCTTTGAACTCTTCGCTTGCAGGTTCGCCCCTTTCTTTCTCTTTATCTTCAACTCTTTTCTCAGCCTTCATTCGGTTCTCTTCTTGCTTTTTTGCAAAGTCTTTAGCTTTTTCAATAGCCCACTTTTCATCCCGACCTTGACCTCTATGCAGTGAAGTTATCGTAGAAATGGGGAATTGACTGTCTAAATTTTTGAAGTGTTTGTAGATCCCAATAGGATCATATCTCAATTCTTTTGGAACAAAGATCTGAGACATTTGAACGAAGTTCCTTCCATCTGCCTCACAATCAAAAATATAAAGGTAACCGTATCCTTGGATAAGTCTGGGGGTTGCCATTTTTACAGAGTGAGTGGTGTCTGTCCAATAGTTTTCCATATGTTCCCTGTAAGTTACAGTTGATTAGAACACATTTTTCTTTATTTATAAGGAAGAATCCTACTTAATTCCAATGATCGAGATGTCATCATCAGTTTCTTTATAAACGAAGGGACGGAACGAATTCTCAGGTGTAAATGCAATCATGTCGGCTGGAGTCGCTTTTTGTATTATGTTGGCAGTTTGCCTAATGTCACGTTCATATCGAACATATGCTCCTGGTGGGAGTTCTTCAACCATCAGAAGTCTTCTGTTGACTCCTTGATAATCCAAACTTCTTCTTAGAGGTATAGAATTTGCTAATGCCTGCCTTCCTTCGGGCGTTTCTAATGCTTGAGCTATTAGAGCCTGTCTTGTTTCGAGTTGTGGTCTTTCAATTCTTTGAATTTTTGCATTACCAAAAAATAACTGCACTATTTTTTGAGCGAAGAATGACAATATCTTCGACATAAACGGGATTCTTATTCTGAACATTGTTCGCCTACTGCGTCGATAATTGGCTTGTTGTATATTTTGAGGGTGTATTCCTCACTTTCCTTCCACATTGTATCTGATGATTCACTCGAACCATCTGGATTTAGTTTAGTGATTGAGACTTTAACTTCAATCTCTGGTTCGCAAACAGGATATATAATTTTCGCTTTCATGAAAATATTATACCAGAACGACTTGACTTTGTTTTAAGATATGCTATAATAAGGTTGTAATTGGGGATGAAATGGTATCGACAGGTGTCATGAAATCTAGGTTGCATGTCGAGGATGATCGTTGGCCTCGTTAATCATCGGTCAAAAATATAATTGCTAAAAAAGTAATTGAATTCCCTACTGCTTCGGCAGTAGCCGCTTAATCAAGCGGATGTCTTACTCAGGGTTGCCTGTTTTTAACTGAGCAGACAGAAGAAAAGATCACGTTGGTGGAATAGGACGCTACGACGAGAAAGATCGCTGACAATAGGAAAGACTGCTACAATCGGTAAGACGATTAAGGGCTTGTTGGGATGAGCCTGAAAAACAATCACTCAACTATGCATGTAGAGACCTTTTTGGATCGATATACTGGACGCGAGTTCGACTCTCGCCATCTCCACAAAAGTCATTAATTTTCAACAACTTATGACTCTGAGAGGGAGATATGATAAAAAAGATCTCCCTTTTTTAGTCTTTCGACTTGCTTTCTTATTTTTTTTTTGAATTATAGTAGGAAAATACGTTGAAAAATATGTATAATAGTACTTTACTGAATTTCTAAAAACTACAAACAAGAGGTACTGAAATGCAAGAGAAACTGAATGTCCCTGCCAAACTCAAAGTCGGATTCAACAAACGAAACGACACCTACACCAAAAAACTCGCCTTTGTCGTCTATGTGAAGAAGAATGGAGATGTCTCTTCAACAAAATCCTGGAACAGATGGAAAGACGACAAAATCCCCGTTGAAGAATATGATAACGAACCTATCCAGGGTTTTGTTTTGAACAGAGATGTTGGTGGAACCCAAAGATCATGGAGTTGGAACGCTCGTAGAGAGAAAGTTCGAGTGTTTGACCCAAGAGGTTTCGAAATTGAGATTACCGTTGACAATCTCCTGTTCATCCTTCAGGAATGCTCTTCTATTAAGGGTAAAGGGTTAGAAGGCGAATTCGTCTATGGATGGAGCGGTAGCCAAATCGTTCTTCTCCCTATTGAATCCAAAGAGTACAAGAAATCCGTTGAATTTACTTCCCTCCAAACCAAGAAAGTCACCAGGAAAGATATGGTCGAAGGTTGTTCCTATATGACCAAGCAGAATGAAGAGGTGATGTATCTTGGTCGTCATGCTTGGTATGAACTCAAGTATTGGGGAAGTCAATATCATACAAGATCTTTCGGTGGGAAAAAGAAACACATCTTCCTTCTTTTGGAGACAAAAGAGAAAGGAAGATATCGTTATCACGTTGAGTCTGGATTCACAAAGCTTGCAACCAGAACCAGCGAAACTCCGCTTGACAACTATGCAGAAGAGTATGAGAAGCTCAAAAATAGTAAATACACTTCTGTTCCCAAGAAACTTGTCTTTAGAAAAGTACCCCCAAAGAAGTACAACGATCCATATAGTAAAGGTAGAACGTACCATCACTACTACTATGATTTGTGCAGGAATAATAATGGGGAATATGAGCTTGGACGTTATAACGCAGATGAAGAGAAGTTTTACCCAATCAGGCGGATTGAGATCAAAGATGGGGAGTATGTAGAAACAAGCATCCGATCCAAATATCAAGTAAAATCCACTTCCCGCTGGGGAGGCTATGAGAGTTATGACGACAAGCCAGTTTCACTAAAAAGAGAAGAGATTGGCGTTCTCTTTGTTGAGATGGAGAATGGGAAAAGAGAAAACATCAGCCGTAAATACTAAACCACTAAAAAAGGAGTGTAAAAAAATGAACGCTAATGACAAACAAATCGAAGAACTGATCAAAGTCGTTGAAGAGAAGAAAGCAAAGCTCGGAAAGAAGAAAAGATCCTCGTTGGTTACCAACGGTCTTTTCAAGTATGACGATGACAACTTCTTCAATATTAACACTATTTCCAATATTGATACGCTGGTGAATGCTTTGGCTTACCTTCTTACCAGAAAGGACAAGTACGAAGAAGCCTGTCGTAGACTTGGAGTCAGTATTGATTTCAAATGGTATGGTTATACACTGGAAGACTGGGAAGAAGATTTCCAGGCAAGAATTGATTTCATCCAGTGGAACGAAGACAAGAAAAGCCTTGACGCAACTCAGAAGAAACTCGATTCGCTCATCAGTAGCGAAGGCAAGACTTCAATGGAGATCGAGAAGTACAAGGCTCTTCTGGGAGTATAAGTGAGAATAGTTGCGATTAGCGACACTCATGGTTATCATGACAAGATCGCACTGCCCAAGGGTGATGTCCTTATTCATTCAGGGGATATGTGCGATCTTGTTTGTGGTACTCCAACTACAACCGCAGAGCAAATTAAGAGTCTTGACAGGTGGTTTGAGAAACAAGACTTTAAGAAAATTATCTGCGTTCCTGGTAATCATGATAAAGCAATTGAGATGGGGCATCTCAGAAGATTACACAATGCAGTTATCCTAATCGATGAACATTATGAATATGAGGGGGTAAAGTTTTTTGGTTCACCTTGGACACCTCCATTTTTCGGCGCTTTTGGAAAATCTGAAAAAGATGTTGAAAAAGTCTACGATAGAATCTATGATAATGTAGACGTAATGATTACGCATGGTCCTCCGAAGGGTATTCTGGACATGACTGCGTATGGAGAATCAATAGGCTCTAAAGCATTGTTAAAAGCTGTTGAGAGGGTAAAACCGAAGTTACATGTATTTGGACATGTCCATTATTCATATGGAAAGTATTTTGATTTGATCACAACTTTCTACAACGCATCGTTGGCAGGGTTCTCAATCAGCGATGTAGACAAAAAACCACCATTAGTATTTGAATTGGGAGAATAGAAATGAAAATTGCATTAGAAGGCGCAATCAACAAATGTAGTGACAGTGTCTGCAACGACTGGAGAGATAAAGTAATCCAAGAGTTGGAAGATATCGCAACTTTCCACAATCCTATGGATTTTGATTGTCGAGGAAGAGAGTTTGAACTAGAGCAAGCATTAGTAGATTATGACACTGCTGGTATCGCATCATGCGATATTGTTTTGGTTCTGGCTGAGAGACCTTCATGGGGAACGGCAATGGGTTTGCAGATGGCCTGGGCGATGCACAAACATACAGTTGTCATTCATTCATCGGGAAATCCTTCTCCATGGTTGAGAAACAGGGCAGACGTAATTATGATTACGTTAGATGAAGCAATAGAGTATATTAGAGATTATATTGAGGCTAACGAGGGTAATTGATTATGAATATTTATCGTTTTACAGAATATAACGATTGGGAAGGTGAGAGTTGGCACTTCTACATGTATATTGAAGAAGAGCTAAAGGTTAAGTTAGACGAATTGTTGCGAAACCTGGATCTGTCGGAAACGTATGAACTTTCAACAGAAACGTATGAAAAAGATGAAGTTGATGTGTTAGTAAAACATACTGAATGTGGGTATTTGGATTTTCATAATTGGTCTGGGACTTTTACTTCATTTCCAGAAGAAAGTGATTTTGAAGATGATGATCCGTTTTACAAGGGTGGAATAGAGAGGTATTGTGTAAATGAAGGTGATTAATTTCATTGCAGGGGCGGGGGCAGGTAAGTCAACGGTTTGTTCAGGTCTTTTTTATGAAATGAAGAGATCTGGAGTTAATGTCGAGTTAGTGCATGAATATGCAAAAGACTTGACTTGGGATCGGAGATATTATTGTTTATCTGATCAGCTTACTATTTTAGGGGTCCAGAACAACATGTTGAGAAGACTGAAGGGTAAGGTTGATTATGTGGTTTTCGATTCATGTCTGCTCCTTGGTGAGATATACATGCCAAAAAAATACTACGAGAACTTTGTATCATTGATGGTCGAGGTTTTTAATAGTTATGACAATGACGTGTATTTCATCAACAGATCTGAAGATCCGAATGATTATGTTCAAGAAGGTCGGAATGAAACTTATGAAAGGGCTAAGGAAATTGATCAAGAAATTAAAGATTTCCTTAAGGGTCATAATGTTTCTTTCACCGAAATCCCATACAATATCTCGCCTGAGAGATTGATGGAGATGGTTTTGTAGTAGAAAATTTGGGTCTTTACTTGTTTTCTGGAATTCCCTTGTCTACCATAAACTATAGCTGAATAGTATTTTGAAAAAAAAGGAGTGGGTCATATGGAGCCAACTAATTATCTTATTCCTACTGTTATTGAAAAGTCTGTAAATGGTGAAAGAGCATATGACATTTATTCCAGACTTCTCAAAGATCGTATTATCATGTTGAGTGGAGAAGTGAATAAAGAGATGGCGAGTTTGGTAATCGCTCAACTTCTTTTTCTTCAGTCAGAAAGTGACAAAGATGATATACAGATCTACATTAACTCTCCAGGTGGAGTCGTTACTGCTGGTCTTGGAATATACGATGCCATGAATCTGGTAAAATGCGATATAGCAACCACTGTTGTAGGACAAGCGGCATCAATGGGTGCATTTCTGTTGTCCGCAGGAGCTAAAGGGAAAAGATATGCTTTGCCCAATGCCACTATTATGATTCATCAACCATCTGGAGGTTATGGGGGGCAAGCGACTGATATTCAGATCCATGCCAATGAGATTCAGCGTTTGAAGAAGATCCTCAACAGCCATATGGCCCGACATACGGGACAGAAGGTTAAGACGATAGAAGAGGATATGGAAAGGGATAATTACATGAGCGCCAAGGATGCCTTGGAGTATGGGATTGTTGACGAAATTATTGGGAAATAAAGATGTATGTTACAGATGTTTTGATCGTTGAGCCAAGTGACTATACTACTGAGGGAGAAATAAAAGCTGAAGTTCGTCAGGAGATGGTAAAGGCGAACATAGTTATGATTGATGGCATCGTGGTCAAGAATCGGATGAACCCAGTAATAAAATCAGGTAATTTTCAAATAATTATCGCAAAAAAATAGGAGAATGGTATGTTTGTAGTAGTTGAGGGACCAAATGGAGCAGGGAAAACCACACTGATCAAAAATCTGAAGGCCAAAGGATATGAGACTCTTAGTAGTCCTAATGGAACAGATTTGGCCAAACTTCTGAGACCTGCATGCCGAGGCGTTGAACCATGGGAAGGGATTCATAAAAAAGTCCAATTCCTTTTATTTAGTGCCGCAAGACTTGATGAATATATTGAATGCGTAGCCAACAAAGACGAAGTTGTTGTTGCCGACAGATGGTGGACTTCTACTTACGTTTATCAATGTATGTTACAAGGTATAAGTGTTGAGTTCATGGAGCATACAATTCATGATGATGAGGTTATAGATCTTGTTATTCTTCTTGATGGAGAGGACAATATTTTACTTGAACGAGTTGAGGGGGAACGGGCAAAAAACCCAGATCATGGGAAGTGTACTTGGACCAAAAAACAAGAGACAGTTCGCAGACTCATGAAGATTTATCGGGAGGACTTACCTGCTTATCTTGAATTGAGAGATACAGAGTGCGTTGTAATTGATACAACGGACAAAACGGCAGATGAAGTTGCGGAGACTGCTTACCAATTAATTGAGGAAAGGAAGAATGGATAACAAGCTGATAGCAAAGTTGTCAAAAACCATTGAAAAAAAACACAAGAGCTTTCTTAAGATTGTAGGAGATATCCCCTATAAAGTCTCTGCTGATTATGCATGGCTCTTAACAGATACTACCACAAAACTAACTCTCATAGCAACCCTTTTGAGAGACCAAGAGGTTATCGATCATTTTGAGGTAGTGAATTTAGGGGAATATAACGAGATCGAGCTTTCGAAAAATGGGTTGGATTTTAGGATTATAATTTCAACGAATGGAACGTTGATCAAGTTGACTTCAGCAAATGGCATGTTAGCTAACTTTTCCGCATCAGTTATTGAGTGGGTTCGTCCAGAAGAGAATGGGTGGAACTGGGAAGAGTTTCTTGACAAGATTTTAGATTTTATACATATGAACATGTATCGATCTCAGCAAGCCGAAGAAATCAACTTCGACGCTTTTATGAGAGGAACAGATGACTGATGAGAAATTTGTGCATTTGCACAATCATACGTATTATTCGATTCTCGACGGCCTTTCATCTCCAGATGAGATGGTTGCCGAGGCAAAACTGAAGGGATTTAAATCACTTGCAATTACTGATCATGGTACTTGTGGAGGATGGTTGAATTTCCAGAGAGCTTGTAGGAAGGGGGAGATTAAACCCATAATGGGTTGTGAGGTTTATGTAACTGATAAGATGAAGGAGAGAGACCCTAAATCTCCAACATACCATTTAACGTTACTGGCGAAAGACCTTCAGGGGTTAAGAAATATCATGCATCTCAGCACAATGGCTGAGACCAGAGGGAAGTATCGGAAGCCAAGGATTGATTTCGAATTGCTGTCTCAGTATGGTGAGGGCATCATATGTAGTTCTGGTTGTCCAGGAGGAGAACTCTCTAGAGCTATACAGGACAAAGATGTTTCAAGGGTTAAGGATGTTGTCGGTCGTTACAAAGAACTGTTTGGAGATGATTATTACCTGGAGGTGATGACTCACTCCTACACTAACCCGAAGAAGCAGAGCTTCTGCGAAACTGAAAAAAGAATAGCCAAGGCGACTTATGGTTTGAGTAAAAAGATGGGCATCAAACCCATTTGCACTAATGACGTTCATTATGCTTCTCAAAAAGATGCCAAACATCATGACACATTGCTTTGCGTCCAAACCAAGGCCAATATCCATAATCCAGACCGCTTTACTTTTGGAAGTGATGATTTTTATCTTAAATCATTTGATGAGATGTTAAAGTTGTATTCCAGCGCTCCAGAAATGCTTCAGAATACCGTAGAGATCTCTGAGAAGATTGCTGATGAAGATTTATTGACTTTTGTTCCTGATCTGCTCCCTGAATTCAAAGTACCTGAAGGGTATAGGGATGAGCTTCACTATCTAAAGACTTTGGTCAAGGAAGGCATGACGGCGTATGGTTTTATAAATAAGCCTGAATACAGAGAACGAATTAAGTTTGAGATGGGCGTTATTGCAAATTGTGGTTATGTCAAGTATTTCTTAATCCTCTGGGATATCATTAATTTTGCAAAGCATTCTGATATTAGAGTTGGAATTGGTCGAGGTAGCGCTGTTGGAAGTTTGGTTCTCTATATTCTTGGCATTACAAAGATTGATCCACTCAAATATGATTTGCTGTTTGAGAGGTTTTTAAATCCTGAACGTATTAGTCCTCCTGATGTTGACGTTGATTTTGATTATTACCGAAGAAATGAGATCTATGACTATATTTACAGGAAGTATGGTCAGGATCACTGTTGTAAGATTGGAACCTACAATTCCCTTCAATCGAAAGAGGTTGTGAGGCGTTGTTCAAAAGCTTTGGACATTGGAAGAGACTGGAAGAAATTCCAGGAAGAGAAAGCGAATCCAAATGCGAAGTTGGATTGGTTCAAAAATAGTTTGAACATGGCCGATATGATCTCAAAGAAGATTCCTGTCAGTCAGGTTGTAGATACTTCAATTAACGCACAGTTGAAAGAGAACCATGATTTCAGGAATACAATTTCCAAGTTTCCAGAGCTTGTAGATGCGGTTAAACATCTTGAAGGTGTTTTGTCTTCATCAGGAGTTCATCCTGCTGGTGTTGTTATTTGCAAGGAAGAGATTGACAAGTATATTCCATTACGTGATTCTAAGGGTCAGATCTGTTCGCAGTTGGACGGTCCTGAAGTTGAGGATCTAGGACTACTTAAGTTTGACCTTCTTGCCCTTAAGACCTTAACAGTAGTTGAAGACACTTTAAAATTCATCAAGGATCGTCATGGTATTAGTATTGACATTGATAAGCTTGAGCCAAATGATCCAAAGGTATTTGCACTGTTGAATGGAAAGCTTAGGGGCATGGACAATCGAGGCGTTTTCCAGTTTGAGTCAGATGGGATTACTAAGCTTCTTCAATCAATTCGTGTAGACACTTTTGAAGATATGATCGTTGCCAACGCTCTTTACCGTCCTGGTCCATTAGGTGCGAAAATGCATGTAATGTATGCAGACTATAAGCATGGTCGAAAACCAATCAAGCCTCTACATCCTAAGATGAAGGAAATTCTCAAAGATACCTATTCAATTATGGTGTATCAGGAGAATGTTATGAAGATCTCCCAGGAACTTGCAGGGTTTACTAAGGGTCAGTCCGATACTCTGAGAAAGGCTGTGGGTAAGAAGAAGATGGATCTTCTGGAGAAGCAGAGAGGTTTGTTCATTGAGGGCTGTGAGAAGAATGGTATTAGCGCCAATATCGCAGGAAAGATTTTTGCAGATATTGAGAAATTTGGTGGATATGGTTTCAACAAGTCCCATAGTTGTGCATATGCATTTCTGGCATACCAATGTTGTTATCTGAAGGTTTACTATCCCATTGAGTTTATGACTGCGTTATTGTCGTCTGAAATTGATAATAGTGATAAAGGTAAGAAGCTCAGATCATATATTGCTCAGGCTCAGGCCATGGGGATTATGGTTGGTAACCCCAGTGTTAATAGAAGTGGGAGTAAATTCAGGATTGAGAGTGGGGTACACAATCAAACGAAGGAGAAGTTTGATTTCATCAGGAGTCCATTAACTATGCTTGATGGTGTTGGAGAGAAAGCTTCTCAGTCTATTGTCAAAAATCAACCTTACACTGATCTTGAGGATTTTCTAAAAAGAGTTGATACTAGTAGAGTCTCTTCGAAGGTTTTTACTTCTTTGGTACATGCAGAGAGTATGGACGTTTGGAGGAAGAATCAGAACCAACCTATGAGCGAATACCGAGAAGCTTTATTGATGAATTATGAGAGGGTTAAGGCTAAAGTAGTAAAGGAGAAAAAGGCAATTAAGAAACAGGAAGCGCATAGAAATCAATATAGCGGTTCTCTGTTTGATTCATTTGGAAGTGTAGACATTTAATGTATAATAGATACATCAATTATTTAAAACAGGAGAAACTACAATGTCAAAGCAACGTAAAATTTCTGAATGTGTAAACGTCAGAATCAATGTCGGCAACTATCAGCATATCGAAATCACAAAATATGCTGAAGAATCAATCTCTTATGAGACTGAGGAAGAAAGAGTGGCTCTGGAAGAGGAACTGACGAATGATCTTGTTACAGGGATCATCCGTAGCATGAGAACGATTCCAGAGAAGTTGGGGAAAGGTGTTTCAAACGCTCAGGAAGTTGAAGAGGAAATCATCAACGCAATTCCTGAATGGTTGGATAATCACCAAACTCCTAATATTGCGACTACTTCCAACAAGGCTCAGGATAAGATTAACAGAGTGGCGGCTGAACAAAAGGACAATAAAGACCAAGCTTCTGAAGACATTTTGGATGTTGATGAAGAACAGATTGGTACTCCAGGAAAAACCTTGGAGGACATGGAAGAGCGAGAGCTTGAGGTTGAAGGAGACCTTTTTGAGGACGATGAGCCTCCAGCCGAACCTGAAGTCGCAGAAGAGACTGAAACGGCCCCAGAGGTCGCTAAATCCTCTCCTGCTGAGACTGAGCCTGTAAAGGTTGAAGAAAAGAAGACTGAGGCAGTTGTGGAGAATGATGACTTCTCAGATTTCTTTGATGATGATGACTTATTTGATGACTAAGGAGAACAAAAATGGATATTCCAAATGTAAAGATGGACATTAGTACGATGGGCGATACTGAGATCTTGGATCTCTTTGAACAAGCATTCACAGAGCAGGTTGCAGAGCCTAACGATATTGATGACCCAGAAGTAGAAGTTGAAAGAAGGGTTGGTGACAATGGGGTTACTGCTTATGTTAGTTTATATGGCATGGCTGGCAGTCCCACCGTTGACACTTATGGACAAGTTGAGAACATTGAGACTGTTGAAATTCAGAGAGCAGACAAGGGCAGATTGACTTTTCGCTATGTTCCAGAGGAAACGAGAACACTCGGCGGAAACGAATTTCAGGTTGTCTACATATCTGAATAAAGTTTTCTCGAAAAATCTCAATAAAATCCTTGTTTGTACTGAAAGCCTGAACTATACTAAAAACATAAGAACTTAACTGAAGACCGATTTATGGACGACAAAGAGATTGATGCAATTCTTCATGAAGAAGAAGACTTCTTCCCTATCGACCTTGCTACAGAACAGGTCGAGAACATCTGCGGAAATCCTGAAGATGTCAGCCCTCCACCTGAGTTATTCGATGATGTACCTCAGTTGCAAGGAGATGATTATCCTCAGGAATTTCTAAGGATGGTAGATATGATTCATCACTATTATCGTTTGATGCCCCAGGTTGATTATCAATCAACAATGGCAGAGTTATCAACGTTAACAGTGGAAAACATCCCGACTCCTACATTGCAATTAATTAATCAACAATTGCAGAGGGTGCAGGCAGTTAAAGAAAGGGTTTCAGAAATCATGAGGGAGATCCTACCTGCTCATGCTATGAAGAAAAGGTATTTGGATCTGCTTCAAGACTCATGGGGAAAGTTTGCGAGTGGAAAGTCCGCTGATATTAGAAAGGCAGATGCGATTTTCAGATTCTATCAATTTGATGCTGATTTAACAGCTACAGATGGACTGATGAAAGCGGCCACTCATGTTGCAAAGAATCTTGACTCTCTGCAAGAGATCCTATCTCGCAGAATAACGATTGTCAGCCTGGAACTAAAAATGCATGAACTTGGCAGAACTTCTATGCCAGGATACGAATTCACAGGACCTTCTTTGGGCGTAGAAGTTCCTGATATAGAGGGTAATATACAGGGCAATTCCATTGGAACATTAGTCGTAAACACTAAAGAAACGACTGATGAGGTACTTGAAGCCGACGAGCTTCAATTTTAGGGCAAAAAACATTGATAATTTTATCATTTTTACAGGTTTTTTCGTGGAGTATTTTGTATAATAGTTATATGAGTAAAAGGTTTACTCACTTTATACTAAATAGCTCAAAACAGAACCACTAAAAACAGGAGACTGAAAAATGAGTGAATTCGCGGAAAACGGCAATTGGGATGAAGATTTCAAAGGGCCAGAAGAGAAGAACAGTAACGGGGGAAACAACGAAGGACAACGCAAACTAGACTGGATGAAGTTCCCCGAAAAGGGTGAATACAGAGTTCGTCTTTGCGGTAAGTTCGTAAGATTCCACAGATGGTGGTCCCCATTCACCTCCAGAGTAATCACCCACATTTCTTACAAGGATCAAGATCCTGCTTGGAACGCAGGTTTCTGGCCTCGCAAGACTTTCGCTATCCATGTCATTGACAGAAATGATGTGGATGCAGAACATCCAACTGGAAAGTTGAAGATCCTTGAGAAGGGTTCGTCAATTTTCGAAGCATTCGCCAACTTCAAGCGCATTAACAAGATTGACCCTGCTGGGAAGCAAGGTCCTGATTTTGTTATCACCGTAAATTGGCCTGGCAATAACAAACGTGCGGCAACGTATACTGTTACTGCCACTCAAGGCGCGGCTGAATGGACGCAACAAGAGTTGGAAATGGTCAAAAGAGACCATGCAGATCTGAAGAAGATCTACGCTCCCACTCCATTGGAGAAAATCGTTGAATTGTGGGATGCGCTTCCTGAGGACGCTAAGGTTCCGCCTAAGTCCGAAGAAAAGAACGTTTCTTCAGAAACCTCTACTCCTGCACCTCCAATGCAAGAAACACCCCCAGTAGAAACTGTTGCAGTCGATGATGCAGATGACCTCTTCGGAGACGACGACAGCACTGGATTCTAGTCCATCGACCTTTAGCCTGATCGGGATTTCTTCTCGATCAGGCTATTTTTTTAATCAAATACCATTGCGTGAGGGAGACACATAAAATGGCGCGTAAAAAGAAAGAACCTACTGATCCTATGATCGCTGTTCTTGCCAACATCGAAAAGATGGTGGGGAACAAAAACGGAAAGCCCAAAATCTTCAAATACGGTGACGTAGATGAAGAAAGTCGAGAAGTAAAAGTTATCTCATTTGGTTACCCCCAAGTAAATGAAGCAAGTCATATTGGTGGAGCACCTAGAGGTAAACTTATCGAGATCTGGGGTTATCCGTCAGCAGGAAAATCAGTTCTAAGTTTGAACCTGATTGGAGAAGCTCAAAAAGAAGGTCTGAAATGTATTTTGGTTGATGTTGAGCAATCATTTGACCCGAACTGGGCGGCAAAACAAGGTGTAGATGTTAATGAGCTTTATCTTATGAATGAAGCATTAACAGCAGAAAAAGCTCTTGACTATGTTAATGCCATTTGTGCAAGTGGAGCTTTTGCATTGGTAGTTGTTGACTCAACAGCGGCCCTCGTTCCAAAGAAACAAATGGAAGGTAGTGTTGAAGATCAAGATTACGCTTTGCTTGCCAGAGCTATGTCAAAAGCCTGTCCAAAGTTTGTCATGAACTGCGCAAGAACTGAAACTACCTGCGTTTTTATCAATCAGATTCGAGAAGATTGTAAGAACTCTGGAAAGGGTGGAGAAGTTAAGACTTGTGGAGGAAATGCTCTCCCGTTCTACGCTCATATGCGTTTGAGTGTCTGGCCTGGAGGTGTTATCAAATCTCTTGGTAAGGATGGCATTGAACAGGCTATTGCCAAGAAGAGTCACATTACCTTCATGAAGAACAAAACTGCTGTTCCTTATGGCAAGTGTATCATCGAAATTGTTTTTGACGAAACGGCAATGAATCCAGTTGTAAAATTGGTTACTCTCGCTAAGTCATACAAACTTTTCAATATAAGAACTGGTGATTATGGAATCAGTGCTGAGTTCATTGACGATAAGGTTAAGAAAGAGCATGGTATTAAAACGAAGTTCTATAATACCAGTATGCAAACTTTTGGTGAGCTTGCTCATTGGGTGCTTGCCAACGGTTACTTCGAAGATGTCTTATGGAAGATGAAAGATCTTGTTGAGCAAGAAGAAGATGAGGATAAGTTGAAACTCATCGATCCACTCATCTATGAGCTTATTAAGACTGAAGAGAATGATGGTGAAGAGGACTTCACAGAGAAACATCTTTGGGAGTCTCCTGTTGGGGATTATTCTGAGCCAACTGATTTTGCTGTTTGCAAAACATTAGTTGAAGAAAGCGAAGAGAAAGGCGAAGAGAAAGGCGAAGAAGTTCTTGAGAACGCTGAAAATGAGGGTATAGTAGAAGAAGAACTAGACCTGGAGTAATCTTCTATGAACCCGTTGCTCGGCTTTGCCAAAACTTGTCATAAGCAACTGATGCATGGGGAAAAGGTCTATACTCCCAGAAAATACCTACTCGAAACACGTTCTTTAGAAGAACAAACACTGATTGATCATGGTATTGGGTTTTGCCCATGGGGGATAGACCTCGACCCTAATGTACAGTTTTTTGGTGAGAACCTGGAAGAAGAAGACAAGCGTGATTGGAAATTCAATATTTGGGGAAGAATCATAGTTCCAATCTGCAATGAGTTTGGCGAAGTTGTTAGTCTAGCAACAAAGAAACCTGCTATCGGGAAGAACCCATGGTGGAACCTCCCCTTCATCAAAAGCCATGCCTTATTTCTTGTTAACAAAGCCAAGAAGACGATGTTTACTGAGAACAAGGTCTATATCGTTGAAGGTTACGTTGACGCGCTAATGCTGTATCAGCATGGCTTAAGAAACGTTGTTGCGATAATGGGAACGGCTCTGACTCTTCGAAAGATAGCTTTGATCTCCCGTTTCTGTAACAATATTTGTTTTTGCTTTGATGTTGATGAAAATAAAGCAGGGCAAAGAGCATCTGATACATCAATTGTCATGGTGAATAAATATAACTTTTGTGAGAACATATCTATCATCGATACGATTCCTGTCGGAGAAGACCCTGACTCTTATGTTCGCAAATATGGGTTAACTTCATATTTAAGTCACGAAAGAGTTTTGTCTAAGAAAGATATCAGCAAGGTTTGCCAGAGAGTTGACGACAGAGCAAAGGAGGATTGTTATGCCAAATGATTTCGTTCTTTGTGATAAATTCTCAAAAACTTTGCAAAGTGATGTTGAAAAAATCTTCGAAAAGGGTTATAATGATATAAACAGTGAGGTGGTGGATTCTGTCGATATCACAAAATGTGATCGCAGAGTTTACTATAAGTTAATAGGGGTTAACACTTTCTGTGACAAAAAGAGGCGATCTCATCATTCCCACATCGTAAATAAATGGGAAGGATTCTTGCTTCAAGCTAAAACTTTTGAACTGTTAGATAAGAATTTGATAGTAGCAGACCAAAATCACAATATCACTTCTAGGATTGACATCGTTGGGAAATTTGATGACATTCCAGTGGCCTTAATGATTCGAGAAGTTGATAAAGACACTTTCCAAAATAACTCAGTCAAGAGATCTCATGTAGTCGAGTTAATGACTCAGATGTGGTTGGTTGAAGTTAATGATGGATTTTTGGTATATGAGGATATTGAGGACAAAAAGATCAACATGTTCCACATATTACCAAACGTTTCCGTTCTAAATGCTGTAAAGCAAAAACTTCTTGCACTAGGGAAATGCAAGATGGCAGGTACTCTGCCAGAACGGAAATATGAAACTTCTGACTCCAAAGAGTGTCAGGAGTGTTGTTTTGCCGAGAAATGCTGGAGAGATATAGGGGATGGGTAAGGAAGACCTTTTTTCTGAAATTTTTAATAAATACGATAAGGACTCAGTTAACGTAGATAGAAAAGAAGAAAACGAATCAGTACATCGTTTTCAACAAACTGGTGATTTGACAATCTTAGATGAGGTATATAAGAAAAGAATACCAACTCTTAAGAATTGGGCACTGAAATACTACTACCCTGGGTTAGAGCTTTCCATAGATGATTTTATGGAAGAACTTTCGATTGTTTTTGTAAAAGCGGCTAACAAGTATAACATCACAAAAGGATCGTTTAATACTTGTTTGTATACTTACTTGAATAATCGAATTAAGAACATGAAAAACAGTACCCATGCTAAGAAGCGCCGACCAGAAAACTATGATGGGCCTATTAGTGGAGTACTTCTTTCTTTAGATCATACATACTCAAATGACAAGAGTGGCAGTAGAACTACTCTGAAAGATATACTGAGTAAGACTGAAGGGGGAGATGAAGAAGATGTTATTGGGTCAACTAGTTTCCGAGAGACCGTAAATCTCCTTTCGGATGGAGATGATTTCCTTAGAAGTGTCTTTGTTAAGTTGGGAGAGGGAAGCACTCTTTCCTCAATCATCAGAGATTTCAAAACTGTTAGTGGGAATGTAAAAGTTAGCACAAGACAGAAGAATGGAATTGATGGGAACGATTGCCCAAAACTTAAGAAGATTATTGCGAAGAATGAAGATTGTGATGGACAGGAATTCGTAGTTGTTAATTATGATTTTTCTAACAACACAATGAGTTATTCAATCGAGTTCAAGGAAACTGAAAAAGCGAAATTGATTCAAAAAACTATTAAGAACTTGAGAAAAAATAAAGAAGAATACATTAGGAAAATCAGGCAGGATTAATCCCACTTACTCCGTAAGTATGTATAATGCAATTGTGAACAAAGTTCATAAAATACAACATCGCATTTACATACAGGAGTAAAAACCATGACAGAGGATTCGAATAACCCCCAAGATCTTTCATCAATCAAGCCTGAATTCAAAGAAGTTCCTCTAAAGGATCTTAGAGTTTCTGCTGATCCACCAGGAGTTTCAGCAGAGATAAGAAAACGAAATGTTAAGAAGCTTGCAGGAGCTATTTCACATTCGTTGAGAACCAGCGGAGAGATCAACGTTAGATGTTTTGGGAATTCTTCAATAGGGAAAGCCGCTAAAGCACTCAGTATTGCTAGAGAATATATCAATCAAACAGATGAGATCAGATTGTCTTTTTCTCCAGCTTTTATTGAATCGGAAATCGGAGGACAAACTTTAACAGGAATTAGTTTTTGTACATTTACCACAGAAGACTCTACCGTTGATAACCTCGATGATGTTAAAAGTGTTTTAATGGCAAAAGCCGATCCTAAAGACATAAGCGTTGACGAAAGAAAGGTTAGGGTCAGAAAGTTGGCTGGAGCTATTTCTCATGCGGTTGCTCAAAACAAGGAATGTATTGTTCGTTGCTTCGGTAGTGCGGCCATTGGAAAGGCGACGAAGGCTTTGGCCATTGCAAGAGGATTTACTGCGACTAGAGGACCAGATTTGTATTGCTGGTGTACTTTTATCGTCTCTACCCTTGATGATGGCACTGAGTTGACTGGTATAGCTTTCTACGCTTATTCAAACGAATAAGAAACACCAAAATATCGGAGAAGACAATGAAAGCAACGATAGTGGCAGACTGCCATCTCAATAAAGTAAATTTCTCTGCACATAAAGAGAAAGATTCAGGAATCCCCTATAAGTCATATGACTTTATGAAAGCATTTGAATATATAGTGGATGACAATATCAAAAATATCAAACCAGAAGTTTTTGTTATCGCTGGAGATGTTTATGATACATACGATCCCTCCAATAGTGTAAGGGCATTCTTTAGCCGTCAATTAGCTAAATTGGTCGCTAATAAGATTCCTGTTATTATCCTGGTTGGGAATCATGACATATGTAAGAAGAATCATGCATTAAGTCCACTTGCTAATATCAAGATGCGAAATGTTATGGTTATTGAAGAACCCAAATTCTTCAAGTTTAAGGACCATGTCCTACTTCTATACCCCTACTCAATTAGTGTTGAAAGGTCTCTGATTGAGAACAAAGTGTTATTTCATAAGTTTATCGAAGAGTCTAAACAGAAGATCGAAGATAATGATGATCTTAAAGGTCTCCCAGTTTTACTGTTCGGACATTTCGGAGTTTGTGGAGCTTCTTTTAATACAGGGAAGAAGAGGTTTGGAGGACAGCTAAATATTGCAAACAAGAATAACACAGATATCTCCATCGCTGATTTGGACAAATCGGGAGCAGACTATATCTTTCTAGGAGACTTCCATAGCCATCAAATCCTTCCCACTAAAAACTGTATCGCAATGTATACTGGAAGTATTGAAAGAGATGACATGACCCACAGAAATATGGATAAGGGTTATATTGTTTATGATACAGAACTTCCTAAAGATCCCAAATACGGACAGTCCAAATTTGTTGAATATCCTAATTGTCGTCCCATGATTTCTCTTGCTGGTTCTCTTAAGGAGATTAGAGAGGCTGTAACCATGTTGGATGATAAAGATGAGGGCGCGGCTGTACGAATACTTTTTAAAGGGAATCCAAAGGAATCTCATGACTTCCATCTGGCTCTGGAAAGTATCCGTTATGACATCAGGAAGAAATTAAAGCCTGTTCACTTATTCGATGCTCAAGAAATTGTTGAGGAAGAGAAAGAGAAACAGGGTAAAGAAATCGAACAGAAAATTATCGAAACTGGACACATGACTGAGGATGAGGTCATGGATGTTATTGGAGAGATTATCCAAGAGCAAGTTGATGAGAAAGAATACAAAATACTTTATAAGATGGCTGAAGAAATTCGCAAAGACGCGAAGGAGGTTGCACAATGAAACTTTATGGAATGAAAATGTTCAACTTCATGCGTTTTGGAGAATCCGACAACTCCATCGTTTTCAATGTCACCGAAGAGCAAAGAAGTCAAATCCAAGATGGGCATCTGACGTTTGATCAACTATATCAGTCTTTGTCCGACAATCCACTTGAGTACATTGAAACAGTTAATGCAACTGAAGATAATGTATTGGAAGGTATTATTGGAATTTCAGGGATGACAGCAGGTTCTTTTGATTCTTCGAATGGTAGTGGCAAATCAACTATTTTCGAAGCTATGGCATTTCTATTCTATGATAGAGTTGTTAGACAGACTGCTAACACTGATAAGAAAGCCATTGCAGGATTATCAGTCGTTACCAAACTGGCAGGTGAATACCCTAAAACTCTTAGAGAATCGTATGTAGAAGCATATTTCGAAGAGAACGAGAAGATCTACAGAGTTAAGAGGGGAAGGACTTTTACCAAGACTCATAAGAACAGCACTCCTGTTTTCGAATTTGATTGTATTAAAGATGACGAGGTTGATAGTCTTTCTGGACATAGAAAGAAAGACACTAAAAGATCTTTGGAAGATGTCATTGTTGAAGATTATGACATTTTCGTTAATACAGTTATGTTTGGCCAAAGTGATGCTGGCAAGTTTCTCACAGGAACTGATAAAATTAAGAAAGATATGATCATCGAGCTTCTAAAGCTTGAAGACATTGTCAAAGGCTGTATCGATGTTATCAGGGCTAAGAAAAAAGAAGAGAATGACAAACTCAGTGATTCGGTATCCAGATCGTCTTCTTTTCAAGATTTGGTTGCCAAAGACTACAAAAAATTGAGTCCAGAATGGGAAAAGGATGGTGAAGAATATTCTTCAGGGATGATAGACTGTATCACTGGGATTATCAATGATATTCTTAAAGACAATAAAGACGCGAAGGACAAGGCTCTTGGGGACATAAAGGCTCTGGAAGAAGAGATTAAAAAACTTGAGGAATCTGATGTTTTAAAGAAGATTAAAGAACTGAAGGAAGAGGGAAGTGCCCTTGTTAAAAAGCGCAAAGAAGCAGAACAGAAGAAAGATCAAGAGTTGAAGGACTGGAAGGCTGTTTTGAAACAATGCGAATCTGATGAATCAAGTGTCAAAGATAAGCTCTCTGCTTGTAAATCGAAATTCGATTCCCTGGTCCTGAAGCTCAAAGGTTATCAAGATACCGCTTCTGGCTTTAATGAAGAAGAGTGGAAAGAGAAGATTGCTAAATGTGAGAAGGCAGATGGTCTCACAGAAAAATATCAAGAGATGTCAGATGAGCTTGAGAAGAAACGAGAAGAAACTTTGAAAACAGTTTCTGAGTTCGATGCAGTCATTACCTACAGAACAAAAGACTTGGAGTCGTTACAAGAACAAGTAGAGAAAACAGGTGACGGAGATCATTTTGTTTGTAAGGAATGCCAGAGTGTTGTTACTAAAGAACATACTTTGAAAAAGATTGAAGATATTACTGAAGTTGTAAAAACGAACACAGAGACTAGAGATAAGGTTCAGGAAAAGCTGGACAAGTTAAATGAAGCCAGAAAGTCAGTTCGAGAAAAGCTTCAGAAGATAAGGGAATACAAGGTTCAGCACCAAAAGCTTCTTGCAGAGAAACAATCCGCAGACAATGCCTCTGATAACATCAAACAAACGAAAGATCAGATCAATAAGAACGAAGAAGATATCACTGAGAATAATAAAAAGAAAGAAGAGCTTCTGAAGAAGATTGAAGAGTACAAGAAGAAGTGTTTGAATATTGAGTCTAATTTTCAGGAAAACATCAAAGACATTGATCAGAAGATCAAAGACAAAAAAGCTGAAATAATTGAACTTAATAGGAAAGCGAGTGGGATCGAGGAAGACATCTTAGAGCTTAACGCCCAAAAGAAAGTACATGTTAATGCTATTGCTACCATCGATAAAGAATGTGGATCTTTGCAGGAGAAGCAAGATCAGGTTATCGATCTTGGCAAGCAAATCGCTGATGAAGAAAAGAAAGCTGAAGAAATCAAAATGCAACTTCATAGACTTAAGATCTTGGAGAGCGCATTTGGTCTTGAAGGAGTTCAAACAAGGATCGTTTCCAAATACCTGCCATTGCTAAATATGTATGTGAAGCAATTCCTGGATGTTTTGAGTAATGGGAAGCTTATCGTCAATCTGATCATTAACGACAAATCAAAGATTGATATGGAGATCATTGGGGGAACAGCAGATAACTACATCATGTTAAGTGGTGGAGAGAAAATGGTTGTTAGACTGGCTGTTGATGTTGGTCTTTCGTTATTATCATTCTCCAGAACCTCTAGAACCCCAGATATGATTTGTCTGGATGAGATCTTTGGACCACTTGATCCAGAACATACCAAGTCAGTCTTTAGAATGCTTGATGCACTGAAAGATCGATTTAAGAGGGTCTTTTTGATAAGTCATAAGTCTGAGATACAATCTTTGGTTAAGAATAATATCATTGTGGAAAAAGCTTCAGGAAATGTAGGGCTTAGTAAAATCACAAGAATTTGTGATGTTTCGGTATAATAGTCCAAAAAGGAATTTTAAATATGGCCAATTCTAAAAAAAGCAGGAAAAATAAAAGTCGCAAAGGGATGACACAAGCTGAAGTAATAGCTAAGAATAAGAAAAAGGTTCGCAAGAATCTTAAACAGAAGCTCCAGAATATTTATAACAGTGTTGACCTCAAGACAACAGGATGCGACATAAATGTCTGTGCATGTGCATGTTGTAGAGTCGCCATGCCCCAGATGAACTACAGCGAATTTGTCCAATTGGCTACTGATTTCTGGAATGACGCTTCAAGGGAAGAGAAGGTTAAGGTTATTTGCACCAGTATTGAGTACTTTTTCCGAAATGAGTATGAGAAGTGGGGGATGGATAGTCTTGTAAAGCCATGTCAATTTGTTGATAAGGATGGTAAATGCACTGTCTATGAAAATCGACCATTATCATGTAGGTGTTATGGCTTATGGCCAGAAGAAGAGTATAAAAGGCGTGTAGATAAGTTTGAAGAAGCTTATCGAGATTATGGACTCACCAGAGAAGATCTGCCATTGGCCAAGCAGTGTAGAATGATTAGGAGGGCTGATGGTTCCAAAGAGTTGACTATGAAAGAGATCGATGAACTTTTTGGCAAGCTGGATTCTCTGGATAAAACTGTGGGTAACTTCTCCAATTTGCAGATCAAAAGCAAAGAGAACTACAGAACTTTCCATGATTGGCTACTTTTAAAAGTATTCGGGGAAGACTGGCTGTCAATGCTTACCACTTTTATGATGTCTGCGAACAGAGAGCAAATGGAAGACCAAGTTGTTCAATTAAGAAGTGTCGTTGAAGAAACTCTCGATTTGGACAATGAAGATATTGAGGATAAGTTCTGATGAATGATTTTTTTGAAGATTTTGGGTTTAAGCAGATAGAAAAAGAGGACAACTTGTGTCCCAAGTGTCAAAGAGATCTACCTTTTGATGGTGCCATGAATGATCTTGGTTACTGTGAGATCTGTTATGGCGATTATGAAATGGAACAAGATGAATTGGAAGAAGACGATGGAACCTGTTAAAAAGAAGATCAAAGTCCTTCGAGCAGAATATGTCAAAGATGTTGATAGTATTGTGATTCTTGGGGAATGTGAGGAAGGCAACTTAAGAACTCAGATTAACAAATCCAGTTTTTATTTCGGTGCCAGAACTGAAAAGGAAATTGATTATGAAATGGAAAAGACTGCTGAGTTGATGGTGGGCAAATACATTAGCATTGTCTTTGACGAAGAACTGGAACAGAAGATCGAATGTAAGCAACGATTGGTGTACTAAATGACTAAGATAATCATGATATTTGCAAAGAAGTGTCCTCAATGTGCGACGATGAGACAAACAATCAATTCTATGATCAAGCATTTGGAGTTAGATGCTCAGCTATATGCGTATAACTGTGAAGAAGATGAGTCCATAGATATCGCTCTTGACAATGATATTTCTGATGTCCCAGGATGCAATATTAATGGCACTATCATAGAAGGGGATAACTACGATCATGACAAGCTCGTAGAAACCCTTAAAAAACTTGCCGAATGAGCTTGCCTTTTCGTTTTTAGCGTCTATATTTACTCATACGTTTGGAGATTATTGTAATGGACGCAAAGAAACCGATTATAGTTTTTACTACCTTTTGGGATGCCAAAAGCATCTTGCAGAATGGTGGATTTATATTTGACAACTATGTCGTAAGGCTCAAACCAGAGGAAATCAAGATTCATTCAATTGCATTGGCTCAGCCCAAGGATCTTGGTTCAACTTATCCCCAACTATCCTTCTTTTGTCCAACATGGGACATGCTTAAATCATACAGGAGAGATAAGGATTGGGAACAGTATGTCAAAGACTATAAGGGCGTTCTTAAGAATAATCAAAAAGAGATTAAGTCTTGGCTATCCCAATTGGAAATAAGGGCGTATTTGCTCTGTTGTTGGGAAAACACCTGTAAAGGGGCGCATTGCCATAGAGACCTGATCTACCAAGCATTTACAAAATCTAAGGCGACGAGTGGCTTTGCAAAGTACATCTATCGACATGGGGACAAGAGCACTACTGGTTTAGAGAAGCAAGTGATAGATGCAGTAGGTTATCTTGAAGGAGCTTCTATGTCTATTGAGCGTATCCCAGAGCCAGAGTTCGATGACGATTTAGATGAAGCTGATTATGAATTGGTAGACCCTTTTATTTGGAACGAAGCAAGATGAGTATACCTAAAATATGTGGATTTAATAAGACTAGTGAGGCTGGCGTTAAAGTTTTTGCTCCATCAATCTTTTTGCAGGGATGCAACATGAAATGTCCTTATTGCATGAATTCAACTTTGGCTAAGTGCAAGGTTAAAAGCGATGGAGTGCCATTAGAAAAAGTGGATCGGTTTGTTGAGGAAGAGAAACCAGAGATGATCATGATATCTGGTGGGGAACCTCTTTTGAGTCCGAACTTATCTAAATTGATCAATCATTTCAGACGCAAGGGACTGAAAATTGGTTTGTCAACAAATGGGATCTTGGTTGGTGAGTTGAACAAAATCATTCCAAGTCTTAGCTATGTTGCACTTGACATTAAGTCATTAGATCCCAATTTGTATGAGTCGATTACTATTGGTGATGATTTCAATCCATTTGCATATGTCATGCAGTCACTAAACATACTGCGAAAGGCGAAGTATAATAGGGGTGTTTTTGATTATGAGATTAGAACAACGCTTTACCCACCATACGTAAATGAGGTTACAATCAATGAGATTGGACAAATATTAGAGGATGGTGAGCGTTGGGTATTGCAACAATATCGCCCAACGAAGAAGATGTATGATATGGAAGCAACAGAAGGGGTAGAGCCTTACAGTTACGAGCAATTCCAGAAATTGGGAGAAATTGCAAGGACGTATACAAAGGAAGCACATTCGAGGTATGTTTAATGTAGCGAATATCGGGCCTTTAGATGGGATGTTCGAACCGATGGATCAGCCATCAATGACTAATCAGGTCATGTTTAGTGAGTTGAGGGATGGGGAATGGTTTGTTTATCAGGGTGTAGATTACTTAAAACAAAATTATAGGGAAGCAATGTCGGAAGATGGTGGGCTTGAGATGTTCGAGCCAGACCTTTGGGTATCAATATTAGATTAGGAGAAAAACAATGAGTGACAGAACGTATTCAGAAATCAAAGAGGGTCAGGAAATCGTCAAGAAGTTGGTTGAGAAGTATCCAGAGGTTCTTTGGAGAGTGAGTCCTGAGCGCATAGCAGTACTTGGGATTGACAACAAAGAGCCAACCAAGAGATCGAAGGATTTCATGGTTCGTTCAGTAAAGAATGCTGAGAAAGCTATCCTTCTTATGAACAATGTCTCCACAAGGTTCATTATTGAACTTTGGTGGAGTAGATGGAATACTTGGACTGGCCCAAGAAAAGAGTGGACGATTTTCAATGCGTTGCTCAGGATCTCTGAGGATGAGGGTAAGTTGGTTAAGCCAGATTGTGTTGACTTTAAGATTCTTCTTGATAAAGTCAGCTTTGATTGGGATGTTGAGGGCGCAAATCTTCCATCATTGACTATGGGTGACCCAATTGACTTCGATCTTACTCTACGTCCAGGTCTCGAAGAAGAGAATGAAGACGGAGAGGAAGATTAGTTCGAAGCTTCTTCCATTACTTTTGGGATGTCGTGAATAGAGACGATTACTTGGCCGTTCTTTATTCCGACTTTCCCATTGGAAGAAAATACTGAGTAGTCAATGTCAAGCAGATTGAGAAAAGAAGTTAGCTCTTCATAGCTGTAAGTTCTATTTTCATCACCGAAATCAGCATCTACAAAAGCATGGTCAATGGTTTGGATTCCCAAGCGATTTATTGCTCTTGCGATCTTTGTCTCATATACAACTTCACAATCGTTTAACATATCGGAGATCAAAGCCTGCTCCTGAGGATCTGCCTCCAGTACCATTATTTTCATTTTCTTTTTCCCTCTTTTTCGAGAGTGTTGCGTATAGTCTGAACCTCATGATGAATCTGATGAAGCTCACTGTTCTGCTCGATTCTCTTTTTGATATCTGCAATGTTTTTGTCACATTGTTCTTTGCAAGTGTACTTCTCAGCCAAGAGAAGTTTGATTTCGTTCAGAGCATTCTCATACTTTAATCTAAACTCGAAATTGCCTTTGGAAATTTCTTTGACATCGTCTACCAAGTCTTGTTTCAATTCGTCAATCTCATCTGATTGCTTTTTATTTTCTTCACTCAGATCTTTAATCTTATCCTGAAGAGGCGAAACTTTAGAAGACAACAACCACTTTACTGAACCAAACAATGCTCCAAGCATTGTTATTAAAGTACAGATTACTGGAAGTAACTCAAGAAATGTCATATCAACTAATCCTCACAATAAAGGCTATGGATCTTTATTTCATAGTGAATGAAAAGTTCCCCTGCTATTTTGTATAATAATTCATGTACTTCAAACAAACATAGGGGATAGAGACATGAAGCTATTCATTGTAGAAAGTCCAAATAAATGTGGTACTTTGAGGAAGATTCTGGGAAAGGAATATAACATAATTGCCTCAGTTGGACACATTAGGAGCATACCAGCAAAAGGTATGAATATCGACATCGAAAACGGTTTCGAGCCGAAATTTGAGGTCTCCAGAGGGAGGGGTGATGTCGTAAAAAATATCAAGAAACTTGCTTCTCAAGCAGAAGAAATCCTTTTGGCGACTGACCAAGACCGAGAAGGTGAGGCGATTGCCTTCCATATCTATGACATCTTGCCAAAGAGAGACCAAGCTAAGTGCAAGAGAGTTACTTTTACCGAGATTAAGCCCAAACCTGTTCGGGATTCATTAAATAACAAGAGAGACATCGATCAAAAAATGGTTGACGCTCAGAAGGCTCGACAAGTTCTGGATAGACTTATCGGCTACTCTATTTCACCTTTATTATGGAATAAAGTCGCTTCCAAGACATCTGCTGGCAGAGTTCAGTCAATTGCTTTGAAGATTGTAGCAGATAGAGAAAAGGAAATCAAGGCGTTTAAGCCCACTGATTTTTGGTATATAGATGCAGACTTGAAGGCCAAAGAAGGTCAGTTTACTGCCAGAGTTGTCACTAAGGACAAAGATAACAGATATCTTGACAAGAAATTGGCAGAGGATGAGTACAAGAAGCTTGAGAAAGCAGATTACTTGATGCACAAGATCGAGAAGAAGGAGAAGAAGGAAAAGGCCAAACCTCCTTTTGATACATCATCATTACAAACTACAGCGTCAACGTTATTCAACTGGCCTGTTAAGAAGACAGCCCAAAATGCCCAGAAACTGTACGAACAAGGCCATGTAACGTATATCCGTACCGATTCCTACAATATATCTAAAGAGGCCGTAGAAGAGGCTAGAAAACTTATTAAGAGTAATGTAGGGGATCAATACTTGCCCTCTAAGCCAAATTACTTCAAAAAGAAGGCAAAGAGTTCGGCCCAAGAGGCCCATGAGTGCATTAGACCTACAGATTGCTCATATTCTGGAAATGATCTTCCAGCAGATCAGAAAAAGTTATATAAGCTCATTCGAGAGCGTTTTATCGCTTGTCAAATGACTCCAATGATTGTTGATACTGTCACATATCATGTTAAGGCGAGTACAAAGAACATGTTGATAGCCAAGGGTCAGACAGTCAGGTTTGATGGATGGTCAAAGGTTTATAAACATATCTCTACTAAAGAGAATACTCTTCCTGCTTGTAAAGAAGGGGAAGCTCTGGACTTATTGAAGTTGGATAAGACCAAAGGTACAACCAAACCACCTCCAAGATACAATGAAGGTTCGTTGGTCAAGAAAATGGAAGATGAAGGTGTAGGAAGGCCCTCGACATATCCTGCTATCATGGAGAATATTCAGAAGAGGGAGTATGTAAAGAAGCTTAACAAGAAAGGTGTATTGGAAGCGACTGAGTTGGGGATCAGAGTCTCCGATTATTTGGGAGAACATTTTGATGATTTCATTATGGACATCAAATACACAGCTTTATTGGAAGAAGCTTTGGATGTTATTTGTGAGGGGACTAAAACTTACATTGAAGTTGTCAAAGAAACCTACGATAAGATGATGGAAGAGATCAGGAAGGCTAGAGGGACTGCCGCTAAGGTTGTAGGTTCAATGAAATGCACTTCTTGTGGAGAAGGGAATATTGTCGAGAAGGGTGGGAAGTATGGTATTTTCTATGCCTGCGATAGATATCCAGATTGCAAAACGATCTTCAATCTCGGAGAGGATGGGAAGTTTACGGAAAGAGTTGTTCAGAAGATAGATAAGAGTAAGCCGTGTCCTGAATGCAAAAAAGCCAAGAGAAAGGGTTATCTGATTAAGAGAAAGAATAAAAAAGATAACTCATACTTCTACGGCTGTAATCAGTATCCCAAGTGTAAACATACCGAATCAAGCGCCGTAGATGATATACTAGATGTATAAGGTGAATCTATGGCTCTCAAAGGCGGTTATATGGGGATCTGCGAGATCGATGGTCTCAAGATTCGCGTTTCAGATTTTAATGTAAATGTCAAGCAAGAAGTATCGTTCTACGATCACATCATTGGTCTCAGAGACAGCGTCCCAAAAGGTTTAAGTACAAAAGGTGATGCTGGCAATTTGAATGTCCAGAAGTATTTCTGGAGACCTGGAACAAAAATATGCACAGGTAGTTTTACTTTTCCTGCAACAGTTTTCAATCTTCAGAAGACTTTTGATCTGGCAAGGAATGGTGATGAATTCAAATTGACATTCCATTATGCTTGTGATGATGTTGCTAGAGTTTTTGATAAGTGTAGAGTTAATAACTTTACCTTTACCTCTACGGCAGGGGAAGTTGTAACGGTTCAAGTTGACGTTATGGGAAGATACATTGAAGAAGGAACTGGTACTCTTCGTTATGATACCCCTGAGAAACTTATCACATGGGATCAAGTTGAGATTACTACAGATAGTACAAACCCTGTACAAATGTTTACTTTCTCCGTAAACAATAACTGTATCCCTATCTATACCACTGGAGGAAATGTTAATAGGGAATTATTTCCCAAATACATAAGAGTTGGTATGCAAGAAGTAACTGGAAGTGTTGTTTACTATATCAAGGGGATAGACTATGAAGATCTTGATAAAGATACTGATTCAGATACGATCAAAATAAAGATAACAGATGATTGCGTTGTCGCAAAGAGCGGAGGGTATTTTGGATCTCTGCCATCTGACGGGTTTGATGGGGATGCTCCATCTGACGGGTTCGGTGGAACTCCTCCATCAGGTGGATTCGCTACTTCCTCAGTATCTGCTTCATTCTCTTTCGGAAGCCCACCATCCGCAGGGTTTCCTGGAGCACCACCATCCGCAGGGTTTGGGCCTGGAGCTACTGCACCAGATTTTGAAGAAGAATTGACCGTAATCTATAAACCTATCGAGAGAACGGGTAGCACAAGAGCGTTGCTCCATACGTTACCATTTGTTGGTGTAGGGAAAGCATTGGGGACTCCATAATGAAAATTATCATTGGAATTTTGAAAGACAATTCGGACAAAGTACAAAGCTATATTGATCAAGGATATCACATAGAATATCTTGATGAGCATGCAAGAAATTTTGGTGAAGCATTGTTCAAAAAAGAATTAACAGATGAAGAAGTTCAGCGAGTTAGGGATAAAGGATATAATATCAGTTCCCGTTATTGGGTAAATTATGCCTTGATGTGTGCTAGAGCCGAAACAAGAATTGTTATTGCCGATCTGAGGGAAGAGGATAATAAAACGCCTTTCTCTAAGGTCATCTAACCGCCCATTCTCAGAAAATGAAGAATATTCCTGCCTCTTATCTTGTCAAATTTGAAAATACTGTTATATTATTATCGTAATCATGGTATAATAAAAGTATACAAAAGGACAAGACTAATGAGTAAAAATTCACTCTATCTGAAGTATAGACCAACTCAATTGGATGATTTGGTAGGACAGAGGAACATCGTTTCAACGATCAAGCAAGCGTCCAAAAACGACAGATATGCCCATTCCTATCTGTTTTGTGGTACGAAGGGTTGCGGTAAGACTTCTTCAGCTAGAATTGTTGCTAATCTTATGAACTGCGAAAACGTTCAAGATGGCAAAGTTTGTGGAGAGTGCCCAGCATGTAAGTCGATTCCTTTTGGTAGTGCAGTTGATGTCAAGGAGCTTGATGGAGCCAAACAACGTAAGGTCGAGGATATTAATAGCCTTATTGATAGCGCATCATGGAGTCCTCAGGAATTGAAGAAGAAAGTGTTTATTATTGATGAGTGTCATCAGTTAAGCTCTACGGCTATATCTTCTTTATTGAAGATCGTAGAGGAACCCCCTGAATATTTAGTCTTCATTTTCTGTACCACTGAGCAGGACAAAATACCCGATACTATTCAATCAAGATCCCAAAGACATCTTTTCCACAAAATTCCTTCTAATCTTATCGCTCAAAGACTAAAGTATATTGCTGAGCAAGAGAAGATAAATGTTGAGGAAGGAGCCTTCCACTCACTTGCCCGTCTTGGAAGAGGGAGTATGAGGGATGCGATTGGTTATCTGGAGCAGATTTCCACTGCCGCTGGAGATAGAGAAGTTACAGAGAAGGCAGTCTACAAATACTTCGGGGTAGCAGATCGCAAGGGGGTTTATGATTTGGTAGAATCTATGGCCAAGGCAGATTACGTCATGGTTTTAGAGCAATGTAATGATATGATTGTTGGATCAGCAGACTTGAAAAGCATCTTGTATGAAATCACTGAAGTTTTTCGAGGGATTCAGGTAATCAAACTTTCAGGGGAGAAGACTCGTCTTGTCGATCTTCCCGACCATGAAATTAAAAAACTAGTGGATTTGGGTCGAAGGATGACTTTGGGCCAGATTAACGCTATGTCAGATGACTTCACAGAGGTTGAGAAGAAGCTGACTTATAGTATAAACAAGAGATTGGTTTTGGAATCAGCACTTATTAGATGTACAGCAAGGTTTAAGAAGAAAAGTTAGACGCATTGAGTTTTCAACACCTTCTCCCTTAAGGGAAAGGTAAAGATGGAGTTTGTAAGCAGATTTAAGAACAATATAGATCAGATGGTCTTGGAACCAAAGAAGGACACATATGTAGAAGATGTCCTCTTTAGAATTCCAGCAATAAAAAGTCCTTTGGTCGGGACACCAAAAGAAGTCCAGGAAGAACTTGACAAGCTCGTTGTCAAGATTCAGAAAGATCCTGAAAGTCCAGAAAGCGATTATGAGTATGAACGCATACTGCTCTATATGCATAGCTATCTGGTCAATGTGGTCCTCAAACAATTTCCTTATATAAGAGGGATGGATCATTCAGATACGTATCAAGAAGCGTTGATCGCTTTGAGGTTTAAGGCAATACCGAATTTCAAAACTGGCAAAGGAATGAGTTTCCTTAATTTTGCCAAGATGTGTATTCGAAGGCATTTGATAACCATTCTTAACGCCTCAAAGAACCGACAAAGAGATCAGTCCATTAACAGAGCGGTATCACTTGATAGTCAAGTTTCTCCAAATGAGGATCAGCCGAACAATACGTTTGCTAACCTGATCCCAGATGAAAATCCAGCAGTTGATGAGGCAACAGAACAGAAAGAGGCAATTGCTGTCACTCGAATGACGTTGATGAATTCTCTGTCAGACTTCGAGAAGATGGTATTGGAAGAATATCTTACTAACGCATCGTACAAAGAGATTGGACGTAATATCACTGAAAGAATGGGAGAAGACTACACCGAATTACCTCTGCATGAGAGAGTTAAACGGAACAAAGCCGTTGATAATGCTTTATGGAGGATCAGGAAAAAAGCTTGTAAGCTTAAAGAAGACTCCAGTCCAGATGGATTACCATTATTTATGGAACGGTAATTCCCTGATTTATCTTGCATTTCTCAGATTCCAGGGTATGATTAAGTAACTTCGTTTTAATTTATAGGAGAAAATCAATGAAACTTGCAATCGATCAAACAGTATTAGTCCGTGCATTGGAAAAAGGGGCAATGGCGGCTCTTTCAGATGAAGCTCAAGGAGATACCAGTAGCTTTGCCCCTCTAATTCAATCTGTTAAAATCACTGTCGGGGATGATTTTATTGTCGAATCTGGTACGAGTCTGGTCGCCACCAAATGGTCAATGAAGTCAGAAAAAGAGAACGGAATTGATGTAAAAGAGGGTGGAACAATTCTTGTTCCCGCTAAGCTATTGTATGATTGGGCCTCAAAGCAAACCAAGTCCAAGATTGTTCTGAATCTGGCAAAACTCGATACTCCAGAGGTCATTAAGTCCAGTGATGGGGATATGGACTACAGTGAAGATGATTCTTTGTCAGTCAAAAAGATTGGTAATTTGAAGTTGGCTTCAAGAGATGACTCAAAGACGGGTAACAGATGGCATGTTGACTGTTACGACCACTCTCAGCTTAAGAGCGTTGACTTCAAACAGGCCCCAGATTCAGTTATAACCATCCCTTCAGAGCAAATGACAAAAGCGTTGAAGAATGTCGCTTTTGCCTCTCAACCCAAAGATTATCAGCATGTTCTTGACAGTGTTGCCATTGAGAGTTTTGGAGGTAGTGTTTGCCTCGCCGCAACTGATGCTCATAGATGCTCCATCTATAAACTTGATCAGGCGACAGATGTCAATAAAGAGTTCTTCGTTGAAACAACAGTGAAAGATGGTAACATGAGTCATGGCCAAAAGATTCTGATTCCGTCCTCTTTCCTAAAAAGTATCTCCAAGCTTTCAGAAGGGGCAGATATTGAGGTTTCCTACGATGCCAAGAAAGACAAAGTCTATTTAAAGGTGGGGAAATGGTATGTCAGACTGACTACTGTTGGAGCTTCAAAGTTCAATGGGTTTCCAACGATTGCACTGCTTATGTCCAAGAAGTACGAGGATCTTGCCAGTGTCCCAAAGTCAACTCTGATGAATCGTTTGGTATCTGCCTCATTGGTCAATGATCATGTCGTCCTTTTTAACTTCAGCCAGAGTGACAAAGGCGATATGCTTGTCGTTCATGCTGTTTCCGAAAGAGGTTATGCTCCCAATGTTTCAAATGCACCAGTTGAGGATTTGAAGAAAAGCCTCAAGGCCGTTTGGGGAGTCAAACATATTACGGAAGTTTCCAAGGTCATTGAGGATGACAGTATCTTCTTCACTATTCCTGATGATATGAGATCTGTTAGAATTGTCAGCAAGGCCGATCCAAATCTCCAATACTACTCAATGGCAGTTGACAATCCGATTTATTACAAGCTTCTGAAGGACTAATTATGTCAATGTTCTCTGTTGTCTTGGTTATCGGTGATACCCAGTTAGGGAAGAATACCGTAGTTAAGGCTAAAAACAAATACAAGTCGTACTACTGGGAAACCGTTTCTGCAACGAAACAATCCCCTGATGAGATCAGAATGATTTCTGGTTTCAGGCAGTTAGGTCAGTCCAAGAAAGTCGTCTTGATCACTGATCTCCCAAACCGAAAGCAGATTCGATCATTTATAGTGGATTTAGTCAAATCAAACTCAGATGATTTGAAGTTTGTTATATGGGACTCAGAAGGTCAGATTAAGATTGATCCCAAAAAAGGTATCAACAAGACATGGCAAGATTGGATCAACGAATTGAAAGCTGTTGATGGTTTTGTTCTGGTTAATAATGGCGGGGACTTCGCTGAGAATGATCAGAAAGACTCTGTTAAGTATGTGCAAGAACTTTTCAAGAAAAGAAAAAGGATTGTTGACAGTGTTGCCGCCAGGATCTTTGTCGATCTTGTTGGTAAGAATCGATCCATGATTTCATCTGAGGTTAGTAAGCTTTGTTTCACTGCTCCAGAGCGAGTTACCAAAGAGTTCATCCTTGACAATACTTTTCCCTCGTCCAAAGAAGCTGTGCTTTATAAGTTTGGCAATGACTTGGATAAAGACTATGGCAACGCAATTTCATCTTTGGAAAGTTTTTCTAACCTTGGAATCAATGCAAATGTTTTAGCACAAATTATTGTTACCAAAGCTAGATGGCATTTGGCGATTTGTCATTTGTATAGTCAGGGTCTTGACTGGGGAACCATACGTCATGAATTGTTGGAAATGGGCAAATTCCCATCTTGTATTTGGCATAATGATCAGATACCACCTTCTGAAAAGAAGAAGATCTCAATATCAATGAACGATCCTGATAATCTTAAGGAGTTCATGACGAGGAAACTTGGCATCCCAGAGAAATACATCAATATCGAACCCCAAAAGACCAAAACCACTAGCAAAGCCGTCAAGAAAGGCGAAGTTGTTCCTATGCCTTTTATTGCTGATATGATGGTTGCATATGCTAGAGATGTTGTCGTTGCTTGTAACAAAAAAAGGTACGACAATACCCAACTTAGGGTCAAAGTTCTTGAGAGGGCTGTTAATGTTTATTTAGGCTGTTGCGAGAATCTAGAAGAGATCCGATATTCTGTTGATGAACAGAAGCAACGTTTATATGACATGGTTAAATTATGGACCAATCCATACGCTTAGGAGATTGTGATGAAGTATTTAAGAACAACTCATGATGAAGACGGGAACTGTTTGTTCGATTTTGATGGCAAAGATGATTTCATCATACATGGAGTCGGAGTTCATGGATTCGATCCAGAAATTCCAATGTCACTGGAAGAATATCATGAGTTTCACAGAGAGTACTGTGAAGAATGGCATCCAGAGGATAACATTCCAGTTCCGTCAAAAGAAGAATTGATGATCGATATCAACGAAATGCTTGAAAGAGGTATGATTAAAGAGGTATCATGATGGAAAGAGACAGAGATCAGTATATCTACAGAATTTGGCACAAACCTACCCAGAAATGGTTTAATGGTGGCGGGAAAACGTCTGTCTGGTTCAATTTGACCAGTGCCAAGAAGGTAGTTGTTGGGATTTATCCTGGTGATTATGAGATCATCAAGTATAAACTCTTAGAGGTTGAGGGGTGACTGAGGATCAAGAAGAATATGTCTATAAGCTTTGGGACAAGACTAATAAGAAGTGGTGGTCAACAATAAAGACAAACACTTCTCATTGGGGCACAAGGCATGTTGCAGAATTGTTTATGGATCATCCTTGGAATGAGGATATAGAAATGGAAGTTGTGAAGTTTAAATTAACGAGGGTTGATGATGCAGAAGGATTGGACGAAACGTAATATACCTTGTTTGCTTTGTTTAACGATTTCAGCGATTCTTGTGGTCAAGGGCCTGGATGGCTGGGGGTGGTTTTTATTTGCGGCCTTAATGGTCCACAGAGGTGCAGAGTAGTTTATGAAGAGATTCTGTTGTCCTTCATAAATTTTTTCAACATATTCTTGCTAACACCATATATATCAGCAATCTCGTTACAACTTTTCCCTTGATGAACGTGCAATGCATTAATGTCAGCGGCATTCTTAAACATGATGTATTGATTTAATCTTGAGATCATATGATACTCCCCAGTTAACTCTTTATACTCTTGCTCAAGTCTGTAATATGTTTCCTGGTAATCTGTTTTAACATTCTCGATATTATTTCTCTGTTTCACATGACTGGCATATTGATCAGGTCGATTTTCTTTTAACCATTCCTCTAGCCCCCAAGGAGCCGTATGAGCAGAGAGTCTAACGTCGAATTCATGATGGCTAGGACACAGAGTAATTCCGTTGTCGATATCCCACCGATACTGAAAAACTTTTCTAGTTATTAGATGGTGTGCGTTCGGAAGATTTGTGTCTCCACAAATTGCGCAAGAGAAGTTATCCCTTGTTCGGACTGTTAAGGACCATAAGGAATCACAAAAGTTTCTTCCGCTTTTGTTAGATATCTTTTTATATTTGATTCTTTTTAGCATTTGTCTATTCACTAGATGTATAATGGATGCACTGAGAATATTATACAAAACGGGTGTATATTAATGAACGAAGATGATGTGAAATTAAATCCTCAGGAATTATTTCGACTATATAGACAGGGTGGCAAGAAAGCGCTAACAGATGCTTTATGTGTCTTTGGAGACCATCCATCTTTGAATGATTTGATGGAAGAGTTAGTAGAATTACTTACTGTAGGGTTCGCAGGTCAAATACCTGTTGAGAAATTTGTTGACCAAGTAGGGGCACTGAACGAGAAGATTCACGATGCCATTTGTGATCTAACTTTAGACCATTACAACGATGGAAGCTTAGAAAAGGAAGAGATGACGGGATATCTTGACAAGCTAAATGAAACAAAGGCCAAATCTGATTCCAAAACGAAAGACAATACTTAAGTTATTATTTTTGTATAATATTGGAAAGGTTTTAGATATGAACATAGAACAAGCTAAAAAGATACTCAAGACACAAATAGAGCTTGAAAGAACCCCTAAAGGCAGACCTTTGACTAAAGAGGCGATACTCAATCTGGATGCTTCACTGTCAGATGAGAAAAACTATGGCAACGAAGTTGTTCAATGTAAAGGTTGTGGGATGGTCGCTTCTATTCTCTTAGTTGAGGAAGGATGTCCAAATTGTGGATGTGTTGATCTAAAGACAGATATCGGAGTTTGATTATGAATGAATTAACAGAACAGGAAAAATTGGCTCGATTGGTAAGAGCAGGGAATCCAGATGCAGAGCAATATGATTCTGCCGATCTTTTGACTCAGGGTTTATTAAAAGAACTTGGTAGACCCAATCCTCAAGTAATTGCTCAAGTAGAACAAGAGATTGTTGCATCTGGTGATGAACTTGATTATGCTCCTATCGGTAGTTTTAGTGGTACTGGGACAACTGTTCATAAGCATGCCGCAGAACCTCAGAGAGATGTTAAGCTCATTTCGACTTTGAAAAGGGTTCATGGGGGACTTATTGACGTATTTGAAAGAAGTGGATTGAATTCTGGGGTAGAAGGGAATTTGGTAGACTTAATTGATACCACAGGGGCATGTCTTAATTATCTTGGGGAAACAACTGCGAAGTTTGAGCCACTAAGACACTTATCAGGTCTTCAAGCTCCTAATATGGTAAAGAATGCCAACAAAGTTGTTGAAACCACTATGAGCTGTTATAAAATTGGTTCAATTGAAGGTCATCAAATTTCTGATGATGGGAGTGAAATTCAAATTGTTTTTTCAGGGAAATATAGGAACATTGAATACAAAGCATTTGGTGTTGTTACTGCTAGTTCATGGGAAGGAAGTGAGGCTATAGACTATATTTATACTCCTGGTTCAGGCAAGCTGTCAGTCAAATCTTTTGAGTGCGGAAAGTGGATCGATAAAAGTGACAAGTATGAAGTAAAATGGACACTTGAAGAAAAAGATTTGAATTTGGAGGAAAAAGCGCAAGAAAATCCGAATAACTCTACTGTTGAAAGAGAAATCGTCGCGAGTGAAAAAATTTCTGAAGAGAAAGAGGAAGTTTTTACGCCGACATCGAATAATGATTTCGATGACGATGAGGAGATTGGAGATTTCCCCATTAGCGACGAATAGACAGCAGAAGATTTGGATATATGAAAGAATATGTAGATCAAAGAACTTTATTTGTAGATGCGCTCTACACTCACCTAAAAAAAGAGGCTGAGAAGGTTCAGGACGAATATAATAAGTATGCCAGTTCCGCTCGTGAATATGTAACTTCAGGACTTTCTGATTCAGAAGCGATTGAGTTATTAATTGTCGATGGCGTGGATAGGGAAGCGGCCCAATCCTATATAACCATGGCTAAAGAAATGGGTGTGAGTACGGAAGACGAGGACATTGAGTTCTCGTTTGTTTTTGAAGACGTATATGGCAATGTATTCACTTCTCACGATATTAACAAAACTGTTTTCGCATCATCTAATTCAGAAGCTTTTCAAAAAGCTTGCACCTTGATAGGTGACGACAACGAGTACGAGATCCAAAGCATCTTATCTGTCGAAAGAGTATAGTAGGTAGATAATGGCCAAAGAATTGTCTCCAACAGCGAAATCACTATTGGTTTTGTTAAACAATATCGATGAACTTATAGTGCTTTCCAACAATCGTCAAGATGCTAGAGAAGTAATGAACGCTTTTACTATCTATGCTCAAGCCAAGAATTACCCCATCCCTTTTGAAAAGATCGATAACTTCCATTCTATGCTTATAGATGGCCGTCCTAACACCCTTTCCTTTATAGTCAAAGACATTGCTGGCGACATCCTCAAAACAGGTATGAATTAATTACCTTTCTACCTTGTTTTCCCAATATATGGTTGTATAATATTTTAAGGATAGATCTACTAGGTATTTTTATGAGCGAAGAGAATGAAGGAAACAAGCCAGAAGACTCAATGGAAGAAATAAAATTCACTGAAGAAACTTCTGAATTAACACCATATCAAAAAGGGTTCGATCATGTAGAATCAATGCTGTCTCAGGCAATCAATCTAAGCAACGACAAGAGAATGCATGAACCTACCTGTCCCATTTGCAATAGTCCGCTTCGTACAGATGTAGAGGACATGTGGGACAAAACTCCTGGCAATAGGATTACGAAACCAATTCAGGATTTTCTCAAAGAGAGGACTGGTTTGAAAGTAAGTGCCGAGGTCGTTAGGCACCACATGAAAAACCATAAGGATAGTGGAGATCGAGAGATTAGAAAGGTAGAGTTCGTTGACAGGGTTAGAAGACTCTACGGAAATGGTTCTGCAACAACTCTTGATCAAATTCAACTATGTCTTGCAATTATCACTGACAGAATCATGGAGATGAATACCATTGCTCCAGATCATGACCATACTGTGGCAGAAATCGAAAAGGTTAAAAATGCTGAGATTAATCGATTGATGAAGACGTATGGAGACTTCATGAAGTTAAGGGCAACTGTTCTTGGGGAGATGAGGGACAGTGGAGATATTATTTCTATTGCAAGAAAGAAATTTATCGACGTATTTAACACCGCCATCATAGAAGCAGAAAACGACAGAGAAAGAGAAATTATCCAAAAGATACTTGAGGGACTTAAAGGATAATCTCTTCAGGATTCCAACAATGAAAATTGATGATTTACGGCAGGTCTTTGCCCCAAACCAGGACGAAAACGACTGGGAAGACGTTTGTGACAGCTACAAAGTTCTACACATTCCTAAAAGAAAGTCTGCGAAAGTCAGAATAGTGGGTCCAGTTTACAAAGCAAAGCGTTGTTTCATTTGTAACGAAAATTCAATGGCTCAAAGGATGTCTTCAGAAGATCTGAGGAAAATTCTAAATGGAACCCTTAAAGTGCCAGAAGTTCGGTTCAATCCTTATGATCGATACAATCAACGTGCTCAACGCTTCAATGACGCTCATCGAGCAGAACTAGAAGTAGCTGGAGATCGTAGTAGATGGAAGAAGTGTCTTCTGACCACTGTTGTTTTGTTAGAAAGCAACATGGACCTACCAAAGAATTGCTTGTACTATTTTGTTTTTCCACACCATTCTGTCAAATATTTAGTTGATTATTGTAAGGAATCGAAAACTGACTTCGCTGTTCTTTCTGGGGTCAAAGGGATCAATATCAATTTAGGTAGGGGTAGTGGGGGATATGCGTCCACTGACGTTTATTTCGACCCCCAGATCTCATTTCTTCCAATGGAAGTGATTAGAGATATCATAAACAACGGTTTTGGCTGTCCTAAGAAATGGTTCCTTGAGCAGAACCAAAAGAACATTAGAAGTAAAAGAGGCTTCTTTTATACTATAAACAATAAAAAAGAAAGAAGTGTAATTGATAAGCACATGGAACCTTTTGAAGAGGTGGGGAACTATATCGAAGAAGATCGACAGTTTCTTCAAATCGATTCTAGTACAAGTAATGTCTTCGAACTCGAAGAGATGGACCCATTTGAAATAACAGACCTTTAGGAGATAAGAAATGGATACAGCATTCACTTTTGATGATGTAATGTTCAAACCCAAGTACTCGGAAGTTTCGTCAAGATCCAAAGTTGATCTTAGTACAAGAATTGGCAACCTGGATTTGAAGTTACCCATCATTTCTGCGAATATGTCAGACATAACTGAAGAAAAGATGGTGAAAGAAATGTTTGCTCATGGTGGTCTCGGAATAATGCATCGTTTCATGACCATTGAAGAAAACGTCAAAATGTTCCAGAAAACTCATCAGGAGTTGATGGAGTATCTGGTTAAGTCTGGAATTAAAGACTATACTAATGCTAAGGCCGCAGAATACGTTGGAGTCTCTATAGGAGTTGGAGAGCAGGCTCAGAGACGTTTTAGAGCGCTTTGGGACGCTGGGGCAAAGACATTCTGCGTTGATGTTGCTCATGGACACCATTTGAAAGTAAAACAAATTCTTGAATTTATCTATTATAATGGTGGTAATAGGGATGATATTACTATTATTGCGGGTAATGTTGCCTCTTCAGAAGGGGCCATTGATCTTTTTAAGTGGGGGGCAAATGTTGTTAAGGTTGGGATCGGCCCTGGATCTTGCTGTCAGACAAGGGAAAATACTGGAGTCGGAATCCCTCAATTGTGGATTCTTAAAGAGATAAGAGAAGCTCTAGATACATATCCTGGGGACATAGATTTAAAGAAAGCCACTATTATAGCTGATGGTGGTATCAAAAAAACTGGAGATATTGCCAAAGCTTTGAAATATGCTGACGCTGTTATGGTTGGCGGCTTTTTGGCAGGAACTAGTGAAACTCCTGGGCATGTTTATAAAGCGATGGATACAGGTCAGTTTTACAAAACGATGGCTGGATCAGCTAGTGCAGAAAGCAAGATCAAGGGAGGAAAAGAACAGGAATTTGTTGAGGGGGGAATTCGACTGATTCCATTTAGGGGGCATGTCAAGTATATTTTGAGGGAAGCTAGAGAAAATGTACAGTCATCATTTTCTTATTCTGGTGCCAGTAATCTTCAGGAATTCAGAAGTCGATCTGAACTGGTAAAAATCTCTGGGGGCGGTAAAAAAGAGAGCAAGTTCTAGATTTTTGACTATAGAGCTTGACATTTCTAGAATATACCCTAGATTAGTAGTACATGATTAAGGAGATAACGATGAATAGATTGAAGGGATTGGGCGTTTATTTGAGTGGCCCCATTGATTTTGTAGAAGACAATGGGAGTGGTTGGAGAAATAAGATTACGCCATTTTTTGAAGAAAGGAACGTTCAGGTTTTTGATCCATTGAAACATATCTTTTGGGGAACAGAAGATATTGATGATGTCAAAAGGCCGAGAATGAAGCAGTTGGAAGAAGAGGGTAAGTTTGAAGAACTCAGAGCAGAGATGAAGGACCTCAATCACTGGGACTTAAGATGCGTTGACTTGAGTTCTTTTCTGGTTGTTAACTATGACAACAGTGTTCATATGTGCGGAACATATGAAGAAATTTTCAAAGCAAACAATCAATGTAAACCAGTTTTACTTGTATCATCTTCTCCTAAAAATAAAATATCCAGTTGGATGTATGGGAGATTCCCACCAGAACATATCTTCGAAAGTTGGGGCCAGTTAGAAAAGTATCTGATCGCTATTGATTCAGATCCGAATTATAAATTCACTAAGGCTGATCTGAAGCGTTGGCTTTTCTTCGATGGTCCGCATATGGTCTAAAATGAAACGTAGAATCGAAATCCTACACATTAGTGCTCTGAATCCAGAGAAGGCCGAAAGAAGCAAGAGTGATTTGCAGGAACTGGCTAATAGTCGTGATGATATGGAGTTTGATGGAGAAACTCTTTACTACACTTTTGATGATTTCGAAGTAGTGATTGACCAGGAAACCGAAAACGTTACTCAAGGGAAAGCAGTACTTTCTTCAGAAAAAATCGAACAAATGTAAACCAACTTTATGTGAGTTCGATATGAAGATTGAAAAACCAAATAAACCAGAAGAGATGTCAATTTTTGTTCCAGACATCGGTCCAAATAGAGAGTTAGTTGATTTTCGATTAGTTCAAAGATACGGCGGGATAACTTTCGGGACGATCAGTCAAGTAGCCAATAACCTGGGCGTAAAAATGAAAAAAGTCGAAGGGGGCTTGACATTTACTGCGCCCAAGGCTAGGTTACAGATGTTTGTAGAGAAACTGCATTTCGCAATGATTAAGTACCGATAGGTATAAAAAGACATTTTATCGGAGAAAAGCAATGAAGATAGATCGAGTCACCATGACTGGTGCTGATGATAGCACTGACCGACAAGATATTTATCGTTTGACCGAAGAATACCCTTTTGTTGAATGGGGAATCCTTCTGAGCGAAAGGTCTGTTGGAAGTTACAGATTCCCAACTCATGATTGGATAAACACTCTGGTCCAAGGGTACGAACATCGAAAACACAAACCTATCCTATCTGGGCATATTTGTGGACGTTGGGTTCGTGAAATCTGCAAGGGTAATTGGCAAAAGTTTCGGAAAGGCATCTTCACTTTTGATGGATACTTCAGCAGGTTCCAATTGAACTTCCATTCCCAAACTCACAAAATCAAACCAGAAAGATTTATCGAATGTTTGAAGGGAGTTGGCAATGGGCCGTTTGGCCACATGCAATTCATATTCCAGTTTGATGATGTCAATAATGAAATACTGGATGTAGCGAGAGACCAGGGAGTTGATGCAGTTCCTCTGTTTGATACTTCTGGTGGAATTGGTCGGTTACCAGATTTTTGGCCCGAACCAAGAGAATGTTATTGTGGATACGCTGGAGGTCTTTCTCCAGACAATCTGAAAGATCAACTCAAGAAGATTGAGGATGTCGTTGGAGACAGAACTATCTGGATTGATGCAGAAACCCACGTCCGCTCTGATAACGATAGAGTGTTTGATATTCAAAAAGTTGAGCGATTTCTACAGATCGCCCAGGAGTACATGTAATGAAAGATTTCGCACCATCACTAGAAGACCTTCGAGAACAGGGTCTAATTTTTTATGAAGTGGTTGCAGGATCAGTTGCATATGGATTAAATACTCCAGACAGCGATGAGGATTTACGTGGTTATTATCATGTTCCTTTGCAATACAGAAATGGCTTGACAGGAGTTGCACCTCAAGCTAATGATGCCAAACATGACATCACTTTCTACAATTTGAAAAGAACGTTCGATCTTTTAATGACAGCGAACCCAAATCAGATTGAATTGCTGTGGATTCCTGATGACTGCGTTCGAACCTACAATAAAGCAATTATGGATGATATGATGGCCAATAGGCATCTGTTCATTTCAAAAGCTTCATACAATTCTCACTTTCGTTATGCCAAAGCTCAGATCGGTAAAGCGAAGGGCCAGAATAAGTGGGTCAATAATCCAAAGCCCAAAGAAGCGCCCAAGAAGGAGGACTTCTGTTGGTACATTGATGTAGTGCCAGTTGGTTATCGGATTGCCGCTGAAAATGAAGGTTATTACATTGAACCTGAAGGTATGCCTTGCAGACCCCAAAGGGTTAGTGATATTGACTTGGACCTTTCAAAATTTCATTGTGCCAAGCTTGAACATGCAGAGAATATGTATCGGCTTTATGCCTATGATGATGCCAGAGGTGTATTCAGAGGTAAAAACCAATTGAATGTTGAGAATGGCATGTTCAAAGGCAACACTGAGATGTTGATCTGCGAATCAATTCCGATTGATGATGAGTGGGATAAGTTCAAAGGTTTCCTCATCTATAACGAGCAGGCATACAAGAGAGCTTTTGAAGATTGGAAAGAATACTGGAAATGGATGAAGAATCGTAATGAGAAGCGTTGGCTTGATCAAGAGAGCGGAAAGCTTGATTACGATGCTAAGAACATGTCTCATTGTATGAGATTAATGCTTTCATCCAAACACATCTTAACAGAAGGATACCCAATTGTTCGCTTTGAAGGTGAAACCAAAGACCTGTTAATGAATATCAAAAAAGGTGAACTTGAATATGCTGAGATCATGGAAATGGTTGATAAGCTTCAGACAGAACTTGAGGTTCTTCTGGAAAAGACCAGCATCCCTGATGAAGTAGACTTCAAAAAACTTAACACTCTGTATACTCATTTGAATGAAGTCGCAGAGAGGGAGTTAGTATGAGTTCCCTAGTGAGATTCTGGGAAGTTTTTGTTTGTATCTTCAGCCACAATGAACGTAAAGTCATAACGGCTTATAGCAATCGTACTCACCGTTGGAAATGTCAAGAATGTGGGAGAGAATGGGATGACTAATAAAGAGATTGAAAGAAAATTTTTAGTCAAGAACGGCAGTTGGACGAAAGATGTTCGTGCATTTATGGATATCGTCCAGGCTTATTTGACGAATGATGGTGTCAAGTGTATCAGGATCAGGAAAACTGAATCTAATGGCAAGACTCAACATACCATGACCATTAAAAGTTGTAATGGTGGAATGACCAGAATGGAAATCGAACTTGAGCTTGGTCGTTATCAATATACTGATCTTATGAAGCTCGTTGATACTAAAGTTCTGAGGAAGAAACGATATGCTGTGGTAAATGATCAGGATTTATGGTTCGTTGATGTCTTCCCTGACGGTTTGACAATTGCTGAAATCGAGCTTAAGACAGAAGGTCAAGTGTTTGAACGACCAGATTGGTTGGGAGAAGAAGTAACTGACAAGAAGGAGTATTACAACGCAGAAATTGCAAAGAGGCAAAAAGAATGAAAAAGGTACAATGCTCATACCCAGGGTGTAGTAACAGAAGATCTCACTATCAAGATCTCAAGATGACAAGACCTCATAGATGGTTGGAAGTACCTAATGATCATGAGGGATACGCTTACTGCTCATTAGAGTGTCAAGCTTATCATAAGGCTGAACTGAAGCAGAAGAAAACTAGCTCTTCTTAATGATGTGAGGAGTGGCATTATCTCCTGTTACGCTTGATTCCCCTTTATTATGCCAGATGAGATATCTTCCAGAAGTCGTCTGCATCCAGTTTTCAAGAATAATTTCGCCTAAGTGGACTTTGAAATGACAGTTAGGACAGATATTCGCAATATTAGATGGATGTTCGGCCTTAGGAATATCTCTTCCCCTGATATGATGTTCTTCAAGAAATTCTTGAGCACCACATACATCGCAAGGTCTGCAACCCGACGCATTGTTCTGTTTCTTGGCTTTCTTACTCATAATAATCTACGCACTGAATGTATGCACTGAATAATAATATTATACCTAAAAATGTATAATATACAAGACGAAGGAGAGTAAAAAATGTTGTATTTAATCATGGCAAGATTTAACGTTTGGGGAGAGTATGTTGATGCTTGGAATGAGTGGGAGACTGATCTCGAACCTGGAACAGAGAAGTTTCTAAAAGAAGCAACTAAATTCGCTTATGAAAGTTGTCAAGTTGTTGACATGGAACCAGAGATCCATCATGAATGTGATTGTCCTCCTATCCTCTATTGGCCAATTTATCACAAGAGCAAAAGACTTGAGGGATCAAATCCCATTTATCTCGCACTCGAAAAAGATGCGTTAGATCAATGGGAGAAGAGAAAAAAAGAACAAGATGCAAATCGCGAAAGGGCGATGTATGAACGACTGAAGGAAAAGTTTGAAGACGATGTGGACTAAAAAAGAACATGATAAGATCAAAGAGGTCGAATTGCGAAAAGATGGTAGTCATCGACTCCTAGCTCGTATTTTGTCTCAAAGTCCCTTAAAACCGTCTGAAATCAGCGAATTTTTGACGACAGACTATCAGAAGCTCAATGAACCATTTGAATTGAATGATGTTGAAAAAGCGGCCCGTTTGTTTATTCAACATGCCAAGAACAAAAGCAGAGTGGGGATCATTGGAGATTATGACTGTGATGGAGTTGTTAGTACAACAATGTTGTATGAACTTTGTAGAAACTTCAAGATGCAGTGCGTTCCATTCCTCCCCAATAGATTGAAGCACGGATATGGCCTCAATGACAAAACAGTTCAAGCATTCAAAGACAGGACCAAAACGGCTCCAGACCTTTTGTTCGTAACTGACTGTGGAACTAGCAACCCCAAAGAGATAAAACAACTGAAGGAGTTCGGAGTCAAGGATGTCATCATAATTGACCACCATCTCCCTGGCAAAGAAGTCTCTGAAAACGCCGATGCCCTGATTAGTTGGCATTTCACTAATGATTTCAATGAAATGTGCGCTTGTGGGCAGGCGTTTCACTTCATAAGGGGCATTAGGTGGTTGACCAAGCATGTTGATCCAATTGAGTTCCTGTCCTATGCGGCCATTGGTACACTTGCTGACGCTCAGCCAGTCATAGGTGACAATCGAATTATAGTGAAGAATGGATTGACCAGATATGCACTGGATCATGTTAGCGCAACGGGATTAAATTCACTTATAAAAGCTAAGGTTAAATTTGCTGACGTTATTACTCAGGGGGACATTGAATTCCGTATCGCTCCAATGATTAACGCTACTGGACGAATTGAGACTCCAGATTTGGCTTTCAGAACTTTGATAGAACATGACCATGTGCTTGCAGATAAGATGGCAAAGAAAGTCAACGAAATTAATGACCAGAGAAAAGAGCTTCAGGGATTCGTTGAGCAAGGTGCCATGGAGAAGGTCAAGAAGATTGAGGCAAAGAATGGGGTTGTTGTTTTTGACGAGAATTTCCACATTGGAGTTGTTGGGATTGTTGCCTCAAGAGTTGTTGATGAAACAGGTCTTCCAGCACTAGTTATTGGGAAACATAATGGAGTATGGAAAGGGAGTGGGCGTTCAGTTCCAGGCATAAATCTTAAAGAGATTCTTGATAGTTGCAATTTTATGTTTGATAAGTATGGTGGTCATGCGGCGGCTGTAGGTGTAACTATTAAAGAAGAGTATCTCCAAAAGGCCCAAGGAATTTTCGACAATGCTTGTGCTGAATATGTCAAAAAGCATAAGGCAGATGGTATGCTTAGTAAGATGTTCAATGCTTCCCTCAAATTTGGGGCAGTGAATGAAGAGACAGCCAAGGTTTTAGTAGATAAGCTTTCTCCATACTGTAAGGAACATAACTCTGAGCCGATTTTCCAGTTAAAGGACGTAAGAATCACATCTACTACGTTTCGAGAGGGGGCTGGCTGGAGAGTTCTGACGTTCAAAGTTTATAAAGGGGAAGAGCTTCTTGATCATAAGTTTAAATGGTTCTCACCAAAGTATGACAAGCAGATTGAAGATGAACCAGTAGATATCTACTTTACTTTTCCTCAACACTGGGATAACTCAAAACGCTTTGAACAGTTTGATTTAACGATTGTCGATGTTGTCAAAAGGACTTGATTTTGTTAACAAAGTCCTTATAATGGCAACAGGAGACAACATTATGGAAGATTTAATTAAATTTAGAGATGAGTTATTTGAGAGGTATCCGACCATTTTTTCAGATCCTCAAGACCCCTCTATACCCTCCGTATCTCCGTTGAATGTATGTATTGGTGAAGGCTGGCATGAGATTCTTCACGATCTCTGCTCAGCCCTTGAACCAAAAGTCAGGGCCTGGACAGTGCAGAATCCAGATTCTGACGCTCACCCCCGAGTAGCTCAAATTAAAGAGAAACTCGGGGTTTTTTGTTTTTATATGCAAGACATTCAACCAAAACAAATCGGGCAGGAACTCTACGAAGAGATTTATGAGTTGACACAAATAGCAACAAATCAATCTTTTCATATATGCGAACTTTGTGGAAGTCCTGCGAAAAGAAGAACAGACTTATTATGGATCAAGGTACTCTGTGAGGATTGTTACCTTGAAAGGAAAGAAAAATGACAGTAGCAGAAATAGTAAAGGAGGACCAATTGTTGGATAGTCGATTTCAGCAGATTATGAGATTTGCCGACTTCCCTAACAGTAAAGGTTCACGCATCTCTTCTAAGGAGGAACTGAGTTGGTGGTTGTCTAACTACCCCACACTCAAAGATGCCGAAGTAGAGTTATTAAAACGCCAGAATAAATCCAAGAGTCTCCAGCGCGGAGACTTTTCTGATTTTAGGCAGTATGTGTTAGAAATTGCGAAACTAGATAGAGACATTATGATGCTAGAAAGCACCGTTGACGAGTTGTATAAAGATTGGGAACCGACAGGCGCAAAGCATGAAGACTTCAAGATCGGGACAATATTCAGATCAGCAACTGGGAGATGGATTTGCACTGATGTCGGGAAAAGAACAGTCGTTGCGATTCGTTATACACCAGAAAACCCAGAAGATATGGATGGACCTCCATATTTCCTAGCAGAGACCGTTTTCGATGAATTTGATATAGAAGCAGTAGATATCCTGGAAAATCAGAGCTAGATCCTTCGAGCGAAGCTCTCGAATCAGTAGTACTCTTTTTGAAAGAGACGAAATCTCCGCTTTCTCCCGAAAACCGACTTGCATTCTTAAATATCCATGCTACAGTAATGTATAGCTGTAGTATGGATATTTTTATTGGAGAAAAGCAATGAGTGTAATTTATTTGATTGAATCAGACAATTTGCTGGAGTATGATGACAGTATTGTCCGTACAGTTCTTGTTTGTGATACAAAAGAAACTGCCGAGAGAACAATTCAACAGATTTACGCATGGGAAAAGGCTAACCGTCATCGATTGGAAACTGAGACTTTTTCTGAGGTTTGCGGCAGTTGTCCATGGGGAGATGACGTTGGCTATGATGCACTAGAATTCATCCCGAAAGAGAAAAGTGATGGAGACACATTTTTCAATAATAAAGTCTTTTCTTATCATGCATGTGACCTTATAACAGGAGAATAACAATGGCCATTACATTAACTATGGGGTGGTGGTTAGCACCAGCAATCATAACTCTCATTTGTATCATCATTTCTATCATTGTTTGGTTTATGGACATGAGCGGTCCAGGAGGTAGTTATATTGACACCAGAGGTTTTACTGGTTGTATTGTGACTATCATCATGTTGATTCCGATACTAGGGTCTTGGCTCATTTGGGCTTTATTTCATATTTGAGCTTATTTGAGCTTGACAAATCCCATTGTTGAGTTACTTTAGACCTAATATCAAAAATAACATTGGAGAAATCAATATGCCTGACGTTACAAAAATGACCGCAGTAGACAGTACCCTCCCCATTGAAGACAGGATCGCATTTCTGCGTCACTGTTGCAAGACCTATGAAGTAGGTCAATCCCCCATTTCGGATGCCGAATATGACAGAGAGTATTACACTGTCTGCGAATGGCTTGAAGAGAATGATCCTGACAATGAATTCCTCAACGAAGTTGGTGGAGAACATGTCTATGGGACCAAAGTAAAACATGCTGTTATTATGGGATCTTTGAGCAAGTCTCTGGATATCCAACAGTTTGATGACTGGTTCGGGAAAACTTATCCGAACTGTCAAAGCCTTTCTTTTCAGCTTCAGCACAAGATTGATGGACTGTCTCTGGGGTTGACCTATGACAATGGTAAGCTTGTCAAGGCCGTCACCAGGGGCGATGGGGAAGAGGGTGTTGATGTCACATCAAATGCCGTATATGTTGAGGGTGTAAGGAAGACCATTTCCTACCAGGGTCTTGTTGAGGTAAGAGGCGAATGCTACAAAGATCGTCAAGACTTCTATAAGCGTTGGCATACCTCCGCAGGTGGAGCATATGCAAATCCAAGAAACTTTGCGGCTGGTGCAATCAATCAGAAGGATGCCAAGGTAACGAAAGAACGTGGAGTCTCTTTTGTCGCCTATGAGATAGTTCAGAAAGACTTTGATACTGAGAAGTCAAAGATGGAGTTTCTAGAGAAGAACGGCTTCAATACTCTCAGAACTTCCACCAAATGGACTAAGGTCGGTATTGATGCAAAAAGTGTTGTCAAAGCGGCTGATGTTTACATGAAAAGCATTGATCGTAAAAGGCTCCCATATGACATTGATGGAGTGGTTTTCAAAGTTGATGATATTAAGTTTGGGAAAAACATGGGATCTGTCTCCAAAGGTAGAAAGCCAAAATCGGCTAGAGCTATTAAATTTCCTCCAGAAGAGTCTGCCCCTACTCCGATCCTGAAAGTCGAGCCAAACGTCGGCAGAACGGGTAAAATCGCTCCTGTGGGCATTGTAAAGCCTGTTGAGCTTGGGGGAGCAATGATTCAGCGAGTATCTTTACATAATTATGGATCAATATTGAAGGGCGAACCTCATCAGATCCATATTGGGACTAAGGTAATCATTGCCAAGAAAGGTGATATTATCCCTCAGATCGTAAAGGTCATCAATGATCATTATAGCAAGCAGATGATCGACATCCCAACAGAATGTCCATCTTGTGGAGAGCCTTTGAAATGGACAACTAACTCCGAAGGCGAGAAGGTTGATTTGATCTGTGACAATTACAACTGTCTTGCGCAGTTGAATGCCAAGATCGATAACTGGTTTAAGAAAATCGGTGTAAAGGGACTTGGAATTGGAACTATTTCCAAGTTGACGAACAAAGATCTTTTGAAATGGGAAGGTCATGCCATCATTGAGTCTCTTCCTCAGATGTATTTTATGTTGGACAACGACAGACGTTCAGATCATCCGTTCAGAAAGTACAACTATCTGAAGGAGTTCTTTGGTGAGAAGGCATACGCTAACATTGTAGAGTCCGTCAAGTCTGTAAAAGAAGTTCCTCTGCATACCTTTATTGAAGCTCTTGGGATCGCCAAGATCGGATCGATGGCGAAGGATATTGTTTACATTGCTCCAAGTATTGAAGAGATCGACGCTCTCACTGTTGCAGAGCTTGAGGCTCTCCCAGGTTTTGGTGAAGTCAAAGCCGAGAACTTTGTCAATGGATGGAAAGCCATTCGAGGTGAGATCAAGTTGCTTCTTCGTTATATTACAGCAGAAGTTGAAGAAGCAGAGAGTGAGATCCTGGTTGGGAAGAAGTTCTGTTTTACTGGAACGTTCTCTGTCAAGCGCAAAGAGCTTGAGAAGATGGTTGTTGATAATGGCGGTAAATGCGGTTCCGTTGGCAAAGGAACGATCCTCGTATGGGATGGTAGTATGACAGGCGGTAAGTATGATAAAGCAAACAAGCTTGGATGTGAGATTATCTCTGAAGATGACTTTCATGCCATGTTGGAGGAATAAAAATGAGAGGCATCCTTCTGGCAATAACAGCATTTGGCTTTGGATTCTTCTTGTCAAAAGCCACTAAAGCAAAACGTGGCAAAGAATGCCCTCATTGTGAAAAGGGACTAGTTCATGTGTCTGAAACCGAATGGGTATGTACTAGCTGTTTGTATAGATGCTATACTCCCCGTAATGGAAACACTTGGTAGCAAGGGAGGATAGAAAAATGGAGTCAGCTATAAAAGCATGTTGTCCACATGGGTATGGTATGCATCCTGATAATAGAGAATATTGGGCATGCGATGACTGCAAAAAGAAAATAGATAAGCTATCAAAGCATGTAGAATCCATAAAGACTGGTGATAGACCAAAGTGTATTTGTGACGGGGATCTAATGTTTGTCTCAGAAGTGGTTGACAGTCTAGATATTGCATTAAGAGACTATCACTGGTGTTATTCGTGCGGAAGGTTATATGAGCATGATTTTGGATCTGATGAGTTAGTCATGCACGACCATAATGGATTGGAAGAATTGGAGGAATAAAATGAACGATCTATGCCAATTGGTAAAGAGACTGATTGATAGAGGTTCTCCCTTCACTTTGTATGTTGATAAGAAAATCTATTACTACCGTCCCGAATGGTTTAGAAATGAAGATACTGAATGTGTTCGGGTGAAGAAGAGTTTCAAGATTGAGCAATGGAAGGGTTGAAAATGTTTAATTGGTTCGATGAGAAAATAGAAGCCTTTTTCGAAGAGCGTAGAAAGCGTCAAGAGAAGAGGAAAAAAGAAAGAGAGGAAAGGAGAAAGAACTGGATGCCAACCTTCAGACCACTCCCTCCAAGTCCTCCCCCTGAGAAACCTACGAGACCAGTTTGCCCACCACCTCCCCCTCCGAAAGCGCCAAGAGGTGGCTCAGGAGTATCATCAGGTATCAACAATACAGTCAATGGGATTATCAATAATATGTTTGAGTGTAGCAATATCAGCACCAATAGTGAAGTCGTTATCAACGGAAGAAGCTTCAGAGGGAGCAATCTGTCCATCCAAAATGGTAGGGTTTTCATTGATGGGGTTGAGCAGACTGATGGCGACTTTTCAAATGACCATATCATCAACGTTACAGTCAATGGTGATGTTGGGTCAGTAAAAAACAACAGTGGAAACGTTACAGTAGAAGGTAACGTTGGTGGAGATGCTAAAAGCAATTCTGGTGATATCAAGTGCAAAGGGGACATTGGTGGAGATGCCAAGACCAATGCAGGCGATATCAATGCCAAGGTAATTCATGGCAATGCAAAAACTAACGCAGGGAATATCAGAGGGGCGTAATGTTTTGTTTCCACAAATATGGTAAAATTGATGAGCGTGGTTACCAATACTGTGAAAAATGCGGTTTAGCCAGACATGTACCAGCAGTTTGTAGTCATGAGTGGGAAACGAAAGAAACCCTTGATATAGGTTATGAAGGACATAGGGTGGGAAAGATTTATGTCCTCCAGTGTTCGAACTGTGGAGAGATAAAGAATTACAAAGTTACAGGTTAGGAGTTTACAATGATTTTAGAATGTGATCATGCATGGATTTTCATCGAAAGGGGCGGAGTTTGTAAAGTAGCTTGGTCAGACAATGAAGATTGGAAAGAAAGATCGGTCTGTCCATTCTACTGGCAGTCCGCACTAAAATTGATTCTAAAGCCCAAGATCATTATGGGAGAGATCTTGATTATTCGAGGTCACTTGGTTCGGACAAAGAAAGTCTACAATGTGCTCGAAAAGAAAGATTATAAATTGCGCAAGGGGAGTAGCTTAACTGGCTATGAGAATTCGTTTGAGATCTATAGCAAATATCTAGTGGATCAGTTGAAAGAAGAGATCCATATCCCTTCAGACAATATTGTATATGTCCCACCAAAAAGAAAAACAAGTTGGACTTCATTTCGTGTTGTCAACGCCCCACAACGTTGGCTTGTCAAAGACAAAGACTATCTGGTCATTTCAGATGAAATTGAAAAAACAGAGATCTTAACCGCAGATCGCTACATTGTAGCCAAAAAGGAAGTGTTTCGATGAACGATCCAATTATCACAAGTGTTTTGGATACTGACCTTTACAAACTTTCGATGCTCCAGGCTTACTATCATCAGTACCCGACTGCGTATGGGCATTGGGAGTTTCGTAATCGTGATAAAGAGGTAAAACTTGGGCATTTAAAAAAGAATGTTAAGCTACAGATTGACAATCTGAAAAATCTTCGTTTGAGTGATGAAGAGAGAGAATATCTCAAAAGTCTCGGATATTTTAAGGAAGACTTTCTTGAGTGGTTTCAAAGCAGATTTGTTCCAGGTATTGCTGGGGTTACTGTTGACGATGATGGAAATGGTGATATCATCATCCGAGCGAAAGGGAGCTTGGTTTTTGTCAACATTCTGGAAGTTTACATCCTTTCTATTGTGAACGAGTTGTATTTCGAATTTGAACGAGATATCTTCGAACTTGATTTGGATATGATCCTTCGTGATGGAAGGGAAAGACTGGAAAATAAGATAAGTCAAATCCGTGACTACCCAAATCTCATTTTCGCTGAGTTCGGCACCAGAAGAAGATATTCCAGAGATTGGCAGGAAGAGGAAGTTTGCACTTTGGTGGACAAATGCCCAAGAAATATGATTGGGACTTCAAACGTCTATCTTGCCATGAAGTATGGAATTAAGCCAATCGGGACTGTTGCACATGAATGGACGATGAGTCATCTTGGTTTGGTTGATCGTATAGATCAGGCTCAAAGCAGGGCATTGTATGTATGGCAACAGGAGTATGGACAGGCTCTTGGTATCGCTTTGACTGATACTTTCACAACGAAGGCTTTCTTCAATGACTTCACATTCCCAGTTGCCAGGGCTTATGATGGAGTCAGGCAGGATAGTGGAGATCCTATTAAATTTGGTAACGATATGATTGCTCATTATGAGAGTGTTGGTATTGACCCCAAAAGGAAATCGATCATCTTCTCTGACAGCTTGAATGTAAGTAAAGCAATCAACATCTGGAAGCATTTTGCAGGTCGAGTTGGGGTTGCGTTCGGGATTGGTACTAACTTGTCGAATGACGTAGGTAGAAAGCCTCTGAATGTCGTTATGAAGCTCATGAGTTGTAACGGCAAGCCTCTGGTCAAGCTGTCAGATGATTTAGGTAAGACTATGGGCGATCCAGACATGGTTGAAAGAGTCAAGAAAGCTTATGGAGTTGAGTAATATTATGGAAGGTTGTGAGCATGGGGAATTCAAAGGAGGAAAGTGTCATTTGGCAGATAGGAAACACGGATTGTCCATCAGTCAAGGGAGTAAATGGTTTCAGATAGTTGAAGCTTCAGGAGTTTGTCCTATTTGTGATAAACCTGTTCGTGGTTATGAGACCTGGAAAAAGATTGGAAAGGTTCTTGGACCATAATCTTCTATGGAGTGAATCAATGTCTAGTTACAGATTTCAAACCACATACAGAAAAAGAAACAAATATATGAAACTGAAGCTTGGTCGGACCTATTGGATCAGGACCGAGTGGAATGGAAAATTCAAAGCATGGTTTCCTGTAACTTTCATAAAAGTGAGTCCTAAAGGATTCAATTTTATGGATCAAAAGACTTTTAAATGCATACTAAACAACCATATGTTTATGCATGGTGGATGTGATGCTAGAATCCACTATTCAGAAACTGTTTTTAATGTTGGAGTTCCTCACTGGGTAGATGTTAGTAAAAGTGAGCCACCAGAATCAGAGAAAAAGAAAACATTAGATTTTAAACAAGAACCAGAAGAACCAGAAGATCAAGAACCATTTGGAATAACGGAGATATGGTAATGTTAAAAGAAATCAGAAAAAGAGAATTCACCAATGGAGTTGTTTACGCCCTAGAAACTGAAGATGGCTACCCCATTGAGTTGACAGATACTTTCCTCCCATTCTATACCAAAGACGCAATCGGAAGAAAGCAAAACAAGCTCAAAGACTGTGAAGTTGGAGATAGGACAGAACGATGGATGATCGGAGTCTCCGTATCCAGTGGATGTCCAATTCGTTGCAAATTCTGCGCAACAGGAAAGCTCAAAAGATTCAGAAACTTAACTGCTGAAGAAATTGTGCAACAGGTCATGTTTGTCCTCACAACTCATCCAGAAATTAATCCATCAACCTGCAAAGAGTTCAAGATCAACTACACAAGGATGGGCGATACTTTTCTGAATGAAGAAGAGGTCAGAAAGGCCATTGAAGAGATCAATGCCATATACCCGAATACTCACCATTATATCTCGACCATTGGGATTAAAGGAAGTGACTTTTCCTGGATCAGAGACAACATTACCCTTCAGTTGTCTTTGCATAGCTTGCAGGAGAAAAGACGGGATGATTTGATCCCCTACAAGAAAAAGATGACCATTCAACAGTTGGGGGCAGTTAGGACAAAGAGTAATCTGAAGACCACTGTTAACCTGACAATGGTTGACGAAGATGACTGGAATATCAAGGAGTTACGCAAACATTTTGACCCAGAGCATTTCTTCATCAAGATCTCACCAATCAATGAAAATGAAATTTCTGACGAAAATAATTTAGGAAAGGGCATAATAGAAGGGATTAATCTGGTATAATGAGAATATGAGGTTATTGTCATTCCGACACGAACCTAAGTCCAAACTCTAATTAAGGAGAAGATCATGGAAACTCAAGATCTGACGACAACCATCAAAGAAGAACTCGAACAGGAAAACTATGATCATGCTGTTGCTGTTGCGACTGAGGCAGAAATCAATGCCAAGGCCGCATGTGGTCAGCTTTCGATCATTACTGAAGACTAAGTAAAATTAACAGCCTTGGCGGGAGAAATCTTGCCAAGGTTTTTTTCGTGGTACGACAATGAAGTATATTGGAATTGTAGGGAGTAGACGCAGGGATTCAGAACATGACTTCCTATGTTGTGTCGAAAGGTTCCTAGAGATTTACGAGGAAGGAGACTACATTGTCTCTGGAGGATGCCCACAAGGTGGAGACGCTTTCGCAGAGATAATTGCTCAGGCTTATGGTGTTCCCATCTCCATATATTACCCTAAGTGGGAGATGTACGGAAAGAGAGCGGGTTTCATTCGTAACTCGGACATTGCAGAGAACTCTGATGTCTTGATCGCTATGGTCACAAAAGACAGGGAGCTTTGTAGGGGGACTATGGACACCGTTAAGAAGGTACAGGACAAGGGAAAGCCTGTGTTTTTTGACGAGGATGAGGAAGAATTCGATATTGAGAATATAGGCTCGTGACAAGATCTGAGGAAAGAAAATTAGAGAAGTGTAGAATGGCGGCTAAGATCGCCATCAAATATGGACCACCTGCGTCTGCAAAGTTAACAGAACGTGATGTCGAAGAATACCTGGATGAATCAATAAGTCATGACACTTTATACAGAACAGTAAGTTCTAAGAATATTAAGTGGTATATTCATCACATGATGAAAATTGATCATCCGATATGGAACGGCGACTTCATCGCAGGCATTACAAAATGTGGGACTGTTAACTGGAGTAAAACCCAATACCCGACATTTACTTGGTGGGGGAGTCCTTTGTTGGTAAAGGTTTTTAAAGAATGCCCCTATTATGGCAAGATTAAGAATGGACGGCCCCAGAAGAAACAAAAGCATCCTCGATCCTGGCAGAAGGTTCCAGCATTGTATCTGAAACCTAATTATGATTCAATGTCATATGTTGCAGGATTACTTTGCACAGGTAGGCTCCATAGAAGGGATGGAAGATCCTACATGCTGTATCAAGATAGTGTCATTGATGAACTTGTTAAATTAGGTATCCCAGTCGAGGATAAAATAGAATGGAAAGTGAGACAACTTATCTCTCCATTTTGGCCTGCATTGTTTACTAAGTTCATGCCTGAATGCTGTCAGAAGTATTTTACAAAATGCGTCAGACCTCATAACGGAAATATATATGCGGCCATATTGTGGCTGACTTACTGTGGTCATAAGATCAAAAAGGGAGGGATACCCTATCTTCAATCCAGACGAGCAGTGTTCTATAAATTCAGAAATGAAGATGGAACTCTGAGAAATTTACAAAGGATGTGGATGGACTACGACTTAGTAGGATTGGATAGAAGGATTAGGGATTGCATTGGAATTTGGTACAATGAATCTGTATAATATTCAAAACATCGGAGACAAACAATGGATTATTTACTCATTGATGGAAACAACTTGGCAATCAGATCTGCTTTTGCAAATGACAAGTTGACCAACAAAGACGGAGTGCTGTCTGGAGCGCACTTTGGCTTCTTCAACTCTCTTTTAACTCTCAAAAAAAAGTTCCCCAATCATCAAATGCTTGTGGCCTGGGATCGTAGTTCAAAGAGAAGGAAGGAAGAATCGCAAAAAGGAGTAGAAGAAGAACTGATTCCAGAAGCCTATAAGCAAAATAGAAAGAAAGAAGACCCCAAGCCTCCATTACAGACATGGTTTGATACAGGGCATCATTTACAGAACGCTTTGGGCAAAACAGGCATCCCTCAGATCTTTATAGAGGGATTCGAAGCTGACGATGTGATTGCTTCATATTGTGAATTACTTAAAGGAGACAATCAAATTATAGTTGTTACCTCTGACAAAGACTTTTACCAATTATTGGATGATAATGTGATTGTTTGGGATGGGATGAAAGAGGACTACGTCACCAAAGATTCATTTGAGGAACAGTTTGGGATCACTCCAGAACAGCATGTTCATGTTGGTGCTTTGATGGGAGATAATGGAGACAACATCTTTGGAATTCCTGGATGGGGCGAGAAAACCGCCTTGAATGCCATAAAGAAGAGTGGGACTTGGGAAGCAGTTATTGTTGCTTTGGAAGAAAAACACAGCGAATTAATAAAGAAGCATGCCCCTCTTACAACAGAAGATAGTAAGTTGCCACATAAGTTGAACCCTGCTTATCAAGGGTGTTCTGAAGACGATGATCCTCAAGGTTGTTATTATCATTGGCATGAATTGGCAAAAGCGGAGACAAAATCTGGTAAGCTGAAATATCCAGAGATTTACTGGGGGATGCCTCATAGTGGTCTTCTTTCTTGGTTTGAAGAAGGAAAAATCAAGATGCCAAAGACAGATTTGATGGCTTTGATGTTCAAGGATCGTGTTAAGTTGGCATATTCTTTGAAGAAGATGGACAAAGACATCCCAGATTTGCCAGAAATCACTTATTTGGAAAAAGATAAAGTGAAACTACTTGAATATTTTGAATACTATGGAATAGCATCATTAGTGGATAAAGTCGATATCCTGTTCGATTAGGGAGAACTATGCACAATTTCAGAATGACTCTAGAAGAAGCACAACGAAGAGACTTACTCATCTTTGAACTTGCATTTTACGATGTGACTCAGGGGATGATGACGGTCGAGGCTAACGAAAACGACCTTCTTGCTTTGAAGAAAGAAGCGTGTAGAAGATTTAATGTTTTTAAAAGCCAAATAAAAAGTGGAGAATTTACTCTCGAAGAATTAGAGCAAAACATCGTTTTGAAACATGCGGCAATACCTGATCCAAAAATGAGTTACTCTATAGATGACGTAGATGATTTCGTCAAGGATGCTGAAAAAGAAGGCGACAAGTCTGACGCTTACAATAAGGGTCAAACTTTCCTTGACGCGCTAGTAAACTCCGTATTTTCTGGACAGAAAGGTGTTATACCAATCTCCATAAACCCAGATGGAAAAATCACTCCATTGGGACAAATGGGTGGGCCAGTTGATACGGACTCATTTGAGGAAATAGATGATGGAGATGATGGAGAAGGAGAGGACGAGGAATGTGAGGGTGGAGTTGAATGGTGAGGTTAGTAAAGGTAATCAATACCTAGTTACTCTTTCCGAAGCAATAGCTAATATTCAACTAGATGAGAATTTTATTCACGCCATAGATTTGATTGCGAATTCTAGTTTCGCGACAACTTCAGAAGAAGACTACAAAATAGTCACAACAGGTATGGGAAAGGCAGGAGTAGCGATGAGGAAGTTTTCCTCAACTCTTTGTTCCTTAGGGTTCTCTTCCTGTTACTTACACCCAGGAGAAGCTTCTCATGGGGATCTTGGTATCCTTGGATTTAATGATGTGTTGTTTGTCGCATCGACTTCTGGGAAAACCAGAGAAGTACTTGAAACAATCAAGTTAGCCAAAAATCTTGGAGTAAGAAAGTTCATTGGAATTACTTCACATGAAGACAGCCCGATTCGGGATGAAGTAGATGTTTGCTTGGACATGGGGGAGATCAACGAAATTGGAGAGATGGGTATCGCACCTACAACCAGTATTCTTGTTATGTTGGCCATCACAGACTGCTTGGCAATTATTGCTTCAGAAAAATGTGGATTAACTCCAGATGAGTATGCCAAGAGGCATCATGGGGGCTATTGCGGTCGGCTTGCCAGAGTTGTTGCTAAGGGCGATGTAACCGAGATCTAAAGGCAGGTATTCATTAATTATTTTTAGAAATATCTCCGTAGATTTGCCTATGGAGGTGTATTATGAAATTATGGGATTGGAAATTCATGAGAAAATTTATTGAAATCTTTACAAAAAAAACAGAAAGGGTTTGTGAGGGGAAAGGTTGCAAACAATCTCTTCACATTGGAATCAATGATTACCCAGGAAGAAGAAATGATCTTAGAGGTTGTGTTAACGATGCTAATTCATGGGAAGCATTGTTAAAAGAACTTTATGGCTTCACAACGACCAAACTTCTTGACCAGAAGGCCACTTACAAGAATGTTGTCAGAGAGATGAAAAAGATTGTTGAGAACGCAACCGCAGACAGTCATGTTGTCATCACTTTCTCAGGACATGGAACTAATGTCAGAGATGTTAGTGGAGACGAAGCTGACAAAAGAGACGAAGCTCTTTGTTTGTATGACAAACTTTTGATTGATGACCAGTTGAGAGAGATCTTAGGCGGATTGCCAGAAGGGGCAAGTCTTACTTTCATTTCTGACTCATGTCATTCAGGAACAGTAACTAGATCGTTTTTGAGTACTCTTTATGATGAGAACGCTCCTAAACCAAGATATCTTCCACCTGAAGATGATGAAGAAGTATTTGAGATCGCTCCTAAGTCAGTTTCTAAGAAAGTCTTCTCACCTGAAAAGATGAAAGAAGTTCTTATCACTGGGTGTAATCCAACTCAATATAGCTATGACGCTAGAATTGGTGGGAAATTCCAGGGAGCTATGACTGCGAATGCCGTTGCGATCATTAGAAGCAAGCCAGAGCTTACTTACAATGACTTCTACAAGCTTTTGAGAAAGAAACTTCCTTCAAGACAATATCCACAAACCCCTCAATTGGAAGGGAAAAAGGATAACCTCAAGAAGAGAATGTTCACTTAATCGACAACTTCGATTAAATTTCGATATACAGCTTGACAATATCCATATAGCGTTTACCTTACTTATAACGAGAACCTATAAGGAGGACGCAATGGAAATTGAATACATCAGCAGAGGCGATGTCAGAAACCCCCAAGGCGAAGGACGTAAGATTATTGGACATTGTTGCAATGATTTGGGCCGAATGGGAAGCGGAGTTGCCAAAGCTCTGTTGGACAAATGGCCCAAAGTTCGATCTGATTATGTTGGTTGGCACAAAACTAATTCCCACAATAACCAGGAGTTCACTTGTGGAAAAGTCCAGTTTGTTGCTGTTGAGGATGACATTGTTGTTGCTAACATTATCGGTCAGCATGGATTGAAGGAACAGAACGGCGTTCCCCCTGTTCGATACTGGGCACTGCGAGAAGGTTGTGCATTCATTCGTAAAGTTTGCAAGCATTACAACGCAACTGCTCATTTCCCGTATCTTATGGGATGTGACTTGGCAGGTGGCAAATGGGAAGAGGTCGAGAAGATTTTGAAAGAAGAGTTGATCGACAAAGGTATCCAAGTGACAGTCTATGACCTTTTTGACAAAAGGTCAGAACAATCAGACGAACTGCCATGGTAATTGTATAATAGTCTATACAGTCTCTTAGGGGAGTATAGGGTATTGGAAGTCACGTTAATAGATGTTGAACATATAATGAGGCCGAATGCAAGGGCTGGATTGCCAGTATCTTATACTAGAGGCACTATATCAGTAATAGCGAATGATCAGTTTGAATTAAGTGAGATGGTTCAAGCGATGCAATCATGGGCGAATGGAACATTTGAGCCTGTAGTCATGGAAAGACCAGATCCTGATGGTCCATTGATTGTTTCTTCTGTAGAGGTATCTACAGAAGAACCAGATGTTGATGATCTGGATATTGACCTGATAACTGGTTCAATTGAATAAGACTTAAATAGTGAGGTGGCCCTATGCAGAATTGGGATGCAGATAAGTACCTAAACTCAGTTTCTATTCCAAATATCTCCCTGAAAGAGGAAAGAGAACTCTTCTCCATCATCAAAGGAGAAGATTACACCCAAGCACAGAAAGATAGTGCTATTGAGAAGATTGTTAGAAGCCACATTAGGTTCGTATCCCAAATGGCCAATTACTACTGCAAGAAGTGTCAAGTAGATATGGATGACATGATTGGAGCAGGTGTAATCGGTATGATGACTGCTATCGAGAAATTTGAACTTGAGAAGAACTGCAAGTTCACCACTTACTGTGGATACTGGATTAAGCTTGAAATGATTCGTCATATCCAAGAAAGTTGCCCTGTTGCAATTCCTCAAAGCATTCATGACGGATTAATCAAGATCCAGACCGCTATTCGTGAATCAGATGGAGAGATGGATAGGGAAGAGATCAAAGAGAAACTTGAGTTCTCAGAAGAGAAGATGCAGAAGCTTGAAAGGGCAAAAAGCGTCAACACAGTTTCTCTGCAAAAGCGACAAGGTTCTGGTGATGATTCCTCTATGTTGGAGGATTTGATTCCAGATGATAATTCTACTCCATATGATGATGTGGAGAAGGAAGACCTGTTGTCGTACTTACGAGAGATTCTCTACGAACTTGATCCAAGAATTCGTGAGATCGTTCTTTCCAAATATGAGGAAGACAAGGTCCGTCTACAGGACTTGGCAGATAAATATAATGTTAGCGCAGAGAGAATTCGTCAGATTCGAGTGCAAGAGACGAAAAAGATTCAAAAGAAGCTTTTCAGAAAAAATCTTCAAGAAGACGAGATTCTACCTTGACAAATCCTTTTTATATGCTACTGTATTCGTAGAATAAGGAGAGATGTCAATGGCTACAAAAATCGACATAGCCCAGAAGAAACCTCAGACAGTTACGAGAAGTAGTTATCTGGACAACTATATTGGGCAGGAAACCGTCATTAAGAAGATGAAATTCTTCGTTCAGTCTCACTCTCTGGAAACCCCTTTCCCAACCGTCTTGCTTACAGGATCTCATGGGTTGGGAAAGACTTTCCTGGCAGAGAAGTTAGCTAAATCTTTGGGTAGGAAATTTATTGCCGTTAACAGTGGTATGATTAAGAAACGGGACGACTTCTTCAAAGATGTTATCTCCCAGATCCATTCTCCTACCACTATTTTCTTTGATGAATCCCATCAGTTGAATAGTGAGATGACTACCATCCTGTTGACCCTGCTGAATCCAACAGCAGACCATAGAAATACGTTTTCTCATATGGGTGTCGAGTTCGTTTACGATTTGCGGTTTGTTAACCTCATCTTCGCAACGACTGATGCCCATATGATGTTTCGTCCGTTGCGGAATCGATGTTATTCAGTCTATTTCTCTCCATATGAGCAGAAGGATTTGATTGCCATTCTGCAATTGTATCTTGGTTACACCCAATTGGCATGTTCTCACCAGGAACTTTCCGATGCATGTCGATCAAGGGCTAGAAATGCTTATCAGTTGGCCCAGAATATCAAACGTTACGCCAATCTGAACAAGCTCAACACTATAACAACCAAAGATTGGGAAGACATCAAAAACATCTTTGATATACAATGGCGAGGTCTTACTAGTGAAGAGGTCAAGCTTCTTCGGATCATCAAGGATCACGGTCCCATTTCCTGTTCGAGCCTTGCGCTCATATTAATGGTGAATGAGAATAACATTAAGTCTGAGTTAGAAGTTCGACTTAAGGAACTTAACCTCATCAAAAATTCTAGTAAGGGCCGAGAAATCACAACCAAGGGCCTGCGTTATTTTCAAGAATCTGACATGCCAGCCGAGCTTTTCTGAAAGGATTTTCGGAAACAAGTCTTGAACTAGGTGATATCATAGTTATAATGTTACTAGAGTAACGGAGGTATCACCATGAAAGGGAAAGAATGGCTAGAATTGATTACTGGGGTTGTCCTGGTAGCTGTCGTTGCGTACTGCCTGTCAATCACTCTCAAACAGAAAGAAATGATTCAGGCTTTGAATGAGGGGGACAAGATCCAAATCCAACAGTTGATTTATCAGAATGATGAATTGGCCTCAAGTAATCTTGAGTTGTTGGAAGCACTAACTGGGTTACAAGATGCAAATGGGAAGCTCGAAGAAAGAGTGGACAATCTTGAAAAGATGGACCCAATTAAAGTTGAACCTGAAGAACCTACTCCTGCTGATCTGACAAACGTTGAGAACAGGATTAATTTGATTCTTACGCAGATCGAAGAACTGGAGAAAGAGAAAGTAACCGAACAAGACTTCGAGAAATGGGCTGAAAAGCTTAAGACCGTTGTCAATAACTCACTAATTGAATTGTCAAAACCATCAAACGTTGAACCTGTAAAACCTATGCCTAACGTAACAAATGTTGTAGAGAAGGTTGCACTATCAAATGCTGAGAAGACGGCTATTGCCAGACAAGCAAAAATGGAAGTGTTTAAGCAGTTCGAACAAGCTGGATATGGTAAATTTGTTGACGGGAAGTTCGTATTGGATAGGCCGTTCAAAGGGGCTGTAATTGCACCAGGGACGGAGGACGAATACCTACCTATAACGCCTTATAAATAAGGCGAAGTTTTTTACTAAGAACAACTTGACAAATTAATTTTAAGGGCTACTATAATAGTAGTCCTTTTTTATGTACTAACAACGTAGCAATAGGAGAAAACTATGCCAAACCTACAACTGTTGATCATTGACCCACAGAACGATTTCTGCGATCCCGAAGGAGCACTCTATGTTAGAGGCGCAGACCAAGACTGTGTTCGTCTCGCCAAATTCCTGGCCCTGCATGGCCATAAATTCACTCATACTCATGTGACAATGGACTGCCATAATGAGTATGATATTGCTCATCCCGTTTTTTGGAAGGATGGCAAAGGGAATGAACCTAATCCTCTTACGTCTATCACAAGGAAGGTATTGGAGGATGGTCTGTATACTGTGGCAGATACTCGGGACGCTCTTTGGGCTGAACAGTATGTGAAGGAACTTGAGGAAAACGGACGATATCCTTTGACCATTTGGCCACCTCATTGTATCGCTGGAACTGAAGGGTTTCAGATTGAGAAGAGAGTATCTGATGCTTTGCGCAAGTTGAGCAAAGATCACCACAAGGGGATCAATTACATCTTCAAGGGGGAGAACCCCTATACCGAACATTATTCGGCCATCAAAGCAGAAGTTCCAGATCCGTTGGACAGAAACACTCTTCCCAATAGATTCTTTTTGGAAGTGCTGAATCGTGCTGATATGCTGTTGGTTGCAGGAGAGGCTTTGAGCCATTGCGTAGCCAATACAGTACGCGACATCGTTTATGAGTTGGGGGACGACTTCGCTCAGAAGATTTATCTTCTTGAAGATCTTTGTTCCAATGTTCCAACTCTGGAGTTCTTGGGGGATGGCTTTGTCGATGAAATGACTGCAAAGGGGATGCAGGTCAGTGATTCCGTAAAAGTTCTTGCATAGGAGTAAAGTATGAGTTGGTACACTACTTCTAAGACCAAGAAGCCCAAAAAGATCAAGAAGTTCGAAAACCCTCATCATTTACTGAAGTGGATGAAAAAAATTGACTATGGTTGGATGGACTCAGATTACAACGAATACACGAGTACTGGGGGGCGTTTCTGGGAAAAATATTCAATGCTTCTTCCTCATGAAGTGTACACACATCGATTGGGGACCTGTTGGGACCAAACTGTTTTTGCCAAACATGTGTTTGATCAGATGGAAATACCAAGTAGGATGATTTTCGTCCAGCAGTATGGAATTGGCACTCATACATTTCTCATTTTTAAAGAGAGTGGGAAGTGGTATCATTTCGAGAACGCTTTCAATGATCATAGAGGCATTCATGGACCCTATAGAACGATCAAAGAGATCGCCAAGAAGGTCTCTGAATGGGTTGGAGGGGAAAGCGGAGGCTCTTGGAAGATCATGAATCCAAAGTATTTTCAGAAAAAACTCACTTGCAAAGAGTTCATGGATGCATGTGATTATAACTACAAAGAAATGGAAGAAGAGGAAAGATAATGAGTTACAAGTCGAAAACCACCTATGTTCATGATCTGAAAGAGATTCCTAAAGAACCTCATTGGGTAATCATGACTCAGAGGAACATTCGCATTCCAGGTGATGAAAGATCTCGTACCAATCCAGGTCATGGGTATCCCGCTCATTATGAAACTTGTTTTGATTACCGTTATTTTACTGACGAGGATGAGTGGCTGAAAGAAATCGAAGAAGAAGAAAAGAAAAGCTATCCGAGCTATGTCGCTTTCAAGAGTTCTGGGGCGGTTGAGGTCACTAAGAAAGTATCTGTTAAGGTGAACCAGATATGAGAAAAGAATTCAAATTTTGGGAACCTAAGCCAGGGGAGAAGGTGAAGATTCGTCTCTTAGGGGAACCAGTTGGTTTCTACAATTGTTATAAAGAAGATATCCCTTTCGGGATTCCTCGTTGCTCAACCTGTCCTGCTCGTTCTATTTGTGAAACTAAAAAACTAAAGGAACCAAAATGATGAACATCAACGAAATGGTTAAATTAATGAAGTCAGAATACCTCTTTGAAGATGATGGTATTGTCACAAAAAATAAAATTCAAGAAAGACTGAGAAATGGGTTTTCAGATATTGGAGTTGATCCAAGTTTAGTGTCTTATGCCTCTAAATTTTTGGACTCTATGTTCATTTGTTTTTCAAGGGTAAAGGGGGAGAAAAATTTCAAGGCAAAAAATGTCAGAAAGAACATGAGCAGTGCAGAAAAGAAGGCTCAGAAAAAGAAAGAGTATCAGGAGTATTACCAGGGAGTGATGGCGCAACAGGATGCCTATGCTCAACTTTTATCTGACCCAACTCAGGAGAATCTTGATAAGTTAAATGAACTTATCTCGATGAGTGTAAACGGTTCATTAGTCGAAGATTTCTTCCCAGCCCTTAAAAATATGATTCAGAAAGCAGACTACTCTATAGATAAAAAGGGGCTACTTGATTTTAGTTGCTGTATGATGGATCGATATGAAGATAGGTCCTTAACAAGAGCTATTAGCATTAGTGCATTTAATATACATTCTGGTGGCCTGAGAAAGGCTCTGTCAGATATATCCGAGAAGGTTCAAGACCTCAGTAACACTTTGCTGATTCGTATTTTATATATGAAGGGGGAAGAACTGTCAATTGACGGAGAAAAGATTTCAAAAGAAGAAGTGCAGAGACAATTGAAAGCAGACTACGAAGAGCACAAGGAATATTTTGAAGATTTTGAGGACTTCGCTAAAAAGTGCAGATTCTTCTACAATAAGTTTTCCAAGAAGAAAAAGACGAGAGGTTTTGGGACCTATTTTTTTGGGGATAAGAAGAAAGAGATAAGTTCTGCTGAATATAAAGCGCACAAAGAGTTAAGAGATAGCGGCTATCTGTGGTTTGACATAGGTTGGTCAGAATCTTCTGACTTCAAATATGTAATCGTTGGGAATGTATCGGGGAAGCTTAAATCATTTGAAGAGACCTCTGAAGAATATCAAAAGTCGAAGAATTGTTGGGAAGCTGAACGTGTAAAGCTTTATGAACAAGATAGTGATTTTGTTCTCTTTGTCGAGGATATGATTGAGTCTAAATATGGACCAATTGAGAAGATGAAACTCAGAACGTTCAAAACTATTGTCAAGAAACTCGATAAAGAATTTGGGAAGCGAGGGGACAAAACCCCTTCAATTCATGATTATTTTGAGTCTCTTGATCCTAATCACACCTTTTCCCAAAGTGAACAGTTTATGTATGGGTTGGATGTTACCCTCATGCAGTTTCTTTTTAATAATAAAAAGCAGTTTTACAAATTGTGTAAAGATCACGATGGGAAGAGGACATTCGCAAAGGTTGTTGAGGAAAGTTATCACTGGGGGAAAAACTCCATTAACGTATCAACATTCCAGAACAGCACTTCTATTCTTCTTGGCGGAAATTATCTTAATTACTCGATGAGTATAGAAGGAGAAGGTTTGGTAATTAAGTTCGATAATCCGTTATCAGGTAAGGAAGTCCACTTCGTTGTTTGTAATAACAAGTATCTGAGTGATTTGGAAATTTTAAGTGGAAATCCGAATCGAAAAGATAACAATTACACTATTTCTTATTCTACGGGTGGTAAGGCGAGATTTATTGCCAAATCAAAAGAGCCAAGAATCTTTTTTAATAGAAAGACAAAGAAGTGGGAAATTGCTTTCCAGTTATCAGATGTCAGCCCTTTGAATGGTAAATTCGGAAAACAAGGGGAATTTCTCTCGAATCTGAGGAAGTTCGTCTATAACCATGTTGCAAAAAGCCCTAGTAAGTTGAATATCTCAGATAATAACTGTAGAGCGGTTGCATATGATTTGGGTATTCGTAATGTAGGGGCATGGTCATCTTTTGATTTCTCTTATAAAGACGGAGTATTGGGTGGGTATAAATACCTTACAAGTGGAAGTCTGCGCTCAAAATCTGAGAGTTCTGAGATGGACCAAGGTTATTATTTTGTTCTCAACTTAAAAAAGATAGTGAAGTTAATCCCAGTTGTTAAAAAGAGTATCATTGATGACCCTGAACTCAAAAGGCAGTTTATTGGTGTCCTGAATGAGAATGGGAATACTGTTGGGTTAGGCAATATCGGAAAATTAGATATCGCAAGCCGTAAGGCCGTTCAATCTTTTCATAATTGCATCCAACAAATCAATTATTATGTTGATACCTATGCAGATCATATTGACAAAATTAGTGCGAAAGATTTTGTTGATGATATTGATGGGATCAAAGTTCTTGACGAAGACGATCCCTACGTTGTCAAGATTTTAAGCCATCTTCCCGAAGATGTAGAAGGAAATCAAGATGACATTTTGAACATCTCACTTTTGAAATGGAAGACCAGTAACGCACAATTTGTTCCCCCTCTGATTCAGGAAGCGAAGGCTATTATGTCAAGAATTAAGAGGGAAAATCTTGACAATATCAGGGGAAAAAAGACACAAGTCGTTACCCAGAAAACATTTCATAAGATTAAGTTTGCGAAAGCACTTCTTTCTTTAATGAAGTCATGGTCTTCGATTGGTACAGTTCGAGTTGTGAAGACAGATCAGATTTATGGAAAGAAGATCTGGGATTATATTAATGGCCTTCGAAGAAATGTCCTGACCTATTTGTCTTCTGCCATTGTGAATAATGCCCTTGATCTTGGTGCTCATATGATCATCCTTGAAGATCTTGATTCGTCTGTCTCGAAATATAGAGAAAAGGACAAGAATGCGATCCAGAGTTTGTGGGGGAGTGGGGAACTCAAAAAACGCATTGAAGAGAAAGCAGAGAAGCACAGAGTTGTAGTTCAGTACGTTTCTCCATACCTGACCTCTCAGCTTGATAATGAAACTAAAGATATAGGATACAGGAAAGGGGGAAGACTGTACGTTGTCCGCAATGGTAAAATTAAGTCTATTGATGCTGACATCAATGCTTCAAAGAACATAGGGGAAAGGTTCTTTGATCGGGATCTTATCCAAACGTTAAGCGGTGTTGTTGTTGAAGACCAATCAACTGTCTACATTTTGCAAAAGAGAAATGTTTCCAGTGATAATAGGAAGCGTTTCTATAAAAAGTTCTTGGAAGATGTTGGTGGGAAATCTAAGAAAGATGCTGTTTTGAAAATGGGGGATCATGGTGAGCTAGAAGTTGAGAGATTAATTGATGGCAAAAAACTCGATATCGATGGAAAGAAGATTCTGGTCGATGGAGAGAAAGTTCCATTCAGAAACACTTCTGTATATTACTCGCCTAAGAAAAAGAAATGGGTCTCAAAAGAACTGAGATGTAACCACATCAAGTTAACGGTAGAAGAACAAGACATCAAATGAACCCTCTTTTGGCTCATTCTGCTGAATATAAGAAACACTACGGGGATGAAATAATCATCCCCGCACAGTCCTATCAGGACCATGTAAATGGTGTTAGATCTTATGCATTGAAGCTACTCGCTGAGAAAAAGCAGTATCTTAATGTAGACGAAGAGACGTATTCTGCCATGGAGAATATCCTTAGTTTGGCTTGTACCTATCATGACATGGGAAAGTTGGACGATCAATGCCAGAGGGTACTTAGAACCCCTCCAGATGCATCCAGGGATGGACATACAAAGCAAAGAATGATTAACCATGTTGATGCTGGTTGTGCTTTCTTGATTAACTGTTATGATAAATACAATGAGTCCCAATATATCATGGCGGCATTTATCGTCCTCGCCCACCACATAGGATTCGATGATTTCTCTTCGGTAGTTCAAATAGATATGTCTAGGTTTCGTCCACGGTTCTCTTACGATCTAGATTCGTTAAGGGATGACTCTAGTATGGCGAAATACATGATGGGAAACTCAAGAGTAAGAGATCATGTTGACACATATATGAAGTCATATTCTTATAAGCATGAGAAATATTTTAAGTTCGAACACGTTCCCGTTAACAATAAGATTGTTGACACTACGTTGAAGTCATTTCTCATGTTTAGGTTTCTTCTTTCTTTGTTGATAGATGCTGATCATAAGGATACGTCTGAGAACTATAAATCTTACTACCCAGTTCAAACTCACGATCTTAAGCCAGAAGAAAGGCTTAAGAGTTTCAACACAAAGTTAGATGAAGTTCTTGGACAAAAAACAAAAGATCTTCGAGTCGAAGACAAGCCTTTTGTAAAGAGGCGAAATGACCTTAGAAATAAGATGAGGGAAGAAGTTAATGCTTTTGAACCCGATCCACAAGATATGTTTTATCTGGTGAAAGGTTTGGTCGGATCAGGGAAAACATTCTCTTATATCCCTTTGGCTCTTAAAATAGCAGAGAAAAGTGGTCTAAATAAACTCATAATTAATATTCCCTACATAGCGTTGGTTGATCAGAGTTATGGTAGTTTGGATGATTTAGTTTTCATGGAGGATAAGGATAAAGAGATAAATGCGATCCACTCTTTGTTTGATTATGAAAGGTACACCAATAAGATCTATGCCAAAGGGGTTACTGCTCCAATCAACATTGCGACTAGTAAAACGTTTTTCGATATTTTCACATCAAACTCACCGTCAGTTATAAGAAATTTTCATAAGATTGTTGGTGCTGTAATTGTTTTTGATGAATATGACCGTTGTGCTGAATTGCAACATTGGGGGCTTATCTATGATCTTCTTTATGACTTAGGTTGTTTATTCGGGTCTAAATTTGTTCTTGGATCAGGATCTCCCCCCTCTTATTGGGAATTGGAAGATTTGCAAACACGAAGTCTTTTGTCTGATAAGACCTGGGAGATTGTTAATGTATTATCAGATTCATTGTACAATCAGATGTTGACTTTAGAAAGTGACAGGGTGAAATACGATTATCACACTCTCTATAGGAGGGAGCAGTCATTTCAGAGTTTGACAGATGCTATCATTCAAAAAGAAGGAAGTGTTTTTGTTGTAATGTCAACGGTTCTTAGAACAGTTGAGTTCGCAAAGTTTTTGAAAGAGAATACTGACAAGAGTGTTTTTGTTAGACACTCTTCAGTAAATCATAGCGACAAACAAGAGCAATACAGAAGAGTAAGTGAAGCATTGAATGACGGAGAAGATGTGATTCTGGTTGCAACAGATGGTTCTGATATCGGACTTGACCTCTCCTTCCGTTATGGTTTCCGAGAAGAACCATCATACCGAAGTGTCCTTCAGATGGCAGGTCGTGTAAATCGTGGATTTGAGTATACGGACTCGATGTTGTATGTATTTAAACTATCTGATTATCCATTGAATGACGATAAGAAGTTTGGTCGGAATTTCTCATTAAAGCCATCTCAGAAAGCCTATGAGTGGAATCTTAAATCAGTTGGAAACCACTCGCCAGAGAACTGCACTTATATGATGGAGAAAGAATTCGAGTATCGGTTGCGTTCAGGGAAAGACAACATCAAAGACGACATAAGGGCATATAAAGATTCATATCAAAAGTTAAATTTCAGAACACTGGATGAGATATTCCAAATCATTCCCTCCATACAGGTTTGTTTAATAACAGATTTGGGTTTGGTGCAGAAGATAGAAGATGGGGAATATGTTTCTTATGCTGACGTTCAAAGAGCTAGTGTCAATAAATTTTTAAGCGAGAAGAAGCTTGAAGAGTTGGTATCTCGCCAAAGGGTAATATCAGTAGGGGATTTGATTATTGAGGATGGATCTATTCAGGTTGATGGGGATAGGAAGAAAAAGCTTCGAGAACGTCAACTTGAGATTTTGGTTTGGATGGGGGATTATGATGATGAATTCGGCATTATGGCAGATGAGATCTGGTAAAATGATTTGACATAGGCATTTTTATGGCTATAGTATATCGAGAGGTTAAATGGTAAAGGCTTAGGCAATAGCCTCTCGCAGAGAGTTTTGACTACTCAAATTTATGGAAGTTTTTATAAATTTCTACATGTTCTTTGACAATTTATTGATGAGATTTTGAGGCGCTCGAAAACCGAGTTATAAGTTTCCTTATTGTAAGTATTTACAATAGGGTAAGGTACAGGCTCAAGAAAAACTTGAGCCAAATGTGACTGACAAACTGTCAAGCGACCTTGCAGTTCCCGGCGGGGTACAGGCTCAAGAAAAACTTGAGCCAAATGTGACTGGTTCATCAAGTTCTGGTGGAATTTCTGAATCTAGGTACAGGCTCAAGAAAAACTTGAGCCAAATGTGACATGATCAAATCCCACTTCTCAGCCTCCGACAGGGAATGGTACAGGCTCAAGAAAAACTTGAGCCAAATGTGACATGGATATCTGCAAATCGTTCTCCCCTCACGTATTCTGGTACAGGCTCAAGAAAAACTTGAGCCAAATGTGACATGATCAAATCCCACTTCTCAGCCTCCGACAGGGAATGGTACAGGCTCAAGAAAAACTTGAGCTAATTGTGACGCCTGACAACTTGCAGTCGAGCGCAATGCAGGTGGTACAGGCTCAAGAAAAACTTGAGCTAATTGTGACGAGGAATGCTCTCCAGTCAATCATTTCGATTACTTCTGGTACAGGCTCAAGAAAAACTTGAGCTAATTGTGACAAGAAGGTAGGTGTAACAGAACTGATCCTTACTCCTGGTACAGGCTCAAGAAAAACTTGAGCTAATTGTGACATCAACCCCGTTATGAAATCTGGTACAGGCTCAAGAAAAACTTGAGCCAGTTGTGACTGCTGGCAAGACCTGCTCAAACTAATGCGTTTGCACGGTACAGGCTCAAGAAAAACTTGAGCCAGTTGTGACAAAGTGAGACTCTGCAATACCCAATCGTTTTCATTGAGGTACAGGCTCAAGAAAAACTTGAGCCAAATGTGACCTGCCGCCAATTCTGGAAGCGTTTTTAGACTGTAAGGTACAGGCTCAAGAAAAACTTGAGCTAATTGTAACCCCTGAGCAATCTGGTTGACGGAATGGATTTCGAATGGTACAGGTTCAAGAAAAACTTGAGCCAAATGTGACGCAGGCCAAGGCTCCACAGGTTAGCGGCCATCAACTGGTACAGGCTCAAGAAAAACTTGAGCTAAATGTGACCTCATCAGTAGTAACAAGGTTTCTAAGGTACAGGCTCAAGAAAAACTTGAGCTAATTGTGACAACTTGAAGCGATTCAAGGCAGAGAAATGGTACAGGCTCAAGAAAAACTTGAGCCAGTTGTGACATGATCCGACGTGGGTCTCCCTGAACCCAGAATTCGGTACAGGCTCAAGAAAAACTTGAGCCAGTTGTGACAAGACCTGGATTATCTGAATTACCAGAGCTTCTTTCGGTACAGGCTCAAGAAAAACTTGAGCTAATTGTGACAACCTGAAGCGATTCAAGGCAGAGAAATGGTACAGGCTCAAGAAAAACTTGAGCCAAATGTGACGAGTGTAGAACATGCTCTTTGCCCTGTTCCCAGACTTAGTACAGGCTCAAGAAAAACTTGAGCTAAATGTGACTCTCTCCCAACCCGCCGCTTCTGACGGTTTCAACAAGGTACAGGCTCAAGAAAAACTTGAGCTAATTGTGACGAGGCTTAGAATCCTGTGGTACAGGCTCAAGAAAAACTTGAGCTAATTGTGACACTATACAAGAATCGTTGGAACAGATAAGCTCTCTTAGGTACAGGCTCAAGAAAAACTTGAGCCAAATGTGACAGGGCTTGAGCAAACTTCTTTTTTGCTCTCTGATATGGTATAGGCTCAAGAAAAACTTGAGCTAATTGTGACCAACTCGACCTGCCCGTCAAACGTCTGCTGGATACGGGTATAGGCTCAAGAAAAACTTGAGCCAAATGTGACAGACGCTGACAGACAACCTGACTGATATAATAAACCTAGACGAGCTACGGAAAAGGAAAAAGTGATTTTTAACTTGAATAAATATATAGCAACTTAAACAATAGGTGCAGATTTAGGTATTTCCTAAATCGAATGCGACATGTATTTGGATGTAAAAATTAATAATGTACCTGTTCAGCTTGAGGTAAAAAATGTCGGTCCTGCTTCTTTGGATGACATTGATGAGTTCAGAGAGAAACTCAAAGCTGGTGATTTAGTCCTTATCGATCAAAGCACCGTTGTAGAAGAGGAAAAAGAAGATGTTAATCCGTATTTTGATCGACCAGTTGAGGAAACTGTTCCACAAGAGAGTCCCAGTACGAGTCCCATTGAGAGTGAAAACCTCCAAGAGGAACCAGAACCCGAACCTGAAATAGAACCTGAGATAAAACCTGAAGAGTCGGAAGATGGCTTGGATCTCATGGAAGTCGCAGAAGATGTTATTGAAAGCCTTCCTGAGATTGTTGAAGATGTGCAAGAGATCTTTGCCAATAATCCAGACAAGGAGGTCACTGAAGGAAAGAAACCTTGGTATAAATCCAAGACTGTTATTTCAAATGTCTTGGCCACTGCTGGGTGTATTCTAGGGGTTTTTGTTTCTGATGACCCCCAAACATCAATGTATCTCCCCGCAACTGTCCTGGCTATGATAAACTTGGGACTAAGGTTTATGACTACTGGTAGTGTCGAACTTCCAATGGAAAAGAAAATCAAGAAGTTCGTTAAGAAAGACTAACACTAATTATTACAACGAATATTAATAAAGGAGCAATACAATGTCTAGCTCTGTATCCAGACAAGGTGTACGTTTCGATCCTCATGTTACCAACAAAAACGCGACAGGAGATATTCACCTCTCAATTAGAACTAAAGCGAGGTGGGAAGAGTTAAAAGAGATTTTCCCAGGAGTCCCTTCGTATAAGCATAAGTTTTGCGGAGGATTTGTTAATACAACGCAATACTCTTCTTATAATGGAAGTTACACCACTCCATCAAGATATACGGAAGATCCTTCTGTTGCGACATGCTCATTGTGTTTGCAGAAAGCGGAGCAACTTGATTACAAAGTCTCTATAGCTCAGATTTCTAATGCCCCCAATCTTACCCTTTCTCAAGAGTCCATTGACAATATTGAGCTTTGGATTCCAGTTGAGTGTTCAATTATTATTGAGGCGAACAAAATACGGTTAGTTGATATCGCAACTGATGAAGATATTGAAGTGAAAAGTATACAACAAGCCTGTCTTTTGATTACCGACAAATGTTTTGAACCAATGAGCTACAAAGATGTAATGAAAGATAACGGTGCTATAAGCACAAAAATCTTTGACAGTAAAGGCGAGACATATACCGTTCAGGGGTTGAATCTCGATACTGAAAGTGGAAAGTTTGATGGTTTGATTTTGAGATCAGTTAAGAAGACATCTCAACTTATTACACTAACATTCAGCGAACTGTTCTATTCAGGTTTTTACTTCGAAGGTGGTGCTCCATGTGGTTCATATCTTAAGGATAGAGAACCGTTGACTCAATCTGAGATCCAAGAAACATTAGGAATTGGTTCCGCAGAAGAGGTTGAACCAATAGTGGACGAAAAAGACGACTCCATTGAGGTCATGGAGGATATCTTCTAAGATTAGGCACAGCAATTATAAATTTTTCTGTGAACTGAAGTTTTTCCCGTGCCCCCTGTATAATATGTCCATGTTTCAAACTAAAAACTAAAAAAGGAGAAACTAAAAAATGTCTACAAAAGTAAATCAAATCAAACTCAGATCTTTCTCATCCCAAGACTCTGAAAACTGCACTCTCATAGAAGAAGAAATCAACGGGCGAAGCATTTTGTGTGCTAGATTAACGGGATCTAAGGTTAAGAATTTCTATAAATTGAAAGACATCTCTAGTGTCTTAACCTATAAGGATGGTGGTCGCCTTAGTCATTATGCAAGTTCCCTTGAAAGGAGGGGAGAATGGCTCACAGATGGAGAGCATTATCGTGCAAAAATTAACAGACATTGTATCGAAATTGATGGGAAGCATTATGTTTCTGGAGATTTTGTTCGTGACTTTCTTCTGCCTCTTTGCTCAATGAGAAGTTGTACTGAAGAGATAAAGAACTCGGTCAAGAGTTTCATCTATCGATTTGAGAAACATATCGCAAGAAGAATTCGAGAAGGAACGATAGTCCCTAAACAAGATCAAGCACCTGTTGATGACCCTGAGTCAAAAACGGTTGAATCTGAAGTGGAGAATGTCAAGTTAGAAGTAACAGAGGGAAACATGGTTTCTTTATCTGATGACGCTTTTGAAATCATTAAGATTTTGCAGGAAGGAAGTGAAAGTGACATCAGCTTGGATACTTTGGCCAGCAATTTGATTACAGATGTCCAAAGAATTTGCGAGAATAGCCTTAGAAGCGCCAGACTTGCCTTCATATATGAAAGAGGTCTGAAGAAGAGAAATACTAAGTAAGATTTTTTTCTTAGTACAGGTTGACAATAGACCTAGATGAACTATTGTATACGCTAAAGACTTAAAAACTAAAAACAGCGGAGTTCTGCTCCGCAATACAGGAGACTAAAAAATGGGTACATTAATCGAAAAACGCCATTTCATCAAAAGCGATCACAAAAAGAACAACAACAAATTCTGGAATGTTGAAATCTATGACGATGGAGAAGTAACCGTCCGCTATGGTCGCGTAGGAGATTCAGGACAAAGCCGAACCTACCAGAAAGGTAGTGAAGCGGCAGGCCGAAAGTTTGCTGAAAGCAAGATTAGATCTAAACTTCGTTCTGGTCGAAATGGTGAGATCGCTTATCGAGAGATTGAGATCGTTGAAGGTGGAACAACGACTCAGACCGCTCAGAAAACCGTTGCGAAGGCCAACCTCGAAAGCGTTGCCAAGAAACAAATCAAATATAACAACCCCAACGTTGCAAAGTTGATCACCTATCTGACGAAAGTCAACGCCCATCAGATCTCATCTGCTACTGGCGGTCAGATTACCTTCAATGATACTACAGGGCTGTTTTCAACGCCCATGGGTATCGTCACTCAAGGTAATATTGATGATGCCAATGACATCCTGGTCAAGATTGGTGATATGGTTGCCAAAGGTCGTTACACTGCAAAATTAGGCGACTTGACCAATGACTACCTTATGTTGGTCCCTCAGAACATTGGAAGAAAGCGACTGGATGTGAATAATTTCTGGTCTGATCTTGCCAAGGTCCAGAAACAGAAGTCAATTGTTGATGCTTTACAGGCATCTTTGGTTACTGCAACCACTCAGCCTGGACGCAAGAAGACTGTGAAACTTCCTGAAGAACAGGTCTTCGATGTTCAACTGGATCTGGTAGAAGATTCCAAGACTCTGGCCCATATTAAAAAGATGTATGGGAAAACCCGTCAGTCAAGACATGCCTGTTATCACCTGGATGTCAAAACCATTTACAAGGTTGACATCAATACTGTCCGTCAGGCTTTCGAATTGGATGGGGCGAAGATGGACAACATCTGGGAGTTATGGCATGGTACAAGAGCATCCAACCTTCTTTCGATCCTGAAGGGCGGTCTGGTCATTCCTCCAGCCTCTTCAAGCCATTGTACGGGCCGAATGTTCGGGAATGGGGTCTACGCCTCAGATCAGTCTACGAAGGCGTTAAACTACGCTTATGGCTATTGGGGCGGAAAGGCTGACAACAATTGCTTCATGTTCCTTTTGGATATGGCAATGGGCAATTATCATGTCCCTGCTCGTTACGGAAGCGGTTTCCCTGTTCGTAATACTGATTCCACTTTCGCTAAGGCGAACAAGTCTGGGGTCATGAACAACGAAATGATCGTTTACAGAACGTCCCAAGTTAACCTGAAGTACTTGGTTGAGTTTTCACCTAACGGAAAATAATCAACGGCAAGTCTGAAAAAGGTAGATAAAATGCACTTTCATCAAAACCATTGTTGGTGTTCCAAATCTCATTGGGACGGAGAAGTTTTTGATTGCTCCTACATGGTTGGCATAGACAAGTTTAGTCGCCAAGACTACAAAACGGAACAAGAAGACTGGCACAATCTCGTGGAAATGAAGAGAATGGAAGTTGAAGATGTCTTTCTCAGAATCAAAAATGTTCCATTCCTGAAGCAAGAGGTCATTGATTGGCTGAATGAAAACGTCAAAGACAATCAATCAAGTTCGTGTAAGGGGGAAAAGGGATGGTGCATGGGGAATGATGAGTACAGATCGACTGGTTCTTCATTGGAACTCACCCTTTTCTTCTATAGAAGAAGTGATGCTATGAAGTTTATCAAAAGGTGGTCGGTTCATAAGAAACCCACAACATACCTGAACTACTTCAAAGATGACTACAAAGAGCTAAAAGACGGTAAGCTAGTCAAAGTAACCAGGGGCTAACAATGACCGACATCGAAACATGATGAAAATAAATGGGCAGAAGGCTGGTGCGAACCTAAAGATAAAGAAGGTTGGGGATAAAATGACTGTTAAAGATTGCAAGACGATGCAACAGTTGATTCATGAAGTGAAGATGTTTACGAAAGAAGATGATGCCCTTCGTTTTCTTCATGAAGTAGCAAAAGACGAAAGATGGGGCATGGCAACATTCTATGCAGTTCTGAGAGGTTATGAAGAAAGATGGGTTACTGGACGTAAAAGAGGTCCATCGTTCCCAGAGCAGTACAGAAAAGAGATCAATGGAAAAGAGATTGATGATGTATCTTGCACATGGGATGGATTTGCTTGGTCATGGAATTTTAAAGAAGAAAGATGGTTGATTGATATTGAGGAAAGTGGTGGTCCTCCCAGTCCTCATGAAGAGTCCCCCACTCAACCCCCGAAATTTATTTTGGTGAATGACGAGCATGAACCTGAAGAGTGAGAAAGGTAGAAGATGGAAAATAAAAATGGATTCTGGGGAATTCGTCAGTTTGACAGAACAAAGCCCAGGTGCATGGATTGAATTCACTACGCTGGAGATATATAGAATCTATTTTTGAAAACGAAGATGACGCGAAGGCTCATGCAGAGAAATTAAGAAGTGAAACGAAGGATTCTGATTTGCATGAGAATGGTGGGACGATGTCCTTTCATGTGATAAAACATGCTTTGATTGGAGAAGAGCAATGACTATGTCGGAAATTATGAGCAACTGTCCAATGTTTGTCTATCCCGACAAAAAGGGAAATGATGATGCTCCACTTAACCTTGCTCGAATTTATGCCAGTAAAGGTGTCAGCTATATCAAGATCAAAAGAATGCTGAAAGGCAAGTATCCTGAACTTACTCAATTTGAATTGCGAGAAATCGTTCGAGTTCTTCGTAAGGAAAAGAGAGAAGAAAATGACAGACATTAATGAAAAGTGGGTTGTTTGCGAATGGGATGAATGTCCATGTTGTGGGTCTACCATTGAGGTCTATACAAAGTCTGATGATCAAATGTTTTATGATGGTGATCCAGTAAGATGCACTGACAATGAATGTGAAGCGATTAGTTTACAAATATCCTGTGACGAAGGGGATGCGTGGATCAGTGGAGATTGGTAAAATTAACAAAGGAGAAGAAAAATGGACTTGGACTTGAAATTTGTCTACAAATCAGTTGGAGAATGTTCATGTTGTGGAAATTTCGGATGTACCGTAATAGGAAACTCTCCAGTAGTTGCAAATCCTGTGACTCTGTGTAGTCCTTGCTTAAAGAAATTTCAAGAAACAATGAAACAGGGGATTCCAAAGTCTCCTGAAGTAAAGGTTAGTGGTTTTATGGGACGAGCTATTGAGGATTGTTAAAATGGTAGAAGGATTAAGAGATTGTCCATTCTGCAAGACAGCAGAATATTTGGACGTTGGACCTATGGATTATGAAACCAGAGCGGTTTCCTGCGAAAGATGTAGGTGTCGGGGTCCTCAAATTAGTTTTCAATCCATATGTGATGATGAAGGAGTTGTTCTTGATGAATTCGTTGACATGTGGGATGAAGATTTAAGCTTTTATGGAGTCATGTATCAATTCATGATTCAATGGGCAATGGCTCTCTGGAATGGAGAAGTGGAACCTGGGGAACCATTCTTAGGAGCAGGCTTCGAAGAACAAAAAGAAGCTGAAAAAGAATCAACACATCGTTGTCGCCCTGCTACCTTTTATAAAGGTGAGTGGGAGGCGACAAGAAAAGCCCTTAATATTGTGTTGAAAAATCCTGAGAATTATTACGACCAGTTCACATCATATGAGTGGTCAGAGTTACAGGATTCTTTAGCCAGAGTATTTGAGCGAGATGAACTTAATTTTCTTGAACGAAAGGCGAGAGAGAAGGATGGCAAACAATGACTGACTCAACCGCAAAAAAGAGTAAGTGCGAAATTCGAGAAGGAATCGGTCTTTGTGACAAATGCATGAAACCCAAGTATCCTCAGGAAAACCTGGGTTATGGTATAATGTGGTGTCTTGACTGTATAGACGAAGCAAAGCAGAGCAAAACCAGTGTGACCGTCCATGCGCACGACCATGTAGTTCTTGTAAGTGGACATGAGTTGCTTCTATGTCCATTCTGTGAAGGTGATGATATCAAAATATTGCCTCGTTATACCGACAATAGTGGGACAGTGCGAGGTCGCATCATCAAATGTCAAAATCCAAAATGCCAAGCGTCTGTCGAACAATCAAGACTAGGTTGGGCAGTAACTGCGTGGAATACTAGACCTAAAGAAGATGGAAACGGAGGCAGGTGAAGGTAATGAGCATTAAAAAGAAGGCCGAAGAACTGAAGAAATGTGTTTCTTCTTGGGAGCCAGAAGTTAAGGTTCTGGGAAACGTCACAGCGAAAGACGTTCTTGAGGTCGCTCAGTTTTGCATTGATAACTCTCAATCATATTGTAGGCATGATGGATTATATACTCTCTTAGAAGATGGTCGGTGTTGTAAGTGTAAGCTTTTTCCAGAGCCTAAAGAAGAGAAGGTCTGCGAATGTGATAAGCCAGACCCTTACTTCTCTCGTGTGATTCCTATGGGGTATTATTGCAGTAACTGTGGATATAAGTCTTTACCAAACCCAGAATGATCCTTTTGGATATATCGCTATGGAACACTAGACCTAATGGATGACACAATAACAAAAATTGTTACCTTGGACTCTCATGATCTCAAAGAGGATGAGGTGGGCATATCATCAATTACATTGCGGAGAAGTGGTATATGGGCTGAAGTATTGGCAGTGATTAATGGAAAAGAGGTAATGCTTATCCGAGAGGTCTGGGACGGATCATATCATCATACAATTCATAAGCATGGGATGATGCGAGTTTTAAACAGGCTACAGAAAGAAGGTCATTAAAGAAATGACTAAGTACCGAAAACAGAAATACTCCACATTTTAGGGTTATTAATGGGGAGAAGGAGATTTTAATCTGCGCTGAGTTGTCGGAACAACTTCCGAGTTGGGATCATAATAGGACATGTCGTAGTTTCAGACTTAAATCTTGATTCTTCGCTTGACATTACCTTAATAGATGCTATGTTTAAGAAGTTGAATATAGGATCAATAGATCAACTTTAGGAGAATACAATGAAATATACATGGACAGAAGAAGATATCATCCCAGGTCGGTTTGTTTGCAAGAACAGAAAGTTCGATAAGCCGACAGGGAACTCAGCCAAGTGGACAAGCAAAATAGGTTTCCTGCCAACCGCAAAGGGAACTAAGTATTGCCTCATATCAATGACTGATGGCATGGTTAACACTTATGAAAGCAAACAAGAGTTGGCAGATTCATTGAATCAAAATGAGATGATGCCAATGCCTCATGAGTGGCTCGTTGAAACAATTAACTATCTGAGGGATTGTTATGAACATCAGTAAAAAGGAGTTCCGTTGGCTTCTTAATTGTGCTATGTCAGCCGTTGAGAATAGATTCCCAGAAGATTCTATTCGTCGCACTGAGATGAAGAATCTTACTGACGGCCTTGCTGAAGAAACTGGAGTGTTTGACGAAGATGATGACGGGTTTGACGAGCAATTCGTCACAGTGATGTCAGATGAGAAGTTTGATTATCCTATCGTTGTTGAGGCCAAAACACTCAGGTCATTGGTAGCGATGTCAAGATCATATATCAGGAAGCCAACTCAAAAAAGAGAAAATAAGGTTGAAGCACTGATTGAGAAGATCTATAAGAAGACCAGAAATCCGAGGCAAAAAGGAGTTCCATCATGTATGGATTAGGTGACGATTTCCAAGGAATGCAAGAAGAGATCAGTGATTTGAAAAAAGTCATTAGGCAACTTCTTGATAAAGTTGAGTCGAGGAACGGGAGTAAATTCATCCGTCTCTCTGATCTTGAAATTGATGCGCTGAGAGGCAAAGTCAAAGAAGGAAGAGATTGGGATGGGGAAGATGAAGACTGGGATGAAGAGGACGATTAATGCACTGGGTAGACTTTTCAAAATTCAGATGCACTAAGTGCAAAGGGTTCGTTACTAAAGAAGAAGTTCTGAGCCATGGACTCTGCTACAAATGTGAAAAAGAAATCATGAATCAAGAAAAAGAGTCCGAATGGTGCGAGGACGCACATTTTATGGGAAAGAAGCTATTCATCAACGCTGAACCTGGAAGTGAAAAGTTTCAAGAGATGTCAGACGCAATACATAAAACAAAAAAGTGCCCCTTTTGCAACAAACCTGTAAGAAGTCTGAGATGAAGAGTATGGATGGTAAAACCAAACTGCCCTGGTACAACATACATCAGTTCGATCATACTAAGCCCAGATGCATGAATTGTATACACTATTCTGGAGACATAAGGAATAGCCATTCTGGTAGATGCCGAAAATGGGCGACAGATGTGCTACGTCATAAAGTCCCGAAATGGTGCGAAGACCATGAAATGATTGAGGAATAATATGTCTAGAGCCATCAGAGAACTCGCGAAGATCCTTCAAAAAGAGCATCCTATGTCTGATGAAGATGCCTATGAAGAAGCAGAACGGCGTATAAATCAGGTCATCCAGGTTCTGGGAATGGCAGAGGATGAATCTGAAGCTGAAGAAACTTACGACGATCAAGACATCGAATATTTTAACGATTTGAATGATCGTGATAAGTGGAGTCAGTGGAAAGAGCTAAAAAATGTTGCTTGGCTTTGTTACCAATGTCATGATGAAGTTGGTGATGGCCCAACAAGATGCTCTCCATTTCCTGGGATGTCCAGAAGGTGCGGGAACTGTCATAGTGAGTTAACAAGAAGAACTGGGGGTGGTCAACATGATCCCTTCGGGTGGATTGCAAGGGAGAAAGAATAAATGCAGATAATGTTGTTCGGAATAATTGACCGTGAAGACGGTGGATATATGTGCCCAGTTGGTTTCATCATCCCTGATGAGATTGAAACTTATGAAGAGGGGTTTAACTATCTGAAAGACAAACCTGGGTTTTTAGAAAAGATCGTCAATACTTTCTGTAAACCTCACTATGACGAGGGTTACGAAGAAGAGTTCGAATTAGACGTAGAAGACTTGGTCGGAATAAAGTGGTCGTATGGCCCTGAGTTCTATTTTGAGAAAGGTCGATTCGAATGTTGTGTAAGCCCTTCGGTTGACTTCATCGACATTGAGGATTTGGGCTAATGAAAAAGACTCGCAAAGGTGGCAGGGTGAATACCCTCATTGCAAAGAGATGCATAATCTATTTGCGACAAGAACCCCAGGCTTTCTAATTACTACAAAAGAGTGAAGAAAAATGATTGACTGGATCAGCAGAGAAGTAAGAGTGCCAGATGATAGACGAAAAGTCCTGGCCTGCGGTTACAGAAGAATAATTGGTATTATTAACAAAAAAGTTTGTTGTATCACCAGATTCAATATTAAAGAAGGGGATGGTGGTGAGTTTGATGGAGAGGGATTAGATTTCTTGGGACATGTCAGAATCACTCATTGGTCTGACATTAACTTCCCAGAAGACTCAAGTGATGTTGATCCTGGATGAGTAACGATCATGCTTTTGATTGCAACAATGATTTCTTCTAATTCGGCCATGGTTTTGGCTACTGGGATGATAGTTGTCTGTCTAATTAGTTTGAAAGGTGTTAGATGAAGATAGAGTTTGAAATTTCAAGACGTAGGGCAGAGATTAGAGAGATGACGAAGGTTGCAATTTCTAATAGGTTATACGTTAACGGATGGACATTGAGGAAGGTCTATTCGACTCCAGAACTTATTTCATTAATGGTTCTGGCAAAATTTCAGGGACAATACATCGGAGTCGCCTGCACAACAAAAGCCAGGATGCGATACAGAGGATGTCTTGGTACTCCGAACATTGGGATCTTCGTCCGCAAAAAGTTTCGTAAGAAAGGTGTAGGGTCTGCAATGTTCAATTTGATTCGTTCTATTGAAAAGAGAAGACTGCATACTGATGGAAATAAATTTTACAGAAATAAACCGTTGGAGAAAACACAATGAAAGGCTATATTGGTAAGCATGTTGAATTCACTGACTATGTTGAAAAACATGACATGGACTTTGATAAAAGGCAAAGAGCAAAAGTTGTTGATGCTCATGTAGATAACGATGGTGTTTGGAGAATCAGTCTTGATTTTTCTTATTGGGAAGAATACAACAAACAGTTCGCCAAAGCTAATTGGTATGACAAAGACAGTAATCCTACATTGAAGTGGCATGAGACTCGATTCTATCCGAAGAACTGTCTGACAACTATTTACTACTGTCCTGGGGAAGGTAAGTCTTTGTTCAACGTAGTTCCATTGAAAGATAAAGAAGAGAAGGCCAGAAAAATAGTGGAAAAAGTGCAGGAACTGATTGAGGGGGATCATATTCGAAAGGACTTTTGCAGTAATTATGGTCTTCAAGAGTTGGTAAAGGTAATGGGGTGATGGAAAAGAGGTGCAGAGGAACGGAGTTGGCATTATGATTCTGCTACCAGAAGCATTACTGGTGTTTCTTCTGTCAATGAGTCTAACTCAATTGATTTGGACAGTTATACTGATCTCATTTATCAATGTGTTAATAGTATTAGGGGCTGTTGTTTTTTCGAATATAACGCAGTCGCCCCCAAATACATGGTAAATTTCTCAAAACGATTTGACATTTGATTTTGATGAGTTATGATATAGTAACTTAAATACAAACCTAGACAGGAGAGCAACAATGAACTGGGAAACAAGAGCGTTGGCTACAACCAGAGATGAGGCCGTTCAGGCCATTACTGATGCATTGGCAAATCAAGTTGATCTTGTCGAGGTCAAAAAGTTTGCCACTAAGTTCGACATTCCTTTGTCGGTCCAGCCATCAAAACCCAAACCCAAACCCGAACCCATCCCTGAACCCGAAGTCGAATCCAAGCCTTACAACGATTGTAAGTTGGATGATTGCACTTGTTCAGGAAACTGTGCAGAAGGTTGTGCATGTGAGGAAAGAGAACGAGGGCCTCTTGAAAGTCTTGTCGCTCGTCTTTTCGGAGTGAAATAATTAACATCGGGGTGTAGCTCAGCCTGGTTAGAGCGCTTGCTTTGGGAGCAAGAAGTCGGACGTTCGAATCGTCTCACCCCGACCAATTTTTAACACAGGAGAATTACAATGGATTCCTCAGACTTTCTTACTTGCGACAAATGTTCATACGAAATCTGTACAGCCACTCAATCTACTGGATATGAATCTGGTATTCTTTGTTGCTCCAAAGGACATACGTTTTGTAAAGAATGCTATCCAGAAGTGTTCGAAAAATTCAAAGAGATGCATGAAAACTTCAACATCAAGCTTGAAGCATCTAATGATTATTTTGGATACGATCCAGAACTTCCCCCAATCAATGAGATAACTTTCGATGAGATGGCAGAGTTCTTTGCAGAGCACCCAGGAAAGATTGACCAAATTTGTCCTTTGTGTAAAGAGGACCCCATTCCTTTACATGAATTCCTTGAGTCCATAAAGGATCTTGTGGAAAGATTTGAAATCTCAAATGGAAACTCTATTGTCGGACTTCTTGTCGAATACGAAAAGGAGTTGTATGAGTGGGATGGACAAGGATTTGATTTGCATATTGGTAAGCAAATGGCCATGGAACCAAGGACTGAAGAGTAATGAAGCAGATTAGAGACATAAGTTGGAAGTACTTCGCTCACAATGTTGATAAAATCGCCCAAGAGATCAAGGAAAGAAAGGGTGATGATATGTATGAAAACATATATGGAGTTCCCAGAGGCGGTCTTATCCCTGCTGTTATGCTTTCTCATGCTTTGGATATCCCTCTTATTGTAAGTGAATCCGATATCTCTTTCAATACTCTGATTTGTGATGATATCCTTGATAGCGGGGGAACTTTGGAGAGACTGTTCAAACATATCGACTACAAAAATCTTGATGTAGCGGTGATAGTCCTTAACAAAACTTCAACTATCCAGCCAACCTATTTTGGATTTGAAAACAAGTATGACTTTTGGATTCATTTCCCTTATGAGAATCAAGAAGACACTGTAAGTACAATAGTAAACATATAAAGAGGTGGAAGAATGGAATCAATCCCAGGAGAAATTGAAAGAATTACAGATGCAATTGCGAAATTCACTGATAAGGCCGTAATTGGTTTAAGTGGGGGAGTTGACTCTCTTCTGGTAACGCTTCTGTGCAAAGAAGCTCTTGGGGCAGAGAATGTTTACGTTTTGCATATGCCTTATGACAACCGAGATTTGAGTGGAAGCAAGTTCAATGCAAGGTCATTGGATATCGCTAGTAATCTTGGAGTAAAGGGCGAAATGATTTTCATCAGGGAAACTTGTGATTCTCTTGAAGATGAATTTGGACATCTCAAAATTTCAGAATTGAACTCTGGCAATATGAGAAGTCGTATGCGAATGGTCGCTCTTTACACTTATTGTTGTACTCTGTCAGAAAAGTTCGCCAGGGATTACAGCAACCAAAGAGTTCGAGTCATGGGTACGGGGAACCTTTCGGAGGATTTTATCGGTTATGATACCAAGGGTGGGGATGCTCTCGCAGACTTCTTCCCCATCGGTCATCTTTTCAAATCTGAAGTGTATGGTATGCTTGAATGGTTTGTTGAGAGAGGCGACATTGAAGAACGTCATATTGACAGAGTCCCGTCTGCTGGACTTTGGGATGGGCAGACTGACGAAAAAGAATTGGGTTACACTTACGATGAGATGGAACCTGTTATCAGAAGATTCAAAGAAACAGGCGAATGGGAAAAGTCTGTTGTTGGTGCATTTGTCAGAAAGATGCATTATGCAAATAAACACAAACATCAAGCGCCCCCAACGATTGATGACATTTAATAGGTAAAGAAAATGGAAGACACAAAAGGTATTTACAAATTTTACTGGAACTGTGGTAGACAAGGGGACCTGGAAGGAGTCTTTGTCGCTACCAGAAAGGAAGTTAAGGAAATCATCGGCAAGCGTGTTTATTTCGGTGAGGTTCTGGGGAAACACTCAGAAGTCTATGACAACATGAGACAAGGGGACATTACTCTTGTTACAGAGGAACCTACCGTTCTTGGTTTGTTCGAAGAGAATGAACTCTCCAGTGGGTACAATCCGTTTGACTATTGGGAAAGAAACGAGGAAGAGTAGTGCTGAATGAGTATCATTTGAGACGTTGGTCAACATTGGTCAGACTGAGGGATGATTTCACTTGTCATGTCTGCGGTAAACGATGCAAAAAAACGGCTCATGCTCATCACATATATCCCAAGTCAATTTACCCAGAGAAAGCTTTCGAACTGAAGAACGGAATTACCGTTTGTGAGGATCATCACCAGCCTCTGGTTCATATTCAGTGGACATCTTGGAGGAAATGGACAGATTTCTTTAAGAGACCACTGAGAAGGAAGGCTAACAGAGAGTTCCACCGATTGCATCAAGACAAGGTGATAAGGATTAGGAACCATGGGTCATAAAGATTACAAGGATCTTGAGAATGTACATCTTATGCCCAAGTCATATTTTGATATTGACAGGATAAAACTTAGGCATCTTAGTGAGATGGCTAAAGCACAAAAGGCCATCAGTGAATTTGAATCAGTTTTTGAAAGGAAACCAATTATGTTGAAGATTGCCACAAATGAACAGACTCCCAAAGTCCCAGAGATTGAGGACATCGATCAGTGGATCAAAGATAATCAAGCAATAATTAACGAGTTTCTCAAACGTTCCAGAAAAACTGGAAATGCAGTGGGACTCGCCGCCAATCAGTTAGAGGACATCAATGGCGATAGATTCATGTATCGGATGTTCTGTTCCAAGGCGGAAGGTGAAGGTGATGGGGAATGGAAGGTTTTCATCAACCCCAGGATTGTTGCCAAACATGGTGATCCTCAAAGTAGAGTTGAAGGGTGTTTGACATGGCCAAATAAAAAGGTTATTGCTGACCGATATCTCAGAATCGATGTCGAATACTGGACCCAGGAAGGAGAAAAGAAAACCGCAGAACTCTCAGGATGGGAAGCTCAGGTTTGGCAACATGAACAAGATCACCTTGATGGTGTTCAAGAAGAGCTTGTCGCTCCAGACCATCTGACTGTACGATCAGAGAAGATTGGGAGAAATGAGCCTTGTCCATGCGGTAAGGAAGTCAACGGGAAGCCCGTAAATTATAAAAAATGCTGTGGTAAAAAATGAGAGTAATAAGTTTTATCTTTGGTTTCACGGCCTTCGCTCTAAAACTTATTTTGGGGATTCTACTTTCCACACTTGTTGTTTTTGGTTTTCCAATCATGTGGCTTACAAAAATGAGAAATCCTCAGTGGTATAGAGAAGCTTCCAGACAAGACGGCTATATCCTGTTCCTTACTGCTCAAATTGGCATGATTGTGTTTATGGTTATTGCATTAAGTATTATTATGATCATGCAGTAAATTTGTATAATAGTATAAGAAAATCGGTTAAACCGATTTGACATTCTACTTAGTTGAGCTACAGTAGAACCAGTAACTGAAAATACTAAAAAACAGGAGTACTAAAAATGGTTAACATCCAATCAGAAACTGAAAAAGTTGTCAACGAACTCACCCGAAATCGCAAACTCTTCTCTGCCTATGATGTGACCCGCATCATGCGCCACCGTCTTGACGGTGAGAATGTTTCTCATAATGAAGTCAAGAACAAAGTTCATGAGATGTATGAAAACGATGAAATGGGTATCTATGAACGTACCCAGGTTAACATCGGTAGACGCATCGCTCCGTTCATCTACCATCTGAACCACCAGGACCCCGATACTGAGTATGATAAGGATTGGGTAGATTCCTATCTTCCTACTCAGACTCAAACTGTCATCAGCCCAATTGATGGGAGTCCACTCGATGACGATGATGACGATGACTCAACCACTCAGACAGTTCAGAGTCAGAATGTCCAGGTTCAGAGAGTAAACTCTCAGACAGTCGCAAATCGCGTTCAAAGCCTCTCTGACGGCTTCAAGACGTTCTCTGTTACCAAAGAGGGTAGACTTAACATTCCAGTTAAAATGCTCAAGCATTTCCCTCCCCATGCTCATATCAGCCAGTCGGTAGCAAGAAAGGATGGGAAGAACGTCAATGCGCTGTCGATTTCCACCAACCCAATCAATTCCATCAAATCATACAAGGTGGATGTTGATGGCCGTATTCGCATCTCCAAACGATTCCTGAAAAGAATTGGAATTAGCTCCCAGTATGCTGTCAAGGAATGTTCGGCAAACCTGGGTCACAGCGTCATTCTCGTCGTTGCTGAGTAACTAAACCCAATGCTTTGGGGGGAAAGGAAGATGCAAAATGAATACAGTACCATTATCACAATACTTCGTATGTAATGAACGGTCAACTGAAGACTTCAACACTCTTAAATGGCTTCATAAGGTCGGGGACGATATCCTCGCACAAATCATTGAATCAAGTGAATTGTTCTTCTCCCAGGAAGAAGAAAAGAGACCTCCCTTTGAATGCTTTGACTATTTGACATTATGTTATCTGGTTGGAGAAAAGGAATGCAATGTCGATAGCGAACAGTTGAGTGAGAAGGTCAAGAATAGTTGCCTACTGGGTTTGGCAACGTTCGCTCATTGTGAGAAAATGAGAAGAGATGGCATTCTGGAGTTCAAAGGAGTCGGTCGGGTTACTGAATTCCATGAGCATAATACGGACATTGAACTCACCGATATGGGGAAGATGGTGAGAAGTTCTATGAAAACAATGTTCGAGATTTCTGAGGCGGTTGAGAAAAACTAACTTTTTTTCGAAAACCGCCTTGACTTTTGGTTTTGCGGAGCTACGTTGAGGTTAGTTGAAGCAAGGAACTCCGCAGAAACCAAAAAGGAAAAGACAGTATGAAGACCATCGAGAAAAATCGCAAGCTGGAACGATCTGGGAACTTTAAAGAACAAGAATTCAAGATCAAAGCAAATGCGAAAGCCTTTAGAATCCTCTCTGACGGCTTGTACTCTGACAAAATTCGGGCCATCATCCGAGAACTTAGCTGTAATGCTTACGATGCTCATGTTGAAGCAGGAACCCTCGACATCCCTTTCGACGTTCATCTCCCCACTCCTTTCCACCCTCTTTTCTATATTCGGGACTATGGTACTGGCCTTAGTAAGGCAGACATCGAAGAGATTTACACCACTTACTTCGAATCAACCAAGACCGATACTAATGACGAAGTTGGTTGCCTGGGTCTTGGTTCCAAGTCCCCCTTCTCCTATGTAGACATGTTTACAATCACTAGCTTTCTTCAGGGGAAACAGTATGTATACTCTGCTCTTCTGAATGAAGCAGGCACTCCGACTATCGCATTGATTAGTGAGTCGGATACAGATGAGAAGAATGGTCTGAAGGTTCAGTTCTCTGTCAAGAAAAATGATATCCATGAATTCAAGTATAAGGCCGAAAGCATCTTCTTTTATTTCGAACATCGGCCAAACTTCGTTGGGAACGTACCTTCCATTCGGAAACGCGAGTATATCACTCAAAATGGCGTTTGGGGTCTTTCGGCCAATCGAAATGGAAATGCGGTTGCTGTCATGGGAAATGTCGCATACCCTGTTAGCTTGGACAAGGTGGATTTTTCAGCAGATGAACGGTCGATTCTTCGCTCCTTCCCTTTGGATATCTTCTATGATATCGGAGACCTGGAAATCACCCCGTCTCGCGAATCCCTCTCGTATGATGAGAAGACCACTAATGCGATTCGGGAACGAGTTCAGGGTATCATCGCTTTTGAAAAAGAGCGCGTACAAAAAGAAGTTGAGAAGCACAATAACTACTGGGATGCGTCATTGTGGTTCTGGGAAGAAAAGGAGCGAAACAAGATCGTTGAACTTCTGTTCAACCATGTTAAAGTGAAATACAAGGATCGTATTGTCGCTAAGATGATTGGCGTTAATATGAAAGACTACCATGAAATTGATGAGAATTGCACTCTGACTCGGGTATTCTATCATAGTAGCTATCGTCGTCGGTACTCTAACGAGACTGTGGTAAAGTCCGAACCTTGCGCTCGAATAAAGGTTGGTAAGCGTAGCGCGTTCTTTTTGAACGATTGCACTAGCCGCCACATGCTTCGGGTGAAGAAGTTCCTCGAAGAAAATGGACATGTCTCAGATGTCTACCTGTTCAAGTCATCGAACAAAAAGATCATCGAACAAATTCGTAAAGAGATGGGTATGGGCGAGGACATAAAAATCCGCATGCTTAGCGAGATCGAACCACCCAAAGCCATTCGGGCAAAACGAGAAGTGTCTGCTTTTGGAAACTTTGTCAAGATGTCCTGGGATGACAACTGTCCAATTGATAACTCTTCCTACTGGTCAAATGTTAAAGACGAAGATAACTTCGATATAAACGAAGGTGGGTTCTATGTCCCAATCTCTCGTTGGAAGACTGTCCACAATAACGAAACCCAGTCCCCGCATGAGTTCTTGCACAAACTCAACGCTATGTATAAGTTGATTTGTCCCAACATGCTTCATACTGTTTATGGGGTTAAAGTCGCCAAAGTCAAGTCACTTGAGAAACGAGATGACTGGATCAATTGGTTTGATTTCGTTCAAGAGATCATTCGTCAATATGCACTGTTGCCCAATGTACATGATGAGTTGCAGACTTTTATCAATAGCGAAGATGTTGACTATGGTAAGACTGTGAAACTTTTTCGATCAATCAATCGATATCCTGAGACTCGTCATGAAGATGGTCTGATCGGAAAAAGCACTTGGATGAAGCAATGCAAATGTCCAGTCCTGAAGGAACTGGCGAAACGGTACGACAAGCAGAAGCGTTGTACGTCCAAAGGGATCAAGAAGATCACTCGTTTGGTATGGGATCATATTTCTGAAGGATATTCTACCTTGACGACTGATGAGGTCAAAGCCATTCGTCAATATTCAGCCAAAAATCAAGAGTTGTTGGATGAATTTGGACAACGATATCCTTTTTTCCTTGATTTTGATAAATTTTATGGCGGTCCCATTGGAATTAACAATCTCTTGGACTATATTAATGCAATGGTCCAGTACAAGCTCTACAAATAGGAGGACATCATGAGCCATGTAGCCCACATCATTGATCACAACTCTGGGGACGTTACCGTTTACGTCAACGGCACCCCCTACAATGTAACCACTGACCATCGTAACTACGAGACCATTCGGGAAAAGCTGAACCGGAAGGACTACGATAGACTCGAAGAATTTCTGAATGTCCCCCTAGCAATCAACAAATGCTCTGATGGGAAAGTTGTTTTTCAAAACGGAGCTATCTTCTACAACGGCGAAGAGATTCACAATGTTCTTGTTGACCGCATCCTTAAGTTTAGCGAAAAGGGCTATCCTTTTGAGCCACTCATTGCCTTCCTGGAAAATGTTCTGAAGAACCCACTTCAAAGCGCCAAAGACGAACTCTACCTCTTTTTGGAGACGGGGAACAATCCAGTCACAGACGATGGGTGTTTCTTGGCCTATAAAAAGGTCAACATGGATTTGAAGTCAATTCATGCTTCTCCTGACGGGACTCACTTGGATCATTCTATTGGCGCAATTGTTCATATGGATCGGGATGAGGTCGATGATGATCGGGATCGGACCTGTTCAAAGGGTTTGCATTTCTGTTCTCTCACCTATCTCCCAAAATATGGTTGTTTGCACAATAGTCGAGTTGTTATTGTTAAGATCAACCCTCGCGATGTTGTTGCGATTCCTCGCGATTACAACAACACCAAAGGACGCGCCTGTTGCTATGAGGTTATTGCAGAATATGATTCTTCAAATCGCGAACAAGAGGAAGCGTTCGAAGAGTCATACATTGACACCAACCAGGATGTTCATAAACAAATGGTTCATGTCAAGGCTGAGAAGGCCAAGGAAGCTGAAACGGTTGCTGAAACGGTTGCCGAGACAGATGATCAGGCTAATGACGATGCATTTGTTGCACCAGTTGGTGATTCTGTCAAGCCAACTCCTGCAAGAGATGTGAAAGGCCGTTTCATCAAACGGACTTCGACTCCCCCAACCACTCAGTCGTTCGGCTACAAGCCTAGCGGGAAGAAATATCACAATGTACGAGGAAAGAATGGACGATTCACCAAGAAGTCATAAGTCCATGGAAGAGTACGTTGAGGATTGCGTCAATCGGCAGTTGTTGTCGGTTGACGCTTCTCTTATCGTTTTAAGCTTCTGGGAAGCCTTTCATGAGCGTTATCCGAACCTGAACATGGATGCGGCTCCTTCTGGCGTTCAGAATGAGTTTATGCTTGCTCTGGACGACAGTCAGAACTACATGGAGTTTGAATTGATTGGAGAAGTATGGGAGTGCTTCTACAGGGATCGGAAAACAGAAGAAAGTTTCTTCGGAGAATTCAATTGTCACAATGAGATTCCTTGGGAACAATTTGATCCTTACATCAAAAGGTTCTCACGATAGATTGTATAATGGTGGGGAAGATCTATATTTAAGGGTAATTCAATGAAAAGAATTTTGGTTACAGGGGGAGCAGGGTTCCTGGGTTCCCATCTTTGCGAGAGACTGTTGCAAGAAGGCAACGAAGTAATTTGTGTTGATAATTTCTACACTGGTAGGAAGAAAAACATCTACCCTTTTCAATACATGAGAAACTTCGAGGTCATCAGACATGACATCACATTCCCTCTTTATGTAGAAGTTGATCAGATTTACAACTTGGCCTGTCCAGCATCTCCTATTCACTATCAGTTTGATCCAGTTCAAACAACTAAGACATCAGTGATGGGTGCCATCAATATGCTAGGGATCGCCAAGAGACTCAAGATCCCCATACTTCAGGCATCAACTTCTGAGGTATATGGTGATCCTGAAGTACATCCCCAACCAGAGTCTTACAAGGGTTGTGTTAACCCAATAGGGCCTAGAAGCTGTTATGACATTGGGAAGAGATGTGCCGAAACCCTTTTCTTTGACTATTACAGACAATACAACTCAGATATTAAAGTGATCAGAATCTTCAACACTTATGGACCTAGAATGTGTCCTGGGGATGGGAGGGTTGTTTCAAACTTCATTGTTCAAGCTTTGAAAGGTGAAGACATAACAATATATGGGTACGGATCTCAAACAAGAAGTTTCTGTTATGTAAGTGATTTAATTGATGGTATGATAAAGATGATGAACAGTCAGGACTTTACAGGGCCAGTCAATCTAGGAAATCCTACAGAAAACTCCATTCTTGAATTAGCTGAGAAGATCATAGAGTTGACAGGATCAGATTCTAAGATTGTGTTTAAGGAACTTCCTAAGGATGACCCAACTAGAAGGAAACCTGTGATTGATTTGGCAAAAAAGAAATTGGATTGGGGTCCTGAGGTTCCTTTAGAAGAGGGTTTGAAGCATACGATCAAATACTTTAAGGAAGAACTTGGGCACAATAACTGGGGTTAGGGGAAGGATGATTACAGAGGAACTCCATCTGCTTTCAGAAGAGTTAGAAACAAAATTCACCTTTACGGTAGATGACGATGGTGATATGGTTGATTTAACCGTAATGGAGAATCAACATGGTATCCCAATACCAAGGTTTGCCATCTTAGTTGATGAAGGTGACTCAGATGAACGTTATGTTCTATCTGTCCTAGAGTCTCCTTTAACTGTTTACTTCGGTTCCAACCTATTCGAAACTGTTAAGGTGTTTGTTTCCTCAGATATTGAGTCAGTGTTTCAACATATGAAAGAAGAGGTTGTGAATTCTAGAAAATGGTTGCTTTCATAATATTCTATTTCATAGGATTCATACTTTGCTTCTCCTATCTGTCGTTCAGACTGTACCATTCGGTTCTAAGGGTTGAGTTAATCCCCAGATTTCTTCACATCTTTATGTTCTCAATATTCTGGTTCATTCTCGTTCCATACTCAATCTGCAATGGGGAATTCTTTGTTGATCAACTTGAATATGATCGTGAGTTTTATGAAGAAATGGTTGACCAACAAATAGATGATGCTATTGAGAAGATGAGAAGTGCTGGTACTCTTAAAGATGAGGGTAAGTCCAGAGAAGAACTAAGAAAGTCAATAGGGACTTTCGATGACGTACTGGAAGAATTAGATGAAGTATGATCCGACAAAGAAAGAAGAGTGGTTGAATTATGTCAGGAAACTTGACGAAACTGATGAAGATGAAGCTACCTTCACTATATACAAAATAGTTAACAATCTCATGCATGCTGGGAGATGGGAAGAAATTGATGAGATGTTGGCCATGCTTGATCCTCATACAGAGAACCTAGATGTCTTAGTAGCATTCTTGTTTATTACTACTCCTGGTAGAGATCACCAACTACCTAGCAGAGCCAATCTGCATATCCAATGTTATTGGAGACTTAAGCCCATTCTTACCACATGGGGCTGTTTGGATAAGATTGTGGGCATCATGAAATAATTTTCTTTTTGTCTTGAATTCCGCCCCATTCTCTTTATAATGTTTCTAACATTATCAAGGAGGGTGGGATATGAATTTCAGGAAGTACACCGAGATTGACAACTCTGACAGAAAGAAAACCATTGATAGCTACGTAACCCGTGGTTATACCGCAAATCCCTGGATCGTTACAACTAAGATCCATGGTGCTAATTTTTCAATGTATGCTGATAGTAATGGAGTCAAGTGCTCAAAAAGAACAAGCTGGCTGTCAGAAGACGAAAACTTTTTCAACTTCCAGAAGGTGAGAAATCGTTACCTAGTAAGGGTCAATTTGGCTAGGGAGATTATCCTTAACATGTTTAATCTGGATGAGGACACTACTGTTCAGATTTATGGGGAGCTGTTTGGTGGAAGATATCCTCATCCAGATGTAGAGCCTGTTCAAGGCGTAAAGATGGTTCAGAACAAGGTTTGGTACTGTCCAGACGTTGATTTCTTTCCATTTGATATCTACATTAGGGGAGAGAAGAGCACTCCTATGAGCTATGATAATTTTGTTAAAGTAATGGATGAAGCTGGATTCACCCTTTACGCCAAAGCTTTGCATGTTGGAACATTTGAAGAGTGCTTGGACTATCCTAATGATTATCCAGATCCGACTTATAAGCATTATGGTCTTCCAGAGATTGAGGGTAACATCTGCGAGGGGAATGTCCTCAAGCCTTTGGTTTCTATTTGTGACCCTTGTGGATCAAGAGTCATTCTTAAATCAAAGAATGAAAAGTTCACAGAAAGGAAAAGAGTTCCTAAAGAAAGAAAACCTGTAGTGGTTTCTGAAGAGGCCCAAAGAGTAACTCAAGTTGCTGACGAATACATTACAGAAAACAGACTAAGAAATGTTCTGTCTCATATTGGAGAGATCAGTCAGAAAGAATTCGGAAAACTCATGGGGGCCTTTGCTCAGGATGTTCGAAAAGATATGCTGAAAGATGAATCCACTATTTTTGAGAAACTCGAAAAGAGTGAAGAAAAACGAGTTAACAAAACGATCAATAACGCATGTGCTTCTTTTATTAGAAAGCATTTTGTAAACATTATAGATGGTACGTTCTAGGAGGTGAATTATGGGAACTATATGTTGGAAGCCAACAAAAGATTGCAAGACGGTTGGGGATATCGTAAAAGCTTTAAAAGATATCCCTAAAGACACTCCAATCAAAGGGAATAACGTAAAGATCAAAAGAAGTGTATCTATTCGTTATCATCAAGATGAAGATAATGAAAAGAAAACGTGGATTTCAGTTGATAGCACCCCTATTTATTAGAACTTCAACATAGAATCCATCAGAAGGTCAACGCATTCTTCCAGAGATAGTTTCTCAGTGTCAAGAACCAAATCAACATCCTTTGGCTCTTCATAAGGAGCAGAGTAACCTGTGAACATTTCTATTTCCCCTTCTTTGGCCAGTTTCCACATACCTTTAACGTCTCTTTCTGCGCATTTATCCGCAGAGCATTTTACATAGACCACATGAGGGTTTTTAATGCTGTCTAGGGCCTTTTGACGTAGAGCTTCGGTAGGAGAGACGAATGAGCAAATAACGTTCATTTGCATATCGTTAATTAATTGGGCAAGATGTCCTACAATTCTCATATTTTCTGCTCGATCTTCGGGAGAGAAACCTAGATGACTTGTTAAGCCAGATCTAAGATGATCTCCATCTAGTGGAATTGGGGCAAACTTCTGATCAGTTATGAGGCCATTCCATTTTTTGATGAATTGTTTTGCAATAGTTGTCTTGCCAGAACAGGGTAAACCAGTTAAGAATACTGTAATATATTTCTTTTCCATTCTAAAATGAACCATTTTTATTTTCCACTATTATACATCCCTGAAATATTTCTTCTAAAAGAGCTTGATTTTTCCTGTACCCAAGCTATTTTAAGGTAGTAAGAGGTAGAGTATGGCTAAGAATAGCAACAAAAAAATCAAACGACATAAGCAAGAAATTGCCCAGATTCGCAAACATGAGCGTAAGGTTCGGCTTTATAACAAGCCAAAACGCAAACCAGTCAATGTGTTTTACGAGAAGCTTAGGGCTGTCTGTTTTGGGTTTTATCCTACAATGGATGATCATCCAGAGGTTCGATATGTTCGTGAAGCTATTTTAGACAAGTATCTGACAGAGTCAGAGTGTCGTGCTTTGAATAGACTCATTACTGTTGCCAAACGATTCCGCTTACTCCAATATCATGAAGAAAGATACGAAGGTGGTGGGGTTGATGGTTTTGACAATCTTCAGGGCGTTCCTTTGAAGAATGTTCAGATTTTGACTATCCTTGTGAATTTGGCATCCTGTAAGGATACCTGGATCAAAGAACCTGAAGACTTCGTTCCTGAGCCGAAAGTTCCTGCAAAAGATAACGTTTACAAGTTGGCACAGTTTCTCACTTTGCTTTATGAGGTCCCTTACTGCCTCAACAAGATCTGGGATAACAAGGCCACTAACAAAAAGTTATTCAAGATTCAGAAGAAGTGGTATCTTAACGTAGGTTGGGGCCAGAACATTCGGAAGCAGAAGGATTTACCAATCCCATTAAGCAAGAAGCAAGCTCATTGTTTAAACTCGGCTCCTCATTCTTTCACTCTGGATGAGTCTTTTCGTTGGGCACAGTTAAAGGGTCTTGGTTTTGAAGAGCGAGTAATCAACGGGATCATGTCTCTTGGAATTCCAGTTGGTGTTAGAGAGGAATTTTGGATTACCATGTTCTTCTTCTTTGCAAACAATCCATTCCTTAGCAACGACAAGTATAGAGAAATCTATGATTATGTTGTGGATATTAAATTTCGTGATCGAACTCAGTACCTTCAAGGGGAATATCATCGACTCCCTCCACTTCAACCAGATTTCTCTTTCAAAGGTCGTAATCCTGACAACCTTTTGGCATTAGTGGAAGGGTGGCATAGAGAACTCAACACTCGTCGTACTGTTCGTAGAGACAACATCCCTCCTTTCTGGAATCCTTCAACTGTCAAACCCTATTCTAAGAAGATCTTTGAGAAGGGAGATAGCGACAAAGAGCGTAGGATTGTGGAAATTACTACTCGCGAAGGTTTGAAGGATGAAGGGAAGGATATGCATCATTGTGTTGGTAGCTATGCTCGTAAGTGTGCAAATGGCGAGGTCTCAATTTTTTCTCTTCGCATTTATACAGATGATGAACTTACCCAAACTATTGCCACTATAGAATATAAGCGAGGGAATAGAACGGTAGTCCAGATTCGTGGAGCTTGTAATCAGCTAATCCAACGTTCAGAGATGAAATATGTCTCCGAATGGGCTAAAGAAAACAAGATCAATATCTCTAGATACATCCAAACACAAGGTAATTAATATGTTCAACTGGTTCGATGAAAAAATTGATGAATTCTTCCAGAAACGCACCAAGAAGATGGAAGAAGAGATTGAGTTAAAGATAATGTCCAGTCAGCAGGCACTTGAAACTCATTGTGATACTTACACAAGGATTACTCAGGAAAAGTTCAGGACTTGTCGTGATGAGTTCGAAGAGTTTGTTGATGCGAACCTTGACCGTCTTAAGGCTGATTTCATCAGGGAGTGTGAGTCTCAAGATCTGGCAGAGATATTCAAGAAGTGCTTCAATGAGTATGTGGAAACTCAGAGTTTTTCGACCAATCCAATTTTTGTGGAAACTACAGAAGAGTTGGAAAAGTATGACTACACTTTTATAAAAGTCGCAAGCATTGTTCTTAAAGAAAACTATCAGGGTAGTGGCAATAAAGAGACTTTCAAAGACTCTGTTCGGAGAGCTTTGCGTAATGAAGCGATTAAACGTGGTTTAAAGTTGGGAGGGAAGATGGGGGCTGATCTCATGACTATGGAGATCAAGAACTCTGTATTTTCCAAATGGCAAAGTTGGGGAGGGTCACAGAAGAGTACAGATCTTGAAATTGTTGCTAATTATTCTTTCTACACCATTTCGGGTTTTTCTAAAAGCTCAGAAGAAAAAGAAAAGGAACTGAGTGAGAAGGAAGAGATGCTGATCGGCGGTTTCAATGATGAAATCATGGACTCTGAATACGATGAGAGCGAGGAAGAAGATGTTTGATTTTGTTGACAAAATGGTAAAAGATCACATCGAGAGAGAAAAGGCCAAAGCTATTAGAGAAGTTGAGGAATATAAACAACAAGAATTATCCAAAGCTAAAGTGGAACTTCAAGACGCTATTTCCGAACAGGTTTTTGAGGCCAAAAAAGATCTTATTTGTGCTGTCAATAAGGCCAAGCATGAAAAAAGGGAGGAAGTAAAAGAGATCTCTCACCCTCACATTGAAGGGGTCATTGAAATGCTTCAAACTTCTGGTGGTATTGAGAGGATGGTTGGACAAGCTATTGACAGGTTGGTTGAGAAGAAGCTCAGTGATAGCATGAAAGGGTATCATGAGGTTGCTGTTAAGAGAATGAAAAGGGCCGCAGATAAAAACGCTTTCCGTTTGGAGATGAAGGACTATCCAGTGGTTGCTTTTCATTTGGAAGATGCTGAAACATATGAGCAATTATCTTATAGAACTTTTATGCAGGGGGAACCTGAATACTATACATTCTCAACAAATAATGTTAGGCCATTGGATGTTTTGCGAGAAGATGCAAAGAAGACATCAATGCAAAAGGCTGTTGCACAGTCGTTGCTGTTTACAGAAGGTATGATTCCTAAACCAGATGTTGTTTTGATCGCGAACAGTTCGCAAAGTGTTTCCTCGTATGGTTACCACCCAGAGCAAGGAATGGCTAATTTTACAATAGCTACTAGAATTGATGTGGCATATATTGTTTTGGGTGATAGAAAAGATTTACTTGAGAACATTATTGACTTTAAAGAACATTTCGAGAAATTTATTGAGCCAATTGAAGTGCTAGACTTATTTAAAGAGGAAGAAGACTATGGATTCTAAAGTTGTTGAAGTATTGGGTGGACAGGGGTACGTTCGTTTGATTGATTTTATGGGGGACGAGACCAGGATTGTGAATGCCGCAAGGGTTTCATTCGGGAAAAGGGTTGACGCTATCGAAGAAAAAGACAGAGTGCTGATTCGGTATCTAATTAACAATCAGCATACGAGTCCTCTTGAACATGTCGAGTTCACTTTCTTGGTACATTGCCCTTTGTTCATTAGAGGACAGTGGCATAGACACAGAACTTGGTCTTACAATGAAATCTCTAGAAGATACACAGAATTTGATTTGCAGTTCTATGTTCCCCCAAAAATCCGAGGACAAGCGAAGATCAATAGACAGGCATCAGTAGATGGATTTGGAGAGGGAGAAGATCACGAAGAGCATATAAAAAGCATTATGGCCAAGCACAATATTGGGTGCCTCAAGCTTTATCAGAATCTTCTTGACGAAGGGGTTGCCAGAGAGCAAGCCAGGGGAGTGTTGCCTCAGAACATGATGGTTACATTTTACGCAACAGTTGATTTGCACAACTTGATCCATTTCATCAATCTGAGAAGTCATGAGGGCGCTCAGTGGGAAATGGTTCAATATGCCGAGGCTTTAAAGCAGTTGATCAAACCCATTGTTCCAACTGTCTATGAAGCCAAGTGGGGTATCATAGAGCGTTTTGAGGCTATTGAGGAAGCAACTTATGGCACCAAACCTGACGGGAAGAGATATTACAACGTCAGGGGGCCTGATGGTAAGTTTACTCAGCCTTAGGTTTGAGTGCTTCCTGCTTCTCTTTCAATTCCTTCTCTAACTGAGGGATGATTCCATAGATCTGGGCATGAGAGATTGTCTGTATTGGAAGGAACATCCCTCCAGAGAAGAAGTACACTTCTCCAGTTTCATGGTTCATTTTGAATACTGTCGATCCAGCAGGGCAAAGAGAATATCTCATGCGAAGTGGTTCAGGTTCTTTGGTTACTAGTGCTTTCAGATCAAGTTTCTTTAGATCTAACTCATCAATTGTATGATCTGTTGCTTCTTCAATTGTTGGTGCTGTTTCTTCAGCAACTGGTTCTTCAGCTTCCCCGAACCTCACTTTGTCATAAACGATAATAGATGTGATAACTATTACGGCATAGAGTAATGAATTGCCGAGGATGCACCAGAATTTACTTTTTTTGTTCTTTTTCTTTTTCATTCCAAAGCCTCCCGTTACACTCATTAATTCATATCAAAAATTTGTAAATCCTTTGTTTTGTGATGTATAATACGTTCAATAACATAGGAGAATTTCATAATGGCTAAATCAAAGAAAATCGCACTGGTAACAGGGATAACAGGACAAGATGGTTCATATCTAGCAGAACTACTTTTGAATAAGGGATATGAAGTGCATGGAGTCATAAGAAGATCCAGTTCATTCAACACAGAGAGAATCGATCACATTTATCAAGACCCTCATGACAGACATGTAAATTTACATCTTCATTATGGTGATTTATCAGATGCGAACAGTTTGAATAGAATCGTTCAAAAGGTAAGGCCAACCGAGTGTTATAACCTTGCGGCAATGAGTCATGTAAGGGTGTCATTTGACAAGCCAGAATACACAGCGGATGTAACGGGATTGGGAGTTTTGAGATTACTGGAAGCGATCAGATCCTTTTGCCCTGAGTGTAAGTTCTATCAAGCGTCTTCGTCAGAGTTATTCGGTATTCCTTATGAGAGTCCACAAACTGAGTTGACAAGGTTTCATCCAAGATCCCCATATGGTGTTGCAAAACAGTTTGGGTTCTCAATTACAATGAACTACAGAGAGTCCTATGGGATTTATGGAAGCAACGGGATACTTTTTAACCATGAATCTCCTAGAAGAGGAGAAACTTTCGTTACAAGAAAGATCACCAGGGCCGTGGCATCTATTAAGCTTGGAATGCAAGATTGTTTGTATCTTGGCAATATGTATTCTAGAAGAGATTGGGGATATGCACCAGATTTTGTTGAAGCAATGTGGTTGATGTTGCAACAGGATAAGCCAGATGATTATGTCGTAGCAACAAATGAAACACATTCTATTAAGGAATTTGTTGATATCGCTTTCGATTTGGCAGAGATGCCATTGAAATGGGAAGGCGAGGGTCAGCAAGAAGTTGGTTTCAGTAAGAGCGGAGATGCACTAGTTCAGATTGATCCAAGGTATTATCGACCTGCTGAAGTGGATCTACTTTTGGGAGATTACTCCAAGGCAAAGAAAGTTTTGGGATGGGAACCGAAAGTGAAGTTCAATGAACTCGTTGAAATCATGTATAAAGCTGACTATGAAGCTTTGAAGGCCAACCCTATTAAAGAAAAAAATGGCCATAAAGCCTAGATTTTTCTATAAAACCGCTTGACATCCATTAAAGACGATCTATATTAGTCTCATAATTTAATTAATCAGGAGATCAAACATGATCGTCAAACTCGTAACGCTAATTGCAGTCCTTGCAGTCGTATCTCTCGTTCTCGCATTTGTAACCCTTCTTTACAAGAAGATCTTTACAAGCGAGGCGATTGATCAATTCGCCAATGATCTCTGTTCCCCTCATCCCAAGAAGAGCACAGAGAGTCTTTGCAATGATGGAAAGAGGGCTTTTGAAGCTCTTGATGAACGAGTCGAACAAAACGAAAAGGTAACAAACAAACTACAGGAGGAAAATGATCAGATTAAGTCCTTCTCAAGAGAAGTAGCCACAAAAGCGGCTATTGAGAATGAGTTGGACGAAGCCGAAGAGGCTGTTGAAGAAAAGTAACTCACTGTTGTAAACAAAAACAAGTCAAAGGAAAGCACCAATGACAAACGCAACAAAAGTAAAACTCGCATTCGTAGGAATCGTCGCCGTCATCTCACTCACAATTTTAACCCAGTTGTTTGGTTACAACGAAAACACCAAGTTCGTCGTCAAGCAGACGATTGGCGGTGATCTGAGCGTGATCGACCGAGGCGGTTATTACTGGAACTTCTTCGCCACTACCTGGGAATGGAACAAGTTCGAAGACTACTACTTCTCCCAGTCAGTTGAAGAAGGTGGAGTCAAAGATGAGTCGATTCGTATTACCTTCAACGATGGTGGTCAGGCAGACGTATCATGTTACGCCCGTATTGAGTTGCCTACGGATGAAGCCAAACGTATCGAATTCAACAAACAGTTCAGCGGTAATCCCGATAACATTAAGTCGGCATGCCGTTCCCACCTTATTAACTGTTTGAAGAATACCGCCCCAATGATGCAGTCCTCCGAACATCAGTCGGCCCGTAAGACGGAGTTTGACCAGACTGTTCGAGAGCAGTTGGACAATGGTCTTTACCAGATGCGTAAGGAAGCGGTTCAGCAGGTTGACGAAACAGATGAAAGCGGTAAGGCAATTACCGTTTACGTCACCAATATTGTCAAGGATGACAACGGCGTACCATTGATCGCCAAAGAATCTCCGTTGGAGCAGTATGGCATTACGATCACTCAGTTCTCCATTACAGGAGTTGAGTATGATCCACAGACTCGCGAACTGTTTGCGGCGAAGAAAAAGTCTTCACTGTTGGCAGAGCAGTCCAAGGCTGAGCGTGTACAGGAAGTTCAACAGCGCCTGATGGTCGAAGAGAAGGGATTGCGTGAGAAAGCTGAGATGGAGGCTAAAGCCAATGTCGAGAAGGCCGAAGCTGTCATTAAGGCTGAGAAGGAAAAGGAAATGGCTGAGATCGAAGCACAGCAGAAGGTCGCCGTTGCGAAAGAAGCGGCTCTGGAAGCTGAGCAGGTTGCACTCAAGGCCAAGATCGAAGCACAGCAGGAAGTGGATGTCGCTCAGTTAAAACTGGAAGCGGCCAAGCTTGATGCTGAAGCAATTCGTGAGTTGGCGGCGGCTGAAGAGGAAAAGATTCAGAAAGCTGGCGCTATCACCGAGCAGGAAAAGATTCTTGCTGAGATTGCCAAAGAACGTGATATCGGAATTGCAGAACATCTTTCCAATATCAAAGTTCCAGGCGTTACCATCGGCGGTAATGGAGGTACTACAGGCGGATCACAGGGCGGTATGACAACCAATCTGATCAATCTGAAGCTGTTGGAAGGGATGGGCTTGTTGGACAAGACTCCAATTAACAAGATCCCAACCTACAACTCCAAAAACAACTACGGCGATACTCCAGAAGCGACTCCTGTTGCGACTCCCCAAAAGTAAACCCCGTTGAAGCATCTGAATCCCTGCCTCTTCGGGGGCAGGGATTTTCTTTAGGAGGATATCATGAAACAAAGATTCACATTGCCAGAACTTCTCGTTGTTACTGCGATCCTTTTGATTCTGGTAGGGATGCTGGTCCCAGCACTTGCCAGAGCTATTCGTTTGTCAAGGCATATCAACTTTTGCTCCCATGCAAGAACACAACTTGATTTGAAAGAAGATGTGAAACTTCTTTCAATCGAAGAGTTCTGTGGAGTTTATGAGACCGAAGCTTTTCATCCTGAGTTGATGGACTTATGCGAAGGTAAGAAGAAATTCAGCGAAACCACTATCCCTATCATCAAAACCAAGATGAGGAATATCGGCAAGACCGTTAAAGTTCAATCAGGTGATTTGTATCAACAATGGTCTGTCTTTACTGGGAACCCTCAGAAGCTTTCAAGGCAACAGTTCAACATCCTTCGAGAGAAAGATTTGATTGAAGAGCTTCATTTCGATACCTGGGATCGCGTTACTGGAAATCCTCAAGAGCTTTCTAAAGAACAGTTTGAGGCACTCAAGGCGAATAATGCAATCTCTTTTCCTATGCCCAAGGAATCCGTAACAAATGAGGGTTGGTGATGAAATCCAATCTTTTCTCGATAATTGAGGTATGTCTTGCGCTTTTGATTTTATTGATTGGATGTGCAGGGATATATTCTCTTGTCCAAAAAGAAAATTCCAAGAGTTTGGGTGCTGACAAAGACCTCGCCAGTACTCCAGAGAAGAGAGTGGGAAGAACCATTTATCGGATTCCTGGAAATACCGCACCGATCCTTGAAGTAACAATAGATGGGTGTCAATATCTCATTTATAGAGAAACAATCATACCAAAGACTATTGTCGAAAACTCCAAACCCAAAGAAGATAACTGGGACGATAAAAAATGAGCGAAAATAAAAAAGTATTCTGGGAAGTTGTAAGCGATGTATCTAAAGATGTTAGAGACATGGTCAAAACATGTGCTCAGTATCTCTGCATTGCCGTCTGTGTCCTCGCCCCATTCGCCATGCTTTTTGGAACGATTGTCTATTGCAAAAGTAACTCACCTTTCTGTCCAACTCAAAGTCGTTTAGCTCAACAGATAGAGGCTATGCGCAATGCTAGTGCAAGCTCTCATCTGAATGATGATGAGTTGGAGCAAATGCTGGCGACATTGATCAGCAATTACGATCCAAAAACAGATGATCTGAACCCCGTTTTAAACCCCAATGCGAAGCCCATAGACATCGAACAGATCTTGGCCTATTGCAAGGTCGATAAGAAGGGTAAACCCTTTGTAGGACAGCCTGAAAGCGATCCTAAGAGCGACAGCAAAGACGACTGGTAATTTTTTGTCAATATAGCAGGTTAAGGGTCTCATCCTTTGGAAAGATATAGGATGAGATCCTTTTTTTGTGTATTGACGTATGAAATTCATTAAAATTGCAAAAGTTGAAGAGAAGCTGAAAAGTGCAGGAAATCCCACTGATCCCCTCTTAATCAATATCTGTAACCTGGAAGATAGAAAAGGTGGAGCCTACCTTGACTGGCAGGCCATCAATGATGAGAAAAGCTTACGAGCAGAAATCGACAAGTTTATTGTCAGTGGAAAAGCTAAAGAACTCTTAGAAAAATCCAAGGCTAACTTTGAGAAGATTTTAACCTTCGATGCCAAAGATCTTCAAAAGCAAGAGTTATCTTACCAAGACAGAAGAGTTTATCTTAAAGCCATGATGCAGATCCCTAAGTGGGAGAACCTTCTATTTGGCGAACAACCAAAAGAATTTACTTACAGACTTAGCAATCCTTTCCTTTATATTCTTTCCGTTTCTGTTGCCAACAGTCCCCTCGCAGAACCAACAGATAAGGTTTTGCAAGCATCTTATGAAGAGATGTCCGTTCCGAAGATTGACAACTATATGCAGGCACTTGCTGGTGATCGACTTAAGACTCAGACCTTAGCAAAATTTGGAATTACGCAGGAAGACATAGAAAGTGGAATCTATGTTTTGGAGGAAAAAACAGCATCAGTTTACCAGAACTTGAACAAACAAGTGTCTAAGTTGACCAATCAGGTTAATCAACTTAAAAAGAAAAATGAAGCACCTGTAGTTATCAAAAAAGCTGAAGAAAACTTACAAGAAGCCTTGGCGAAGAAAGAAGAACTTGCTCCTATCTATGAAGAGATGAAGAGTTCCAAAAGGCCACTGGGTAATAAGCAAATATTTTCATCATATTTTAATACACAAAAGAACCTCGAAGGTGAAGATGCTCTTAATAAAGTCTCTCAAGAAGATATTAAGGGGCTTAAGAATGATTGGGTTGTTATCCCTGGTGGAAGAAATGTCGGTGCCAAAATAAAATACCCAGAGGATATTAGAAATCAAATTAGGGGTCTGGATGTAACCACTTCTGATGCCAGAGGCAAGATTATTAGTATGTTGACTAATAGTGCTGGATGGTGCATAGGTGGACTTGGAACCGCAAAAGATTATACTTACCAAGGAGATTTCTGGTTCTATGTAGAGGGTGGTGCCCCAAGAGTGGCGATCAGGTTCATCGGTAGCCGAATACAAGAAGTTAGAGGGCTGAATAATAAGGATATCACTATCGTCCCGTATGCTGACAAAGTATATAATCTCTGTCAAAGACATCCACATATCAATTCTGAGATGAACAAGACCGGTCACTACAACCTCAAAAAACTTCGTGAAGACGAGGAAAGGGTTAAAGACCTATCTGGGAAAAACATCGAAGAAATTACTAATATGGTGAGTGATCCAGAGATAACTTCTAATGGGCATGCTTTCTATTACTTAGACAATAGTACAATTGATAAATTCTCCAAAGGAGCAGTCAGTAACATGGATGAGTGCTTCGCTGACTTGCATAAAGGAGATAAAGGAAAACTTCTTAGTCAATATGGTTTTAAAATAGATGATGAACTTTTTGAAAAGAAGGTAAGGCAAGGTCTCGGAAGATCTGAATTGACGATAGCTTTAGAGAAAGCGAATATAAAACTAAATTTACCTTTAGAAAAACTTGTTGCAGAGGTTAGGAAGAAAATTGAATCACTTCGAAATGAAAAGAATCGAATGTGGGTAAATAGGAAGGAGATCACAAAGCTTTCAAAAGTTGAGAATTTGTTCTATTCTGCCAAAGCAGATGCTTATATAAATGGTCTTGAAAATATGGATGCTAAGATAAATGCAAAAATTCAAGATTCAGCAAAGCAAGAACAAGCTTTGAGGAAAACCAGAGGCGAGACTGAAGAGGATGAGGCAAGACGAAGAGAAGATGTCAAGAAAGTCAGATGGACGTTGAATGAAGCCAAAGACCACAAGAAAGAAATTGATGGTATGCGCAAAGAAATCCAAGCATCGAGATTTCACAAAGTTTGTCGAGATAGATTAGTATCTATTTCTCCAAATGAAGTTGAGTTTAATTTAGGCCGATACTCTTTTTTAAAGAAAGACCCAGTGGTACAACAGTTATCCATCGAACTCATTAAAAAAGAGTTGGAAACTATTATCGAAGAAGGTGCAAAAGATTACCTTAATACACAAAGGGTTGATTTTGCTAAATTGAACAACCAAATGGGATCAATCCCCGTTAAACACAAAGAAGTCCAAGACTTAGCTTTCCAAGCTTATATGAGGCTGGTGAATCAAAGAGAAAGTGCCACCCAAAAAACTTTACTTTATGATGTTCAGGCAATCATTAATCAATCTGGGGCCGCGCCTTTATTTAAGGGTGTAGCTACAGAAGCTTGTATTGATGCAATTAAAGATAATAATTTCAACAAATTTAATAACATAAGAGTTCACTTTGACCTTAAAGAGAATTTGGATGAGTTCAAAGAAGAGGCATTTGAAATGATGCTTGAAAGAGCTTCATTAATGCTTGTGGAAGACCAAATGGCCTTTAACAATTTAAATGATTTCTTTGATGAGAAGTTATCCGAACCGAAATATTTTGATGTTATTTATGAGGGAGCACTAGGACTTGCTGAAAATAAAGTGATCAACTATTTAGCAGAGAATGATCTAACAGCATTTAGAGATATTTTGGAGAGATTCCCAGAGTTAAGTGCAAGAGACGAAGTCAAAGAAGCTGTAATCAGGATGAGTTCAACATGGATGGTTCATAACCCAGATCTTTTCCAACAGGTTGATAGGGTATTAAACAATGAACTTTCTAGAGGGGTGCATTATGAACGAATTTATCAGCAAGCAATTCAACAGGCTACTGAAGTAGCTATTAATCACCTTGATGCTAGTAACTATAATCAGTTAATTCTTCTGAACCAAAACTTCAAAGGTGATCTTTTTGATACTGAAAGGTTTCTTCAACGTTCAGTTACTCATGCTTCTAGGATTTTGTCAGACATGAACACTAGCTGGGATCAAACAGAAGGGTATTACAACGATTTCAAGAGATTGATCGGAACTCCACTTAAACCATATTACCAAGATATTGCAGAGAAGACTTACCAAAGTATAAAGAGAGATGCTCAGACAGCATTTGCTAGAGGTGATAGGGAAAAGATAGGGGAACTGAACAAGAGAACCAGGGGTAAGCTTATCAAAGAGAAGGTTCAGGAAATCGCAGATGATTCTTTAGGAGAAGCTGTAGCATATGCTACAAGCACATACTTGAACTGGAACAACATAAGAGACGGTTCTGATTCTGGAGAAAGTCCTCTTGACAAAATGAAAGGTATTAATGATTTATATGGCGGAAGACTTGCCAAAAATCCAGCATTTTATAAGAAATGTGTTACCTTAAGCACAATGTGTATGTTCTACAAAGGTGATCCATATTATGATACAATAATCAAACAGATTCAAGATCTTTACGGCAAACCAATTGTAACAGAGAAGCATGTGGAGGAATTTAGATCAAGAGAGTCTAAGAGAGCCGTAGGAGTCGCTGAGACTGCTTTGGAAAGGGGTGATTATAAAGAGCTAACCAGAATCATGAACTCATATCCTATGTTGAAGAAGAATGAGCGATTAATCAGAAGGGCCGCTCTTAAAGCATACAACATCAGCAAGAATCCCCCATCCCCAGAAATCAAACTTCAGATCATAAAACAACTTGACGCACTTTTCGAAGGAAGAGTTCTACAGACTAAGAGTGGAAGGATTGCTTATGAAAGAGTAATCCAATACATTGAAGAAGCTAAAAAAGTTCCACAAAAGGATACATATGTCCCAAGGGTCATTGACGATCCAGGTGGTCCTCGTCCTCCAGGCTATCAGCCAGGAGATGACGAAGATGATCTCGTTTATCAGCATGATTGGTATAATATCTTCAAAACAAGCTAATTTGACTTGACAATCTCAAGTTTTGAGCTATATTGGAGGTATGCTATGGATAATAATGATTTAACGGAAAAGGAAACCCTTACTCAAGTCGTTAAATTTCTCAGCTATGTTTTAGAACATGGTACTCATGATGAGATACGGGCTGTTAATATCCATGTTTCATCAAACGTAATGAAAGTTGATAAAATAATGATGAAGTATTGGAATCGCATCGTTGAAGAGGATCAGAAATCACAAATAATCAAAGGATGACGCATGCTCACAACCATCGCTATCGTTGCAGTAGTAATTTGCCTTTTAAATGATGCCCCAGAGTATATTTTCTGGATTGTCATCGCTTGGCTTATTTTGTCACCAACCACTTCAAAGAAAAAAGAGGAACCGGATCGGAAACCTAAGGTGGAGATGAGGGTGGAAGTAGAATCCAAGAAGCCTGATGTGCAAGTCACTCAGAAACCTGAACCAAAACCTGAACCAAAACCTGAACCAAAATCTGAACCAAAATCTGAACCAACAACGAATAACACTTTGGAACAACGTCAAAAAGCGTGGGAATCCAAGAACAAAGGGAAATGGTAAACAATGAATGAGAAAGAATTCGCTAAAGAAGTCGAGAAACTTGCTGATAAATTTTTGACAGAGATTGATCAGGAGAAACTTGAAGAACAACTCAAAGAGGCTATCCCTCAAGCGCTGAAACAAGCTGTGCTCCACAGACTTGGATTCCGTATTGATTTCTGGGGAAAGAAGATCGAATGGCACGACTGGCATGATGGATTTATCAATAGATTGATCAAGGAGAGGGTCCAGGAAGTTGCCACCAAACTCATGGATGAAGTGGATCTATCCGCTGTCAAATTCTCAGGAGCAGATAAGAAAGCAGTTGTCTCAGCATTCAAAAAAGGCAGACGTGAAGCGATTAATAAGATCGCCTTTGAAATGGGCAGAAAAAACGCAGAGGATTTTGTCGAGAAAGTAGTCGCAAATGTTTTGACCCAAAAGGTTGATGAAACCAAACCTGATAAGGAAGACAAAAGACGACTGCTCGATGCCGTCTTTGCAAGATGTGGAAACGATGATGAGGCCATCGAAGAAGACGAAGAATGATTCACTAACTTAGTGCAAATTTCAGTATTTTTTGAAACTCCTGTATAATGTATAAAATTGTACAGGAGTTTATTTTATGAATACTGACAGTGAAAATGCCGAGAATTATATTGAAAAGAATATCAAGAAAGTTGCTTCAAAACATATATCTTCCGACTTCGGAATAGTACACCTGGGGGCCGTTTCGAATGAAATGAAAGCTAGGGATAAGAAAGAGGAAAAGGATTACATTGATGACCACAATGTGGCTCTTCCAATCATGAAATATGGGGCGACTGATGAGGAATTCGAAGCATGGTGCAGGAAGGAAGAAGAAGTCCTTGATGACATGAAGGAAAATAGTATCATAGGAATAGTAAAAATTATCAAAAGAAAAAAGTGGTGGAACGACTTTTTCAAACTGTTTAGGATTCCATATCAGTTTGACATCTCCAAAGAGAACCAAAAGTTTCAATCGTTTCTTGCGGAATTCTTTTTAAGAATGCACGACCATGCTGTCTTTAACCCTGTTGAATATGACATTTATAGAGGTATGAGGTCGCCAGAGTTCAGTCTAAACTTAGAAGACTACTCTAAATTCTATGATCAGGAAATAGAGTCAAAGAAGCGAAGAGAGTCCTGGCTTGGAAGACTTAGGATGAAACTTAGACTTAAAAAGGTGAAATTTCGCCAAAACGAATGTCGCTGGTAATAAAGGGTTTTCTTTCAATTTGTTCTAAGTAATAGTGGCAACGTATTGGAGATCATATATGAAGAAGTTAGTATTTATACTGATCCTTTTTTTGTCACTTACTGGATGCGAACACATTGAACAACAAAGGAAATATTATGTAGATTACGTTCCAGGTTGTGGCGCTAACGAGTTTAGCGTACCAGTGATCAGAGAAAGAGGAACAGATAGAATCATTAGGATCTTACCTCCCAATGGATTCTACAAACATGTGAACTTAGACTAATGAAGATAATTAGAGTGGGAAAGAAAATTGATTCAGCCGCTTTTGTTGTCAAGAACAAGAAGGGCGAAGTGCTTGTCCTGAAAAGGAGTAAAGAGTCTGAGAATAATCCTGATAAGTGGAATCTCCCTGGAGGTGGACTCAAGAAGGGAGAAACATACAAAGAAGGAGCCATACGAGAATGTCAGGAAGAGGCAGGGATCACTCCCAAAAATGTCAAGTTCCTCGGCAACTATGGTGATATGGCTGTATACATTGGAGAAAGCGATAAAAAACCAAAAATCAATGAAGAATCTTCTAAATGGAAGTATATCAGTAAAAAAGACATAGGAAAGCTTGACTTTGTAGAAAAGACGGTTAAAGTATTGAACAAGGTCTTTAACTAACTGTTGAGGAAGACATTATGAAGTTCAAGGTAGGAGACAAGGTCGTATTCCAAGTTCACAAAAACTCGAACCACCCAGGTCCGAGAGCAAAAAACGTTCGGCCCGAAGTTCATGGTGAAAACTATAACTATGATGTAGACAAGTATTGGAAGGTCTACTCTGTCGAAAAAGATCAACTCGTCCTTATCACTCGGACTGGTAAACTGCATGCAGTGAAAACCAGTAACAAGAGCTTGAGGAAAGCTAACATATTTGAGTTGATTTTTCTGGGAAAAAGATACGACTTCCCCCATGAATTAACAAAATAGCCCCAAAACACATCTTTCGGAGCAAATCAATGATCTATGTTCAGAAGTATGGTTCTGGAAAAGGAACCGAAGTCGAAGTAGTTGCCCAAGAGACAACAGTCTATGGGATGACAGGAAAGAAAGTTGCACTGATGAATACCACAACAAAAGACAAATACTACGTCTCGACATCAGTGTTTGAAAAAAATTACGAAAGGAAAGACAATGGAAAGAAATAAAGACATAGTTTTCTTTACGTCAGATACTCATTTCGGGCATAATAACATTATCAAATATTGTAACCGCCCATTCATGAGTAAGCATGAACAGGCAGTAGTGGATGCTCAGATAGCATTCTTCGAATCAGCCGCTGGAAAGTGCTATCTTGACCAAAAAGAGAAAGCAAGAGAATTGGGGGAAGACTTCCCTAGAGAACCAGAAGAAGTAAAAGAGTGTCGTAAGCTGAGAATCAGTCAAGAGACTGTTGAAAAACATGACGAAACCATCATTGCCAACTGGAACAGTGTAGTTCCTGAAAATGGAGTGGTTTTCCATCTAGGAGACTTCTGTTGGGGCAGAGATAGAGGTCCGATCTTGGATCTTATTAACAGACTTAATGGGAGAATTTATCTTGTTAAAGGAAATCATGATCATAGCACTAATCTTTACCAAGACAAGATGGGGTGGATAAAGGATTATTTCCTTTTAAAGGTAAAAGATGATGATGCGAGTGATGGAGTAAGGAAGGTTTGCCTTATGCATTTTGCGATGAGGGTTTGGGATGCCTCTCATTATGGTTCTTATCATCTTTACGGCCATTCGCATGGAACCTTGGAAGAAGACCCAGATGCCCTCTCAATGGACGTAGGAGTAGATGTATGGGGGTTCAGTCCCATATCTTACAATGACGTTGCAAAATACTTAAATAAGAAGTCCTGCAAGCCATATGATCCCAGGTCAGCGACAAGGAATCGGAAACGATGATCAAGTTATTAATGATTTGTTTTATTTCGTTCGCACTTTTGGGTCTCTTATTCACTATTTATAAGAATTTTTTTGACAACTCTGACTCCAGAGGTTGTGATTGGCACACTATTTTTTGTTTATTTTGCTTTATTTCGATGATGACTGGAATTTTGAGTGTAGCAATTGCTGTCGATAAAGAAGAAAGCCCAATTGCGATTAAATATTCGGCAGTGGAAGAGGAAGATTATTTCAGAGCAATTATCCTGGAAGATGACAAGTTCAAGATTTTTTATAAAAAATCATTTATTACTGGAGAGGTTACTGCTAAAAAGATAGTGTTTAGAGGCATCTGGGGAAATAAAACTGATATCGATTATGAGTTTCATACTTTAGAACCGAAAGAGGTTATCAAAGAAGAATAAAAATTTGTGAAGGTAACTCGAACGAGAATTTCGAACAATGAAATATAGGTTCGAAAACAGAGGTTCGAAAATGAAAAAGAAAGAAAAAGAACAAGCTATCTCCCTCCGAAAAAGAGGGTGGTCTTTGGGGATGATTGCAAATGAGCTAAGTGTTGCCAAAAGCACTGTTAGCCTTTGGGTTCGTGACGTGATTGTTCCTGAAGAATTTGCATTAAACTTGAAAAAAAGCGGAAGTGATATTAAAATCGCTCATGAGACTAAGAATCGACAGCTTAGGGAAAAGAGAGTGAAATGCCAAAGTAATGGAAGGTATCACATAAAAAATAGCGATAAAGCTTCTATCAAGAAAGGATTCTTTTACGCGCTATTTATCGCAGAGGGTGATAAAGCAAGAAATTATGTTGCGTTTTCTAACACAGACCCAATGTTGGTGAGATATTTCTTTGATTGTGTCAACGAGTTTTTTTCTGTCGAAGAAAGAGAATGGAAGGTTAGGATAAATTGTTATACCAACAATGGATTGACCCTTGAAGATATAGAAACTTATTGGCTGGGTGTTCTAGGTTTGTCAAAAGAGAATTTGAACAAAGCCACTGTTAAACAAAATTACCACACATCTAGCAGGAAGGTTAAGCATCCCTATGGAGTGTGTAGGATAAAATTACACAGAACTGATATTGTTCAAAATCTGTATGGATCTGTAAAAGAGATCCTTGGGGACCAGAGCGAAAAATGGCTTGATTAGATTTTTTTTTCTTTGGGCTTGAAATCTCTTTTACATGAGTTATACTAGTAACATGTTGATTGCGGAGTAGAGTAGTTGGTAACTCGCTGGTCTCATAAGCCAGAAGGAAGTAAAATTCCTCGCAGGTTCGAGTCCTGCCTCCGCTACCAATGCGAGAAGGATGTTGGTCGCTCTTTCCGAAACGAAATGAGCTTTCCCACAGAGAGTCATGATCTCTGTTGACGCAGGTTCGATTCCTGCTCTCGCTACCAATTTCTCGAAAGAGAAAAGTGATCTTTAACAATTTACTGTTTCTGAAGCGGGGTAACCCGCAGGCAAGCTCGGAAAGTCACTATTTGACCCAGTGTGCGGTGACCTCCTTCTTGATAGTGTGAGCTTAAAGTGTCGCGTTTGATGTCGTAATGGGGCGGCAGAGTGCCTTTGGTAATGCTGTACTACACGGTGAGTCTCATCAGGATGTAGGTGCAAAACCTACCAGAAACATTTTTATGGCTCAGTGGCGGAACTATACGCGAAGTACCAATCCTTGCAATGATTGGTGTAGGTTACAGGTATAGCTGGCCGAAATCCCCCAACATGCATTGTAGGTAAAATCCTACCTGAGCCACCATTTGGGTTCGTCATCTAATTTTTAAGACCCTCTCGATTCCCCCATGAGAGGTAATGCAGGTGTAAGTCCTGCCGAACCCACCAATCTCCCATCGCTAAATGGTATAGGTGTTCCTTGTTTGGTCAGATAGATTCGCTGATATAAGAACGAGGATTCGCTGGCGTACAGGAACCTTGAGCGTCAGAGTTAACGAGCACAACCTTGGGAAATGTATGCGAGTTCTGGGTTCAAGTCCCAGTGGGAGACTTTTTATGCGCCTGCAAAGAATGATGAACTATGGCGGTGGTTTTAGCCCACCCCAGGAACCTACTGGATAAAGCGAAAATGGGAATCATTTTGGTGAATGAGTCGCTGGACAATGAATCCAGAGAAGACGCTTACAGGTGATGCTGGGCAACGTGAAAATTGACATTGGAGTAGCGCTCGAAAATGTCATTCGTCACAGTTCATTCCCTTTAGCGGGGGTTGTAGGGGCATCTTTTTATGCGGGTATGGTGTAATGGTAGCATACGAGGTTTCCAACCTCTTGGCGAGGATTCGAATTCCTCTATCCGCTCCAGGTTTTGCGGGTATAGCTCAGTCAGGTAGAGCGCGATCCTTCCAAGTTCGAGGCGAATAGTTTACGCAGGTTCGAATCCTGTTACCCGCTCCAACGTTTGGTTGACCTATTTATAGGTTTGGGACAGCGCAGTAATGCGTAGCCAAGAGTGATTTGACGGTCTCAATCATAATCACTGCGGAGAGAATTGTGAGGTACTCTCGGCTATTAAAATCCTCACTTTAGCGAAAGTATGTGGTAATACTTCAAGGCTCGTTATCGGTCGTAGAGACTCTTGATTAAAAGGTTCGACTCCTTTCTTTCGCTCCAAATTTATGCGGAGGTAGCATAGAGGACAGGTTGATAATTGAATGCTAGGGGACTAAGATTTCTAGATAATCTTACGTTTTTACCGAAGCGGAATATTATTAATCTTCGACCTTTCTAGACCTTTAAGGCCAAAAGGATCTGGATTGGAAGTTATTGCACTAGGCGTAAGAACCTAGAGACGTTGGTTCGAATCCAACCCTCCGCGCCAATGGGCTAATTAGGCTAGGAAGAGTGTTAAAGCCGATAGTGGACGCATTCTTTCGAGGGTTCGAATCCCTCTTGGTCCACCAAGAATGGGCATAGACGTATGTCAAGTCCGATCTCTTAAGCCTATCTAGTGAAGCTCAAATCAGGAGAGGGGCGCTTTATGCGGTATTGGTGTTAGTGGTAGCATGCAACTTTGCCAAGGTTGAGGGACCGATTCGAGTTCGGTATACCGCTCCAACATACAATTAAAGAAAGAGAAAGAACAATGAATAGAAAAAACTTTATCAAGTCGATTTTAGCACTTATACCTGCCACTGTTTGTACTTCAAAGTTATTTAATAAAATAAAAGAATCTTGTACCTTTAGTGATTTAAAGGGGGTTGGGCATATTTGGAGTGACTCCATATATATTTCTTCCAAGACTTCAAGTTCTCCGAGATGTAAACTTGTCGTTCATAACCTTCCACAAGGTGCGTTGGCGATAATTGAAAGAAATCCAAGGGAAATGACTTATGTAATGGAGAATCGCTCTGGAGAAGTCATCCAAGTCACAACTGGAAAAAGAGCCTTATCTCGCACTTTTGAGATTGCGTGTTTACCAGAGATGGATGCTCGTAAATATTTCACCAAGTATAAGCTTTTAACTCCTAAAGCAAGATTGAACGCAATTATCAACAGAAAAGATCCTTTTGTTCCACAAGTAGATGATTATTTGGATAAAGAGAACAAGAGACTTATAAAGATTTTTGAGGAACTTGGTTGTTATGAGGTCCACAAGTTTATCAGACAAGACAGAACATATTTACTCGCTGATGATCCACTCAGAAAAAAATGCGGTCTTGTTGGATACGAAGAAGTTGGCTTCATTGGGATTAAGAAATCCTAATTCACAATTTTAAAATGGTGTGCTTTATAAATAAGAAGGCAATTGGTAGCACTGTAACGGGTTCAAAGTCCGACCATAAGAGAGATCCTATGAGTAAGCCGAACCATTTTTTATTTGGAGCAATGCAATGGATGTCACTGAGAAAAATCATTCTAGCGGTACATGGATCAAAACGGCTGAACAACTACCCAGAACGACTCCAGGTGAACAAGCTTTTATCTTGATGTGGTCTCCCGAATGGGCTACATGGGTACAAGGCATGTTTACTTTTTATGAAGCGTATGAGGGAAGCTGGGCTGTATATGATGCATACGAAGATAGATTCTACGATTGGCATGAAGAACCAGAATATTGGTGTGAAATCATTACTCCACCTATAAATTAGGTTAAAAGGAGCAATACAATGGATGAGAACAAACTCGCCAAAATGAAAGAAGTAGGCTACAAACACATGGCCTGCTGTCTTACCTGCAAATATTCCAACATCAACCCAGGTTGTATCTGGGGAACTTGCAAACTTTATACATATAAACACAAAAAGCATACTGGCCATGAGAGAGAAATGTCTGTCATGGTTACTGGTTCGTGTCCTGCATGGGATGGCGACGAAGAGAAAAGAGATGCTCTTGAAGGTGTATATAAAAATGAAGTGTAAGGACGAATCACAAATAAGTCTTTTAATAGGATGGATTACTGATTTTGGTCTCAGAACTGGTACTAGTGAGTATGGTCCTTTTACAAAAGAATCTGATTATGATTATGTCATGACCGAGAAAGAAGTCATAAAGATGGCAAAAACCATTGGCATTGACCCTAGTATGGCTAATTGTCAAATATATGGTCGCCAATTCATGAGTTTCAAATATCGATTCTGTGAATTTCATAAATGGACTAATCTTATTGTCGTTCCTGATGATCTGGCTCTGCAAGTCTGGAAGTTGGCGACAAATGTGATGAAACAGCTTGAGCCAATAGAGGATCGAAAAGAAAGGCACTTCCAATTCGGAAGACTTCTGAATTCATTCTTTATGTTGCATGGTGCAAATGACAGAGCGGTTTGGCCAGACAAGAAAACAATTGAAATCGAACAAGAGATTAAACCTGCACTCATTGAGGTCCAGGATCACTTCACTCAGATGTATAATATGGATGAAGATCTTAAAGAGAAGATGTCAAGTCTTCTTTATGACCTTGAGCTTGTTTATGGTGGATGCGCCTATGAACCTTCAGAAAGAGGCGCAGGTATAGCATTCAGAGAGGAAGCATTTAATGAAGCTTTAGAAGTCCTGAACGATCATGGAGTTCACTTCTACGATGACTGACAAGAATTTCTAAAATTAAGGAATTATTATGACAATCTATCAGGAGTATGATGACCGAATAAGTTAAACACTTAGGAGGTCATTATGACAACAGAAGAATTGGAGTGGTTCGAAGAGAACTGGAACCGTGGAAAGACTGGTCGCAAAGCCATCTCTCATAGCAGAGAATGGAAACTTCATCCATTAGAGCCTTGGGGGGACCACTGGGATTCGTATTATTACTGGGACTGCAACTGCTGGAAGTCCCAACGAAAAACCCAATACCGTATTCCAAAACCAAAAAAACACAAGAAGCGTAAACCTCGTGAGAAAGAGCATTGGCGCTTCAAGAAGAATCATCATACATATGAATATCATCACCATCTTTACCGAGAAGCATGGCTGAAAAGAAAGCAATGGTTTGACGATCTGAGAAACAGTTAAAGAAAAGCATTGACCTAACTTGACAAACGCTTAAAATGCGTTATGTTAGACTCAAGTACAAATATAAACTGGAGATTACAATTGCATTCCAACGGCATAACAATGATTGACAAACTTTCATTCTCTTTAGGGAAGTGGTCTGGGATACCTGTAACTATTCATTTCTCATGCACCATCGCTTTCCTTATCTTCCTTATCTTGAATGGGTGGGAATATGCGGCTGTTTATGCCATAGCCATGTTTTGTGTTTTGATACATGAACTTGGTCATTGTTTTATGGCCAGGAAGTTCAGAATTTACACTGACAAGATTGTTCTGTATGCAATTGGTGGAGCCGCTTCTATCCCTATAGACAGAAAAAATGCCAAACAAGAGTTCTGGGTGGCATTGGCTGGACCTATGACTTCACTTTTGTTAGCGGTGATTTTCTTTATAGTTAGTTTAGTAGTAGGCCCTGGATACAAGTTCCCATCATATCTTGTTGTGATTAATTTGATATTTGCTGTCTTCAACTTAATACCTGCTTGGCCGATGGATGGGGGAAGAATCTTCAGATCGATCATGATGTTCTTTACCAAGAATATCGTCTTATCTATGAATGTGACATTCTACCTTGCAGTGGTATGTTGTATCATTATGTTCATAGCAGGTATTGCATTTAATCAACTGTTTATGCCTTTTATTGCGCTCATGATCCTTTTCGCATCCAGGGTTGAGTTGGGTAGAGTAAGGCAGTCAAGTATACAAAGTTGGGAACAACGCATTTTCATTGAAGATGTAGAACCTTTCTAAAGGAGAAAAAATGAGTGATCGTATCAGAACGTTAACGGTAGTTCTTGATAAGGATTACAGGGACGATGATTGTGAACATATCATCAATGCTATTTTAATGGTTAAAGGTGTTATCAGCGTAGATCCTCATATCAATAACCTACAGGATTACGTGGCAAGATCTACATCTACTCATGACTTGGGCATGAAGATTATTGATGTGATTAATGAACATAGGAGAGCGAGTAATGGCTAATACAAGATTAACATGTGTAGTGAGAAAAGGGTTCGAACTCCCTGAAGGATTGCTTGCGGCTCAGGTCGCGCATCTTTCAGACCAATGGATGCGATCTCGCATCCTGGCGGGGAGACCATTTTCAGAAGAAGAACAGGAATGGATGAGTAAACCATACATTTCTATTCTAGCTGTTAACACCAAAGAAGAACTTCAAGATATTTATGATGATGCAGTCAAGTCAGGACTTACTGTTTGTCGGTGGGAAGACTTGGTTCCATCAGAGGCATTAAAGAAATCTATCAAAGTCTGGGTTGGAATTTCAATTGGGCCAGCAGACTTTGACCAAATAAAGGAAATCACTGGAAATCTCCCGCTGTATTAAACAGAGGGGTTTGGGGAAGAGACAATAGAATGGCAGGAGAAGTGTAATTTGAAGAACGCAGACGGGATTGTTATATCGTCAGGTGCTCAAGCTCAGTACTTTAAGGAAATTCAGAAACCAGAATATGACCCGATCAGCAATGAAGAGATCAAAGAGCTAGTCAAAGTTGCTCAGTCGGGTTACAACCCTGAAACTAAAAAATGGGAAACGCAAGAGTCAGTCGAGGCTAAGAACAAAGTTGTTAAAGCGAACATCAGATTGGTGCCTTATATCATTCACAAGGTCATCAGCAGTCCGCACCCTCTTTTCCTTGACTGCATCAATGAATGTCATTATGCGATATTAAAATGTATTGCAAGATATGATGTGAATGCATCAACTCACTTTACAACTTATGCCCAGGTTGCAATTCGTCGTCATGTTTGGAGATTTATACGAGAGCATGGGACTTCGGTAAAGCTTCCTATCGCTGAGTCAATGCGAAGACAACAAGTGGAAGATGACATTTACGGTTCGCCTAATGCGTTAGATAGATTAATAAAAGGAGACTTCGACCCTGTCAGTCATGTTCGGTCAATTGACTTTGATTTCGATGATGGCTCTAAGATGCATAATTCGCCTTTTAGAGACATACCAATGCCGATAGATCCATCTCGTATCCTTTTTGATCATGAGATGCGAGAGATAGCTATTGAGGCCATGAGCCATCTTAAAGATAAAGAGAGGCTTATCATCGAGAGACGGTTTCTTAATAAAGAAGAAGACGTTGACAACACTCTGAGAGGAATTGCAAACGAAATCAATATGTCTGGCGAACGAGTGAGACAGATTGAAAGAGATGCCCTTGCAAAAATGAAACGATTCATTCAAAGAGAGAAGGGCGAGGACAGAAGCTAGGTGAAACTATGTCAACACCTGTAAACTTAGACAATATTTATTACAGAGATATCAAACGATCAGAGTGTGATCCTCTTCATAAAGATGAAGTCAGAAGACTTGTTGTGATTGCGCAAAAAGGATATGACAAAGATAAGAAGACCTGGACTCCCGAAGCTCTAGAAGCAAGGGATAAAATTATTCTTTCACATCTGAGGCTCGTTGTACTCTTGGTTAGAAAACATCTTGACAGCACTAATTCATCTTTTATGGATTGTCTGAACGAATGTTATCTGGCAGTGTTAAGGTGTATTATCAAGTACGATATCGAAGGGAAGACTCAGTTCCAGAGCTACCTCAATACAGCAGTCAAGTTCGCTGTGATGGGATTCATGGACAAGTCATCCCGTACTGTGAGACTTCCATATAATGAGATTAGGAGAAGACAGCGCAATAAAGAGGCGATGCTTAATGAGGAAGGGTGCTTAGATAAGCTTCTTCGCGCTCAATTCAAACCTGTTAACAATATGCGATCTCTTGATGCGCCACAAGATCCGAGTATTGATTTGTATGAAACGATCTTTGTTGAAGAGGAAGCAAGGAAGAAAGTCTTCGACAAAGAGATGAAGAAGATTGCTTATGAAGCACTTGATAGGTTAAATGATCGAGAGAGAAAAATCATTGAGAAACGTTTCATGAGTGATAAGAAGTCTACTTTAGAGCAGTTAAGTGTAGAGCATGGTTTAACAAGAGAAAGGATAAGGCAGATAGAGAAAGCATCACTTCGCAAGATGAGAGTATTTATAAACAGTATTAAGAAGGAGCGTGGATATGTTCAAAGCTGAAGCCCCAGAAGTCGTCATCGTTCCGTTAAACGGATTTATTTCTGCAAGTGAAATCAAGAAGACCGCAGAAGGGATCAATCCTGAGAAGTTTGCCAGAACCTTCAAATCAATTGATAAATCGGCCCTCAAGCTCATTATTCTTGATATCAATTCAGGTGGTGGATCTCCTGTTGGTTCTTCAATGATTCATGATTCCATCCTCAAATTGAAAGAGGATCTTAATTGTACTATTGTCGCCCATTGTCGTGATGTCTGCGCTTCAGGGGCATATATGATTGCTTCTGCTTGCGATAAGATCTATGCGCATCGTTCTTCTCTTATTGGAAGCATTGGAGTTATTATGAGTAATTTTGGCTTTGATCGCTTTATCGACAATCATAAAATTGAATACCGAGAGTTCACTGCTGGTGAGAACAAAGGGTTTGTTAGTCCGTTCAAACCGTTGGAGCCAAAAGATGAAATGCTTGTCCAGGCTTTGTTAGAAGATTGTCACGAAGAATTTGTTGAAATGGTGTATAATGCACGTTCAAATAAAAAGATGGAGAAAAATAAAGAAGAGATCGTTAGCGCAAAGGTCTTTTCTGGGAAGCAGGCAATGAAAAAAGGTTTGGTTGACGATTTCAAGAATCCTGATCAGATCATAGATCATCACGTTGCCAATCCCAAACCCAAGATTGCAACGGTGCGTTTTAAAGAAGGACTTCTTAAAAGACTTTTCTCCATCAGTATCAATGTGAAATTTGATGATCTGATGCAATTGAAGAGTTTAGTGAGGTTCTAGATGAAGTGTCCAAGTTGTAATAGTGATGAAGTAGATCAGACAACCAAGTTTGATCTTGTCGATATTGATAATGAACAGTGTACCCATGAGTTTGAATGTATGGATTGCGGTTGCCTGTTTACCATAACCTATCAAGCCATCGATACTACCATTATTGAAGAATCTGAGGATGAAATTTGAGAAAGTACTTGCATTCTATAAATGACGGGTTATAATAGTAATGTAGCCAAAAGCGATTGAATTGGTTGCGTCGAAAATGACAACAAAGGTTGTTGCTAAACTGCATCCCTGGCACCAACTAAATAGTCTGCCTCATGCAGGGGAAATCGATGTCAAAAACGTCGGGAAAAAACGGAAGCATGGATTTCGCTTTGGTTACGATATAGTTAGATTAGTTATATTTAGATGAAGGGCTGTCTCTTAAATGTAGGAGCCGTCCGAGTTAAGACCCTAATAGATATGTATTAGGGTCTTTTCTTTTATATGCCTTGTATTCCTGGGAAGTATCGGGTATAATAAAATAACTGTACTAAATATAGGAGAAGTACAATGAGTGAAGAAAGTTCAGGTAATGCGAGTGGAGGGTGTTCTTGTGTAGGGTGTGTAGTTTTTATCCTGATGTTCTGGGCCATCTTTTTCGGGTTGACAATCGGAGACAAGAAGTGGAATATCGATTTTTTCCCACCAAGGATTTGGGACATGAATGAGAAGCAAGTTGAAGAAACCCCAGTCCAACCCAAAACTTCAACAGAAGAAGTTGAAGAGGTTGAAGAGGTTGAAGAAAAGGAATGGTAATTTTTATCAAACTTTGGCAACGATTCATCTCACCACTATACCGCTGGACGAATTGTTGTAGGTTTTATCCGTCATGCTCTCAATACGCTATTGATGCCATAAAGAAATATGGGGTCATCAAAGGTAGTGGGAAAGCCATATGGCGGATTCTTAGATGTAACCCATTTAGTAAAGGGGGCTATGACCCAGCATGAAAGGTTGGAGTTTTTATATAAGACAATTTGAACAAGATCGAACTTGTTATAAGTGCGGGGAGAGGATAAGGGCAAAGACCCCAGTCGTAGCAGTCGATTATGAAAGTTGGGGAAAGAAGATTGCTTTGCCCTGTTGTTTTGACTGTACTGATGAAGTTATTAACGAAGAGATCATAAATCTCAAGGGATTGAAAGAATCACTCATTTTACGAATAGAGTCTCAGTCCCTTGATGAACAGGAGAATCTTCTGGGATGAAGAAATCGGACCAAGAGACTATACACCTTCTCAATAGCATGGACTCCTTGCTTAAATCCATTAGCCATAGAGACCTTTCCAGTCCAGAGGTATCCAAAGCTCTCCGTAATCTCAGAAACAGCGCAGGATTTAAAAGAATTATTGGAGAGCTATCCAAAGTCCATGTTGTAAGCCTGGGAGGGGATAGGGCAACAGAAGGCGCACAACGTTTTAGGAAATCTCATACTGATGACTATGTCCCATCCGATCCAGAGCATATGTACACTCAACTCAATCCTTCTCTGATCTCTAGTAACAATGGCATGATACTACAGGTTTACAAGGGTGGCGAGTGGCAAGACGCTACATGGAACGACTTACCTACTAAAGAAACTGACGAGTAAATATTCATTATAATGAACATTAAGACGTGAAAGCGGATTTAAGACCGCAAATACGCCGTAAATATGCATTATAATGAATTTTGGGGTCCTGAATTAAAATCTTGCAGTTCAGTTTGACAATCTTGATATATCGGTTATTTTAACATTAGTAATGTTATTATCGGAGAACCGACCATGACTATGAAAGACGCTGAAATTATCAAGAAATGGCTTGAATCAAAGAAAGCTTCAGCAATGAAGTCACTCAAAGATCCTCAGTTCGAGAACCTTGAACATCTTGACGACATCCTCAATCGTCTTAAGGTGTATCAGTCAGTTCTGAACGCATTGGACATTGATATTGAGTTGGGCTGTTTCAAAGATCCAGAGGATGACAATGCAGGAAGTTAACAAAAAAGACTTGAAGAAAGCCTACGAAAGGCTGGATGATGAGATTGGTTGGACACCACCTAAATACGAAGAGAAAACCGAACCAGAAGTCAACAAGAGCGCAGAAAGCGTAAAAGAATTTGTCCGAGTTGTGACATTTCTTTTTCTTTTTTCAATGAGTGTCTTGGGTTTTGTCTGGATTTGTGGTAGTATTCAGATGGCCTGCATCCTTGCAGTAGCTTCTGTCTTTCTCGCCATCCTTTGTTTTGTAACAGGAAGATATGCCCTGTACCTTTGGGAGAAAAGATCGAGTGGGAAAACCAATAAAGCCAAGTGAAGTTAAGGAGAAGAAGAAAGAGATCATCCCCGATGCAGTATTTGATGCATTCAATCATTTGATAGCCAAATATTGTAATGAAGGGATTGCAAGGTTCTCTCAACTTGAAGTGCTCAAGGAGATCGTTAAGAATAAGCCCGAAGAACTCATGGACGTAGAAAGTCTGGAGGAAGCATATAACATCATCTTTGAAAAAAGGTGGTTGTACATTGAAGAAATTTACTCAGATGCTGGTTGGTGCGTTGAATTCGACAATAGAGGATTCAGTCACATATATCCTGCCAGTTTCACATTTACGAAACCCATTGAAAGATAAACTCCTAATGGAGAAACACAATGTCAAAACCCATTCGCCCTGAAGATGTGGCCAATCAGAAAGTCAATGTCATTCCTGAAGAAGTGTTTGACGCATTCAATCGTTTGATCATTCAGAAATTCAGAAACGGGAGAGCTTACATCAAACAAGATGAGGTCATCTCGTTGATTGTAGGTAATCCACCAAAAGAGATCCAGAACTATTCTCGTGGAGATGCAGAATCGTATATCTACAAGCATAGATGGCTCGATGTTGAAGATGCCTACAGAGAAGTAGGTTGGAAAGTCACCTACGACAAGCCAGGTTATTGTGAATCCTATACCGCAAGTTTCGAATTTACGTATGTAAAATGAGTGTAAATCTTAGAATCATAAGCCAGACTGACAAGACATTCCCAGATGATCGGGTGGTTGATACAACGTCAAGATCTCGAACATGGTCTCGGGGATTATCTCCATTCTTTTTGGGTCCTGTTGAACTATATGGTGACTATGTCGCTCAAAATATGGAGAATGCTTGGCAATACTCAAAGGTTTATCCCCTTCATGTGGATGATGATGGGAATCCTACATATGAGTACTTTGAATGGGCGAAACAGGGATGGGACAATCCAAAGGCTGTAAGATACCCTATGGGCAAAGGAGCCAAACCCCTATACTCATACTGGGATGGAGAACAGTTGACTTATACAGAGGCCAGAGAGAAGATTTATATCCCGTTGTATCGTCAGATCGCGAAGACTAAGGCTTTTAGTTATCTGAAGATGGAGTATGAAAGCACTTGCCTTAGGAAAGGACAAAAGTTGTATCTGAGAGACTTCGATGGCTATGACCACAAAATAATTTGGAAGTCTTATTATGATGTTCTGAAAAACCCTAAGATGAAGATGGGGCATGCTTTTGTTCTTGGAATGCTTTTGGAGTTTGGAGTTGATTTCACAATAGAGGATCTAAAATGAACAGACAATTAACTCCATTCGAATGTGAGATTGCCAATCAGTTCGCGAAAAAGATTGTTGGTAACATTGATCAGAGAGATTTCATGGACGGCAGAAATACCGAACGATCTTCTGAGAAATTATTCGAAGATAGTGCTAAAGGAAAGAAGGCCGAGATCTTTATCTATGATGTACTTGGTGACAATCAAATACAAGCATCCATTGACTTTGACATTTATGACAAGGGTATCGGAGATGACGGAGACCTCGTTGCTAATGAAAAAGCCATAGATGTAAAAGCATCTTCCCCAAGAGCAAAGTGTTTGTTGGTTGAGAAGAAGAGGATGGATCTATGGGAAAAGGTAGGCAAAGTCCCTGATTGTCTTTGCATGGTTGCTGTAAATGGTGACTTTTGCACCTATATTTTTGGATGTAGTTTCAAGACATTTAAGAGGGATGCCATACTTCTTAAAAGAGGGGACTGTATACCAAACACAAATGTCCCTTTGAAAGCTGACAATTATGTGATACGAAGAGATCAATGCAGTACAAATATTAATGATCTAGTGGAGTTTATCAAAAATGATTGATTTATCAAAACGTGGAAGAAAGATTGTTGTTGATGGAAAGGAATGGGCCTACAGAGTTGGTAAGATCTCTGTTATCGCTTACTCTGAGGACGGAGAAAGACGTTGTGAGCCAGCCTGGAAAATCTTAGGGCTGGATTGTCCTGATACCTTTGCAAGAGGGCAGTGGAAGAAAACATCAGATGGTATGCTAACCCCAAAAGCTGTAGCTGAATGGTTAAGAAAATGAGAAGTAATTCATTAAAAGTCTGGTGTATACTAGTCCCTACTCTGATGGGAGATCGTCATGTCAGTACGAAACACCATAAAGAGTGGGATAAGTACGTTCGTAAGATTACAGGAGGGCTAACCATCTTCGCCCCTGGTAAAGGTCAGTGGGTTAATGACGAGGACAGATTGATCGAAGAAAAGATCATTCCTGTTCATGTCGCCTGTAATGAAAGACAGTTGGAAAAGATTGTCAAGTTCTCCATCAAGCACTACCGACAGGATGCTTTGATGTATTACAAAGTAACTGATGAGGTTTTCATCGTAAAGAAAGACGAGGTGTAACATGGTTCATTTCTTAAGAGATGATAAGAACAATACGATTATTGAATCAAGTGTTTATAACGATGATGCCAACACTGGAGTCAACGTAGAGGCTTATTCGAAAGAACTTTTGAAACGTGTTGTGAGTATGGACAATACCAAAACATTTGTTGAGCACATCGCTTATATCAATGAAATCAGAGGCCACTGGTTTGAGGATCATAGAATCCGAAACCATTATGGGAAGATTGAAGATTTCGTCGCTCATATGTACAAAGATGCGGCAGATACACTCAACCTGACATATGTAACAGACTGAGGTAAAAGATGGTTGACGAACATATGACAGAGTTTTGTCGAGCCTACAAGTTCATTGACAACCACCCAGCCTTTCTGGGAATATTCTTTAGTGGCGTTGCTTCTTTAAGGGTTCAGGTTGATGAGGTTTGCATTCATGGACTAACTAAGTTGGACATCACCTATGTTTATAGAGGCGATGAGAGGTTCGATGAGTTCTTGGGAAAAGGTCACATTGAAAGACTTGAACCTTGCCCTGACATGTATGACCACATCTTGGTTCCTTACAAAGCGTACTATGGCTGTGAATGGGAAGTAGATTATGTCAGGGTTCGCATACAAGGCGGTCCTCATTATTACTGTAAGAAACACCCTTTGAAATGGGAACGTATCGCTGACTATGATCTCACTGTTGACATGGACAACTACGAAGATGCCATCATAGAAATGGCTCATCTGGTCAAAGAGTTATATGGCGACTATAGTGCCAGTGAGTATGACGAGAACACCATCATTCCCAAATGGATTGTTGAGAGTAACAAACTCAACCCTCCGTTCAAAGACGAAATAGTTTATGATGTTGAAGATGGAAGAATTATCAGAAGCCCTGATAACATCCATCTGAAAGATAAGGAGATCAACGCTCTTTGGTGGTACATTCATAAAGAAGGCAAACTGACGAGGGGAGGGGATAAATACAACCCAAGACTCATTGATGTGACTAAGTATTTAACAAGGGAGAACTACGATGCCAGAACGTAGAATTTTGATTACAGGAGGTAAAGGTCTGGTTGGTAGTGCAATTGACCATCCAGACGTTATAAAAGTCTGTAGACAGCATGGAGACCTTCGAAACCTGCAAGAAGCAGAGTCCATCTTCAGGATTTATGAGCCGACTCATGTAATTCACTGTGCCGCCAAGGTTGGAGGGATTTCTCCAAACATGAGATATGGTGGAGACTTTTACAGAGACAACATTCTAATTAATACAAATGTGATTGATTGTTGTCAGATGTATCAAGTTGAGAAGATCATCAACTTTGCATCAACCTGTATTTTTCCTGACAAGGTTAAGTATCCATTACATGTTGGTCAGATTTTTGATGGTCCACCTCATCCGAGCAATGCCCCCTACGCATATGCAAAGAGAATGGCAATGGTTCAGTTGAAAGCCTATTGGCTACAGCATGGTCTGAAATCCACTACAATCATTCCTTGTAATATTTATGGTCCGCATGATAACTATCAATTAGATGAGTGTCATGTTATACCTGCATTAATTAGCAAATGCTGTAGGGCTAAAAAGTACGGAAAGCCTTTTATTGTCTGGGGATCAGGAACGCCTCTCAGAGAGTTTATTTACTCAAAGGACGTAGCTCAATACGCTCTACATCTATTGGATCATGATTGTGAGTCTATGATAGTTTCTGTTGAAAAAGAAATATCCATCAAGGAAGTGGCGCTTATGATTGCCAAGATCATAGATTTCACAGGAGACATAATTTTTGACAACGAGAGACCTGATGGGCAACATAGAAAACCCTCAAACAGCGAACCTTGTTCTCGTTTCAGAGAAGGTAAGTTCGAACTCACTCCTTTCGAAGAAGGGTTAAGAGAGGCAATCAAATATTTTCAGGAAGAGGAACTGAAATGGCTGTAAAAATCAAAAAGTGCCCCAGTCCCGATGAAATCACAAAGAAAGATGAAAAGAATCTACAACAGGTTCTGGAAAAACTCGCCCACGATATTAACGCTGGTATCGTTGAAGGCAACATGAATCAACTGATTGTGTATTTCGAATCGAGTAAAATAAATAATAAAGAAGTTGCAGACTTAGCTGTTAGGGAAATCCGAAAGGCTGGATATGATTGTAAGTATCAAAACAGTTCGAGTAGATTTACTTATGCAAATATTTATCACCAGTTCTACATTGAAGTTCCTAAAAAAGTTCTGAAGAAAGCTTCTGAGTTAAACAGAAAGATGTTAGATGAGGCAACAGAAGTTTCAGGAACAATACCTTCTGCTCTTCCTGAAGGAAGTGGAACTGTTGAAGATCATGTTAAGTCAATGCCGTTCAAGGAAAAGATGTATATCTTCTTCCAATCAATAATCGAATCCATCAAAGTGTTCTATAAGGATGTAAAGGAGACATGGTGATATGGCGCAAAAACATATTCGTCTGAAAGAGATTAGGAAGATGGCGGAAAAATTGCAGAGCGATCTTATCTATGCAGAAGATGAATTGGCCCAGGCAAAATCAAAAAAACTTAACATTGAAAAGAGGATTAGCGCACTTAGAGAAGAACAACGTAAACTGAATGAGTCCAAGAGATTGGATGTTAGTGATCATGCAATTGTACAATTCGAGAGACGAGTGATGGGTCTTGACATCGAACAAATGAAAGAAGAGATCCTGCAAGGTAGACCTGCTCAGATTCCCAATGGGAATTATTCAATGACTCACAAAAGCGGGAAGATTTACGAAATTGTCGTCAAGAATAATGTTGTGGTGACTGTGCTGGCTAAAGAGGAACAATGAAAGTTAATTCACAAACATTAATGCAATTACCTATAGGGACGTTCTTCCATGAGGTTGATCTTCCATGCGAACCTATCTTTGAGATTGTTGGTTACACAGGAGGAGACGATATCATAATCAGACCACTATTTGATGGTGACGATATGGAACCAAGAAAGTTCGGTTTTTCTAACATGCCAGATTGTGAGATCGATTCAGCAGAGTTCTATGTGCTTCAGAAAGAGGATAGGGATGTTATTGCAAGAAAAATGGGCTTTGAGGCAGAAGGTATTAAAGTCATTGGGATAGACCCTAGCGAATAATTTTCAATAACGTCTTGACATCCCCAAACAACATGCTATGTTTATATAAATTGGAGAAATACAATGAAAATGATAATTGATACTGATATCGGAAGAGACCCCGATGATTTTTTTGCTCTGCTTTGGTTTATCTCGTCAGGAGTAGACATTAAGCTCGTCAACATCTCACCTGGAGATGCAGATCAAGTTGCTGTTTGTCACTTGATTCGAGATCAACTTGACTTAGACTTTCCTATCGGAGTTGGAAAGCTTGACAGGAACAAAAGATCTTCAGGAAGCATTCACTACAAGATGCTCAAGAAGTACGGATATCCTTTGGAACATACCCATGATGGTGATGGTGCAGAATTGATGAAGGAAGCTAGAGATAAAGACCCTGATTGCCATCTTTTTATCTGTGGACCTCCAATCAGTACGGGTAATTACCTAAAAGAGTATTACCCTTATTCAAATTCAACAATCCCCAAGGCAACTATGCAGGGAGGGTTCCTGTCATACAATCTGCATGGGAAGCACAAGGTTCCCGTTCTTGACAAGTTCAGAGATAAAATCACTGTCCCGACCTTCAATATGAATGGTGATGTTAAGGGAACGATTGAATTCGTCAATGCGCTTATTGGTGATAGAAGATTCGTCGGCAAGAACGTATGCCATACGATTCTTTACAACCAGGATGTTCATGAACAGGTTGCTCCTACGCTCAAGGTCAGAGACAGAGCAGGAGAACTGTTTGTTGAAGCTATGGACATGTATCTTGCAAAGCATAGTGAGAAGAAGTTCCACGATCCAGCGGCGGCAGTGAGTCATTTCCATCCAGAGATATTCGGTTGGGTAGAAGGAAGACCTTATCGAAGAGATGGTGGATGGGGAACTGATCCCATGGGTATGGATAAGGTTGCGGCAAATGTTGATTACAACAAACTGTGGCAAAAGATAGGTTTTTGTGATGCAAACTATTGATTTGGAATTCGAAGATTCTGACAATGAAATTAAAGTCTCTGTGGAGCTAAAAACTGACAAGTTGGTTGCAGAGATCATGCGTTGCTCCCTTAATCGTTGGGGGTATCATAGTGAGTTTGAGGAATTCCTCTCAGAGGTAGCTTCTAGTCTTGAAGAGTATGTCTCAAATATTGAGGATAAGAAGAAACAGGAGTATATTAAAGGGGATGTTCGAGAACTATTTCAGTTTGCCTTCAAAGATCCAGAAGACTGGCATGAAGACACAGACTTAACGTAAACAAAAGGAGACCAGAAATGGCGAAAGACACAATTCGAGTTGAGGGCGTTGTTACGCAAGTCCTCCCAAACACCATGTTCAAAGTCAAACTTGACAATGATCATGAGATCCTTGCCCACATTTCGGGCAAAATGAGAATGAACTTCATCAAGATCATGACAGGTGACAAAGTCAGAGTTGAAATGTCACCTTATGATCTGAGCAAAGGTCGAATTGTATATAGAGGTAAGTGATGATACAAGTCGATCAAAGGACGAATGGCCCCGAATCCACTACAGGCGAGAAGATCTGTCTACTCGATATGGATGGTACTGTCGCTGATTACACTGGTCAGTTGGAGAAAGATCTCGAAAGGTTGAGATCCCCCAATGAACCCGAATTTGACATGAATCACGACACAAAGTATCCTGAATACTTGCAGAACAGAATTGATATGATCAAAAACAGTAAGGATTGGTGGCTAAACCTGCCAAGACTTGAAGATGGCTTTGATCTTGTTAAATCTGCAATTGGTGTTGGGTTCGAGATTCATGTCTTGACCAAAGGACCAAGAACCACCAAAACTGCATGGACTCAGAAAGTAGAGTGGTGTGCAAAGCATCTTCCACCAAACGTAGGAGTAACCATTACCCAAGACAAAAGCCTTGTGTATGGCAGGATTTTGATCGATGACTATCCTGACTACATGCTCAGTTGGTTGGATAAAAGACCAAGAGGTTTGGGAATTATGCCGTTGAGACCTTGGAACAAGGACTTTAAGCATCCACAAGTCATTCATTACAATGGGGAGGCTCCAAGCCGAATCAAAGCCATTGAAAAGATGATTGAACAATTTGAAAGGTGATGTCATGGCCAAGATGGTAACGGAAAGAGTTCGAGGATTGACAACGCTTGTTTATTTCATTAGTGGGCACAGGAATATTACAGACGAAGAATTCGCAGAGCACTACATACCTAAGATTGACCAAGGGATCAAAGAGGGAGCGATCTTTGTTGTCGGAGACTACTATGGTGCTGACCAGAAAGCCCAAGACTACCTCAAGAAGAAAAGCTATGATGAGATGAAGGTCAGAGTCCACCATATGCTTAAGAAGCCAAGATATTGCGTCTGGTCTTTTAAGTTGGGGGGATTTCGAAGTGACGAGGAAAGAGATTCGGCTATGACATTAGCATCCACTCATGATATTGCTTGGGTTAGACCTGGGAAAGGAGACTCAGGAACTGCACAAAATATCGCCAGAAGGGTAAGGGATGAACTTATGTGCGACATTGCCGAGAAGTATCATAAAATTAACAAAGAATTTGGTGACAAAAACAAATTCTTTGATCTATTTTATGACATGATGCATGACCTTAACAAAAGATGGGGAGAGGCAACAAATGAATACGTCGAAGAAAACGAAGGCGAAGCCTAGAGTTTATTACGCTTACTGCATGAAGCACTACGGATCGAAAAGATCCAAGATGCATGTCCAAATGTTGAAGGATATGGGTTTTGAAGTAATTGATCCTGGTCATCCAAAATTTGAAAAGCATGTTCAAAAGATGAAGGCAAGAGGCAAAGACAGTGCTTATATTATGAAGTTCTTTGTCAGAATTGTAAAGACATGTGATGGTCTTGCCTTTTCAACAGCAAAAACAAATACTGTCTCAGCAGGGGCTTGGAAAGAGATCGAGACTATGAGAGACAAAGAAGGTTTTGTTATTCAAATGCCTGATCTCAAGAACCTGAACAAGATGAGTGTTTCAGCAACAAGGAAGTTTCTGGGAAGATGAATGTTGCGATCTTAGACATAAAGCCTGAAGTTTGCACTATGGGAAGGATGACAGAAGGTCCTTACTCATATATGGGAGTTGTGACTGTTATCATTGATGAAAAAACTGGGCAAACAGCTTCCAACTGGTTGAACGGATGGTACAAAGGGATCGTAGATCTTTATGGTGAAGAGGTAATCCTTGATGAAGAATTAGTTGATGATCGTCTGATCTCATTCTCTTATGATCGTTGTGTTAATTTAAAAGTGGTCTATAACCATATGACCAAAATGGCAGAGATTAGAAGAGAAGCTCGTGCAGAAGGAAGAGCCTTGGAGCGGGAGGATCAAGATCGATTACGAAGAGATCAAGAAAGACATCAAGAGCGAAGAGTGACCTCTTGTAAGAAACCAACAGACTCAACTCCAAGATACATCATCAGTGAGATGTCAGAAGGAGTTCATCCTGAATTTAACCGAGAATTTAGACGCAGAGAAAGAGCAAACTCTCAAGAACCATGGTATAATAGACTTGATCCAAGGAATAGAAGACAACACTGGATGAGATGAACAATACGATCATACTCGAAAGTCAACATGTATACTATTTAGTTTTTGAGGGTAGCACCCAGAATGATTATGCTCATTCATTATGGTCAACCGAAGAAGACGCTCAAAGAATGGTGGATATCTTGACTAATGACCAACATTCAAACGCTTTCTTTCTTAACATTGAGTTGGACAGAAAGATGCCTGAAGTTGCAGGATATGAAGTCTTAGTTAACTTAAATAATGGCGAACAAGTTGCCGATGATTTGATTAGCATGGACTATCGTTGCGTTTATCTTAGAACAGATCCTCCCGCCTATCCATATAACTTCATAACTCCAGAAGCCTACTTCTCAAGAATTGGTATTCCAGAGGCACTCATTGTAGATGGAGAGCTTCCCAGGAAGATAGACAATAAGTGGGTTGTTCAACATACAGACGATAACTGGTCAACATTTTTTGAGTATCCCGATTGGAGAGACATGACCAAAGAATGCCTTATTGGAGCCTTAGGACCAACAAAAGAAGAAGCGCTCAGGAGGGCAAGAGAATACAAAGATGAAATGATTCAGATCCTTGAGGATAACTTAGATCGTATTAACAACATTTAATGGAGAAACACAATGCAGTTCAAAATGATTTACGAAGAGGAACCATGGAAATTTCAAAATGAAGTCAATACACATCTTAAGGATGGATGGTATCCAGTCCCAGATACTCATGTTGCTGTCTGGAAAAACGTATCTGTATCAAGTGGCAATAGTTATCAAAAAGTGGTGTCAGACGAAGGCTACTTCTCGATCATCCTTCAGAAGATGGATGACCAATGATTAACTGGGTTGATATATCAGCCTTCCTTATAACACTTCCCGCCATATATTTGATAGGAGAGAAGAATCGTTCCTGTTTTGTGCTTTTCTCCATATCGAATTTTCTATTAACATATGTGGCGATTACCAATCAACTATGGGGACTATTGCTCCTTCAAATAACCTATTTTACCTTCAATGTAATCAACTGGATAAAATGGGGCAAGAAGACTTGACATTGCCAGTAAACATGTTATATTCATCGTAATGTTTAATTTAAACGGTTATCGTAACGCCGTCTGGAATACGAGAAACTCAAAGCGGAGTTTGAATAATGGAACTGTTCAATTTCAGGGCAGAAAAAAGAGATACACCAGAGCATTGGGCTTTGGTTACTCTCACTACAACTCTTTCAAGAGAAGAATTTAAACAATTAGTAAGTGAATCTAAAGATGGTGTCTATGAGATCGAACTAAAGATTAATGGGCATGAGGTTAAATTCTCTGAATTGATACGGAAGTTCCATGCAGATCGAAATCGATTGATTAGAGAAAAGGCTCAAGAACTTCTTGAAAGAAAGATGAACTGTGTATCAGATAGAATTCAAACTCTTGAGTATATAGTCAAGGATGCTTGCGAAAAGATCATCAAAGACACTGATCTAAATCCAGAACTGTATGAACATGAAGATCTAGAAGAAGAGTGTTGAAGATGATGAAGAGTTTGAATTTGGCCAATAAGGAATGTAGGAAATGCTTGAGATGACTTTGAGAATAATTGTCTTCATTTTGTTCATGTCATATGTATCTGGGATTACATTTGGCATTCCCACCTTTTTAGTATTTCTTGCACTATCCAAAAAAGGAAGCTCAGCCTTTTTCTCATCGAGAGATGAGGCTAAAATATTTATCATTTGGGTATTTCTATGGCCCATACTCTTAATTCCTCACGCAATCCAAAAATGGAAGGAACTATAACATGTCCTATACTTATGATTGGCCGATGCAATCGGTCACAGCAGATGCAGTTGTAATCTGCGGAGATGAGATTCTTTTGATCAAACGGAATAACGAACCTTTCAGGGGCAAATACGCTGTTCCTGGTGGACATTTGGACGAGACCGATCTCAATACAGATGATACTGCATTGAGGGAGCTTCAGGAAGAAACGGGTATTCATCCTCATGACGAAAGGATTGTCATGTTCGGTCAAGCTGGGGCAATCAGCACTAAGGGGAGAGACCCAAGAGGTAGATATGTCACTGTTGTGTACTATTTCCTCTTAAGTGAGAAGCCAGAATTAAATGTAAATCCAGAAGAGGTTCAAAAAGCGGAATGGGTCAAAATAGATGACCTGCACCCAGACGACATGGCATTCGACCATGACGAGGTAGTTGATCTTGCTGTGAAGGTGGCCAATGAAGAATGTGCCAAACTGATCTGGCTTTCCCCAAAAACAATAAGTGATGACACAAGAATCTCTTACATTAACCGCTAAAATTTATCGATGGGTTAGAACAATGAGCGTTGATTTCAGTCCGATGAAGAAGAAACAGGATACCCCCAAGGTTGGAGTTGGTATCATGTTCATACACCATGTCCAACATGACCCCTATCATGTCAGAAAGATCCTTCTAATGAAGAGGAAAGGATCTCACCAGTCAGAGAAATGGGCCTGCCCTGGTGGACATATGGACATTGGAGAAGACTTCCTGACCTGTTGCCAGAGAGAAGTCAAAGAAGAGATCGGAGTCGATCTGATCAACATAAAGAAGGTTTGCTTCGAGAATGTCATCTTCGAAAAAGAAGGTCTTCATTACATCACTCTCTTCTTCAAAGCAACAGATTGGCGGGGAGTTCCGAATATCATGGAGCACGATAAGTGCTCAGAACTGAAATGGTTCGATATTGACAACATTGATGTTCCTGTTATGGGAGCACTCAGAAAAGCATTGGAAGTGCTTAAGATGGAGACTTATGCCTGATATGAGAGTTAGAGTAATTTGTAAACAGGGGGATAAAAAGGTTCAAGAAGCTTTCGATGACTTCGGTTGGAAAAGTGGGATGTTTTTCGACAATTGGACTAATGAGATCATGCTGAATGCTGTTGGTGCATTTGTTTTGGAGCAAGGTTTCAATATCAAAATCATCGACAACCGAGGCACATATCTTTTTACGGTTTCGTCAAAAGGATTCAGCACCCCTTCGAAGACCCAAAGAAGAAAGAGACAGAATAAGAAGAAACCTTCAAGAATTTTGTATGGTGAAAAGAAGTACTCAGTTGATGAGGTTCTTCAACATGTCAAGAAACGATATGGCATGAAACCACAACTCAAAGAGTTTGATGGTGATGACATCAAAATGAATTCCTTGAGACTCAGGACGTTCAAAGAGAAAGGTTGTGTCTGTACCATCTGCGGTCTGGAAGGAACGTTCTTCTTGAAGGTTAAAAACCCAGGCGACAATAGATGGCATTTCAATCTTTATGGCATGAAGGATGGTGAAAAGGTTTTGATTACAAAAGATCATATCATGCCAAGATCAAAGGGCGGTAAGGACTGTCTTAGTAACATGCAAACTATGTGTCAGCATTGTAATTCAGCCAAAGGCGATCATATTGACGTTGTCGAAGAATAAATTTTCTTTTATAGCTTGACATTTTGAAATTACAGGCTATGTTGGTTCTATAATCTAAATAAAACCAACTAAGGAGAGGCAACAATGATCGAAATTACAGAAACCCGCTTTGGCAATCTCTACAAGAAGACTAGAGACATTACTCGCGATGACCTGGAATTCACAACCAACGTAACTGAAAAAGTTTCAGAAGGGGTTGAAACTCTTTTGCCCCATTGTGTTATCGGGACAGTTGACTACAAGGCTCTGCATCCATCTCTTCGAGAGTTCTTTGAGAAAAGCAAATTCATCATTGGTTGGAGTGGGGAAGTAAAAATCGAAGGTACTCTTAAACAGATCCTCGAATATCTCAAATTCAACGGTTGTAGAGGGTGGGAAGGACGAGTCAAAAAGTTTAATAGAGTAGTCGGAGAGGTCACTGAAAAGATTGCTGACAATCTTGAGCAGTTCATTGATGACGGCCTGGAAGCACTTAACTATCGGATTGACACTTTCATTATGACCCAGAATGACAAAGTGTGTAGAGAGGGGAAACAATTCTATTGCAATGTCAATTCATATCAAAAAGAATGGATTGATGGATTGGATGCCCCAGGAGTAACAAAAGAGTTGGATGAGGTTGAAAAGCAGATCCAGGCTCTGAAGGAGAAACGGTCCCAGTTGGATGAGCAAATTCGTCAAGGGCGCGTAAAACGCCTCAAGGAGATTCTTCAAGATCCCGAACATCCTGATAACGATGTTGACCCTCGAATTGCCGAAGTCGTTCTTGAAGGGCTTGAGGATGGCAAGGCATTGAATCGGCAACGTTTCTGTATTGGTTAAGGAGGCTTACCATGGGTTGTTCAAATTGTGAATCAAGAACTGCTTGTCATACAGCAATAGCTTTTGTCGTCGGACTTACTATTTTCTTTTTTGTCATGGCAATCAAATCAGTTGGTAAGAAAGAGATCACTACCCAGGAATATGGTAAGGTTCATCGTCTCGCTGAAGAGTATCCTGAGATCCTCCCTGTTGTCCAGAAAGCTTTGGAGGATGATAAAATCATCTTAAGCGAATATCACGAAATTAACAGAGAAAAAGAGCAGGCAGTTAAGACTAGGGCGATCAACACTCTGAAGACTTCTACAGAAACAGAATCTGTTACACCAGTCGAAAACAAGGAGTGGTAAATTGAAAGAAGATATCAAAGTTGGCGATAGAGTCATTACAGTCTCGAATGAACCCGATGACGAATTACTCGTTGGGAAAGTGGCCAAACTTTTCCAAGAGAGAATTCCTGTGGTTGAGGACGAGGAAACAGGAGAGCAATTTCTCTGTTGTGGAATTACCCGACAATACAGTGAAGAACTTTTTCAAGAACTGGATGGGATGCCAACTATTGAACAATGGAACTACTTGGCACCAAACCGATGTCAAATCTCTGAGAAATATGGTGTCAAGTACAAGACGTATCCCAAGGAGGAAGAAGATGAGTGAACTTGAGTCCTGTAAGGAAATTCACAAAATTCTCTCTAGAACTTATTTGTTCGGCTACTACTTGAACTTCTTTATGATAGTTTTCCTGACTACAGTGCATTCTTTTAGTGCCTATGATGCATGGGGGAAGTTTTTAAGTGGAGAAACTATTGAATGGATGGCAATTGGTGTATCTTGGATGTTTGGTGGTATTAACATTGTTCTGATGGTTTTCATCAAGAATAATTATAAAGCTTTTGAAACACATTATGCTGAAGTCTTTAAGAAATTGGGTGAAGAGATTTACAAACTTGAAAGTAAGCAGGAAAAAGCCAAGAAGTATTGGTAAATAGGTCCGAGGTTCGTAAAGAGACAAACCATGAAGACCAAACCTATTATCCTAAAACCACAAGAGACCATCTATATTGTCATGGCCTCTATGGGGGACTATGTCGATGATATACACTCTTTTTGGACGGACCCTCAGAAAGCCCAGGAAACGCTCGAATTACTTCGACATGCATACAATGACGCTCATATCATCGAAATGCCTACAAACCCCGTTGTAAGCGATCAGAGAGGCTATGAGATTAGCATTAACGTCAATAACGGCCTTCCCGTTGAACTTTTTTCAGCGATCATTGACCCATCTCGTAATGAAACTCTCAAATCACTCTATACTGCTGAAGACTTAAATGATCCCGAAAAGGTGAAAAAGGTCTTGGAACAGAGACCAGACCTGGTTAATAAAGTGATTATCGAAAATGACTTTCCCGCCTCTGCCTCTCCCGCTAATTTCAAAATGAATCATGAAATGTATCGTCGCTTGAAAAGGAAGACATTTTTTGATAGAAGAATTTGGATGTGGAAAGAGAGCCGCTATGAAGTAGAACCTGAAGTCATGGCCAGTGATGTCACTGCTGTATTGGCATATGAAAGAGCATTGGCATACAAAAATGAAATCTGTCAATTATTTAGATCACTTCCACCAAGATATTGTCAGAATTGTGGCAAAAGCATTGCAAGAAACTCTAAGGACGTATGGATCATAGGTTTTAAGCCAGCGGGGGCAGATATCAGCGAAGTCAGAGTTCTTCATCAATTTACCAACATATTCGAACATGACCATCTTTGGGCCTGCTCTGAGAATTGTTGCAAAAAACAGAGGATAATTCTTGGATTAGACTGATCTTGCGTCTATATTAATTCAAGTAACCTTTGTATAAGAGTAAGGCTATGGCTAAAGTTCGCATATTTAATCTGGAAGATACTGTAGAAAGCGGGATCTTACTTCACCTTATCGTAGTCGGTAATGTGGTGCATTCTGCCTGGACAGACCCATTTGAGGCTCAGGAAGTCTTTGGTCAGATTGTTGAAGAAAACGGGAGTGGGATACTCCAAAGAGTATACCTTAATGAAAACACAAATTGCCCTGGAACTGATCATGTTGTTAGAAGAGCAAGAGAACAAGATGAAAGACGGTATGGCAGAGGAAGGGGAAGAACTTTGATGGATGTGTTTTCAGATAGTGGTTTCAATGAGGGTTTTTAATGTCGGAATCAGCAACAATTGTACTGGATAGAACTCCGATAGAAGAGCGAGAATATGTTTATGTTGTTATACACAACAATGTTGTTGATTCTATCTGGACAAGTGAAGACACTGCCTGCGAAGTCAAAGCACTAATTGATCATGAGACAAGGCATGGGCATCAATTCAACTTAGTGTTTATAAAAAAGATTGCAATCAATATTCGAGAAAATGAAAGAAGATCTGTTGTAGTCCATAACGGTGTTGCTTTAAACTCTGCCAGGACAATCCCTGAAGATAACTTTGATTCTTCTGTATGGGATTATGACATGCCAAATCATTATCAACATGAGAGAAACGATGTCAACGAAGAAGATAATTCTTGATAGTACACCTGATAAAGTAAAAGTCCCGTTGCAAGTTTGTGTTGTTATTTGGGAGGGCGCTGTTCATTCTATATGGACAAGAAGAGAGCATGCCTCAAGAATAGTCAACCAACTTACTAGTGGTTCAGAACTGACAGAAGGTAGTGTCGTTACCGTTGAGTTAGATGTAAATCCGACTCCCCATTTATGTACCCATTTGAGCGTCAGGGATCAGATCCAAGAAGTTATGGCTGAAATAACTACTAGAGCGACAAGGTCATGAACGTTAAACAAATTGTATTAGAAGATCAGATAGTCACCCCCAATGTTTATGTTATTGTCAGGAGTGTATATCTTCCTCCCCCAGAATTCAGAGTCCATAAGAGCTATCCATTTGATAGAACATCATGTACGGATTATCCACCTCATTTAGAGATCCATTCCATTTGGAAGACGAGAGAAGAGGCTGAATATATTTTGGATAACATCATTTCTACATATCCGAAGGCTAGGATACATGAAGCACCTATTGGATCTCTAATTCCTTTTATAGATTTTGAGTTGACTGAAGGAGAAGAGTCGATAAGAGAATGTCAGTTTGCGGAAAAGCATGAGGAAGCTTTTCGACTTGAAAGGATGAGAAAGATACAAAAATGGTTGCCTGTAGCGTTAATATTAGATATCACTATTATAGGGGCAACATTGTATTGGGTTTTACATGCACTACAAATTATCTAGGGAGATAAGAAAATGAAAGCAGAAGATCAAGTCACATTGAAGAACAACATCATCATTCATGTTGGTGGCGGAACTGAATTCACTGTTATGAGAGGATCAGTTGGCAAGGTTCTTGAGACGAATGAACAAATGCGCAAAGTAAGATTTCAGATTAAACATCTGGAAATTTACATGACAACCTGGGTAAGTGAAAAAGATCTGAAATGATCAGAAGGCTACAAGAGATCTTATGTTCTTTGGGCTGGCATACTTGGACAGCCAAGGAGAGATCTGTAGCTACTATTGACACTGATACTGGAGACATCCAGGTGTTTACCGAAGATCAAGAGTGTAAGATCTGCAAGAAAGCAAAGAGAATAATCATTGTATCATGAGTAATGTCAAAACAATTTGTATGGATGATCAAGAGGTTCAGCAAGTATATGCAGTGATCCGACATAATTGTATGCATTCTATCTGGAGTACAATGGATAGAGCAAGAGCCGCTTTGGATGAATATACGGACTGCTCCCGTCACGACTCTTATGTAAAAATAATTGCGCTGGACGAGATCATAGAGCGTGGATTTTCTCAGACCTACATACAGGATGAGAGACGAGAGAGTAGATGGAAATACATCTGTAGAGTCACTAAAATGAAAGCCAGAGAGTTGGCAAGAAAATACCCCAATTCAGTACTCTCATTTATGTTAACTGTTGTAATCACTTTTTCAACAGCATTGGCAATCGCTACTAGTATTTGTTTGGAACTTTTCGGTATATTTGCGTTCATCCCAATTGCAGTGATTGTTATTGTTTTGATGATGTTTTTATTTATGGTGACTTGATGGAAGTAAAACCAATAATATTAGATCGACAAAACCAACGAGTTTATGTTGTGACATTTAATGGAGTAAGATGGGGGAAATCGTCAGTCGAAATTCACTCTATATGGTTTGACAAAGAAGAAGCTTTATTAATGTTGGGCCATGTTGAAAAGTATCATAAAGATGCCAAACTTTATTCAATACCAGTAGGAAAAATGGTGACATACCTTGACTTCGACTAATACAAAAACAATTACTTTGAGTGGACTTCTGGAAAAACATATTTATTTCCTTATGTCAGGAGCCGCTGTCCATTCTCTCTGGACATCATTAGATGATGCAAACAAGATGCTCAAAGAGTTGGAAGAGCGAATGCCAGATCTCAAAGATGAGTTGAGAATCGATAAAATTTATATCAACCAGGATATCACTCAGGGCATGGGTACTGATGATACAGAAGCAGTGTTGGGATATCGAAATTCCTATAATCATAGAGAGATCATCTTGCCAGATGGATTGGTCATGGAAAGTCGTATGACAATCCAAATTTATGACGAGATCCCTTTCTGAAAATATTTTCTTATTACGGCTTGATAAGCCCAAGAACCAAGCTATATTTAGTAAAAGCAGGAGGCTACCATGAATACTATTGTTATCGTCGGAGTCGTTGCTGTCGTTTTAATCTATGTAGTTTACAAAGCACTTACAGAAGGATACTAGCAGAGTATCAAAGGGGCACAAAATGGGCAGAAAATCACAAAAGACAAAAGCTGAAAGAGTAGATGAGTTCATTCATTATGGGACTCATAAAGAAGATGTAGTTCTGGAGATGGGGAAACTGGCAGTCGCCAAAGACCAGAAGGGCAAGATGTATCTCACTCATGAGATGTGGATCGGCAATGGCCTACTTGATCCATACAAAGACAAGCATCGTCGTAGAAAGGATATCTCTGAAGACATGCTTGAAACACTCAAGACCATGACTGTTACTCAGAAAGATGTCGAGGAACTGTATGAACTGATCAAACCTATCGAGGAGAAAAAGAGTGAGTAGCTTGGAAAAAATGGCAAATGAGATTGGAACTAGACAAAGTCGTATGCAGGCTATGTCGAAAGTTGCTTTGGAGCATAGTGCTATCATCATAGAATATGAGAAGGAAAGGCAAGAGGCCGAAGATGATGCGCAAATCAAAGCTGTCGCGACAATTGCTGTACGAAGAATCAGAGAACTTTTCCAGGAGTTCAGAGAGAATAATAAACCTGCTTTGATAGAGTGGGTTCAAGCTTCACAACAGTCACAGGCTCTTTCTACTGGTTACATTCTGGCAGGACATAAGGACGCTGTTGACATGTTTATAAAGTGTCAAGAAGACACCAGAGTTATGGCTAGTTTTTTATTGGATGATGATCAGGATTATATTGGATCTTTAGAGATAGCCCAAGCCGTTTTGTCTCGTACAATAAACAATCTTGATAGTGAGGGGATTTTCAGGCCATCAGATCAAGACGTGGAAGCAATCGGCGGACTTTTTGGATTGGGAGATTCTCAATGAGAATGTGGATGGTAAATCCTAAGTTGCTATGCAATCAACACTTATGTGGTGAGCACGGAGAGATCCATAAACATAAACATAACTTCGTCAAAGGACATCGTATGCATGGCAGGTTGAATCCTGTTGTTCAAATAGAACCCTCTAAAATGGGACAAAGACATGACGAATTGGCAGAAGAGATGTTGCGTAGAGGGATGAACCATAAAAGTCCTTACGAACAGCCTAGAATCGATCATTATGGCAATGAGGTAATCAACGCAAGAGTTGATATCAATATCTCATTAAAAGATCTCTGCGAACGATGCCCAAGATGCAAAGAAAGGATCGAAGAAAGTGAGAAAGCTTCAATATCACAAAAGTCGCAATGATGACGGGACAAACAATGGATCAATCTTCTTTGAAAAATTCCCTGGTCACGCATATTGTGTAGCTAAAGCTCCAAAATTTGTTTCTGATGAACAATGGGAGAGAGATGCTAAACTGTTTGTCAATGCAGAGCGTATGCTCAGAATTATTGACCATATTGCAACAGATGGAGCATTCGTCACAGAAGAATTAATCGAAGAAGCCAAAGAGATTCTTGAATCAGTTGGTGATTTTGACCCATGGGAGTAACCAATGAGATTGGAACCTAATAAAATCAAGTTCGGCATGGAGCATTCTGTCTGGATGGGAATACCTCCTGGGATTGACTTCAAAGTGGAATCAGTTAGAGGCGATATGTATGAACTAACTGGTTATGGATATGGTGCTGAAGGTAATCCTGGCAACGGATCAATCCTTGTTTTCAAGAGTCTTCTGACAGATGAAGAACGAGAACTATTCGAGAGACATTGCAAATGAAAAAGAAATGTTCATATGCCAGTAAATATAAGGCAACCAGAAAGCCAGTCTGTGGTTGCGAAGCCTGTTGGAAGAAATGGCGTGAGTCCCAAAACAGTAAGAGATACTACATCGAAATCATCTATGATACTGGTGACTCATTCCACCGAGAAACTGATCAGGTTGAGATGGTTGAAGAGATTTATTGGGATTATGTTGAGAAAGCAAAAGAAGCCATAAAGTGTATTGAAGCTCATCACACTTTCTTTGAGAATATCAAAGGGTATGGTAGATTCGAGTTTGACGATGAAGAAATCGAGAATATGAAAGAAGAAGCCAAGAAGGAACCTTGGTACGACGACACTGAAGGGATGCCTGAATCCTATCTCTTTGTACCTAACGATGAAGGAGAACTCGTTAGGGTTAATGCGTTCTGGCGCGGATATTTCGACACGCTCAGATCAGCAGAAGTCAAAACCAGAAACCCAATTGATGATGGAATGAAGTTTACTCCAAACCCATGAAAAATATCAAAAAGATAGCACAAGAAACCGCCCCCAAAGATCTAACCAAAGAACAAAAGGATCTTTGGGTTAAAGCGTTTGTAGAAGGGTGTAACTTCTGCCAGGAACGTATACAGGAACTGTTTCTTGGTGAAGACAGTGAACCATCTCGAAAGAAATTTACTTGTTACAAATGCGATAAGAAAGATACATGCCGATGGGCCTGGGATGATTTTAACCTCGACGGCGAATGTTTGGATGAGATATGAAAAGAAAACTCAAAAATGAAATACTTGAACTTGGTAACCAAAAGGGACTGTGGAGTTACAGGAAAACAAAGCTCCGCAAAAAGGACATTAAGAAGTTCATTGAAAAAGTTCATTGGAAGCATATCAGTCTGCTTAAGCTGAGTGAGGAATTTATCATTGAGTTCCTGGATCACCTTAATCTTCCTACTGTTCTTAAGAATAATAAAGTCTCAGAGGAATTACTCGATAAAGTTAAAGATTCTTTGGGGGACGATGAATTTTGGATCATATGTCGTTATCAGATTTTGAGCGAGAGGTTCATCGAAGAGAACAAAGAAAAAATGGCTTGGTACAGTATTGTAAATTACCAAGAGCTTAGTGATGAGTTCATGGACAAATTCAGTAAAAGAATTGATTGGAAGTGTGCAAGTCGATATCAAAAAATGGGCGAAGACTTAATGCGCAAATACCATGAAAAACTGGACTGGGGGATGATCTCATCTAGTCAGACACTCAGCGTTGAGTTCATTAGAGAATTTCAGGACAAGATTAATTGGCTTCGTCTTTCTAATAATAAAAATATTGGTGCTGATGTAGTAGATGAGTTCTATGATAAAATATCTTGGTTTGATTTCCTTGTGACTCAAGGCAACAAGGCCCAGCTATTAAACACTGATGAGATTAGAAGAAGGTTGAAGCTTATACCCCTAGAAGATGAGGATGAAGAAACACCAATCTCAATCATTACAAACAAAGAAGAACGATGAAGAAAATAACAAGACGGCAATACGAAGATATTAGGTTGTCCCTGGCAGGGGATTTCTCATCTCCATGCATTCCATACGATGAATTGCCAGATTGTAAGTGCGGAGATAGCGAGATTGATATTTTGACCAACAGTCAACCTCTTGTAAAGATTGAAATAAACAAGAGCAAAAGACAGAGGTTCTACACTGATGACAAAGATATCTCTCGCATCATGAGTATCTTTGATGAAAAAGGAATTACGATTACAGAATCACAAGCCCAAAGACTCTGGGAACTGTACTCAGATTCATTATGTGCTGGATGGCTGAGTTTGCCAGCAGATGATGAGGAAGTCTTTGTCAAAGTAACCCCATTTTTTAAGGTCATAAAATGAATGACAAAACAATGATCAATACAATGATCAGGAACTTGATCAACAAGTCACTACCTGGAACTTCCATGGAGTTTATTAATGGGGGAGCCATTCTTGAAAGAAATGGAAATAAAGTGAAGTTTCTTATGAAGAAATGGGGGCCAACAGCATACTCCCCTGTCGTTGAAGATGAGAAACATCTGGATAGAGAAATTATTTGGGAAAGAGTGAAGAGCGAGGATATCGACAAGGTTCTGAAAAGAGTGTTGAAATAAGGAGGGAACATGTTTTACTGCGAGGATTGTCGAAGAGAAAAAGACTGGCCTGCATCATTCATGACCAGTAAAGGAAAATGCGAAATTTGCGACAAAGTTGCCATCTGTAATGATGTCCCATCAAGTGACCTCCCGAAAAGAGTTGTTAATCAACCAGACCTAAGTGAACTAAAGGAGCTAAACGACGAAGAAACTTGTCCTGCTTGTGGCCATACTAGAAAGAAAAGTAAAATCCGCTTCGAATAAGGAATTATATACATGGACCTCAAAGTTATTGAGAAAAGAAAAAACGAACTCGCTAACGCAGGCGAAGAACTCAAGAAAAAGTTTGTTGGGTTAGACGAGGTTATAGATAGAATCATTAGTGAGATGGAGGCATGGTACTGCGTACCTGAGATCGTCAACCATCCTACTATCATTTGTCTCTGGGGTATGACTGGGGTTGGTAAAACAGATCTGGTCAGAACACTCAGAGACCTTCTTCATATGAAAGAGGACTATTGCGAAGTTACATTCGATGAGTCCTCACTTGCATCCAAAATGCTCATCGACAAACTGGAAGGCGTTATCGATGAGGGTAAACCTGGAATCCTTCTGCTTGACGAAATGCAACGGTTTAGATGTAAGGATGAATCTGGACGCAAGATGCGTAACCTTCCTTATATGGACACTTGGGAACTGCTCTCAGATGGAAAGATCAGATCTACCGTCTCAATCGACATGCTCTATGAGATGACACTTGATTATGAGGACTATCTCAAACGTCTCAAAGAGTATAACGAAAGACAGAAAGAAGGGAAGATTCCAAAGAAAAGCTCAAGTAAAAAATTTGTTGATACAATTCTTGACAAGCGTGAGGTCCCTCTCACAGATGATGAAGATGATGATGATGAAGAAGAAGAATCAAAACCCCCTACTCTTAGTTCATATGCCTTCAGAAGTGGATGTCTTTACAATGCCAGAAGAATCAAAAGAGTACTCAAACTGACTGAGTCAGCTTACGAGATCGCCAACTGGCCCAAAGAGAAACTGATCGATCTGGTCAAAGAATTCAAAGACGACAAAGAGAAATTCACTCATACCGAACATGACTACAGTAAGCTGTTGGTTTTCGTAAGTGGAAATTTGGACAACGCTTATAATGTTTCAACTCAGTTCGGAAATGACATCCCTGCTGATTACTACCATGAACTTTGCAAACACATCAATATCCATACGATCAAAAGATCATTGGGGGATGTCTTCTTACCAGAACAGATTGCTCGTCTTGGGAACAATCATGTGATTTATCCTGCATTGTCTGAAGCTAACTTTAGAACAATCATCAAGATGAAATGTGATGAGTATGTACAGAATATCAAAAAAGATTTTAAAATTACTCTGACTATTGAGGACTCCATCTATGATTTGATCTATAGAAATGGTGTTTATCCAACTCAAGGGACAAGACCAGTCTTCTCAGAGATCAAATCCATTCTGGAATCAGGTGTAACAGAACTCATCCTGAAAGCACTTATCGCTGGTGAAAAATTCAGAAAGGCTAAGGTCTCTTATGAAGATAAGCAGATTGTTCTGACTGGTCGTAAATTCTCATATGAGAAAAATCATGTTGGAGAAATTGACTTCATCAAATGGGAAAAGCTCCAAAAGTATGATTTCATCACTCATGTTTCAGTTCATGAAGCAGGGCATGCAGTTGTCTATGGATTACTCTTTGGACATGCTCCATTGTATACTGTCTCACTTCTTTCTGGTAAAATGGGTGGATATGTTATGCCTCATCAAATTATCGACTCAGAAGACAATATAAAGAAACAGTGCGCTGTTTGGCTTGCTGGACTTTGTGCAGAAGAAATGGTCTTTGGAAAGTCGTCAAGATCCTCAGGTTGTTATCTGGATGTTGATAATGCAACCGTAGCCCTCGCTAGATATATTAGGAGGAACGCTATGGGGTCTACATTATCAAAAGTAGTCTCAGAGACAACCAACGGTTCATGCTCTTACAATACGGCTCTAGGAGAGACCAATGAAGAGTTGGAGAGTCTGATCGAAGAGTCTAAGAAGACTGCGATGAGACTTCTTAAGGAAAACACCGATCTCTACAAAGTCGTTGCCAAAGAGTTGAATGAAACCAAAGAGATCAGTCAAGACAGAATGGTTGAAATCTTTAGAGAATGTGGATACCAAATCACAAAAAAGAGCATGGGGTCAAGCATTATTGAAGGTTATGAACACAAGTTCAATGAATGGCTTGAGGAACAAGAACTTGCAAATGCATTTCGGGTATGATTTATGGGGCTTTCATTATTCTCAAAAGACACTACCTACGTAGTTGAAACGAATACTACGCCAAACCCTAATAAATTTGTCTTCGAGATACTTGAAATTATTAGGGGGAAGCGGTATGATATGTTAAAAGTCAAGTATCCTCATTGTACAACATTCGATGGGGTCAAAATACTTGTAACCAGAAAGTTCGCCATACTTCCAAGTAGTAAGGAACTTGATCCTCACTTCTTTGAAGATGGAGATATTGTCGCCAGATTCATCCCTGATGAAGAAGGAGAAACACTGGCAAGAGAGATGATATCATGAAAGACCAAACAATCAAACCAATCATACTGGCCAGTACCCCCAGAAGAAGTTATGGTGGAGCATCTGTCTATGTCATCGTCTTTAATGATAGAATCGTTGGAATCAGGGATACGGCGTGGGATGCAGAAATGTTATTCAATGATATGTGTCGCAATATCGATGAATGTGAAGATAGAGGATATGTTGAGAGGATAAGGATCAACGATTTGAATCCTCATAACTGGGATGCCCATTACTTCAAAAATAACCTTAAAAGAACTTTCCCTGATGAAAGGGACATGAACATCTATTGTCAATTTGATAGAACGGAAAAAGTAAAAAGGTCTTATAAAATTAAGAAGTGGATAAAAGAATTCCTCCACAATCACTCAGAAAAAGTTGCCACAACAATCCTGATGGCCTGGGTCTCTATGATCATCGTTTTAATAATATGTGAGAAAATCATTAGTTAGGAGAAAATCAATGCACAATTTTGAATTCAGAATTGAACACATGTTTTTGTTAATCATCTTGGTCTTTTGCGGATTTCTTGCCTACATTCTGTCTAATCCGCCAGACCCAAGAACAAAACCACTGGATTTTAAACCCCATCCAGAAGAAAGGATGATTAAAGATGATAGCAACCATGAAATCATCAAAATCACTCCCACTGGACCGAAAATTGAACTGATTCCAGGAATCGATACGATGACTGGTGAGCCAACTTTCAGTTTCTAATACTTTTAGCTCCTAATGACAACAAAATCAATCATTCTAGATAAAATCCCTGAATGCGAACACATATGGGTAATTATGATGGATGGAGAAATACACTCATCATGGGAACATATGGAGGACGCTAATCTTATTTTCGTTACCATGAAGATATGCGCTCCAAATACAGAGATTGTTGTAAAACCATGTGTCTTGAATCCTACACAGCTTAAAAAAGGTTACATCAAAGCTTTGCGAGAAGGTCTTAATGCATCCCAAGGAAGGCTAAAAGAAGATATCAAGGAAGCGATTAAAGTTGCTGTCCCAGGAATGTTAGATGAAATACTCGGAGAAGAAAAATGAATCCAGAACACATTATTGTGCTTAAACAACTTGGAAAGATGATTCTCATGTTTTGGGGAATCATCTCTGGTATAGGATGTGTATTAGGATTCATGGCATTTGTTATTGGATCTCTAGGAGAAGACAAAGACCCGTTTTTCAGAAATAAGAAAGCCATGAACATGTGGTTCCTAAAATGTCTTATCTGGCCACTTTTGATTCTGAAAGAACTGTTTATGGCATATTGGGAATTGCCAAACAACGAATCGCAAGAGAAGTCCGATATAAGAGCGTCAGAGAACGTAGAACCGCGACCAATTCCCAAACCTAGACCCAGACCTACGTCAGAGGCAAAAGTTGTTAAACGCTCTAAAAACGTTAAGGTAATTGATCTATGAAAATCCTGGCTGGAAGTAAAGTCTTTGATGCAAGAAAAGATCCTATCGGCATGAGGATGAAACGCGAAGAAGCTATTAAGCTCATTAAAGTACTTAAGTGGGAATTGGAGAATAGAGGCGAATATATTCAAGTCTTCTATAAACATAAAGAACAAGCTCACTTTATGGAATCAATGAAAATACTCGCTGGCAAAGAAAGTATAACCAAAAGAACACCCAATGTAAAAGTTATCGATATCAGATGCAAGTAGTAAATCTCATTTTAGAAGAGTCCTCTTACACCTTCCATATAAACTCTGCGGGTTCATACTATACTGAAGATGAAGCCAAAGAAATGGAAAAGCTTGGATTCAATTTTGAGGAAACTAAATTAGGGAGTGTTGGTTCCCAAGATAATTTTCATAAACTTTGCGAAGGTGATATTAAAGAGTTCGGTTCTTTGAAAGAACTAATGGATTTTATCGATGAATGGGGGAACATTGTTATCTCCCCTCCACAAACAGTAGGTGGATTCCCCACATTAGAAATTTATGACGATTATAGAGAATAACAATGAATGTCAAATCAATTATGGTGGGATGCATAGATCATATCTATGAAGTGAGAAGTGGAGCTGATAGGACCATAAGAGTCGCAACTCGTGAAGAAGCAGAAAGAATCTGTAACGTTCTTAATTTGGAGAGAGACTTAAATAACTCTATCTATAGCTTTAGAATACATGCAGACGAAGCCTCTGTGAAAGAGGGGCATCTACTTGAAATGGATATTTCAACATGTGAAATGGTCTCTGATAGAAGATGTGCTCAAATCGAATGGCCAAATGGAGAATGGAAAAATCGTACAGAAGTTTTCTCACATTATAATATTGACACCTATATCTATCCCATCCCCAGAGCAGTCTTCGTTCAAAATGAGAACGGAGAATGGAGAAAAAGAGAATACAATGATGGCTCAGGTATGATGAGATTCTTTAAGTTGGTTCTCACTTCTATCCATGAAACAAGAGAACTCGCTCTGGAAGAGGCGATGAAAGAAAGGGTACGTGAAATACAAAGACTTGAAGCCATGCCGCCACTCGAATGTCGTATATGTAAGGCAGATTATATTAAAGATCTGGATTGTGGAATGACGATGGGACGAGAATTCAGAGTCTTCGGTGGCAATGGAGTAGAAAACATGTTCTTTTGTAGTCTTAACTGCCAAAGGACATATGACAAGCAATATAGAGAATCACTCGGGCGATGACTATTAAACCAATCATTTTAGAACAGCAAAACACACTGTACAATGTTTGGACTCATCAAAGAGGTGGAGCAATCCACTCAAGATGGACCTCAAAAGAAAGAGCGCAGAAAGTTGTTGAATTGATTACTCCTAAGTATGGTGAGACATATATTGAAGAAATTAAGATTAATCCAGACTTCGATACAAAATTGGTTAGTAAAATCAGAATGGACCTTAAAGGGAATATTCTTAATGACGAACGTGTTTGGATGACTGTAATGGGAGAAGATAGGGTCAATACACCAAAGATTGAAACAGAAGAAATCCATATTGATGACACGTTCTCTCCAGTAAGAGTTAGATATATGAATGAAGAGTGGATGTTTAGATACATCTACGCAGGATCGTTGTTCATAAGACCAATAGTCATGCAAGCAATTGACCTGGATAGAGAAATCACTCTTGCAAAATTAGAGAGCTTTAGGCAAGAACTGTTAGAAGTATTGCCATCAATTGTTAATGATATCCCATGTAGAAACTGTGGATCAAAAGAAGTTAAGGACTGGGATAGCCAAAACACTATGGGGAATTTTGTCGGAGGTAGATTCATTTGGTTCTGTTCAGACGAATGTCATGCTGAATTTGCGGAAAATAATCAAACTTTCCGTAATATGACCTCTTCAGGAAATTATGAATATGGCACCTCATCATCTTCAGAAGAATCAGAAGAAGAGTCCTCATCAGAAGAATCAGCATCAACCTCAGATGAAGAATATGAAGACCTCCCAGAATCATTGAGATGGGATGACTCAGACGATTACTAAAGGAATTTTAAAAATGATCAAAACAATCACACTTGATGAACATAATAAAATCTATAAGCTTCTTTCATCAGGAGGAAGAGTAATTCACTCAATCTGGACAAGTAAAAATTTGGCAGAAGAGAACCTGGAAAGACTTCTTATAGCTAAACCAGATGCTTATATCCTCGAAGAAGAAGCGAATAACAATCCTGTTGTTATTGCCTACAAAGTTTGGGTGAAACTTTCTGGAGAAGTTGAGGAAACCAGAGCAATTGTTTATGATCCAGAACTGGAAACAGTGGAGATGTCATACAGAGCGGCTTTAAACATCCCTTCAAACTTCCCCAAAGCCAATTACTATAAAAAAGATGGAGATTGGAAATGTAGAGCTAATGCCAGTGCTTTTTCAAAAGGATGGATTGATTGTATGATATCCTACATCCATGTCGATGCTGACAGAGCTATAGAAGAAGCTAGAGCTTTAATCCCTGCTCAGATCGAAGAACTGGAAAACCTTCCAGAACTTGAGTGTAAAAACTGTAAGGCCAATGAGTACAAAGACATAAAGAAATATGAGAGACCAGAGGCATATATTTATACTCTTGAATCACCCGACAAAGAACAATATGTCTGGTTCTGCTCTGATGAATGCTTTAGACGATATCAAGAGAAAGTGAGACGAGCTAAATCAAAGAAAAAAGATCAAGAATATCAGTCAAGATATGATAAGATCTACAATGACATTAAAAGATTTAGCAAAATGAATATCAATATTAACCACGTAGATTATTCCCCATATCTGATGAATTTCGATCAACAGTCTAGCTCTGATCAAATCAAATATGAATTGGACAGGGAGATGATGGAAACATTCAGAACAGTCATGGAAGATCTCACATGGCAAGAAATCCAAAGAGAAGAATCCGATGATTAAAATAATCACATTAGAAAGTATGAATGAGTTTATACCAGATTTCACTCAGATTGAAAAAACTCTGAAAGTTCACAACAGAACATCAATGGCATTAGAAGAATGCTTCGGAAGAAGATTCAAATATTGTATGTTGATGCCTGTTTCTGATTGGACAATATATGGGAGTGGAATTCACTGGGCTGATGCAAGATCAAGAACAGGATCGTATTATGGCAGGATCAGAGATCAAAGAAACAGGATGCAAAGACATGGGTACTTCATCTGCGACATGTCTTTTGGATCAGTTAATTATCAACAAGCATTGAGAACTTTTGTTGGTCCAATCAACAAGCGGATGAATCCAGAAGAATATAAAGATAAATATAACTTGGTAAATCTTCAAGGATGATTAAGCCAATTATATTGAGCAGTACACCAAAAAGAAGGCCAACTCAAATCGAATTGGGTGATGCCTTGGAAAACTATTTGTTCTTTCAACAATTGGTGATATCAAAGTTCAGAATCCCAAGTTCAGGATTGCCAAGAATAAAGATTTTTGAAGATGAAATCTGGTGTCATGGAAGAGAATATGTGGCATATGTAGATTCTAACTATTTATATGTCTCAACCCAAAAATATAAAATCAGGGAAGAAATGACCCAAACGCCTACTGGAGCAAGAAGAGAGAATGGGATGACTGTCGAAGGATACTCCCTGTTTGAAGTAAATTACCAGGGACTAACAACTTCATTCATCTTCAAAGTAGAAAACCGATTAACATTGAGAGTTTTTAAAGATAGATACGTCCCCTGCGATGTGAACCTAAGATAATGAAAAACACTGTTACATTACCATTTCAAGATAAACACTTTGATACTTTGGAAAAGGTCTTAGGGTTTCATGAAGATTCCCTGGATCTGATTGTCAGATGTTTTGACAAACAACTCAGACACTACATCCTTCCAAAAATAGGAAGACCATGGTGTATGAATGAGTCATTCCTCTATACAAAACAAGATCTACAAGAGGGATCGTTCCCTGTAGAATACATGATCATCCCTCAATCCTGTAGACACTTAGCTGTGTCAAATAGGTTCCCAGATGACAATCAATATGTTATGATAGATGTTGATTACAAACTATCTAACGGAAGTCATGTAAGATGTCACCTCATCCTGTCAGTTGATTTGGAAATCTCAATGACGGAGTTCTGCTACAAATATGGTCATCTGATGGCAAGAAAAAATATGGTAAGAAAATATACTCACCCTGAAGAGTTTCAAGAATCGAAAGAGGAAGAACCTTACGTAGACACTAATGAAACAGTAACTGAGTCCAATAATGATTGGATAAACATAGAGATTCCATTCTGATGGTTAAGCCAATTATATTAGAAAACCAAAATGTTGTTTACGAACTATGGGAAGGCCCCGAATATACATGTCCACATTCGGTATGGTCTCAAATACATGTGGCTGAAGAAATGTTGGAGAAATTAAAAATTTCATATCCAAATGCAGTTATTGTAAAGAAAAAAATCAACAACAGACCAGTTATTGTCGGATATGAAGTGATGATGAACTTAACTACTGGTGATGTAGTCGAAGTCGAAAGATCTGTTATTGATGAAGAAGACCATGTTTATGACAATCATACTGGATGGTTTAATCATATATACGCAAGAGCAATTTTAAGGATAATTGATGGAATATGGATGTTTAGAGGAAGACATGATCCAGATATAAAGTGGGTTCCCTATGAGATTCTAGCTGTTGCAAAAGAATACGATGAAGCGATAAGGATATCTGAGATCTATAGACAAGAAACACTTGATACACTCGACAAATTGCCCGAACTTGTATGCTACCGATGCCAATGCAAAGAAATGAAAGATGTAAACTCCAGAAAGACTGCTAGTACATTTACACATATAAAAGAAAGTCCAAGAGAAAGAATTTGGCTCTGGTTCTGCTCAGATAAATGCCACGATGAGCATGAGGAAGAACTGAAAAAAGCAGATATCATTAAACCGTTTGTCAACGAAGGTATCATGTGAAAACAGATGTCAAACAAATTACTTTAGATGGACAGTCAAGTGATGGAGTTATGGTCTACATCGTCTTTCAAGGTGATGAAATCATCTCGGTATGGGATAATAAACATGATGCTAAACAACAAGTAGAGGCATATACATGGCAGGGAAGACGAGAGGTATATTACTGCGAAAGAGTTATGAATCCTCCACATATGAGGGAACATGTCAACGGTCTCATAACACAACAACTCGCAGAGAAAGAACAAAGAAAGGTAGAACACAAAGTAGCAAGATACTTAATGGGATGGGATAAATGAAAAAAGAAAGATGTCCACATTGTAAGAAGAAAATTCCAGCTTGGTCACTTATATGTCCAAAATGCGGAAAACTAATTCCAGGTAACAGATGAAAGAAGAAGAATGGACATACGAATGGAAAGATGGCAAAAGGGTCAAGGTCAAAAAGACTAAAGGCACTTGGCAAGATGCCCCATATGAACAAACCGAATATGAAGACGGTAGCTCTGAAACAGACTTCGGAGGACCATGCGGACCAATCTATACAGATAGAAATGGTGAGCAATGATTAAAACACTCATACTCAACCAACAAGAAAGGTTGGAATGTATCTATATTGTTATGAAAGTAACACAAAGATACAACGGTCAAAGAGTTGATGAGATGTTATCCGTCTGGACAAGAAAAGAAGATGCGGAACTCTATGTAAAATCATCCCAAATAGATGTCCCAGGAATAACACTATATACTGTTATGAGATCAATCGATGAACAGGCATTGAAAAATCAATCACAAGAAATCCTCAATCAAAAAGACCTTAGAGGTATCTGCGAATACTCAAAGAAACATGGTTGTCAATACCCTCAAGATTGCTTCGAAGCAACTGATTGCTATAGATGTCAATACAATGACCAAAAAGTAGCACCAGAACTGAATACTGATTGCCAATGCGAAAGGTGTCAAGAAAGATGATTAAAACAATCATATTAAATAACCAGCCAGAAGGCAAGAATGTCAGCGTATACGTCGTTCATACAAAACATAGAGTCATAGATGGCGTATGGATGAGACGAGAAGATGCTGATAGACATGTTGCGGCAATAAATAAACTCAATCCCCAGAGACAGGCAATGTATACTCGAACTACCCTTGATTCTAATTTGTTGCTGATAGCAATAAAAGCTCAAGAAAGTTTGCAAGCTGAAGATAATATATCACAACTACCATGTGTCAACTGCGAAAGAACAGGCTCAAGATACTGCCATATTAATTGCGAACAATATCGAGAAAATATAAGGGTTTACCAAAATGATTAAACCTATCATATTAGATACAACACCTGAAGCACCTGAAACAGATGACCTTTCAAAATGGAAGGGTTTCAAGTTTATCAAAGAAACAACCCATTATACTGAAAAACTTGGTGATTCATTGTTCGATTTCAATGAAGAAGGACGCCAAATCTCTGTAAGACATTCAGATGGTAATTGGGTTATACAAGAAAGATTCGAGAATGGAACACTCGAAAGAAGAAGCGATGGATCAATTAGATTATTGCAACATCAAGATCCAAACTCTGATGCATACGGCATAGATAGACCTATTATTACAGCGATACAGAGGGACGATAGATCAAGATCACTACATAGACATCTTAGAGAAAGAATCAGAGTTGAAGAAGAAATTCGACAAGAATTTGTCGGAATAATGGAAGAAGTATAAGAATCCAATGATTAGAAAAATCATATTTGATCACCAACTGAATACAAGAGATTCAGACATATATCTCGTACAGAATATGGATACAATGAAAATTGATACAGTGTGGTCTAATGAAGAACAGGCAAAAGATTATGTAAAAGCATGCAGTCTCGCAGGATCAAAAATACCAATGGAAGTGGTAAGAAGAACATTAGATAATACACTCATATCTAAATTGATTAAAAACACATTGAAACAGACCCAATGATTAAAACAATCTTATTAGATCACCAAGAAGGAAATATCTTCATCGTACATAGAAGGTCATTCATACTCGGCGCATGGGATAAAGAAGAAAAAGCCAAAAAACACGTAGAGTATTTGAGAAAAACTAACTCAAATCCACCAGACGATTACTGGTATTCCAAAAGGATGGTCAATGACGAAGCATGGATCAAAGAAATCCATGAATGGGAAAACAATGATTAAACCTGTCGTCCTACAGCAACATGAAGAAAGAATGGTATACATAGTATATCAGCATAGAGTCGTAACAGTGGATGTAATAGAAGATGAAATCATTTATGATGTGGTCGATGTGGTCATTGGAATATGGGATACTGAAGAACTCGCAGAAGAACACCTGGAATATCTTATGTATAGATTCCCTATGCTAAAAAGATACTACCATGTTAAAGCAACACCTATCAATAGTCAAGAAAAAAGAGAAAGAATTGAACGAATACAAAGACTGAACGAAGCCTCAGAAGAGACACAATAATGATTAAACCTATCACATTAGATGGTCAGGAAGATAAGAAAGTTGTTTATGTTGTCAAATATCAAGATATCATATTAGGAATATGGGGCGAAAGAGAAGATGCCATACTTCAAGTTCGAAAAGAACGATCAACACTCACACAAGATCAAGCAGGAAAGTGCTTCTACATGAAACTAAAAACAAACGAACCTATATATGGGGGAGTAACCCCAGAAGAACTATGATTAAACATATCACATTAGATAACCAGGAAGATGGCAACTACGTCTATATCGTTAAAGATCGAAACGGTATCGAAGTCGTCTGGAATACTGAAGAAGATGCCCAAAGACATATCAGAGCTATCAACCATGTCTCAGAAAACTTCAGACCAAATTACACAAAAAGAGTTATTAACCCACAATTAATACTCAAAGGTATAGAACTCGCTGAACAAAATATGACAGCACAAGGGATGAGGGTATTAGAACTAAGAACAATGTCGCCAGAAGAAGCAAAAGTAGATGCACAAGAAAGAAAACAAGCATCAAGACTGTTAAACATACAAAGCTTCGACTCACTAACTGTATGTAGATACGCTACAGAAAATGAATGCCCACATCAAGAAGGAATAGTCTCAGGTATTCCTGGAGATGCCAACATATATAAAAACCTTACATTCGACCATGAAGGAACACCAAGTCCATGCTTTAATTGCTCAAGAGAATAATATTAACCCGTAGGGTTAATAAATTAGGTTAATAAGAGGAAAATTATGTCTACACCTACTAAATGCGATTACTGCGGACAAATGTATGGAGCATCATGGGGAGATGTCTCAGGAATGTGCAGTACATGTAAACTCTATGGCACTCCTAGAGAGATGAAAAAGAAACTCATCGAACAACAAGAAGAACTCAATAAGCTCAAAAAAGAATACAAAGAGCTTAAAGAAAAATACAATACCATCAAAGATAAACAAGGAGGTAACCTGCAAATGAGCGAAGCGAATCAGCAGAAACTAGTGGTTAGCATCTTGGATTGGTTTGACGAGACAGACGTTGAGCACATCCAAGCATGGGCGAACCTGGAAAAGTATGGATTTTGGCCAGAGGGTTTTGTCCCCGACAACATCGAGTTTCCCCAGTGCTGGCAAGTCGCGCTGGCGTGGAGGATGGCAAAGCGGTGGACAGACCACATAGCTAAACAAGGAGGTAACCCGCAAATGAGCGAAGCAAACGAAGCAAATGAAGTCAGCGTGGACCGATTGGTTAGTGAGACCAAACTAGCACATGAGGTGTTCGGATTGCGCGTCGAGTGTGCTTACGACGAAACAGGCGACTGCTGGCTAGAGGTTTTTGTGCGCGATGTCAAACTTTGCGAGGTTCGTAAGTTTGCAGACAACGGCCAAATCAAGATGTACTAAGTATACCTCATTATAATAAATGAAAGTCCATATAACGCAACAGGCATATGATTAAACCCTTAACACTAGACTGTCAAGAAAAAGGAAGCTCACAAAAAGTATACCTCATTATGGTAAATGAAAGTCCATATGCTGTGTATAATGACCGAAAAGAAGCCTCCAGAGAATACGAAAGAATTAAAAGCCTATACACTCTCCATCAGGTTAGTGGATACACATTGAACATTCGAGAAAGAAGAATCTCATTATTACAATCATATAGCCCAACTCCAGAAAGGTCATGATTAAACCAATCATATTAGATACAATGCCAAATGAAAGAGACGAAGTCGCCTATAGCGTCCTCGCAGAAACAAGCGATGGAAGAGTAAGAGTTATAAGCGTATGGTCAGAAAGACATATGGCAACAAAACAAGCTATGACACTCAACATCAGAGAACAACTTAGCCCTCGTAATAATTCAGAACGATACAATAATTCAGAACGATACTATGTTACACAAGTACCATTGGATAGTCAAAGAGTGGCTGAAGCTGTAGAAGAACTCATTAGAGTTAATGAAAGAGATATGGCTGAACAAACAGTTGTACCAAGAGATGATATCCTAGTGCTTCCAGCAGACCATCCATATTCTTCAGATCCAACTAGTCCTGTTGGTTCAACACCAACTGAACCAGTTGGTTCAACACCAACAGGACCAACTGACGACTGTATAACTTACGAAGGCGTTGTATATAGAAGAATGAGATAACCATTCGAAGAATGAGATAATCAATGATTAAAACTATTACACTAGAATGCCAAAAAACATATATCGTCAAATGCCACGAAGGAGCAGGACAAGATGCTATATCAAGCGTCTGGACAAATGAACAAGAAGCTAAAGACTACGTAGAAATGTGTAGATTCCTATACCCACATAGAGGATACTATATCGTCACATACTCAGAGGCATTGATAGAAATAAAAAGAAAAGCACTAAGAGCCGCCATAGAAATGAGAAATATGGGCATGGACCCACACACTATCAAAGAATACCTAAATAAGGATGGATATATAATTGGGTAAAAATCAACACATATGGCGTAAGAAAAGATGCAATACATGTGTCTACTGCGTCGATGAACAATGTAAGAAAGAAACTCCAACAGTACATTCAGAATCTGAAGGCGCTGTATGGCCAGGAGTTCAATTAAATAACGGAGAATATTGTCGAGCATGCTCACAATGGATAGAAAAAGACTGGCAAGATAATTGGCAAGACGATTGGTAAATAATAGTGAGGATTAACCCTACGGGTTAATAAATTAGGTTAATAAATTAGGTTAATAAAAACCAATGAGCATAAAACCAATTAAACTAGATTGTCAATATGAAGAAGACACTCCATACGTATATCTGGTTAGAACTCGTAATATGTTGACAACAGAAACTGTCATAGCATGTATATGGTCCACAAAAGAACAAGCAGAGGAATATATAGAAAACGCTAAAAAGAAACCTCAAGGATACACATACAAAATTATTCAAAGAAGATTGTACTCACAATTTGAGCATCAAAAAAACTTATGAAGAAAACAAGAACAAGAACACTTACATTAGATTGTCAACCTATGGGGCAATATAAAGCCGTATACATTGTCACAATCAATAATAAGCCCGATTCGGTCTGGGATACCCATGATGAGGCTTTGAGGGCTGTAAAGGCCATTAAAACGCTTCCTAAGCTTCATGAAGACATAGAACTAAACGTTGGTATGTATTCATTGAGTCTGAATGGGGGAGGAACAAACTATAATCCACAAGTCAGTAGATCCTATAGACAAGATATCGACACTATAGATACCGATTATGACCCAACAATCAATAATGATTGTGACCCATGTTCAGACTGCATGCAATTAGATTGCGATACATGCGATTATTACAATGAAGTTTTCTCAGATGATGTCCCCGAAACACAAGAGGAAGTACCAAACGATATTTATCCAAATAGAAATGGAGATCTGATACAAGAAAATAATCTTCAAATTGATGTTCAGAATTCTATCTCTCAGTTGGAAAATATTATTGAAGGAAGAATAAGAAGTGGAGATAATCCTAATGGTGTATACGTTATAAATGAAGAAGGAATAAGACCAATAAGACCTGGAGATGATTGGGGAGATAACCTAAGAGTATATCATCCACTGAATCGTTCACATTCAGAAGAACTGAATCGTTCACATTCAGATCATTCAGATCATTCAGATCATTCAGATGAATCGAATACTAATGCCAGTACTGCGAACGTTAGTCAGCCTCAATATCGATGTACTTGGGTAGGACCACCTCAATATCGATGTACTTGGGGAGGACCCTGCCCACATGGGAATGAGATATCATGCACTGAATGTCAGTACAATGAGATTTCTAACTGATTTCCATAAGCTGACCTATCTTGGGGGGAGACCAAGATTGACCTATCTTGGGGGAGACCTGGACTGAACTCAGTCCTACCAAGATTGACCAAAATCAGCCAGTTCAGACCATTTTAGACCAGTTTTTGCACTAAAACCCCCCTTTGGTATCGATCCTCTTGTATGTGAGTTTTTCCTTCAAAATTTCTCACATACCCTAAAAGATACATATGCACGGAATGTGGATTCGTAACTTTTCTCTATAGGGAAAAATAACATCACAGGCAATAAAACGTTCTTTTTAACACGCACGGAATGTCTGACACTTTAGTAATTTTTACTAATCTTAAACCGTATTTTTCACCAATTCATGAAATTTAAATGTGATGACGCGAACCATATTCGGGGATGTTAAGGCAATATCTCGGGGTGAATTTCTTGCCTAGAATTATGCACTGAATCGAGTTCCAGGCAATAAACTGCCTATCTAGTTTTTTGCACTAATTTTTGAAGATTTTTTCAAAATACCTTAAAATAGCCCCCAAATCCATCCACGGAATCATCTATGTAGACATTAGTAATTTTTACTAATTTGTGATAATTTAGTAATTTTTACTAATTTGATAAATACTATGCACTGAATGGATCTACGAATGTAGAATAATTCTTGATTTGAATGTTGACATATGGTATTTATGGGGTAAAATAATAGAGTAACAAGCAGGTATCTTCATTGTGTCTTTTGAACAATATATTGTTCGAAATGCTTGTAAAGAAGCTGTTGTGCTTTAGCGTAAAGCTTACAGAGGAGAATAGACCAATGAACGTGACATTTTATGATTTGATGGGCAATTTCGAGTATGGGGATTTAGAGGCTCCCTTTACGAAATTGTATGGTAACGATTACACGAAGAATTCCGTAAAGCTTGAGAGTGTATTTGAAGCTTTAAAGGATGAAGATGAAGAGGTAAAAGAATGGTTAAATTCTGCTATCAATCCATCTATGTTTGTACGTTATTCTAATGCCGAAATAATCTGTCATTTTCTGTGGGAAATTACTTCTTTAAGGTATAATAGAATAGAGGTCTCAAAGGGCCTTGAGAATGAGGAAAATCGCACAATTGAGTCTTTGATGGAAGAGCTTCAGGATATTGAAGAAGACAGGGAAAGTCAGGACTTATTGAAAGAGATCCTCAAATATGAGATCGAGTCAACTTCGAGTGAAGATGATCGATAAAGACTAAATAACTAAAAACCGTTGCAACAAAGGAGAAAAACCATGAAAGCAACAATCGTAGGAAACCAGACAGTAGAGCAGGTCCACACTGTCGCCAAACAAATGGGCCAAACCGTCGTTCTTGAAGATGTCCACCCCTCAGACGTGGAAACATTGATGAAGAAAGCAGGTAACAAAATCGCCTCAGTTCATTTCACAAAGCGTAGTGATAAGAGTCTGAGAAAGATGTGTTATCGCTTACATGTAACCAATCCTTCTTCTGCCAGCCGTCCTAAGGGATCGAGTCAATCCAGAAAGGCCATCAACAAGAAGAACAATCAAATGACTGTGTTTGATGTTAACAAAGTTTGCAAAGATCGCAGTGGTGAGTATAAATTGGACGAAAATGGTAACAGGATGAGAGGAGCCTGGAGAACAGTTCCTCTTGAGAATGTCACCAGGGTATGCGTTGATGGAGTTACTTACGAAATTAAGTAATTTCACATACATTCTAAACAATTCAAATGGCTTGGGATTTTGTTCCTGAGCCATTTTTTTTATATACGTAGTATATAAACAGCCCATCATGGTCTTCAGCAAACCTTTTAGCCTGGTCTCCAGCAGACCTTTTAAAAAGAGTACTTCTGTTTTAATTCTGTAGTACTCTTTTTGAAAGAAGCCTGGTGTGGGCGGCTGTCGAACCAGGCGATTCAGGCAATGAACTCGATCCAGGACCTGGCGGCTGATACTCCTATTTTCAAAAAGAGTACTCCTGTTTCTATTCTGTAGTACTCTTTTTAAAAAGTAAAAAAGTAAACTATAAAAAGCCCCGAAGGGGTCTTTTAATAGTTTAACCGCTTATAATAATTTGAGACCGTAAAAATAGAAACTCGAATTATTTTTGCTAAATGGGTTTGACAGCCTGGTATTGGGATGCTATGTTGTTGCTGTTGAGATCGCAAACCCTAAACAGAGGATTTAGTATGGCGACCGGATCAGTACCCACAAACGTTTTAACCTCAATTGAAGCCTATGGCAAGACTCAGGGGATGTCTTTGCTTTATAGCTTCGCCAAACTCCTGGATCAAGACATTTCCGTTCTTGACGGATTGCTTCGCGCAGGCAATACCAAAATCCCTAATACCACAGCTATATTTAATATGTCTAGCGCTACTGACTGTCCTTCTCGGCTTCGAGGCATTTGTAAGGCTGTTATCGATGGCAAGAACATTTGTTATGCCAAGAAGTCCGAACGGGAGTATCGGCCCAATGTTCTTCCTTTCCGCCGCCGCCAAACTGGCTACTGGCTGACAATCACCCCAGAGAAATTCGTTTCTCATTTCCTGATCATTAATGCAACCAAACGGGATAAGTTTGACAAAATTCGTTTGAATGAAGCTGGGGATTTTCATTCCCAGGCATGTGTTGACAAAGCTGAGAAAATTGCTCGGCTGTTAAAGAAGTTTGACATTACGGTATACTGTTACACTTCTCGTCATGATCTGGAATTCAAGAATGTTCGGACCCTGGTTGTCAATGGTTCAAATTTCCAAAAGGCTGGGGTTATCAATGAATTCAAAATGGTTCCCAAAGGTGAGAAGCCCCCCAAGGGTTACAAAGAATGTCCTATGAATTGCAAAAAATGTGACCGCTGTTCCAAGCGGGGAAGCAAGACCTGGGTTCCCCAACATTAAGGAGAGTTATTATGTCTGATAATTCCAAGGAAGTTGTTTTCAATGGTTACAAGATCACTCATGAAAGACCTGATAGCTCTCCCAAGGAAGAGTTGACCATTGAGCTTGATAAAGGCTACAAGGTCGAGATTGATATTTGGGACAACGGAGAGGTAGCTGTTTACTTTTCGGATGATGATGGTTGGATTGACAAACTGAACGGAACGGTAGAATAAAGGGGAGTTGTTATGTCTCAGATGACAATTACGGATCTTGGAGGTCGTCCAATTTCTCACCAGAAAATTGGACCTCATGATTATTTTTATCTGGACCTTGCGTCTGGTCAAGTACAGATTAAGTTAGACGATGAAGGCGTAGTCGTTGACATTCTTGATGAACGACGGAATGAAGTTGTTGCAACGACCTGTTGTCTTTATGAAGATATGAAAGCAATTCAGGAAGATGAATTTGAATGTGCTGGTTGCGACAAGATTTGTAACATTGGGGATGATTCAGTCACAATCATTTCTCAGGATGATGAATCAGATCGTTACTGTTTGACTTGTGCATTAAAGATTCTGACGAACAAAGAAACCAAGATCATTGAAGTAAAGGAGATTGAAAAATGACATTGACCCCAGCCTATAACCGAGATTACACTTCTGCCAAGAAAGTCAAGGAAGACTTTGAGGCCGACAAGGATTTCATTGTTGCGGATTTCTTTTCCAAATGGGATGGGAAGCCTTGCAACAAGTCGGACCTGAAGAATGCTGGAGTGACTAGCGTTCAGATTCGTTACAAAAAGTTAACCCAAGTAACAGTTGTAAAGGTGAAGTAAATGAATTTCCGAGTTAGAGTTAGTCGAATCGAAGCCAAGACCATCATTGTCGATGTTGAAGCTGATAGTGATGAGGATGCTCGATCAAAGGCAGAGTTCAAAGCGGCCAATACAAATTTCTCAGACGTAAAGGCTGATGATGTCCAGTATACCACTGAGATCGAGCATCGATATAATAAACATATCGATTTGTTCTTTGATATGGTTCGGGATTGTGAAGCTATCATTGCCGATGGTATGTCTTTGTTTGTTGATGTTACTGAGGGGGAGATCATTCGAGATGATTTGGTCATTTCCTCTTGTGACGAAGAGTTTGAGATCTGCAAGTTTGATATTCAGGATCTCAAGATCTTTCCCAACTATATTCAGATTAACATGAATGATGGTAAGGTTCATGATGTTGAATTGCTCTGGAAACGGGATATGGTTGAGGAGTTCAAGCATTTGAATCCCGAAGATCCTGAAGAGGATCAGTAGTACTCTTTTTGAAAGGACTAGGAGGCGGCGATGAATCAGGTAAAACATGGTAGCCCTTATGATAGAGGAAGAGCAGACGCTTATTATAGAAGGGGCCAGAAACCTCATTGGTATCCAGAAGGCACCTATCATGGTCTGCGGATTGGTGAAGAAGAAATGACAGAAGAAGAAATTGCTGAGTACCGTCAAGGCTATGAAGATGCGATGGAATTTGGCGATCATAAGGAGTGGGAATGATCAGATTCATCATTATGTTAATCTACCTGATACCAGCTTTGCCTGGACTTGCTAAGCAAGCTGAGTATGAGGACAAAAGAGAACGAGGAGAGATCGGATGAATTTCATGCTTAACATTTTCTTTCCTGTAGTTATCATGATATTGATTACTTTCATCATCGTGATGCTCTTCATATCCTTTTTTGCTTTAACACTCTCGATACTTGAGATTGGTAGCCTGAGTGATTTGCGGAAATTCTGGAAAGAACTGAGAGAAGGAAAGAAAGATGACTCCACAACAAATTAATGATCAGTTGGACAAGATGTTGGAAGAGGCTGATGGTGATATTTATATGCAGACAACTGCTTATGATGTTGCAGAAGCTTTGGCCAGCTTCTATATGTCAGTTGAATCTGAGACCATTGCACAGGAGCAAGAAGGTTTTCATGTTCCTTCAGAGTGTTTGGATTTGGCGATGAAGTCCTGGGAAGGTTTGACCAAGCGGTTAGAGACTGAGACTCGTGGTCTTCGTTATAAGTTGCATGATCAAATGTTCAAGGACCAGGGTGGTGAAGAATATCTGTTGAACAAACTACAACAAGATGCAGGAGGTATCATATGAAAAGACATCGCAAGAAGCAGGACCCTTACACTCGTGACAAGCGTCGGAAGTTCAAGGCTCAGAAGGCAGGCCGCAAGAAGTATAATAATCGCGACATACTCCAGGAGGATTGAGATTCCTTAGGGGATTGACATCCTTCAATTATGCGATATAATAAAGGGAGAGACAGGAACATTCAATGAAAGAACAAAAATGCCAAGACCAATTGACCTTAACACATATTTTACGTGTCGTCATTGTCGGAAACGTTATAACCTGAAACGAGCGGCAGAGGAAGCCTACCATCGAAAGACTCGAATTGTCAAATGTCCACATTGTCATAAGAGAGTAGCTACGATGTAACCATCCACTGAATGGGTCTGCGAATGCAAGCACATTCTTAACCTGAATTGGTGCAGGCTATGCAAACTATGCACTGAATGCCTGGGGGCATATGTGAATGAGAAAGTAAAACAATTATTTGAGGACATGAAAGATGTCATTTTAGCTTTGAAACAACCTGAGATGAAAACAAACCAGGAGTTTCTGAATAAATGGTTCAAGAAGTCTTCGGATGTTAGAGACAGGATTAAAGAATTGAATCTTGAAGAGTGGCATGCTCTTGGGGATTTATATGGTCCTTGGTTTCAGGAACAAAAAGAGAAATACTTAGATGAAAATCCAGATCCTTTCTGATCAACATATTGAGTTTAAGAAGAACTACGGTTATGTTATTAACCGAATGATTCCAAGGGCTGATGTTCTGGTAATTGCAGGAGACTTCTGTAATCATACTCCGATGAGGGAGAAGTTCATTCAAGAACATTTATTGCCGAAGTGGAAACATATTGTAATGATTCCTGGTAATCATGATCTTTGGGAAGACTCATGGGATCATCCGAGTTTTGGTTCTCATCGTCAAGTGTTTGAGAAGAATGGGAACAAATGTTATTATGTCAACAACCAAATTGTTGAGATCGAAGATGTTTCTTTCATATGTTCAACATTATGGACACATATAGGGGCAGTCAATTCCTTTTCGATTAAGAACTCGATGGGGGATTATCATATGATCGATGGTTTGACTGTTGATAAGATTAATGAGTATCATTTGTTGAATCGTGGTTTTTTGAATGAGTCGATGTACAAGTTGGTCAATGTTAAGACCAAGAGGATAATTGTAACTCATCATCTTCCATCATTCAATTTGATTTCTTCCAATTGGCGTAATCATACGTTAAATGAGGCGTTCGCGGCTGACATGGATACGTTCATCATGATGCATGGTGATGATGTGTCGTTATGGATACATGGACACAGTCATGATTTCGTAGATAGATATTTAGGCGATATACGTTTTGTACGTAATCCGATGGGTTATCCAAGCGAAAGAATGGGGGATATGGATTTCGTTATTGGGATTTAGTTGTATAATATAGTTGCTTATCTCGTACATATAGGCATATGGGCCTCTACCTTAATTGGTAGGGGTCTTTTTTGTTGTTCAGGTCCGATCAGGGTCTGCTGGTGTGGCGGCTGGGGTCCTGATTTTCAAAAAGAGTACTACAGAATAAAAACAGTAGTACTCTTTTTAGAAGATGGCGGCGGCTCCTGGATCGACAGCGGGTTATTATTTTTTGTAAATGGCCTTGACTTAATGTTAATGGGGGTTATGTTGATTAGTAAAGATACTGGAGCATAACAATGGAAGAACCGACATTCATAGGAACGATGGCCTGGGCGACAGCAGTTTGCCTTCTTTTCATACCACCGTTGATAGTGATGTTGATACTTAAGGCGGCTCATCCTATGATGGAATACCGTCGATCTGTTTCTTTCTTCTTTGGTTGGATTCCAGGGAACCTGATTGCTGTTGGATATCTTTGGTACACTCATTTGGGTATCATTGATGCGTTTTTTGTTTTGTTTTTTATTGAGATAGTCCAGGTCTCTTTCATTATGATTATGGCTAGGGCTTTCATTAAGATGTGTGGAGAAGTAGCATTCGATCCGAAAACATAAGGAGATAGACATGAAAACAGTCGAAGTCACGAAAAAAGAATTCCAGGAAATGGGAGGCTTCAACAACTATGCCGAGGCCAGCAACCTTCTGAATGTTCTTCAGGACAAAGGAATGGTCAAAGAAGTTGGTCAGAAGCGTCGAGCAGATGGTAAGGGGAAACCTTCAACCATCTATGAGGTTCCCCAGGAAGTCACTCTGACTCTGTTCTCGGATGTCAAACAGATCCAGGCTGAGACCGAGGAAGCGTAAATTTTTGGGATTGGTCCTGCTGAAAGTCCACGTAAAAGGTAAGCGGGATAACTGGAACTTGAAAGTGGATTCAAGGTGTGCATTTGCCAAAAGATGTCAATCCCATCTTTTTGGGAGTCAGCCAAGGAGATGTCCTTCGGACAAGCTTTTAATTCGTTTGATGGCAAGCTTACGGGTTACTTGGTTATCCGCCTCTTGAACGAAGTTCAGGAACTTTGGCTGGCTCCCATTTCTAACGGAGAAAGGAAATGAAAGGCTCAATGAACTATTCAATGTTCTGTTTAGCAGAACTCCTTCGAATCAAATATCCTGATTTGGAAACAGATCTGTTATGGGATTTGGTTCAGAAACACTACGTTTGGTTTCGAGAGTCAGAGTATGACAATCCGAATCAATCAGAATATGATTGCATGGAAGCCTATGTAATGTCACTCAAAGGTGAACCGAATGTCTGAAGAAAAGAAAACATTTCCAAAATGGTTTCTTCCGACTGTATATCCTTTATGCGCACTTCTTGGAATTGCGATTGGGATGTTGATCTCGGCTTATATTCCACAATCGAAGCCTCAGTATCATCAACCTAGAGCGGTGTACATTCCTTTGCTTCCGTCGCCCAAAACAATTTCACATTTGTCAGATGATAGGCGCAAGGCATTTGACAAAGAGTTGATCATCCTTTGTCGTCGTAGATATCGGGAACGTTTGATGGAGTCAACATTTGATGCTCTTCCTGAGAATCCAACGAACAAACAGATTGCTGATGCACTTGCAGAAGCATTGAAGTTCATTGCGGAGTATGAGGAATAATTTTATGGCTAGGTGGCGGAATTGGTATACGCAGTTGACTTAAAATCAACCGCCCTTTGGGATTGGGGGTTCGAGTCCCCCCCTAGCTACCAAATAGGAGAAAGGCGATGAAATTTGAAACCGAAGCACATGTCGAGTACAATCAAGAGGAGTGTCCTGACGTTCTTGAAAGATATAACGCAACCCTTCTGTTGCTTTGTTCTCCTTCGATAACTGAAGAGGCTCACGTGGAGCTTGACAAATTTGATGAGTGGTTGGCGAAACAACCTGTCGGAAAGAAATTTAAGATCACAATCGAAGAGGTCGAGTAAAATTTAACGGGCTGGTAGCTCATAGGAGAGCATCGTTAGACAGAAGGATAAAGTAGTCTGTTAGTAGGAACTGATACGCGGTTAGTTCCAAAAGTCAAATGAAACATCTGGAGTCACTCAAAGTGATATGTACTGTTGAGGCTAGACAGGAAAGCGGAGAGTAGTATACGAAGGGACGTTGGTTCGAATCCAACCCAGCCTGCCAATTTAACAGGAGAAAGAAAATGTTATTAACTGATTGGAATAATCCAGATCCGATGTACTTCTATTTGAGGGGATTGGTCTGGGGCTATATTTTCTCAACCATGACAATGATTATCATTTATATGTTCTTGTCATGGGTTCGTAAAAGGAAAAATGTTTCAAGGGAGGAAACCGAATGACATGCACGGAATGTATAATGAGTATGTCATTTAGGGGGTACAGTAATGCACAAGCATTGTACGCGAGTAGGCGATTTAACAAAAGCAGAGATCGATGTTATTAAAAGTCATCTCGAAAAACATAAGTGGTATCGAGGCATTCAAAATGATGAAGAAGCCTTGATGAGTTTCAATGAAGAGTTCGGACCAATCTTAAGAGATATGTACTGTCGTTACGGTTGTCCAGATCGAGAAGATTGTGAAGTAATGCTAAAAGGAAGAAAGAAAAATGAATGATGAAGCTAACAACTATGAAGATCTTCGATCAATGGAACTTCATGAAGTTCGAACAGTCTCTGATAGAACAAGCGTTATGCGAGTTCCCAATGGTTTGATCTATCGTATTGCAAGTGGGGGGAATGTCACAGCTACTTTTGTTAGCTTCACTTTTGAAGAAGATTTCGAGAAACAAGAGAAGTGGAGAATTGAAAGGAACAAGGTGAGAAGACCCCTTGGATCTTACTCTCCATCTTAAGAAATTGCAAAGGGCCATTAGCTCAGTTGGTCAGAGCATTCGACTCATAATCGACAGGTCGTAGGTTCAAGTCCTACATGGCCCACCAATTAAAGGAGATAATGATGGGATTTTTTAAACGATTATTCAAAAGAAAACCAGTTGAAGTACCACAGCAAGATGAAGGCGAAGAATTCAAGATAGAGAAACCCAAGGTTATCAATCTCGAAGAAGCCAAGAAACTTTCTGGTTGGAAGAAGTATAAATGCACAGCATTGACTCAAGAAGAGTATATTGTTGAAGCAAGACAATTTACTGTCGATGATCCTGTGGTAGATCTGGGAACCGCAAGAACTGAAATAAATTCTGTAGTTCTGATTGACAAAGAGGGTTTAGCGACTATATTTGATCCAGAGACATTTAAAGGAACATACAAAGAGATTTGACAAATGATTTTCTGGAAGGAATTTTCATTAAACCAACGAGTACTAATTGCACTCTTCTGGGGTTTATTCCTTTTGTGGATCTGGGGAGGTAATGAAGATGCTACAGGTCTTATCTTCATTTTTGGAATGATGAGTTGGTGTTTTATATTCTTAAAAGAAATTGTAACAGGAAGATTTTTACCATGAAATCGTACTTCCCAATCTTCATTCAATTCGAGAATAGCACTCGAACTCTGTTGATCAAAACTCCTGAAGACATCCCAAGCGACAAATGGTTCAAGGTTCTCAAGGTTCGAGTCGGAACCGATGAGGAAAAGGAGATCGAAACTCGCAATACTAAGGCCCCAGTTGCAGATATGTTAGGGAAATAAACCATCTCCTCGTGTTTATTCCCTGGCCCCTACTTCGGTAGGGGCTTTTTTTGTGCCCTGATGGGTAGCCTGGTGTGCCCTATCTCTTCTAAAAAGAGTACTACAGAATTAAAACAGTAGTACTCTTTTTGAAAGGCGAGCCGCTGTCCAGGAAAGGTCCAGGCAAAAGAAAACCCCCTACCGATTGCTCAGTAGGGGGCGACTAAGGAGGAGAGAGATTAAAGACCCATGCGTTTCCGACATTCAGGACCGATACCGACTTCAATGGATTCAGGATCTGTCAACAGTTTGGCGCATCGACAACAGCGACCAGCATGTTTGATCGCATACCCTTCAGGAAGTTTGGTGGTTCCATTGATGATTTGCATGGCCCAACAGAAGACGCGAATGCTACGACATTCTTTCGTAAATCGAGAGTTCTTAGTAAGGATGAGCCGCAGATCCTTTTGACGAAGGAGACCCATATACGTATAGTTGGAGAGATTATCAGGTCCAGTCAGAACCTTAGCGAAGTAGACCTTAGCATTAGGGTTGTTGCGGTCTGGCTTACCATCGATTCGAAAAGTCAAATGCTCTCCTTTATTATTGTTGATGGTAAAGATTGCTTTCCCTGCCAGGATGAATGTTTTGTTAACCATGAGATGCTCCTTTGGTTTAGGTATACTATGGCATGTCTTCACAGCATTGCAAGTCCTTTTGAATTATTTTTTCTAAATGCATTTGACATCATGTATTGGTATGCTATGTTGAGGTATAAACAAAAAGCGGAGACAGAGAATGAAACGAGATTTGGATACAATCAAGGATGAAGCTAGAGACGCTATCCGAGTAGAACTGGCTGAGAATGTAAGCCCTCAATGCGTTGAACGAATCCTTGACATTGTTGAGTCTGCCTGCAATGAGATCGCTGAGAAAGATCTGACGGACTGTTGCGATCATGGGGTTCATCTGGGTTTATTTTGTCATGCTTGCAACGCATCATTTCTTAAATCAATTGAGGACAAAAATGAAAAGGGTTGAGAACATTCAGGGTAAGCATACGGAGATGGAAGTCATCGAATGCGATTGTGGTTTCCAGACAGGTATCAATGCAGGCCATTTGTTGAATAAAGGTCCAGTTGTTTTTGTTTGCGCAGGTTGCCAGAAGAAGATCAATACCGCCGATGTCATTCCTGTTCATGGGGAGAAGATCTACTTGTCCAAAGAGGATGTCATTGATGAGATTACGGATGCGGTTCATTGGCTTAGCGACAATGCGCGTTTTGAAATCTTCAAGCAAATTGTGAATAAGAATGCTGTTCTCATGGGGAACGGCGACATCGAGATCGAACGATAGGAGATAGAACAATGGCCTTGGAATTGGAAATTACAACCAAGAAGAAAGTCGAAGATCAGTTCCTGCATGACATTGGATGCATCGCCTTGGAAGGTGGAATTGGTTACTGGTCTCAGATCGAAGGACTCAAATGGGAAGGGAAAAAGTTTGGGACGTTACACATCCTTACCGACTGGGGAGAGATTGATCCCGATGAAGACACTCATGAGTTGACCCTCGAACTGATCGGCAAGGGCCTCAAAGCAATCCTGGAATCTGATGAGATTGTACACCCTGATTACCAGAAGGATATTCTGAAAGCAGTGCATGAAGGGAATGCAGGGTATATTGATGCAGGCTTGGCAGATGTCATTGTCCAAGCGGGTTGTTTCGGAGAAATCGTTTATTGCGGTTAGGAGTTGACCAATGCAAGACAAAATCACAGTTTATCGACCTGGAGAACGCGAAGCCTGGGAAGGGTTGGGATACATTGGAGAAATGATTCTGACCCCCATTATGGTGCATTGGCAGACGATTGTTGTCGTCTACATTGTCGTTGCATCAATCTGTTTCATTGTCATGATGCTCAAAACAATTGCTGAGAATGACTTGACTTATGTCAAGAACAATGGTATTGGAGAACAGTTGGGCTATTCGGCTTTTTGGTTTTTCTTTGCCCTTGTTCATGTCTTCAAATTCATTGGCATAATCCTGGGTGGAAAACGAGGACGGTATTGAGGTAATGCGCTCGTAGCTCAGTTGGATGGAGCAACGGACTTCTAATCCGTAGGTCACAGGTTCGAATCCTGTCGGGCGTACCAATATTATGGAGGAAAACAATGACAGATGAATCAGTAGACGAGATCAAGAAATTGGTAAAGGATTACAAGGAAGGCAAACTGTCTCCTAATACCTTCACTCATTGGCTCTGCGTCTGGCTCAAAAAAGTGTTGAATGAAAAATGAGCAAGTGGATACCAATAGCTGATATCGGAAGACTTACCAAAGTCAAAATGAATACTGTTCGTATGCATGTTCGAACAGGACATTGTCCTTCCAAACGAAAGAATGGAAGAGTTTATATTCCTGAGGAATGGGCGAAGAAGTATATCACTATTGCATATGACAAACTCAAACTGAGAACGATTGCTGAGTTGGCAGAAGAATGTGGAAAAGATCGTTGCAACTTTCTTCCCTCTCGCAACAAACATTTGATGACAGATATTGTCATTAAGATTGGTCGGAATCACTATCTGAAACAAGAAGACTTCGATAGGATTGTGTGGATCAATCATAATACAGTTACAACTACTGAAGCAGGGAAACAATTTGAGAGAACTGGAACTTGTATCTATGGATGGACCAAAAGAGGTTTGCCATATTACAAGTATGGGAAAGACAGAAGGGTTGCTATCTGTCAGATCAAAATGTTTCTTTATGCTGAGAGATGCAGGAACCTTGGAATTGATCCAACTGATTTGGTTGCATTCAGATTCAACATCGATGATGACTGGAAGAAGTATGTGACAATAGAACAATAACCGAACGAAGCAACGAGCCATACCGAAGAACCCCTGGTAGAAATGCCAGGGGTTTTTTGTTTTCAGGCCCCGCCGCCTGCCGCCGGGTGCCAGCTACTTCTAAAAAGAGTACTACTGAATAAAAACAGTAGTACTCTTTTTGAAAGATGAGCCGCTGTCCAGGAGCTGTTCAGGAGATTTTGATCGATGTCTGAATTATTTTTTGTAAATGGGCTTGACATATATTTAACATATGCTAAGGTGACTATATAAACAAGGGAGCAGTACCATGGTTCGAACAGTCTACATCGTCGCATTGAATGGAACTTACCTTACTAATAAGACGAACGTTACTCGTCTTTGGGAGGTCATTGAACGGGAACTGGGAACAGACCTTTACCTTTCCTATCAGAAGGAATCAGGGGATGAGGCATATACCACCATTCCTGCTCGGAAACATAAGATCAAGACGATCTGTCAAACAGCTTATCGTCATCGGATCTACATTCATCAACATGAATATCAAACTGACTACAATCGGGATGACCTGGAAAAACACATTTCAATCTTTCAAGACTTGTTGGGAGGACGGGACTAATGCCTGAAGCAACAATCACCATCGAACATGAAATGGATCTGATCAACGACGAATCGGCTTGCGATACGTATGAAGTTACTTTTGACTTCTATGCGCATTACACTCCTGCTCGTCTTTCAGGGAATCCTGATAATTGGACTCCTGCCGATTTCGACTCGGATTTCTCTATCATTGAAATTCTGGAGAATGGTGATACCATTGTCAAATTCGAAGACTTGTTGGGAGAGGTCAAAGAAAAGATGATGAATGAAATCAATTGTTGGATCGAAGAGAATGGGGAAGAGGCCCAGGAGGAATACGATTTCTCTCCCCCAGACGATTATGACGATTATGACGATTATGATGATTATGATGACTACTATGTCCCCAACAACTATGATCCATATGGAGGTCCGTAAAATGAAACGAGGTTCATTCGTCAAATCACTGCTTGGATTGCCAGTCATTGCATCCATGCCTATCCCTGTCAAAGGGGAAGAAGTAAATCTTAATCCATCTCTTCTTGTTCTCACTGTTGGTAACAAAGAGGAGCCAGCAACAAAGAATGATATGCAAAAGGTTGCTGAAACAGTGAACTATTTGTTTGAGGGTATTCCCGATGTTCTTATTCTGGTCGTTCCTCATTTGGTTCAGGTTGAGAAGTTTTCAATGCCAGAATTGAAAAAGTTGATCAAAAGTCAACCAAAGGACTTGACAACGTCCTAGAAGAGGTTATTTTAGCCTCATAACAAATCAAAGGGAATCAAGATTATGGCCAACGTAGTTACTTCTGATCATCATGCCTTCGCAAAAGACAATTTCAACAAAGGTCTTCGGACCAAGGAAGTTCGGGAAGACTTGATGTCAAAGTATCCTGGGTTGTCCAAATCGCAGGCGAATGATGCCTGCACTACGGCTCGTAAGCAGTTAAAGATGTACAAGTCTAAAGGGAAAGAGGAGAAGCGTCGAGCGCGGGAAGAAGCAAAGCAACAGTCCAAAAGAAAGACTGAAGTCAAACAAAACTAAATACATAGGAGCAAGAATATGAACGAAACAATGACAGTCTACGAGAATGGGTTTTGGGTTGAGAAGAAGAAAGAACAGATGATCGTTCCTGTTCTGACTCGAATTACCCCCGAAATGGCAGAGGAATTCCTCTCCAAGAACAATCGGAACCGCCGACTCAATCGGAACTCCTTGACGAAGTTGAAGAACGACATCAAGATGGGCCGTTGGAAGACCAACTCCAATGGAATTGGTTTTTATTCTAGCGGAGATCTGGCTGATGGTCAGACTCGTTTGACTGCAATCAAAGAGACGGGTATTCCTGTCACTGCTGTCGTTGTCTGGAACATTGACGAGGATGCCGTTGCATCCATCGACGTTGGTCAGACTCGTAATGCCAATCAGTTGGCGAAGATGGCCTGCGGAGATGATGTTCCCAAGAACGCCATGCAGGTTGTCGGTTTCTACCTTCAGATGCACAACATTCGGGGTAAGACCTCGGCGTATCAGAAGCTCGACCTTCTTGAGGCAACTCAGGAACATGTCGCCTTCATTTTGGAAGCATATACGGAGTCCGCAGGAGGACGCAAGATTCCTTCGGGTATCGCTGTTTCCTATGTCCAAGCGGCTCTGTATGCGGCTCGTTGCTCAGGGGCAGTCTCTGACAATGACCTCCTGGGTTTCATCAAGGTTCTTGTTTCGGGAATCTCTCGGTCCCAGAAGGACATCATCGTTGTCAAGTTCCGCGATCAAATCCTGGCAAATCGCAAGGTATCTGTCGGAGGGGTTTCTCGTATCGAGTATTTCTTGCGGACTCAGAAAGCTCTCAAGAACTACATCGAAAACAACCAGAAGGCGTATACCAAAACTAGCAACATGATCTGGCAGGTTCCGAAACGTCTCTTGCCCAAGATCATGAAGTAGGGAGGTTGATTATGTATCAACTATTCGCCATTCCACTCATCATCGCGCTTTGCGCAATCATCCTGGGGGCTGTACTTCATGTAGTACGCCTCCATAAAAGGATCAAAGAACTGGAAAAGAATTCCGATGGCTGAGAAACTCATGGCTGAGAAATTCAAACCAGAATTGCAACTGCAATGTACCAATGACGAATGCGATTCCAACAATGGGTCCAACCCAATGTTTACAGTCGAGTTGACAGTTGATGAACATGGAGATGCTATTGATAGCTCCAAGAACATCGCTGGCAAGTATCATAGTTGTTGTCATTGCGATTCAGTTGCAAGATGGGTAGAACCATCCACGGAATGCATGCACTGAATGCCTGAGCGCATCCACTGAATGCGCGTCCTTGAATGCCTGCCTACGCAGGCCCCTGCGATCTCAACCTTGGCAGGGTCGTTAAAGCCTCTATCCTTAATTGGGTAGGGGCTTTCCTTTTTTCCCCAATGAGTTCATAGCCCTGGCGGACCAGCCGCCGGTGCCAGCTACTTCTAAAAAGAGTACTACTGAATAAAAACAGAAGTACTCTTTTCAGAAATGCTTCCAGGAAGGCAGACACCTGGGAAGTTATTTTACTAAGTCAACTTGAAATACATACATATGATGTTATGGTATATAAAGAACAAAAGGAGAGGATCATGAAACTCAAAGTCTATCATGCAGTTCAACCGAACTTCAATGTCAATGCTCCTCATATCTATTTCAACGATTTGAATTTCTGTCAAGTTGCTGAAGTCGAAGTCAAAGCATTTGAAGAAGTCTTTCGAGTTACCAATCATATTGAAGACTCTTGGACAAAGAATCCAGAAGTCACAGTTCTCATGGGAGTTGATCATCGTTCGACATCAGTTGGAGATGTTGTTGTTGATGAAGATGGTAAACACTATCGCTGTGAGTTTGTTGGTTGGAATGAGTTCGATCCAAATAATCAGGTATTAGAGAAGAAATTATGAAAAAGAATACTCTCAGAGATTTCCTCACCAAAATTCTAACGGCCTCTAATCTCACTCAAGAGATTAGATCAGAAGCGTTACAGCTTCGAGATACTCTCGATGAACTGGTCAAGAAACAAAAGAATGTCACTGTCGTTGACTTTGACATTGCGCATACCGTAGAGTATGATGGTAACACATACGCATGGGACGCAGTCGAGCAGTGTTATGATGAGGCGCGTGGGAACAAACAGTACGCAGGTAAGATCGCCTTCATCAAAGAACTTCGTAATCGATTTCGTATCGGATTGAAAGAGGCCAAAGAATTTTCTGATTATCTTGGTACTTCTCACAATTATCTGTATCAGATCGGAAACCACTGGTAATTTTTACTAATTAGTGTAATTTTAGTAATTTTTACTAAAGTCCCCACCTGTTTTAGATCCCAAGTACTTTGTATCGCAAAGTATCCTGGTGCCTTTTCCCCTTCTAAAAACAATACTACTGAATCAGAACAGTAGTACTCTTTTTGAAAAGTGGTTTTCAGGGTCTCCAGAAGCCACCGTCCCAGGTCTTCCAGGTCTTCGAATTCGACTCACATATCGCCAGTATATTATAAGGTATATAGGGAAATGGGTGCCTGAAATGAGAAAGTTCAACTTTTTTTGAGAACCGCACTTGACAAGTACCGTTTCGAGTGCCATAGTAGTCGCATGATAACAAAGAACCTGCACAACCGAGAACAAAATGGAGGATCGAAAAAAGCTGACAAAATCTCGAAATTGCACTTGACAACATCGAAAGACATGCTAACGTAACTGGTAGATCGAGGACAATCCTCAAAGCCAACTCAAACAAAGGAGCATTTCAAAATGCCCAAGTTCCAGAAAATCCAGAATCCCTATCCGCGCCAAGGTTCAAACTACAACCTGATCATGGCCCATATCATGGAGACCTTCGGGTACAACTCCAATGCCAAACGCTTTACCAAGCAACAGGTCATCGACTTCGCTCGTAAGAACATGACCTTCAAAGCGGATGTCATCAAGGAGGGGACCGAGGACAAAGCGACTCTGGCAACCGTCAACGTTCTCATGGGGCCGACCGAGACCAATCGGGGTAACTACTCCGCAAAGGGTCATCTGTACTACATGGAACGTTGTACTCGCAAAATGGTCAAGAACGCCGATGGCGAAAAGGTCAAGGAGGAACAGCATTATCGCCTGCGCTTCCGCAAGGAACCGTTGCCCAAGCTGAATCGCGACCATATCGGCAAAACGCCTGCCCAGATCAAGAAGATGGAAGCCAAGAAGGCCCAGGAGGCGAAAGCCAAGGAAGAGGCCAAGGCGAAGGCTGAAGCCGACAAGCAGAAACGCGCCGAGGAACGCGAAGCCAAGAAGAAGGAACGCGCCGAGGCAGAAGCCGAACGCCAGAAGGGCGTTGCCGAGCGCAAGAAAGCGCGAGAAGAGGCGAAGGCCAAGAAGGAAGCGGAAAAGGCTCAGAAGGCCAAGGAACGCGAAGAGAAGCGCCAGGAACGCTTGAAGGCGCAGGAAGCCAAGTCCAAGTCCGAGTCGAAGCCCAAGGCCGAGACAACGGCTAAGAAAGCGCCTGCCAAGAAGAAAGCGCCTGCCAAGAAGAAGGCTCCTGCCAAGAAGAAGGCTCCTGCCAAGAAGACTGCCAAGTCCAAGGCTCAGGCCAAGGCTCAGGCGCAGATCGCCAAGACTGTTGCCCCTGAGACCGAACCTGCGACTCCCGAACCCCAGACCCAGGTCGAGGCTGAAACCGAGACCAACTAGTCTCCGATAGGAGATCCCAGTCAAGCCCCCTGCCTTTCGAGGCGGGGGGTTTTTTAGTGCCCAGAAAGCCAGGACCTGGGACCTCTGGACCATCTTCTAAAAAGAGTACTCCTGAATAAAAACAGGAGTACTCTTTTTGAAACACTAGTTCAGGCCCAGGGAAGCCAGGTTCATCAAGCTGGATTTATTTTTTCTAAATGCGCTTGACATCCCCAATAGAGATGCTATTGTGACTTATAAACTGAAACAGGAACAAACAGGAGATTTGATAGCCCCTTAGCTTAATGATAAAGCATCTCGGACGGTTACGTTGTTGGACACAGCAGGGTAAGTAGTTAGTTGCAAATGGCTCGTCGTAAAGGGCATGCATTGCGATCCAGATGAGAAGATTCAGGTTGAACTCCTGAAGGGGCCTCCATCTTAAAAAGGGAGAAACAAAATGAATGTCAGAAACAAGAACAATGTATTCAGTCTCGTAAGGGGAAGAGGTCCAATCAAGGGAGAAGACATCGAAGCCCTGGTCAGCAAATCCATCTTTAGAAGTACGTCCTGCGGAGCATGGATCAAGTTCAATGAGGACGGAGTATCGATGGGGTCTATCGTTGAAGGTACAGACGCAACAACCCCGATCCAGACCTTGACCTACCCTTTCCCAGAGAAAGCATTCTGGGACGCATTAAACCAGGTTGAGTACGATGCAGAGGATATTTGGCATGATACTCATGGTTGCGAGGAATGTAACCTGGATGGAGCAATCAATCCCAAATGCAAGAACTGTCAAGGAGAAGGAATTATTTTGTAGAACGACTTGACATCATCACAACCTGTGCTATGTTGATGATATAAACAAAAAGAAGTTTGGCCTTCAAACTTCGTTTTCGACAAAAAGGAGATTGGCAATGTCACGACATCGTAGAAAGCGCATCCAGGCCCACGTTCATGCAGTCAAGAACGAAAACTGCAACTGCTTCATTTGCGCCAATCATATCCAGTCGCGCAAAGTCAAGAAGAACATGGTTCAGATTGACACAAACAAGAAAGCCCCCGTCTGTTCCACCTGTCGGGGAAAGCATGGGTTGGAGGTCGTTGAAAATGACTGACGAAGAATATGGCAAGTTGTTAGTTCATACCCTGGACCTGCCAATGGTGGATGGGAAAGTACGAACGTCTAGAGGCATGAAGACCTACGCAGGTCTGGCGAACATGGTTAAAGACATGCGGAACGGTAAACGGGATAAGATCGGCAAGATGATCTGCGAAGACTGTGGAGAAACCTTTGAGGAAAACGAAGGTCGTCCAAACAAGTATGATCCTAATGAATGGCTTTGCGATGGATGCCATGACAGCATGATGGAGGAATAACATGAAAGCCAAATTTTTCACATTGATTGAACTGATCGTTGCCATTGTCATTATCGTCATTGGCATCATCATGTTGTTCGTTATCATTGCCCTCATCTTCGTTGGTTGCGGGGCATACAAGAAAGCCCAAGAGGTCAACGAGGTTGGGGCCAAGAAGGTTCTTGAGGAAGTCTGGGAAGGCCCAGACAGACCTGCGGAGGAAACCAATGAATAACCAAGACACGCCCCCTGTTACAACTGTCTTGTTATGGAAAGACACAAGACTCCAAGCCCTTCGGTTGGTTTCCGAGATCATTGCAACCCAAGACAATCTCGACATGGAAGCCTTATGCGAGTCCATGGATCTTTCCATGGATGAATTGAACGAGTTGATGGATCGCATTCAGAAAAAATGGGAAAACCATTTGTTGAACATGACCCCTTTGGAGGAAGGTCAATACGTCAAACACTACAAGCACCCTGATGAATGGCAGGGAAGATTCATTGGGTTTGGCGAAGGTCTTAATTCAAATATGGCCAAAGTCAAAGTCAAAAGTGGAGAGGAATTGTTCTTCAAACCACATAATTTAGAGAGGAGCGTTGATTGGCAATGATAATTCCTGATGACAAGATTCACATGTTCTGGAGGGTAGATGACAAATGCCTAAAGTCCTGTGCCTCCTTTGGAACAGAAACTGAGGTCGAGGCGAACCTTGATTCTATTCAAGACTCTGGCATACCTATTTGTCCTGTCTGTGGGGATGAGATGATCTATGACAGAACAGAGATCGATGTTGTCGAAGTCGTATATGAAGGCGATGAATGTGATACCTTAATAGGAGACAGAACCTCCCTCTAAACCACTCTACCGTGTGAGGATCAACCCCAGTCAGAGATGGCTGGGGTTTTTTAGTGCCTTCTCTCCTTTCAATAAGAGTACTACTCAATCAAAACAGAAGTACTCTTTCTAGAACTACCCACTGAATGCACCCAGGCTACGCACTGAATGCCTGCGCATAGTATGCGCATTTATTTTTTGTAAATCGACTTGACATCTTATTTAGATAAGTTATAGTGGTAGCATGAAGAAGAAAAAGAAAAAACTATTAGCCAACTTCCGAATCATGGCCTTAGCCAATGGTCCTATCAAAACCCAGGTCAAAGGAACCAAGCGAGGGAAACGAGGCTACAACCGCAAAGACAAATCATGGAAGAATGATCAATGAAATGCGATAGATGCTTCAAAGATGTAACCGTTCATAGCATGAGCTATTTCAACACTGATACCATCTGTATGGAATGTAAGGCCAAAGAACGCGCTCACCCAGACTTCCAGAAAGCCATTGACCGAGAAAACGAAGAGGTCAAGAAAGGTAACTTCGGATACCCAGGTATCGGTAAGCCAAACGATCTCTAAAGACAAAGCGTTGCTCATCATTATTCTTCTTGGAACGACATGGTTATTTGTCAAGATGTGGTTATTGATTCGTTCTCTTACTGTATAATGAAGATGGCTGGAGAGATGAATCAAAAAGGTCACCTCCTATAATGCTAGACTGACGCTTCTCTCTGGTTGTCGGAGTACCCCCTAAACTCTGGCTTAGTCCCCCAACTCACAACTTGGGGGACTTTTTTTGTATACGCGCTTGACATCATACGTATGCATGCTATAGTAGTAACTGTTATGAGAACTGTTAAAATCATCCCAACAAGCAAACGAGCCAAAGAACGAGTTCGACAACATGGCGAAACCATGAGGTTAATGACCATGGCACGTTTCAGAGGTAAGGATGCCATTTTCGTTGGAAGCCTGGGTGATACGTCAGCAGGAAATCGAAAATGGTTTGGATGGTTTGACGGTTCCGAAATCGACCTAGACAAAACGTTAGAAACTGTATCATTGGAGGATTGACCAATGCATTATTAGAGGTTTGATCGCCATGGAAGAATGATCATAGATATGAACTTATATATGTAATGCTCAGCCCTCATCGATCCGTATGTCGATGGGGGCTTTTTCTATTCCTGCGGAAGATCAGCTTCCTGGCGGAAGAAGGTCAGCTTCCTGGCGGAAGAAGGTCAGCCTGGCGGACCACCAGGTCTATTTCTGAAAAGAGTACTGCTGAAATAAAACAGTAGTACTCTTTTTGAAAATAATACCAGATCCAGACACTCCTGGATTTCCGATGGAACTCATCATTTTTTCTTCAGTATTTTTGCGAATAAGGTTGACAACAGTTGGTAACGAGTTAAGATAGAAGTAGAACAAACGGAGAAAGTATCATGGAACTCTCGGACAAAATTATCGCCTATGAATCTGGAGAGATGAGTAAGGAACAAGCAATCGAGTTCTTTCAGGAACTCATCGACACAGGTATGGCTTGGGAGCTTCAAGGTAGTTATGGGCGTACTGCCATTGCTCTGATCCAAGGAAACCTCTGTACTGGAGGGAAGAAAGAGAAAGTCCAAGAAGCCTAATCTAGTGTCTCGATCTCCCATTCCAAAAAGACCACTGCTCAATCAAATTAGTAGTACTCTTTTTGAAACTACCCACTGAATACACCCAGGCTACCCACTGAATGCCTATACCCCCAGGCATGTATATGCATAAGTTCTCAAGAAAAGAGAAGATTTCCATACAAAACGATTTGACATCGAATCAAGAGATGCTATGTTGATGCTATAAACAAGATGGGAGATCTTAAATGTATTTGATGGAAACAATCCAAAACGATGACCCGAAGATGAAGCAGACTGCAACTCAGTCGGCCCCTTTCGGCCCTGGGTTCGACCAGGAGACAGTTGAACAAGCAGACTCCATGCAAGTATGGGGTTCAAGCTTCGATGATCCTGGCGCGGATTTCGTAGAGTTTCAATTGTTCAACGGCGACAAGATGATCGCCAAGAAAAGAGTAGGAGGTTACTAACTAAAGATGTTCGGGGTCATAGTCGGCTCAAACTGCTATATGGCCCCGAAAGAAGATGCGACGGCCAAGGTGTTCCCAAAGTCGGTTCCCAAGGCCGGTCATTGGCAGATGGCGAAGTCTGTAACTGCCATTACATATGGATCGCATCAAGAAGATCATGTCAAGCTAGGACGGCTGGCCGTTCGAAAAATAAGACTTTCTCCAGACAGGGTGGAGCTTGACCGAATCGGATGAAATTCCTGATCCGAGGGAAGCTGGACGCAGGTATTTAACAATCAATGAGGTGACTGAATTGCAATAGCGACTAGCAAGAAAAGTTAGGGAGGTCGCTCTCCCTCCTGAGGCCCGACCTTAGGCCCTCAATTTTCCACAATGCAGAGGCCCCTCCCTCCTCTGCGCAAAGCCCTCTCAATCTGCGAGAGGGCTTTTTTATTTCTCATTCCCGCCAAGCGCCTTCGAGTTCCAGCAGACCTTTCAAAAAGAGTACTACTCAATCAAAACAGAAGTACTCTTTTTAGAAAACCCCGTGCTGGTATAATAGCCCACGTGTATCTTCACGTGTATCTTTACGTGTCTAATGTGTTGATACCATTGTTTTGATACCTTTCTATATACTCTCTTTCTATTTTTTATATAAGATCAAGCTCATCTCTCTGTATTATAATATTATATTCTATTATAATAAGCCTGATTTTGAGGTGTGAAGAAGTGTGATTATACACACCAGGATTTTCAAAAAGAGTACTACAGAATTAAAACAGTAGTACTCTTTTTAGAAATACCTCCTCGATCCTGGAGACCCTCCTCGATCTCATTTATTTTTTCTAAATAGGATTGACATCAACCATATCTATGCTATGTTGATAGTAACAAGAGGAAGAAAGACAATGAAACGCTATATGATTATCATCCTGGCTGTAATTATCTTTGCGGGAATCTTGACTGGCTGTGGAGATTCTGATCCGTCATTGACTGAACAAGCTGTCAACTATGAAGACGAGATAGCTAAAGCAATTCTTATCTCTGCCGATCAACTTTCTCAATACATCCTCTTCGGTCTCATAGCATGTGGAGCGTTGGCGGGAATTACAACAACAGTCAAAGTCTCAAAAGATCAGTAGTACTCTTTTTGAAAGGGAGAAGAAGATGGGTGTAGTTGCTGATGCCTTCGCAATGGGCAAGAAAACAAAAATAATGGAAGATACGTGGGGTCATCTTCGGAAGCTGGGAACCTTCAAAGGGAAAGCACGAGTAGCCATTAGCGATGATGGCGAGACCATAACTCAAGATACGTTGGAAGAAGTTCACAACCCCTGGGACTTTCCAGTTTTCTGTGCGTTTGTTTTGAAACAAGCGGAAGGCAAAAACGAAGGAGAGGTTTGGGATTTCACGATTGAAATGACTGCCCAAATCAAAACCATCCCTTGGACTGACGATGAGTTAGAACAATTTCAATATGAGTTGGAAGAGTTCAACGAACCCATCCCAGAACCAAAACAAGACGAATTTGTAACATACAAAGTTCTCAAAGAAGAATGTGTGCTCAAGGGGATGAAATGATAGTCCGAAAACATTGTTATTATAAGAAAACTTTCCCAGACAAATACTTTGGAAAGAAACTTCTTTGTCCTGTGCAATGTTCTCACGATCAATTCCGAATCAAAGACTATTATCTTGTTCGGAATGAAGATGGGATGTTGGGCTTTGTCGGTGAAGGAGTACAAGCCTTGTTGTCCTATGTCACTGATACTGGACCATGGGCATTCAACTCCGTTGAGGAAGATCGTTTAGTGTGGCTTCCTCATCATCAAGGATATTGCAAAAAAGGAGATGAAGAACATTTTCAATTTCCTTTTATAGTTGGAGAGTTCTATAAACTCAAAGACGGAATCAAAACAATCGAGTGGCATGGAGAAGTGCCAAAGATCAATTACCCTAAGTTTGGCGAGTGGGCCAAGAAACCAAAACAAAAACAGGAGTAGTCTTTTTAAAAGCGCAGGAGATCACAATGGATAGAGAAGAAGGAATCACAGCAATCATCTACCTACAAGCAAAAGGTGGAATCAAAGAGAATCGTGAACATGCTGGTCTTTGTTGGGATAACATGCCACAAAAGAAACGTAAACAAATCGTGGATCTGTATCATATGTTCTCATAAACAACCAATCCTCTAACGCCCTCGTCTTCGGATGAGGGCTTTTTTTGTGGTGTCTGGAGGCTCTTCCAAAAAGACTACTACTCAATCAAATTAGTAGTACTCTTTCTAGAACTACCCACTGAATGCACATCACCTACCCACTGAATGCGCCTGCATATGTGAAGAAAATCTAAGAACTCAACTTGACAACATCAAAACCTGTGCTATGTTGAAGTAATCAAAAAGGGAGATACTACAATGTATGTTAGAGATTTGATGATCGAAGTTACCCGACGCTGTCAGTTCCAATGTTCCCACTGTCTTCGGGGTAAAGCCCAAAACAAAACCATCGATATCAAACACATCCATAGTTTGATCGATCAAGTTTCCTCAATCGGTACAATCACATTTACTGGGGGCGAACCCTCTTTGAATGTCAAGGCCATTAAAGAAACCTTGATTCGTTGTCGGCAGAATAATGTCGATGTAGGCTCTTTCTACATCGCAACCAACGGCGCGAAAATCACAGAGGAATTCGTAGTGGCTTGCCTCCAATGGTATAACTACTGTATCGAAAAAGACTCATGCTCTGTCAATGTATCCAACGATCAGTTTCATGCAGGAGAGGGAATGTATGACACAGAACTCCTTGACGGCTTGACGTTCTTTAGTCGGAAGCATAGCCATGAATCATATTACTACGAACCCATTATTGAAGGTCTTGCAGAAGAACATGGTTATGGGGGAGACCGAAAGGTTTGTATCCCAGAAATCGAATTGGACGACTGGGGTATTAGCGAAGGAGAAATGTACCTCAACTGTAATGGTTACATCATCAACGGTTGTAACTGGAGCTACAAAAGCCAGAACAAAAACAAGCTCTGTCATGTTGATAAGTTTGGTAAATGGTTTGAGGATCAGCTACCCACTGAATGTGATGATGACGTACCCGAGGAATATCAGCTTGACTTATCATGCGCATAAGAAAATTTCCTAGAACGATTTGACAATCAAACTAAACATGCTATGTTGATAGTAACAAAGGAGCAAGCAATGAACTGGTAACATAATTCAACAGTCGCGCAATGCGACAACCCTAGAGACGGGCTTCCCCACCCCTTGATTACCCTCACCCGTCTCGGCCCTAAGAGCGGTCCACCCTCCCGCTCACAAACCCCCGACCTCCCATCGGGGGTTTTTTAGTGTTCCCGCGAAGCCTTCGAGTGCCACCTGGATTCCAAAAAGAGTACTGCTGAATCAAAACAGTAGTATTCTTTTTAGAAATGAGCCGCTGGAAGGCGTGACAGCAAAAGACAAATATTTTTGTATTTATATAAGAAATCTTATGAAGGTCAGCCTATCTGGATAGCGAGTTCGTACAATAAGAGTACTACTCAATTAAAACAGAAGTACTCTTTTTGAAAACACTTACTCGATCCTGGATCGCCTCTACCCACTGAATGATGTATGCGCATGACAGAAAGATCAGCCTCATCTGAATCTGGCGGATCTGGCTTCCCCGCATCTGGCTTTCAAAAAGAGTACTGCTGAATAAAATTAGGAGTACTCTTTTTAAATGAAGAAAAATCTCCCAGATCGATTTGACATCTTCCAAACCTATGTCATAGTAGGACCAGTAACCAAGGAGATCCAAGAAATGACAAACTGGCAAGACCATGTCAACGAACCCCTTCTCATGCATACTAATCTCTATCAACGAGCAACAACAAATTATGTCAACGCTCCTGTAACCCCTATGAAGCCTCTTACGGCGCGAGAAGCATTTAATGCTCTTGCATGTTCCGTTCGGCTTCCGTTGCCCCAGAAGCCTCCTAAAGCTGACTCCAAACGGAAGTAGGGTCTTTGTTCATTTCTTCTCTACTTCCGTTCTGCTGACGAGGTTATTCTCCCCTCGTCGTCAAGCCCTCGGCCCCGTTTGGTCGAGGGCTTTTTTTGTTCCCAGATGACTTTGACCGAAGCCCTCGCCTTCCAGCACCTGGATTACAAAAAGACTACTGCTGAAGTGAAACAGTAGTACTCTTTTTAGAAATAGCCCCAGAACGGCTGTGACAGGGATTTCCGATTTTTTTGCTTTTTTCTGTCCCGCAGATCGCCTTCCGCCTGAACCTGGCTTACAAAAAGAGTACTGCTCAATCAAATCAGGAGTACTGTTTTTGAAAGGGATGCGGGGGTAGCTCGAAGCCATAAGATTTCTTATGCTAGTACAAAAAATTTTACTTGGAAATCTGACTTGACATCCCAGGCAGAGATGCTATCTTATCAGTACAGTCTAACAAATCAAGGGAGCAGAAACATGACTGAACAGGAATTCATCGACGCCGTCAACCCCGAAGCGATTGCTGAAGAGGTCTTGCAAGACATGAAAGCAGGTCGTCTTGAAGAGCCAACCGCAGAGGACAAGCAGGTCTGCGCTGACGCAATGAAGAAGCTTAACGCCTTGAAGAACAACTAACCCCTGGCCCCTGGCCCTGGCCCTCGTCTTCGGACGGGGGCTTTTTTTGTGGTATCTGGAGGCTATTCCAAAAAGACTACTGCTGAAGTGAAACAGTAGTACTCTTTTTAGAAATAACTCCAGAACGGCTGTGACAGAATTTCCGATTTTTTTCGAATTTTTTCTCGATTTTTTTCTGGCGGAAAACCACCTGGTTTTCAAAAAGAGTACTGCTGAACAGAAACAGGAGTATTGTTTTTGAAAATAAAAAAATCGCACAACTGCGCTTGACTTCCTCTTTAGAGATGCTACTGTAGGGGTATCAGCAAAAGGGCTACCAAGGGAACAACAAAACAAAGGGTAACAACAATGAAAATCGAACAGTTCAACGAAGCTTTGAAAGTCATCCCCAACGGCGCAAATATCATGGTCGAATGGGAACGCCCCGTCAAGGTCAAGAAAGCATATACGGGTCTGCCGTTGACGAAACGGACGCTCATGCTCTGTCGGATCGCGGTCAAGTACGACAACATTCTTGAAGTCAAGCATGGTCGCGTTGACGGCTCTCTCCCCGCCGAGAATGCAGGTCTGAAAGGTTATGAATGGGTCAACTATCCGACGACCTTACGGCATCTCAAATCGGGTACTCTCGCCGTTCGTTTGGAGTCGGGAACCTTCGACAACGTCAAGACCGTAACGCAATACTTCCTCAACGGTCAAGAAGTCCCCAAAGAGAACTACGAGCATACAATGATCGCCTCTGAGAAACGGCCCCCAAAAGAGGGTCATTTGACCTTCAATGTTCGCGTAGAATACCTGCGCAAACTCCATACCGTAACGGCTGACGAAGTCGAAGAGGAAATGGCCCCCGAACCCATTACCTAACCCAAGACGCGCCAAGCGTCCCCCAAGCCCGCCCCCTGTTCTTCTGAGCAGGGGGTTTTTTATTGCCCCCCCTCCCCCTCTCCTCCTTCTGAAAAGAGTACTGCTGAAGTGAAACAGTAGTACTCTTTTTGAAAGATGAAAAAACTCGGGAGACCGGTTTGACTTTTCACTATCTTGAGCTATGTTAGAAGTAGACAAAGGAGATAAGACAATGAACCAATTCCTAGCAAAAGTCGCTCAAGTCCTTTTCCAGTTCCGAGAGATCGGAATAACAACCGCCGACGACAATCAAGAATACATTGTCGAGTTGTTGGCCTATGCAACCGGAGACGTTGAAAATCCGCCGAATCCCGATAACTATAACTTGGGGTAAAACATGGAAAAACTCACAACAGTAGTACTCTTTTCAAAAGGAGAAAACGATGAAGTATCTTAGCCAGTACATCGAAGAACCCCAGTCGAAGCTTCTTAAGGAAATGGGTGCGTTCTTTGCCTTTAACATTAAGCAATTCAACGAAGGACAAAAAGAGGGCGTTACCTATGTTCGGATGATTAACGGCCTTTTCTGCCCCAAGGAAAACGCCGATCAACTCTTTGAAGGATTGGAAAAGATCCACAAAGCGGGTATCGCTCAGGACATGGAAGAGAACGGCAAGAAGGCTATCATTCATCGAGAACTGGCGAATCATGAGTTTTGTATTACCCTTGACATTACGGATACCGTAAACGCCTTGCAAGGGTACGACATTACGGTCGAAGAGATTCGAGCCGAAACTGGCGAGTACCTCAAAAAATGGCGCGAATGGGAAGACTCACAACAGTAGTACTCTTTTCGGAAGGAGATACCCATGTACGGAACGATTGAAGTCATTAGCTATGACGACAAAAAGAATCTCTGGGTTCTCAAATGTTCGACTTGCTTTCGGGAATTTGAAAGCTATGTCCATCCATGCGAGACAAACGAGATTGTCTGTTCAAAATGCGGAGAGGTTCATTATAAGCCAATCTAAGACAATTTAGGTCCCAAATCCAGAGGGGATTGCGCAATGGCCCTTGACTTCGGTTGAGGGCCTTTTTCTGGCTTCTGTCATTTCCGAAAAGAATACTGCTGATTTTGATCATCGATCAAGATCTTGATCTGAACCACTTTAGTAGTACTCTTTTCGAAAGAAAGAAAAGCACCTGGACAGCTTGACTTATTCTCTCGGTATGCTATGTTATAGTAAACAAAGGAGATAACACTATGAAATGCCATTTATGCGAACCTCACTATGAGATCAAAAACAATTATAATGATTGTCCTGTCTCCTGCGAAAATACAAACTGTTTCAACTATCGTATCTGTCCCAAATGCGGAGGGGATTACGGACCAACTAAAAACGGAAATGCTGACCTTGACAACTGGACAGCAGGCGAATGCCAGACTTGCGGTCACCAATGTTGCGGAGGATGCGTCTAATGAATACTAAAGAGAACTTTGTAGCGGGAATTTACTACGAGACACCAGAGGGAGAATTGGTCAAGACCTATGGCTTTCATAGGGATAACGGCGTTCATTGTGTCTTTGAAGATAAAACTTGTCTGACGGTCCCTTGGGATGAAGTGAAGGATTGGAAACCAAGGGAAGATGTGAAATTCTTTCCGAATACCCCAGAGGATGAGCGACCTATTGCATACGCTTTTGATTTACATTGGGATGTAAAGAATCTCAAAGAGTTGAAGCGGAAACATAAAAAATTGAAACGGAATGTTGAAGAATTAAAGTTTATGGAAGAATTGATGGAAAAACACAACATTAAGTTCTGAATCGATTTGACTTATTCTCTCGGTATGCTATGTTATAGTAACAGGAGATAAGAAATGACAACCCTAATCATCCATCCTAAAGACAACTCAACACAGTTCTTGGAAATCATCTACAAAGATATCCAAGACAAGACAGTTGTAACAGGGGGCGTTACCCCTCAAGAACTCAAAGAACTTATCGCCTCTCATGATCGTATTATGATGATGGGTCATGGTTCGCCTAAGGGGCTGTTTAGCGTCGGCGCGTTCAATTGGCAAGACGGATGGAAAGGGTATTGCATTGACAAACAGTTTGTCCCCTTGCTGAAGACCAAAAAGAACTCGGTCTATATCTGGTGCAATGCCGATCAATTCGTTAACAAGCATGAGTTGACAGGGTTCTACTCTGGGATGTTCATTTCAGAGGTCGGAGAAGCGCGTTATTGCGGCCTCTCGCGCAAAGTAGACCAAGGAGTCGTAGATGAGTCCAACTTTGAGTTTGTAACGCTTATGAGCCAGCATATCGACGATGAGGACATGTCGGCTCAGGTCATTACCAAATACTGGAAATTTGCTCAAGACAACGAAGTAGCAGGATACAACGCTCATCGACTGTACAAACGAGGATGAAGTATGAACTAACCTGATTCTATATCCCAAACTTAATAATAACTTGACCCCGCTTAGAGATAGGCGGGGTTTTTCTTTTGCCAGAATCAGGTGGACAGCGGCAGGCATTATGAAAAGAGTACTACTGTTTTTATTTTTTATATAAAAACGCATGTTCTATATATGGGAAAACGTACCCCCACCCCCCTCCGAATATTTGACCTTTTTCAGGTGTAGGGGGTGCCCTAAAACTAGATTGCGAAGCTCTTTGTCCTTGAGGCAAAGTGAAGCTCTTTGTCTTCGATAAGGGTTCCACCTTGAACCCTATCAGGGTGATAAGGGTTCCCTAAATTTTTTCACACAGGAAAATAAGGGTTCCCTAAATTTTTTCACACCACACAAGATTTTCGCTTGTGAAATCGCAACGCTCAATAGTATACATGTAAGGGGTTAAATTAGTAAAAATTACTAAAGTATATTAAATTAGTAAAAATTACTAAAGAGGTGTATATGGGTTCCCTAAAATATTGGTTCCCTAGAGCTTTTGTATAATATTCTTATGGTTATATAACTGGAGATTTAGTATGTCTAATGTAGGGATAGTAACGTCTGTTATCAGGGAAACTAAGGAGTTTTCTCAGGGTAAGTATTGTTATTCAGATAATAAGTATGATTTTTTAGAGAATTGTCGTAGTGATGGAGGGGTTAATTTAGGTAATTGTGATATAACAATTCAGGTTGGTTCTAATGGGCATACGTATTTAGAGATTATGTCCAATGATCCTTCAATAGCTGATGATGGAAGTTTTCCAGGTGTAATTATTGGAACAGAGTTTTTAACAGATCTTCATTATGAGGGTTTAATAGAAATCAGTAATGCGGCCAAAGCTTTCCATGGTGAAACAGATAGACAGAAGGAAGAAAGGGAAGGGATGGGATAAGATAGAACTATGTATTTATTATTTTTTACATAGGTTTATTTTATGATAGCCACAGACATGTTAGGTCAGAATGTTCAAGAGGGTGAGACAGTTATTCATATCAAGGGCAAGATAATGAGTCAATGTATTCTTGATAAGATCTTCGACAACACAATAAAGTTGGTTTGGTCTGGTGACAGAAAGCCTTATGGTATTATATCCAAAAATCCTGATGGTAATTATCCTATTCTTTCAGAAGATAATTTTGAGAATTTAATGGATTCCTTAAATAATAGATAAATGCTCGAATAAGGGTTCCCTAAAAATGAAAATTATACGTGTAGCTTCTTCATTAGATGTTGAAATAGAGAGACTCAAGTCAGCGATTGATGATTTACGTAAGAATTATCAAGAGGGTGATTATGAGAAGTATGATTCTCTCAGGCGCAAATTACGATTATTAGAGTTTCGGAAACGGAATCAGGGTTATAGTCCTATAACGCTTAAAGATCGTGATGAAGTTTTAAAGGATCTTCATTCTCTCAATGACAATATTCCCACTCATTATAGAGAAAACATAATAGGTGAGATGGAAGATACGGGTCGTCGTCATAGGAAGACTAAGGACATAATAGGTTACACTAAGGAATTGGGTCCTAAGTATAGGGTTGATATTACGGGTGGGGTTTTATATCGTGGTGTTACTTTAGAGGATTGGCATAGGATATTAGATCAGGGTTATTTAGATACAGATGGTAGGGGGGCGATTGTTCCAGAGGATGAGCAGATCAATTTATCTCCTTATCCTGAAACAGCGGCTGAGTATATACCTAGTGGTCATATTGGTGTTGTTTTAGCGATTGACGTAGATGGTTTAGATTTATTTATGATTGATCCTGATGATTATATAAGGGCGGCAGGTAGGATACCTTTAAAGAACATAGTGTCTGTATCTAAACCAATTGGTAAAGATGATGGGTATGGTGGTATGTATCTTCCTGATGTTGAAGTTAGAAAACCAAAAAATAGGGGTTCCCTAAGATGA